ATACAACTATGTTGTATATATATTTTTAATTTACAATGTAAATTATAAATATTTAACACACTATATACAATATAAGGAATAGATAATAATATTTGAATTGCGGTAAAAAATAGAAATAATTGTGGTAATTTAAAAAAACTATATATTTTGTTTTTATTTTTGAAGGAGGTTTTTGAAAAATCGGTATTTTAAAATACAAAAATGTAATTATGTGAAATCAAACAGCGAAATTGTATATTGAAATTACAATTTTAATAATTTATATTATTTAATTAATTTAATTGAATAATATTATTAAGTATTGTATTTTACAATTCATAAAAGGATCATGATTGCGATAATTCGTTCAAAATAAGGGTTCAAAAAATTTTGCCCGCATAATTTGTTGGATTCATAAATAAATTCTAATACAATTGTTTAGTTTAGATATTATTGGAATTTGTATGGATTTCATTTTATAATTTGAACAAATTGAATTATCAATGTAATAATAATTTAATATGTGTCACAAATTTTATAATTATTTTTTCCCTTTCACTTTAATTGTTTTACCGTAATACATTTTTTTGGCCATTTCACTAGTGTCGATATTGTATCCATTCTTTACACTGTCATATTTTTCTGTTAATTTTTTAACCCATTCGTCAATATCAAATCTTGATTTTTTTGTTTTCTGTTTTATTATTTGTATATCAAAATTGTAATATGGTTCTCCTTTCATTGCATTTGTTAATTTAGAGAATGTATTTTTATCCTGTAATACGCTTGTGTAAAAATGACTTACCACATCTTTCAGTATTCTTATTTTGTCATCTTGTCTAACAATCTTTGATATAAAATATTTCTTTTCGTTCTTATTGTATATTTGATATATATAACCATTGAGATCGTCATAATTTGTCTTATCTTCAAATGATCTTTGAAAAAGTTCTCTTTGTATTTGAACAAATAATCTTTTTTTAATTTCTTCCATTCCTTTATTAGTTTTTGATACTTCTGTTACATCATTTAAATCCATCATGTAATAATATTCATTGTAGCCATTGCTTATTGAATCTTTTTGAATTATGTAATGATTTGTTCTAAAATTACAATGTAGTTCTGTCAGGCCCTGATATTCTTCTAATATATTTAATTCAAAATCTACATTTGGAATACCCTTTAGTTTTTCACTTGATTGTCTTGACTGTACTAATAATTTTACTTTATCTGTTTTGATAACTGGTTTATATGATACTCCAACAAATGATTGTTGTGTTTTTTTATTATACAGTTCAAATATATAACTTTGTAACTTTTCAATTGTATATTTATTTGCTTCTTCGTCTGCCTTTAATATTGATGCGACCAAATTATAATTTTTTAAAATAGTATTTTCGTTTTTATCATCAACTAGTTTTTCTGTCGATTTAGCAGACGCTTCAAACTTCGCTCTTACTTCCTTAATGAGTTTTCTTTTTCCAATATCAATGCCCTTTGTACATGCTATTAATTTCACCTTAACTCCATTTAATCCGTCCGCAAATATTTCTAAATTATTTGGTAGTGACAGTAATTGACGCCTAACGTTTATTTTAATAGCTTCTAGAATAGATGCTGTTGTCATATTGACACTATACTTGCTACTTCCATCCTTGTAAACCATAAATATTTTATGAATAGTATCCTCACCTTTATTCTCGGGTGCATCTTTCGGTTGTTTAACACCAAGTGTTTCCAATTCATTAAATAATTCGATATACTTTTTCATTTTATTTATCATGTCATCATTAATTATGTATTCTACTTTCTTTGGATCTTTATACAGATAATAACCGTCATCTGTTTTCTTCCAAGATTTATCATCTGGTTTTGGTGTCCATTCTTTTTCATTTGTCATGAGCTCGTCCATCTCTTTTATTATTTTATTTGACGATTTTTTCGCCATGGTTATATTTAAGTATTGGTATTTACTTATATGGATTGTTTCCACAAAAATATACCATAAAGTTAATTAAATAGAATCATATAAATCATATCGTTCTATTATTCTACTTTATCATGCCATTTTGTGCTAAATTAATTTTCAGCCTTCTCATCTTTTCTCATTTTTATTACTTCATAATATCTTTCAATGTCAGTACTTCCGTTTAACATTGTATAATATTTATAATGTAATGGATTAGATGTGTTTAGTCCTCCGTTTAATGCATTAAATTTTGTAATATAATATTGTTCCATTATTCTTAAGTCATTCAGAGTGTCATATTTAAATGTATCTATTCCATAAATATAAAATTTCTCTTGTCCGATCTCATCTATTTTTTTGTTAATATCTTGGGTCACTTTGGCTTTTCCATTAAGTGTGTATATACCTCTATTCACATGTCCAATGAACCTATTGATAAGTAATGTACTTGAACTTCCAATGTATATAGGACCTCCTTTGTATATTAATAAATATATAATACCGGTTTGTTCACCCTGTGTATGTGGTAAAGTACGTGGATTTTTGTATTTCCCATCGAACTCATTTATAAGTGTTACAAGTTCTTTGTTTTTAACCAATAAATTTAATTTTTTCAGATTATGACATCTTTGCATGTATCCATCAAATTCTTCTGGCTCTAATTCCTGATATGCAGTATAAAGTCCCTCGGGTCTTCCTGTATATCTTTTTTTGAACTCGTACATTTTACATCCAGGTGTGCTATTTTGTGTTGTGAATTTTTTACCAATTATTTTAATTTTTGCGGGACTCGATTTTTTTGCTAAAAACGTCTCGTATTCTTTTGTTGCCATGCTTAATTCTTTTTTTAAATTATTGATTCTTGTTGTGTAATAATCACTTTCATTCTGGATATTTTTTTCTTCGTGCATATGTCTGCTGAAATAACTATATAAAATATTTTTTCAAAAGTAACGCACCTAATGCATTATAAAATATGCTTGACTTTTAACTTTGGAATTATTTCTCATAATACTTTTTGTTGAAATAATATATTTTAAATCTATCTCACTAAACATACATTTAATAAAAGATATATACGGTCTATTCACATCTGGTCTTGTATAAACCGACCAATTTGATGCCGAAAAATATTTCTTTACGTCATCTTTTAATGCCAATATACTTTCTTGTTTTGTTTTATCATTATCCAAATCCCATAAATAAAAAACTTTATTATCATTTGTTATTCCCAATATTTGGTATATTTTTGCTAATATTTCTCCCCTTTCTTTCATGTACAGATTTTTTTTATTTGGGCGACCTCCCAAGTTCTTTTTTAGTGTTTCTACTGGATCACTCATTATCATTTTAATAGCGAAAATCCTTTATATGGCATCTGATGTGATTCTGTCAGCAACTGATAAAAAAATTTCGCGCGATGATTCAATAAATTTTCATAGAACTTATTTTCCAATATATGGTTTTGAATTATCTTTTGGTTTTATATTGGCTTTCTTTCTATGACTTGCCTTGAATTGCATTATTTAATTTTCAATAAATTTTATAAATTTTAATATTAGTGGATCATTTTTATTTAATAATATTTTTATGGCATCAATTATTTCTTTATGGGTTTTTTGTTTGCCCAATTTTTTTGTTAATGATTTATCATCAAATAAATGTATTTGAAATGCTTCAAGATCTTTGTACCAAATCCATATTTTATTGTCTGACTTATTTAATATATATTTCAAAAATATATTTATATCACTTATTTTTTGTTTGCTTTCTAAATATTCGTCGACTATATTCATCAACAATTGCATAGCATTTATTCTTCCTCTATTTAACGCATTATAATTAACTGGTTGTTTGTCTTTTTTTTCATAAACCTTATCACAATCATATAAAGTTTTCCATTTTATACCAAGTCTATCTAATGTTTCCCATAATTTTGCGGTTACACTTCCACATGGAACAATTAAATACGAGTTATTGTTAATTGATTCAAATATACATGTTACATATTTATAATCAGTTGGACCTTCTGTTAAGAAAACTCTACTTGAAAATAACACCTGCTTGTTTCTAAATAATTCAGTTTTTCTTTCTATATCTAATTTTAAACTTTGTAAATCATTTATTTTCGTTATTCCATTTACCAAAGTAAAATGCAATATATTATCAGCAAATTTCTCACTTATTAGTTCCGCATCATGTGTAACAATTAATAATTGATTGTTAGTATTTTTTAATGATATATAATCTCTAAAAGCTATCTTTTTTTCTGGAGATAAATGCGTACATGGTTCGTCAATCAATATAATATTTGTGGATCCGGTATTATTAAAATATAATTCGAGAACATTAATTAATTCTTCCTGGCCACACGACGGATTATAATATTTGCCATTATGTATAACTTTATATGCATATGTACGATATAATTGTGTTGTATCATCAACGACAACTTCGAACTCACATTTCATAATTTCATGAAAAGCTTCCTTTATTTGATTGTATTTTATTGACCCATTATTTTTTAATATAAATAAGTTCCGTCTACATCTATATTTATAATTTATTTTTTCTATTGTTTCATATAATACTTCTTCATTTGTATTTAAATTTTTAGATATGGAGATTAATTCGTTTATTGGACAACATTTATCATTTTGAGTATACAGAAGTAATGATTTTATATAATGCATTAGTGTTTGAAATAAATCTATGTTTCCTTCTAATCCTGCATTCGATTTATCGGCTTGTGAATTATTATACATCTTTACAACTTTTATCATTTTTTGTTCATTAATATTGTTTTTAATAATATTATTATTAATGAACGGTGTTAACATTGTGCTTATAAAAACATTCGCTTGCATATGTTCTGAATAAATTTCTTTTTTTTGTGATGGAAATGTTAAAAATTTGCAAACATCACAGTTTTTACAGTTCAGTTCATCGTTTATATCCCATATAAATGTACTATTGTCAGCAATATTTTTGAACATGATATGTAGGTTGGTATTGACTTTATTGTATTTATCAAGATAGCATTTGTAAATTATTTTTTCGGCATATATTGTTTTGCAAAACATTTTAATATTACTAATAAAGTCATCATATAAGGTTTTATCAACTGTGTGAAGCATATTTCTATGTATAATTTTTTTAATTATTGAAAATTTAAGAAGATCGTTCATAAATTCTTTATCATTACATAATTCGAATTCTATTTCTATAAAGTTATTTTCACAGTTTTCATTTACATATTCATTCAGTTTATTTTTATTATTCACTGCAATATATATTAACTTTAATAATGAAGTTTTTCCTGTTCCATTGTCTCCAACTAATATATTTATTTTGTTATTCAATGAAATATTTATACTGTTAGTATTGTTTTCTTTATCGGTATTAACAAATGTTAAAAAACCATTTATTTTTATCGATGTTATAACTGACATATTGATTAGTCATTATTTATTTTACATATAGCTATTCAGTTATCGATTCAATTTTTAGTTATAACATCAATAATAATAATAACAAAATTATACCATAAAGCTACCATTCTAGAAATATAATCTTGTGTAAGCATTCTACAATTACTTCTTTATTATGCCATTTTGCGGTAACTATCATTACGTTTAATTAATAAACGTAATGATCATTATGTTATTCCACGGTAAGAATCACTTAGTGATGTTTGTCGTGGGTCGATCACAAGCAGATAAAAAAATTCGCGGATCCACAAAATGGTTGCTCAATATGCCTTTCTTATAATGGTCAAGAATTATCTGCTGGTTATTATTTTGTTTCCATATTGCTACTTGCATTTTGTGGAATCTTTTTGCTTGTAACATTACTTTGTTATATATTATCAGTCTCATCGTCAATGGATACAGCACTTATCGAGTTATATACTTTCTTGCAACAAAATTATACTATCAGGACAACTAAAAGTTGTCTAGACACACTTTGCTTGTAAAGTTATTCCCATCGAACTAAACGTAACGATTCTATCATTGCAACGTTATTATACCACAAGCATCTAAAGATGCCGGTAAAAGTATAAATTTCTAATTTATATTTTAACCCCCTGGTGTCTACCCGCAGTTGTATCATATCAGTTTACTGATAGACCCTTTTAAGTGTTTGTGATTTTGTGGAAAAATTGAATGAATAAATCAACTGTACATCTTGTGTTTAAATCGAATATCATATCAGTATTACTGTATTTCAGTTATTCTACACTTTTTAACAAGTAATCATGAGTTCTGACATTAATGAAATAGCTGCTCTAAAAGCAAAAATAGCTTCTTTGAATGCACGTATCAGCGATTTGGAACTCGACAGGGAAATTATTAGGGAAGTTGCGCAATGCTGGTCTATCGTACATGAATTCAATATTATGCCTGCTAACAAGCAAGCAAGAATTATAGCAATGAAGCGTGAAGGTGTAGAAGGTTTGGGTCTTGAACATCTTGATTTGGAAAATATTTTTTTAGAAAATGACGATCAAGCAGTTTGTGAAGAAATTCTAAAAGAAGACGGTTATGAAATTCTTTTCCTTGATATTGACGATGATACTCGATCGAAGCTATATGGATTGCCAGAGTGGAAAGTAGCTTTGCTAAATAACTATTGGAAATCTCATAATGTATCGAATCGTATCGGCAAGTAGAGCATGTGATTTATAACTATTTGCTTAATTCAACATGATAATTGCTTGATATACTTTTTTTGAATAATCTGTCATATTCCAACCATGATTATATTTTATTTTCTCTTATATAAACGAAAAAAGTATATAAGCTATCTAAATAAATTATTTCATTAGACAAATCCTTTCACAGTAAGAATTACTTAATGATGTTTACTATGGATTGGTCGACCCATTGATAAAAAAAATCGTGCGATGATTCAATGTCTTCATAGATCTTATTCCCAATTTATGGTCTAGAATCATCTTTCGGTTTTATATTGACATCATTTCTATGACATTTTTGAATTATCTAACATAAATTTATATGTTCCGAATTTAAAAATGTAAATTATTTAAAATCTCGCTCAAGAAATTTGGAATAGTTAATGTTTTTATATGTTGTTTAATAAATTTTACACCATATACAAGGTGTCTATTAGTAAAGGCAATACAATATTTGCCAAAATAATAATCATCAACAAATTTGTCAAATGAATTGATTTTATAGCTAGGAATATTTTCTTTATATGTGTAATTATCATCATCTGTGTCCGATGCATCATCATCTTGAAATTCTATCGGAATATCTGTAATGTCCCTAATATTGAACAATCTTAATTTATATTTATCATAACAATTACTGTCTTCAACAAATTTTTCATAAAAATCATGTGAAATACATTCCCTCCATTTCGGATTTATCACTTTTCTGTAATGCTTGTAGTAACCATAACCAGTTTTTTTTGCAATTTTGTTATCATCCCTACTATATAGTTTCAATGTATAATTAAATGCAATAATTTGAATATTTCCCTGATATTCGCTACATTTTTTATAAATTTCCTCAATTGCTTCTAATTCCTTAAAGTACTCTATAACACAACTTACATATCTATATAAATATGATATTGGTGTAGTAACAAAATTTTCGTCGAATTTTTCCTTTTCATATTCTATTAATATTTGCTTAAAATCCTCGAGAGTTAAATCATGTAAAAAACTAAAATCATAGGCATCTATTTTATTTTGCTCCTTTTCTAATAATTTGCATATACTATTATTTTCGGTATTTGAAGCCATTTTTTCCTAATGATTTTGCATATAATAACTGATTGAAATCAGCTACCAATCAGTCATTTGCAACATTCAATTTTTTAATGCATCAAATGGACACATTAAAAACAATTGACCTCCACAAAATTATACCATAAAGCGATTGTTCTAGAATTATAATTTCGCGGTATCATTCTAGTATCACACCTTTATTTTGCCTTTTTGCGGTAATAATAATACATTTAGTGGTATAATCGTATTTGTCATTATGTTTTTTTCACTGTAAATTTCAATTGATGATATTTACAGTGGTTCGGTAAGGCAATAAATAAAAAAATTTCGCCGGTATGATTCAATTGCTGCATAGAACTTACTTCCAATTTATGGTTTTGAATTATTCTCTGGTTTTTAAATTTGTTTCATTCTACTACGTTCATTGAATTAAATTATACAATTTAGCAATAGTGTGTAATTATCCGCTCTTATGTCAGTGAAAACTTAATAAATTAATTTATTGGCATCCTATTTATTGGCATCCTATCAAATCTTTTTTTCTGGTATTTAATTAAATATTGATTTGTACTCGACAGTGTGGACAGTTCCGGTTTTTATTTAGCCATGGAATAATACAATTTGTATGAAACATATGATTACATTTCAATTTAGTTTGATTGTCACCATCTTTATAATCAGACAGACATACAGAACATGATTGTTGATGATCTTTGTATACAGTTTCAACCATTTGCGATGCATCGATAGGTTTCTGATGAACATATAGAGGCGCTACTTGTTCCTGTTGATTAACGGGTTGCTGTTGAGGAACATACAAAAGAGATGCTTGCTGGTTAATGGATTGATGTTGTTGAGGAACATACAAAAGAGATGCTTGCTGGTTAATGGGTTGTGAAACCATGTCTTGGACTCGATTCAAGAGGGATGGAATGGGATTGGAAGCTTGTGCTACATCTTGTCTATTTTCTTGCTCCAATATCATTCTATTATGATTACGTATAGATCGTTCTGCCCTTTTCTGCTCTTTCTTTTTTTTCTTCTCATCAATCCTCACTTGTTCAGCAATCTCAAACTCCTTCTGCTGTATAATTCTTTTGAGCGTATCAGGATTATTTTTATTTTTCTGTGCGACACAATTCCATTCATCTCTAACATCTTTTGGTATTTTTGCCCAAAATTGCTCAACTCGAACTAAGAATTTTTCCTCAATATATTCCTGAAATGTGTAATTGTTTTCAATTCTAATGGCATAGGGATTATTGCTGTAACCGTAACCATAATTTAGTCTGTAATTTGGATTTTTGTATATGACTTTACAATATTCGATAAATTCTGTATGCGGATTTAAGGTCGTATTATTATCAATAACGAAGTTCCTGTAAGTGGCATGCACGGAAGACATTTGTTATCTACGCAAAAAACACACCTTTTTGATGTGAATGATCTAATATATTCAAAATACATTAAGTTAGGCAAGGCGTAAGCTTTTCAATTTTCTTGAAAAATGACAATAATATCGTATTTTTATGTTTTGTTATGTTTGGACTAGTTCACAATTACGGTTTACCATTGTGCATACTGCAAAATTATACCATAAAGCGATTGTTCTAGAAATATAATCTTACGGAACCATTCTAGTATTATCACTTTATTTGGCCATTTTGCGGTAATAATCATTACGTTTAATGGTATAATTGTATTGATCATTATGTTTTTTCATTGTAAATTTCAATTGATGATATTTACAGTGGGTTCAGTCAGAGATAAATAAAAAAATTCGCTGACATGGTAAAATTATTTCAAAACAACAAAAATTACCTAATAAAATTGAAATCATTAATATTTGTTATATCTATCATGTCAGATGTTGTCTAAACTTGATTTTTAAGAACTTTTGCGTAAAAATGTCCAATGTTCCGGGAGGTGTTCCTATGTATGGAGAGCCAAATGGCTCTGGTAATGAAATTCAAATAGAGGGATTCGTCGAGTCATATCCAAAGAATGTTGATCCTGATGATATTATGGACTTGCAAAATTTCTCAATAAAAATATGGAATTTGTTGCAGCTGGAGTCCATAAAGAATATTATTAATCTAAATCCTATTGAATTAGATTTGTTGCGTAATAGATATAATTGGAGATTTTTCCTTAAACTTGTTGAAGGATTCGATTGCACCTGGGTTGAAAACAATAATAAAGAGTTCAGGCAACTTGCAGTCAAGTTTAATAAAATACCAAGTGAAGGAAATAATTTTGCACAAAAATATTATCATGATTCCATATCTATTAAAAATAAAAAGATAGAAGAAGAACAGCGCAAGGTACGTGAAACCGAAGAAAGACGTCGATTGGCAATTGAAGAAGAAAAACAACGGTTAGTTGAAATGGAGAAACAAAGATTGGCAATTGAAAAAGAAAGATCGCATCCGCTACAAGAATCAGAAGAAGAAAGGAAAAGAAAGCAGTGGTATCATCTGGAAGAGGAATATAGGCAAAGGAAATCGTTTCTTGATGGAAGTCGTGCTGGCCGTGGAAGATATAATAAGATTGCGCATTCCGATGGCGAAGACTATCATAAGCTAATGTCGCTGAGGGTGTTTTATGAAACTCCTGATAAAAAACAGGCTCGGTTGCAACATGAAAGCCCTGATGAAAAACATACTCGTTTGGTATACGATGCTCGGCATTAGCGTTGGTAAAATTACGATTTGCGCATAACAAAATGATGATGTGTCAAATGAATTCTTAAAGTGGCTCCAAATTCTTTATGGTATCATTTGATAATTAATTATTTTGTTTTTCGAGCTAGTGGCAGACGTTTCGCTGGGTCACATAATTCATTTTATTTATCACATCCGACATAATTAAATAATATGTTTGATATAACTTAGTGACTTTTCGTTGTTAAATATCGATCGATTGCGTTTTGTAAGATTACCTAATGGAAGCAACAAAATTATACCATAAAGCGATTGTTCTAGAAATAGAATCTTATGCAAACATTCTATAACAACAACTTTATTATACAATTTGCGGTAATAATTATTACGTTTAATTAATAAACGTAACGATCATTATGTTATTTCACAGTAAGAATCGAGATGAATATATATATGTAGTTACATTTTTTTCAGGATCAAGTCCAGCAAGATAAAGGTCATCATTATTTACCTGATTTAATAATTTGTCTATTAACGCTCACCAATTCATTTAATTCATTTTGCGTTTGAATATTTTGGATAGGAAAATTAGACATTTCATCGTTATCAAAATCAGAATTGGCTTGCTTAATAATTTTCCTATCATCTATTAGTCCCATTATATTTGGGTAAAGTTCTGCGCATTTTTTGTATAATCGGCAATCATAATACCTACCTGTTTTACAATGCCGGCAACACTCTAAACTCAGCGATGTGGCCAAAATATCATATCTTCCTTCCATTGGAAATGTGAAATCAATCGAGGGAAATTTTGTCAAAGGTATGGAAAAATTAAAGTTCTGTTTACTTATCCCGTCATTTGGATGGGATATTTTTTGTTTTTTATTGGCATGCAGAGCTACTTCCGTATCCATTTCGAATACTTTATTTTATATCATATTTAATATTTAACATGCAGCTAACAACTTGGTTATTCAATTTTATGATACGAATGTTAGTAAAAAATTCTCGCAATAACAGAAGATGTAGCACTTGATTTTACCATAATATGGTCCTTGTAACTATTATGGTTCCATTGAGTGATTTACCTTTCTGCTTATTCTTTTATTGCTATTAATAAATAAATACCGTTATTTTGTGAGATTTTTTATGATTACTTAAAATTAACGGCACTTATTTGCCGTTAATTCTGTATAAATTTTATGATTACTTAATACTAACGCAAAATTAACGGCACTTATTTGCCGTTAATTATGTATAAATTTTAATGATTACTTAATACTAACGCAAAATTAACGGCATTAAAATAACGTATTAAAAAATTTGATTTCCAGCATGATTAAATAAAACCACATACATTTTCGAATGAAATGACTTGAAGGTAACTTATTAGTAATATCATTAATATGGAAAGAAGAAAAACAGTATTTGATATACTTTATGACGTGTACCCTGATAGGAGACCTAAAATTATAGAAAATTTCCAAGCGTTTAATGTTAAAGAGCTTCATAAAAAAATAGAAGCACAATATACTGAATACAAATTAGATGCAAATGTCAATTTTAAAACAATACAAAAAAATATTAGAGAAGGTAAAATGTCATATAAGGTCGAGCAGTTAATAAAAAGTTTGGTTCCATACGAAAATAATTTTAAAGTTGAAGATATAAATCTATCCAAAAACTGCCAAAATTTTTTAATAACATTCGTATGTAAATTTCATGGAAAAATAACACTTGATATCAGCGAGCATGCAATTTATTATATGAACTGTCCAAATTGTGATAAAATAAATAATTTGAATAACATCATATTGCGTAATAAAAACATGGGTTGTTCATATGATTACTCAAAAGTGGAATATATTAACGATGAAACGCCTGTAATTGTGATATGTAATAAAATTAGTCATGGCGAATTTGAGGTGCTATATAATAAATTAGACACTTTTTGTCCAGTATGTGAAAGCGAAATAAAGTTATATGAACAAACAAAAAAATTTATTGAAAAATCTAAAGAATTATACCCAAATATGGCAGATTACTCAGAAGTTATATATTTTAGTGATGATATACTTGTTGAAATAAATTGTCTAAAACATGGCATATTTTCTCAAAAACCAAAAAATCATTTAAACCATTTTGGCTGTCTAAAATGTTATCCGAAATTAAACGGTTATTCGAAGGCCGCACTTGAATGGCTAAATTACGTGGAAAAGTTTGGAAATATAAAAATACAACATGCACAAAATGGTGGAGAATATAAGATACCAGGAACAGCATATTCGGCTGATGGATATTGGTTGCAGAACAATACAATTTTCGAATTTCATGGGTGTGTTTGGCATGGATGTAATGTTTGTTATAGTGAAAATAATTCTGATCACCCTCGAGATAATCGACCTAATAAGTATTTTTTAGATAAAACAAATAAAAGAAAAAATGAACTCCAGCAACTTGGATATAATGTTTTCGAAATATGGGAACATGATTGGAATAGAATGAAAAAATTGCTCAATTAATATGTCTTTTCACCAGCTTTTGTATATTAAAAAAAATTGAATCATGTAATCGATTGTTGACTCCATTATTTTGGATACGGTATCAACTTCACTTGATTGAATTAGGCTTTATTAACAACAATGGCTCTTCCAGCTCGTATCACACGTTCAATGGATGCAAAGGCAAGCTCCTCTCAATCACGATCAAAATGTGCTAGCCTGTCCCAAACATCAAATACCGTCGGCAAAGATGTTGTCGAACTGAGCTCGGACGAAGAATCCGCCTCTGAGGATGAAGAGACGGAAGACGAAAACGATGATGAAGATGCATCGGATGAAAATGACAACGATGATGATGACACGGAATATGTCGAAAAATCCTTGTCTAAAAAGGCTGTCGCTTCATCAGTTGCACTAGCAAAAATCAGAAATGGGGAAGAGAAAGAAAACCATGAAGGTTCGGATGACGAGGATGAGAACGATCTTAGTTACAGTAATCTTTCCTGTCTGCTATCTGACATCATGGAAAATCAAAGTCACGAAATTCCTGATGAAATATTGACGGGCATGGTCCTCTACTGTTTTCGAATTTTTATGAGGCAAAGTGGTGAATATTTTTACAAGGTCGGTTATACTGACGGGAAACTGCTCAATCGAATGAGACAAATTCATGACATGTATGACAGCTGTGGTAGGATTATTCCAGTACTATTCGCAAGAGTTCCGCGCTCATATAATGAATATGATGTTCATCGTGAACTTATCAAGTTCCGAGCAGACGTCCATTTGATTAGAAAGCAAAGCAATCCTCGCGAACTGTATGTTATTAGCAGCGAATGTAACGAAGCGATCGAAAATGCATTTAAAAAATATTCAGCAGAGGGATCAGAAGTTTGGGACAGCTGGGACTACATTATTGATGAGGAAAATGGCGATAGAGAATATATCGATCTTGGGGATGATGAGGAGCAAGATCTGGACCAAGGAGAGAAAGAAAGCGCTTATTGGCTGCAGAAACGCATAGAGCATGCCGAAAAGTATTAGCCGTTCACAGTATTTATTTATTATTTAACTTACTGCGACAAACAACCTTTTTTACATGTATTACATTTTTGGGTTATTTGATAAATATCATCAAACGTATTAATTTTATTGACTAACTCATTCATGCGCCTTAATATATTTACCATTAAAATAATCATTTAATGGTATATCGTTGGATAATCAAATTTTTTCGCCGGCATGACAAAATGGTTATTACCGATTAAAATAAATAAAATGGTTCCTATTATTTTTATGGCTTCGATCGACTATTATCTTTTTGTAGCTTAATTGTTGGAACAATAATACAAGTTAGAATTCTTTTGTGCCATATTACAGATAATAAATTAATATGATTTGGTTGCATTTGGTTTTTTAGCAGGCATTGCTTTTACTTTTACTGTTCTTCTGTTAATAACAGTTTTTGGTTCAATTTCCTCTTCGGTTATTTCGTCATCTTGGTTATCATCGTTTTCGTTTGGATTGTCTGAATTATTGTCATCATCGTTTTCTTCAATCTCGACTTCGTCTATTTCGTCTGAACTTACATCACCATCACTGTCTTCCACATCAATTAAATTTTTATCGACAATGGTTTTGTAATTATCCATAAATTTTTGTTTTAAAATATTATATCTTTTTGTAACAAAATTCATATAATCATCTTCTTTAAAGTTTGCTTTATCTATAATTTTTAGATCTGTCATTGGCACAAACAAGTAATCTTTTTCAAATGTCTCTTTTTTAGCATTGCCATTTTTTCCAAATATATTAATATATTGACTAAACGCTTTTGCTCCCTTATCTATATTTGTATCTTTATCGAGCATGCATAAATTACCAATATGGCTCGAAGCTAATACAATCTCATTATTTTTGCATATATTTTTAATAAAATGCATCGGAATAATATGTTCAATGTGCAGTTCATTTGATTTGACAAAATTATAAGATAAGACTTTAAAATACACCATATTTAGGAATAATCTATCATTAGATTGAGGTTTTTTCGCTATGCTTTTTTGTTTATTTTGTAGTGCATATTGCTCAAACATTTTATTTATTTCTTTTTCCTGCAGATTTTTACAGTAAGTTTCGTTCTTAATGTATTTTAACACAGTCGCCGCTTTATATGGAACCCACTTTTTCATTATTTTATCATTCAATAGGTGTATTTGCAATTGCTCTTTATAATGTTTATGTGGGTTCCCCTGTTTGTGGTAATATGTTGCGATCATTATTGATAATTGTTGAATGGACAAAATGTCTTTCATTAATTTATATTCGTCGAATGCGTTTTCTATTAATTGAATTGCATTAAGTAACTTTGCCTGAAATGTTTTAAACTGGTCCTTGTCAAATTCTGATTTTAATTTTTCTACAATGTTCTCTGGCTGTATGTCTTTAAAAAGGCAAAATGACAGTAAATTATATATGTAATTGTCGTTCGAGACTTTTTTAAGTAATTTACTCTTTTCTTCAATAAGCATTTTCAATCCAGTAATATATTCAAAATATGTATACTCATTCTTTTTTTGATTATTAATTAGTGATATTTCAAGGTTCTGAATATTTTCTTTTTTTTGAACATAATGTTTTTCAATACGCGACACTATTTCTTTATCTTTTATTTTAATAAATTCATATTTATACCATGCCGCGGCATAAATTTCATGAGTTTTTAATTTAATAAAATTTGTATTTAGTCCAACAAATGCTTCATAAATTTCGGAACTATTTCTATAATCATACATTGAAACGGCAATTTTTGAATTACTTAAATCTATTTGATCTGTGAAATCATCCGATTTTGATATTATAAATTCTTTAATACTTTTGCATTTATCCTTCCCAAATTTATATTTTATTAATTTTTCGGATAATTCATCATATTTTTTTGCATATTTCCGTTTAATAATTTCTTGATAGTTTTTAAAATTGTCTTTTGAAAACCATCCGCTAATTATTTCATCAGCTATAGTTTCTTCCAAATCGAAATCATCAGTAATTTGTTTTTCATATTCTTTAATCTTTCGGAAAACATTTTCAAATCCCAATGGATCCTCAATATATTTTATTAATGTTATATACCGTTGAAGTCCGTCAACAAGTATATATTCTTCATATTGCGAATTAGGTTTTGTGCATTTAAATAATGTCAATATACCATTTGGCCTACGGTATTTTACAGTATCGATATATTTTGTTTCATTAATAGAATCCCAGGCCCTTTGCCTCTGAAAACTTGGGACAACAATTTGACGTTTTTTCAGCGGATTTATTAATTTCGAATCGAAAATATCTTCGAGACTCCACGTATCGAGTTTAAAATCATTCTCCATTCTTTCATAAATTATATTTGATATAAACTGTGAATAAAAGCCTATGAACTAACATATTCAATTTTTCGCTGGCATAACAAAATGGTATTATCGATTGAAATAAATAAAATGGCATCTATTATTTTTATGAATTCAATCGACGGTGATAATTTTGTAGATTGATTTATTGGAACCATAAAAGTTATAATTCTTTTATACCATACTACTAATTAAATATTTTAAATGGTCGCGATCTTTACTATCCATTTCAGATAATAATGTTTCTAGTTTCTCATCATGTGTTGAAATAACGTTATATTCTTTGCGCCTCAAATAATGAATAATTCCATTTGTTACATATGCTTTATAATTAGCATGATAACTTTTACAACAACATTCACCTCGAATATATACCTTCCATTTGAAAAACTTATATGCTGGATGATAATTCTTTTGTGAAAAAAACTTACAAATTTCATTTAATTCATTTATTTCATCACTGCTTAATGATTCCTTATTTTTTTTCCTAAAAAGCTCATTGCGACGATTCTTTAATTTCCTAGTTTCATTTCCAGTCCGCCATCCAAATGCATCATTCTTCATATGAGACGTATCCATTTTTAATACAAATCGATGAATTATTTATCATGTAGTGAATAGATTAGCCAACACATGTATTAATACTTTCAATTTTTATATGAAACTATATTATTATCCATCAAATGGTATATTAGGACAGCTCGTTGCATAATACATTTTATTATTTCATCTCAACATAATTAAGTAATATGTTTCATATCATTTAATGAATTAGTGGTTACTTCACTGACTCATCGCTTAGCATGCTTTTTCGGATGATTGATCATATTTCATTCCGGATTTTATTTTTATATCATTAAAAATAAAAAGTATAGTAGTAGAAGAAAATGCAATAATTAAAGGGTAGTTTTTTAAGTCAGTTTGAATTTTAATTCAAACATATGAATTGGTTTATGAAAAGTACGCGTGACCCCCGAGTGCTAAAAATTGAATAACAAAATGTTTGGTTGCTCCATTATTTTCTCACCATGAACACACACTTTCGGAGATTCAAGCTACTACACGACAACTCATCAACAATGGCTTCTTCTACTACCACTGCGGTTGCCGCTGCCGCTCCTAAGCTGGCTAACGAGACTGAGATCCCGAGAACTAAGGCTGCCGAGTCTTTGATTCGTACCGTGATTCTCGAGGACTTCTCTGAGAGCCTCAACATCGACACCCTCAAGTATGGTGGAATGATGGACATGCACATGTATTCCATCGCCACGAAGGCCGACCCTTCCAAGTTCCTCAGCATCTGGGTCAATGCGATGGATGCCATGACATCTGGAGGACGTTCAGTCGAGGCTGGAGAGGGTCCTAATTACTACAAGACGATTGGTGAGCTGCGTGAGGCTCTACAGTCTGGACTGGACCAGCTTCTCGGGACAACTGATGCTGACGCAGATGACGCTGACGCAGATGACGCTGACGCAGATGACGCTGACGAGTAAGTGGAGGATTCAGTTATCTTCCTTCACACAATCATCGCATGGCGTGCTGAATGGTTTGTTACATAACTTTTTTTATTTATCTCATCCATTAAATTCATCAAATGACATTACTTAATAATTTCGGCTAATTTGTAGCAACAAAATTATACCATCAGGACAACTGAAGTTGTCTAGACCCGCTTTGCTCGTAAAGTTATTTCCATAGAACTATATGAAACCATTCTATTATTTCCACGTTATTATACCATTTTGTGGAAACATGCACTACATTTGATGAAATAATCATATTATCCATTGTGTTGTTTCATAGTAAAAATCACTCAATGATGTTTGCTATAGGTTGGTCAAGCAATAAAAAAATTCGCGGGATGATTCAATTGCTGCATAGAACTTTCTGCAATGTATGGTCTAGAATTATCTTTCGGTTTTACATTGGCTTTCTTTCTATATCAGCTTTGAATGGAATTACCATAAATCTCGATAATTTCAGATTCGCGATTACTTTTTTCGTTAATATATTTCTTTAAAATTTGATAAGATAATACAAACTCTCCATTTTTACAAAAACCATTGCGCATAATTTGCACATGTCCAATCCTCCCATTCGCAACCATTTTGATATGCATAATCTAAACATTCATTATGGCCAGCTGCTGATGCACACGTTTTGGCATCCCATGGACAGCCATTTTCGTGCAAATATTTTAAACATTCTAAATGACCACCAGATGCTGCATCCGCACATGTTGACTCGTCCCATTTGCATCCTATCTCGTGTAAAAATTTTAAGCACTCTAAATGTCCATTTTTTGCAGCATCATTGCAGGACAATGTATCTTTTGGACAATCAGTTCCATACAAATATTTTAAACATTCCAGCTGTCCATTTTCTGCAGCAATTGTGCATGTCAATGCGCCCCATGGACATCCATTTTCACGAGCATATTTTAAGCAATCTATATGTCCATTTAATACAGCAAATTCGCACGTGCTTTCATGCCACTCGCAACCATGTTCATATGCATATTTTAAACAATCTAAATGGCCGTTCCATGCAGCTTCAATAAATATTTCCGATTCCCAGCTATAATTATTGTTGCGAGCATACTTTAATAAGCGCAAATTACCTTCACCAGATATCCATCTTGTATCTATTTTGTAAAATCTGACATTTAATTGTATAGAACTTTTTATTCCACTGTAATAAGTTAGTATCACATCTCTTAATGGAACATCAATATCGTTTTTTAATTTATATGTTTTTATTAAATTATGGGTATGGACAGTATCAAAATATTTACAAAATAAATTTTCAAATTCACCAATAATCCATATAAATTCATCGACTGCTTTTTTAGTAGACATCCCCAAATATGATAATGTTTTAATCATTTCTATTAAATTATTTTCATTTAAATTTGTAATTTTTAAATTATTTACAATTTCATCAAGGAATGGCATATCATCAATTGTAATTATTTCATCAGTTTTAAACTTGTGGAAATAAGGTATCCTATCCTTAATAGAATTAGTAATTGTTATTTTCATATTTCAAATATGATATTGAATAAAATAATGTACATGATTAATGTATTAAAACTTAAATTATTATATTCAATTTTATAAGCATACATGCGAGCGTGTCCAGACAACTGAAGTTGTTTCGATGATAATTTCCATAGAACTTGTTTCCAATTTATAGTCTTGAACTAATTCACTGGTTTTATATTGGCTTTCTTTCTATAATTTCACAATTCCATCAATTAGTAACATGAACGAATTCCATAACCGTTTTCTGCACAGTCTTTGATGAAATTAAAAAGATTCCAATAACAACCATCATAAAAATCATAGAATGGACTAACAATATCTACTTGGTAACTAAAGTCATATTCACCTGTGTCATCATCACGTTCAAAATACATACCCCACTTTTTCTTCATCTTGTATCTTTCCTGACGATGTTCTGGGATATCAAATTCCTCAAACCATTCTTTAGATTTCTTGCGGAACATTATTGCAGTATTTACAACTGCTGCTATTTTTTTGTACATTTTTTTGACAGTTTCGGGATCGATAAAATCCTCGTAAAGTGAATGTCCAGTTATGATTTTGCAGGCATCCGAATCACGTGAGTTACTTCTGGCACTCTTGTAACCCTTGCTAAATACACGATCTTCGCAATATTCTCCATCACTATCATATCCTCCCATTTCAGCTGAACACAGATCGAGTCCCATTTTGTCTAAGCTTGGTATGTCTAAATGACAAGTTGATTAGGGTAAAATGCATATAAGGATTATAGCAAATTCACCATTCAATTTTTTTAACTATTAGCTAACCATTTTACTATTTTTATGAATCATTCACTGGTTTCATCGCTTAGTATTCTTTTTTGGATGATCTGACATATTTCACCGGATTTTATTTATCTTATATTTCCGCAAAAAAGTCTATAATCAGTCTAAGTTAATAATTTACTTGGATTTTTCTTCCAATCAATATCGCTTAAAAATTCTAACGCATGGATTTAGCAGGTTATCATTGCACATGCTTTAATAATAAAAAAATTCAGTAATTGAACGAATATATTTAATTTTCTTTGGTTTTTCAATCGATTTGCTAACATAATATCTTTCATTAATATCTGATTCCCTCACTCTTTTGCCATATACAAATGTTGTGACTTTATATATATATTCTTGAAATTCATTATACTTTTTAGCGATATATTTGTATGAATAACCTATTAACGAAACGATTATGGACATTTCGAATAAGGTTGAAAAATTAGTATTTATTAATTTAATTCCCCCAAGTGTTAAACTAAAATTAGTTATATCACTAATAAATCCAAATAATATTATTAATAATATTATTTGTGACCATCTGTTTGATTTTATAAAGTTGATGATGTAATCTATATCAGATGTATTTTTTAGTTTAGAATGCTTCATGGTGACAAATATTATAATATTAATCAAATATCATATAAAACATATTTAATTTCAATTTTCTGTATTGTTCATTGCTCTCTTGGCAATGAGCCAATTTCTCATTGTGTTGTTTCGTAGTAAAAATCACTCAATGATGCTTACTATGGTTTGATCCAATAATAAATAAAAAATTCGCGCGATCCACAAAATGATTGCCCAATATCTACTCCCTATAATGATGAAGAATTATTTATGGGTTATTATTTTGCTCCTTACTGCTATTTGCATTTTGTGAGGCCTTTTCCAGATTTCCAGATATAAAATTTTCTAAAGATTCAATTGTTCGCTCAATGTGTCCAATTGTTTCATTGTAATTTATTTTTTGATCCCCAATTTCCAATAATATTGTTGGAAGTACAATAATACCAGACACAGGATTGTCTTTGCAATTAATTTCCTCAAAATTCAAGTTAGGATATTTTTTCGATTCTTTTACTGGATTCCAAACAGTTTCTAATATTTTTTTACAATTTAGACAAAACGGATTATAATATATTATCATTTTGTTTCCACCTGAAATACTTGCAGCCATTATAATTATGCTACAATTTATTACTTTATATGATGCACATTAATAGTTCATTGGCATCTAATTACGGATAGAAACCGTTACTAAAAAATGTCGCCCCGCCATAACAAAATGGTAGATTCGATTAGAATAAATAAAACGGTCCCAATAACTTTTATGGCTCAAATCGACGGCAATAATTTTGTGGATTGGTTCATTGGTAGCCATAATATAAGTTATAATTCTTTTGGGCAATATTACGATTTATAATTCTTTTAATTCACCAATATGGGCCGTTCAGTGCATTATCCATTGTGTTGGCTAGGTCAGAAATAAATAAAAAATTGAATAGTTAAATGTATTGTATACCTGATTAATTTTTTACATAATACACACCACAAACACATTGTTTGATTCAAGCTATCATCTACACAAATGAGCTCTATTTCGACTGCTTGTGCAAAGTTGCTCGACTCGACCCCGATCCCAGTACAAACGAAGGATGCAGAATCATTGATTCGTACGGTGATTCAGGAGGACTACTCAGACGTTCTCAATATCGGTACCTTCACGTATGCTGGTGCAATGGGTATGCATATGTACTCTATCTATACCAAGACCGAACCTTCCAAGTACCTCAACATTTGGGTCAATACATCAGGCTTGACATTTGTGGAGGCTATGGATGCTGGAGAGCGTGGAATGATTCCTTACTTCTATAACACCGTTGAGACGCTGCGTGTGGCTCTCAAGAAAGGACTTGGTCAACTCTTTGGAACAAGCGATGAGTAAATAAAATGGCTGCATTATTTTTTTTATGGCTCCGATCGACTATTATTTTTTGTAGCTTGGTAGCCACATACGTAGTGGCCTGGACGAAGTCCTTGTAATAAAAGTTATAATTCTTTTGGGCAATATTACTGAATAATAAAATTGAATAATGCATTTATTCGCGATTTTTTATTTATCATATTATATACAATGAGGCCGCAATATAACAATGGAAAAACGGTCAACAGTCCGAAAATACAAAAGGCTATAAGGAATATTATTAGCAAAAGGAAACGTCATTCGACCAGAAAAACAAGGTGTTGGAATAGAAGCAACAATATAGATGAACTTACATTTAAAAAATTTAATGGTAGCAGTACTTTTAAGACACATAATTATTGCTGTACCAATTGTTTTAGAGGATGCTATTAATCAAATTATTATTAAGCGAATTACTAATGATTATAATCGATTAAATAAATAAAATGGTTCCGATATTTTTTATGGCTTCAATCGATGGTAATAATTTTGTAGCTTGATTTATTGACGGCCACATACGTAGTGGCCTGGACGAAGTCCTTGTAATACAAGTTATAATTCTTTTGGTCCACAAACACCTTTAGGTGTCGGCAAGTAAATTTTGTATTATTTTGTATAAAATAATATAAAATTTAATTGACGATATTTATAAGAAAATATATATTTTCTTATAAAGCGCAGCCTAAAAAGGCATAAATTGTATACAAATTTATACCTTTTTGAGTATCGGTCTATCAGTTTACTGATATGATATTACGAAATAATTTATGAATCATTTACTGTTTTCATCGATTGGTATACTTTTTTTATCTAATATAAAACAAAAAAAAAAGTCTATAAGCGGTCTAATGAAATAATTTATTTAGACTAATTTATTTAGACTAATTCTTTCAGTCATTCAACTTAATCATTTTCAGACGTATGGATTATCCGCACTTTTGGAATTTGTGGAATAAACAAAGGTTTCGCAGGTATGTTCTGTTTTATCAATTTACTTTCGACATTTTGTGCAATTGCAATTACTAGCTTTTGCTTCCAACTTCCTGTTCCAAAACTGAAATTTCTTTTTCCAATTTATCACTGGCATCTCTTAGTTGATCCATCCTCTCATCGGGGTTATACGCTCTAAAATTATCAGAGTGGTCCAACTCATAGAACATATCATCCTCCAACATATCTAGTTCGGCCATTTTATTTTTCAGTTCTTTACGTTTCTTTTTCTCTTCTTGCTTCGCGGCAAAAATCTTTTTAGTTCTTTCGGGTCTCTTCTGCGAAGTAACGCTTGTCCATTCTTCCTGATTTTTCGTTGACATTGTTTGTAGAAAGGTCTGTCGGAAACTTGAATCAACGCAAAGATTGAGGATGTTACATTGGTTCAAATAATGGACTCAACAACAATTACAACATTCAATTTTTATAATATAAAGTAGTATCTGTATATTACTTTATGATTTCATCAGTTTGATATTAATATGGGTTAGGTTCTAAACATAAATGGTTAATTACATTTTTGTGACCAGAAACATAGAACGAATAGAGGAAAATATTTATAAATGAAACGGGGGGTAGCATATATCTATACATATATATTTATAAAGGGGGTATAAACTATGTTCTTCCTCAAAAAATAAATGTCATATATCGACTCATTTTTATCGATCCAACAAATAACATATTTGAACATATCGTTTCATTATTTCATTTATTTATAACATCCAGCAAGATTAAGTTATATGTTCATATCACTTAATGGATTTTTGGTTTACTTCACTGGCCTCATCGCTTGAAATGCTTTTTTGGATGATTGATCATATTCCAATCATATATTTTTTATTTTCTATATTCTTCCGCAAAAAAGTCTATAAGCAGTCTAAGTAAATTATTTCATTAGATAAATTCTTTCAGCTAATTCTGCTTAAATGTCAAACGCATGGTTCGGCTTATGGAAAACTAAACGGACCTTGTATGGTAAAAAAACCGGTATAATTTATTAGGCCAATCAAATGAATAAAATTTAATGCAATATATCAACTATAATATACTTCTAATATATAACATTGTGGACCATTTGATGCTATATAAAAATTACTCAGATTACAAGTAGCATTGACAACTTCTATTTTGGAATTATAACAATAATATAATATAGTTATATTCTATTATGGCTATAATAGAATTAAAACATGAATTAATGATGCGAATCATTGGTATCTCAATAACGGCTTTACTTGGAGCAAGATGGATCAGAGATAAAATTGATTCTAATGGAATTAATGAAAACTGGAAAATATATTATTTTATTATTATCATTGCCATGTTAATAGTTGGATCGGGAAAATATGGTATAGTATAATTTAATGTGATCATGTGACGAATTAATTTATATTCAAACAACAAAATTATGACATAGTGATATTTCTATAGAATCATGCTTTTATGAGGTCACTCTATTATTGCAACATTACTATACCATTTTGCGGAAATAAATAAAAATTATCGCAAGTTATATTACTTACCGTCATATTTCATTGTTTCTTTTTAAGAATTACTGAAAATTAGGTTTATACATTGCCAGACCTACTGGCTGAACTTGTTGTATCATCTTAAACGGTACAACCGAAGTATCTACTGAATCCGGTCCTTTTTTGCCATGACCAACATGAATGTCGGCGACCACATAAATATGCGCGTAGGCGAGAGTCTTGAAGGTCATGTAGGTAGAGCATTCATCACTTGGGTCCCAGTGTATTCTCCAGTCCTCAGACAGTGCATGTTCTCCCTCATCGAACTTTCGACCCGTGCTGTTGAAGACACTGAATGTTATAACACCTCTTGAAGTCTGTCCACCCTTCAAATAGTATTCAATGAAGTTACCTGATTTAAGCTTGTAGCGATTCGTAGCGAAGCCAGGAACACTCTTGAAACGTCGTGGCATTTCAACTGCCATCTTCGTAACCAGATCCAATAGCATGATTTTGTAGTTAGTTTTTCCATCATCCGTTGCAGTGATCAGGTCATCCGGCTTGCGACCCAAGCTTTCGATAAAGGTGATAATTTCTGTCGAAAGCTTGATCTTGGCCTCATCGGTCTTGCTTTCAGTGTTGATGTTGCCAGATGAAGCCATTATGTCGAATGTATCGGAAGCTTTGTTCGCTATTGCGTATGTATTTATGTGTAAAAATAAATGAACCATCCAGTATATCGAAAATTCAATTTTTAAAAAATCTCGCGCATGACAGAAGTGAATGCACTTGATTTCAACATAATATGATCCTTGTAACTATTATGCTTTCTTCAAGGTATTTTCATTCTGTCTATTCTTTTATGGATGGCAATATTGCGGGCTTTCGCTAATATCCTCAAGGCTAGACTGCTGCGCATGTACGTTGGACCACGATACGATAGTTTAATTCATCGGATTCATCGCTTAACATGCTTTTTTGGATGATCTGTCATATTTCATTCCGAATTTTTATTTTCTTATATTACCCGCAAAAAAAGTATATCAGCCTGTATAGATAAATTTCTTATCTAAACAAATTCTTTCAATAAATTCGTTTAACGGTTTCTGACGCATGGTTTTATTTATGAAAATAAAAAGTAATAAATAAAATATTGTATTATTGATACGTATTAGTACTCCTTACTTTCGCTTTGCTGCTTGATTGAATAGAGTTATTTTATGAATGCATTATTATTAATATAATTTTTTCTTATCTTTATCACCAAAACCTTCATTTAAGAAAAATAATGTGATAAAGTATATTACTAGTAACACACCATTTCCAATGATTGTCGAAAAAATAACATCAATCGTTACTTTTGGTGCTAGAAAAAAAATATAGGTATTTGCCAATCCTAAGGTGTATATAAACATTAGGGTTGTGATTGCATTAAGTATCTCTAAACGTGTGAACATTTTTAGTCTGGTTAATTGATTAATGGTAATATACATATATTAAACCCAGTATAATTAACATTCAATTTTTCCAATACCTAATTGAAATTTATTTATATTAAATAAATTTTAAAGCATATAATCTACCAAAACTTTATGGTAGGACTATTCATCGGACCTCTCATTTTATTTATAACATTAAACTCATTTTACACCCCAAATATCCGTATTATTTGACTTGTTATATTTAATTATGAATTCTTCTATTTTACTTACCTTTTCATTTAATAAATTATATTTTTCATTAATTTGATTATTTTGAATTGTTAGATCGCTTATTTCGTTTTTAAGCAATTTTATTATCCGATCTTTATCATCTTGGATTACTCAATTGGCATTTAATGTTAAAGATTTATTCACATAAGTTATTTTTAATGTAATGTTCAAATTATATTGCGAATTCATTATATCGTTATCCTCGCTTATATCATAATAATTAGTTTCAAAACATTTTCTTATCGAATCCGGGCATGCAAGTAAAAAATGTTTTAATGTTTCATCAGATATATTTTCAATAAAATTTTTATCAATATTGCATGTATAATTAAATACTTTCTGATCTTCAATGTCTATTTTAAATAAATGCGAGTTTTGGTGATGTATTGTACCTTTGTAGTTTCCATTTGAAAAAGATAAAGAAGTCATCTCTGTGTTATATTAGTTTTAATATGTTCACAGTATAATAAACATAGCTAAGTTAAATAAATTTTCAATTTTATTACAATCGTTGACGGAAGAAACAAAAATATGCCATAATGATATTCCTTATAGAATCATATTTTTATGAACCATTCTATTATTGTCACATTATTATACCATTTTGCGTGAAATGTACTACATTTGATGGAATAATCATATTGGTCATTATGTTATTTCATATTAAAAATCACTCAATGATATTTGATATGTTTGATTGTCAAGCAATAAGAAAATACACCCAGTACTACACCCTATTTGTAATATAAAAATTTTCAGACATTTTTGCTTTTAATTTCATTGATTACAAGTTGTTGCTGCTCAATAATTTTTTTTTGTTCTTCTACTGTTTTATGTAATTCTTTAACTATTTTATCTAATTCTTGAACTGCTTTTGTTAATGGTACAACAAACTCGGAATATGCAAGTGTGTAATATTCATTTTCCGATCGGGGTTTACTAACTCCACTAAATTCATATCCTATTTGATTAGCCGACTCTTCGACTTCTTGAGCTATAAATCCTGATTTAATTTCGAATGATTCTTCAACTTCAACATCTTTATCAGAAATATTCATTAGTTTATTCATGCTTGATTTATCCATATTGTAAGTTACAGGTCTTAATTTATTAATAAAATCTAATCCCGGGATATTTTCAGTTATGTTTTTCTTGAATCTTTTATCAGATGCAACTGTAAAATTTACTGCTCCCTCTATTTTGGTTATATTATTATCGCCAAGTTTTACCATATTATTAGCATAAGCAATAGAATTTGCACCAATAGCCGTTGCATTTACTAAATTATCTGGGTAAAGATTTGCTCTATATCCGATACATACATTATCTGTTCCATCAGTATTTTGAGACATAGCGCCAAAGCCAATTGCACAATTTCTAGAATTCGTATTATTTGCTAACGCATTAGCACCAATAGCGATATTATCATTACCACTATCATTAAACGGAAGCGTATTATATCCAAGTGCAATGTTATAATTTCCATTTATATTATTAGATAGCGCGTACCCAATAGCAATATTATTATTACCATCAATATTTTTAATAAGAGCAAGACCTCCAAGTGCTACATTGTTTGTTCCGCTCGTGTTTGCAAGCAATGTTTGCATTCCTACCGCAACATTATGAGTTCCGCTACTGTTACTAGATAGTGATTGATATCCACATGCAACATTATAACTTCCTTGTTTAAGTGCATCATTACCTACAGCAACATTGTAATGTCCACCAATTGTGCCATTTAATGTATTTTTTCCTACAGAAACATTATCAATGCATGATGTGTTATTAGCCAAACTATCTTCTCCAATGGCAATGTTATTAGAAGCACTTATTAACTTCGATCCTGAATTTTTTCCTATTAATATATTTGATTTCATAAAATTGTTCGAACTGTCATCGAGAATTTCTATTTGACCTTTTGGTGTTATTCGAACCCTTTCAACATTATTCGTCCTTATCACCATGGGATTATTATCCAAAGTACCAATAAAATTAATATTAGGATTTATATCATTATTCCCAGTAAGATTCCATCCTGGTATACTATTTCCTGCAGGTCCAGTAGCTCCAGTGTTACCAGTGTTACCTGTATTACCAGTGTTACCAGTGTTACCTGTATTACCAGTATTACCTGTGTTACCAGTATTACCAGTATTACCAGTATTACCAGTTTTACCAGTGTTACCAATACTTCCGGCGCTTCCAGTTGCCCCAGTATTACCAGTATTACCAGTATTACCAGTATTACCGGTATTACCGGTATTACCAATACTTCCGGCGCTTCCAGTTGCCCCGGTATTACCATTTTTTCCATCTAATCCATTTAATCCATCTAATCCATTTAATCCATTTTTTCCATTTAATCCATTTTTTCCATCACGTCCATGAAAGCCTCTTGGACCCCTGCATCTACATTCACATGATATATGATCTTTGCAGTAATATTTCTCTTTCTCTTTTATATCTGACATATTTAAATATATAGATGTTTAATGTGTGCGTATGGGTGAAGTATATTTATATTAAATTGCAAAACTAAAACTAATTATTTCGCCGATATGATAAAATGGTTATTATCGATTGAAATAAATAAAATAGTTCCTATTACTTTTATGGTTCTAGTCGATGGTAATAATTTTGTTGTTTCATTATATTTCAATAAATCGATAATTGTATGCACCATTTAGAAGTGTTTATTTATTTTTTGCGTATTTTACAAACTTGTACATATTTTCAAAGCAATTATGCTATTATAGATCATATCATTCATTAACCCAAGTTTTTCCTAGATTCAAAAAAATTCTATTCCAGTCAACAGATGCACGAGTCCAATCTTCTAAATTAAATGGTTTTAATAAATAATTTTGTAGTTGTATTATCATAAATTTGCTATTAATTTCAATGTCATCTTTGACTGAATTTTCAAGTGAAATTATTTTATATTTGCATTGTGGATTTATTTTTAAAATAATTTTATCGAATAATTCAAATTCTTCATGTGTTATTGATCCCATACGGAGGAAAATAATATTATTATCATTATTTATAATCATATCGATAATTCGTTGCCTTCGTCTTTTATATTTTGTGAAAAATTCTATTAAATCATTTTCGGTATGTACACTGGGAATATCATGACGAGCGAGAAGTCCTTTTTGAGCTTTGAAATTAACAACTGAGTGAGCAATTCCATATGTTGTGTAAATATTGTTTAAATTCAAAATATCATCTATATTTGATGCATCTAATATTTCACATACATGTTTAAAATATGATGTTCGCAGCCAATCAAAAAATAATGTTGGCTGACCGTCGGATGTTTGTTTTAAAAATTTATTAATATTAAATCCAATTGCACAACCGTCTCCCAATGAGATGAATTGTATTTTTGTCATTTATATATACATAACATATAAACAATCATACTGACGGATAATTATTCAAAACGTTCATAACAGACATGGTGTAAAGCTTGTTTGCTCATTGAAGCAAGTTACTAACATTACAAAATAATAGTCTGATCAGTAAATTTGCATTTTATTTTTTTGGATAAATAATTGAATATCAAAAATTATGGTATCAAGTTAATATTAAAACATAACTACGTAATTACACAATGTCAAACTTGATCAAAAATATACTAGTTAGGCATATACATAAACCACCATTATTCACAACAACATTATGGCCCAATTTTAAACCATTCAGATATGTTCCAATACGTCAATTTAGCACATGTGACAACAGTAATACATGTGACAACAGTAATGCATGTGACAATAGTAAACAAATATCTGCAAAATTTTACAAAAGGCATAATACTTGGAAAACTGATATGATTAAAGGACTTAACGAACTATCCGAAGTGAATACTAAAATTAAGAAAACAGAATCAAATAAATTGCTCAATTCATTGTTTGCTGGAATAACTTCGCCAGAATTAAATGATATGGATTTAATTGATGATATTACTATTATTGGTAATGACAAGGAGGTGTGTATGCAATATCGTGCTATGCATCAATACTATAATTTTATTGAAGTTATTATAAGTGATAAACCTCAATGGGATAGTAAAAATCTCATAGTCATGGTTGGACATAAGGGATTACTATATGAGTACACCAAATTTGATGAATTGAACACTGGGATATTTAAACCAGCATATTTATTATACAAATTATTAAATTTTGATGTTAAAAATTATAATAAACTTGACAAATCTATATTTAAACATAAAATGCATAATGACGCGCAAGATTTATTACTCAAACAAAATGAATTAATTGAAAACTTAACCGGTTGGTCAGGTTGTTCAGTAATTAATTCACTTTGTGAAGAATCAATTGTAAAATATATTTATGCGTTAAATAATTTAAATTATGTGAATAACGAACCAGGATATTATTATTCACATAGCACGATTTGCCAAACAAATGATGGTGATGTTGTATTCGAGTATTACAGAAAATATTTATACAGTAATGAAACAGCACCTGAAATAGGTTACGTCAAACTTGTAATTAAAGCTAATGGTCATAAAGTATTTTATAATAAAAATAAATGTTTTTATAGAAAGCATCTCGGCGAAAATGAGACTATTGAAATAGATAATATAACTAATAATAAATCCCCTATATTTCATTTAGCTAACTTGTTGCTAAATGCGCTCGATCATAGTTCCTTAAACTACAAGACCTTAAACCTATTAAACCCAATAGTGTTTCCAAATTCGCATTAATTGTTTTATTTATTTAATTCCTACATAATTAAGTAATATGTCTCATATCACTCAATAAATTTATTGGTTTACTTCACTGGCTTCTTCGCTTGGTATTCTTTTTTGGACGATTGATCCTATTTCAGTCTAGATTTTTTATCTAATATAAACGAAAAAAGCGCATGTTTTCCTTTTTTAATTAAAATTGAAATAGTCAATAGCTGATTGATCTTAGTATTTTTACTCCATAATATAATTCCTAGAGCATAAGCTATTCACGCGTATTAACAAACTCTACAATGACGATATATATAAACGCTTCGATCAGAGACAAAATTGCTGATTTGATTAAGGATAACAAACAATTCTCATATTCTGAAATTACTACAATGTTAGATAATTTAATTAGTTCAGCGAGTGCAATTACGACTGATATTGTTATAGAAATAATATATATGTTAATTGTCGCAATGAAACTTTGTGATGTCTATCAAGTAGGAAAATTAGACAAAGCATTCGAATATTTAAATAATGTGGCAAAAATTTATGATCCACAATTTAATCTTGCAAGATTTATTTTCCAGAATGATTCGTATGAGATGATCGAGTATGCATGCCATATGTTTTATAAAGGGATAAAGAACATAAATGTTTATACAATTCTTGAGTTTGCTAAAGAGGATATACTGTGCAGATTAATTATAGATAATCAGTATACATCACAACTATTAACTAAAACTATTTATCAGTTAATAAATTACTCAAGGTCAGAAAGGCCCAATATGGTTCTAGAAATATTGATTTCAAATAAATTTGTAACAAAGCAAGACTTATTAGATAATATCGGACATTTTTGTTTTTTTCATAAGTGTGCTTGTGTATCTCAACTAACTTTTTCTGATAAACAATGTACATATGCAGATATAATACTTGAGTTTGCAAAACTATTTGAAATTGAAATTCAGAATTACATATCATCATATGATGGTTCTAAGACCAATGATACACTTATAAGTACATTATTTAAAAAAATTTTTGTAATCAACTGTTCAACCGCATTTTTAAGGCTGTTTAACTTTTTCAAATTAGGGAAAAAATTTGCAAAAAATCTCCTTGTATGCAATACAAATGTTTACTTTAACGACTCTATTTATATAAATCGTATGCATAAAAAAATTCCTGAATATTATCCTGAAAAAGAGCCTATGAGTGCTATAGGATTATTTTTTGTAAGTAATGGTATTTGGCATAGAGGATGGAATTATTTCTCATTTACCGTTGAACAAAAAATGTGTCTTCTTAATTATGAAAAAAATCTCGCACCAACTGCTAAAGAAAAAATATTTTTTGCCCGCGCACTACGAGATCAAGTTTATAAAATAACCATACCAGATAGCGGTGATATTATTTTGCAATATTACGTATGATATCGACATATATTAGTTATAAAAAAGTGATATCCCACTATGTAGAATTGCCATAATATTCTTCCAAGAATTCCCGCAAATCCCTCCATAACTCAGCTATGTTTATCGGGAATATTCAATTTCTTCACACGTTTTGAGCTTTTTATTTTTATTTTTAATCTCTATAGGTTTAGTTTTTCTAACTTTAATTTTTTTCTTTATTTAATATAAACAAAAAAGTGTTACTGATGTAGTATAGATAACAATCAGTATGGTCATTCTAATTGCACATAATCAAAATATTACTCTGGACAACCATTTTCACGTGCATAGTTTAAGCATTCTAAATGGCCATTTTGTTCTGCATTTCGACAAGTTTCGTTATCCCATTCACAACCATTTTCATGCGCATATTTTAAACATTCTAAATGTCCATTTAAAGCAGCATACCTACATGACAATTTATTCCACAAACATTCATTTTTACATGGTTCGCTCATATCATTTATGCTAGACTGCGACGCATGTAGCCGAACTGAGTTCCTATGTGGCTTGTGCTTACAAAAACATTGTTCACTACCCAGAACGAAGTTCTTGTGTGCATATTTTAAACATTCTAAATGACCATTAAAAGCAGCATGATGGCATGTCCATTCGTCCCATTCACAACCATTTTCATGTGCATATTTTAAACATTCTAAATGGCCATTTTCAGCTGCATGTGCGCATACTTGTGAATCCCAATAGCAACCATTTTCATGCGCATATTTCAAGCAATTTAAATGACCATTTTGAGCCGCGTGTTGACATATCCATCTATTCAATTCATAACCATTTTCGTCAGGAAAACGAAGTTTTCTAGACACGCTTTGCTCGTGCGCGTATTTTAGTAGCCGTAAATTTCCTTTTTTTGTAATTTCATTAACATCTAATTTATCTGTGCCATTAAATCTCACATTTAGTTCAAGTGCTTCATTCAATCCTTTATAGTGGGTTTTTAATTCGTTTTTTAATATATAATCAAGATTCTCATTAACTTTATATTTATCGATTTTATATTTGCAAAGGTTATCATTATCTTTAACAAAATATTTATTAAACAATTTCTCGTTGCCACCTATAAACCATACAAGTTCATTAACGGCTTCTTTAGTCGATATCCCCAAATATGTCAATGTTGAGATTATGTGTAACAATTTCTTTTCTCCTAAATCAACAAGTTTTAATTTATTAGTAAGTATTATTTTGAGAAATGGTCTATTTTCTATCCTCACATTTTCCCCAACCTTGAAATCCGAAAAATATGGTATATGACTTTTTAATTTATTGGTTACACAAATGTTCATTATTGAATATTGCAATTATTATATATAAAATAGATGATAGCCGTAATTTATTCAATATTTATGATATGTTATTTAAAAAAGTAGCCAGTTGACATACATAAATTTCGCGCAATAACAGAAGTAATAGCACTTGATTTTGTCATAATATGATTCCTGTTATTATTATGGCTCCTTCAAACTATTTCCATTCTGCATATTAATTTATTGAATGTCATACTGAAAGATCTTGCTACGCTGGACCACAATACGATAGTTTACACTTGCTTCATCACATATCATGCTTCTTTGGATGATTTGATCGTATTTCATTCCGGATTTTTATTTTTTTATATTGCCTGTGAAAAAAGTCTATAAACGGCAAGTAAATTTTGTATAAAATTATACATTTTTGGGTCTTAGGCTTTATAAGAAAATATATATTTTCTTATAAATATCGACAATTAGATTTTATATAAATTTATACAAAATCTGTTTGCCGACACCTGAAGGTGTTTGTGGTTGCAATAACTTTTATGGCTCCAATCGATGCTAATAATTTTGTAGCTTCCATTCATTGGAAACAATTTTATTGTTTTTATTCGATTGTTCCCAAGATTCAATCGCTCGAAGTTCAGCCGCATAGTCTTTTACATCATCTATCCACTCATTTCGGATTTCTTGAAATGTTGTATCGCCTCCGATTCCAAACATTCGTTCCACCTTATCGTGCTGATAATCTCCATAACAGGTTTTTTCTATTTTATAGATTTTGTGTGCTTGTTCTGTTTTATACAGTAGCCATAAGTCACTATCTGCATAAAGATCAACAATATTAATTAACGGCTCCTGTTTATTATCCATTGTGTTTGACATTAGATAATATTTGAGATACTATTTAATATAATACAATTTACGAAATGATATTAATTCAATTTTATTCATCTCAAACATTTGATTCAAAAGTAATATTACATCACAACTTTATTGAATTCATAAATCAAAAAATTTGAATCCTAAATAGAATAATAACGGACAAATTATAGATGAAATAATATAAATAAAAATATGGACAATACAGAAGTAAGTAACTACATTACTAAAAAGATTGAGCAATGCAAAAAATATGATGTATCAGATTTTGGTTTAGCTGGAGACATGGACTTTGATTTTATCATGTCACTGCTTAATGACCAAACAAATAAATGCTATGTGTGCAAAGATAATATACCTATAATGTGTAACTCAAAATGTGGCTATCGGTTCAGTATTGCCAGAATTGACGGTACAAAGCCACATGATAAAAATAATATAAGGATCACATGTAGTTATTGCAATAATAAGGGAAAAATTAATGAAACACCAAAAGTATGTCCAGTGAATTGCCACTCAGCCTAATCGAACTATTCTGCAAATAGTCAAATTATTTGATAAATCCATAAAGTCACTATATGGATCATTTTATTTATATACCATCTATTGAATACATATAATTTATTTACAGTTCTCACATATAATTCGTCCATAATTTAATGGAAATAGCAAAGTTGTTATGGAATATTTGTTCCCGATATTTATCGAGAAGTCTTCAGGCTTCTAGACCCATTTTATTTGTGAGAAAATACATATTTTCTTATAAAGGCAGAGCCCAAAAATATATTATTTTATATAAAATAATACATTTTTTAGTAACGGTTATATCGAGCTAAAAATAAATAAATTAACTTGTATAAAATGAAATACGATAAATGTAATTATCAGTATAAAATATACTTGAAGCATGATTACCATCTTTAGTAAAATAGTATAAAAATATTACTGGGTCTGTACCACCCAGTAACATTTTAGAAACATCCTCAAGATTTAAATTTGACGTATACAATGGCACACATTCCCACAGAATATCACATGCCCGTGGGTTATCAAGCTTGAAGGCATACTGCATTATATGTTTTGTTTGTTCATTACATGCCTGTTCATGTACTTGTGTAGAATATTGCCAAGGATTTAATGATTTAGTGCTAGTTGGTTTGTGAAATTTCATATAAGCATTCCATTCATTTTTCAGATTATTGTCTAATTCAGTTGTTCTACGCTTTACTTCAACAGTAAATTCGGAATCTCCAGCTTCAAGCCGAAATGAATTTTCGAGATTTAAATCTGACGATCTTACATTGCCACCACATTCTCCAGTTATCGAAAAATCTAAATTGTCTAAGTTAAAATCAAATGTGTGTGGTATTTCATTACGTGTATAATGGTAATCATATACGTATTTTGGCCGATATTGTGTCATTTTATTTAATCGATAGGTATGTGTACATATATGGAATAACTTATCTTTATTTCAATATTTCAATATTTTTTTGGTATCAAGCAAGTAATATAAATATATTTATTTTTGTAAATAAATAAATAAATAAAAATTCGCGCATAATTCAATGAATATACAAAGTGATAAATAAAATAATAATTCCAATTGGATATAATGATTCTTTATTTTGTTTTTACTTTGTTATAATGCTTGAATTGAATTACCTAGCAATTGTAACCCAATTGGACAGCTATGTTATGATTATATATTTCACATAGTGGGCCAATTTGTGCTATAAATAAATTAGTCATATGATTCTTCGTTTGACTTGTTTTCTTGTGTTGTTTTGCCTTTTACTGTCCAATGATTGGATGGGACGATACTGGTGTGATATTGCGGTATTTGTCCAATGATTGGGTAAGGAGCTGCTGGTGTAATAATTCGACTATTAACGCTAACCAATTCAGCTAATTCATTTTGGGAAGGTGCAATACGCATTTCATCATTATCAAAATCGTCGCGCTTCAATATAGTAACTGGCTTAGTAATTTGATGTTCAATATTAATGTCTTCTTTGGGTCCTATTGTATTTGGATAAAGCGATGGGTGCAGTCTAGCTAATCTAGCTGTTTTACGATCCAAGTATGAACTGTTCATACTCATTGATGCGACCAAAAGATCATATCTTCCTTCCATTTGAAACACAAAATCCTGGAAAGGAAAAAAATTTAAACCCCAAGACTCTGTCTTTTTATTATCTGTTAATTCATTTGTCGAATGTTTAATAATATGAAAGTTCTGTTTACTATCATTTTTTTGATCACTGTCTATATGAACTATCTTTTGTTTTTTATTTATATGCTGAGCCACTTCCGTATGTTCAAACGAATCCATGTCGAATACTTTTTATTTAATCCTATTACATTTAGTATACAATTAAAAACTTAGTTCTTCAATTTTATTAGTTTTCGATTTGTGTTAAATCATAATTTTTGGAAAATATATACCACCTTTGATAATATAATCATATTGGTCATTGTGTTGTTTCGTAGTAAAAATTATTTAATAACACTTACTATGATTCGATAAATTAAATTTATTACTCAAAATGAGTGTGTTCCTGTATCATTATTAAACGGTATGTTGATTCCCTTATAATAAATTTTTGTCCACAGCTTGCACTGCCAGTCCTCGCCATATTGCAAATTTTCCAATTTATCACACATTTTAAAAACCGCATCTATCCACTTAATATTAACTTGATCATTCTTATATTTTACCTTTTGCTCTTCAGCATATTCTTCGTCAATAACAAAATTGCCATTTTTGTCGTGTTGATATTTTTCCATTCTAGATGGTTTGTTCGTAAAAAATTCTACAATTAATGGATCATCATAACAATAGTTATATATATCAGAGCAATCTTCTTTAAAGTTGTTATAAAACTCAACTAGTGATGCATTTTCACCTGCTTCCGTCACCTTCATACCTTCTATGTAATATTCATCTTGGCAATCGTCTTCATTATTTTCATCGTCATCACAAGATTCATTATTTTTATCATCTTCAGTATTTGCAGGGTCAACACAAATGCAATTCTTCCCTTTCTCTGGTTTATGACAATTTGTACTACACACAATTCTACATATATGACCATAACTGCCAATATGACACACATATCTCCTATAATAAGAAACTATATCCAGAGCAGCTTGCGCTTTCATTTCGTTTTCACTTTTAAAATCATTTGTGAAAGCATATGTTGCCTTTCTTCCTAATGACAATCCAGAAACTGTAAATAACGGTATTTCTTTTTTATTTGCATTGCAATAATTTTCAAACTGAAAAATACTCATGATCTATGGATAATAGTTTATAAATAATTGTTTCAACATACTGTTGGACAATATATTTTCAATTTTAAATAAATACAATTTATGCCTTTTTGAGTAACGCAAATCCATTTAATCGCTCAAAAAGGCAAAATAGGATTTATCATATTGCTTACAAGTTTCCAATAAATTATTGAGATGAAACATAAGAACTTCTATTCTATCTTTTTTTGGTAAATCAAAATAATCCCTTCCATATGCATGACATCCTTTTTTGTTCCAGTCGGGTTCAGTGTGTCCCCAAACCCATGATGGATTAGTACGAGACTCTTCATCTTCTTGCGTATATTGTCGTGCGGTATAACCATCGCCTTTTAATTTATTCAAAATTGTTTCGATAGTTGTTGCAATTTCAACTGTTGTTTTTCCATGTAAATCTTTTTTAGTGTCCCATATATCCAAATCCGAAAAATTACCTGTCATATCGTCAAACATTTCCTCAGAATCATTATAATTAATACCTGTTTCACCTCGACAAAAATCTTCTATGGAAACCAAATTAACTGTTGGTTTAAGGTTTGTATCTTTAGTTATATAAATGTAACGGACCATTTTTAGTTGTTAAAAGAATAAATAAATTTAACATTCATTAATTTCAATATTCAACTTTATAACCTAGATCACTTTGCTCAATTTTTTTCTCCTGTATGACAAAATCATACAACTTTCATTGTAGACCACGAAGGGTTAAAATATAAATTTTTCAATTTATACTTTTACCGGCATCTTTATATGCTTATGGTTTCTCAGTACGGCTTTCTTATAATGGTATATGGGATATTATTTTACTCCTTACTGCTATCTGTATTTTGCTGAATCTTTTTACTTGTAGCATTGCTTTGTGATATATCATCGTCAACAAATATATTAATATGTTCTGAGCTATAACCGACAGAATTAACTGTCCAACCAGTTATGTCAAAAACATCCGGCTTTGGATCAGACATTTTGTCAGTACCATACCCACAAGCATAATTTTCATCGTCACCATCATTTTTGTAATCATCTGGATATTGTACATGTTTGGTGATATTAAAATTTTCATCAATTACCACCCATATATCATGTGCAATAGTGACTGCTCCCCAATTCCAAGTCTTTGTCCAAGTTGACATTTTATAGCCAAAAATATATGGCTTTGGTACATTATAATTTACAATATCATATTGATCCCCATCTTCCTCTTGCCTAAAATATATACAATCCTCAATCTTTTTTATTTTATCTGATGTTAAACGGCGGTCGGCTGGCAAATATGGAACTAATCCTGAAATTACAGTCACATCCTCTTGGGGTAATGATGGAGACGTCATTTTTTCAGTATACACTTAAATCAGACTGAGTATACATGCTTAAAAATATATAGGCTAACTAAAAATAAATAAATTCAATTTTTCGCCGCTTAATAATTTAAATGCATGGTTTTTACAGATTGGCTTTGGGTATGTTATGAACTTTATCAGTTTAGAATTCATTTAATTTACTATTTATATTCCCTATTAATTCACACCCAATCCAATATTTGTATCCATTACTAACCTGACAACCTTTATGCCACTCATTAATATCGAATATTAATGCCATTCCTTTACATGGTATTATTGTATGTGTTTCATTGAATTCTTCATCATAAAATTTAGTCGTGCCACCATCATAATTATCATTCAAATAAATTAATACAGTATATGTTGTTTTTCTTCCATTCTTTTTATCATAATATAATCCTGTATCTGTGTGAATGCCAAATTCTTGACCAATTGAATATTTACCAGTCATTATCAAATTATTCACACTTAAGATGTTCATAGTTTTTAAAGCATTCATATCTGCATAATTTTTTAATTTACAGAAAATATCATTAGTTAATTTTTCGTCAATAAACTTGTCATTGGTAAATACGCCGCTATTGGTAAATGGTGTTGTATTAGTTTTACTATTAATTACTTTAATGCATGTATCACATTCGTCATCTGACAAAAAATTTTTAATAGTAAATATATTATTTGATATTTTATTCATAATATAATTTAAAGCATTCAAACTATAAGCATATTAATATGGATACTTTCTTTTTTTATGCAGATAAATTTATTAATTACATTAAACCACAAAATAAAAATACAAATTTCAAAATCGATGATAATGTTTTAGAAATAAAAGAACATTTTTATGGAAGTCAAAATCAATATATTGATCATATTAATCCAGATAAATATAATAAGTTACTTGATTTACATAATAATAAATTTAAAACATCACAAAATTATTACATAAATGCACAAAATAAGCATGCTTCTATTGAAATCCCATATGTGCCGAACTCGGCTGTAAAAAATTTTCGATTTAATAGAAATATATTTAGTAATATTAAAACGATTGAATTACAAGTTGGTGGTAGCAGGATCGATTATATTAATAGCGACAGAGACATTGAAACTGATAAATTTACTATTTTTTCGACATTAAGACATTTGTATGAAATAAAAGATGAAGCAATTGTACCATTTTATTTAACTTCTAAACTATTATTACCAATCACAAAATACAGTAAAATTAAACTCATTATTAGTTTTTTTAATGCGTGTGACTCAGATGTACAATTGCTTTACGATTTGTGTGAAATTGCCGAATCTCCTCTCGAAATGCCTATTTGCCAAACCCAACATGGAGGTCGAAAATTAATAATATCACGAACTCTAACGTGTCCATCTAAAAATTCTTACTCATCTTGCATAAAACTTCAATTCAATCATCAAATATACTATTTAATTTTAAAAATACATGATGTCGATATTAAAAATATTAGAGGTGTTAAATTATTGTTTGATAAAGAGGTAAATTTGGTTATTAAAAAAAATAATTTGCAATTCCATAATAATTTTATAATAATTCCTTTTACTCCGTCTCTTTCTACAAATAATATTATTAAATATGGAATTAATTTCTCTAGAATGATTCCAATGGAAAATTTTTCTAAAATAATTCCAAGTCCCATCTTAAAAATATATTCAGATGAATCGCTTACTGATAAAAATATTGATGTATATGGTATTTCATTACAACCAATGAGATTTATGTCGGGAATGGCTGGATTAGCATTTACAAAATAAATTTATAGCCTATTTTAGTGGGTAATAAACACGATATTGATATCTTTTATTGTGTCAAGTATCAGTTTAATAGCTCAAAAAAGACAATGGTCAATGAATGGGAAACATATGTTCCTTTAACAAAAAATATATGATATATTGGGTATTATATTTTTTTAAATCGACATTTCAACAAATAAATAAAATTCGCGCTTATCAGAATGGTCCTATTTATTCTGTGGTATTACTTTACAAATTTCATTCTAGTTATCTTGTTATTGGAAACCATAAACACCTTTGGTGTCGGCAAGTAAATTTTTTAGTAACGTTACTCAAGCCATGTGCTATAAAAATTGAATATCAAATAACTTGTATGGTCTGTATATTTTTTACATAATACACCATTCCAACTTGAATAAAGCATTCAGAAAAACATCATCTATCACAATGGCTAGCGCATCTTCGTCTGTTGACACTACTTGCACCGGTCTGCGAGAGGTGCCTACCAGCAGTATTGAGAATGATCCTAATTCAGCGAAGACATTCGTCTCTTGTGGGTCAGTGACCTATTTACCCTGCGGCAATGATAACTGTAACAATGTGCAATGTGATGCGCATCGGCCTAGTAAGTGGGTTGACGTTAATATTGATCGTTCCAAGAAGTATTATCGTGTGATTCGTGATAATGATTGGAAGTATTCCACGAACAAAACCTCTAATGGAAAGTTGTTGGACAAGGATTTGGCTGATCGCGACCCTGCAGTGAAGCAGGCTATTGATAACGGCAACATCACGTATGGATTGGATATTGATGATGGGTATTTTAATGGTTTCTTTTGCGAGAGTGAGGATGATATTATTTTTCGTTTTGGTTGGGGGAAACACATTTCCCAAGTTATTATTCCAGATGATGCTCGTACTCAGATTAAGATGACCGGTAACAAGGTTGCTGATACGTGTATCAGATGCGACAAATTCGAATTGATGCCATCCAAGCTCATCACTTCAGACATTATTGATGAGTTTCTCAATAAGCTCAAGACTAAGGGTCTTCTTACACTTGGCCATCTTGGGTATTTGATGGATCAACTTAACATTACTATGTCTATGCCGACCGATAGTAATTATTCAGAGCTCATGGCTATTAAGGGTTCAGGCGTTAGACTCAATACGCCATCGAAAGCTACATATAAGGGAATGACAAAATATAAGGATTTTCATCTTGATCACATTAAGGGAATTGCCATTGTGATCGAGAAATACATTCCCTTGTTCATCAAGTTTAACTGCTAATGGCAGATTTATTTATATAATTTGTCATAATTCAATGAAAATAGTAAAGTGATTATGATTATATTGAATGAAATTATAAATAATGTGTCGTTGTGCTATGACTTATATATCCAACATAGTGGGCCGAGTGGCGAGCATAGTTTATACCCCCGTCATAAATATATATATCTATACATATTATAGATATGCCCCGTTTCATGTACAAGTATTTTCCTTTAGTTGTTTTATATTTTTGGACTCGAAAGTAAATTGATTATTCGAACAATTTTGTTTATTAAAAAAATTACTGACAACAATAATTTTTTTTTAAATTTCAATAAAAAAACTAACTATTGGTACCATTTTTTATAAATTCTTCCAACAGCTCGTCTGAAAACATTTATAAAATTTACTTGCCGTTACTAAAAAATGTATTTTCTCATAAATAACGTCAATTAAATTTTATATTATTTTGTACAAAATAATATAAAATTTACTTGCCGTCATAGTGAGATTTATTTTTCATTTCATCATGCTTGTTATCTTCCAGTTTTGTCCAGGATTTAACACAATCATTGTAATAATACGTTTTCGCTTCAGCCAATATCTCTTCATTATCAACGTCTAAATAATCATTTTCAAATATGGCTTTTTCTTTTTTATCAAAACTTGATGATAAATCATCAGGTAGTGGCTCTGCATACGGGTAATAATCTGCAAGTTCGCATTCTATAGCATTTCGATTATTTTTTAAAGTTTCTTCAAGGCCAATCGGTCTGTGTAGTACGGCATCACATGAAATTGCTTTTAATTCATTACTCCATCTTTGTGTACCACTGGCAAATCGAATATGCCGTAATTTACCATTAAACCATATTAAAGTATGATAATATTCTGTCGAACTACCAGGTATATCATCCATAAGATTACTAAATTCATATCCATCGTAGTCATGTCTTTTATGGGAAATATCACCTTTGTCACTCGCTATTACATAATATCTTCCGAAAAATACACATCCTTGTTGCTTCAAATAATTGATATATTCGTATATGTTAAGCATTTTATTGAGGCTATTCAAGTGTTGAGTAATTATATATACTAAAATTTAATATGTAATCCAAACAATGCTATCTTCAATTTTTTCAATTTCGAAATTTACTTTGATAAATTGTCAAATGAATCTTCAAAGTGATTCCAAATTATTAGTAAAAACTTTCAGATAATTTTGAGACGCTCGTGGTCTCGTTTGATGGTTAATTATTTTGCTTTATGTGTAAGTGGCAGTCATATTGAGGGCAGACGTTCCACTGGACCGCGATATGGAAATTTAACTTATTGAAACCTTGATGCGTCTGGAAAAGTACAAAACACTTGTTTGAATTTATTGGCTCTTATAAATATAGTAAAAATAGTTGAACTCGCAAGCTGTAAATACGTCTGAAATAAAAATTAAAAAATTCGCTTAGCGTCTATAAAAATTGCAGTTTTAGTAGAAAATATAGGGTATCAATTTTACTAATTTTTTACAAAGTGTTTTACTATTTTAAACTCTTGAAAAGTTTTTGATTTTTATTTTTTTCTCCCCCTTTTTTTTGTGAGCACCTATGGGAGTGAACAAAAAGTAATAAACATCAACAAATGTTTAATAAAAAGCTTAATAAAACTCTTCAGAATAAGTGAAATTAAGTTTTTCAAGCTTTTTAAAAATGTATAGTAATATTATAAAAATGGTAGTACATACTTGTACAAAATGTAATAAGGTGTTTGATAAGAGATCTAATTATGAAACTCATATCAACCGAAAATTTCCATGTGGATTGCCCTTATCGGAAGCTTTAATAATTCCTCCCAAAATCACTGAGACCCTCCCAAAAATTTTAATAGCCTATAAAAGCAATGAGGAGACATACAAATGCAATTATTGTACAATGTCTTTTTCAAGAAAAGATAACTTATCAAGACACTTAAAAAATATTTGTAAGATCAAAAAAGCTGATGAGGCTTCAAAGGAAGATATATTTAAAAAATTATTAGAAGGATATGAATTACTCAAAAAAGAAAATCAAGAAATGAAGAAAAAGATAACTGTGCTTGAAACTAAATCGACCACTACTACTAACAATATTGAAAAGCAGCAAATCAATAACACAACAATCGACAAACAGCAAATTAACAATAATATTAAACTAATCGCTTTTGGTAAAGAAGACTTAAGCTACATCACTGATAGTGTCAGTAAGGAAATTCTCAAGAAAGGTTATCAAACACTTCCATATTTGATTGAATATGCGCATTTTAATGAAGAAAAACCAGAGTATCATAACATATACAAACCAAATATTAAGAGCGACAAAGTTATGGCATATGACGGAGATAATTGGAATTTACACTTTGAGGAAGATATAATGGATAAATTAAAAGGATGGGGATGCCAATATATTGATGAAAAATTTAAGGATCTTGTTGATAAAAAATTAATTAATGAAGCGGCTATTAAAAAACTCAAAAGATTTATCGAAAATAGAGACGATGAACCTCAGAAAACTATATTAGATAACGATATTAAATTAATTTTATACAATAAAAGGAACATTGTTAAAGCAACTAAAGAAAAAATAAGGAAAGCTAAGTTATTAAACTAAGCTATTAAACTAAGTCAGTCAACCAACCTATCATGATTTTGCAAAAATATATGTTACATTTGGTAAAATAATCGTATTGGTCATTATGTTATTCCATAGTAAAAATCACTACATGACATTTACTATGGCTAGATCATCAATTAATAAAAAATTCCCGCATAATTCAAAGGATTTACAAAGTGATAAATAAAATAATGGTTTCGTTAAGTTGCAATGGTTCTTTATTTTGTTTTCATTTTGTTATTATATTTGAATAGAATCACTTAATAAATGTAACCCAAATCATAGCGGCCTGAATCTGTAGGTAATAATTATACTAATTCATTGCCAGCTGAATCACATAAAATATAGTCGTTATATGCCTCAAGTACCTTATAAGAATCTGTAATATATTGTTTAGTTTTAATATTTCGCAATACAGCAGTTGGTTGTTTCGTTATACCACGAACTGTTGCAAGTGTTGTTGTTTTACTAATATACACCATATGACCGTATATATACAATTTTCCCATTTTAGTTAATATAATACTTAATTTCATTATAATATTAACTTAACAAATAATAATTTCAAATTTTATAAAATTCACGCCCCACAAAATGGTTTCATAGCTTAAATTTCATATAATAGTAAAGAATTATCTGCTGGTGATTATTTGGCTACTCGCTATGGCTTGCTTTTTGTGGAATAAATTAATCGAAAACTCTGACATCATATCTGCGTCTTCAAGTGCATGGTTTAGAATATGAGAATTGGTTCAGAACTTGCAGGAGATGCCATTAGTTTCCACAACATCTCATGCCTCTTGTATGCTTCCTCTTTTTTGCCTCGCTTAATATGAGCTTCATATGCTGTCTCAAAACTGTAATACTCAAAGCACCAACACGGGGAAAAATCTCCGTTTCTCATGTTCAAATCAGCTAGTTGAAAAACATAGTCTCCGTCTTTTTTATAGCGCTTGTCGCATAGCCTATCCTCTGTTTCGCTGTAAGTCACGTTTAGCCAAGCATCGCTTTCTTTTATTTTTTGATGTAATGTATACCCATATAGGATACTTTTAGTTGTCTCTATTTTGACATATTTTTCTTCAGTAACTCCAAAGTAAATTCCAGATTCCGTTTGAATCAATACTCGCACTTTCTTGAAAAGTTGTCTGTCGCCAAACCATAATTGCCTTTCGTCATCAAAGTCAATCATACCAAATGTCTTTTGTACGGCCTTCCTTTGCAGGAATTTCAGATTCGTCGGAAGCTTAAATCGTGCAGTCTTAATGTCTGACATGGCGAGAATGTTAAAGCAATAGATTCCACTAATAGGATGTATACTAATATTCCAGATTTATGGATACTATAAATGAATAATTATTCAATTTTTAAATATTCTATTTTGTTTCTTATTGCAATTTCATTTCTAAATCCGATAAAACTTTATGCCAATCGAAATATTGCATTTTCCAATCGCTTTTATCAATTTGACCACATAAATACTTTTGTAAGTTAATTATCATGAAGTTGTTATTAACTATATTTCTTGCATCACTGTTTGGTGTGTCAATAAGCGATATTAATTTATATTTGCATTCGGGATTTATTTCCATAATAATTTTATTAAATAATTCGAATTCTTCTGTTGTTACTTTTCCTAAACGAATAAAAAAAATGTCATTATTATTATTTTTTATCTCATCCAATATTCTTTCTCGACGATGTTTATATTTTTCTAAAAACTTAATTAAAATATTTTCATCATATTCATTGGGAACATCATGCACGCTTAGACAGTTTAAAAATGATGTAAATTCTACTTTTGAATTGGATGGAGAACCCTCATAAGGAATTACATTAATACTATTTAAGTTCAAAATATCATCAAGGTTTTTCGAACTTAATATTTTACAGACACTCTTAAAATCATAACTTTTAATTCGATCAAAAAAATATGTTGCCTGGCCATTTTTTTCTTTCAAAAACACATCAATATTAAATTTTACGGCACATGTGTTCCCTAATGATATAAATTTAATTTGTCCCATTATAATTACAATATATTAAATATAATCAAGGGTTGGAAAAATAATATTCTCTTTAGTAATATCATTTTAGTTATGAGTAAAATTTGTATTATCTTGTATAAAATAATACATTTTAGTAATGGATTTAGCACAAGTGCTTGAAATAATGGTTCCATTTGGATAGAGTAAATGGCGGCGCATATGTAAGCATGTGATTATTGAAACTGGACTTTTCTTTCAACACAATATGTTGATTCGTCAAATGGTATATTGAGACGCTAAGTAAATTTTGTATTGTTTTTAACAGTTACAGCCTTTTATTTATATATAATTTTTAGCACAATTTTTATATAAATCACCCATAACAAAATAGTTTCTTCGATTAAAATAAATAAAATCATGTCAGTTCACTGATAGACCAAATAAAAAAATATTGCTACACACCAGCTATCATCCATCAGCCATGTTAGTTACGCAGCGTTCTCCAGTAGCTTGAACGCTTCGTATCTTTTTCGCCATAGCTTATCCACAACGCTGTCACCCTTGCGATTGTAGTCTTCGTAAGATGTTTCTTTGTTGATAGATGCTTCTGGGAAGCTCGCCATATACATCGCCTTTTCTCGCCTAGGCATATCCTTCCAATACTCATCGTACATCGTCTTCAGCTTTTCTTCGTCGCTTTCTCCTTGTGCATGCTCCTGCTTCCATGCAGTGTACGCAGATAGGTTCTCTTCATCAGACAGTTTCTTTCTGTACGCGCGACGCTCATCGTGTGTCATCTGATAGTACCCGATACGCTTTTTTTCCTTATCTTCCCGGTCTGACATCTCCTTGTATCGTAGGTTCTTGACAGCAGAGTATACATCCCACTCTGTCTTGGGTTGCTGTGATCTCCAGTGCTGAAGTGGGAAAGCAGAGATCCTCACTCTCTCTGCCCACCACACAGCGTTGTCGCGCTCCATGTTATCCATCGTTGGTGGTCTCAGACGCATATAGTCGTTCACGAGTTCCATGTATGCATCTTCGGTGGATGCCTCTCGAAGCTTGTCTAGCTGCTCTGCGCTCATAGACGTCTCCAGTTTCAGGTCCTCCGCGATGAGCTTCTTGATCTCTTCAAGTCTAGGGTTTTTAGAAGGGATAGACATGGTGGGTTTGGTTGAGAAAGCGTTGATCAGTAGTAGTTGTATGCTAGAAAGGTCAAATTTTAAGGAGATGTCAGGCAACTATAAATTCAATTTTAATATATATTAAAATCCTCTGCCAAGGATAGAAAAAATCCGCGCATAATTCAAATTAAATTGCAAAGTGATAAATACAAAATGGTTCTATTGAATATAATGGTTCTTTATTTGATTCCACTTTGTAATTATATTTGAATTGAGCCACCTATTAATATAACCCATATGAGCAACGATGATATGGCTAAATATATTACATCGTGGGTCAATCGGCGAAATCGTTTTATATTATTCGGGACAACCATTAACTCGAGCATATTTTAAACATTCTAAATGACCTCCTTCTACAGCATACGCGCAAGTAAGTCCATTCCACGGACAGCCATTTTCATGCGCATATTTTAAACATTCTATATTGCCTCCTACTGCTGCATACGCGCAAGTAAGTTTATCCCACTGACAACCATTTTCATGCGCATATTTTAAACATTCTAAGTGACCATATCCATCTGCATATTGGCATGTAACTTCATCCCATTTATAGCCATTTTCGTGTGCATATTTTAATAGTCGCAAATTTCCATATTTCGCAATTTCTGCAGTATTCAATTTATATGCACCGCGAAATCTCACATTTAGCTTAACTCGATGTATTGATCTTTTATAGTGACGTTCTAATTCATTTTTTAATATATAATCCACATACTCGTTAACCTTATATTCGTTATTATTTGAATTACATGCAACAAAATATTTATTAAATAATTTTTTACTTCCACCAATCAACCACACTAATTCATCAACAGCTTCTTTAGTTGACAATTCTAAATACTCGAGAATAGATATTATCCGAAATAATTTATTTTCGCCTAAACCTTCAAACTTAAAATTATTAGTAAGTATCATCTCAAGAAATTGCTTATGTTCTGTGCTTACAGTTTTTCCAATTGTAAAATCCGATAAATATGGTATACGTTTTTTTGGCCTATTGGTTACATTAATGTTCATTATCGAATATTACAATATAATAAATAAAATAAGTGTTGATAATAAATTATTCAACTTTATAAACTCATCAAATAGAATATCGTAATACTACAAGTAAATTCATGTTACTAAAAATTGATTATAAATTTATTATAATATAATTTTATCTATTCAAATAGTACTATCATGCCAGAAAATACAATTACACTATCTAGAGGGAGAAATAAACACGGGCATCGATCAATCACTGAAAGAAAACGACGCTTTAGATGTCCATCAGTGCCACGAGGTAAAAAAATAAAAATTGGAAATATACAAACTAGTTCAAACATTGGTCGTTGTCTTCCATGTAAGTGCAATATGGCCCCATCTCTTGGCGCGAGGATTGATGATAAAAATTCCGTTAAAAATTATTTGACAAAATGTGCAAAATCCAATTACAATACCAATGAATTATAAGACACATTGTTTTACTTCATGTTATCAAATAAATTCCGTAAATTTCGTATTACGATCAGTTCAATTGAGTGCATAAGTTTCAAAATTTGAATCGTAAATGGAATAGAAACAAATAAATTAATGGATAATACAGAAGTAAATAGCTACATTACCAAAAAGATCGAGCAATGCAAAAAAATACGATGTAACAGATTTTGGTTTAGCAGGCGACATGGACGTTGATTTTATTATGTCACTGCTTAATGAACAAAAATATAAATGCTATGCGTCGCCCTCTTGTATGCTAAAAATTTCGCGCATGACAGAAGCGAATGTACTTGATTTTACCATAATATGATTCCTGTAATTATTATGGTTTCTTCAAGTGATTCTCTTTCTGCTTATTTTTTATTGGTAACCCGACGCGATGGACCGATACTTAAAAATGTATTATTTTGTACAAGCAAACGTGCTGGTCTAGAAACCTTTAGGTTTCCTAATAAAATAATATATTTTTAAGTAACTGTTGATAAATCTGTCATATGTTGATTTTGATCCTAATTTTGTCTTTCCTCATACCAATCTCGCAAATTTTGCCATAAATCGACCAGGTCTCTAGGATTATCTCGATAAAAATCACTATCATTTGCACCTTCGCTTTCTCCATCTGGCATGATTAAAGAAATCCAAAAATCTTTTTGCGTTGCAAATGTCGGACATATTTCAATATCAAGACTTCCCATTTCAGTATAGGCAGCATTAATAATATCTTGTGGGCCTCGCACGATTAGCACAGGCTTCGAGAGGGTACTGACAGATGTTACAACTTTCAAATCATTTGGCGTATCATCATCCTCAAATTCCACATTAATAGCCATACCTTCAGTAATTCCACAATCTGGTTTTTCAATATGTGGATTCACTTTACATTTCGTATATTTGTTATTTAAATACATATTGAAAAATCCATTCTCGTCTACAGAATCACTAACAATTCCATATGGCATTTTTAAGTATAAAATAATTTGACTGATTTATTTCAAAATATGTAACATAAATTATTTTCCATTTTTAAAAAATGGAATTATTTAACGAATGTAAGAGGTTCAAGTTTAGCACAAGCTCTATGAAGTGGGTATGATATTAAATATATTATTTGACTCGTCCATAATTTCTCCTTTACTTAATAATTTCTGTATATAAATCATCAAAACTTTCGCTAATGGTCCAATGTTTATTCCACGACATTTTGAACTGTGAATCAACGATATAATTTTTAAAATATCCTTTTATTTTTCTATTTATTTTTCTACAAATTATGTCATTTGTAAATATTAATTCATTAGATGATCCATTTCCATCTAATGTATATAATTCGTCGTTCTCTACTTTTAATCCTAAAAACAGTGGATCTGAATCATGATTAAAAACATACCAACAATTCATTGTATTAGTTTTGATATCAAATAAACCGACCGTAATATTAAGACCGTCTTTATATTTAATCAATATGAAAGCCTGCATTCCATCTCTGTCATATCGATTTATTCTAATATATTCCTCTGTATAATAACGATCATTCTCAATTAGCGAATAGCATGAATTACTTTCATCAAAATATTTTACTTTGACACTATTGCTAATATTTTCCTTAACAAAATTCATTACACCATTTCCCAAATATTCTAAATATGAATTTTCATCAATTTGTGCTGGAAATTTTCGTGCAGCAGTGTTTTTTAATAATTTTTCGAATATTCTTTCAGATGTTACTCTAGCAAGTTCGCCATTTTGCGTAATGTATATATTATAATCGTAATTTTCTTCCCCATTAAGTGATCCATGTAATGCTATATTAGAAACAATTATATAATTATTTGACACATATCTAATTTTATTTACTTTCAAGGCAATATTATTTTCCATACACAAATCTTCAATTTTGTTTTTAAACCATATTCTTTCTTTTTTATCTATTACAGAATCATCAACTTCACAATTGTCATTGTACACATTTATATTGTTATATTTTTGTATAATTTCATTCAACATGATATTATTAAAACTAATTAACTTTAATAATTACTTGGTATTTTATAAAAAAATCAATTTTATGAGTTTTTACAAATAAATTAATTAGTTAATAAAATTCGCGCATAGTAATATGATTCCATCAAGTAATTATCTTTCTGTTATCACTATTTTGTCAAAAAAGATTGATAATTAAAATACAATACAATTAATAAAATACTTGAATTGCTACAAATATTAATGCAAACATGTTATTGCACCAAACTATCCAGCAGTAAACCATGTGAATGGCTAGAGGCGAAAACATTTGAAGACCTATGCAGTATAGCTGTCAAAAATATGCACCGTATTAATCCGTGTTTTCCGCAACCAGTATCTAGCAACCTACCTAATCCATACAGAGGTACTAAACGCAAAAATTTCAACAGAAATGTATCTATTCCGTTACTCGATAAGATGAATGATTCAGGATTCATTACATATTCTGTACAAAACGGTACTATTATTGGTGTAGATCATCCATTTAAACAAAACAACAGAAATTTAAATTTAGGAAAATGCAGTAATGGAATAAGACATGTGCAGAAAGCAAGTGTATCCGGTATGATTCACAAAGACGAAATGCACAAGATAATTGACTTTTGTAGCAAAAAATCAGAATACCAGAACTTTACAATTTCTATTCACGATGGATCACTTAAGTATTATTCAATTTCAGATCTAGATAATGAGCTAAATCCTGAAAACAATAATTATTTTGTAATATCATCACCGATCCTACAAGATACTAATCATATAAAATATCCAAACAGTAATTATATTAAACTAATGCATAATTTAGAAAGTGAATTAAATGATGCTACAACTAACCAGAAAATCATAGATACTTATAAAAAAATAGATGATGTTAATGGATGCACATGCAATATCGATCGAATAAATTCCGAATTTTCTGCACAGGAATGCAATAAAAAACATTATATGCGATTGGGTGAACAAACCGTGGAACACATTGGGTATGCAAATCACCATTTTTCATCTTACTTAGTAGCCTATGACTTATGGTCATCGATTAAAGACAGTATTAATGAATCGTTATACAACTCGCAAAAAGATAATATGGTTGGTTTTGCAATATCCGATAGTAACTGGGATAGCAATAATCTATGGAAAATGTTGGGAGAATATTACAATATTTCAACCGAAAGCAAACACGATCAATCCAAATTTTCAATAAAATTAGCATATCAGCTAAACGCTGGTGATATAATTAAACATGATACATGTACATCATTTTATTATAACAATATTTCGGCGACTATTCCGCGTGAAGAGCTTGCGCAATACTACAAACATATGCTAAATATCAATCATAATAAACTATTTAAAGTTATTGATGTAAAGGAACGAGAAGGTGGTGATTATTACGGTGGATACTATACGTGTCACGATCTCATATTAGAAAATTTGGATGATCCAGACGATAAACTAGTTTACTATGATGATGTATACATGGAAACATACAATATATGGAATGTTGGACAACGAGATGAAGGAATATATTGCCATGGAGAAAATTATGTGACAATGAACAGTATAGGAATAGCTACCGTTACTGTTCATTGTCAGTAGATTAATTTTATTTATTATCGATTTGCGGTAAAATAATCTTTGTAATAAAAAAATATCTAGTGTAGTTGACGCAGCTTATCTAAAACAATCGGTATTTGCACAGACAGAATAAGATCCTGTTTTTGCATAAGCTCTTTATTAATTTTGGATTGATGCTCGATCTGAATTTGCTTCTCCCTATTACGCTGCTCCTGTAACGAAATGATACTTCCAGATGCACTAGCGGAAGCAGATGCGGCTATTCCAGCGGCTATTGCTGTTGCAATTTCTTGATCACTGCAAGCATATGACTTTTTCTTTCCTCTCAAGCTTCCATCGGGATTGCATGCAAGCTCAACATCGTACTCTGCAGTAATATCAGAAAGAACCGGAATCAATTGGTCAACATTACTGCTTATCTGCAGTGATCTATTTTGTTTAGCCGCTTTGAGTGCTTGATCATCCTCATTATCAATTTTGCATGAATTATATCTAAAACCATAATCATAATCATGAACCGAATAAATTTTATTCTTAACATCACGTAGATTAGTATAAAGTTGCCGCCGCCTCAATAAGTAGGGGCTTACTGCTGGCAAATCCAGGAGTGGCAGCATTGTACCAAGAACTATCGAAGCAGTGTGCTTGTGAACCATAACTGGCCACTTTCCAGAAATGCACTTAATACATATCTTAAATGGTGTTGTAAAATGCATAGGTCCTGCGCAATCATGACAGGTGTAAACTTTTATGTGGCAAAGTTTTTCGTTATTTATGCAAACTTGTAGTCTTCGATCGATAAATGCTTTATTCAATAGATCATCAATCTTGGGAAATCCCTCGATTTCTAGTAGCGCAACGCCGAAAACACAACACGGCGTGCATAAACGAGGTGAAACTCCAGCCGGACGGCCTTTACTACCGTTATCCTTAAGAGGAGACATACACCCACGACAGTTATCACGATAACTACCGCGCTCTGGCTTCGTCATCTCGTGAACGTAATAATTCTTTATTGGAACCATTTTCCTTATTCCATCAGTAGCGAGCAAGGGAACAGCGTCCGCTTTCATACCAGCATCCTCGAGATGCGATAGGTTATAGACCTCATCGGCATCCATTGCGTCTGTTTTTTCTGGAATCATATGTGAACTCATGGTATTGAAAGAAAAAGACGCCTTAATTATGTAGAAAGATAATATATGCTGAAATTAAAGGAACATGCAGATATTATGTAATATCAATTTTTTATTTGTATACATCTTTTGATTTCATTGTATCGAGTCAAAAATAAATATACAATGAAAAATTGATAATGACTACATTTGAATAAAACATTTATATTATATCAAATACATTAACAACACTATGACAATAAGTGAAGATAGATTAAAAATTTTAACAACCATTGCAAATAAGGTATGGAATCGACTATATCAAGTGAGATATAACGAAATGAGACGAACGATATATGGCGAACGAACTGTCGGTTGGCCGTATCCGCATTCCTATCCATCATATTATCCGGATATGGTCGAAACAACGGTATTACGAGAGCCGTCGGAATGGAATTATTTTTCACAAACATTAATGAAAGGAACTTGCGTCAGAAACAGACCATGTAGAAGAAATGGATGGGAAATTTATGTGTCATATGTCGACAATCATCAATTTAATGATAATGACACATTTGCCAAAAAATGGTATCATTTAGTATCGACGGATGCACTTAAAAAGAATAAATATAATTTAGATAAAGAAAAATTAGTTTCTAGAATACAAAAATGTTCTCCAGCAAATGCTTCAACTGCTGAGGAAAATGTATTATCGCAAAGGATTTCACAAGTTAATGAAATGATACAAGAAATAATTGCGGAAAAAGATAAACATAATTTAGAAAAATTACAATCTTTCGAACTTTTGGACAATGGCCAATTTTGGTTGATTTGGGAAGGAGATACGAGAAAAAAACCCACAACAAAATGTGGATGTTGGTGGTAATTAATGTTTTTTTTATCTAGAGTCAAAAAATTCGCGCCCCACAAAATGGCTTCATACTTTTATACATCATATGAGCCGTTACTTGCCGTTAAATATCTCCCATATATAGAACTATTATGTATAATTATTTCAATGGATAATAAAGAAAAACAACAGACTTGTGCATGCATTGAAAAACGTGGGCCACGTGGATATCATGGCAGAGATGGTAAAGATGGCAGAGATGGTAAAAATGGCAGAGATGGTAAAAATGGATTAAGTGCAGACAGCCCTGAAATTACTGATTTAAAAAATGCGTGCAGCACTCTTACTACTGAAATTATGAATTTGAAAAATGCACATGAAAATATTGAAGATAGTATTCAGCGAATGGAACCGCATGTTGCCCAAAATTCTTCTGTTATCGGCCAAATGGCCCCTATTATTCCTGAAATGGCATCAGAAATTTTAACCATGAAGAGTCAGATCTCCGGAATCCACGAAGCTTTCTCATTAGTAGGTGCATTGGTTACAAGGATATCTCGGTTGGAAAGTATCATAGATAACATGAATTAAAATTTAATATATAATTCCAAATTAATATCGGCATTATTGGGTGATTGATTGTGAATTTATCGGGAAGTTTTTTGCCTATCTAATCCAATTTCTAGGATTTTTGAAGGAGAATTATAAATATTATACTCATTACAAATACCCTGAGGCATATTGAGATATATTTAATTTTTCTATTATAAAACTATAGACATGACTTTTAATATTTAGTCCAATATGGATCCTAGAAGATATTCCCTATCCAATTTAATCTCAGAACTTGATATCTGTCCATTTAGTTGTTAATTATAATAGATAGGTGTCATTATGCGGTCGATTGCGACGATAACAAAATAATAATTTGTCAAATAGATTCTTAAAGTGATTCAAGTCCTGTAGGAAACTTTAGGTTCTGACATGTGACGCTTTGTGGTTTCATTTGATGAATTATTATTTTGTTTTATTTGTTATTGGCAGTAAATTAATAATTTAGATTTACTGATTTTCAATTTTTCATAAATTAAAACTGTAATTATAATTTACAATACTGATTATAATTTCAATTCGCAATGGATACATGACGCCAAGTCATAACACACATTATTAACTAAACAATCCTCGCAAAAATATTTGCCTGTATAACTAACACCTCTTTCTTCCATTTTTTCGGTTTTATTATTGCAATCATATTGTCTGTTTGGATTGCAAAAAGCTATATGATTGCATTCATCTTTACTTTCATAACTCTTAATCTCACCTTTCAAATAAGCTGTACTTTTACTAAATGTAGAATCACTGGTTAGTGGATCATCATACGAGTATCCACTGCAATAATCGCCAAGCAATTCTTCACTAAATTTTGATTTAGATAACAAATTATATATTTTAATTCGCTTTTCTCTTTCAAGTGTTTCTTTAATATCGGGACATTGGCATGGATTACTACCATAGTTTTCTTTATAATAGCAATTTCTACAATAGTAAAGTCCAGTCATCACTGCTTTGTTTTCATATTTAAAATCATCATTTGGTTCTATGATATGTAACTTATTATTTTGAATAATCGCTGCTTTGATATATGGATATTTGTCTTCAAAATCTCGATAAGCAGTACCCCCTTGCCAAAAATGTTTATGATTTAAATTATTGCATTCTTGACATTCAATATGATCTGAAAATTCATAATTGTCAGTATTAGGCATAATACCTTTACTGATAAATTTTTCAAGTCGTTTCTTAATTTCCAATATTTTTCTTTGTTTTTCGGCTTCAATTGCTTTTTCTTGTCTTATTTTTAATTCTAAAGCTTGCCTTTCTTGCATTGCCTTGTATTCTAATAAAGATTTTTCCGCTGCTTCTTGTTGTGCCTTTTCCAGTCGCATGTAATTGTTAATTTGCATAGCAGAGGGATGTATAGTGTTAGCTTTATCGATCACTGAACATTTACATCTCATATATTTGCACCATTGAATACATATTTTATGACCAAAACCACATTTTCCTTGTTTAAAAAATCTACATGTAGTACCATTTTTGCAAATCTTTATTGCTGAATTTCTTTCAATAAAATATTTCGGAACTGGATTGGGAATTGGATAGTCGTGGTTAATATCCTTTCTAATACATGAACAATCTAATCTTAAATAATAGTTTATACATTGTCCGCTATTTAAAATATGCTCAGGTATAATTGCTGGATTGATTTGTTCCGCCATTTTATTGGATGATATGTATGTATATTCTCAATGCCATCATGCATATGTAAAATTCAATTTTTATGAAATATAAATAAATTAATTATGGTTCATAATGAACATATTAAACCATGGGTGTTGAGTTTCTGGTAATTGTTTCCCAGTAAATGTATTTATTATTTGTGATAAAACAGAATCACTTTGTTCATCCACAGATTCATATGCTGAAGGTATTTTATTTTCTGCTAAATGTTTTCCTAATTGATTTTCACCAGCAGGTACCATATGCGGATTTATTAGTGCTAAAACTGTACGCAAAATTAGTGAATGATTAATTCCCGGCAGGACCTTTTTAGATCCATGTACATTTTCACTTTCGCTATTGTAATCGGAACCTCCACCATAACATCCCGCGCCTACTGTTAATTGTAAGTAGTGTTTCGGTGGATCAGAATCATAGTAACTATACGAGTTGAGTTTTTCAATGGATGTTTTAATTGTATCGGATGGACTTGATAATATTATTTTGCCTCCCCATGTAATACTTTCCGAACAATCTCCAACTGAAAATTCGTGACTTGTTTCAATAGATGTCCATATTTCAGGATTAAATTCGGTTTCATGAATTCTAAAAATTCTTCTTGTTGTAGGCAAGCTATAAGCTGAATTATTATGACTGTAACCTCCTCCATAGCCACTCAAGTCTTCTTTTAAATAATTATCATGTCCCTTATTTATCCATTTCTTTACAGATTTTGAATCAGATTCAGGTTTTTCAATATAATTGCCATTATCATCATAATTATCACTATCATAGTCATTATTATAGTCATTACCAGACTCATCATCAGAATCTCCTATTTCTTCAATACGTGACATAATTACTTTAGCGATAGGTAACTCATTTTCGGTAAAATAATTCGGTATTTTAATATTATCTACGTCAAGGGGTTCAACCTGCCAATTATCCTTTTCATATTTAGAAATAATTTTCGCAGCAATATTCCATAACGGCTTGGGACATTTCCTAATAAGAGGCCAATTATCTACAGCTGCTTTTCTGAACCAACCTTTTGTAATGGTAGTGCATATACGTATAATTGCATACGTATATGCCTTTTGTTCATCTTTAATGTATTCAGGTAATATGTACCTTTCCAGTGCTAACACCATACCTTCTTCCATGATATCTTGTAATTGTTCTTCTTTAGTTAATTTATCCCACAAACTTTTCAAGCATTTGGCTAGTTCGTGGTCTTCTTTTAGTTTCATATAAAGCGGATGTTCATTAAATTTAACCAATTCATGAATATCATCGTGCTTAATCATTTTTGGTACAAGTAAATTGCCTTCAGTTTCTAAAAAGGCGTCATTAGACATGTTTAAATTAACTTTTTCACCAGGTACGCCTTTAATTCGCTCTATTTCTTTTCGACGATTTAAAATAACATTGTTAAGCTCGCCGGATCTATTTGGTATGACAGATTCCATATATTGATTCAAAATATAGTTGTCATCATCAGTGCTCAGTACTTTGTTAGAATCTCCATTAGTTTTCGTTAAATAACGACGCAGCGTATGCAAATCTTCAATGTGTTTACTAAAGTTATGCGAGTAATAAATGTGACTAGTTTTAATAGCTTCTAGTGATGATGGATTTGCCACGTTTATAGTTACATTTCTCGTAGTCATTTGGATAGTTTTATTTGCTGTTTGACTAGCTATCCAATGTGCTGATTGATCAGTTGATGTTGCAATTTCAATATCGTAATTTCCATCTTTCACTTGTATATGTAATTTATATCTACACTCTTCCTTTCCGTCAATTAATACATGTAACACAGTTAATTTAGAACCAAAATATGTTCCGTTATAATTAGGAGTATAACTATTATAACTATTCCAATAATTATAACTCCCATAACCACTCCCGTAGTTGCCATTAGAATATCTTTCAGACTGCGGTGGTATCAATGCAATTGCACCGTCAATGTCAGTAATTAAGTCATAATCCTTTTTGGTCCAACTTGAAACACTAAATTCGCTGTTTCTATATTTCGGATAATACTCGCGAAAAGCTCTCGATCCGATTAAACATGGAGTAAAGGCTTTAGGATATTTATCTGATTTTTGTCCGGTAACCTTTGCTTGTTCCAATATTTGCTTAATAGTAGTATCTGAATCATGTACCTCATACTTGCAAATGTATATGGGCTTCTCCTGAGGGTTATTCGCTTGATACATTTTAGAAACTAGTTAATTAGAAAGATAATATAATTTGCATAATCAAAAAAATCATATTTCAATTTTTTGAAACTGTATATGTTTAATTTATATTATTAGGACGAGTTACTAAATAAAATACGCGCCCACAAAAACGACTTCATAGTTTGAATTACATATAATGGTTAAGAATTAGATATGGGTTATTATTTGGCTTCTTACTATTGTTTTATGGTTTTGTGATAAATTAAATAAATTCCATAAATTGCTGTGTACCGATAAAATTTATAACTTCATCTAATTTTAATAATTCATCAACTCGTTTTTTAGCAATTTCGCTAGTCAATTGCACTAAAATGCAATATTCTTCTACACCATTTTTTATAAATTTTGTAAACAATTTCAAACCACAAGTGTCATTATTATTAATAGACATCAGATAGTATTTTTTAGCTTCATCAATTTCGTTTTGTTCACTAAGTAATATAGCATAGTTACATATGGTATAAAGTGCACCTTTGTCAATGGCCATTTGGTAATATTTTTTAGCTTCTTCAATTTCTTTTAGATTTATTAATAAGGCGGCATATTTATTCATAGCATAAGTATTTTCTTTGTCAATAGCCATTAAATAATACTTTCTGGCTAGATCTATCTGATTACTTCTTTTAAGTAAATTGGCATACTTGGCCATGGCAGTGTCATCATCTTTATCGATAGCTATTAAATAATATTTTTTTGTATTTAATTTATCACCCGATATTTCAAATTTAATAGCGGCCCATCTGTATAATACGTTTTCTAAATACTCTTCATTGATTATGTTATTTATCAAAATATCGTATATCGAGTTAACAATACTATCACTATAATTTTCGTCAACTGTATGTCGTCCGTCTAATCGTAAAAAGTTAGAGATTTCTGTTAATTTTGTATTGGCCATTGATTTTATTTATCCATATTGTGTTAATTATATGGCCAAAATTTAACATATTCAATTTTATAATGTAAAATAAATTTGCGCATATCAAGATGGTTCACATCAAGTAATTATAATAATATGGTACTGTAAATATTATGACTTCACTTGATTTTGTCCATCTTGCTTATTTATTTATGATGGATTTAATCTCAATAATCAGCTGAATGACCAGTATTGTTATATATGATTGTTAATCGAATATGTAATATGGGCAGTTCAGTGCAAAGTAGACCAAAAATCTAAAGATTCCCTTATAAAATTTGAATATTTCTTATCTAAATATCTTTTTATTAATTCAATTTCGTCATCATATAGCGTGAATGGGATACGAATTCGGCAAAATCCGAATTTACCATATATTCCTTAAGCCAATTATACTTTTGTATCATCACCAATTGATTGAATTAATAAAAAAATTCGTCCATAGTTCAATCATACACTTTACTATATCATTTTTCATTTTATTATTATACTTGAATGATGTTGTTTACCCAAATGTACAGTCGCTTCATGCTATAAATTAATTAGTCATCGATTGATTCATTTGTTGACATTACAACTTGCCTATTCTATAATTTTTATCATGAAGATCTTGTAGTTGGCTTTTAAGGTATGATATAGGTAATCCAAGTTGATCGATAGACACTCTGTATTTTTCAGGCCAAGAAGTTGGATCATCTATCCAAGCACGTTTGATCCATTTATGTGTAGGCAAAATTTCTCTGTTTAGCAATTTCCAAAATTCTACACGCAAGGGGCGATGTTTGGCTATTAGACCTGGTCGATCAGCATCATTGGCTGCTTCGATCAGCTTCATAGGAATATTGAAAGGATAGTTAATCCAATGCCATGCACCATACTCGCGAATATGGACTATAAACCGCTCAGCAAGCCCTTCTGTAAAGACCCTGTCGCGTATCGGATAGTAGAAGTTGCAGTATTTGAAGTCATAGTTATCTTTAATCCAATTAGCAATCGCATTGTCATCGCGACAGAAAGCGTCAACATAGATTTCACACTGTGCAGTATCATAATCCATATTACCTAGGGAATGTATATACTTCAACATATGCAGGTGACCAAATTTACCCATCTCTTCATGCCACAAACGCGACCAGTTGCAACCCCATCGACGAGTCAACTTGTGTTTATTTGGATTAAATTCCCATTTGCGTTCCTCATACTCCTTGCGTCGTTGTTCAATTTCCTCGGGCGTCGAAGTCATATACCATTGTAGCGCCTCTAGATGACCGCCCTTACATACACCCATTATTAGCCAAAACCGTATATAATACATGATTTGGTGATGTACCTTTGTAGCCTTTCCTAGAGCAATACATAACTTCTGGAACACAGGTAACATTCCGCCCAACTCTGCTCCGAGTCGATATGCTGTTTCACTGCGGGCCATTTCAGCAGGAACCCGTTGGTTAGGAAATACATGATCATTGTTGTCTAATCTTTTTATTTCCCAGAATCCCTCCTTGCATTCATCAGCAATAATGTTTACCAACGCATCTTCTGAAAGTTTTTCCAGCGAGGATACGTTACTCATCTTCAGACAATAAGCTTAAATGATAGTAGGTTCTTCTTAATTTATGATAAAATTAATGGCTAATTCAGTTCATTAAGTGTTCAATTTTTTGGTATAATTGATACAAATAATATATAACATATATTATAAAAATGATTAAAGTAGTTTTTATTACTTGTGATAATAAATATGTTCCAAAGGCAATTGTAGCATTAGAGCAATTTTTTAGTTATAATAAAGATTTTAAAAAAGTTATTATTGGAACTGTATTTAATCACGAAATGAAAACATTGTGTGATATATATAATATTAAATTAATTGAAATTGACTTATCAGATGATTTTAAAAATTTGGCTAAAAGACCATATGGCAAAACCTATCCAATTGAATGTTTTTATCATTTTTATGCATATAAAATATTACCCGATTCCGAATACATTGTAGAAATAGAACCGGATATTTATACAAATAAAAAAATCGATGTAGACTATGATTCTATACCATATATAGCTGGAAGTTATACAAAAGGTAATTTGATTAGTACATTTAAGGCAATTATGAATGATTATATTAAAATTAAACAGGTGTATGGAGATGGAGATATCAATCAACCGCGTATTTGTGGAGGAGTCAAAGTTTATAATGTGAATGGATTAAAAAGTATAAATTTTTATGAAAAAATTGTTGAGTACTACAATAAAAGTTGGGAAATGAATGCTCCGAGATGTGGAGATGATAGTTTAATGGTTATGTATCAATTGTTGAATCCAACACATGTGAAATTATTAGAGCCAGAATTTCATGTAATATATTATAAACAAATAACAAATTATAAAAATATTACTTTTTTACATTTTGGTGGACCTACTGAAAAGTATTGGAAAATACAAGATAAAACGAAATTAGAAGATGTTATTCGATATTTTTATGATAATATGATTGAATTTATATATAATAACTTTACGATTGATTTCATTCAACAATATTTGCCAGAAATTTATAAAGTTTAATTATTACCAATTTTACTTTGCATATCATTAATAACAAGCTTCATATCTTCAATAATCTTTTGTTGTTCTTGAACTGCTTTTATTAATGGTATCACAAATTCAGTGTATGCCAATGTATAGTATCCATTTGGTCCTTGTGGTTTGGATATTGCACTAAAATCATATCCAACTTCATTAGCTGATTGCTCTACTTCTTGAGCTATTAAACCCGATTTGACAATGTTGTTGTTTGCGGCGTTGTTCTCTAATGGTGGTAAATTCATTATCTTTCTCATATTTTCATCATCCATATTATAAGTAACTGGTCTGAGTTTTCTAATAAAATCTAATCCTGGTACGTTTTCAGTTATATTTTTCTTGAATCGTGCGTCAGATGGAGCACTGAGAGGAGCATTACATTCGAGTTTATTAACTTGTAAATTCCCAAGTCTGATTTTATTACTTGCGTCAACTTTTGCACCACTCCCAATAGCAGTTGCATTAGTCAAACCATCTATTGAAACATCCGACCCGTTACCGATGCATGTATTATTGGAACCTGTTTTATTAAAGGCTAGTGCAGTTGAGCCATTAGCCGTATTGAAAGAGCCAGTTGTATTACCAACTAATGCAAGAAATCCAGTTGCAGAATTATTGCTTCCGGTTGTATTAGTATTTAATGCTAGGTGCCCATTTGCCATATTATTTTCACCAGTTGTATTACCCAAAAGAGCACTTGATCCAACTGCTGTGTTAGCCGATCCCGTATTATTATATAGTGACGCTATACCAACCGCTGTATTATTGGTTCCTGTTATATTTGAATATAATGCGCCATATCCATTGGCGGTATTTCGTGTTCCAGTTGTATTTGAATATAATGAATTGCCCCCACTTGAAGTATTAGTTGATCCTGTCGTATTTGAAAATAATGCATTACCCCCATTTGCAGAGTTAAATGATCCTGTTGTATTTTGCAATAATGCACCACATCCATTTGCTGTATTGGATTCACCGGTTGTATTTGATAATAATGCTTGGCCGCCAATTGCTGTATTAGTATTACCTGTTGTATTTTCCTGTAATGTACCATTACCTACTGCTACATTATTATTCCCATCCCCATTGGCACCATCGAACATATTATTTTTACCGGAATTCGCACCAATAAAAACACATCCGTTCGTATTTGAAATTTCAATTTGGCCCTTAGATGTAATACGTACTTTCTCAGAATTATTTGTCCTAATACACAATGGATTATCGTCAACTGTTCCAATAAATTGACTATATTGATTAGTATCGCTATTTCCACCAAGATTCCAAGCAGGTTCAGCAAGGCCACCATCAATACCGGCATCACCCTTATCACCCTTATCACCCTTATCACCCTTATCACCCTTATCACCATTATCACCCTTATCACCATTATCACCCTTATCACCCTTATCACCCTTATCACCATTTGTCCCATCTCTACCATTTGTTCCATTTGTCCCATCTCTACCATTTGTTCCATTTTTACCGTTTTTACCATTCATTCCATGGTATCCACGTGGCCCGCGATGACAGTTACCACATTTTGTATCGCATTCTAATTTTTTTGACATATATGATTTATGTATATACTATTAAAATAACGATGGGGGAGGCTTCCCCTAATAAAATTTAAATATTCTCACCTAACTAAATATCATTTTACTAATTTATTTGTGACATAATTATACATTAATGAACTGCGAATTTAAGGCTGTATATTAATTCAGAATCTTATGATTATTGTATCATTGTATTGATAACAATTACGGGAAATCTCAAGCTCCAAAACTATTAAAGTACAGTCTGGTACATGTTCTATAACTTTTATTATGATATCCATCTAGTTAATTACCAAAATTATTATTGTAATTTTGAGCATGTCTCTCCAGTCAGTTAATTATATTATATATCGTATTTATAATGGGAGAAATTAAATTTATATCATTAGGAAGCAGATGTGGTGTTAAATTTAATATTGCTATTTTTTTAAGAAATGGTAATGGTCAACCGACCTATTTTTTTGATTGGCTACGAAGTGATAATTTCGAAAATGTTTGCAAAATATTAAGTTCAAAAAACATTGAAGATATCTTAAATTTAAATAACATTAATGTAATTCCATATGAGGGAGCTCCTTTACATTCTAAAGTAGAATTTACTTCATTATTAAATTGTGCAAGTAGACATGATGTACCGAATGAGTATAATGAAAATATTTTAATCGACTTTTTAGAAAAATACAAACGACGTCATAAAAGAGTAATTGATGAAATAAATAATAATAATAATAATATATATTTTCTCCGTCTAGGAAAAGTAACAATTGAAGAATTCGAATTATTTAATAAAATTATTATGGAAATAAATCCCGAATGCAAATATAAATTAATTTCACTAATCGATACGCCAAACGATGATGCAAGTAACATAATTAATGATAACTTTAGAATAATTAATCTCCAAAAGTATTCATGTAAAAAATTCGATGCAGAATGGAAATTATTGCATTTCGATTGGTATAAAATTTTGTCGAATTTAGAAGCACATTGGTAAAGTGTTGATGATTGGCTAATAACAGCCTACATAGTTCCAGATGAATGGGATTTTAGTTGAGATAGTAATGGATTGATTAATTTTATTTATATGATTGTCAGTCAAATTCGATAAATAAAATATTTTGCCAAAGGAATATGATCTTTAGTCAAACTGATTAATTTGACTAAATAGTTCAATAATATCTTTTTTGCAAGCTTTTGACGAATCGAAAATCATTTCGTGGTTATCAAATTTTATTTTACGATTATTATCCTCAAGTTCAGTACAAAATAGACCCCTTAATTTAGGACCAGCCATGTTAGCACTATATCCCACACAAATTGGTAAGATTTCTAGAAGATTTCCCATTCCACTTTTTCGGTAAATTTGAAATAAATCATGCCCAACTGTATCAATATTTGATGTTGATGCAAGTTTAATTACTTCTCCTCTTTGATATTTGAGTAAAGCAGCATATACAACACTTTTATTAATATATTTCTCATATTTTTCATTTTCAAATGGTTCAATAACTTTATTATATATTCTTGGTCTACCCACAGACTTTTTTTGTCCACTTCCACATTTATAAACCTTTACCCGATGCTCTGAGTCGTCTGATGATTTTCCTTTAACCCTTACAATTTCAGATAAGTTGTCAAAATCACCCGAACAATCGCTTTCATGATCGTCATCTTCAGTTTCTTCACGTTTGCGTTTGTTAATCTTCTCCTTATGTTCTTCAGGTTTGTCAAATTGTTTTTGTTCTTGTTCAATGTTGTCTGAAATTTTGATATGGTTATTCAAAATCATGTCAACTATTTTATCCTTTCCTTCAAAATGTTTTAATATTGCGTACAATTGTCCAACATTATCTACAGCAAATCGTATGCCAGACACTTGGTTATCGGATGTAAAATCGAACGTTGCACTCATTCTAGATTATATGCCTATGAACTGGTTGTTATTGAATGGATAACGAGATAGTTAATTGTAATATTCAACTAATTGCAACATTCAATTTTTCATTACGAAAAATTGAATACCTATATAGCTAAATGGCGGTGTATATTTTTGTTTCAAACATATCAAAGTTCAAAATGAATATTCGTTCAGTAAGGCATTATGACGACGATTCTGACTGTTGCAATAAAAATGGATGGATGATCTTAAGTCTATTATTGGCAGTAGCCGGTATTATATTACTAATATGTGGTTACTTGATATACTTCGCTCCTATTCATAATAAATCTGATAATCAATATGAATCAGTTGAATACTTGATTAACCACATTATTGAACCATATGAATGTCAAACTATGGAACCAATGGATGTAGAATATAATGGTACAATTTCTTGTCCATATGCTATAGAAAACCTCAAAAATATATCAGAATTATATTGCGGTAATGGTTATATGTGTACAGTATCGCACATCCAATGTCAACATGAATATCATCTGTATACTGACAATATTAACAATTTCAAAACATGTTTAACACGATATCCATCACGTATTTCAGGAATTACTGGGGTTACCAGTTATGTTAGTAAAGAATTAACAATTCCTGGTAGTTATGGTAGCAAATATAATATGCACTACGAAGTGTTTTATACTGGAAATCCAACTTTTAAATTTAATACCATATATTCTCCGAAATATAGTGGCTCTAAATCTTCGCGTCGTGTTTACTATTATTTGCAAGATATAGCATATGACTGTCAAACAATCTGTGATACACAATTTAATAACCGCCAATATAAAATAAAAAATGGTATTTGTCATAATTTAAACTACACTCTTGGATTTAGGGATGCAAACAATATTGTTATAACTACTCAAAATTTAATCAGTGCATGTGAAGTTAACGACTATATATGTGTAACTAATTATAATGAAACAGTGTATAGCAATCTTAATAAACAAATATATTATGATGTAACTGATCCACAAAATAGTTTTACATACGAAAAAATACAATTTGGATACAAGTCCGCCATTGCAGCATTTGTTATGGGCGGATTGTTTTGTTTACCAATATGCGTATATTTTTTTAATTTCTTGAAAAAAATGTCGTAAAAATAAGCCTAATAATAAAGTTTAAAAATTAGCATTATACTGTGAATGAACTCATTTTTTTTATATTTTGTGACCTGCTTTTAATACATAATCAGTGCCAACTAATTCGACTCGTGGATCAAATGCATGCCACAAATATACAACATCTGTGGAAAAATTACCTCCATTTGCCTTTTTCCATTCTAACGGCATAGCAAAATAAAGATCTAACGAATTGTAAGTTGATTCGATAATTGTATGGCGTATTTCACCAGCATTTTTGAAAAGATAACCTTGGTCTTCAATATCTTTATATGGTACCAGAACCATTAATTTATCTCCAGTATCTGGTTTGAATGAAAGCATTGCATTCCTTTCTCCAAGTAATTTAATAAATTTTTCCCTTCTATTTGCATCCATCGTTACACTATTATAATTTTTTATCTAAAAAGCCGATTAAGTTATCAATTTTAGGGTATCTATAGGATATCAATTTTAGGGTATCTATAGGATATCAATTTTAGGGTATCTATAGGATATCAATTTTAGGGTATCAATTATAGGATATGTAATAAATTAAACAAATTACTGAACAACTTCCTCTTTTTTAGAATTATATTTGCTGTTGTATTTTTCAATAACTTTATCACATTGTTCTTTAGTTTCTAAATCACATGTCATAATACATCTAAATCCAAAATTAACTTGATCATGATATGGGCTACCAAAATTTTCATTAGACTCTATCATAATAGTATCTCCATATCGATAATAGGATCCATTTCTAAAATCACTATACCTGCACTCGAATAGAGATTTTTTAATATTTAGCGCACTAGCTATTAAATTTCTGGCTCTATCTAATGTATCAACTTTTGGAAAATCTGGATTGTTTTTCCCAAAATAACTAAACCCAAGTACATATTTTTTCGAATATTCTGATGGTTCATCAATAATTTTTACAATATTTCTTATCGGTTTGCTATTATCATGTCGAGATTGTGGTTTCCCATATGTTTTAATATTTTTAAATTCACCAATATAATTCGTCGATTCTTTTTCGGCAGGTTTATATGTTACACATCTTCCACAACCTGTATGGGTTTTGTTTGGTTCCTTAACGCTAACTGAAAGAGGGGGGAAACACGTACTGCAATTTCCGTTCATTATTGTTTATGTTCTAATGACTTATGTTTAATATACAAATTAATATTAATTCATCTTTTTCAAACGTTAAATACAAGTAAATAAAAATTGACTATTTAATATTCATGGCTATTATACCTACACAATATTTACCAACAAATGCAAAACGCTGTCAAGGATTTAATTTTTGACTATAACCTTACTTACTACACGTTTATTAGAAATGATGAAGATTACAATTGTGGCAACACTTTTGAATTTTACAAATTAGAAAATATATGGATGTTTAATAATTTTAACAAGGATGTTGTGGAAATAAAAATACCCGATGGAGTTCCAGTATTTAATATTTCTAAAAAGAAAACATACAGATCATCGTGTGTGTTTCTAGGTAAAAAAATAAAACCACAATCAATTGAATATGCCAATTTACTATTGGATACAAATGGTAATCATGAATACCACAATAATCAACTGGCTCTCCAATCCCTATTTATGATTGGCGGACAGGAAGTTGAAGATAAATTAGTTGAAATATTTGTTTCAGATAAAATTAGCTTTTCTGAATGGACCGACCCAGATGAATCAGAAATATACAAACGTGGATATGTAAAAAGTATAATGGGTAACAAGTATAAACTATATAAATACATATTGGAAAACTATTCTGAATATATTTACGAGACTATGGTTACATGTAAATCGCAAAAACAAACAGAATTTATAATTAATGAATTTATGCCGTTTATAATTAACACAATAAAAAAACCAAACATAGAGAATATTCGTTTAAATTTTAATACAGATAATTTTCTATACGATATTTTTAGCCAGGAACAGGTTTCAAAATTAAAAAATATTTTAATAAAGACTAACAGTGTGGTGTCTGGATCTTATCCATTAAATTATTTGACCGGTAATAATTTTAAGTCTGGTGATGTTGATATATATGTCGACTCAAATAATTCGGATGATCCTATTTGTAAATACATAGAAAGTATCGCTGGTAGTACTTTTGTGCGTCATGATTCATATTGGTATGAGCGTGATAGAATTGTATGTGTGAAAAACATTAATTATAATGATAAAACTATACAAATCATATACCTACAAAATGGTATAGTTCCATCTAATTATATTAATGATAATTTCGATTTTACTTTTTGTAAAGTTATTTACGATGGTGATAAAATATCGACAACTGTAGATGTGGTAGAATTAATGCAACTTACTGGAACCGTTACTGACACAATGTTTTCAGAAAGTACAAGTTTGGATAAAAAATTAGTAGCATTGCAAAGGTCAATTAAATATATGCGACGTGGCTTTACTATTAGTAATCTTAATGAATTTATTTTAAGTATTAGAAGATGATGAGTAAAAAAATCGCCGCTCGTAGAATGGCTTCCCAAAGCTATTACCATTGGTTGGTCCTATAAAACCAATGATTTCACCTTGTGATTCTCATTCTAGTTATTTTTTTTATTGCATTCTAATTATTCTTTTATTGGGCAGCCATCTCTTTAGCGTTATATTTACTATTGTATTTTCCAATAACTTTATCGCATTGTTCTTTCGTTTCTAAATCGCATGTCATGATGCATTTAAATCCATAACTAATTTGATCGTGATATGGATTTCCATAATCATCGTTTGATTCTATCGTAATATTCCCATATTTATAATAATACCCATTTCTAAAATCACTATATCTGCATTCAAATAGTGATTTCTTAATGTTTAAAGCACTAGCTATCAAATTTCTAGCTCTATCTAAAGTATCGACTTCTGGAAAATTCGGATTATCCTTTCCAAAATAACTAAAACCCAATACATATTTGTCTGAATATTGTGACGGATCAGTTATAATTTTTACGACATTTCTCATTCGTTTTTCATATGTTTTAATATTTTTAAATTCGCCAATTGGCTTTGCCTCTTTCTCAATAGGTTTATACGAGTAACATTTTCCGCAACCTGTATGGGTTTTATTTGGCTCTTTAACACTTACTGAAAGTGGTGGAAAACACGTACTGCAATTTCCGTTCATTTCTTTGTATTTATAACTTGTAATTTATACTTTAAACACATATTGATAATAATTCATCTTTTTGATACTATTATTTTTCCATATAAATAAACATAATATAACAAATCATAAAATGGGTGTTCCCTATATAACATTATACCATTTCTTTGGCTTTACAATTAATAAGGAAGACATCAAACAACTATTCAATTTATTAAATACAAATGAAGACGGCAAAGGCAAAAAATACAGTTACCATAAAAACTATTATGGTAGTAGGGAAATTTCGAAAAATATATACGTTTTTAACGCTTGTGGGAAATATTATATTACATTGGGTAAGCCACATGCAACAAACTGTGACAATATTTATGGGGACATCAATGGAACTATTGAACCGACCATTAATTTAGAGGAATTAAAAGGAAAATTTTCTGAAGAAAAACGTAACCTAATAAAATCGATGTTTGTTATTGAAACACTTATATAATTTTGTTTATAAATATAAATTTTGCCCGCTCATAGAATGATTATCGCAAGGCTGTAACTATTGGCTGGTTCGATATTGCCAATGGATTTCGCCTTGTGATTTGCATTCTAGATATTCTTTTATTGGAATCATAAAAGTTATAATATTAAAATAAATAAATAATGTTAACCTACAGAACTTGCTTACGCATTTGTTTGGATTCTGTAAACTGACTTAATTTCCTCCAAGTGTTCCGGAATTACAATTTGGTTAATAGTTTTAAGTTCTTCCTCACTCAAAAGATCCTTATTTCTTTGGATAGACTTTCTGATTATTTCTCTACTTAATTCATTTGTTGCGATACCAAATTGCTCGAGAAATATGTTGATTAGCGTTGTATTTTTAGACGACAATACGTCTGACAGTGCCTGAATTCCTCCCTGTTGGATTCCGGTGTAAACTACATCTAAGCTCCTCAGCGTAGTATTCACTGATAGCATATCAGCTAGATAGCTTGCACCTAGTGATCCAATAAGATTCGGAACTTCTTCAAGATCATTCGTTGACTTTAGAAATCCTATATTCAAAGCCACAAGTGACTTGTTAATTTTAAGTGCATCAGCGATATATTTGGTTCCCTCCATACCAATACCACACGATGCAATCTCAAGTGACTGTAGTTTGCATTCCGGATGACTGAGTAGGTCAGCCAGAAACTGTGCACCAGCATTCTTTAGTCTATTGCAACCAAGTGTCAGCTGTTTGAGGTTTGAACCTAATAACTTTTGCGAAACAACCTCGCAAGTTTTCTCCGTCAATCCATTAGTTGCCAGATACAGATACTCTAATGTTGTATTTGTCATATTGTTCAACAGCATTATTGCACCTTCATCCATCAATCCTGTATTTGTCAGATCCAGAACTTTCAAGTATGTATTATGGTTTAACATATTGACAATTGAAGGAATTCCGATAGCATAGATGGGATTTCTTTTCAACCATAGTTGTCTGACCTGTTTATCGTCGCATAGTGCGTCACAAACTGATGCAACACCTTCAACTGTTAAATTATTTCCGGCAATATACCATGTGGTTAGTGCAGATTTTCCACTTTTGATAAACTTGGCTACTGCTACACCCAATTCGTTTCCGCAAATATTATTACCCAGTAGTAAATGCTTCACCTTTGGATTTTTGAGTAAGCTATCTATTCTTAATGACTCAATCAGAGCGTTAATTCCTACTGGTCCAATCACCTGCTTGCACAAATCCAATCTTTTATCAGTGCATACCGTTCCTTTCTCGAAAACATACTCACATTTGTTATCACCTTCGCTTCTTAAAAAATTATATAGCGGTTGTAGTAGTTCTGGAGCAGAAATATCAACGGGCTCTGCTCTAGGCCGTGTAATGAATTCACTTAAAGGAGCTCGAAGCATTTCATCCCAATTAGTTCTTGGAATATGTTTTTTCCTTTCAGGTATATCAGTAGGAGTACGCACCATCGTCATAAGTTTGGCGATAACCTTTTTGTATTGATTGTATGACAATATCATTTGCTTTTTCGGATATACTTCATCGATGCGGTCCTTGGTTGTATCAAAGATATTCATCACCGATGCCAAATATAAAGCCACATCATAAAATAGTTTACTCTCCTTATATGCGCTATTGTACTTTGGTGCATAAAAAGCCAACTTGGATGGAACACCAACTGATCCATTAGTAGAATATTTTTCATATTCTCCTTTTAATTCATCTCCAATTGCCCTTTTCAAAATATTCCTGAAATTTTCGTTAGTCTTTATTGTATCGAGTTTAATAACATATTCCCACATAGATGCAGTATATCTGCAAATATCAAGAAGCAAATCATAAATTTGTTGATCATTATAAGTTTTTGATAGAACCTCGTATAGTGCTTCAGCATTATTACAATTCAGTTTAATAATAACGTTCTGTTCAGGTTCATCAGCTTGAACAAAATTCTCTAACCATTTAATCAGTTCAGTTACTGGCCAATGTTTGATTGCTCTGGCAAAATGGGATGATGGATGGATATGAACCCGTCTGGTTTCGTTATTGAATCCTTCTGACAGCTTTTGAGATCTCCATGGATTAACTAACGTATCTTCGGTTCCCCATACATGGAAAGATGGTATGTCAATCAAGTCCTTTCGAACATTTACAAGTTCAGGTAAATGCGCCGATGGAAGATCTTCAAGAATACAGCTACGAAACTCTTCCCTAGTATCTCTGCAATAAAATCCTGAGATTACTGTGACAAATTTCAATGATTTAGAAATATTTTCCACATGCTTAACATTTTTTCCTTTCCTATAATCATTAACCAAGCCAGCAATTATTCCGGCAAGGGCTCCACCTTGGGAAAATCCAATGATACCATCATATTGTTCATTCTTAAACAGCGAATCAATGTATATCAACGAATCATCTAAGCCATTGTATAACATCGTCTTTGGATCATCAGATGCATTCCACCAAACTAAACCTTGACCGGCATTTGGAACATTGCTGTACTCATTTCTTTTGATAATATATTTACTTTCACCAGACGGTTCATATGGCTTGGGAGCATTGGGATATGTCAAATCCGCAATATGTGCCAATTTTCTTCCCAAATATCTTTCAGTTTTCTCCTTGAAAGATTGTGCAGTTTGACGGTTGCTGTGTAGTACCAATATTTTCAACTTGTTTTTCACATGCTCTGGGGCTTTCTCTTCAACGATGACTTCTTGCTTCTTCTGTGGACCAGATGATGAAACAGACTTCATCCAATGAGGTAATTTCTTTGATCCCATAAAATCAATTTCCTCAATAGTTGGTACTCTTCCCAGGATAGTATTTCTGTGGGGATATCTTCCGAATTTTTTCAAAATATTCACATGTTCGTCAGCAACCTTAGCTGTTTTAATAAGCCCCGATCTCCACTTATCCACTAAATTATTTTGGTTTGCTAGCTTATATAGTTCAAGTGATACAGTGGCAACAATTTCGGGATCTTCTGAATGCATGAATGCTACATAGCAAAACTTCTTGTAACCAATCGGCATATCCGGTGCGGTTTTCAGCAGCTCCTTAGCTAATGCAATTGCATACTTATCAAAATCGAATGCCTTTGGTGATCCGCGATAAATATGTCTAGAAAATTGATCCAATAACAATATCAATGCCATAGTTCCGTCAGTTGTTTGCATCCATTTTTTCGCAAAGTGATTACCAGTAACACAAAACCATCCATGAGAAAATTCATCGAGAAGATATCCCCACTTGTTCCTAATGTACTCATCAACATTCTCAATAAGTACTCCCTCTGGTGTATGGGCAGTTTTATGCCACCACAATCCATTATTGTATTCATCTCTACTTTTTCCAAACCAAAAAGTTAGTATCGCGTCTTGGATCATTGAAGCTTCTTGAGACATATTGATAGCAGAATTACAGTAATAAGTTGTATGGAAATCTTTAGTTAATAGGATATGTTAGAATAAATAAATATCAATTTTTTAGAAAAAATCGCTAGAATGTGATGGTGTTATTCAGACGATTGAACTAGTTAAACGAAAGCTGTGATAAGGTTGCTAAGCCCATTGTACGAATGGATCTTAGGATTGTACAATGCTGTAGCAATTCTACTAATCTTATTGATGAAAAACCTATCAAGGATAATATTTCGCACATTAAGAAACCTGTTGCGCACACAGGTCAGATATCCAACATAATCCGGTGGCAGTACCTTGCCAAAGCGAACAAGAAGTGTATCAATCTTCGTATTGTTAGCAAAATCAACGAGGTTCGGATTAACACCCTTCTTGAGAAGCAATGTAATTAGTTCGATGTCCTTCCTAGCAATAGCTCGCTTCAAACAATCTACCCTCTCGTTTGGTGTAATATGATCATCAATATTGCAGCCAGCCTTTGTAAGCATCTTAATTTCTGAGTAGCCTCGATGAATCAGGCAATTCTTCATAAGTATATTATTTCTTTGCGCGAGATCAAAGCCCTTCTCGACCAAATATCCGTCGTCTAGGCATCTTGTGAAATCCATTCCAGAAGACCAATGGGAACCAGAGCTGAATGAAACAATCTTATCAATAATGATATTGTTATAATTTAGATCAGGATTGTATGTATCAACAATATGCTTCATAATATCGCGCTTACCAGCATATTGATCTACCACCATACATATAGCGTTAAGCAATAGAATCGTTCGTTGGTCATTATCGAGATCCAGCGCTCCATTCTCTGCAAGGAATGCAAAAAGAGGTTGGTTGCCATTCTTCGCAGCATTCAGTATTCCCTCGTTGTTATTGGAACGGACATTAACCCCAATTCTATGAACGCGCATTATGAACGGCATAATATTGTTACTGTCCCTGTTCAGGAACGAGTAGGAACACAAGCCTCTGAAAAGCTTATCATCGAGTGCGTTGACTGGTGACATATCACATGAACACTTTGCATCAAATGTATTCGACTTCCTAGCATCGCATCCATTTACATGAGTTGCACATAAAATCATTTCCAAAACATCACGATGGTCAACAAACAATGTGGCCAACTTATCACCAGTATATAAACTAGTCACCTTTGCTCCATTCTCGATTGCCCACTTAATTATGTTAACTAGCTCTGTCTTCACTGCATCACATTCATTTGGATCATTTGATCGAGAAAATTGACCGCCAATTGAGCTAACGGCCGTTGCTACAACATATTCAAGAACCATTGGATTCATACCATTCTTGCAGTACCTTTGTTGAAGCAGAATGGTTGTATTGGTCGTACAGTGCTGGGTAGAAAATACAATGACTTCAGTCATCTTCTTGTGCTTCAAACCTCTCTGAAGGAGCATCAGTATCAACTTACCAAAATTGGTCTTGTTCTTGACAGACGCAGAAGGCTTCTGCTTGATCAAATCAGTCAAAGCTGTAGCTGGAATATGAAAACCATTATCAACCATTTCCTGAATGATATTAGGTGATCCGTACTTTAAAGCAGATGTAAACAACCTGCTCCCACATGTATTCTTTGAGTAACTTCCATAGTGCACAGCACAGGAGCTATTACATTCATTTGAGCAAACGTCTGAGATCGAAATACCGTAATTGAACATATCCAAGCAATTATAATACAGGCTCATATCCCAGCACATTTCGGCTAGCGTCTTAGATTGATATGATCCCATATAAGTCGGCACCATTGTGGTTGATGGAATTTGCGAAACATTGAGGACCATCATAAAAATATCAAAGCGATTTGATGATGTACATTGCGAAATGATGGTATATAGGTTCTTCTCGAGGAAATTACTTTCCTTGTTTTCAGGTAATGTCGAATATTCGATAATCTTGAGAACGATATCCATGCGATTATCGCGAATAGCATAACGGAATATGTCAGCACATGACCGGACGAGCAAATTAATGCTCATGATGACTGGTGTGACGATTTCAAAGTAGCGATCATATGACTCATGATGATTTATGCGAGCTGAATAAGCTGTATAATATACCGCATCAAGTAGATCCATGTCCTTGAATTGTTCCGAATTTTGTTGGAAAAAGGAATGGAAATTTGCAACAGGATTCTTGTTCCGAAGCATTGTTGTGACCTGTGTCTTGATGTCTGGAGAAGCCATTTTGGTATGAGTAAGCTTGAATTAGTCGAAACTAAGGATAATATGGTTCTTTTTCAATGGCTTATTCAGATGATCCATGTTTCAATTTTATTAACTATCATATGTATTTCTTAAAAGTTGAAAATAAAACTAAGAGACGTTCTGTTAATTTATAGTTATTAATATTATTTTAAAATGATGGGAAGAATGCCTGGTGACGCGTGGTTAGGTCCAATAATAATAGGATATATGGCATTTCAAGGAATAAAGAAAATAGCATATAGCTGCGGTCCAGCACAAATAGTTGGAATTCCGTTAGCTATTAAAAGTAAAATGCTAGAAAAAAAATTAAAAAAAGAAATGGAACAATTAAATAAAACTTTTATTGAAAATAGACTAAATGGAATTGAAACTGATAATGTATTAAATCAAGACTTGGAACATACCAATTATAAAATTAACGAATGTAATAACAATACTAAAAAACATTTAGTCAGTATGGTTCCCGTCGTCGGTGCATTAGGAGCTTCATATTATTATTAAATTATTTATTTTTTTATTTAACTTGCCAATGCATTTATGAATTTAAATATTAATATATATATATATATGTTATCCAATAAAAAAGAAAAATTAAATATTACCAGTTGTACCATAACAAAAAATAATGGAATCATTACATATTATAGTATAATGTCTTTGGTCAATATAATTGATGAAATCTTAATTTTTGATGATAGTACACAATATAATTATAATACATATATATACGATTTAGCTTCATTGTATGACAATATTAAAATAGTTAAAAAAGACTTTGGGAAGGATCTTGGTAAAAAAAAAAATTATTTATCGGACATTTCAAAAAACAAAATAATAATAAGATGGGATGATGATTTTATTTTATACGATGTTGATTTATTACACATTATTTACAATAATATTAAAAATGATAAATACAACGGCATTATTACATATAATCCAAATATATACACAAATTTATATAATATTAATAAACAAACTCCATATTGCATGGAAATATATATATACAGTAAAGAAATTATATCGTTTAAAGAAGTGAATGGATATAATGATTTTCCAGTAATAACCATTGGGAAAGATAAGTTAAAACTTGATATTATTAAAAAACCATTATTTATACATTTATCTAATTTAAAATCAATTGAACAATTATCATTTAGGACGCTCATGACTCCTTATTTTTGTGATAAAAAATTAAAATATGAAAATATTTATTATTACCAGATGAAATATAAAAATATCGATGTTACAAATTATACCGATGTGATAAATTACAAAAGCAATATGTTAGCACATATTTCATCGGAGAATTCAAAAATTGACAAACTTGATAACATATATAATTATTTAAATAAAGATAAATATGATGAAATAATAAGTAAATTTTCGAATATAAATGATATTTTTAAACCGAATATTATTGGGAACGAATATAATTTAATAAACTATCCAAAAACGTATGCAAACACAAATTTATATTGGTTTGGTAATTTAAATAATGGAAATTTTGGCGATTTATTATCACCTTATTTATTCCACAAGATAACTGGATTTATGCCAACTTTATATGACGCCAAAAATAACAGCGATAAATTACATTATATTACATTAGGATCCATATTGCAACATAGTAATCATAATTCTGTAGTGTGGGGAACTGGCTCTATGCATAAAACAGTTAAAACAAATTGTAAAAATATATTATGCACTAGAGGGCCATTAACACAAAATATTTTATTAAAAAATAAAATAGAATGTCCAAGCATATTTGGAGATCCAGGTTTATTACTCCAAAAATTTTATAGAAAATCTGTTGAAAAAAAATATAAAATTGGCGTTATTCCACATACAATAGATTATAAATATGCCACTGAAACTATTAAAGATCCAAATATACTAATAATTAAATTGTACATTAAATTTGATGATATTGAAAAGGTAATAGATCAAATAAATAGTTGTGAATTATTATTTTCATCATCACTTCATGGAATAATAATACCAAACACATATAATGTTCCAGTTTTGTGGATAGAAAATATAAAATTACAAAACGATAATACAAAATTTGTAGATTATTTTATGTCAGTCCACTCCCAATTTAGTAATTTTATTTATAATGAAAAAAATATAACTGATGTTGCTGAGAAGTTTAAAGTCAATATGAATTTTTCTGATATTAATATAAGTAAATATGATGAATATTTAAATTTATATATCAAGCCTGATTTAATACAACAAAGAATCAAGGATCTTATTTATTCATGTCCATTTATTGAAGATAATTTGCAGGAACTATTATATAATCAATAACAACGTATTTTATAATAATTTTCGCATTCTCCTCCAAATATCTAAATTTTATACAAATTTAGGTATATTAGACTTATACTTTAAACAAAACATTCACTTTAATTAAGATTTCGTAATTCTTCATTTGTTAATTTTTTAATAACATCATAACATTTTTTGTGTATTTCTTCTCTTTTTCTGATGGTACATATATTTGTTGCATTATTATCATCCATAATTCTGCTAACATATCCCAAGTTAGCAACCAATAGGATATTATAGCGAAGTGTTTTATAACAGTAAATTTCATTCCATAATGGTTTGAATTCCCATACTTCATTAAATTTAATTTTAATATATCTTTGAATCAAATCAATATCCATACCGTATCGGTAATCGCTTCTCCATTTTCCATATTTATTAAAAAAATCTCTTTCTACAAATAGTGTTGGCAATCCAAATCTATATTTATATTTCCATTCTGAATTATGACCAAATATATTATTTGGCGTTTTAATAATATGTGGTTCTCTTTCTTTGCATATATTTTCGAGAAGAATATTTTCATCAGTTGAATTTAATATAAAGTGATTAATCCTATATATATTAGAAAATAAAATTTCTATATTTGGATTATTAAAGTAAGCATGTACCATATTTTTATAATGTTGTTTCATACAAACATCATCCGCGTCAAGTAATGTAACAAAAAATCCAGTAGATGCCTCTAATCCAATATTTCTTGCATAATATGCACCTTTATTTTCATTCAATTGAATTAGTTTAACCCTATCGTCTTTATTTTCATATTCTTTAATAATATTTATACAATTATCAGTTGATTTATCATCAACAACTATAATCTCAATATTTTTGTAATCTTGATTTAATAATGAATCTAATGTGACATTTATATAATTTTCCGAATTGAAATTTGCTATTATAACTGATATTTTCCATATTGCTCTCTCAAAATCAATATCTTCCAAATCCCATTTAACTTTTTTACAATGCAATCTTAAATTTCTACTTTCATTCATTGTCAAACTAAGTGATGTAGTATCAGCTATAACAATATTTGGATAAATTGTGTAGCATTCAGTATTGAACATTTCAATAATATGTCTCACTGGACCTGAATCATAAGGAGCGTTTAATTTATCAATCTGATTAATAAGATGTTTAAACGTTGAACAATCATAACCTATTGCAAATGATCCATCTGTGGCAACTGGGGATTTATAAAATTTTTGATTATTTATATTATATATTTTAACGTTATTCCATAAATATTGTGACGCCCCAAGGAATAATAATTTATAACTTGATATTTTATCAAAAAATTGATAAACTTGCTCATTAAGATTTTTATCAAATAGTACGTCATCATCAAAAACCAATATTTTGTTATATTTTTTATCGATAGACATTTCAAAAATTTTTTTCATAGATTTTAAAATACCTAATGCACCAATACTTCTCATCATTTTTTTATTATAACGAATTTCAAGACCGTGTAATCGAGGATCATCCTTTTCCCACTTTAAATAGTCATTATAATATGTAATTAATTCTGCCTGCTCATTTGCCATTACTGCATCACAAAAATCAAATTCGATATTATATTTATTGAAATAGTTAGAAATGTGTTTTCTTTCAATAATTTTATTTTTATCACACAATATAAAAATTTTATCATATAAATAATTCAAAATTGATTTATTATAAAATATAGACTTTACATAATTAAACATATGTACATCATTTGGAATAAATTTATCCATATTTGTATTATTGTTTATAAATTCAACAGACCTTATAAAATCATATTCATGTAAATCATTATTAAATAGTTTTATATTTTGCTTGGAAAAAAGTGTCAAATAATTGTCCACAGCTAATATATTTTTTTGAGGAATGAACAATAAATATTTATTTATTATTTTATTATTATTCTTCCAAAATTCACCGTTATATAATTTAATATCATTTTTCGGATATAACATTTTCCCATAATATTGAAGATAGCAATTATTTAGATATTTGTAATCATAATAAATAGTTGCTGAAAAATAACAGAAAAAGTTACCGTAAGTAAGATATGGATTTATATTAATATATTCATGGTCATAAATTATTACATTTGAAAAATCATATACTTTTTTATATTTTAGATATATAACAGTTTTTAATATATTTTTTGAAAATATTTTGAGAAGTTTATGTGGGTATACCTGACGGGAAAAATTATTCATTACTTTTTCAAAATCTTCATATGTTTCAACTTCGGCAATAATAATTATTTTATCATTTATTGGAGATATTCTTTTATTAAATTCATTATATATTATTTCGCAAATTTGTTCTGCTGAATTCCACTCAAATTTAATATATTCCGTTTTATTTTTATTGTTAGTAATGATCGGAATATTATGTTTTTTAGTTAATTCATCAAATAATGCGTCATCGTCTGATAAATTAATAGCCATAAAACATTGGTTATAAACATTTTGTAATTCATCATCATTATTTGAACAAATAATATATTCAAATTCCGACAGATACTTACAAACACTATTTATTATATCAATATTCAAATATTTATCAAATATAAATATTTTTTTAGATTGGAATAACATATATTATATAACATGATATAATATTATAAAACTATTTACACATTTCTTTTTTTAATAATAATCATTACTATTATATATGAGATTTGAATTTGAAATTACCACTAACAATACCATTATCACGGCAATTCCGGAAAATGATATGGAACTAAATGGAATAAGAGCGGAATACCCGTATAAACAAATTAAACTCGTTGATCGAAAATTAATTATCGATTATGTACCAAAAAATATTATTCATCCTGATATAATTGGATTAATATGCATAACTGCATTTTATCCATTCATTAAATATTCAGCAACAATGCCATTTCCCGTTACACAAAATTTTGCAGATGCATTTAAATTACCTGAAAAATTATTACAACATGATGTAATAGATAGCGTGTATACTAGTACACATCCGATTATAATAACAAATATCGATAATAATCTCGCTAAATATGATGGAAGTTCAGGTATAATCGCATATGGTGGAGGCGCTGATTCTACAGCAGTTGCTTTATTATTACCTGAATATACTCTTGTTAATCAATTAGACAAAGACATACATTTAGACGCATTGATAAAATCAACTTATGAATTAAAAAATGACAAAATATTCAGAAAAACAAACATAAGGTCATTGTTTTCTCCTTATGGATTTTCTGGTTGGACTAACATTTTTTTATTGCCATTATTGATATTGGGAGATAATAATTATAAAAATATCATGTGTGGAGGAGTATTAGAAACTACATTTTTGCAAAATGGAAAAAAATATTTTCCAGCTACTGATCCAAAAAGACTAAATAAATGGAATACTGCGTATAAAGATATTGGTGTTAATATTTTTTCTCCAATCGGCGGATGTTCTGAATTTATGACATCAAAATTAGTAATTGATAATAATATGGCAGATAAAGTTTTATATTGCCAAACGCTTGATGGATATCCATGTCATAAATGTATAAAATGCTTTAGAAAAAATTTATTATTTGAATATTTGGGTGTGTCATATGATAAAAAATATTGGAATAATTATGATACTTTACATATAATAAAAAACTTGCAAAATCCTGATTTAACTCCAGCTTTTACTTATAAACACTGTTTGATGTATAATATTTCATCAAACAAACCTGAAAAAATAATGGTTGGATCTTCAAGTAAACCACAAGAATTCAATCCATTAAACAGAATATATGCAAAAAGTTTTGATTTAATACCGATCGATATGAAAAATGTTATTAAAACAAGATTATTAAATAAATTTGAAGAAATGACTAGTGATGACACCAAATATATTGAATCGTTTGATATAAAAAATGTTTATACAGACGTAAAATGGTCTAATATATCATAATATTCTAACCAAAATTTACTTATATGTGAGTTCGATTAGTAGTTATTTGTTTTAAATAAGTATTATTGGTTACATAATGGTTGATTAATTGCAATAAAATTTTGTTAGATGTGTTTTTTGCTATAAAATATGGTATCAAGCCAATTTTAGTATCATAATAGCAACTGTTTACAGGAGACTCATCTAAAATATCAGATTCGGCATAATAATTTACTAATCTTAGATAATACTTGTTATAATCATTAGCAGAATCCAAGTTATAAATCGCATCATATAAATTTACCAAATATTTGTGTTTGATTCTGGGAAAATTATCACGCTTAAAATCATGGTATATGATTCGTCCAAGAATGAGTCTTTCAATTTTTATATAATTTGCTTCAACATATACAGAATTCCATAATCCATCATCCAATTCTCCCATTAAAAAATTGTCATGAATAACACTATACAAAAACTCTTGATTTGTTGTGAGATCAATATCAATACTTTTGTAATAATTATATATTTCCGGATTTGTTGCCCTTATGAGAAATTTTGGATTTTTATTAAATAAATCATAATATTTCATTTCGTAATCTGGAATAGGTGATTCACTAAAGTTTTCTTCAGTAATTTCTTCATATTTTGAAATGATTTTGTTTCCTTCCTGTTCTTCTTTAACTTTTTTAAAATAATAACCCAAATGATTATGCAATTTGTTTCTGTTTTGCTCCCTAAATGCATCTGGAGACAACATATTTGACCTTAATAAATTTGCAAATGAATAACCGCATGCAAGACCATATTTATGACCAATTAAAAATAAATTTTTATATTCCTCAATAGTTTGGCCATGTAGTTCCTGATCCATAATTGTTAAAGAATAATGTTCCCCATTATATGGTTCTAAAATGGTTAGTCGGCATTTGACATACTTATTTTCTCCAGCATGTTTTATTATACATGTTACTGGAATGTCCAAATATAGTTGTTGTACTTGATTATCTGTAGACATTTTTCTTTGTTGATTATATTGGTTATATTATAATTATTCATTGATTATCCTTTTATCAATTCAATTTTTAATTCATCATATGAATATTTTGGAAATCTTCAGGTTTACTGATAAATAAAATCATATTGCTTATAAGATGGACATGGTCGTTAGAAGTAGACCAATAATTACGAGTGCCTCTAGTATTGATAACCTGTTTGCATACGAAAGTTTACTAATAGGTGAAACTATTGATCCAGATAAAGATGTTTCAACTATTCTTGCACAAATATATAACATAATTGATGCACCGAACATTCCAAAAAAGTATTCGCTAAAATTGTAATATATTGATCCTATCATAGAATTAGAGTATCGCATGTCGTCAAATGCATAGGTAATTCTTGAGTAATTTTTTATTACACTGCTAACTTTTGTTAGCATATGAGAAAATTTAAATTGGAAAATAGCTGAAAATGTTACCATGAAATAAAATGGTAATTTCCCGAGAAAACACAGACAAACGATTGTATCGGGATACATTTTGTGTAAATTTAATTCAATGCAGATATTGCTTTTGCATTAGTTAAAATAGTGGACTATACAGTCAATTGGATATATTCAAACTTTTTCATAATATCAAATAGCGAACCTAATCCGAAGTTTTGATAAAAAATATGCATACCAGAATGGTGGCTCTATGACTTTGTAAGTTCCGCATACCAGAAAGGAGAGCTCTAGACGGATCATAATATGGTTGCGTATTTATTTTATTATGGCTATATCTAGTGATTTTCTTTCTGCTTCATGATTTACAAAAATATACCATAAAGATTAACATATAGAATGACGTAAAGTGGAATCCATTCTATTATTGCCACTTTATTATATGATTTTGCGGTCTAAATAGAGCTGTTAGCGTTTATATGTACAAAATTAAAACTCAGCTATAAAATACAAGCTATAACTATAATTATAATACAAAAACGTTTATGTCATATATAATAATAACATAATTTTACTCATCAAACCTATTTACGTCTATTAAGCGAAGTAAATAAAAATAGTAATAGTATCTAAAAAATTTCATTTTATCAAATCCGCTTAGATCGTGTCTATCGTGAGCAAAATTAATCAAAACCGTTTAATTTAGCCCTATCGTAAATATTAGTTTTTTCATAAATTAAACTATTTTCAGTAATTTTATATTTTACAAAACAACCTAGATTGCAGTTATCGTTAAAATATAGTAGACGTATACTAAATTAAAGTATTTTATACTAAACCTAATTAGCTCTGTAAATGTAAGTTTATATGAAAAATAATTTGTCATGTATCCGTTAGCTCTATGTTTTAGAGTAACATAAATTTTACTCGCAAGACCTATTTACGTCTAAATGAAAATTAACAAATTCTGGTTAGCGTCTCAATAAAAGTACTTTGAGTAAAAAATATGAGGTATCAATTTTACTAATTTTTTACAAAGTGTTTTACTATTTGAGACTCTTAAAAAGTTTTTGATTTTTATTTTTTTCTCCCCCCTTTTTTTGAAAAACTTGATGAGCAATATTAAAAGTAATAAGTAGCTCATTATCACTTAAAAACACTTAATTTATTTGCTGTCATTTTTTAGTTTTTTGAGTTTTTTTAAGTGATAATAATATATATAGTAATATTATAGCAATCTAATAATGGTAGTACATTTGTGTCAAAAATGTAATAAGGAGTTTGATAGAAGATCGAATTATGATAAACATATTAATAAAAAATTTCCATGTAAATCTGAGAAAAATCAAGTATTTGAACAGCAGCAAAAAACAGCAGTCGTAACAGCGGAACAGCATCAAGATAATTTAAGTGATGAAAAAGAAATTCATAAATGCAATTATTGTAATACTCAATTCACACGTAAATATACATTAAATATTCATATAAACGAAAGATGTAAAGTTAAAAAAGCGGATAATGATGCAAAGGAGGATATATTTAAAAAATTATTAGCAGATTTTGAAATGCATAAGAAAGCAATGGAACAATTACAAAAAGAAAACCATGAAATGAAAAAAAAATTAATAGTATTAGAAACAAACTCGGCCGTTACCAACAACATTGATAAGCAGCAAATAATTGATAAACAACAAATAATAAACAACAACAATGTTAAATTAATTGCTTTCGGTAAAGAGGATTTAAGTTACATCACGGATAACATTAGTAAAGAAATCCTTAAGAAGGGATATCAAACTTTGCCATACTTGATTGAATATGCCCATTTTAATGAAGATAAGCCTGAATATCATAACATTTACAAACCCAATATTAAGAGCGATAAGGTTATGGCATATGACGGAGATAATTGGAATTTACATTTTGAGGAAGAGATTATGGATAAACTCAAAGGTTGGGGTTGTCAATATATTGATGAAAAGTTTAAAGATCTTGTTGATAAAAAATTACTAACTGAAGCGGCTATTAAAAAGCTCAGAAGATTTATCGAAAATCGTGACGATGAACCTCAGAAAACTATATTGGATAATGATATTAAATTAATATTATATAATAAAAGAAACATTGTTAAGGCAACAAAGGATAAAATGAAGAAATCTAAATTACTTAATTAAATAGAGAACTTCAATTATAATTAGATTTATGTAATTATTCATTGGCCATATGAATAAAATTTGAATAATAATATGCTAGAGTGCACTAATCAAAATATATTAACAAAATATAATCTAAAAAAACATGAGCTTACCAGAAGGTACATCGACAAAAGCATTTATTATACAATTAAAAAATGATGCGAGCCACGACATTGATGAATTTGTGAAATCTAATGAATCCGAACATTATACATGGAAAGGTAAAATGTGTATTTGCGGTGAAGTAACTGAATTGCATACAAATGTGGAAGATTATCAAACTGCTATGGTCGATTTTGACAAACATCTTAAAACAGATTTGGAGTGGATATATGAATTTGAGTCGGATGTCCATCAATATGATTATCACGGCGACAAATTATATCTTAATAACTATGTTTTTTCTCTGAAGGATGACAAGGAAAATATTTACATGTTCGAAACTACTTATAAGCCATACCAGTATTTTTATGGAAAATGGCACAGAGTTGTTGATGATATTTATACACGGTATACTAAAATACCAGTATCCGAAATAAGTAAATTAGAAATGTACTTATCTCCAAATGTTGATCATGAATATTATAATTCAGATAATTATTCAGAAGAATACACTAATGCTGAAATTGATGAAAATCCATATCATGACAGCTATGATCGTGAAGATGAAGATCATGATGTAGATTGCAAAAAATATGCGCAATTTAAACCAATTGATTTTGAGTATACAGGACTGGATATATTGGAGTCATGTTATACAAAATTAGGTCCGAAAACTAAATTATCCAGAGAAACATTTTCAAATGATTTAGCTCTATGTGAGCCATTTGAAAGAGTTCAAGTTATTTTGGGATTTATCCCTTGTATGATGACGAATAGTGGAAAGTAATTTTTTTTTTATATATAGTCGTAAAATGAAGGAAGCTAAGTTATTAAACTAAATCTATATCATCGCCATCTTCATCAATTTCAAATACATACTTGTTATCTTTACCCGGTTTATTTCGTTTAATAAATTCTACAATATTAAGAGCAATAAGGTCATGGCATATGATCAGAACAACTGAAGTTGTTTAGACCCGCTTCGCTTGTGGAGATAACTGGAATTTGCATTTTGAGGAAGACATTATGGATAAATTTAAGGGATGGGGGATGCCAATATATTGATGAAAAGGTTAAAGATCTTGTTGATAAAAAATTAATTAATGAAGCGGCTATTAAAAACCTCAAGAGGTTTATAGAAAATCGTGACGATGAACCTCAGAAAACTATATTGGATAATGATATTAAATTAATATTATATAATAAAAGAAACATTGTTAAGGCAACAAAGGATAAAATGAAGAAATCTAAATTACTTAATTAAACTTTTCTTGGAAAAAATGTTGTGAGTAGTTTTTTAGACATGATTGATTCGGACGTATTTTTTGCATTATTTTGTATAATTTTATATTAAAATGTTATATATGACCTATTTCTTATTTATTTCATCTTTAAGTTGACTTTTATATTTTCTCAAACCATTGATTTTTGCTGTATAGACATTCATTATTGTTACTATGTCTTTTGTTAGTTCTTCTGTTGGCGTTTCCTCTTCTTTTTTATTTATTATTATTATTTTTCCTTTCGAATATTTAGTTATTAAATTTTCCACAAATTCATAACCAAAACGTGCCAACCTGTCTTTGTAAGCTACTACAAGTTCTTCTACTTTTCCTGCTATTGCTTTTTCGATTATTTCATTCAATCCATTCCTATTGAAATTTAGTCCCGAACCTATATCACTTATTATTCGATGAGTTGGAAATTTATCTTTCATATATGCAATTTGACGTTTTAAATCTTCTTTTTGGTTATTTGACGATACTCGGCAATATGCTATCTTTTCTTGTTCTCCCCCTTTTATTCCTTTTTCACGTAAATACTTATCCAAATTATATAATGTATTTTCACCTACTTTTATTGAATCAATTTCATTACGTTCAGCCATTTTGTATAATGTTTGATAACTTATTTTTAGTGATTCAAGGACTACTTTACGTTTGACATATTCCATTTATAAATTATAATATATGTATTTATTTAAGCATTTTTGTATGATTTTGTTATTTATATATGATTATACTATTAACACTTAAAAAGATAACTTTACATATTCTTTATAAGCATGACTGAAGTGCAGTTATGTGAATGGTTTGATGATAAAGTAAAAGCTATTCAGAAACTTATTCCTTATCCAGAAAGTTACAAGAAAGTAAATATAATTAAAACATATAAAAATATAGTTACTGATTTGCATTTTAATAAATTAAAAATTAATAGGTTTAATATTGAACAACATCCAATTGATATAAACAAAACTCTTGAGCGATCTTATAAATATGAAATTAGATTTAATAGTAACCAAAAAGTAAAACTAAAAAAATATTTTGAAGAATGTGTTAAAGTTTACAATTTATGTGTAGATATATGGACTGATTACAAAAATATGACAGATTGTTGGGAACTATTAAAGGATATTATTTATGATCATCTTTATAGATTTAATAATGGATCTAAAACATATGATGAAATTAAAATATCTATAATTAATGAATTAAAGAAAAAAGCAAATGATTTTAAATTAGAACAAGAAAAGTATCGGGAAGAAATTAATAAACAAAAAGCTATGATTAATGAAAATCATAAAAAAGAATTAGAACTACATAAAAAGCTTGTTAAAGAAGCAAAAAATAACACAATAAAGACTAAAATACCCAAACCAAAGAAATGCAAAATTAATATTGTTAAAAAAGAAAAAGTTAGAAGGAATCGTAGAGAAAACATTAAAAAACCAGCGCCAGATGAAACTTTAAAAGGAGTCATTAAAGAATTTTGCAGTAATTTAAAAGCGAATAGGACAAAAGTTAATGAAAAAACAATTGATAACTTTGAAATGAAATATTTAAATATCAAAAATAAGCAAACAATTTTAGTTAGTAACAGAAATATGAGTATAGATGGACTATTTATACAAGAGTTAGGTAAAACTAATTGTTATAATTATCGTAAAATTTATAAAAAATATGTAACAGATAAAAGTAAAATAGGATTTGAAAAAGAATGTAAATTAAAATATGATAAAATATTAAATAAATATTATTTGTATATTTCTCAAGAAATATCACCAAAAAAGATTGAACATGAACGTGAACAAATAGTTGGCGTAGATCCGGGTGAGAAAACATTTCTATCATTTTATTCTGGTAATAAATATGGTAAAATTGGCGATAATATGCGGATTAAAATATTAAAATTACATAAGCAGATCAAATATTTTACATCAATTCTTGATAAAGGAATAAATAAAGAAGGTAAAAAACTAAAAAATAAAAATCATTTGAGGAAGAAAATATATAAACTTAGCCAAAAAATAAATGGTTATGTTAATGAAGTTCATAAAAAGGCAGCTAAATATTTATGCGAGAATTATGAAAATATATTGCTTCCAGAATTTGAAACAAAATCAATGTTAAGTAAAAAGAAACGATTGGAAGCTTATGACAGAATCAGGTTAATTAAAGATAAATCAGAAGCTAAAAAAGAGTTAAGGGCTTTAACAAAAAAAGTTTCATTAAGTAAAAATGTAAAATATGTATTATCGAGACAAAGTCATTATAAATTTAAGCAATATATTAAAGCAAAAGCAGAAGAATATGAAGTAAAAATATATGACGTAGATGAAAAATTTACATCCCAATCCTGTACAAAATGCGGAGCTCTAAGCAAAGTATATGAAAATCGTGAAAAAGAATGTATACAATGCAAGTACAAAATAAATCGAGATACAGGAGGTTCATTAAACATAGTCCTAAAGAGTTTAAAAGAACTAATAAAGTCCGATTAACAATCGGCAAAAATCCCGTGTAGAACCCCCAACTACACACCTAAAAAAGAGGTGTAAAAATGAGTAATAATTTGATACAAAATTATACATTTTTATATCTTATAATAGGGGGGACGTATTTTTATTAATGGTTGGAATAATTTCACTAAGTGATCCTATTTCTAAACCCATTTTACTTTGAATTTGTAAAGCCCCATACATAAGCTCAACATCGTATGGATCTGAGAAATTAGTAAAATATTTTGCAACTTCAATAAGTTGGCATTGAGTCATATATTTTCCTACTTCAATGTGCTCTAATTTTGCTCTAACCTGCTTTACATTTCCAATGTTTTCATGTATAATAGTTATTAAATTTTCCAAATCATATTTGACTACAATTATATTTGTTTCTGCTGTCAAATATAATTGCATAACGCCATTTTTTTTGGAAATATCAATAACTTTTAATTTTTTAATTAAGTGGTTGTATTTATATTTTTTTTGTAATCCATGAATGAAGTCTACGCTGTTAATAACCTCACCAAAATCAATCCACACTTCCAATTTAAATACATTGTCCATTTTATTATGTTTTTGATATATTTTAATTATGTTACTGATGACTTGTTATATTAATTTCAAATTTTGTAAAATATAAAGTTGAATTATTAAATACCATATTACCATAATAACTAAAATTATAATATAACTAATCTACGAAAATGGCTTTAGCTAATCTTAATCCATCTGATCTTGAAGCGCAAGTCAGGCACCACCAATCCGAACTTGCTAAATATCAAGCCGAGTTAGAATTAAGGAAAAAGAAACTCGACGAAATAAATAATAATGCTAAAACAATGGTATTCATTCGCTTATTACCATATACCGGTTTTGAAAAAATATTAAACGGTGAACTACTAAACAAGGACTGGAAACATAATGGTTACATAAAAATAAATTCGAAAAAAGGTAGTACACGATCTGTAATGGTTAATTATATAAATAATAATACATCGTGGGATGTTATCGATACACTTAATAGATCGGATTTGCATATATGTGCTGAATACTCGAGATCCAAAACCTTTGACGAATACCATAGTAAACACGAGTCTGTAAGTATGTATACACATTTGAAAAATAAGTATGGTAAACCCAAAACGGATGAGCTATGGGAATATTTGCGTTGCACTAGGAGAGGAGATCAACGAGCATGCTGGACATGTGGAGATGATTTACGTATTCAAATGGGATACATAAATGTTTGTTGTCTACATAAGACTAACCGTCCATGCTTTGATGAACTTAAGAAAATTGCTGCAACAAATTTTAAAATGCGATTACCTATACCAACTAATAAATGCGAATGTTCTGAAGCGGGGAAATATTATAAATAAATTGCTATAATTTGTGATTTTCATACCTTTTACGTATTCCATAATTCTTATCAGTAAAGCAAATATTACCTACATAGTCTACATAATAATACTTGCAAGTTGTTACAAAATTTTGATTTATCGGTTGTTCCTCTTTGATTAAACTACTACGTATTCCGTGGATTGCAATGAACAATAAACCGTTAAAAACACCTGCATATGGGGTCATGACCATTCCAGTCATAATGGTCATTAAAATAGATGTTCCATATATTCTGAAACGATTTTTTCTATTTTGTATAATAGCATCAACAAATTTTTGTTGTTTATCATTCATTTGACTTTTTAAAATATCAGGTTGTTTGAAATAATAACCAAAGTTAATTGATTCCTTTTTAAAACTTGGTGAAAGGATATTAAGTATCGATGGTTCAGAAAACAACAAATTATCTCCTTTGACGGATACCTTTTTCCCTATATAATTTTTGTATTCATCATAATGGTTTTCATGTAGATAATAAATTATTTGTTTAGTATTATTGTATGCAACTAACCTATGCCACGTAAAACAAACTGCTGCATATGGCGCAATCGCTGAAAATTTTGTGATTGCTGCAATTGTTGGATAAAATACTAATCCCAAATTTCCGCCAATCTTTTCGGTTTTTATTGTAATTGCGGTACTTTTTAACTTATCAATGATTGGTACAGATATGGGCTTTACTTTTAGTTTTGCGATTGAAGTATTTAGTTTTGTAAGCAGTGAAGTCATTTTGAAATTGATAATTTAATAATAATATATGATAACAAGCAACTATTCGTTTATTCAATTTTTACTAATAAATTATGTAGAGTTATGAATATAATATGTTTCAATTTGAAAATTTAACTTTAATATTAAATATTATGAAAAATATGCCTGGTGTTTACAATATTCATATTAATATAAAAATAAACGATATTATAAATCTAAAGAATGAAGAATCCTATTGGTGTATTTGGGAAAGACCGGTTTGTAATATTGCTGATATTCCAAGAATGAATAAATTACTCCCATCATTAAAAGGTAATGTTGATATTAACTCAGTTAATTTTACCAAAAATATGGAAACTATAGAAAATTTGTTAAATGTAATTGATGATATTAAAAAATTAAAAATAATGGCAAACAATAATTTGAATTGCGAAATTATAATAAATAAATACTCTTTAGATGACAAACACGAATATATTTTTAGTTCGATTAATGGTTCGAAATTTGACATTACATATTCATCAGAAATGAAACCTGACGAATTATCTTGTCTAATTAAAAAATGTAATGGTATTATATTATTTAATGACGAACCAAAATTAGTTGTTAAAGATCATTCTTCATGCACGATACAATGATCCCGTCCATATTATGATTGAATCAGAATATGAAAAATTGAATATTTACATAGGTTGATGCATCTATATTATGTTTGGTATACAATTAATTGATTTCATAACCGTTTTAGATACATCATGGGTAAGCAAAATCCTATTTTGAAGTATGCGTCCAACTGCATGAGTTTAGTACTGAGTTTTCCAAAGAAATTTTACAGTTTGGAAAAACCCATCTTTAAGAAACAACGCGTATCCAAGCAACGTACATCCAAGAAAAAGGCAAAGGTCGAGAGCAACGACGATAACATATCTGATGATTACGAGAGAATGAAATCCAGATATGAAAATAACCTGAACGCTGTGCTTGATACATTAGATTATGATGGTAAAAAGGATGAATCTTTTCGGCTAAGATTAATATCCGTTTTTGAGAATAATCTTGTTGAAAAGGATTGGATTAGAGGTATAAATAAAGTTACCAATTCACTTAATAGTAATTTTAGTAGAACCAGAATTATTATATCGTCGTATAAAGATCTTAATGACATCGAATCCTATGTCATTGATGGTTTTTGCCGGAGTGTTGGCCAAAATTCCAAATTACTACCACAAGGTCAATATGCAATATCTCAATTTATCCAATATATTTATGCTATTGCATTACATAATTACCATAAAAATCAAACGTTGGATGGTTTGAAAAGCTCACTGAAATATTTCAAATTATATATGAATCTTATTACAGTAAGCAATTTGGAAAACACATCAAGAATCGTCGAGCTCCTTCAATGGTTTTTAGTAAAAGCAAATATTGATAGTGAGCCAGTTGTGGATTATATGAATCATATTATTCAATTGGGATATGTTTTGAGATATAAATCAAATGCATCAGACTATTACGAAAAGTATAAATATGCTAGCTATAAGGATAATGATTGTCTTTATGCATTCTGCATGAACTCAACCATGTATGATAACCTCATGAATAAGAATGAGTTAAATGATTTAGATATTCCAGTAATTGTTAGAAAAAATGAGATGCGAAATGGTAACATTCTCCAAGAAATTTTGTCCAATCAACTACGCGAAATCGTTTAAGTAATTTTTGTAATCTTCTTTCAATATTTGATCCATATCGCATATTTTGTCATGTCTCTCAGTAATTATTTTTTTTATATCAACCGGATTTTGATTGCATAATGCACAAATATTGTATTTATCCTCCGTTTTATATCCCAAAGATAATTTATAAAATTCGCCATGATTATCACATATGTATTTGTTACAGCTGGTACATAATTCAGTAGATGTAACAGTCAAACATGATTCACATTTGCCCTTACAATCATTACAGTAATACGCGGGAACATGTACTATATTTTCACCACCATAATAATTAGTCCAACCTAATCTTTTTTGTTTCTCAGTATACGAATCTGGCTGTGCAAAATGAATTTTATCCATTGTACAATAATGAGCTTTTATATCTTTTTGACATATTTCACATTTATAATCTCCCCATCTTGGCGAATACCTTTTCATAAATTCAGATTTAAAGTAATCGATTTTAAGGACAATATTTTCGTTAATATCGGGTCTCTTCCTAAAACAACAGCCTTGTGACTCATAATTGTAATTTACAACATAATCCGACAAACATAACTTGCAATATTCACTCATTTTGGATGTTAATATTATTAATAATTAATGGACTATGGACATATATTATTCATCTTTTTTCTAAAATAATATATATATATATGAATTATATTTTTATAATTTTAATAGTAATTGCAATATTTATAGTTTTTACGAGTGGTAAAGATAGTAAAGAACATATGGATAACACAAACGAGGCTGTGCAGAATATTGCATCAATATATAATAAAGAGAAAATGGATATTAGTAACTTAACTGTATCTCGAAATTTATCAGTATCTCAAAATTTATCAGTATCTGGTACATTTAATCTTTTACCAAAAGGCGTAATTGTTGCATGGAATGGGACTGATGCACCACAAGGTTGGGCATTATGTGATGGCGGTAATGGAACACCCGATTTGAGAGGAAGATTTATAAGAATGTTTAATGATGGAGTTAATGCACAGTCAGCCTTTGGTGATGCCAATGTATACAAAACTGGACTCAAATCAAGTTTATTTGATTCACAGTATGTTGGGGCAGCACGCGGTACCAAGGAATCATGGATTGCAAAATTCAAACACGGGGATTTTGGAGGAACCGATCACATGGTATTATCACAAGGTGAAATGCCAATACATACACATGGAGTATGTCTTCCTAAAGGTGATAAAAATTGGGACGGTGGTGGCGGTAATACCATGTGGGGTGGTGATCGATGCAACGGAAAAATTCAGTCAGATCCAGCAGGTAGTGGTTGGGGTCATAACAATATGCCACCATTTTATACTTTGGCTTATATAATGAAATTGTAATGACTAAAAAATTGAGAATTAAATTCAAAGGTCTCTATATAACGTAATATTAAGTATCAACCTAAAAACAATCAATCATGTTTTCAAAATTCATTATTGATTATAAAACAAACGTTTTTGAAGAATTGTCCAAGTCGACAAAATTCGAAGATATAACAAATGGTAGACAAGGAGCCATTTTAATTGATGTTAAAAATTGTTTAACACCAATAGTTAGGACAACCACTATTTATAATAAACCTTCACAAACTTTCAACCCGATCCATTATGAGATTGTTGAAAAAATCAGAGCAGCTACAAACATGAAGGATTTAAACTTTAATAATGCGCTGATCGAAATATATGATTCCAAATATACCACAATGGGATTTCATTCGGACCAAGCACAAGATTTAGATGAAAATTCATTCATATGCTTGTTTTCTGTCTATGATAATGCTTCCAATATTTGCGATTCCGATATTAGAAAATTAGTTATAAAAAATAAACAAACAAACGAATCATCTGAGGTTGTACTTGACCATAACTCGATAGTATTATTTTCACTCAAAACAAATAGTGAATATATGCATAAAATTATTTTAGAAAGTAATAAATCAAATAATAAATGGTTGGGCATTACATTTAGATTGTCAAAAACATTTATCAAATTCATTAACGAAATTCCATATTTTACTAACGGTAAAGAATTGGTGTTAGCAGATGAAAACGAGAAAAAAGAATTTTATAAGTTTAGAGGTCAGGAAAATAAATTAATAGACTACAAGTATCCAGAATTGTATTACACAATTAGTAAGAGTGATATGCTTCCTACTCAAACAAGTGGACTGGTGTAATCACCATCATTCATACTGCAATAAATGCTGCCATAGTTAACTATCTCCGTTGTTTTATTTTCCTTCAAATATAATTCTCTAATTTTGACAATATCATCTTTAGTTATTTCCTCAAGTTTGGTTAAAGTGCCATTTTCGTCAATATATGTTTGCCCATCTTTGAAAACTGCTTTTGTTTTTGAGCATCTAACAACGTAACCCAATCTGACTGGAATTTTATCAACAGACACAATTGATGGTTTGATTTCATGTGTATACAATCTGTTAGTGCTGAGTGGTATCATGAATGCCGAATTTGGATAAAGAGTAACAGTGAATTCTTTAACCAATGAATCATCATTCACCTCCTTTTTAAGAACAAAATGTAGTTTGGTAAGCACAGATATATCACTATGACACTTGTCAAAAGAATCATTAGAAGAACTCGCTAGATGTACTTTGTCGTCAAATTTGTAAAAAGTACAAAATGCCATGACAGCATCTGCAGGCATATCTTTTGTTTTATCAGAATGTGCACTAATTTTGGCTTTCTTTTCGACAGTATCATTATTAACTTTGTATTTACTATTTTCGTATATTTGGGCCAATACGTGATTCATTTCGGTAGGTTTCTCGAAGAAATGCTTACTAATATCATTTACTCTTCCAACAACATCGTTATCGGAAGTGCGAAAGTTTTCAGTAGGTCCATTAAGGTTGGTTGAACATCTCAATAGGTTAAATCCCAATCCGTCTTCCCTTTCATGAACTTTAGTTAAGTAAATACCTTTTCTAAAAGCATTGGATGCCTTATTGGATTCCGTCAGTGTTTGAAATTTATGTTCGGTGCTGATTGAGTCAAAATAATTTTTATCTGGAAAAAACTTGCGGAAATATAATCCGACATTATGAACGTTTATTGGCATTTCTCCAATACTGACAAAATTTATGGATGGTATGGTTTCATAATTAAATGAAAAATCTTTCAAAACTAAAACCATAGCATCCTTTGGTAAATCTGTTTTCCAAATTTTTTCAATATCGCCGCACAAATAAACAAGAGTATTTGGAGGAATATTGTCGAGATTTGTAAGTACTGTACCACAAAAGTTATTTTTGATAAATTCGAGTTCTTTAATTTGTGATGGAGTAAGATCAGCAGTTTTTTCATCTACACAAATAAGAACATTTTTACGTGTCAAAAGTTTGTTTTCAGTCATTTTGGTTATGATATATTATATAATATGGTATATGATATGTCATTTCAGCTATTGAATAAATCAATTTTTCTACTTTAATATACTTTTGTTTTTTTAGAATCGCCCGCATCCCACCATGTTTTTTGATTCTCTGTTTTTCCACCTTGATATGGCATTATAAATTCGATATCGTCCAATTTTTTACTATTAATTTTTTTTATTAAATTATTCAATTCTGAATTCGCCTGTGTTCTTATTTGAGAATAAATTGTTTTTCTATTTGAAATAGATATTACCGGAACACTGCTGTACCCTGGTTGTGGAGGACTTCTGTCTTTTTTATGGTATTTGACAATATTTTGTCGCTTGTCCATTAAATATTTATTTATATAAAGTTACTATTTAGGTATATTTATTAAATTTATTATATTCAATTTTATAAGCAAATTATTTTAGTTTTATATTCATTTCAATAATTATGTTATTAATAATAGATAAAAACTCTTGCATACTTTTTGTTTTTTCTTTAAAGTATCTTGCATATGGCATCAATTCTTCTTGACTATATGTTAGTCGTATGTCATCTTGTGTAAATACTATTTGTTTCCCAACTTTTATTTTGTCATCATATATGGAATTATTATCAAGAATCCCTATAAGATTTTTTCCGTTTTCAGAAATTTTTTTAACAATAACCCACAACCATTCAATCATTATCTTCTTACTTTTTTTATCAACCACTTCCATCCTTATTTGTGCATTTTTTCCTATAAAAAATTTAATTGGTTTTGACATAATATTTCTCTTTATTAGTTTCCAATCTTTATCCTTTAATTCTTTTTCCCTGCTGAAGGTTTCAATATTTGTTTTCTCAAAATTATTAATATTTGATTTAGCAGTGTTTTTTTTAACTGATGTTTTCTTCATTGATATTAAACTAGATAATTTTTACAAGTGCAAATAGATGGTAAATATTGGATATTAACAAAATGGATAAATAAATTAATGATCGCAATAAAAATTGATAAAGTTAGTGTTTGTATACTCTTATAATTTTTGGTAATAGTATCACAATTACAGACTTTCCTGTATTAGAGCTTCCAACATGTCTGCGAGTTTCATGGCACGATTTCGTCAAAGGTCTGCCCAGCCCCAATCGTCTGAGGATGCTCGTTTGGAGCTGGCACTAGAGCTGACGCAAAGCGACGACGAGGAAGTGGACGTCGTTGATGTTTCAGATGACGACAGCATTGGGTCTTCAGGCGTAAGTCGCAACGACATCAGGCGCGCCAGAGAATACCGCGAGGAGATGTATGCTGCGGACCAAGCAGTGTGGGATGCGCACACTAAGAAGATCGAGGCATTGGCACAGCAAACCTGCCAATACGATGGTTGCTCATGGAGAGGCGGAGTGAAGGGTAGCACTATCACAGCTAAGCAGCATATGAGCTCTTGTGCATTCAGAACAACAACCTGCTTGTATCATTCGGCAGGTTGTGATGTGATGATTCGCCATTCCGACAGAGCTGCTCACAATTCTCATTATGAAGTGTGTGCATTCAAGGCTGCATATACTTCAGACATTGAGTGAAGACAGTAGCACTTGGCTAATAATTTATTTATCAATCACGTCATATGAAAAATTGAATGGAACTTTAACTGGTCGTTATTATTTTATTACATCATTAAAATAAATGGCCAATTCGGAAAAGGATTTTACAGAATTACTCACGCGGTTTACCGATGATGATTCGTGCTCGTATGATAAAAATCAAATTAGATTAAACATAAATGATATGACGCTAAATCAAATAGTTGGAGAAATTAGGCAAATACATAATATATTAGATTTAAATAATGTGTATGGCATTAAAAAGTTTTGGTATCAAGAACATATTGATGATATTGAAAATACAGTCGTTAATAAACCACTAATGGAACAATGGGATAGATGTAGATATATTCCTCAAAGTATATTACATAATAATTATTGCAATAATGTTTTTGTAGCAATAGAGCTTCTCAAAGAAATGCGCATCAATGTTGACATTTTGCGGAGCTATATGACTGAGGAGTATAGAAAATATACGTTAAAAGCTTTGCATGAAATTAAAAAAATATCTGATAATGAGTTAGATATTAAGGTAACACCATTTGAATCATATCATAAAATAATAGAAAATAAAAGACAACAAATTATTAGGGAAGAAAAAAATATTCAAAGACTAAATCTTTTACAGCTTGAAAAGCAATTAAATGAGGAGCGTCATCTATGTTATAAAAAAAGGATAATCAAAATTGGAATATTCTTGAGTTTTTTACTATTATGTGTTGTATTAATTAAATATATTTCTCAATAGATTTATTATCAAGGAGTGGATTTATTAATGTGTATAAATGGGCAAATTTTGGGCCAACCATTGAGTAGTGACTCCAGTGTATATTCGGTTCAACATCGTCAAATACTCCATAGCTTGTACCATTATTTTTACGATTCAGTGGACAAATTTCATCATTATTGAAAATTAGTTCATTCAATGAATCTGTACTCAATACATATAATTCGTTGTTTTCTATTTTTATCGATACTGGTTCTGGAAAATCGTCATTAAACAAATAAATGCAGCTTATTGTATTTGTTTTTTCATCAAAATATGCAACAGATGTGTTAATACCCCAGGCATATCGTACAAAAACAAAAGCTTGCATTCCATCCCTATCATAACTCGGCATCCGTATGTAAAAGTCCCTAAATTGTACAGGCTTTTGATCTGGATATTCATCAGAATAATCATTCCACTTTGTTAGGGGTTCATATAATCCCCTTTGAGAATGAAGTTGGAAATATTTAATAGTTACTTTATCTCGACTATTTGCTTTGACAGCATACATTTCACCATTTCCTAAATATTCTAATTTAGTATCATTATCAAGAACGATTGGAAATTCTTTAGCAGCAGTAGCCTTACGATGTATTTCATATAATTTTTGAGATAATATTCTAACAAGCTTTCCTCGATTTGTTACAAATACATCGTGTTCATAATTATTTTCCCCATTAATTGATCCAATTAATGAAATCCAGTTGAAATCATATACATTATCATATACATGCTTAATTTTATTTATTTTTAAATTGACACCATTTTCTTCACACGTCAATTCGAGCTTATTTTTGAACCATATTCTGTCTTTTTCATTTATACGTGTTTCGTCAATGTTTAATGCAAAATTAGGTGTATCATTACTTATGTTAACATAGTTACGTATAATCCTTTTAAACATTTTTTTGGTTCTGTAAGATAGATAAATCAATGATTGAAGATATAATTGTTTTTTTAATCAATTTTTCGAATATAAATATAAATAAAGCGGATCATGAGACAATCGCATAAGTTATGTGCGAATGTGACTTATTCGTCGCCAGGTAGGTGTCCAGCAAGCATCACATCCAGCTTGGCCAGGAGTCCCAGTGCAAGCTGGAGTCCATTGTCAACAACTGGTGCGTCAGGGTTGACCGGATCCACCTGCTCATTCACCCCAAGGTGCTTGCGGGCATAGGCGAGGGTCTTGTACGTTGCGCCAGGCATGATAGAGCCCAAACGCATGTTATAATCGAATGCGTTTGCAAAGTCTCCGTCCATGACCGTATCACCCTTCGAGTTGAAGACAATGTATGTCAAACATCCGTGAGGTGAACTGCGTCCAACCTCGAGATGAAACTCAATGAAGCGATCCTTCTTGTTCAACTGGTAGCGGTTAGTAGCCCAAACCTGATTACCAAGCGGACGACGAGGCATCTCGTCATGCATCTTGGTGATAAGATCCTTTACAAGGATCTGTCGCACCTCATTGCCGTCATCAGTTGCGGGAATCATGTCCGTTGGCTTCTTATCAAAGGCCAGCAGGAAGTCCTCCACATCCTTCTCCTTCTTGGCCTGCTTGAAAGCCTCAGTCATGGCAGCAACATCCTCGTCGTCGTCATCGATTTCAGGCTGATCATCCACAATCTCACCATCTAGAAGTTCGTTGATGGTCTCGTTAAACTCGACAGGATTACCTTCAGGCTCCTTGTCGAGGATGATGACGGCATCGCAGTCCACGATGAAAACGAACTTTCCATCATCCGTCTTGAGGGCATGAAGGATGGGACTGCTAGAGTTCCATCGAAACCAAGAATCCCCGTTGTCATACACCAGACATGGCATAGCCATCATGTTTCCAATAAAGCGTGCACTGTCATGAAAGTCCGATCGATGATACTTCACATTGTTCACGTATCCATCAGGAATCTTGTCGCCAATAACATGACCACCTGCAGCAACAGTTGCTGCATCCTTCGATATCTTCTCACGGGTCTTCTCCTCCCACTTGCCGATGAAGTCGATGACATATGCAGTTCCAGCCTTCCACTTCGCGAGTGTGCGATCACGACTGGCTCGCATAATCTCCAGCTTCCGTTGGCGCTCCTCCATGTACCCATTACCAAGATACTTCAGAGGAATGCCAGAATACTCCAGCTCGGTTGGAGCCTCATAAACGCTACCACTGAACGTAAAGTACAGGGAGCGATCAGGCTGACCAGCGATAGGGTGCTGGTAGACAATGCTTGCACAGTTGAAGCCACCATCATCGCCAGCGACCACCTTGATGATGTTCATTGCTGGAGAAATGGTCGTCTTAGCACCGACAAAGTACATGTCTCGAACAGGGGCAGTCGTGTTCTCGCTGAGCTTAACATTCTGACCCATCACCAGCTTCATCTTGATGGTGTAGTCACCAGTTTCCGCACGAGTTCGGGCCTTCTGACGAAGGTCCGACAGGCCCGGCATGAACTTGTCCAATTGCTCCATCTCATCAATCTCGGACATCCCCGAAAGACGCGAAACCTCATCCATTTCAGTGGTAGACATGGGGGGAGACATGGGGGAAGACATGGTTGAAAGCTTGAATTGATCGTGCAGTAATCGATCAAAGGTGTGTGTGTGTGTGTAAAGTATCAAAAATAATGGGCATTTCAGTGGGTTGGGATTTCAATTTTTAATTAAAAATTGTATATTCTGAAATACTTTCCATGTGATCTGGCACGTATGTCTGAGTAAATAAATAAATAAGATTACATGGAGTCGTTTGTGAATTACAGAAGGCCATTAGTGAAAGCCATGTGAAGGAGGCTTCTGATCCGACCACCAAAAACGGTCCGGTGACCTCGGTCAGTCTCCTGGTTCTTCGATAATCCCTTTTTGCCATTCGCGATCCAGTCTTTCTTAATTTTGTCGATCGGAAAGTATGTCAGAGCATCGTTTTCCTTGAAACAATGAGGAACATTCTTGACATTCTTGATAGCTTTATAGTTTGCGTAAAACTTTGAGCACGAAACATTCTTGAAATCAGCAATAAATGCTTTGTGACAGTGACGTCCAGCGGGAATCGTTACACTGCCCAACGTCAGCTGATTGCAATTGAGTGAAATACTTCCTGCACTTTCCTCGTGAATTTCCCGAATGGCTGCATCCTCGACTGATTCTCCAGCATCGATCATACCTCCAAGGTCATCGTAGATCTGTTTCGCCTCATTTCTTCCCAGAACAATGGCATTCTTCTGGACATTCACTCCGATAACGCCGACTGAGCAAACCCCGTTTCTGCACTTGACGCAGTTAGTGCAGCGGAGTTTTTGCTGTTGAGGTTGGGATGCTGGAGCAGCGGCTGCCTGCTGCTGAGGTTGGAATGCTGGAACAACTGCTTGTGGTTGGAACGCGGGAATAGCAGGCAATTGCTGAGGTTGGAATGCTGGCACAAATGCTGCTTGTTGTTGAGGCTGGAATGCGAAAGCGAATGCCGGAATGAATGCTGCTTGTTGTTGAAGCTGGAATACTGGAGCTGCCTGTTGCTGATTGTTTGGAACAAAGGGGAGCTTTCTGTGGGGAGCGAGAGACATTTTGTTGATTGTACGCTTGAATCAAATTAGTAGATGGTAGTTATTATGGTGTCAAAAATTAATGGATCGTACAGTAATTCGGCATTTCAACTTTATTGATTTATTAAATATAATTATTCTGCTAATATAAAACCATACGATATGCATAAATGTATTGACGATAACGATTGGGACGGCAAGTAAATTTTGTATTATTTTGTACAAAATAATATAAAATTTAATTGACGTTATTTATGAGAAAATACGCATTTTCTTATAAAGGCAGAGCCCAAAAATATATTATTTTATACAAAATAATACATTTTTAAGTAACGGAAACGATTTTTACCCATTACTAGATCTTAGTATCGTTGATGAAAATTTGGGTTTGAGATTCTATTTGGATAAATTAATAAAACAAGTAAATAATCATAACACTAAATTAGGCGAAAAACAAAAGTGTTATTTATTTTTTCGCGCATAACAAGATAATAATAATAAAAAGGAATAATAGAATGACACCTTATTTTTCTATAATTTCATTTTACTACAATCATCTTGTTTCACGAGTTATTGGATATCATATTGAGAACCATTGCTTCGCTGGACCGCAATATGGACGCAGTTTAAATGACGCAGTAGATCTGGTTAGTTAAATCTAGCAACTAATATATATGTGACCACACGTCTAAGCATTTATTAGATTATTAACTAAAATTAAATGTTGCATTATATTTTATATATAATGATCATAATGCCTCTATATGAGCAGTAAATATGACAAATAAATTGAGAGCTGTAAGTCTGAGTAAAATCAGAGATAAAAATTTTTTAAAAATTTACAAAGTGTTTTAGTTTTTGATCTTCTTTGAAATATTTTTTTTTTGTATTTCTGTTCCCCCCTCAAAATTTAAATTGCATTATTGGGAAATTATCGATGGTTTTATAAAAGTAATAAGCTGTATATTAATTGGGAATTTTTCGTGAAAAATTGTTAAAATAAAATATATATAGTAATTATAACCAGAATGCCTGATCATAAATGTAAACAGTGTAACAAATTATATACGCATAAAGGAGATTATGATAAACATCTAAAAAGACTAAAACCGTGCAAATCCGTTAAAATCCAGAATTTCCCCACTACAAATCCATCGAAATACACTATTCTCGTTGATGGTACGGATAATCTTAATTGCAATTTTTGTTTTAAAAAGTTCACACGAAAGGACACTCTTAGTTTACATATGAGGGAAAGATGTAAAGTTAGAAAAGAAAAGGATAATGAAAAGGAAGAAATATTTAAGAGGTTACTTGAAGAAAAAATAAAGGAATCAAATAAGGAATTATTAGATGAGATTAAAGGATTGAAAACCCATATTGCGAATATGGAATCAAAATTAAGCACCGAAAAATCTTTACAAAATATTGACAAACAACAAAATATTGATAACCAAAATATTAACACTAAAATTGAGAAACAACAAAATATTAACATTGTCAATAATAATAATGCAACAAAGGTTATTGCTTTTGGAAAAGAAGATTTAAGTTTTATAACTGATGATCTTTGTGCGAAAATCCTCAAACGAGGATTCAAAAGCGTTCCTCAACTTATTGAACATGTGCATTTTAATGAAGAAAAACCAGAATATCACAATGTTTACATACCCAATATTAGAAACGAATTTGCAATGATACACGATGGTTTCGATTGGAATTTACAGGATAGAGCAGATGTAATTACACAGCTGAATGACGACGGATATGATTACATTGATAATAAATATCATGAACTTAAGAAAAAAGGATCATTAGATGAGGCAACTATTAAAAAAGTAGCCAGATTACTTGATGAAAGGGATACAGAACCATCACAATCGAAAATAAAAAGAGATTTAGAACTCATTTTATATAATAAACGAAAAATTGTTATGAAAAAGAAACCAATCAAGGAATTATGCTAAATAGTTTATTCATCACTATTTCCATTAGAAAATTTTTTCTTAGCTGCAAGTGCAGATGCTACTAATAATAGTAATCCGCCAAATGTTGCCAAACTTATTGAGGCAATTTTTAATTTTGATTTTTTATCAGCCGATGATGGATCTGATGCTGGAAAGTAAGAATCTTTATTCATTACCAAAAAAAGCACCAAAGCTATAAATCCAAATACCAAACCAGTTATACCTACTCCTAATTCAATAGACATGTTATAATATTAAGTGTCATTATTTTTTTTAGTTTATAAATTAAAATAAATGGTCCTATATTTAATAAATTAAACATTGTTCGCGCTGCTATAGTTTTCAAAACTCTTAAAATGATCGGGAATTGGCATATTATTTTCTTTCAATAGCTCATATATTTCATGGCCACCGTTACAAAAAACTCGATATTTCTTGATAATTGTTCAAGTATATCAAGTTTTCTTTGTTTTCACAAACCGTTTTAATTGATTGTGTTATCTTGCCGTCTTGATGTCGGCAAAAGGGGCAACGCCCATTCATTTATTGTTCTTAACATTATGTTTCGTGCTCCGTTATAATCTCTTTCTATTTCTAGACCACATGGTATACAATTATAAATATCAGCATTTCCTAAATTATGATCTATATGACCACACTGAGTACATGTTTTACTTGTGTAATATTCGGGCTTTACTAATATTTTAGTATTGGTTTCAAGACCTTTTTCTATTAATTTAATTCTAAATTCATAAAATGATAATGTATTCATCAGTCTCGCCGTTTTGCTATTTAAGTTTCCTACCATATTTTGGGTTTCAAATGGAGGAATTATCACTTTGCTATAATTTTTACATAAATAATTTATTGTCTGATTATGCAATTCCTTTTTAATATCGTTTAAATATTTTATTTTTCTATGTAATGCTTTCTTTAGATTTCGTCTTCTATTGTGATTATTTACATATTCTTTAACTATTTCTTTTTTATCATTTTTTACATAATAACCTTTAGAATCTATTCTTGATTTTATAATATCTATTTCTTTGCATATTTTATAAATTTTATCCTTACAACTCACACCAATTTTTGCAACTTTTGTATCTGAATATAATGTCATAAAATTTTTGACTCCGGGATCTAATGCACATATTTTTGATGATTTATTTTCTATTGTTTTTGAGTTATATGTTAAATTTAATGTAAACTTATTTAATATTCTATGATAAGTTATACTTGAATCACAATAGTCAAAATCACTAATGTTTTCATTCATTTTTAAATTTCTAAATACAAACTTATTTTCTAATTTATTATTTTTAAATATACCGTCTTTTTTAATATAACATTTTTCTATATTAAATGTTTGTTTAATATCCTTTTTAGATTTAAATGACGTCTCGAATTTCCTTTTTTTCTTTACATATTGCTCCAAATTAATTAATGTATTTTTAATAGCTTCTTTAATGGCTTGATCTATTTCATGTGACGGAAAATCAATTAACTTAAACCATTCAGGTTCATTATCTTTTAGTATTGGTCTTACATTATAAAAATTATAAGGATCTTTATCTTTTGGAATTTTTAATTCTATTTTACTATTTTTATCGGATGGGTCTACTAAATAGAAACTAATTCTTGTTAGCTTGTCATAATTTTTTAAAAAGCTAATTGTTCTGTTATAAAAATATCTATATGCTCCTAAAAACTTTTTTAATATTATTACTTGATCAATATTTGGATATAACATTATTTTTCTAGTTTTTTTGATATCTTTAATCTCATTATTTGGCGAATAATTAAGTTCCTCAAGGTGAAAACAATTATGGGTTTCTTTATAAAATTCTGACTTAAACCATGTATTATGTGATATGTATTTTTTATCTTCTTCCAATGTAAATTCACTAGGTAAAAATAATTTATCGGATAAAATTTTAATTTTATCATTCCAAAAGGGAACATTTGTTTGATCTTTATCGATTTCACAAAAAATAGTCGGTTTAATGATTTGAATTTTATGAATTTTAATATAAACATGAAATTTCCGCTGTAAATCAGTTAGCATTTTTTTATTCTTTAGAAAGTTTACATAATTGTCAGTGCAATTATTTAGTGAATAAAATAAATATTTTAATTTAATAACATATTCCAAATGTTTATTAATAATTTTATGTTTTTTCTTCTTCATACATCATAATTATATAATCAAATTTATCTTTAAGTATATTTATAAAAGAAAATTGATTAAATTATTAAATATATTATAATTATAAAATACATAAAAACCTAGAAATATTAATAATTAATAATGGAACAAATAAAAAAGTTTGTGTGCAATACATGTGATTTTAAAACAAATTATAAATCAAAGTGGGAAATCCATATTGAAACGGAATTACATAAAACAGGAAAAAAGAAAACTCGTTCCGATAAATTATGTCCAGAAAAATGTCCGAGTTGTGATTATAAAACAAAATCAAATACAAATATGAAAGAACATATATTAAATAAACATAAAACTAAGGAGGATCGGAAAACGGGATTCAAATATTATTGTGAATATTGCGATTATGGAGCATTTATGAAATTATTTTATGAAAAACATGAACAAACACAAAAACATAAAAATATAATGGACGTAATAGTAAATAAAACATAAAGTATCAAGAAATATCAAGTTTTATGTTACGATTACCACCCATTTGCTGCCTTTTACCATTGTGTACGACATGGTGTTTGCATGGCCATGATTCGGCAATTGAATTTTGTATTATTTTATATAAAATAATATAAAATTTAATTGGCGATATTTATGAGAAAATACGCATTTTCTTATAAAGGCTAAAGCCCAAAAATGTATAATTTTATACAAAATTATACATTTTTAAGTATCGGAACATGCTTCATCCACTGTGATTCCAGTTTTATTTTTTTTACTTGAGAAAGCACCCATGGTCGATATTTTCAAGTATTGAATATAATATGATATTATATTAATTCCATCTAGTAAAGCATTATTGTTTCAACTTTTATAAAAAATACCATAATATAATGATTAATAACAAAAGTTTAGTGTCCAACACGTTGTCTCATTTCCGCATTAACATAATTGTATGCACATGGACTTTGTTTCATAGCTATCAGACATATTTTAGTAGTTTGTTTTTTAATATATTGCAATGCAGATCCATCTATTGCAACTGCTGCTAAACATAATTCTTCCGACGGATTATCTATCAATGTTATCGCATAAGCATATTGGTTAACTGCTGCTAATTGCATTGTATATAATTCAGATTTATTAAAGCAGTAGTTGAAATAATTATTTACATATTTCAGTCCATAACCATATTGTTTAACTGCTTCTAAACATAACTCAGTGATCCAGTCTTTCGATTTCATTGTCATACAGATTTTATTTAAGCATTCGTTTTCTTTAATAAATTTTAGTGCAAATCCGTCTTGTTTCACTCCAATTAAACACAATTCAAAAAGCCAATTTAATTCTGGTTCTGTTTTAAATTTCTTTGTGTCAATAAACTCCAACGCTCGACCATTTTGTTTAACAGCTGTTAAACAAAGTTCTTTGGTTTGTTCAGTAACGTATTCCAAACCTAATCCATCTTGACCAAGTATTGCTAAACATAATTCTGGTATTTCTGATTTTAAATATTGAATGCTATGTTTTGTTATAAGAGAACGATATGGCATATTTGAGCGCTTATAATATTTAAATTTATCACAATCATGTTTAACTGCTTCTAAACAAATTTTGACCATTTCGGGCATTGTTAATTTGACATATTGTAAAGCATAGGCTTCTTGGGCTACAGCTTGTAAACAAAAATCATAATCGTTCCAAACTTGCAAATCTTCTATTTTTTGTTTATTTTTTAATTCAAATTTGTCCGTTTTGAATGTGTTGTAAGGGACTATTAGATCATAATCTACACAAACTAACGCATCATCCGGTACGACAACGTCATATATGTAAACATACTCATTTTCTTTATAATGCATGGTAATTCCGTAAACCAACCAAAACGGAAATTTATCAAATTCACAAAAATAATTGCCACCGTATGGATATTTTTGTTTGTCATCAAATTTATTAAAATATTTATCTGTTGGCTCATATTTCCATTTACTACTTGCTAATTTGACAAATCGTACATCTTTGTACTTTTCATTGAATTCTTTGCCAGATAGTACAGTCATTTTAGAATGTTTTTTAAGTTTAATATAATTTATGAGCTATTAATAATGGTTTTTCAACTTTATAAATAAAATATTTTATAGCTTCTTTACTTCTAAATAATCAATAAAATCCTTCACAAACTGGGGTACTTCATAGTATTTAATATTGTGTTTAATGTGGTAATATCTATATTCCACAAAATTTATAAATGGTTGGATATTATAGTTTGGCTTGTCTTCTGTGTATGTGTAATTATTATAGGCGAATGGTAGATCATCTTGAAATTCAACTGGTAGATTTGTAATATCTCTAATATTAAAAATCCGAACGTCGCTATTATAATTAAGAAAATGACGCGTATCTGTTTTCCAATTTGGATTTATAACTTTTCTGTAATGTTTGTAATATCCATATTCTGTTTTTCTTTCATCCTCATTACTTGTCAGTACTTCAAAATTAAATGCAATCGTTTGAACACTGTGATGATAGTTATCTCTTTCATTAAGATGTTGTTCAATCTCTTTAAGTTTCGTAAAATATTCGACGACACATTTGGCATGTCTGTAAAGATATGCTTCTGGAGTATAAATACAGTATTTATCGAATTGTTTTTTTTCATATTTATCAACAATTTTTATAAAATCAAAAACTGTGAGATTATTTAAAAAGCTATAATCCATTGCATCAATAAGCTTTCTATTGTCGTCTATCAGTTTATAAACATCAATATTTGGTGCAGTCATTTTCGCCCAGAATTATTTGGATTTAAGATAAAATAATAGGAATATTATGAGAACACTCAGCAAATTAGCTTTTCAATTTTTAATGCAAATAATAATTAAGTTTTATATTGATCGATCATTTCGCCATTTTTTTAGACGTAATTAAACTACGCTTGTGCAAAATAGTCATTAATATTAGATTTTTTCTTTTTACCTTTTACAGTTATTGTTTTGCCTTTCTTTTTCTTGCTTTTAATTGTGGCTTTTTTCTTTTTACCTTTAACTAATTTTTCTTTTTTAGTTTTCACACGTTTCTCTTTTTCCCAACTCCACTTATTAATTTCTTCTAATTTTTTTATTCTTTCATCTGACAATTTTCCTTTTTTCTTTTCAATGCGTCTATAATTTATCCAATTTGCCAACTTTTTTTCCATTTCATTTTCCGATTTATTTAATGGCAATCTATCATTTTTATTAATCCAATCATTTAATTCGCTACATGCAATATTAAATAAATCATTGGCGTTCCAAAACCATCCATTAACTTGTTCTAATTTTTTTATTATGTCTTCAGATAATTTGCCTTCCTTTTTGCATTGTCGTTTAGTATTTGCCCATTCTCCAATTTTTCTTTCCATGGCGTCTTTAGACATTGATGTTGGTAACTTGCCATTTTTCTTTGTCCATTCAACTAATTCATTATACATTTCATCGAATGATTTTATTTCATGTCCCTCAATTGTCCAAAACCATCCATTTATTTTTTCTAATTTTTTAATTTTATCTTCAGGCAATTTTCCTTCTTTATTATCTGCTCTTCTATTACCTACCCAAATTGCTAATTTTTTTTCTCTTTTATCATCAGCTGCGACCGTCGGCAGCTTATCATTTTTATTAACCCAAATAACTAATTCATCATATATTTCGTCAAATGATTTTATTTCATGAGTTTCAGTGCTCCAATACCAACCATTTAATTTTTCCAATTTTTTAGCATCTTCTTCAGGTAATTTACCAATTTTTTGGTAAACACGTCTGTTGCACGCCCATGTACCTAATTTTCTTTCCGTTTTATCTTTAGATAAAACAGACGGCATTTTTTTGTTTTTATTTACCCAGTCAGCAAATTCATCGTATATTTCATCTTGAAGTTCGTCTTTATGCCAATGCCATCCGTCAATTTGTTCCAATTTATTTATTCTGTCATCAGCTAATCTCCCTTGTCTTTTATCTTTGCGTCGATGAGTGGCCCAATTTCCTAATTGTTTTTCTTTAGGATCTTTAGCTGAGGAAGACGGCAACCTACCATTTATATTAACCCAATCGATTAATTCTTTACTCTTTTCATCGAATGTATCAGTTGGATCCCAATCCCATCCGTTAATTTTCTCTATTTGTTTAATTTCATCTATTGATAATTTTCCTTCCCTTTTATATCCACGCTTATGTCCAGCCCAAATTGCTAAACTTCTTTCTATAAGATCATCGGAAGCTGACGACGGTATTCTTCCATTTTTATTTACCCAGTTGACGCATTCATCATATCTTGGATCGACCATTTCACTAGGATCCCAAAACCAACCAGATATTTTTTCCATTTTTTTAATTTCATCTTCCTGTAATTGGCCTTTTCTTTTCATTACACGTTTATTTCTTACCCAATTTCCTAAAATTTTTTCCGTAAAATCTTTTGACATTGGAGAGGGTATTTTGCCATTTTGACTAACCCAATTGACTAATTTGTCATATTTTTCATCGGACTTGCCCATTCAGCTGTTTTATTTATCTGAAATAAATAGTTTGGGGACAGTATTTTAAAAGATCAACTTTTAATATTATATAGCATATTTCTAATAAAGTGGAATAAAATTGAAGTTCACTTTACTTGTTGTACCAAATAATTAAAATATAATTAACAAACTACAAAAAATGTCATCTGATACAAAATGCGTTATATGCTCCAGACGGGCTTCAAGTGTCTGTTATTTGTCTGCTAAAAGTGAATGTGTTCAATGTGTAAAAAACATGGAAGCTGAATGCAATCTTTGTAAGAAAAAGTTTAAGAAGTACGGAATAATATCAGGTTGTGGACCAAATGACAGGTTTATGAAAACACTCACTATACATGATTGCAGAGATGAAAAATGCAAAATATGTAATAAATTATGTTACGCTGACGATGATTTTGAGCATGAATCCAAATTTACATGTAAAATGCTCAATCCAATACTCGAACGTCTTGAAAAATTGGAAAAGGAAAACAAAGAGCTAAAAAGACGCTTAGATAATCATGATAAACCAAACTAATTTACTTTATTAAAAATCTGTTATTGATTTGGATTTCGATTTTACTGTTATTTTTTTAGCGGGTTTTTTAATTGGTTTCTTTTTATCAACATCGATATAAGGTGCTGCACCAGCTCCATGTACCAATCTATATTTTGACCTCATTTTCCAATCATAGCCACTAGCTTTTTCACTCATTACATAAATATCTCCATGCTCAATTTTGAAATCAGCAAATGTAGAAAATACATCTGACGAATTAGGTTCTCTCCAATAAAATCTTAGCGTTGTTGAAGTACCTAAACTGCAACATATTACTATTTTACGTTCAGAGTCTCCATGAAACCCTATACCGGACTTTTCAGAATAATAATAATTACCCTCCGCATTTAATCCTTTAGCCTTATTACGGAAAATTTGTGGAAGCTTTGCACGCAACTTTTTAAAATATGGAACTTCATCATATCCAATAACAGTAGATTGTGAATAGTCTTCAGAATGGTTAATGTGTTTATCACCAAATACTGTATTATGTCTAGCAATTTTGTTTAATTTTTTCTTTTGTCTATTATCAAAATAAAATTTATCGTATTCAATAGATTGCTGTTCAGCAAGCATTTTATTAGCATATGATTCGTCATCCATCAATTTATTAATACCGTTTTTAATATGCAAAACACATGCTTCATTATCTAGTCTTTTGTCTTCTGGTAATAAGTCACTTAATACTTTTATGATTGCATTATTGCCAAATTTTTGTGCAATATCTTGTAATTCCTTTACAGAAAATCCACTTTTTGCTAAACCGTTGCCATAAATTGGACAACCTACATGTATTTCACTTTGTTCGCCTAATGTTAATGCATATCTAGATGTCATAATACATTAAAATCACAATCTAATGTTTAAATCTGTTTCTCTCACCAAACTTTAGAATCTTTAGGAACTATATTATAAATAAATTTACTGTTTGACATCTGGTAGTTGTTCGAATCTCGGTACAATCTTTCCTTCATATTCGATATTTTCCACAAACATATCTAGCGGTCTAGACCAAACTTCCGGATGAGATCTATTCTTATCGAAAAATGATATGATCCATTTAAACGGACTTGGATTATATTTTTCATAATGCACAAGTTTTTCCATTGTTTCTGTATGAGTAGATACGTTAAGGACATTAATTTGATGATCAGTAACAATGGGATTATGAGATAATTGCGAAAAAATTCCATCATGCTGTTTAATTTTTGGAATAAACTTACTGAAAAAAGTTGGATTATATTTTACGTAATTTACAAATTTTTCATTTGTTTCTGTACGTTTGGACAAATAAAACACATGGTAGATATTACCCTTGTAATGTTTGAACAGTTTGCCAGTTAATTGGGGAACAGCTGTCATTTTATATTTATTTTGTATAATATTAACTCATATTATGATATTATGTATGGATTTCAAATTTATTATAACAATAAAATTGATAGTTAATTGTATTATATTGCCCAATACATTAAATAATATTAATTATTATTGTTATAAACAGGCTTATTAAAATGTCAAATTCTGGACAAGATGAAACATATTTCAAAACATCATGTGTACAGCAATATCCATTAGCTTCCAAGGCGTTAGTTTTTTTGAGACATAAATGCAATCCTATAAATATTTCAATTGATGGATTTGTTAATATTGATGTTGTTGCGCGATGGATTAAAGTTAACAAGTCTGCATTAATTGAGGAAATTAATAAACATGATAAAGAAAAGGAAATCAACTATTTTGAAATACGTAATAACAAAATAAGAGCTATCACCTGTCACAGTATTGAAAAAGTATGCGAAGATCTTATTTTAGAAAAAGTAAAATTTAATGAGCATGAATATGGATATGTTGGTATTAAAACACATGGTATTCATAAATTTAGTATCGGTGATGATTATTGTCCAATAGTTGGTCGTAACTGTTGTGTTATTGGCACAACCGAAATGAAACCAACAGAACATCATAATATTATACTGGTTATAAACCTATATGAATTGTCCAAATCATATAATGTTTACAAATATCACCACATGTTATTTGTGCGAGATGGTGTTCCAGCAAAATTTATAAAATGTATAACATTGAATTAGAACCAATTTCTTTATCTTTAATACTTAAATAAACGCAAATACATTTAATTATCCAATGGCTAAATGTTTACTTGGTAGTGCCTTCAATGCAAATTACAAAGATAAAGTTTTCATAAAATTAACAAATTCTGATGAAAATCATAAAGGATATAGATTTTATGTAGGTCTTAATGAAGATGTAGTTATGTATGATTCATCTAATCCAAACCCACAAGGTATATGCTTTTGTGAAATTACTGATTTGGTACACTCTATTGGATATAACAAGATGGAATTATGTTTTGTGCGATATGTTAGAATTCCAGATAACGCACATGTTTTTGTTTGCGACAAATATTTTAGAACAGATAAAATTATATTAAGTGAAAAACATTTGATCGAAGATTTACCAGATTGGTCTGACGAATCATTTTGCAGATTGTCTTTTGGAATAAATAGCAAAACTATAAAATATATTAAAAATAAAAAAGTTTTATATGATATCGAAAATGGAAATAACATGAAGAGTAAAGAATTAGCTGATGAAATGGAATATAATGGTCTTGATTTAAAATATGTGAAAAATCAGACTGATGAAATTTGTTTAGCAGCTGTAAAGCAAAATGGATTAGCACTTGAATTTGTACAAAAACAAACGCCTGAAATTTGTTCAGAAGCTGTAAATAATAATGGTTTAGCATTAAAATTTGTCGAACGTCCGACTTGTGTAATGTGTTTAGATGCGTTAACAAATGATTCTAAAGCATGGCGATATGTTCCATATGAATATAACACAAAAGTGGATTTTTTTGCATATTTGATGAGATGTGATGATGGTGATAACTTTGATGAATATACGCCAATGAAACGATTATGTGAAATGCAAGATTAAATAAAAAAATTTCGCCCAAATATCAAAATGGATCTAATCAAACTATTTTAACAAAGTGGATCGTTTATCTTTGCTGTTTCATTAGACTGTTTTCGTTTTGCTTTATAAATTAATGGTTATCATATTTAAATACAAATTATGAATTAAACATATTAATGTGTTTCAGGTACATAAATTTGTCAATCGATAACATTCAAACTTGGAAAGATTTGGTAAATTTTTACCAAATGGTTACTGAAACATTAAAAAGTAATTCATCAATTGTAAACAATTATAGAAATCAAATTAATGAATATCTAATCATCTTCAATGAATTTCCCAAAATGTGTAATTTTGTTTATTCATATAATACTGTTTTATTTAGCACCTATTCATTTTATAAGGGATGTTCTATGTCAATTAATGATATTCTTAAATTAAAAAATATTAATAGTAATTGCAAAATTATTTTAACTAATGAACAAACAAAAAAAGCAATTATATTAAATGAAATAATGGGCCAAATATATAAGAATGGGAAAATACTTCCATAAAATTGAAATAAACAAGCCTTTGACTATTAACTAATATTACAAATAGTATCAGTTAATTATCAAAAATGAATACACTTAATACACTTAATAAACATCGATCGTTCTTTTTACTTGTTGTTACCATTATATTATTTGAACATATAGCCAATGTGAACGATTTTGTTAATAAACCAAGTGTTTTAATCAGAACACTTGCATCTCATGTACACGATATTGCACATTGGCTTGGTACACAGCTTGCACACTGTGCGAGTTTTTATAAACTATTTGATTTACTAATGGTATCTATATGTGATTTGTTTTCAGCAATTTGGACATTGCTTGTATCATTTGTTGGATTATTCAAGCTGAATTTACTTTTCATGACAATATTTGATTTGCTTTCAGCGGTCTGGGCATTATTTACATCATTCACCGGTTTATTTGACGGGTATTATGAAGCTATACAAACCTTTTATAACAATAATGTACTTCTTGTTAATATAGGGACTGTAACAATTTTAAGTTTAGTAGTATTTGCTGGAATTTATTATCGGTATTTTTATTGTAATCATAAATTCGAGATTAAAGATATGAATGTAATTATGGGATTTGTTAGTACTTTCATGCTACTTTATACTATTTATTTGTTTTACATAGATACTTTTTCATGGACCACAATCTTTTTCGATATTTTTGTGCTTGGTTATTGGTGTTTGACCAATGAAAAACATAATGATACACAACAGCGTAATTATGATACAAACGACAGAAGCGAAGAATTAAGTCGTGTCCATTATGATGGATTAGGAAGAAAATTAAATACCAAACAATATAATTATAATCCAAATGATAAAAGTGAAGAATTAAGTCAAACTCAATATGACGGATTAGGGAGAAATTTAAATGCTGAACATTGTAATTATCCTAACGACAAAAGTGGAGAATTAAGTCAGTGCCACTATGATGGAATGGAAAGAAAAAGAAATACTCGTTCGCGTATCAAAGCTCGAGAATCGCGTGAAAATGAAATATATTATCCGATTTTTATTACACCTTATTAAATTCTATTTGTTTTTTTTATTTAAACAGACGAAACAATGTCATTAAATGTAAAATAAATTAAAATGTAATGTCAAAGTCTCCAAGTATCATATTTAGCAACCCACTATTTTTGTCTACACTTTCGACACGACTCATAACTCCGAACGTTACCCCAGTTAAGTTTTTATCGATACGTAAAACATATTGGCCATCGTGAGTTTTGTTTTTAGGAAGTAAACTATAGTGCTCATCCATATTTTTTACTGTAAGCATTACATGTCCAAGTTTAAACCGAGAATCTTTATCTGTGATAGTTATTACTGTTTCAGTGCTTGTCGCTTCGATGCACATATTAAAATATGTATTGAATCTATAGTCATCCGGTTGAGGTGTGTTTAGGTATTTATATTCTGGTTTATCGGCATTATCTAAAGCATGCTGATATGACAATCTCTCAAACTCTTCCCCAGTCAGATCCTTTGCTTGATTGTCAGACATGTTTACTTTGCTTTATTAATTAGAAGAATAATAAAGGTATATTTGTATAAGGTATTTCAATTTTTTCAAATGTAACTTTGTATACCTTAAAGTTAATATAAACAAAATCATTTGACTGAATAATTCATAATGTGTCATTAAAGTGTAATATCAAAATGTTCAAGTTCCATATCTAGTAATCCACTATTTTCATCGACACTTTGGATAGAACTCCAAATTTCGAATGCTGTGCCAGTTAGATTTTTTTCAATACGTAAAACATATTCGCCATCTAGAGTTTTGTTTCTATCAGTTAAACTGTAGATCTCATCTACATTTTTTACCGAAAGCATTACGTGTTCAAGTTTAAATCGTGGATCTTTATCCGTAACGGTTATTACCGTATTATTGTCGGCTGCTTCAATACAAATATTTAAATATGTGTCAAATCTAAAGTCTGTTGGTTGAGGGGTATTCAAATATTTGTATCCTGGTCGGTCAGCATTATTCAAAGCATGCTGATGTGCTAGTCTAGCAAATTCCTCCTCTGTGCATCCTCTTTTAGCTCCTTTAGTTTTTTTATTATTAGACATGTTTGGTAGTTTTGCTTTATTAATCACCAGAATTGTATGCATAAAGTATTTCAATTTTACTTAATAAATAAAATATATGTCATTTGACATAATTAGTACTTGTAACCCTCTGCAACAGTGGTCAGACCCTCAGAAACACTTTCCCACTTGGATGGCATCTTATGACCGTATTGCTTGCTCAGACTTTTGTACGCCTGGTACGCGAGTCTAAAAATGAGAACATACTGCTTCTCAAACTGAACACACTCTTCCTTCTTAGTGGGATACACGAGAGGCAGACTCGTATACTGAAGCATATTTTGATGGCAAACGATTTGCATGTTTTCATTGTACCATGTCAAAACCTTTTCGACAAAGGCTTTGTCACACTTGAGAACGAACTTGTCGGTTTTCGCCTTCTTATCAGTCACAACCTTGATGTTGTAGCTGAACAGCTTCTTGAAGCTTTCAATGTACGGTCCAGCCATACTACCAACCTTTTCTCTCATCATAGAATAATCAATGATGGATGAAGGGATAGATCGCGGATCGACGCTCGAAACAGACCACGACATTTCGGACTAAAGCTTGTGATTACGATGATAGAAGTTCGTAAGTGTCTTGTTATACGGTAAAAAATAATACGTAATTCACGTACTTAGATGTTCAATTTTTTTGTAAAAATGTGCATTCTCCGTTACTAAAAAATACAAAATTTACTTGCCGTTAAATTAAAACTATTAATATATTATAATTTGTTGAGGTATATAAAAAATTAAATTTCATATATGTATGTATATGGTTAGTCAAAGTAAAAAAGTTAGTGTTAAAAAGCATAGTACTAAAAAACTATCTAAAAAGCATAGCGTTAAAAAACTATCTAAGAAGCCTAGTGTTAAAAAGCTAAATAAGCCTAAAATTTATTTTACACATGACAATGGTGGACGTCCCTTTAAAATCGAAGTATCCCTAAATAATGTTACTATTAATGTTATTGATGAGGATAAAACAAATGAACAAAAAGCCCATTATAAGTTATATGATTCATTAAATGCAAAAAAAATATTTATTGGAAAAAGTCCGTTAAATGAAATGACCGAATTTAGCGGCGGACATGGTAAAAAATTTGATGGAAATACCATATTATTAGAAATTGGGAATAATAAATATAAATTTATTGGTGATAATATATTTACTTTTTCATCATACGCAAAAATTGTAAAATATGTATCTCCAGTTGGTAACAATGATGTTCCGTATCCATATGCAATAGATATAAATAAAAATATATATTTATTTATCGAAAATGTGGTTCTAGGTGACACTGACGAATTGCGAAAATATATGAAAGATAAAAAAAATGATCCATATACTTATTACTATAAATTAGATTTAATTACTCCAGATATGGGTATATCGTATCCAAAAAAACATAAGCAAGAATTTAAAGAATTTGATGAAATTACAAAATTTTTTATCGGTAAACATCAATACACTTTTAGATTTAGTGCTTATCCGAATAAGGAATTTAATAGACTAACAAATAATTCATCTAAAAAGTTGTATGTAATGCGAAAAGATAATAAAAAAACAGAATTAACCAAAAAAATGTATATTAACCTTATGAAAAAATTTGGTGAAGATAGGGGTTTTTCCCCATTATTAGATATTAAAATAGAAAAAGAACGAGTTTGGTAGAAATAAATTGGATAACTTGATGAAAATATAACGCAAAAAAAAAAATAAAGTTGAAATAACAAGTCTAACAATACTTCATTATTAAGCGATATGTTAAAACAACTCTGTTTGATATAAGCTTCTAAACTATCGCAAATGGCATCTGAAAGCTCATCTCAAGCTAATTTCACTCCTCGGGTGTACAAATGGAGCCAATTCGCTACACAACAAAAGTACAAGCTGAAGGGAAGATGTGTTGAGTGTAATACAGCGCTAAAAAGTCAGCGTAATCCAGCTTCCTTGAACAATGTCATTCATCTTTGCATGAATTGTAGTACACTGGCATATGCTATCTTTTTGGAAGACAAGGCTGTTTACACTGTTGATCAACTACTTGATCCGGACTTTTTGGAAAGAGAATTAGCTGTCAATTATGATGTCTGGGCTGGACTGAACAACCATCGCCGATCAGAATTTGGACATACCAAGGTATATACATGTTTCAAGTGTACTGGACCTAAAACACACAACAATCCATTCAAATTTTGTTTCGACTGTATTCTGACTGATTCGCCGATTTGTGCAGATAAGGAGTTAGCCGCAAAGGTGCTTGAAAAGTTGCCACCACTTCTAAGTCATCCTATTATTGGACAGTATCTACTGAAGCGTAAGCAGTTGCATAAGTCTAGAAAACAACTCGTTTCGGATGTGGCTACGTATCATTGTTCCGAGTGGAGTCAACCAGATATCCCTGAAACTGAAACATGTCCAATCGCCCCGGTTGATATCACAGCTGGCAAACATGTGGAAAAACAGCGCATCGACGTCATTTCTAATTCATCTGATCAACTAATTCCGGATATTTCAAGCATGATTTCTTCATTTGAAGGATTAGCGTTTGGATGTGATCAGGATGGCAAGATTGTACGAAAAGTCAAGACAATCAAGGATAACGACGAACTTTTGCATACTCAGCGAGATTTCGTTATTGCAAAGCTGGATTCTTAAATTGCTAGGAATTTACATATTTTTTTTATGAAGTCTATAATTATTGCTAATAATAAATAAAATGATGTCACTTACGAGTTTTCCTTAACAAACTCCTTCATTGCTTTAGTAGTATCGTATCTAATTTCTCGCGGATCAGTGCCCCGCATAAATGCACTGTACGTTTCTACAGTATCAAACGCAATGTCCTTGCCATATCCGTCCCAGTCAAGCTCTTTTCCATAACCTTTCGCAGGATTACGACATGACATCGTTTTAGGCTTGCTGTTGAGTACAATGATAGACTCGCGAAAGGTAAAGAATACATACTTTCCACTGTATTTACCATCCGTTGGCTTGAATGCCCTCAGAATTGGAAAGGCTTGTAGTTTGAATTCACCAAGTTTTTTATCTTCAAACATTAGCTGCGGCGTGCCATTCATTCTATTGCAGTGAAACATTGCTTGTGGAAACACATCAGCGCTAATTTCAGCGTGTGGATCATCATGCATGCCAGTATGGAGAAAAGAGGTTTTCTCCATTTCAGGATCGATTTCATGGAGTGGAAATTGTCCAGAATCCCACTGCTTTTGCAAATTATCACGAAGTTGCGTCATGACGTAACGATACAGGTCGTTTTCACGATCTGTAGAAACTTGAGGGTCCTCATCCAGTGACCAAGGCTTGTACGTGTGTTTAGGTACCGTACCACGAGGCAAGTTAGTGATGCATACATATACTTTTCCCGAGGCGGTGAAAAAATAGGAATGTTCCGGCTTGTCATCAAGCGGCTTCACATACACGATAGCTGACGTGTAAGCAACACCATGTGGGTAAACAACACGCAACATACCAAGATCATTTCCATTAAATGCTTCGTGTGGTGCTAGCCATTCTACGTGTCCAATAAAATTCCCATCAACACCAGTTCCAGGCAGATAGTAAGCAGTTGGAACAACAGGATCATCAGCTTTTATCATTGCCTCAGATCTTTTGACGAGAAGACTATTCTTAGTAGAATCATCCAGATGTGATTCAATGAGAAACTCTGCATACTCGTCATCAGAAGGAATATTCTGTTTGGTGCTTGAAGCTTCGGCAGCCATTTTGGAAAGCTTGTGATTACGTTAAAAGTGTGTAGTAATATATGGTAAAATTTAATGAGTTAGCCATTGACTAAAATATTCAATTTTTTAATATAATTTTTTTTCGCTCTGCACACGATTCACAATTACATGAATTGACAGTTAATAATTTTTGTTTATATTCTTCGTGTACACATTTCCATATTTCCTCAAATGAGTCCCTAACATGACTAGTAATATAAACTTCAGCAGATTCCTTGCGCTCGTCATATATGTATATATGTACAATAAACATATACATATTATCCTTTTTCGCAAATATTAGTGTTTGTTTGTATTCTTCATATGAGCGCGCATGTAATCTATAGGGATTACATATGCTATATTTTTCATCTAATGTATCAAAAAAATATTTATATTTGGTATTCATTTCAGTGTATTTGTCACCAGATGGTACTTTTGGGTCATATTTGTAATCTATATTTATTTTACCAATTGAGTCACCATCAATATATTCCATATTAATTTTATTTAGTTCGGCAAAAGGCAAAGTTAACAAATTTTTAAAATTGGTAATAGGCTGATTGAATAAACATTTTAAATCGCTAGATACCAGTTCAGACATTTATATACTTATTTTATACTAAACAAACTTGATATATTATATAAATATCAACTTTTGATTTAAATAAATTAAATAAGTTATTCGTTCGCTTTTTCTTCAACTTCTTCAATATCTTCAGCCATATAATAATTTTTCATATTACTTGAAACCAAAACTGCACTAATAACTGTTTTAGTAGAGATTGTATTGCAGCATCCACAACTTCCAGAGCATCTAGCCCACTCTGAATTTAAACTTTGCAAATATGATACATCCACTACACCATACTCATTTATCGCTTCATTAGGTAAATTTTCGGGTATAACAACTGTTTCAGTTTCAAATGTTATATCACTAGAAAAATCACTAGGGTCTGAACAATATCCATCATGATCACAATTGTTTATTTTGTATGTAACAAATAGTGAGTAATGTTCGCTATCGTATTCCATTTCAGTTATATATGCATTATTTATTAAGTTATTTTTAAAGTTATTTTTTTCAACTTTAAAAAAATCCGCATGTCAAAATGGCTTATGTCTAGTAATTTCGTAATATAGTTCCTTTAATATTATGACTTCTCTAGATGGTTTTCATTTTGTTAAATAAATAAGTTTAAATACCTGCAATTTGTTCCTTAAAGTCATCAATCGTAGATATTTTTTTTGAAATTATGTTGTTAGTAGGAGCTCGACACCATGTAAAACACGACGTTATAACACTATTACCAATGTTTTTCTTTTTCTTACAGCTATTGCAACGATGTCCGGTACTAACATTTCTGCTACAAATGTGTTTACCATTGGTTTTTCTAACTCCGCGTCTGCTGTTGCGACTCCCTTTATTGGCGCTTTTCATACGCCAATAGTATAATACTATCTAATCAAATCTTTATATTATTTCAAATACTCAACTGTTAACTTATCATATCTTTCTTTAGCCAACTTTGTATTTAGTGTTTGAATATGAGGCAATAGATCATTTATTTGCTTATACTTTGATAATGCTATGTCTGTATTGCCTTTAGTCTTATAATATTCGGCACTTTTATATAACCGGTCAACTAATTCGCTTCCTTTCTGTTTATATCTTTCTATATCATTACTAATCCACTGTTCTTCTCTTTCATTGTCAATTATTTCGTAATGTCTTTTTTGTGCAAGTTCCACATATTTATTTGGCCCAAGATTATAAATTAACTCATAATATACCTTTTTTGCTTCGTCGTTTTTATTTTCATAAAATAATTTTTCGGCAAATTTGTATTGTGTTTCGGCAAATTGTTCATATTGGTTTCCTAAACTATTTTTACTATCAATATTCATTTATTAAAATATATCATCAAAGCATTAAATCATTTATGTGAAATCAACATTAACTATTTCAGTATTATTATCAGTAAGTAGTTTTTTAACTATTTCAAACTGATTTGGATATTTATTTCCAACAACAACAATATGGTAATCAGATATATTTTCTGGAATATTTTCACCCAAATCTGTTTCATATACATCTAATTCAACGAGTTGGTTGGCGATAAAAGACTTTCCTAATCCAGATTTTCCTTTGAAAACATAAACAGGATGCTTTTCCTTAGTACGAATTGACGATACAAGTACATCTTTGTTGATCATACAATATCCCTGTGGATAAAGACCATAACCTTCACTTAATTCGTCACCTTCTCGTGAACAATTCATAATAGTAACATCATCTAAATTTCTTAATTGAAATTCATCTAATGCGCACGGGAATGTTATTTTTGGATAAAGTCTTGGATTTCCATTATTATAGTCATTCTCTGGGATATTTTTCACATATTCATTTTGGTTTGGTTTCATCTCAATAAGTCTGACAGATCCGCAATATCCATTTTTTAAAGTATAATGAAGCGGTGGTAAATCATAATTATATTTTGTAATTTCTGACAACCATCCATATGTTGCCGGTATGTATCCTGATTGACAGTCAGCGAAAGAATTATGTCCGATGATCTGATAAACTTGTTTGTAGCCATTAATTATTTGTGATAAATAAATATAATACCTAGATACTTCTTTGGAGCCGTGACTTTCTGACTGATCAACATGCTTGAATTCATGAATTCCTATAAATTTATATGTTTGGTTATTTTTTTGATATGTAGATTGATGTTCTTTATATTCATATTTTTCTTTAGCGTTTCTATTACCCATTATATAAATAAAACATATTTAGCCTTTATATAAGATATCACTTAACCATTTGATAATTATAAATATTATTATGACTTCAATATATGATCTTAATGACAGAAAAGCCGAGTTAGAAAAAGAATTGCAAAATATTAACAAGCAATTAAGTAATACATGGCTCACAAATGAATCTTTAGATATGGAACTAAGAAAAGTATTATCATCTAAATACGTTAACGCCGATAAATTATTGCATATTTTGGCAAATTACGTTTATCATGACTTTAATTTGAAATATACAGATGTTCCTGAAAAACTTAGAGCCCAGCTAATAGCATATAACGACAAAACCGGAGCTGTCAGTAAAATTGCCGATTCAATAGGATTTCCAAGAATGACTTGTACTGGATATAGCGGCGATAGCCAAATTATGGATTTTGTTGCAGGAATTCCACATTTGGAATACATTGTTAATGAAATTGATGATACACGAGAATTTAAAATACAATTTTGCAAAAATAATATGAAATCCAATTTAATTACTCTTCAATATGGTGATAATGATTTTCAATTTAATTGTTCGACTAATGAAATAAAATCGCTAAATAATAAAGTATCATATGAGGTCAAAGAATTTTATAAACGATCTGATTGGAACCATTTGCGTTATTCAGTTAAAAGCAGTGCATAATTTTCGTCTAAAATAGATTTATTACGTATAAAAGGTTTTCCCATTAAGTTACCGAATCCATTTTCAACTATCATCCATTTAGCCCTATTAAATGTAATATCATGTTTGTAATTCATTATATTAATAAATTTAATATTTCCAACAGTAATTGCATATTTAAATTCTGATTCATTATATTCCTCAAATATGAATTTGAAGTATATATGTGTATAACACATTGCTACTAAGGGAAGGTAAAAATCCTTGCTAGATATTTTTGATAACTCAATTTCACTACCATTAATAACAATATATGCTTTGACTGGCTTACATTTTCCAGTAAATTCTATTTTTTCCATTACATCAACATATCCTCTACATGGTTTAAATATTATACAGTTTTCGTTGACTTCATCATGATCATGATCTTGATACAAAAATTGTTTCGCATTACTTTCTCCAACTCTAAATCTCGCATAAAAAACACCTTGGTCCCTCCATTCGAATGACTTTTTTTCTAATAACTGGCAAATTTGTGATGAATTTGGTATATCGACATTAAAGATTTTATATTTACTTGGTTTAAAATCTTTTTCAAAATCCCCATTGTATATAAAAGTATAACTACTTAACTTACCAAATTCCCACATTGGTGATGAAATATCCTTTTTTTCTTGACAACAATAAAAATTCTTACAAATATGTTTTTTATCGGGAATTTGGTCTCCAACAATTTGCTTAACTATATTTAAACCATATTCGGTAAGTCTTACCTCTTTAGGAAACATATTGTCATAATTTATTTCTGTATTATTCGCTAACATATACAATTAATAATTTATTTTACTTTAAGTAATAAGACACAATCATCTTTGTAAAATAATAGTGTAATACTATTCTTTATGGTTTAAAGAAGATTAATAAATAAAATTATTTGCTGGGTCCTAAAGACTGAGTTGCAGCAGTTTCAATATCCATATAGTTATTGAGTGAGTATATAGCAAGATCGGTTGAATTTGAAAAACATTTGACTAGTTGACCCGCTGCTTGGCGCTTTTTATATTCATGTTGGTGGATATCAAATGCTCGTTCGACACGAGATTGTCTAACTAAAGTATTATCATCTCGAAATAGTGTTGCTGCTACAAAAGGATTTATTTTATTATTATTAGCATAGGCAATTAATTCCTCCTCACTATCAAAATAAAGTTCAGGATTGTTAGTTTTAAGGTCTGCTCTTTTTTTATATTCAGGTATCCAATCTTTACCCCTTTCAGACATGTGATGACTATATGCAGTAATATTATAATTTTGATATACTTTAAACATTATTGCTGCTTCATATTCAGTTATTTTATTTACTTTTGCATAACTGCTTAAAGCTTCGGATGATTCGAACAGTGGGTATTCGACTTCGTTATATTTTAACCTTCTTTTTTTAGAGTAATGATTTATAGAATGTTTACATTCTCCAGTCATAAATGCTTCAATTCCGTCTGGACTTTTACCATATGCAACTTCCATTAAATGCAATTTGAAAGGAGTAATATTGGTTGGTGGGTTCTTGAATATGTTATAATGTGGTGGACATGATGTAAGGCCTTTAGAAGTTTTATCTAATCTAATTTGAGACATAGATAATAACATTTTAGATATGTATGGTATATATAATATACTTGTTATGAGTCGACAATTATACAATTATTCAATTTTCCTACACTTAAAAATTGAAATAGAGTAACATTGACAGACTTGTTAATTTTTGACATAATAAAACTCGCTACAAAGAACACAAACGTTTAAAATGGCCGACCATACCAAACACACTATTTCGGCAGATGAATACAATGAAATGCATCATTGGACATCTAGTTATGTAGATCCGGCGCTTACACTTGATGAACAAGTGACTTCAGAAAATGCCGACCCAAATCTAGTATCATTGATCGATAACTTTACCGACAAAATCAAAGCGCAATTCAACACTCCAGTCGATCCATCCACATTGAATAATGTTCCAAGTGTTACGGAGGCTGTCAGACAAATTGTCAGAACTCGAGATCCATTTACTATTGAAAAAATATTTTATGAAGAAAATAAAAAGGCCGATATTAAACTCGTATTTTCGTTCAACGATATTACGTATACTGCCCGGATAGCTTTCGAGGCTACTGATGACCAAATATATGTAAAAATTCTTTTCTTTCGAAGCACTTTCACTAGAGGACATGATGAAACTATGGCACTTGGATATACGCGAGAAAGCTTACTTTCCGACGAAACCCTCAAATATTATAAAACACAAATCCTACAATTGGTGTCGCTTTAATAAAAAAATTATTTGACGCCTTTCAAGTAATCAACAACCCGATCAAATCCATGCTCTTTAATTTTTACTAGAGTTAATTTTTCATTAAAGTAGTCAACAGATCTGCGACAACCAAGTAGTTCACTATATTTCCAATCTGAATTGTCTTTGTAAACTAATAAACACATTATTGTATTAGTTTCATCAATTATGGCAAAATTGTTTGTAATATTATCGTATGCCAAATAAGCATATTTTATATTACTTGGAAGTTGATAATTTTCTAATTTTACATGTGAGATAAATTTTACTTTAGAAAATAAAGTATATCGTGATAATACTGTTTTTTTATCAGCATATGTAAAACCATGGTCATATGATTGTGTCGAACAACTTTTATTTATTTCATAATCAGTAATTTTTAAAGTGTAAACATAACTTGTTTTTGATGATTTGCTACCCATTTTATATGAAATATCAATGTGTTTAATGTTACATTTAATAAAGAAACAATCTAATTATATTTATTTTCAAATTTTAACTTACCATTGTCTATCCTGACTTCCAACATATTGGCTACTATCCAAATCGATATCTTTTAACCAATCTACATATTCAGTGCTCCATGTGAATCCTTTATAATTATCACAACTGCATCTATGAGCATTATAGGTCCAAACACAATAACTTTCCTCTCCACAACCTTCATGTGTTGTATATTCAAGTAACGATTCGTTGTATTTTTCATGTGCTTCTTTGATTGTGTTTTTCATTTCTTTAACAATATATTCAATATCATTAACAACCTTAATATCGTTAATGTCAATATCCTTAAATTTATCAAAGTAACGCCCACCATATTCTTCATAATCAGTTTCATCTTTAACTTCGCTATGTTCGTCATCACTATTCGCATATTTTTCATCGTCGTAACTACTGGCAATATATTTTTTACATCTATTGTGGTATTTCTTTGTTTTCTGATAATAGTCTACAATTTCTTTCCTTCTAGCAAGCTCTTTATCCATTAATTCCTTTCTTCTTTTTTCAGCAAGTTCAAGTCTAATCCTTTCTTCTTCCTCCTTTTTACGCTTTAACTCCTCTCCCTTCTTAATTTTTTCTTCCATGTTAAGTTTTAATCTTTTTTCTTGCTCAATATAAAAATTTCTGGTACTAATAAGTTTGACACGCTCAAGATAATCTGTATATGTAATATTTTTATGTTGAATACTGTTAATAAATACCTTATATGCATCCAAATGCTGTCCAATAATTTTTTGAGCTTCCGAAATATTAGGTGGTATACCAAATGGTAAAGCGATTTGATTTTTTTCAGTATAATCATTATCTTCTAATTTTTTATCGGCTTCTTTCAAATAAATTTGGTAGGTGACGTAATTTATTATATCATGTGAATTTAAATGTTCATTTTTATGTTCGGTTAAAGCAGTATTGTACATTTCCAAGCGGTCAATAACTTCCTGAACAGTTATACATCTTATGCATAAATTTAAATTTCCTGCAATATTAGTCATTATATGATAGATATTAACAAATCATTATTAATATTCTTCGTAATATTGTTAATTTCAATAATTTGTGTTATAAATAAAGTGTTTAGTCGACCTCTTCAACTTTAGGTCCGCTGCGAACTTCTTCAGGTTCTGATTCTGCTTGTTGTTCATTGTCGGCGGATCCTTGTGTTCTAGCTAGAAGGGCTTGTACTGCAGTTTGTAATTCAGTAAATCTGTCATCAACTTCTTGCTTAGTTGCATTTTCATTTCCTTGTAACCATTGTTGACATTCATTAAGTTTTCCAGTAACATCTTGTCTGTCAGATTCGGAAAGTTTGCTTTTGACAGCTTCGTCATCTAGAGAATTTTTAGTCGAATAGATGAGTCCTTCAAGTTTGTTTTTGCTTTCAGTTAACTCTCTAAAAGCTTTATCTTCGTCTGCATATTGATTGGCTTCATTAACCTTTGCTTCAATTTCTTCTTTAGTCATTCTTCCATCATTGCAGTTAATGTTTACTTTTTCAGTGGTACCTGATAGGGTTTCAGTGGCAGAAACAACCAGGATACCATTAGCATCGATATCATAAGTAACCTCAATTTGGAGTTCTCCGCGTCTAGCAGGCTTGAGTTTGAGATCGAATGTACCCAGAACTGTATTTTTACTTGCTTGTTCACGTTCGCCTTGTAAAACAACAATTCTTGCAATTTCTTGGTTATCTGCACCATTAGTGAATGTTTCAGATTTTTTGCATGGAATGGTTGTGTTTCTAGGAATAATTTTAGTCATAACAGAACCTCCAGTAAGAATGCCAACACTTAGTGGAGTGACATCACACATAAGAAATCCTTCTGTTTTGGCATCTTTATTGCCGGCCAAAATACTTGCATAAATTGCTGCACCATATGCAACTGCTTCGTCTTGATTAATGCTGTTATTCAGTTTCTTTCCGTTGAAAAAAGTACTTAGTCTTTCTTGTAGTTTAGGAATACGCGTGGAACCCCCAACTAATACGACTTCATCAATATCACCTTTGCCGAGTTTTGCATCTCTTAGTACGTTTTCTACTGGAGCCATACATCTGTCGTAAAAGTTTTCACACATCGAATCAAATTTAGCTCTGGTTAGTGAAACGCTAATATCTGTACCCTCAAATAGAGAATCTACTTCGATAACAGTTGTATTTGATGATGAAAGTGTACGCTTGGCTCTTTCACATGCAGTTCTCAGTCGTCTAATGCTTCTATCATTTTCACGGATTCCAGTCAGAGTTGGATTTTTTTTGATAAACTCTGTTAAACAATATTCGACAAGTTTATTATCGATATCTTCACCACCTAAGTGGGTATCACCATCAGTTGCTAAAACTTCAAAAAGTCCATCTTCGCTAATTTCAAGAATACTTACATCATGAGTTCCACCACCGCAATCAAAAACTAAAACTTTTTCGTCTTTCTTTTTAGTGGCATCAAAGCCATACGCCAATGCTGCGGCTGTCGGTTCAGTAATAATACGAAGAACTTCTAGACCGGCAATAAATCCAGCATCACGGGTCGCACTACGTTGTGCATCATTAAAGTAAGCGGGTACAGTAATTACTGCTTTCGTTACTGGATGACCTAGCGCGGCTTCAGCAGTTTCTTTCATCTTGGTTAGTACCATTGCGGAAAGTTCTTCAGCATAAAACAGTTTTTGTTCACCTTTAAAAGTTACTTCAACTTGTGGCTTATCATTAGGCCCTGCTACTACGGTGAATGGCCATAGTTTAACATCATCTTGTACTACTTGATCATTAAAAGAGCGACCAATAAGACGCTTTGCATCAAAAACAGTGTTTGTTGGATTCATTGCCGCAAGATTTTTAGCACCTTCTCCAATAGTTCTCTCAGTTTCATTAAAGGATACATATGAAGGGGTAGTTCTATTTCCTTGATCATTAGAAAGGATTTCTACCTTTCCATTTCTGTAAACACCTACACAGCTGTAAGTAGTTCCTAGATCGATACCAATAGCAACGTTATTTTGAGACATGTTTAATATATATTCTTTATTAATAATACTTTTAGGGCTATAGAAATTTAATTTCAACTTTTTGTAGGTAATAAAGAAATTAGGGACGGCAAAATAATACCTTTTCGTCTTCGGATACCTTTTGGATAATCTTTTGTAAGCTGTTTGGTAAATTATCAGCATTAATTTGCTGTCTAAAGCTTTGTCCGACAACTAATGTCTTAATGCTGCCAATTCCCAAAACGCAAAAAACATCCGGAAAAATGCTAGCATACTTGTTTTGGAACATGACTCCTAGCTCCAAATACTCTAGCGATTTTGGAAAAAGTATTCCACCCAAATACTGGTTAAAATTGACACCAAATATTAGTTTTTTCAAATTACTTGGCCAAACGATATTTATAATTGGACTATTAAAAATATTATGAAACTTGATACAACTAATTTGGTTATACATATATGGATATCTTCTATTTAATTCAAACAAGGTTGATGCATCAATAACTTCCAATATAAAATTTTCTGAAAAATAAATATGGAAGGTACCGCAAGTTTTTGATATTTTACTTTTAAGGAGTAACATCTTTGATACTTTATAATTAATGTAAATTTGATGAAAATTATCTTTATTGGTTAGCGCAAATGACGTGATATCTTCCATGTCCAAACACTCCGCAATATTCTTGTACAGCACCTGGGCCATACGTGACAGATGGCACACTTGACTCATGGTCAAGTGGGCAGAAGGAGGGAAGGAAGAGAAAATACAAACATTTCAAAAATGCGAGAGTTGGTTAGTAAACCATATGATAAATAAAAGACATTATAGAGTCAATCAAGGTAATTCATTTTCAACTTTATTTTCTATCATACCATTAGCATACGACTTTAATTCGACAAATTGTGGAGTCGACGCTACCAATTGCATTATACCTCCAACTTTTCTTCTTCTTTTGTTAATTTCATCAGCAGTTATTTCTTTAATAACTTTAATTTTCCTTGACCATTCTATTTGATCAAAATTCGAACAGTCATATGCTTCAACTTCAACGTATTTTTTTTCAGAATCGTTAGGATCAAGTATATATATATGTGTATCGTCCGTCATTACTGCAAATCCGTTACAAATTCCCATTCGTTCTTGTAAATTACCTTTCCATCCTCTATTAGATACATCAAAAGTCATTCCCAAGGTTGCACCATTCGGGATTTCATATGTTTGACCAACCTCATATTTTCCATTAGGGTTGATAACATAACCAACACATGGTCCAACATTTGTTATTTTGAGAGGTTTAGTTCGGTATATAGCATATGGATCTTGAAAATACTTTCTGGGGGATTTTACCTGTGTATCAGTAGATGGGTTTACCTGTGTATTAGTAGGTTGTTTTTCCTCTATATTTGCTGTTTGCATACTATAAAGTTTTTTACCAAGTAAATAGCCTCCAATGATAATTATCGGATATTTTAGAAAATTCATTTTAGCTGCTTTAATTTAACTATGTTACATATGCTAAACTTATTGATTTCAACTTTAAAATTGAAATCTTTATTATATATTTAAAGACTAAATATACAACTTTATAATATTATTATGACTCAATACATTCCATCCGGTACTACTAGAACTTCTAGATTTGATACAGAATTGTATTTACGTTGTTTAGATAATACATGTCCATTCAATTTAAATCCAAACAGTCGTCATCCGTCTGGTGGAGAAAATTTGCAATCTAATACACAAAAAGAAAATGATGGCATAAATTGTTATTCATTTAACCTACGTCCAGAGGATCATCAACCGTCTGGTGGTCCATACTGGCATTCTGGTATTGATACAACACGTTTGCGATGGAAATGGGGCTCGAATAATTATGATATCAAACCTAGTGGAGAAAATTTGGCACCAGGAATTGAAAGAACAATGTTTCCTATGACTGACGGTGCACTAATTATACCATTTAATTTACAAAGTGAATATCAACCGTCTAGATCGTATGGCTCCAGAATCGATAATTCAATGTTAATTTTGTCCTTAAAACTTGATGAAAATAATTCAGAAAATTGTAAAAAGCGTCGCCTTGAAGAAACATTGGATGACTACGATTCTAAAAAACCTAAATTAGATTCTTAAACTAAAAATTGAATCGTATTACGTCTAATGTAGTTATTAATTTATTTATAATTTAAACAAATGACCCATTGTAGGTTAATTGAAAATGTCGATTGGGATATATTTGACTTATTGTGTGACGGTTTTCCAGATGAAGTCATGTCCAGAACTAATGATGCTTAGAAACCTTTGCTAAATAATTTATTATTTCATAAATAAATTAAACAGATTTTATCATTTCCTTGAATCTTTGGAACAGTGAGCTATTTTGATTGATGTTTATCTTTATTAGTTCCAATATTCCTTCATCCGTAATATTGTAGTTTTTAACCATATCATCATAATTTTTTTGAATTTCTCCTATTTCTTTTTCAATAATTGTTTTTTTATCAATTAAAATTAACAATTCTTGTTTTTTATTTCTTATTGGATCTTTTGATAATATGTCTCGAATCCATGCGCTTTCATTCACACTTTGTTTAACAAACACTTTTCTGCATATAGGGCATTCTGAATTAGCATTGTTTACTGATAATTTCATAACACAATCTTTGCAAATAATATGACTGCAGCCTAGTGTAACAATTTTATCATGAATATTGAAAAAATCAGTTAAACATGTTGGGCATTTTTTTTCAGGGAGTTCAAGTATGGGTTTCATTTCGTATATTTCTACCGACTTTACATCCATTTCTTTATTAATATCTTCCAATATATTTTTCAATTGGTCAAGTTTATTTTTATCTTCTTCACATCGCAATTTTACAGTGAAAATACCAAATAACTTTGATATATTAGTGAGATACTGATTTGGAGGCGGGTCAACTTTTTCTTTATTTGGAATAGTATTATTTTGTATTTCTACTAATTCTGGTAGAATTAAAACTGATTGCACTTGTGGGTCATATGCCATTGGTTGTGCTACTATTGATTGTACTTGGGGGACATCTATTATCGGTGGTGCAACTATTGGTTGTACTTGCGGGACATCTGCTATTGGCGGTGCAGATATTTGTATAATTGGTGCTTGTACTGGTTGCCAAATCGCAATATCTTGATCATTTGTTCCGCAAAAAAACTCAGCCAATACATGACGACGCCACGAATTTTTCAAACCGCCGACTTGATAAAGATGTCTAATATAGTTTATTCGACGATCAGTGAGATGATTTCTAATTCTTAGTTTAGATTTCCACCCCAATTGGACACCATTGCCTACAAGTTTTTCTATCACGATTTCTGAATCAACCGTATTGATGTCAATTCTACCATCTCTACGCGTCATTTTGTAAGCACTTATAAGAGTATATTTTTGATAATTGAATATTTAATTTTGACACTAAACAGTCATATACGATTTCAACTTTTAAATTATAAATAAATAGCACTTACATGCTTGTTATGACTTGTTTAAACTTGGCAAGAAACGGGCTATCAGCATCATACTGCTTCCTAAACTGTTCCAAAAGATCGTCATCGTTAACGCTTTTCATCGAGCTTAATACCTTATCGTAATTAGCTTTCTCTTTTGCCATTTCTTCCTTGATTATTGTGCGTGATTTGATCATATTTGCCAATTTGATCTTTTTCTCAAACAATGGATCCTTTGACAGAGTGTCTCTAATCCATGTATTTGCCCTTACGCTTTGCCTGAGAAATGGTGCTCTGCAAATAGTACATTGTGGATGCGAATTTGGAGCTACTGGTAGTTTGGAAACACAGTCAATGCAAATAAAATGGCTACATCCCAATATTGCTATTTTGTCATGAATGCTGTAAAAATCATTCAAGCATGACGGACACATTTTTTCAGGAAGCTCGATCATTGGCTTCATGGTCTCGATTTCCGCAATCATTGTTTTAGCTTCTTCATCAAACCTTTCAAATATTTTTTCTAACTTGCTTAATTTACACTTAATTTCCTCACATGTCAGTTTTGCACCGATGGCATTAAATATTTCAGACAAACTAATTACTGGTGCTGGAATTGGTGCTAATACAATAGGCTCAGATGCTAATACAACTGGTACTGATACTGAAGCTATTACATGAACTTGTGCTGGAGCTAGTACAGGAACTTGTAGTGGTGCTCCAACAATATCGGCGTCAAGGGATCCGCAAAAAAATCTTCCAAGCATGTTATAATTTTCCGATCCAACCTTAAAACCACTAATACAGCCAAAATAGCTGATATGATGTATTACATGTTGTTGTGATCGATGATTAATAAATCGCTGGCGTGATTTAATTCCAATGTTCGCCCCATTTTGCGCAAGTTTTTGTAGTACCTCTTCCGCACTTAGAGTGTTGACATCAATCATTCCGTCGTTACGCGGCATTTTGATGAATAGTTAGTGAAAGCAGTAATAAGTGTAACACCTTTGATAGTTATAAGTCAAATTATAATAAGGTAACCAGCTATATGGATATTCAACTTTTCGAAAAATTTGATATTAATATTACCAAAGCCATATTTAATTACTTATTACTATCTGACATAATGTCCAACCAATCGGTAGTTACTAATGAAGCAATGGACCAAATATTCACTCGTATGGCACAAAAAAGTTATCAAACAGACCAATTAATTGAGGAATATGAAAAGAATGGCGTAAGGTTAGGTATTAAATGTACAAAAATGTTTTGTTCAATAGATAAAGATAATCGTAAACACAATTATGATAAATTGGTGGAAGAGTTGGAAAGGACTTGGACAGATCCAATACTAATATGCTTTGCCAATATATATGATAAAAACTCTGAACATAGTAAAAATAGAACAAAAGTAAAAATATGGTGTGACTATAATAAAAAATATAAAAATGAAGATGTCAATATTCTTTTCACAGGAATTGCGAAAAAATGTAATGCTCCAGCAGTAAGAACTAAATTTAATGGCGCACATTACTATGCAGATATTGGAACGGATATAGTGGTTAGTAATAATATGTCCATACAAATTGCTGTGGGTTTTAAACATAATAATACTATTCATATAGTCGATTCGTCATCATATATGTATTTTGATGACGACTGTATAACATATGGAAATTTTAGTATTGAAAATAATTTAGCAGATATGCATGTATCTGGAGACGGATGGCATCAACTACTTGGCTTGCCTATTGTGACTGAATTAGATAATAAAAAAGAATTGGATAATGTAACTGATGTTAAACTTACACCGATTACAGTAGAAATTTAATATATTAAATATTAATATGATCTAATTGTTACGTTTCCCAATTTAGATGCACTAAACTTTTTACATAGAATATAATTTGACTTAATCGCTTCTAACCATTCGGAATTAATCTCCATTACATCATATTTATTTATTTGTAAATTTAAGCGTTTTTTAAACTCCGGAAGATTTATTATCACATTATCGCAATTCTCTGTTGTTTCTAAAGATGTCAGCTCTTCTAAATTTATAATTTTTGAATTTTTTGATTGCTTAATAAAATTTGGGATAAATGCGTTAAGTTTTGATACTTTTTGTCGTAATTCATTACTATCCCTTTCTAAAACTTTTGAGCTGGAATATTCAGAGATAAATTTTCCATTCAAATAAATATAATTTAAAAGAATATCGTTGCACTTACTAGTTGTGTTTATTTCGATTTTTCCATAGGGAATGCAGCAATTTATTAAGCAGTCAAATTTAACTTTATAGATATTAGTATTAGAGAGGCGTTCTGTTGAAAAAGTTTCTCTATCACATAAATCAACCCATCTCACTGTTACTGTTAAGTTATCATCTGGTTCATTTAATAAAATCCATATGTTTGAAATAAGATCTCCATTTCTAATTAAATCCGTTCTATTTCCTCCAATCCCCAAAACTATTGGCTCGCATCTAAAATTTGTCGAATTATCAAATTGCATTAAAGGTAAATACATATTAAATCCTTAAATCAATTAGAATACCTCAATCCTCCGCCGTACCAAGGCCAAAAAGACCAATAATCCCACCACATATATCCATTAGTGTATTCATCGTAAATTGTTTTTCTCCGTTCAGCACTACTATGACTTAGACAATCATCCATTATTAATAATCCAGAATAATTATCTTGTTTTAGTTTTCCAACGTATGGTACTAAAGCTGTCGATTCATTTGTATTAGTTTTTGGGTTATATGGTACTAAAGCGGTCGATTCATTTGTATTAGTTTTTGGATTATATAGAACTAAAGCAGTTGATTCACTAGTGCTATTTTTAGTTCGCTTATTACTTTCATTTTCTATACAATCAAATTTTCTTTTATTTAATAAACTATTAAAGTAACTAAATATTTTCGATTTTTTATTAGATTCGTCTGCTTGAGGATCTTGTTTTCTTTTTCCTAAATGATTTTTTGGCTCCATCAATAATTTGGTTGATTTATAAAGTAATAAGTGAAATGTATGTAATATTCAATTTTTGGACCAGAATGTATAAATAAAATAAGTCACTTTGAATTATCAATTAGTAGCTTTTTTGCCGCATATAGTTCGTATAGTGCCATTTTTACAACACCTTTACGAAATGGCAAATTAAAGTCGCGTTGCACGTGACATTTTTGTGAATTATAATTTTTCGGCAAGTTATAGTTTAACATTGCCTTAACTTGTTCGATACATTCACGGTATGTAAATATCGTTGATGTTTCATCGAGTTGGTACATTTCTAATTGCTTTAATGCAAGCTCAATAATACGTTTATTGAACGGCATATCTATAATTTCATCTTGGATTTTTTCAGGATCAGAGCTTGTTCTATCAGGATGTTCATGTAATCTTAAAACACACTGTTGAATGCAGTCTGATTCTGTCCAAATTTTAATTTTTGCACTCATTTCAAAACTTGTTTGGAAAGGTTATTTAATAAACAAAATATATAATGGGTGACACAGCTCATAATTTTTTCAATTATTGCTGTTTAATCTACTTCGTTATCCTCATTCTTATGTTCGTCATCATTTGCATTTTGTTGGTTGTCCTCAATTTCTGGTTCTTGTCGATTCAAATTCATTGGCATTAGTATGCCAATGATTCCCATTGGAGTATGGATAACGACTTCCATCATTGGGATCACTCCAGCTGGAAGTCCTACTGGCGGTCCTGGAGGTAATCCGAGTTGCAAGTCGTTCAGTATCATTGCAAGATCTGGTGGCATTTCTGCTGGTAACCCTTGCTGCATCCCGATTTGTAACATTTCGAGACCTGGAGGGTGTGGATCATCGTATCGGACAATCGGGAGTAGTGGATCGACATATGTACTTGGATCCTGACTCGGCGGTAATATTTGGCGACACATTGAAAGCAAATAATTTAGGCAATTGTACAGCCAAATGTATGATAAGTACGAAAATATATGAGACTTTCATAAATTATAATTTTCAATTTTTAGACGCAGTAATCACTTTAAAATTAATTACTGTGTCTAAAAATTGAAAATTATCTTATTTGGGTGACCTATATAAATTATAATTTATTAATCATCAATCGAAGGGATATTGCTTTTAACCTAGCACAATGTCTGATACAATTACTAAACCATTCACTATATTCAACAGAAAACTTAATGAAACGAAATCATTAAACTATAAACATATTAGTGCGTGGATTTATGATATTCTTGATTATACTGACTATGATGGAACTAAAAAAACCTTCATGAAATCCGATTATGGGTCTGTCGATTATGCATGTCATTACTTAGAAGGTGTTATTATTGGATATATTAAGATGACATTCGGACATTTTGTAATGTTGACAAAACACTTTGGTGTTCCAAAAGCTATTCAAACTAAGAGACCAAGGGAATCTCAAAATGAACCAATAGTGTGGGATGATTTAAAATATGTTGAAGATAAAAATCCGTCGGACAAAAAATAAATAAAATTTAAGACATACAGAGTTTTGTACCATCAATAGTCAAATTTAATTTATCAATCAAACCTGTTTTTTTAATAATGTCAACATCAACATAAGTTTCTGTTGTGTCAAAAATATAAATCTCACCATCTATTTTCCCTTGTTTTTTGGTTTTTTGAATATTTCCGAATATTGTTGGGATATACTTTTCTTTATAATATTGAATAACATCATCAAATGATTTATGTTTTAAATTGCATTCATGTTCCTCATTATATCCATATGTTGAGTTAACAGTATTGATAGCATACATGTTGAGTAATTTTTCTAAGTTAATATACACAATTATTTCTTGATGGATATACTTATGGCAAAATTGGAACTCAAAATTGAATGTAAATTTATCCAAGACCTTTAGCTGTTTTTGCTTTTCCAAACGTCTGGCAATGAATATGGCAAATATTTTCTTAAGCATCTCATCACTAATGCTATATGCGTCATGAACACTACATTCTTGAAAATCTCTATCATAATCATGATATTTATTTGACCATGTCATACCCAAATATGCTAAATGATTAATTTTACTATTTAGTCCATTTTTAACAGTACAATAAAATCCCAAATATTCATCACAATATGAATATCTGCTGCAAATAATAAGTATTGGTTCATTATTTAAAATACTTTGTCTAAGCTCAATGAGGATTAATATGTTATTTTTTGCATTGTTACCATCATGACGGTATATTTTCCATCCCTTTTCTAAAGCATATTGCTGATAATACTGGTATTTATTAAGATAATCGTGCTCAGAAGCGTAATAGCAAAACTCTCCTTCTTTAATAATAGCTAGGGGAACGGTTACAGTGTAGCTAACACTATGAACTTCCTCTACTTTTTGTCGTTTGGCTGATGGTTCTAATTGGCTCATTTAATTTAAGTTATATACTAATTGCAACTATTAATTAATAAATAAGTTATTTGAATATCAATTTTATTATAAAACTAATATTTATGTCAATAATTTATTTTTCTTAGCATTAGTAATCTTTTCTTTAGTTGCCTTAACAATGTTTCTTTTATTATATAATATTAATTTGATATCATTATCTAGTACTGTTTTCTGAGGCTCGTCGTCTCGATTTTCAATAAATCTTTTGAGCTTTTTAATAGCCGCCTCATTAATTAATTTTTTATCAACAAGATCTTTAAATTTTTCATCAATGTATTGACAACCCCAACCTTTGAGTTTATCCATAATCTCTTCCTCAAAATGTAAATTCCAGTTATCTCCATCATATGCCATGACCTTATCGCTCTTAATATTTGGCTTATATATGTTGTGATATTCTGGTTTATCCTCGTTAAAATGAGCAAATTCGATAAGGTATGGTAAAGCCGAAAAACCCTTTTTAAGGATTTCTTTACTGATGTTGTCAGTAATGTAACTCAAATCCTCTTTACCAAAAGCAATAAGTTTGATGTTGTTAATATTATTATTTATTTGTTGTTTATCAATATTATTAATTTGCTGTTTGTCGATATTAGTAGCTAAAGTTGATGATTTTAGAGTAGTTATTTCTTTTTTCATTTCTTGATTTTCTTGTTCTAATAATTTTATCTTTTGGTCGTATTCTAATTTTATCTTTTGATCATATTCTTGAAGAAGTTTTTTAAATATATCTTCTTTTGAGGTTTCATCTGCTTTTTTTACTTTACAATATTCACTAACATGTCTTTGTAGTGCATCTTTTCTGGTAAATATTTTTGAACAATAATTACATTTATGTTCATCTGTATTACTTTCAAGTAATTGTGGTGAATATGTGACACTTGTGTGGAATTCTGTGGACATCGATAATTGGGTTTTACATGGTTTTAAGCGTTTCATGTGTCTGTCATAATCAACCTTTTGTTTAAATACTTTGGTACACTTCTGACATTTATATTCAACCATTTGTAATTTATAATATTACTATATATATTTTTATTTTACTTTTTACGGTGGTCATATTACTTGATTTTTAAGCGATATTGTGTTACTTATTACTTTCAGATTAAGCTTATGTTTTATAAAAAAAAGGGGGAGAAAAAAATAAAAATCAAAAACTTTCTAAGAGTTCAAAATAGTAAAACACTTTGTAAAAAATTAAAAATTTTGTAACATGACTGAAATCTTAATTTACTACATTTTACTTATAGTGACAAGACGCAAATAGGTCTTGCGAGTAAAAATTATGAGAGAGTATTTATGACATATACGTCTAGTATATTTTATTAAAGTTAATATTTGTAAATAATTTTCCAATCTGTAATAGACGCAAATAGGTTTGTTAAGTAAAATTTGTAATAAAAAATTCTAGACATACATATATAATTATGGCTCACTCATAATTTTAAGGTAACTGTTAAAATTAGTGAAAAATCTATCTAATTCACTTCCTGTACGCATGATGTTATCTAAATCGTCCATCGTTATATTCTTTCTATAGCCGGAATGCTCTAAAATTTCTACAAGCAATTGATCAACAATTGGATATCTCATATATGTTATTTTTGACCTTTCGAGCTCAGATTTTATCGTATCCCTTAATAAACTTTCTTTAGGAACAAAAACATTATTTATAAAACCTTCAACATCTTTGTATTTGAATTTTAAAACTTTTTTATCATTACCAACATCAGAATATGGTATTAATGGATTTAACAGCATTTTAATATACTCAATAGCGCTTCCATCAATAGTTGTATCGGGATGCAGCATTTTGAGAACGCTAAACACGTACTCATCAGTAATTTCTGTTAAATTATTAAATTTACCACCATACCTTTGTTCTATAGGTTTTATTGTCATATGTATGTATTTTGCAGATTATTATCATAATAGGATATGGTTTAATAGATTCAATTTTAAATAAACAAATAAGTATTCACTATGATTCCGTCCAAATTTTAACAGCATTATCAAAACTAACAAAAAATTTACTCAATATGTTTTCTTCGTTTATTATATTATTTAGAACATTAAATGTTATATTTCTTAAATGACCAGAATGCTCTAAAATTTCAGTAAGCAATTTATCCACAATTGGATATCTCATATATATTATTTTTTTCTTTGACTTTTCCATCTCGCATTTTATAGAATCCGTTAATAGGTTCATTTCAAATGATTTAGCATTTAAAAATTTCTTAACAAAGTTATAATTCATTGGTGTAACTCTATTATCATTTCCAATGCTAGAAAATTCTAATATTGGCTTTAATTTCTTTTTTAAATATTCAATAGCAGTTTCGTCAATAGTTGCGTTTGGATGCACTAGTTTAAGGACATGTAATATATATTCATCAGTAACTTCCGTTAAATTATTAAATTTACCGTCATATTTTTGCGGTATAAATTTTGTTGGCATATATGTATTTGTAGATCAATATCATAATTGGGTATGGTTTAATAGATTCAATTTTAAATAAATAAATCTGCATCAAGTTTTATTTTTTATTACTGCAATCGGCTGATTCTTTTAAAATCTGGTATGCATTACTAACTTTTTCAGAAATATAAACATCATCAATAACTTCATCATCAATAAGATTATATGTGTTTATTTCCATATTTTTAGTAAAACATAATGGATTTAATTCCTTAACCAAAGGTCCTAAATCGGTAATAAATTTTGATATTTGAGAATTACTTGATAAATTATTAACTATGCTATCGGTACATAATTTATTATCAATCTCATTACAAATATCTGGCGCGTTTGTTATATTTGGCATAATATTATTGTTAATATCCGTATAAATCATTTGACCATTTTTATAATTCGTTAGAATAGTACGGTAATCATCGCCACCATGCGAATTAACCAATTGATGGTGAAAAATTCGTAAATATCTTAATGTATCAGATTCATAATCCAAAAATAAAATGTGTACGTATGATAATGTATTACATTCTTTAAAAATTTCTTCACCATCACAACACTCGCATACACGACTAGTTATTATGTGATTAATGTTTTGTATATATTCAGGAATCATATTATTTTTACTGTAGCGAGGAATAGCCCAATCATTACCATAAGGATAAACCTCATAATATCTCGAAATAACACAAATTTCTGCAGAACGGTGAAGTTTATCAATGTAGTTCATTTGGCTAATACTAAGTATTAAATATTATTTAAGATATTTATTACTATCAATTTTTAATGAAACATAGAAACATAGAAACATAGAAATATTTATACTATTTTGCAATAATAAAGTCAACAAGTGTTCGATTTATTTATAGATAAGAAAATGATAGCCAAAAAATTGTTGGTAATTAATTATTATTTAATTTATTTTGAATATTACTAATGATTAGTTTCATATCCTCAATATTATTCTGTTGTGTTTCGATAATTTTTTGCTGCTCTTGAACTGCCTTTATTAATGGCATTACAAATTCGACATATGCTAACGTATAGTAACCATTCTTTCCTTCCGGTTTTAATATGCCACTAAAATTATATCCAACTTCATTTGCTACATGTTCTACTTCTTGGGCTATTAAACCAGAATGGACTATTTTATCATTTGAATTATCGCTATCGGACGGAGGTTTGTTCATTATTTTTCTCATATTCTCACTATCCATATTATAAGTAACAGGTCTAAGTTTGTTAATAAAGTCAAGTCCTGGTATGTTTTCAATTATATTTTTTTTAAATCGTGCATCAGACGGTTTACTTGGACTCACAAAGCATTCAAGTGCAGTAACATCATCGTTGCCAAGCCTTATTTTATTATTAGCATCAACCGTAGCACCATTACCAATAGCAGTGGCATTTGTTAAATTATTGAAAGAAACACTTGCATTATAACCAATACACGTATTATATGTTCCAGTTGTATTTAACAATAATGACCTGAATCCAACTGCTGTATTGAATGACCCTGTTGTGTTTTTTAATGCCTCGTATCCATTTGCTACATTTTCTGAACCAGTCAAATTACTATATAATGCATTACATCCATTTACAGTATTCAGATTACCCGTTTTATTTGAATACATCGCACCATCTCCACTTACCGTATTACTGCTACCAGTTGTATTTGACGTTAATGTTTGAAACCCGTTTGCAGTATTATTACTTCCTGTTGTATTAAAGTTTAACGAATATACACCATTTGATGTATTCTTTTTACCAGTTACATTAGCTTGTAATGAAGCATATCCATTTGCAGTATTAAACGATCCGGTTGTATTTGCAAATAAAGCATATGTTCCAGTTGCTGTATTTAGATTTCCACTAGTATTTTTCCTTAATGCATCGCAACCGGTTGCTACATTTTCTGATCCGTCTAGATTGTCATATAATGCATATTTTCCATTTGCTATATTTCTCTCTCCAGTTATGTTAGAAAATAATGCGTACATTCCATTTGCAGTATTTTCATTGCCTGTTGTATTTGAATATAATGTAAATGACCCATTTGCTGTATTACTTGATCCCTCTGTATTTGATTTGAGCGAATCTACACCGGTTGCTGTATTATAACTTCCCACTGTATTTGCATTGAGCGAGTTCGTGCCGATTGCTGTATTTTGTCTTCCCTCGTTATTTGCTTCAAGTGAACCTGCACCAATCGCCGTATTACTTAATCCTATTGTATTTCCTTTTAATGTATTAGATCCAATAGCGACATTATTATCACCAGTACCATTATTGCTTCCTGAATTTTCTCCAATAAAAATGCAATTATTCTGATTTAAAATTTCAATTTGTCCCTTAGTTGTAATACGCACTTTTTCAATATTATTTGTTCTGATAGTTAATGGATTATCATCAGTTGTTCCAATAAATTGTGCTAATGAATCAATTTCACTGTTACCATCGAGGTTCCATCCTGCTTGGCTAGTGCTTGTATTGATGCCATCCTTTCCTGCGGGTCCAGTCGCACCAATTGCACCAGTCGCACCAGTCGCACCAGTATTACCTGTATTACCTGTATTACCTGTATTGCCTGTATTACCTGTATTACCTGTATTACCTGTCGCACCAGTATTACCAGTATTGCCAGTATTGCCTGTATTACCTGTATTACCTGTATTACCTGTATTGCCTGTATTACCTGTATTACCTGTATTGCCAGTATTTCCTATATTGCCTGTATTACCTGTATTACCAGTGTTACCAGTATTACCTGTCGCACCAGTATTACCAGTATTACCTGTCGCACCAGGTGTACCATTAATACCATTCAATCCGTTTTTACCATTTTTTCCATCCCTACCATGATATCCGCGTGGACCGTGATGTTTATGGCAGCAGGTTGTATTGCTCTGTAAGGTTTTGGACATCTGGATTTTATATATAATATTGCTAAAAAATTAAAGATTGTGGGGGAGATAATAATTTTCTATAAAAAACTGAAATATTTATTATTACATCGCAATAATAAAAGTTATTGTAGATTATACAGCAAAAATGCCGGTTAGAATCCAATTGGCCGAAAATCGGACCACTAAGGTTTTCTCCGCAACAACTATTGCATTAGTAAGCAATTTTGATGAACTATTAAAGGTTGCTGCTCAAAAATTTAGATTTAAACCCGCAAACGTTAGATTATTTGTGGCTAAAAAGACTATCTCTGCTGAAATTGGAACAGAACTGAAAAACAACGATGATTTTAAGAAAATTATTGTTGATGACATTATGCTTGTCGTATCTAATAAAAATGACTTTAAAGGTAAATTGGGCAAAAAGAAGGCATTTAATTTACAAGATTTAAATTCCAAATTATCTTTTCCACCACGTTACCCATTTCCAGCAAAGGGATTTACTAATGAACCCATTCCAACCGATGTCACAAATCATGCAGACGCTAATGAACCCTTAATGAAAATTAACCCGATTATGACAAATTATAAAGAAGTTACACAACTCGAAATGAATGGTATATTTCCAATCTTCAAAGGCAATGTCCTAAACTTAATTCGTAATGCTATTAAAAATGAAGATAAAATCAAAGAATATGATTGTGATGATTATATTTGTTTTGATTATGTTGATGGAGTCACTTTTGAAGACGATAATGCTATCAAAAGAGAATGTCGTGGTTTGATAATCTCTAGAACAGGAGTAGTTTTAGCTCGTCGATTCCATAAATTTTTTAACATTAATGAAAATGACGAATCAACTTTAGAAAATATCGATTTTACTGGTATGACAGCTGCTGAAAAACTTGATGGGAGTTTAGTTAGTCCTATTTTGCTAGATTCTGGAAACTTAATATGGGCTACACGTAAAAATAGAATTATCGAAGTTGAACAGTTTACTGCATCATCATCTATTGATTACAATGGTTTTGTAAAAAATCAACTTGCTAATAATATAACTCCATTGTTTGAATGGTGTGACAATACTCGCGATCCGGGAATGATTCATTATTTTAACAAGCAGCTTGTTTTACTAGCTATGAGACATAATGAAACTGGAGAATATTTAAGCACTGCAAATACATGTAATATTCCTGTTGCCATGCAGTATGATGAAACTAACATTTCTAAACTATTTAATTCTGTAAAATCTGCGACTGGTAGGGAAGGCGTCGTAGTATCATTACCCTCTGGCAACAAATACAAACTAAAATCTATGTGGTATGTGCATATGGTACAAGCTAACAAATATGGCGGCGTTGATTATTATATTCCAGAATTTATAAAACTAAGAAAAACTATTAAAAATATACCTTCCGATAAAATTTGGTTTACTGCTTTACAAAATAATGATGATGTTATTTCACTTTGTATGACATTGCTTGAAGCATCAGAGGCATCAAACTTTAGATCTTTTGTTAATTCTGTACAAAAGTCTGTAAAGATTTTAGAATCTGAATTAATTAGTTGGGTCAATACGAATGCTTCAATAGCGCCTGATGTTGATGCCATTAGTTCATTAGCAGAATTAGCAGGATGGCCAGATTGGCTAGTTTCAGACATTGCTAAAAAAGTAAGCATTAGCGACAAATTAAAGCATTTGCTAATTAGTTATTCTAAACAACACAATACTAATATTCTTGAAGAAATGTTAGATATTAAATGGAATATTGATTTAGGTTGTTTAGAAACAGTCGATGATGTTTTGAATATTATCAAACTAAATGATCCGTCAGATTTTGGAATTCCGGATAATGAAATGAAAAACCATATTATTACAAAATACTTTCCAAAAAAGTTATCAAACTTTATGGGTATGAAACATATTTACAACGATACCATCATAAATATTTCTGACAAATATGTTGGTGACGAAGGTAAAATTATAGGTATGTGGGAGAAGTTTACACAATACGATGTTTATGATTTACGTGTGGATTTACAACCGTCAAAGAAAGGGGAGTTTACAGACCATTACGGTAATTATGAATATGCTTTGTTTTTAGTCCAATACGGATTATTTAATAATGCTAGCACTAAACCACATGGATGTTTTGCGGGAATAATGGTTCCGACTAATTGTAATTTAACCTATGATTATTTGGTAAAGGCATTAGAAAATAGCTTTAATACACATAGAATAGTTAAAATTAAAAGACATAGTAACTTTAATTCTAAACTAAAGATATTTTGTGATTTGGATGGTGTTTTAGCAGACTTTGACAAAGGTGTCAGAACAATTTCAGGGTTAGCACCAGAAATGCAATCTGTTGCAAAAATGTGGCAAAGAATTAACAACTATCCCAAGTTTTTCGAGTCTTTAGACTGGACATCATATGGAAAACATATGTGGGATGATATTGTGAAGATTTCGCAAACGTATCCAACAATTCTGACTGGCGTTCCTCCCAAATTTTCGAAAACTTATTCTCAGGAAAAAAGAAATTGGTGTCAAAAACATTTAGACAGCAAAACAAATGTGATAACAAGTGAAGGAGAAATCAATGTTAGTGTGATAACATGTTTGTCCGCTGAAAAGTATAAATATTCAAGTACTGATCATGTGCTTATTGATGATAATTTAGAAAATGGTAAAAAATGGAGTTCATATGGTGGTATCTTTATTCATCATATCAGTTATGAGCGAACTATTTATGAATTAAAAAGATTATACAAGCAAATAGATAAATATCATTTTGATGACTTTGAAACTGAAAAATTAGATGATTACAAAGGCTTATCGAATCCAACCATTATTACTGAACAATGGATTAAGGATATTAATTTTGATCAAGTGAAAATGATAGCGATTGATTCAGAATGGGATCCAAATACTGGTGTATTATCAATAATTCAACTTGCCATAGGTAATAAAGTTTATATCATTGATATGCTTAATACTAATGATATGGTTAAAGATCAATTAGCTAATGTACTAACTAATGCAAATATTGTGAAAGTATTTTTTAGTATGGATTCTAAAGAACTTGCACGAATTGGTTCAGACATTAGGTCGGCTATTGATTTACAGGAAGTAATTATGAGTCATTATGATATTGCTAATAATCTACCATCTCTAAACAAAGCTTGTGCTTCTATTTTAAACAAAAATTTAAATAAAACTAAGGAACTGCAAGCGGGAAATTGGTCAATGCGGCCCTTAGAACAAAACCAATTACAATATGCTAGTGACGATGTAACAGTGCTTATTAAAATATATGAATTCTTAAGAAATAAGATTGGATATGATATTCCACCCAAAAATATTTACTGTTCAAAGGACAACATTAACAAAAATAACATATCTGATGATTTAAATGTTCCAGTAAATGTGGTATCATGTTGCATATTCCTTACAGAAAATTCGCAAAAGGAATTGCTTAATAAGTTTAAGCCTAAATATAAACACGTGTATGGAAAAGAGATTGTAGTAAAAAAAGAACCAACCGAGTATGAATTACGTGGTGTGCCTATTGGTAACAATGTTGCAGTAAAATTACTTGAAGAAATAAATCAAAATGGTGTTCAAAGTGTTATTTGTGAATACAATAACAAGTTTTATGAAATCTTAATATCATCTGACATTGCTGATGGGGAAAACAATTCAATTAAACCTTCTGGATCTGACGTTGGATTCGGACAAGTTTTTGGAACAGTTGGCTTAATAGTTGAGGATGTTTCTGACCCGTTAGCATCATTACCTGAAAGGATTAAAGATAAAATAACAAGCTTTGCTGAAAATTGTTTAGATGGGTCTATACTGAAATTTAAACCAGATGAATTGTCCGCATCAGAAAGGTCGACAATTCACGAATATGCCAAAAATTGCGGCATGATTACCGAAAGTACTGGGCCTAAAAATAGTAGGAAATTAATACTCAAGGTCAAAAGGAAGAATAATATTGTTGACATAGAAAATGATACTACTAGTAGACGAAAAATAGTAGATCCTTATTACTTTTCACTACTTAAAATTTGTTCAAAAGATGCAAACATAGCGTTTGATGGCCATATTGATGGTAAAAATATTCATTGGGTATCTGATAAATACAAACATATGCAAAGCGTCAAAAATATGATTATCCTTCGCGGATTGCCTGGAAGCGGTAAGTCTCATGTTGCAAATCATTTTAAGTCCTTATCGGATACGTCTGTTTGCAGTGCCGATAATTACTTCATACATGATGGAGTTTATGAATTTGATAAAGAAGAACTTTCCAATGCACATGCATATTGTTACAATTCTGTCAAAAAATCTATTGATGCTGGAACTAATACAATTGTTGTTGATAATGTGAATTGCAAGCTATCTGATTACAAAAAATATTTAGATGTGTCCGATACCAACGGATACAAAGTGATAGTCATCGAAATATTTTGTGAAAATAAACAAAAAGCAGTAGAATTTGCCAAACGAAGTTCCCATAATGTTCCGATAAAGGATGTACTTAAGATACTATCACAATGGGAAACTGATGACAGTGCCTTACTATTGGAATCTCATATGTGTGATAGTGATGACTCTGATAATGAATTGGAGCAAAATGATAATCACTTGTACAGTGTTTCTAACTTATCATTTAATAAATGGTTATCAGATATGGGAATTATTCATAATAATAAACAAAGGAGAAAAACACATATATCGTTTGGTGTAGGCCAGAAGCCAATTTACTTTCTAGATGTTCCAGATCACTTGTATGATGAATTCCTTGAACACTATGCTAATAGTAATGAACATAAATATTTGACTGAAGTAATTCCGTCTGATGGAAAGTTTAAAATGTTTATCGATATTGATTATAGTGATCAAAATAAATTAACTGAAAATGAAATATTAAATATAATCCATATATTGCAAAAACAAACAGTCGGCGATGTTTATGTGACTGGATGTATGGATGGTAATAAAATAGGATTGCATGTAAGGTGTCCAAACTTGAAGGTTGATATTGATGAAGCTATTGGGGTTAGAAATAACTTTGTTGCTAATTTATATGAAGTTTATCCTGATAAAAATTGGGATGCATTCATAGATTCAAGTGTATATATGCATGATAGAGGTTTGCGAATGTTTGGTAGCCGAAAAGCTAATAATGGAATTGATATCGGTCGCGTTTACAACTTATTGTTTCATGTTGATGCATTAGGTAAAGAAAATATTCCAGATATATGTGACATTGATCTTCTTAAAGCAGTATCATTGCATGATGTATAAATAAATTTATTTATTAATTATTTTAACTTAATAATCAGATTGGTATCCTCTCGACGATAATTTAATAATCATCATTGGATTGGTATCCTCTCGACGATGACTTAATAATCATCATCGGATTGGTATCCTCCAACTGACTCAACATGTTTTGCCATTGCCTTCCACGATCCATCATTGGCACTGGTAGGAACGTGCTCCTTGTGAACAGATTGAATAGCAGCAATCAATTTCTTTGTGCCATCCTCCTCGATATTCTCGGAAGCCTTAAACTTCCGAAGGACTGCCTCAAACACAGGCTCAAGATGCTGCAGCACTTTGATAAAACGGAGAATCATCATACTGTTCCCAGTTTGTCCCAACTTGTTGAACAGTGTGATGACTGTACTCTTTGCCGTCTCGTCAGAGATTTCGGTGATTTGATCGACATCTGAGGCCGAAAGATTTTTGATTTCACTGCAGATAACGGCAATCTCCTCAGCAATGCGATCATCCTCTTTCTTTACCTTAGTTTTGTGTGGATTGTCCTCGTCCTCTGAAGTCACCCATGAGCTTGGCCGGTCTGACGCGAACATAACCAAGCTCTTAAACTTGGCGAAAATAGGCTCATTCGTGAGTACATTGCAGAATGCTGCTGGGAAAGGGGTAGGTGCGGTAGTATCTGAAGCCATTTTTGTAAGTGAAACAAAAAGCAAGATTCAAGTCGTGTATGTGATAAATTAAAAATTATTGGACACAACAGTGCTTGTCCAATTCAATTTTTTATATGAACTCAATCAACCCATCTAGATTCATACTCGCTAATAAGATCATTAATTTTATTAAATTTGATGGTACTCATGTTTTTAAATTGTAATTTTAGGTCAGCTAAACCCTTACGTGGTCCTTCGCCATAAATTGTATTTTCCAATTTATTAACAAAATCTTTATGGTTATTAAGATCATAAAAATATTTTGTTATCCGGTTGAATGTGTTTTTTCTATACAACCCGCTATATTCATGTACATAATCATCTCTACAGATGTATTCGAAAATTTTTTTAACAGTATATCCTCCAGCAACTAGAACGCCAAATCCAATAAGTGGATAAAATATGTTTTTGCTCATTATAGGATGTTATATTTTATAATAATAATAAGTGCAATGAGCCATCTGTTATACCTTTCAATTTTTTCAAAAAAAAATCCGCGCATACTGAATGGTGGCTCGCGCATATGACAAAATGGTTTACATCAGTATATATTTTTATGCACTAGCTAGTTTTATAAAATGCTGCCAAATATTTTATGATATAAAAATGTAACGCGCTTAGTGACTTAAAATAATATCTTTAATAATAATATATTAATAATATATGTGCATACCATGTGTACAAAATCAACAAAATGTTCCATGGTGGAGAATAAAAGCAGGAACACATACATGCTGTAAAGGTAATAACGGAAGTTTAATGAATTTAATAGCATATGGAAGATCAGATGCGAGATTGCATTTAGATGACTTGGTTAAAAACAATAATATTGCTCAAGCAACAATAGATGCAAATGATATGGTTTATTACGGATTTACCAGTGCTGTCGAATATTTGGAAAGTATTAAGAATAAATTAAATTGAGACTATTTAATAAATTAAATTGAGGCTATTTCCTTATGCCATCCATCGATATATTCTGAGCCCCATCTATCTTCTTCCTCGCGAATTGTATATGTAAATGGCTCTACATAAACTTGACAAACACATAATGTCATTCCACCAGTATTTCTTAATTTGTCTTCCTTAATAATTTCAATAAGTGTTTTATTTGTTCTGTGATTAAAATATGTGTAAGTTAAATCGGAATTTGAATATTTCATAAAATCATTTTTTTCAATAATATATTTTGCAGCCTTATCACCCCTTGACGCCATTTCTTGTATAATTTCTGGACAAATTTTAAGCCCATTACCACCTCTATTAATAACTATTTCCATTGTTTTTCCAGAAATTATATATTTGAATGGATCTTTTCTAATATCATCAGTTGATACACCTTTATCAATAGCATCCAAAAGTTTTTCGGCAATAAATTCGGCTTTCATTCCGCAAAGTTTATCAAGCCCTTGTGGTTCGTCATCGTTGTCTTCATCCGAATTATTTGAACTTAAAACTGTTCTAATAACTAAGTCAGTTTTTGTTTCTACTATTTTATCATTTGATATCTTGCTATCATCTAGAATATTATTTTGTTGTAGCAGTGACATTTTTTATTTATTACTGTATAATAAATAAAAGGGAAAATAAAATATTATCAATTTTATTTTAATTTAAAATACTTTTTGTAATCATCAGCAATGTATGGTTTATTTTCATTTTCAAACTTGTCTGTACATTCTTCTCCGGTAGCTGCAGTAGAATTAGCGACATGGTCTTGATACATTTCAAATAGGTGATCATCATTAACGGATGGAGACATATAAATGTATTCATCATGTAACCATCCAGATATAACTTCAACAGCCTTATCGTCATCTTCTAAAGTTGGAGATGTCCACCAATATTTTCCATAATGTGGATAAAGTACCTCTATTAACTCGATTTCTTTAGTTTTAGTTCCAGTATATATATTGATACCTGGACTAATATGCAATTTAATTAATGCTGCAGCAAAATCATGTACATCATTGAGATGCAAATGGTGTTCAGTGGTTTCAGAATCTCCAACATATCTAATTTTTACACATCTAAGACTATCAAATAGTTTATTTTTGGATAACATTTGTACTAAGCTTATATTTAATAGATTATATTTATGCAAAGATATAATCAATTTTTATATAATCAATTTTTATATAATAAATTAAATTTTCAGCTTACAGATTTGTGAAGCAGTTTTTTCCAGCGATATGTATGTATTTGAAATAAAATCCACGATAATCTAAACATTCCGCAAGATATTCCTCTGGTCTTCCAACAATATTATATATGACAATAGGTCTCATATTATTTTTTCTAGCAGCTTCAATCAATTTCCTTTCGTCTTTTTCCCTGATATAGGTATTATCACCCTTCGGGTTATTTTTTTCTCCATTGTCATGCATTGTTTTAATTTGAATCAAATGCCTTTCAATATCATTTTCAATCAGCATATCATAAACTTTGTTATTTGCTGGCGTTAATGCATTATCAATACCTTGGGTTAGCAAATAATCGCTAAGTTTCTTTTCGTGTCTTAATCCTGATTTTATTGGGAGCTCCGGTTGAACTTGAATTGGAGCCGGAGCTTGCTGTTTTATTTTTATTAAAGTTTTTTTATTGGCTTTATTATTGGCTTTATGCTCACTCTTCTCATACGATGATGTAGACATTTATAATTAATTAATTATATTTGTTATTTTTTAAGTATGATTAGGTATTATTTAATTTATAAAAAAATCCTGCATGACAAAATGGCAATAATTGAGTAGTTCCATTAAATTGTGCTATATTTTTAATAGCTACACTCAATTTATATGATTTTGATGACTCGCAAAAAATTTGAATTTAGAAATCCCTAGTCAATGCTATTAAATTATATCTAAAATATCAATATCAAACTTTATAACTCAGAAAGATGTCACTGCTTCCATCTCCTAGCCAAATTATTCAGGCCCAACAAAAATATGACAAATCAATAGTTGATCCAGAAGTTGAAACTATGTCAAAGGCATTGCTTCAATGGGTTAATCAAATTGATTTTTCCAAAACAGAATTACAATATCAATCCTTCTCAAGTATCAGCCGAGTTAATTGTATGGGAGCTTTGAGTAAGAATCAAGCTGTAATTGATGTTTCCAAGTCAAGTGACATAGCTATTGCAAAGTTTATTGACAAAGTTAGTGACACTGGACTTTGGTCAGCAAAAAAAGAATCATTAGTTATTGGACGAGGAGCTTTTGGTAATGCATATTTGTCTGTGGTCGTTGTTGAGCCACATGGTCATAACATTCGCCTTACTGATTTTCTACCGTATCCTAATGAAGTATTGTCAATTTGGAAATCTAATTTGCAAACAATGATTGAAACAGATGTTCAGGCACTTACTAATACATTGATAGCAGATATGAATAAAATTTTACCAGTTGGCACTCCAGCTAGAACTAAATTTACTATTCAAATTCAAGGTGGAATGAGTCCAATGCATATGTATGACGGGTCTATCAAGACTTTTATAGAAAAAATTAATAAGGATAATGTTTGGGTAGTAACCCAGCATATTACTTATGATAATAAATATAGACCAACAGAATGGTTGGAAATTGTTCCTAAAACAACTAATTAATTTATAGAATTGATATAATCATAACAATACCATAATTTTCTTTATACGTATTTTCTCCAGGAACACTTGATACGTTTACTTCAAAATTATGCTGACATGTACCTTTAATTTCTTGGTATTTTTTGTGATGTTTATCAATTTTAACATTTTGATTATTACTATCTCCAAAATCACAATATTTATTCACAAACCATTGTGCATAATCCTCAAGTAGTCTGACATCTTTAATATTTTGGTACCGATGGAATGGTATAATCTTTTTTGTCAAAACATGAGGAGACATAACATTCCTGTAAATTGTAAATGTTTTACTTTTATTTTCAAAACCACTCATAATAAAATCTACAATATGTTTGAATCCATCATTTTCAAATATAGAAGGTACATTATCGAGTGTTTTTAGTGATGTCAGTTTATAATCTAAAGCTTCTGATTCGTATTTGAGAGAGTTGAGTTCGTCATACAGTTTGGATATTTTATGACTAACTTGGTTTCGTTCTTCACAAATCGAATTATAATTTGAAAAATAATTGGTTAGCAGCGACATGATTATACTAGTGTATGTATATTCTTATTTTAAATGTAATAAATCAAATATAATGTTTTTCAATTTTAAATTAATAATATTTTTGTTTTTCTATTATTGAGTCATATGTCCAAATTTTACCTTGATCGTCTACATCATTTGATTCATATTGTCTTTGACATCGTTCTAATTTCCATTAATAATTATAGCAACTTTTAGGCATAGCAACTTTTAGGCAAAGCAACTTTTAGGCAAAGCAACTTTTAGGCAAAGCAACTTTTAGGCAAAGCAACTTTTAGGCAAAGCAACTTTTATATTATTGGTTGGGTCATTGCTATATAATGGAGAGAAATATCATTTGACGGATAACTCACAATTTCTTCTTGTCCATTGTAATAAATGATAATTGGTTTTCCGTTTATCTGTTCGTCTAAATAAAATCCCGAAGTATTTAATGATCTGGTTGCATCAATAGTAACTGGTAAATTCCAAGATGTTCCATCAGAATCAGCTGATCGTACAAATTTCATTACCAAGTTACCTTCATTTCTATAAATAATTGCTGGGCATCCATTAATAATTGCTATCATAATTCCATCGCCAATACTATTTAAAGTGGAATCAACAATTGTTCCAGAGATTGGCCATGAATTTCCAATGGAATTTAAGGCACGAATATACATTAAATTATTATTTGTATCATCTGTATAGGAACATGCAAGGTTTCCATTGATTAGTGAAACCCATGAGGATTTACCTGAATCAACATTCTCAGTTAATATTTGTGCATTTTCGTCATATGGCCATACATTTCCAAGAGTATCATTTGAAGAAAGAAGGCGAATGAAATTTGTTTCCTGGCTTTGGTACGCAATAACTGGTATATTACCGGAATTAAAACCGATTTGCAGTGATCCAACATCTACATGTATTGATGCAAGAGATTTAGTTGTCCATGCACTGGATGTATCATCGGGTCTTGTTGCAAGCTTTAATACCTTCCCAATTTTATCTGAATATGTAATAAATATATTGGAACCGTTTGCAATCATACTTGTTGCAGAACCGAAATCAGATATCCCTGATACAGAAGTTTCAAAAGAAGACGTTGGCGTCCAGGTGATTATATCTGAGCTGGAGTTGGCAGAAAATTCATCTATAAACGCCTTATTTGCTTTAATTGTACCTGATGTTGAATTATAGTAAGTAACCCATGGATATACTGAACTTACAGCGGAACTTGCATACATTCCACTTCCAATAGTTTTATCAACCCATTGTGGTCTAACAGAGTTTGTGTTCCAAGTGACTCCATCAATATCCGCGGAAATATAATATCTGAGACATGCAGATACAGGATCGTAAAATGTTATATATGGGAGTCCCCCACTATTAACATTCAATGATACTCCCATTACATAACTATTTCCCTGAGTTTTAGTCATAATAATTTGTGGAGATGCTGGCCATGACGATCCAGTGGCATCGTTTGCACGAATATAGAAAAGTGTTGTACTACCAGGATTAATATTGCGTGTAAATGCAATTGCCGGTCTTCCATTAACGATAAATAAACATGCTTCACCATTTGTAATAGAGTTACCTGCAGCTATGTTGATTTGACTCCATGTTCCTGTTCCGTCAACATTTCCTGCACGCGCATAATACAAATATTCACTTGAGGCGCTAGTGTATATACTATATAAAATTGATGGCATTGATGATACAGTACTTATTGAAAAAATGCGTGAAAAAGCACTCGAAATTACAGCAGGAGGACCCGAAACTATTGGTGTTGCCGCGATTTGTGCAGATGCTGGCCATGTGGATCCATCTGCACTTGTCGAACGTATATAATGTATTTGAGGAGGTGCAGCTGTTGAGACAAATGCAATTGCTGGATTTCCACCAACTACTGCGGAAGTAAACATATCATGAGCATTTTGACCAGTTGCTGTCTGATAAGTCATAGCAGTACTATAAATAGACCACGAGTTATCGTCTGTCGCTGATCCCTTTGCGAATTTAATCGATCCACTATTTATATATGCAATTCCAGGATCCCCATTTGATAAAACTAATAAACGTGGGGACACAGTAATAAAAGATGATATATTTTCTACGGCAACTTTTGAAGGCCATGAGGATCCAACAGAATTTAGTGCACGTCGATATCCCAAACCAGTAGCGCTACCAGTACCATTAGTACCCGTCCAATATGCAATAGCAGGATTTCCATTAATAATTTGCATTGATGGAAAACCACCATATCCCCCAATTCCTTCTCCCGCAAAAATTTCAATTGGATACGGAGGTGACCAGGACAATCCCCGATCATCATCTGCCCTAATATATTTAACAATGGAAGATGTTGGCGAATAATATGCTATTGTTGGAATTCCTCCGACTAATAATGTACTGGGCCAAAATCCAACTGCACTTGGCGGGGAAGTTCCATTTGCGTATATTCGAGAATCTATTCTACTAGCTTCCGGCCATGATGTACCGCTGGCGTCATATGAACAGGTATATTTGATATCAGAATTTGTTGCATCGTGATAAGTTATTAAAGGAACGGATAAAGAGCCTGTAATTTGTATAACTTCAATTGTTGGCCATTGACCAATATCTGTATTAATACTTGATGTTGCAAATGCACCAAATGTATATGGACTACCCCATACTGTACTAGAAGTCATTCGGTTATATTTGAGACATTTTTGTGTGCTATTATAATAGGTTACTGCAGGAAATCCATTTACATTTCCATGAATATTAAGGTGAGGAGCAGTCATTGCAACAGTGTCAATAATAATTGGAGCAGCCCAAGAATTTCCATTTGGATCAGAAGCTGTAATACTTTTAAGTCTTTGATTTGTTTCATCGTAATACACTATAAATGGTAAACTTCCATACTTTGTCATTTTACAATACTTTCCAACATCTCCAATAGAATCAAGAACAATTGGGGTAGACCATGTTGGATTTGAATTACCAGATGAAATGGAAAATAATAAATTTTGATTTGTTTCGTCATAATATGCAATTGCTGGTTTATTACCACTTGTTCCCATTGTTGTGTGCATTGAAATATGATAAGTATTAATATCAGCACCATCTACCCACATTGATGGCCAAATAGTTCCTGTTAAATCGGTAGCACGAATGTGTAATAACCTTTTGGAGAAGCTATTATAGAATGTTATACTTGGTATATTATCGTATGTTTCTTGTAAACGAGTATATCCCGGATTGGCTAATTTTTTTGCAGCAACAACTATTGTTCCAATAGAATTTGCATCTGTACCGCATGCATATTTAATATTCCTATTAGTTGCATCATAATATGAAATACATGGTAAATTATTAACAATTGCTAGCGAAGGACATTGGCCTACATCTCCAGTCGAATCCACAATATTAGTCGTATTCCAATTAACACCATATTGGTCAGTTGCACGAATATACATTAAATTTAAAAGAGTCGCATCGTAATATGCAATAGCCGGATATGCCGTCCAAATATCACCTGGAGTACCATATATTAATTTCATAGAAATTTCAGAAACCTGTGTACTTTCGTCGACTACAACTGGTGTTGACCACTCCGTACACTCATCATCTAATGCATATGTAAAATAAAGTAAACCAGGATTATAATCTGTATATGCAACTGCCAATCTTCCATTATATAATTTACATGTCGATAATACGCCATCACTTGATGCAACCGACCATGGAGAAACTTTTGGTAGTAAATATGAAAAATCGAATTGTGATACTTTTTTAATTGAAACTCCACCAACAGATGTTGAAGAAACAACTGTTGGAATAGTTTCAAATGAATCTCCTGGAAATATAACATTACCAGTACGCATCACTTGCCAATCAGTTACTGGAATTATACGAGTTTCCGCTTTAGTTGGATTCGCCGCCCCAGTATTTCCCTGAGGTCCGGGTTCACCAGTAGCTCCAGTGTTACCTGTGTTACCTTGAAGACCTTGTTCACCAGTAGCTCCAGTGTTACCAGTATTTCCAGTGTTACCAGTGTTACCAGTATTACCAGTGTTACCAGTATTTCCTGTGTTGCCAGTGTTACCTGTGTTGCCAGTGTTACCTGTGTTGCCAGTGTTACCTGTGTTGCCAGTGTTACCTGTGTTGCCAATATTTCCATTAGTTCCATTCTTACCATCTTTACCATCTTTACCATCTCTTCCGTCCTTACCATGATATCCACGTGGCCCGCGATAACAATGACAATGCCATTTATTTTTATTATGAGAACATCCAGGTTCTTTAGAATTTTGTATTTCTATATTTGAACTCATTATATTATATACAAATATTATATACAAATATAATATACATTATGGAGGACAAATTGTTGTATTTTTGATAAAAATGAGACTTCTCTTGAGATGTTATACAAAAATCATTTGTGAATTTAATATATAATATAAATATATACATATTAAATATTATATGCAGTCTGCTGGTTATTTAAATAAAGAACCAACTAAATTTTATACTTTTGTAAGTAAAAAATTCAATCAAAAACATCCGGAAAATAATGATGTTAAATGGATTGATGTTGATAAATACGAAATGACGATTAATCCAACAAAAGATAATCCGGTAAAGGATAATGCTGCAATTCACCAAAGACAATATCCTGTTGAATTTAATAATTATTTGCCAGTTTTTAATTTCGGACTTTTAATGAAATTAAATAAAATAAAAAATTATGTGCTTTTAAACCCTGATGATTATGTAATTAAGATTGGATCAAAATATAATCAAAACGATGAATTGAAAATATTTAAAATAAACAATAAATTCGAAGTTGAAGAGCAAAAAGAATTTGACAAAAGTAATATCAAATTTGACAAATATACAAATTTAAATATAAAATATTCTTTGTTACCGTCAAGTACATTCAAAAAATACGCTTATGAAATAGAGTTTTTTAGACGCGGAGAGATATTGGGTAATTTATATACTTATTATTCGAATACATATCTGAAAAGTTTCATTGAACAATTTTATATATTTGATCCGATAAAGTTAGTTAGAAATACCACAAATATTGCAAACAAAATGATGTTTATTGGTAAATTTAATACACTATTTGATATAATAAGTGATAATACTGATAACAACAATATCATTGAAAATTTAAAACCAAATTCCCTTCGCGTTGATGGTATAAAAACAATTACACAACAACTCAAAGCTAAAAAGTCTACAAATGATATATTATTAGAAATGTTACAAGGAATTAAGGGTCATATTGCGATCGCTAATACATACCTTGATTCTAAAGAAAAATTTAAATATTTGGTGAATACGATATTACAGCAAATGGGACTTAAGATTGACGATATATTAATTGACCAAATAATTAATGACTATTTTTCAATCAACAATAAATTAATAAATGACATGATTTTATATCAACATGCTGAAGCATCCTACGAACTATTTAACAAAGCGTCAAAATTAAAAGGTTCGTCAATAAACAGCAGCAATATTGGTTCTTTAAATAAAGAAATCAAGAAAGACATAAATTTGTATTATTCAAACTTGGTTATTGAAATGACAATATTAAAATATATTTCAAGGAAAATAAATAATTGGTTTTTAGATTTGAAACTTGAGTTCCAGTTAAACTTGCCAGCTATTATTATCGGTTCTTACTTTTTAGATAGACTTGAAACACATTATGAACCAATGTTACTTAATAAATCGCATCAATTTGACAAATTAATAGGTGTAAATGATCAAGTTTATACAAATGAAAACTTAGATACTATTTATAAATCGGACTTGTATAAATCAACAAATTTTTATGTGCTAAAAAATAAAAATGAACAAGAAGAAACTTATATTAAATTAATTGACGATGATGTTAAATCTTCAAATAAATTGATAATGGATAAAATAGCAATAAGGAAACCATTATTAGCACAAAAAATAGCGGAAATGTACAAAAATAAACCGATAAAAATTAATCTTGACGATGTGAATACATTAAATAACTATATTTCTTTGGTACTAAATAACAAAACTGGAGATCAAGTGGTTGAACAAATTAGAAATATATCGATGGAAATAACTAATTTAGAGAAAGATGTTCAGCTTAAAAAAAATGAGAAAAATAAATTACTTGAATCAGTAAAATCATACAAAAAATTAATCAGTAACATGTCTACATTTTTAGAAGGTTATATTTACAAGATGTCATCAAATAATGCATTTAAAATAATTGCACAATCACATTTTACTCATAATAAACAAATAATACCAGATTGTGGTGAGACAACATTTAGAAATTTATTTAATTTTTTAATATGGAATTTTTTAGAAAATAATATAAATATTACACTATTGCCCAAAAAAACAGACAGTGTTATTAAAAAATATTATGATAAATTTTCAAAAATACATGATCATAATAGTCCATTAAGTCATGAAATGTGGGCAATGGCCGTTATGGATGTAAAAAATATAAAATATAACAGAGGTAAAGTAGAATTAATACCAAGTATTAATAATATCATTAATTTGCTAATAACTTATTTGAATATTGATATACCTTTAATTAAAATAGAGAAATCTATCGAGGAATACAGCAGTATATTTAAACAAATATTTGATTTATTTAATACAAATAAAGAAAGCACGTCAGATGAAAAAAATAAGTTTGATTTTGTATTAACAAAAAAAACTACTCCTAATAATGATGCACTATTTTACTTAGATTTTAAAAATTATAAATTGGAATTCATGTTTAGTTCAAGTCATGGTGATGTTTCATTTAAAGCAAATAAATTAGAGGGTATTAACCAAATTACGTCAAATAAAGATTTTATTTCGTTAAATCCTAATATTAATTTTGATTCAATATCATTTTTCACAGAAACTGATCCAGATATATCTACTATTGGTCAAGTAATATTTTTATATTCATATGACCAACAAGCTGCAGTAAAAGTTATTGAGAAACATCAATATGGCTATGGATCCTACGAAAACATAATATTTAATGATGGTTTATTATCTTTGTTTGAAACTACATATTTAAGTTTTTTTAATAAATTGACACCTCAAATATTTAAAATGGACGATAATATACTGCATATATTATTTCGATATTATGCAAATTCTAATGATATAAAGAAAATATATAACCTGTACAAATTATTAAATAAAACAGAAGAATTTAAAAATAGTTTGTTTACCGAAAATCAAATTCATGGTATTCCATTTGATAACTTATTAGATCTAGGTAATTTCCAGACCAATGAAAGCAATACAGATAATAGCGATATTGAAATTAAACCGAATGATTTTAATGATTTAATTAATTTTATTGGTTTAGACAATTGGGTTGATAGGTTTGCATCACATACAAAAGAAAGAATTGAGGTTATTATAAGATATATTGATGGCAACCTTTTTAGAACTGCTGAAAGATCCCTTTTCCTGATTGAAAAGAAAATAATTGATATTGATTGGTTAATTGTTTATTGTAATAATATCATTAATAACGTGGTGCCACACATTAAAGAAAAATCGACTGATGAGGATAATGAAGAAGATGAAAAAAATAATGAAAGTATTAAAAATTTGAAAATCGTCTTGGACTTTTTTGATTATTATATGAAACATAAATCTTACAGATATTCTTCCATGTCTGTATTAAGAGGACAATATAATGAAGCCGAACGTAATAGAGAAAATAATTTATTTGCAAAGAAATTCAAAATTCAACACGGTTTTGATTATGTCACAACAGATGATGACTCAGACTATGGTAGCGATGATGGTGAATACAATGCGTATGGAGGAAATATAACTTACTATAAATTAAACTTGTAATGAATTAATATAAATAAAATAAATAATTAATAGCCATTTAATAGCTATTAACTATTTATTGGCAGATTTGCTTATCCGTCAGAAACTGGACAACATCTACATCAAGATTTTTTGTCTCAAGTACTTTCTTGTACCTCTCAACACCATCCTTAATTACTGCCTTGATTTGGTCCATTGTCATATTCTCATTAAACTTGGAAGTGCCTGCTGCAACCTTAAGTGTACCCTTAATACCGTTAGCCTTCATGTTATGAACCTTAATACAAGTTTTAACGCCAGCAGAAACTGGGTTGAGCCAATAGTTAGTGTTAGCGTTATGCATTGGCCTATTAAGCACATTGTTTAGGCACCAGCACTCGTAATCATTAAACTTGTAAGTCGAGTTAGTGGGGTCAAAGTTTGGTGTATAATTGTATGAAGTATATGAGCTGAGATCATAGTTAAAGCACTTTGGCTGCACTCCGTTCTCGTTACATACATCGACAATAATTACCTTATCACCCTTTAGTGCATTAAACTTGGCGATATCCTGATAAACACGGCCAGCAACATCTCTGCCGTTGACACCCTTCTTGGAATAGTTATCAGCGCTAACAATCAATGCATGCTTGCCATTTGCTACAACGGTATCATGCATAATTTGTGCTACAGTAGACTTGCCACTGCCAGTGATACCAACAAGGTTAATTCTTACATTCTTCTCCGAAGATGAAATAGCAGATGCAGCAACCATACTTGCAACATTAGCTCCATCAACAGTCAAAGCCTTGCCATCCTTTACGGCATTATTAAGCTTTACATTGTTGTCAGACAAAGTAATGGTATCAATATACTCTGGAGTCGGAATGAACTTGCACCAAACACAACCATGCTGCTTTACATAACTGTCAAGCTCTACCTGGGAATACCAAGTCTCTGCCTTACACTCACCATGGTTCTTGACAACATAAACAGTACTATTAGGCTCGAAGTTCTCAAGTGTAATAATGGAGGACTTCAACTCGTCATACTTTTGGCAAACAAGGTTACCTTGTACCTTCGAGTCGTACTCCTTTCTAATATAGGCGAGGAAATCGGCCTCCTTAACCTCCTCATTGTCTGCACCTGGGCATACTACACGTACAGCCTCCTTGTAGTTATGTAGTTGCTCCTTGAAAATTCCAAGCATCGACATCATCAAAGCCCACCATAGAGGCTCAGACAGCTTCAAAGGATTAATCATCGTATCGGTGTAAAGACTAGTGTGAGTAGCCGGGTTAGTGTAATGCATAGGAAACAATAGTCCACTCTTCCACTTAGTATAACAGCCTACACCATCATATGTTTTGTTAGCAGTCATTACCTCCATTGAAGTTTGCATAATGGCTAGCTTTCTTAGCTCAAGAATATGCGGACTATTAACCTCACAACCCTTAATGTTCATCAAACTCATCTGGTTAAGAACGTGAAAGATTACATTGGGAGATGCTCGGGCATTTCTGTATCCAAGAGTACCGCACAAAGTTCGCATAGCAATACGAACAGCCTGTGCATTAGAATTATCAGTACCAAAATAGATGTTACCAAACTTGTCCTTACTCTTAGGATAAGAATCGAACATCGAGTTAATATCAATCGTATTATTATCGATCACGCACGTACCAAACGTCGGAAGGCATACGCGTCGACTAGAACCAAGAGTTGTACCCTTAATATTTAGTAGCGAAATTGCATCAGCAAACTCGTTATGCTTGACAGCTGCATCCTTCACATGAGCATCAAAGTTAGTGTAAATAATGGGCTTGTTCTGCTTAGCACAATCAAAACCATAATTTAGGATAGTTAGTGCTCGATCATTACTAATATCCACAATATCGGTTAGTCTCTTGCAGATGTTAAGCGTGAAAATATGATCTACTGGAAAGTTAATGAAAATTACTGACATCAGCTTACCAATCTCGCTAATCAATTTCTTAAGAACCATTTGGTTTACACCCCAATCCATCGCAGCCTTGTTATCATAAACAGACGTCATGAGCTTATCGATAAACTGTGGGATGATTCCCGAGATAGGTACTCCCATGAACATCAGTGCATTCTTGTCAATAGCAGAGCTTTGAGCACCAGAATACGGAGTGTCTGCATGAAATTTGTTATAAATTTTCAGACTGTTAATACTATTTCCAAGCATATTAATAAGATCCATACCAGGAATTCGTGTCTCCTCGGATTTGGTGATGGTCGTCATATCGGTTAACGAGTCAGAAACAGCAATAACCTCAAAGTTAATCTTATTCTCCTTAAACTTATTAGTGATAGGACTCAGCTCATATGACTGACTATGAGTTTGACCATCAGTAAAAAGAACAACCTTATTAGGCTTGAAAAGACCAAGCTTATCAACAACCTCTTGGAGCGGCTTGTGAGTATATGTCGCACTTCCAGCAATCAAGTCTGGCAGGTTAACAAAACCCTCAGATCTCAGTACCGAAATAGGACCATGATATTTAGAATTGCTGTCAAAGGAATACAATACGTAATCGTCGCTATCCTTCTCAAGTACATACTGGGACAAAATAGATGACTCCTTCTCAAGAACTGTCATCGATGGAGAAAACTTGGAATTAGTCGAACCAGAAACATCAATTACCATAACAGTCTTACCCCTCTGGTTATTCTGTCCATTTGCAGCATTGTTGCCCTGAGAGACAACAGTGGATGCATTCTTGATCAGATCGATAAGGGTAATAGAAGCCATGATGTTAGTTGATGCAGATCTTACTAAGAATTGATATAAGGTCTAACATTATAAGTGCACTCAGCTAATAAATAAATCAATTTTTTCACAAAGAAATATGGTAAATAAACGAATATATACTATTGTTAATAAATTAATTGCTTTGAGCCTCATTTGGCATTGGTTTTCTCAAGCTGGTGGCCGGTTTGGCATTAGCATTAGTTTTCTTAAGCGCCGGCTTTTGTCTAAACGCGTCGAAAGTTGCCTCAATTTCTACCGCCTGCAGCCCACCAACAATTGTATTTCCATCTGTTTCATCAAGCAATGCCGTATATGAATCCTTTGGGAATATCTTTTCCTTGGAAAATTTGTTAAGGCCGAGTGTGATATGTTTGACAGGATTTCCATGGTATGGTAGCCCGTCATTAATGGAAACACCAGCAGTAATAAACTTGCTATTGAAACCAATCTTTTCAATAGTAACACTGTATTTATTACCGAGAAGCGGATAAAGATCCTCCGCTTTCTTATCAGCCTTTCCTCCTGTGTAAAGAACAGTAATATGAAATCCGTCGTTTAGCTTATAAACATTATCGCCAATGACAAGTACCTTTTCCCCATGCTTCATCGATTTCAGGAGATCTGGAAACTTTTTGTTGGTAGTTCCAATATCTTCATCAGTCATCAGGTCAGAATGGAGTTCATCATTAGTCTTAAAGTAAATTCCATCAGTCTTTACATTTGCAGATACGAGATTGAGAATCTTACTATAATCTGCATCAGAGAAATTAAGCTCATAATACAGGATAGTATTATGCTCAATAGTTTGTGGGGTTGCTTCAGTAGAACTCATTTTTGTTTTATCGCTAATTTCTGTAAGGTGTGTGATGTATCTATTTTTAAACGTAATGTAATTCTAGTAAATTTTTATTCAATTTTTATCGTATAATAAAACTGTAAATAAATTTGGAAAATATTAAAGAGCTAAATAAACAAAAGATTATTAAATTCTATACTTAAGGCCAAGGACCAACAGGAATACCGTTAGCATCATGCCATGGCTCAGTTTCTGCGGCAAACATAATCCAAATTGCTAGTGACCAGAAAATAGCAGCCAGAAAAGCAAGAATTCCGACAACAGCTAAACACATACCACATGCATTATCATCTCTAGCACCAATACCCATACCTATACCAGCAAGGGTACAACCACCACAGCATAGCATGATCATCCCTACACCTAGACCGGTTGCACCAAGAATGAAAAATGGAACACCTAGCCAGCTAACGAAAAAGCTCAGCAAAAACATCTTGATACGGTTTTCCTTTTTGTAGCAACATCTGGTATTGTCACAGTCGTATGACGCATATTGAGAATCGCAAATACAATCGGTTTTATCCTTACTGCAAAATCCATGGTTATTGCAATCATAAAGTGCATCCTCGCATGTAAAGGCATTGGATGATGCAGTCAATGTAATATTGCTCAATGACTGAACAGTGTTAGACATCAGTTTCCTTGTTAGGGGAAGAGGTAGCGCTGAAGCAGTTGACAAACATGCCAACAGCAAACAAATGGCAATTGAAGCGCGCATTTTTGTTAGTAAAACTTGGAATTGATACATATATAATGTGTATCAGTTGGCTCAAGCAAATTTGATTTCAATTTTATTTAATAAATAAATACCAGTCTAAAAATCATTAGGTGGCTCGTGTTTATCGTTACTAAAAAATGTATTATTTTGTACAAAATTTACTTGCCGTCTTTATCAATTATTTTCATAACAAATTCATTAATTGACTCAATAGTAAATCCATTTGAATACTCTAATGATTTTGTATAATCCAGTACTTTGCCATCTATTTCTAATATAACTGTTGGAATGCCCTCAATAGCATAATCTACAAATGGTACATATGCATAGTTTATTTCTCCAAATTCCAAATTTGGATATTTATTTAATCCTTTAAATTGTTCCCATATATCCTTTAAATTTTTGTAAGAATCACCATTCTGGTATGATGAATAGTGAAAAGTTATCCTATTTTCCTTATAATGTCTTGTCATCGGTCCAATATCATGTCTAGCCATAGTATGATTACTTAATATTTTAGTTATATGGCCTTAAAATGGAAATTTCAATAATTATTTATAAAAAGTAATCAGTATAATACAATATGACCAATAAGGGGTAGTTTCCTTATGTTTATAGCATTATAAAATTTTAATAAGATAAAATTGAATTATTTAATATTTATAGTATCCAATAAATTTTTACATAAACCAATTTTCTACTGCGCATTAATCAGTAACTATTGCTAAAGAATGGCTAACCCTAACACATCTATTGAGCAGGTTTCATATGCCAAGTTGAAAGATGTTCTCAACAGCAATGATTCTGTCGAATATATGACTCAAATGGACAAGCGCCGAGAATATCTGCTTACCCTTTATGACAATCTCAAGACAAAAAATATTGCTGGAATCAATCTGAAAATCAATGATGGAATAAATGAAGCGAGGTATATTGTCATGACCATTCAAATTATTGGTACACCGAGAACGATTACTTTGTATGTTGGACCAGATTTCAGTGCTTATTCATGGCTTCAGGCACAATTCACTGAGGGATCGGTAACCAAGAATATCACCCTTAATAACGAGGATGAAGTCATTTCCGAGATCAATAAGTGTCTCACGAAGGATGCGTAAGTACATACATATGATAACTAGTTTATTTTATTTTTATTAAGTTCTTAGAGGTGTTACTTCTGGATGATTTTTTACTGAATTCTTATTAGGAATTGACATATACTCTCCAATAATACTAAGCATATTGGAATCATAATAAGAATGTTTAGAAATTTCTTCCTCAACTGCAACTAGTGCTGCTTTATTTTGTTCGTCAATATATTTGCATAATTCATACACTAACGGAACATATATTGTATGTTTCCAATAACCTTTGGTATTCGGATATGGTATTGGACATCCAGATTCATAAGCATAACGAAAAGCCTTGTACATACAATATTTTGGAGTGTATTCACTAGACCAAAAGGTAGTTGTTGTTAGTTGTTTTTTCCATTCAGGTATTGATTTATTAAAAGTATTAGTAAAATCAAAAGAATTTTTAGAATATGGATTAAATCCATTATCGAAACAAATAAATAGGTTGCAACATAATCTTTCTAATGTATATGGATGCCATGGTACATTATTCAAATTACTTATAATGAAAAAATTATAAGTAAAGGGAAATTTTCCGCTATTGCCCGGACCTTGTATATAATGTTCGCCAATAGTTTTTGTTATCTCTGGATTTAAATCACTAAATTTAATAGCAGATTTAAATACATCCATATTATTGTGTCGAATAGCATATTGTGCAGCTTTTTTATCAAACGGAACACCATTTTCACACAGCCAATTTAATATTTTAAAATTGTGTAATGCAGTATTTGTCGTCTCACTATCAAAGTATTGCTTATCTATTGAAAAAACATATTTAACGTACTCTAATTTGTTTTCTCTAACTAAATCACGAATAGCCCTAGGTTTATTTTCATCTTCTATTTTATTCCAAATATCCTTAAATTCATCAACATTTATTTCTTTTTTAATAAATTCTGAAAACATTTTAACATTTGAATTATCTAAATATTTCCTAATTGGGTCCATCATTTCATTGAAAAAATCCATTTCAAGCGAATTATAATACTTAATATATTATAATAGTAACTTGTATATTATTCATATCAATTTTTTTGAATCAATTAATTTTTTGTTTAAATATCCACAATTAAATCAAATCGTTTAAATAAATCAAATTTATCTTCTTTAATAAGTATAGGCATTTTTTTAACACCCATGTCACGTAGGTTAGAAAATCGATGTCTACCGTCTGTAAATCCAATAATTGGTTTATCTGTAAACTTAATAGTAATTCTTGGAGGCTCATTAACTTTCATATCAAACAAATCTTTTCTCGAATTTAAATATTTTTCTTTAGTTTTAATTTCTTCAAAATTTGGTGAAATATAATAATTGACATCATCTTTCCATAAATTATCAATTTTGTCGATATCACCCCATACAACAATATCGTCTACCCATCTTCTTCTGTAATTAACCAAACGTTCTAAAATGTTATTGATATTTTTATTATTATCCAACGTATCCGCTCTTATCATATTATTTTTATAGAATAAAATAACCATAGCTCGGGTAAGAATGCCACCCAGGAATGAATAAATAAAATACTTGCGAAAACAATTACTAAAATTTTATATCGTTTTTTCCAATAATCCTGTCACTAATTGCTGGGAAAAAGGGCTATTTTTTATTCCACATTTCAGTTGTTCAATAATTTCGTCAATAGTTAATTCATCTTTAGTGAGTGTCATATATTCAATTTCTGTATCTGTTATCATTTTCATTAAAGATTCTTGTTGTTTTTTAAGTTTGTTACATTCTTTTTTTTTCAATGAAAATTCATCACTTAGTACCATATCACGAAGCCATGTATTGACTTGAATTCCATATTTGACAAATACTGACTTACATACTGGACATTCTTGCTTGACCATTTTTTGTACACAATCAATGCATAATAAATGTGCTCCGCATCCCAACATAACTATTTTTTCGGGGATATCAACAAAATCTATCAAACATACTGGGCAATGATTTTCAGGTAATTGGATTTTTGATTTCATTAAGCTTAATTCTTTAGATGTTACATCTAAAGATGAATTAATTTCCTTTAATAATTCTTGAAATTCATTTAATTTTTTGGTAATTGTTTCAGCGAATATTTTGTTTTTAATATTTTCAAAAACGTCCATAATTGGTACTAGTTTTACTATTTCTGGATTTTGTTTTTTTTTGTATACCTGAATTGTATTCCTTTTCTTTTTTACCACGTTTAATATATTTTGAAAGGGCTTGTTTAAAATCCATGTAGTGCCAATTTTCAGATTTTAAATTGAAGTCACCAATTTGTAATATATTATAACCACATGGTTTTATATTTCCCAATGAATTGCACAATCTGTCTGTTTTTTCGTCGTAGTATATTTTAACAATATTATCTCGATAATATGGACCGCGAGCATAATACCCGACGTTGTGCAGATGCATTGTAAATTCATTTATTTCTGCTTTATAAACACCGTTATTAGTTTCGACAATTGCAGGAAGTTTTTGGATAGTAATAGTATTAGAAAAATATACATATTTTAAATGTTCAATAACTATTGCACGCTCATAAAATTTGGTATAATTTGGAAAAGAAAAATCAACATGCTTTTTGTCAGTCATTTGATGATTACATAATTTTATTATTCAATCTAATAAACCAAATTCAATAGTTGCTCTTTTCAAATTTTTATAAAAATTGAATTATGTATGCTAACATATAGTCAATAATATACTACTTAAACTCATCTAGATAATAAATAGCCAATGACTGACATTTTAAATCTCGAAAATTTCGATCCACTTGGCAAACAAAATAAAAAACCCATAAGGAAAAAGATTATTTACAGTTCCAGTTCCGACTCTAGTGATACGGAAGATTCCAATGTGACTAATGCAGAAGTAGAAGGCAAAAGACCAGTAAAAAAGAAACCAGTTAATCCTAAAGAAATCGAGGTAACGAAACCCAAACAATTAGTTAGACAACCAACTATTAAAAAACCTAAAAGACAAGTTATTGAAGAGTCATCATCAAGTTCTTGTTTGACAGATTCATCAGATGAGCCAGATAATGAACCTGTCAAACAAAAGAAAATACCGGCTAGTCAAATGACTACTAAACCAAAAAATGATATAGATGACACAGTTAGACAACCACAAAAGAAAATACCGGCTAGTCAAATGACTACTAAACTAAAAAATAATGCAGATGACATAGTTAGACAACCACAAAAGAAAATACCTAAGCAACCTGTTGAAGAAACAGATTCTTCAACTGATTCGGATGATGACATTGCTCCTCAAAAACTTCCGAGAAAGAAAATCATTGCACAAATACCAAAACAAAAAGCGGTTGAACCATTAGACGATAATGAAGAACTTGAAAAACTTCCAAAAAAGAAAATCATTGCACAAAAATTGGCTGAATATCAAAATCCTCCAGTAAAAAAACAAAAAGCGATTGAACCATTAGACGATGATGATGAATTTGTTGACGAAGAACCTGAAATTCCTCCGCAAAGAATACAGCGCAAACAAACACCGAATGTCCAAAGAAATCATGTTTCACATAAACAATCTTTACGACCGTTAACAACATACGCAAATGGCATATTAGAAAATGATTACAATCCTCCGACACAACAAATTAAAAACATCAATCAAAAATCTCCGGATGATTGGAATTTTAGTTTGGAACATGCAAGTACTTCTTTAGGTTTAAACAAAAATATTGTTACGTGGGAATTTATTTGGAAAAGAAAAAAAAATGTGATTATCCTATACCATTCAACATTTGGAGGGAAACGTAAATTGATTGTTAATGGAAATACGCAGCTTATTGAAAAAACTCCATTTGCTGACAAAAGTCGGTATAGTTTTAAGCTTGGAGATACTAATTCAGCAGTTAATGTTATAGTTTATATAAAGTCTATTGGCTTAACAGCATTTGAATACGATTTGCAAATAGAAAGAATGGATTTTCCAACAGCGTACAAATATTGGTTTCAACATACAGACGTATAATCTAGTTTATTTATAATATATATAAATGATAAATGATAATTAATAATTAATAATAAAAAGTAAATATGGAATATAATATGATGTTGGCAAGTATTTATAATGATGGCTCACAAGACAAAGCTTGTATGCCAATTATGAAAAGAATAGATAACCCATATCATTATACTTTTGAAGATAATATATATAATGACAACAAAACGATATTGGAATGTACAAAAAGAAGCAATATATTAGATGATACTCTTTATACTAAAAAAATGATGACTTTTCCAATAACTATTAAAAAAGAATTTATTATAGATATACATCAATTTAAAGACGAAAATCAAATCCATATATTTCCCAATATTCATAATAACAATACTGGAAGATGTCCCCAAGATTACGATTACTGGATAAACGAATTTGGTATTGTTTTGGAAAACCTTGATGATTTAGATAAATTTACCATTACTATTGACATAGGTGGATCTATAATAATTAAAATGGATAATTTGTTGGTGAATAATCTTATTAGCAATAGGATTAAATATAATAATAATTTGTTTTATGTACCGATATCATACTTTTTATTAAATTATGAATATCCATTCCCTGATATTGGACTTTTTTATCATGGATTGAGTATTTATGTAAAATACCGTGGATCTGAATTATTAGATAGTAATTTTAATTTTTATATTAATTATTCCAAAGTGAAAAACAAATATGGTTCAAATTATTGTGATAAGCCGGTAGAATGCGCTAAAAGTTTGCAAGAATTTGATTATTGGAATAAATATCAGTATTGCATTGAGAAATCTGATGTACAGCAGCCAATTCCTGAAAACAGATTAGAAAAAATAATTCATCAAGAACAAAATGTAAAACAACTATTAGTGAATAGCCAACATAAAACACTATTGCCTTTTAATCATCCAGTGCACTTGTTATATATGTATTTTGATGATTATGGTGACTATTTGGAGGATTGTAAACTTATATTTGACGGACGTGTTTTAAAAGATATAAAATTTACAAAAGTTAATAGCGATATATATGACAAATTAAATAATTATATTAATAGTGTAAATCAAGCATATTCCAAAGTATTACAACGCTTGCCTATTTCAGGAGACGTTTGCAAATATATTGCATTACCAAAGTTGCTTTACAAAACTAATTCATGTGAAATATTAAAAAATAAAACAATTTATAAAATAGAATTCACTTCTCAGATCGACCATTACTCGTTTGTAATGCCAAAATTATATTTTAATTTTTCACGTATAGAAAGAGCATACTTATCGTTTACACATAATTTTAAGGATTTCAGTAAAAATATTAATCTGAATGTAGGTTGTTTAAATAAAAATTTATTAAGATCACTGACTGGCATGTCGGGGTTGGCTTTTTCCAATTAAAAATTAATCAAACAATTCCATACATTTTTTATACCATTGGTCAAATCCCAACATCAAATAATCAACAATATTGCAAACTAATTTGATTAATTCTTTCTTTGATATATCATCTTTTTTTATCTGTAATTTAGATAAAACAATATCACCATCATAATAACTTTTAATTGTAATATATTGTGCTTTTTTGACGGAAATTTCCAGGTAACTGTATTCATTCGGATTGTCCGATTCGTCATCTGCGCAAAACTTATATGTTTTAAATTCATTTTCAGACAGAACAGCTTTCTCAAACTCTTTTTTATTGAAACGTATTTGTCTTGGGTTTGCATCATTAATTTCTATAATATGTTTGAATGATTCATTTCCTTCTGTAATGATAATATTTACAAGAATAAATCCATGTATATCATTTGTAATATTAGTGGTTATACTCATCTTTTGTATAATTAAAGGTATTAATTTTTGTATAATAAATTTTTTTGACTTTCTTCTTCTTATTTTCTTGGTTTAGTCTTTTGCTTTGTTTTTTGTGAATATAATCCTTTTTTGCTTTCTTTTTAGCAAGATATTTATTAGCTCTATCTAGTGCTTTTTTCTTTCGTTTTCCTTCGCCATAAAGTATATGTGGGTCAGTTATAGAAGTTATCCCCATTATGTCTAAATAAGTTAGATTTGGCAAATTTAATATGGCGTCATTAGTTATCGTATCAATATTTGTCATTGTTAGTTTTTTAAGAGCTTTTAATGATGCAATCCCCATATCCGTAATATGTATTTTGTGATTACCTGTTTGATAATCATGTTCATTACAATCATTAATTCTTAAATCTGTTAAATTAACTAACTTTGACAATCCGTCATCCGTAATTCTCCCATAATTCCATCCAAAACTTAATACTTTTAATTGAGGCAATTTTGATAATCCAATATTAGTAATATCACGTTGATCAACAATATTTAAGCTTGTTAAATTTACTAAATTTTCCAAATAATCATCTGTTATATAACTATTTGACCTCAAATAAAGCTTTTTAAGATTTATTAATGTTTTAATTCCATTGGACGTTATTGAATTATCTTCACTGCATCCCCATATACTCAGTTCTTCGAGTGTTATCAGCTTTGCTAATCCAATATCTGTTATTCCATGATCATCATACAAAGATAATACTTTAATATTCGGTAAATTGCTTATTCCATAATCAGTAATTGTGGTATTATTAGTCAAATCTAAACTTATTAAATGTGGTAAACATAATAAATGTTCATCCCTTATGTTATCATTGTATCCTAAAACTAATCTTTGCAAGTTTTTGAATTGTACTACCAAACTGCCTGATATCATACGATCACCCCATAATGTAAGCTCCTTTAATTCAGTAAATTTTGATATTTGTTCATCAAAAATTGTTTTATTAAATGTTAGATTTATTGAGGAAACTTTATCAGATTTTATTATTTTATTCATGTCAATATGATTAAATGGCTTTCCCTCATCGTTTGTAAAAGCATGACCCTCGAGACTTATCCTTATTTTAAACCGTTTGAATGTTTTATCCAAAAATTCGTATTGTTCAATAGTAGTGATATACTGCTCAAATTCTTTAGTTTCATCATAAACAAGTTTTTTAAACATATGATTTAATTGGCTCATGCTAATTAAATCATTTAATTTTAAATAAGGTTGTAAAATAGTATATGGAACCACATATTTATTCTTCCAATGCATATATGCTAATTTTAATTAAGTTTAATATTTACGCTGATTATTCAATTATCAATTTTTTATAAAATAAAAAAATACTTAACTGTCTTCTTCTGTATCGCTTTCACTGTCACTATCTGAATTTACCTTTTTCTTATAACAAAATGTTTGTATCGCATTGATCACGTGGCTATCTTTAAATGGATCAAAATAAGCATCAAGTAAATCGTTTAATTTTTTATTTATTGGACAACCATTATCATATAGCCAATTTAGTATTTCATCAATATCATTATATTTTTCTCTACGACCAGCCATTAGATAACATTTCGTCCCAAAAGAAAACCCTTTTTGTTTGAGCAAATTTAATCTTTCAATAGTCGCATCGTACAAAATTGCGGTACTAATAACATTATCATCGTAAGGATATTTTTTATCTAGCAACCATTCTAATATTTCCAAACTACATGTCCCAGATAATTCATCCAATAAATTTTTACTTAATACAACACTTTCGTGTTTAATTCCAATATCGTAAAGCCGTTTGCCTAATTCTAAATTATTTTTCCTAAGTGCTTCTAAAATGGCCTCAAGATTAATAGTGCAACCTTTCTCTATAAAATATTCTAATAAATCGTATCTTTCATTCGCAATAGCATAAACTGGAGCCTTATAACATAGCCCAATTTCGTTACTTAAACACCAATTTAATAATTTTTCATCCGTATATTTCACATCTAATAATAATCTCCAAATTGATCCACGGTTGCATTCCTTACATGTATAGGAATATCTTTCAGAACCCTTATTTTTACAAATAATTGTATCTTCTGAATTATTTACCATCCAAACAAACCTATCAAAATTTTTATTCCATATAGCAGCATCATAGCAATCTCCGTCAAAAATTGGCCGATGTTCTGATTTTTTTGCAATATCATATATCCAATAAAATATATCATCTATTGATGTAGCACATGCTTCTCTAAGCGCTGAACTGCAATATGGAGCGCCAAGTTCTGAAAATGCTTTAACAAATTCAAAATCCTGGGTTCTGACTACATGATACAAATTGAGCCATTCCCATGTAAAACCCTTACTTAATAAATATTTAATTGTTTCAAGATCTTTGTTATAAATTGCGGATTGAATCGCCGAATTTGATTTTTTGAATTCTTTTGCCAAAAATAATTCTATAAGATCATATCTTTTATTTTTAGCCAATGATGTGTATGGATCTGAATTTTCCCTTTTAAAATCATGCTTAAGGACCAGTTCAATAATATCCTTGTTAAGTGTCATAGCGGCTTGTGTATATATATAATGATCATCATCTAACGGAAAATCATGATCGAGTAGCCACTGAATCATGGGAATATCTTGATGTTCAATAGCTATTCTAATTGCACATGTATGTCTTTTGGTACAATCCGTTTTTGATAGGTACTCAAGCATAATCCAATCTTTGGTATAAGCAGCTGCTCTATATAAATTTATATTATATTTAAAACCACTTTCTTCTTTTTTTAAAAAATCAAGTATTTCAATATTGCCTCCAATCATATCGTAAAAATAACGAAGATCATTATAATATTTGGTTTTACTTTTTAAATAAAATTGTTTAAACATATATGGTCTTTTGCTAACGAATTGATAATTATCATTAATAAGTCCAGTATTATAATGCGTCGGATTACAAACAGTATTTAAATCAATGTCCTCGATATATGCACGTTCTATTGCATTCAATTGGTCTTTTTGCGATTCGTATAATTGCGGATCATCTTTAAATTTTTGATAATCTGATTCGGTTAAAGGTGAGTCCATTGTGTTGTGATTATTATATCTTTTTTAATGTATTTGCCAAATTAATATCAACTTTTATATACAAAATTTAATACTATTTAAAATTATGCTAATAATATAATTTATAACTATGTCATTATTTACTTTTGACGAATTGGGGCTAACTGAGCCAATTAACGTAGGCATATATAAACCTAATTTATTTTTAAATAAAACAATATTAATTCACGACGAAGCTAAATTAGGAAAATTTACAATATGCGAAAATATTATCAATAATATATCACATATTGACAAATTATTTGTAGTAAGTGATGCAGGCTCATATACCAATATATCTGATATAGTATATCACTCGACACAATTTAAGGCTATTATGTCATATTGTACAGATCACCTGAATATATCCTATAAAAAAGTTATTGTGCTGGATGATTTGTCATATTTAATAAAAAATATATGTAATACAGATTTTGCCAAGTTAAATATAACATTTATTGTTTATGAAAGTAATATTTTAGATATGCAAATGAGTTTTGATTTTAATTTTATTTCATATTCACAGAAAAATAAGTTATATATTTTTAAAAAATTATGTGGATGGTGTCCAGAATTTGAAACATATGAAACCATAAATAATATACTTGCTAATAAAAATGGGTTCTTATTGATAAATAATGTAGATACCAAACGAATCCGCTCATTATCTGACATTATTTCATTTGTTCGACCAATACAATTAGAATATATCAATAAAATAAATTCAATATTAGCATAATTATTCCACCCAATCATAATCCTATATCATATAGCATACAAAGCCAATTGTTTAGCATGCTATCCCCAGTATCAAAGTAATTATGTTCGGTAATTTATATACAGGTTTAGGTTTCAAAATATGACTTTTATTAAATACATATACACGCAAATGCCTCTCAAACAGTATTCACAAAAATATGTTGGAAATACACTAACAAATTATTGTAATAAACTGTATGGACAATATAATAAACCAGAAATAACCGGAGTAACCAACCGTATTTCAAATATATTTAATAACACTGGTATATCAAAACGTGATTTAATTTACGATCCATCTAATATTAATGTTAACTATAATATTGACGATACATATCCACAAATAATTAAAGACACTTCTCAATTAGTTAGAGAAGGTTTGATAAAAACCTTTGCTAATAGCGGTTGCAGCGCAAATAAAATAGATAAGGTTATTTTCTCATCAGGAATTCCTAATTCGCCACATATTAGCTTACATGCTATGAGTGGTCTTGGATTTAGCAAAAATATTAAACATACGCCAATGGTTTCTTTAGGTTGCGTTGGTGGCGCATATTGTTTAAGCGAAGCACACGATTATTTAAAAGCTAATCCAAATCAAACTGTATTAACATTAAATGTTGAATGCGCATCTCGTTACTTTATGGGTCCATACCAATACAAACTTAATAAACTTGCTGAAAATCTCAAAAACAAACCAGAACTTGCAAATTCTATTAAAAAGGAATTATTACATGAAGTAATAGTTTCGTCAATTTTGGGTGATGGAGTGGGTTTTACTATTCTAACTAATAAAAATACCAAAACAGTCAAAGATCCTAATGCAAATTTGCAAATAATTGATACATTGACTACTATTGTTGATGATTCATTACATTTGACTGGCCAAGTTTTAGAACAATCTGGCTTTCGAGCAATAATCCATCCAGAATTATCCGAAACAGTTGTTCCTAATGCTGTTAAAACAATACATGACATTTTAGAAAAAAATTCTTTAAAAACATCTGATATTAAATATTGGTTTATACATCCAGGTGGGCAAAAAGTTTTAAATAAAATTAAACAAGAATCTAATTTGACTGACAATGAATTAAAATATAGTATTAAATCTCTTAATGAATTTGGAAATATGAGTTCGGTGTCTGTCATTAATGTTTTGGAACAAACTACGCAAAACGAAATTTTGGAAAAAGGTAGCAATTGTATATTATTGGCAATGGGTCCAGGTATTACTATCCAAACTATATTATTAAAAGTTCACTAAAAGTTGAATTATTAACCAGTTATTGCCTTTCATATCGTTTTATTATATTATACAATTATATGCACCAATAGAATGATTCTAAAAGCACTATTATCGATCGTTTTGCTGTTCCAACTATGTGGTCCAACTTTTGCTGATCCAGCGGATTTGAATATATTAATGTTATATTCAAATTCTGGTATTTATGTAAAATATGGCAGTACAGTACCAATTATTGGAAAAATGTGGCAAGAATATGTAAATACTCATGTTTTCAATAAATTAAATATTAAAGCTAATTTAATTTACGAAGATGTCAAGTCTAATGCAGTATTAGCAAATCAAATAACAACAAAATATGTCACAAACAATACTGTAAGTGCTGTTTTTACTCCGGAAGGATTGCTTGCAGGAAGCGTTGCATTAACTTCATATAATTTGAATCCAAATATGCCATTGGTTGCTGGAATGGTTGGTTCAAGTGATGTATTTATTTGTAAAACGCCTGTCCTAGCACCATGTAAAGCATCGGATGGATCTAGACGTTTTCCTAATATGATTGGAGTATTAACACCTGGTCAACAATACTTCAAGCCACTTTTCCCACTTCTCAAAAAGAAAGATTATAAAACTTTAGCAGTTATGTATATAAATAATGGAGCTAATATTGATGTATGTACAGGAAGTGATTTATATGCAGATGACTACGGGTTAGCTAGTGTTTACACTGGTATTGTTACGCCTGGAAATTCCACTTATGAAGATGGTCAAATGAAAAACCACCTGGAAAATATTAAAGATCTAAATCCAGATACCGTTCTTATTTGCTATTCTGCTGCGTGCTCGCGATTCGTGAATATATTATATGATATTAATTATTTACCAAAGGCTCTTGGCACGTTTGATTGTGCTGGTAATATCACCTTTATCAAAGATGTCGGTGATAAGGCAAAATATATAATTTCGCCGCTACAATGGGATAGGAGGCTTCAAGGTTTCGAATACACTGAAAAACAACAAGGATCATATGAGCCAATGTTTCCATCTTCTAAAAACCAATCTTCTGCAATGTTAATGTACAATACTTTTGTGGAAAATGCTAATGGTACCGAATTTAGTTCACTCACAGCTAGTGCATTGGCTTCACTGAAACCAATAAATTTTGCCGTAACGTCTTGTATGAATAGTTTGAATTCTACTAGTTTATGCACTCGACCAGATAATTTACTAAGTTATATGAAAAATGTTTACGAAACGAGCTTCTTTGGTATTATTGCTAATGACTTTACAACAGGATTAAATCCAATGAAAGGTATGGCATTGGTTCAAATTGATAGTGAAAACCAACCGCAAATTATTTCTCCAGATACATCGAGTATTGTTGATGCAGTTATGCCAATGCCAAATTGGGAAGAACGCATCTATACTCATATGATGCTCAATAAGCCTATTGAAAAGGCTTTACTTGCGATCGTTATCATATGCGATATTTTTGCCCTTTTAATAATACTTTTCATAATTTTGCATCGTAACAACCGTTTAATCAAAGCAATGAGCATATATTTTTCAAGTTTGATTGTTGTTGGATATGCAATGATTTGTACAGCAACATTAACATGGACACTAGAAAATAATGAAACATCGTGTGGTGCACGAGTTCCTACGTTCATTATTGGCATTATTCTAACATTGATTTCGCTAATAGCCAAAAATATTAGAATTGCCTTAATATTTAACACAAAAAATCTAAAAACAAAAAAAATTACAGATTGGCACGTGTTTGGTATTTTTGGAATTTTAGCTTTTCCACTACTGCTATTCATGTTTTTATGGATCGGTATTTTTCCGCTAGAATTGGTTACTGTACAACCCGACACATTGAGACCGATATTTAATTACCAAGACTGTTCTTCAGGTAATTATATTTTTGGAATTCTTACATTGGCATATGTTTTCCTACTGTATATCATAGCATTCATTGTTTCATATAAAGTAAGTAATGCATTTAGTGAATTTAATGAGGCTGATGTTATTGCAAAATCAACATATTACAGTTCGGTGATATCAATTATAATTATCATTATTCAATTAGCTGTTAACAATGATAGAGCAGTTACCTTTGCGATTCGTAGCTTTGGTATAATCTTTATTTTTACAACAATGATAATTATACTATTCTCCAAAAAATTCAGTATGGTTTTTAAAGGTAACAAAGTTGCAGCAGGGTCTTATTTACCGACAACTATTGATGAATCGGATGATGTTAATGTCAAAACATCAGTAACTACAAAAAACACTAAAATAGAAATTGTAGGATTACCTCGTAATTCAACTGCTTCAAAACAAAGTATTAACACGCCTAAATAATATTTTTTTTTATTCAATAAATTAAATCAAAAATATTATTTAGAGACTAATTTTCACTAAATTTATTTACCATGGCTTTGCATAAATGCCATAAATTGTGCAAGTGCTGCACTATTTTGAGCAACTTGTTCAGACAAAGACTTGGCATTATTCGACATTTCAGCAGATAAAGCCTTGACTTCAGACGATAATTCAGATATGCTTTTTTCCATAACGTCAAATTTTTCAACTTTCGAAGCCAAGGCTTGTACTTTTGCTTCGACTGACGTAAGTTGTCCTTGCATCGCAATATTTGCCCCAATTGCTTTCATCGGTGATACTGTTCTAAAACCTGAAGATGAACTTGCAGTTTGATAAGACATATGTTTTGACAAAGTCGGTGTTCCCGGATGCGGTGTACCACTAGGACTCGATGGAAAGGGTAATGGAGTAGTCACCTCATCTCTCATAATATCTTCTGCAGGTATTTGTGCAGCTTCCATAATTTGTTTCTTAAGCAAATACTCGGTGTATATAGCATTACAAATTTCATGAACTTGAACAGCATGTTGACCATGAAAAGTATCAATAAAATCGTCAAATATTTTATACAAATCAAGATGTTGCATCACAATTTTTCTACTATTAATAATTCTATCTCGCATTGTTTGACTATTTCGAATATCAACCTCTGCAATTTGTTTAGTAAATTTCTGTATTTCGATATCTTCAGAAGTGTCGCTCGATCCTCGTTTTCTTTCCAAAGAAATAAGTTTAACATGAACCGTTCCATCGTCATTATCATCATCTCCCGTACACAAAATAACTTTATTGGCTGCTTTGTATAACACACGTTTATAAAGCGGATTTATATCACTACTAATAAGATCACGAATACTAATTTTACAAAGTATTTCTTTTTCACTTCTATATGTATGCTTTTCAGTATCAATGCTAAAATGAGTATCCTTTCGTGTTAATGGATGCAAATAATGTGCATTTATAATTTTTGCAATAGCTGTGGAATCAGTTGCATGAATGAGAGTAGTACCTAATGTTAGGTCATCCTTTAACATTTTTTCGTCAATGGGACGACCATATAACAATCTATTATTCAAATTATAATGTCTCGCAAAATGAATTGTATGTCCTTGAACCAATCCAATTTCAATATCATTAACATTATTACTATTTTCAGTTCCTTCCCTGTATCTAAAACGTCCTTTGCCATTTTCTTCAACAATAATTTTGATCCATCTACGAATATCAATTTCACTAGCAATATGCTTGTTTACAACACTTTGGATCGTTTTCAATATAGATATTAAACCCGGTTTTTTGCACACTCCCTCTTTAGTTTTAAATGCAACATCTGAAATTATTTTACATACAGCCTCAGCAATTTGAGATTGCTGATCGGTTTTAGGTTTTTGGTTAATGAATGGCGAATCATGGATTTCACTAAAATATCTTTCCATCTCACATAAAACTTTATATATATTTGGATCACCCCCAAGATTTATGATAGAACCTATTCTATAAAAACCTCCTCCATCAACTTGAATTTGAAACATTGATGCAAACCTTCTTCCTATATCTTTTAACGCATGACTAAATTCTCTGAATAGGTTACTTAGACCAGATTCGATTTGTTGTTTAGGTGAACCTTGTGGTAATTCGCTACTTTCTACATCTTTAGATACGTCAGCAGCTTGAAAAGAACTTGATGATGCCTCGGACTTCGATCTACGTCCAGAAGCAATTTCACTTAATTTTTTAAATGCTGCACTTGCTTGTGAAATCTGGCTTGTATCCATCTCCGAAGAATCATGTAACGATGTTCCTATTGATGCTTGTTGGGACATTGAAGTTCCATAAACATTTTTTGGCATCTCAATACTTGCAATTTGAGCTATACTGGAAAGGGATATATTTAGAGGCTGTTTTTTCAAAGGTGATGTTGTTGGAGTGGGCTTTTCAGATGACGATGGACTTTCTCTGGTGAATTGTGGTATCATAACGTTGTGAGGCATTACATCCATTACACTTTCTTGACCGACAGCATCAAGTTTTGGTTCGGACTTTGATGATGAACTTTGAGACATTTTACGCAAATATTCAAATGTAGGCTTGACTTACTATTTGAAAAAATGCATTGAAACCCATATAGTAAACATTTTTCAATTTTATTATTCAAATAAACAAATAATTATTTAATCTTGACCACCATAATATTCGCCCAATCTTGGGTCACGCTTTTTAGAATAAGCATCTCTGCTTTGTTTTAATTCTTTTCTTAAAAGCTTCTTCTAGGTTAACATTTGAATTTGGTAATGATATTCGCGCAAAAATACTGTTCTTTCGCAGCACCTTTACGGGAGGTCATGATGAATTTTAAATTTCCTATTACACAAAAGATGACTTGCTCGCCGACGAATCAATTAAATATTATAAAACAATGCTTCAACAACTGATTTCACTATAAATTAAATTATTTCGTCCACTTTATTTTTCCATTCAACTTATTATTTTCCGTACATAGTATTGGAATAAAGAGTGCTTCCTCAGACCATGTACTCTCTTCTATTGCATCCTCAAATCGATTTCGATAGTAGTTGTCAAAATGATAACGCGAAGGTTTTTTACTTTGCATTTTTTTATAAAACCATACCAATTGTATTAACATCGGATTTTGTTGCTTTGGTGAAATTTGCTGATATCTTACACTATCCTTGACCATTTTTGCAAGATAACTAGCTGCAGCCATCTCATTTTCCGTCATTCCTTCATACCAATCCTCAATCTTATCATCCTTACACATCATCCAACAAGAAATTGGTTTATGAGTATGAATAACTATTAAAATCAAGTCATCTCTAACAACCAAAGATATTTTATCAAATATGTTTGATTTAGTGAGTCGTAACTTTTTTGTAACCATAAAACCATTATTCCTTTTATTAAGATAACTTTGAATCCTCGTAAGATTTATATAATTCTTATGATATTTATTTTTTTCTTTTTGAGTAGCGTCTTTTCCGCATCCTTTTTCGACAATACGCTGTAATTCTTTCATTGCTTTTTTTTCTCGAATAAGCTTATCTAGTTCTTGTTTATTAGGCTTATGTACTTCTTTAATTTGATTCCAAACTTTTAGCGCCCTTTGCTTATAAACTTCCTTTTTGTAACTTTGAATAAGATCATCAGATAAATTCATTTTCGGTAAAATTTCTTTAGCAAGTTCTTCAAATTCACCAATTGACTCGGGAAATTGTGTTAAAAGTTCATTAATAGCAGTAATTGCATTCGCGATGTATCCATCTTTTGACTGGATAGACATATTGGAAGCAGATGTTATTAAATTAGTTGTTAAACATTTATTTTTTAATAAAAGGAACCAGTTAATATCAATTTCAACTTTTACATTATTGTACAGCGAGACTTTTTATCATCCTTTTTTATTTTATCATAAAAAGATGATATATCACCACCAGTTTTTGCATTTGCTTCAACCATACCATATATTAATTTTGACGTAATTTTGAGATTATATGATTTCAGGCAATAAACTGATGCTTCAATAATTTCATTATGATCATTTAATCCATCTGCTATTATCCTTTCTAAATCTGTAACATATTTATCCATATCTTCCTTCAATAAATTTTTATCGTTTTTCACTTCATTTAATACCTCGATATACATGCATATATATTTTTTAATAATATTTAATAATTCGTAAAATTTTTCTGATGTTTCAACATAATCCTCAAACAAATTCCCATTATTGGGATCATTTTGTATCAAATCCTTTTGTAATTTATTTGCATTTTCTTTAATTTCGTTTACTTTATCAAGTTTATTTGTATAATAGCTATTCTCATTATCATTGGAGCTTTCCATTTTCTGAATAATAATAAAGTAATCCTATAAGGCATTATATTGCCATTTCAATTTTATGTAAAAATTGATTTCTCTAATGCTAAAACATAATTTATATTAATGTAACAATATTCTAACAATGAGCGGTTTTTACGGAATGGGTAGTAATGGAAAATCCACTGATCTTGTAGGCAAATCGCCTTCATATTATGACAAACTGATTTCATATTTCGGTACACCGAGTACTCAAAGTATATCATTGGGTGTTGATTCAAATGGTATAGAAACCAGAAGAGAGTATTTTGGCGATACCCCAGTTTTGGTAATGTATGGTCGAAGGCATACTGGAAAATCCACCATTGGACCTATTCTTGATGAATATTTTAAGCAAAATTATGCTTACGATGAAAACAAAACAGAAACCATAGACTATAGTGATATGCCACCACTCGAATATGTTGGCGATGAGTTGGCATCGAATGATACAAAAAAACGTACTCGACCCATTGACGATGATACAGACACGTCAAATAAAAAGTTTAAACACTACCAATAATATAATATAAAAATTGATATTATATTTCATTTATTCCATAACATACTACCAAATATAATATATTAATATGTCTGACAGTATTTCTATTTACATACCATTACAAAGTAAAAACACAACCCATAATAATTTATCAGAACTCAAAGATTCGAACAAATCTGAAAATGTTTTTGAATTAAACGAAGAATTCAGAAATATTGGCAAATTTAACAGTCATGATGATGTTATCGTTTTAAAAAGTAATGATATCATTAAGAAAAAAGTCTCATTAATAACATTAGTTTGTTGCCCAGTATTCTGTTAGGTTTAAATTTTGTAACAGATTTGGAAAACAAAGGAATCTTTTATGTTATAGTTCATATATTATCTTTAATATTCGGTATCATTTCTTTAGTTGTTAATTGGATATCATCTAACGAACATCAGTATTGTAAATCAAATGAAAGGAAAATGCTGCTTGAACCAACAATATCAAAAACAACAAAATTGTTAATATTATTAGGGTTGAAAAGTAAACAGCACATTCTTGTTAAAGATAACTTACAATTAAATGTATAAATAAATTTTAACGAATATTAATACGACAATTCGCTTGTTCAATTCCTTTGATTTTATCTTCATAAAACTTTTTAATTTTATCCGTATAATCTTTATATTTTTGGATTTCTGCTTCATACTTTCCTTTAATTTTTTCTAAATTTTTTTTATGTATGTCACGTATGGCTTGATGATTTTCAATAAATATTGCATTTTCATTTGCCAATTTATTGTTTTCTAGTGCAAGTTCACTTATTATTGCATATGTTGGATCATTAATATATTTTATTGCATCTGTATTTTGCTTTAATGCCTGCGAACATATTTCTGGCGTTTGATTGCTAATATATTCCAAAGATAGTCCATTTTGTTTTACTGATTGCAAACAAAATTTATCATTATCCCATATATTTAGGTCTTTAATTTCTATACATTCACCAAGAATTAGATCAGTAGCTATGAAACATGATTCAGTTATGAAAATTCTGGAATTGTCTGGAATTGTTGCAATTCGACAATGCGTCATTATGTGAATAACTTCATCAATCTCCATCATTAAAAATAAGGGTAATTCATTAATTTCACAAAAATTGATCCCCGTTTCATTATTTGTGTTTAAACCTGTAACTAATTTATCATTGACACTTTTAGAAATCAATGTCACATAAATTCCTGGATACTTTTTAGTGAATCTTCCTCCAAATACAGACTTCATGCTTCATTAACTTGGTTTTATTTTTAGATATACTTACAGATATAAATAAATATAGGTAGTGCAAACATCAATTTTTCGTAAATCAGTTACTTACAAACTTTAAACTTTTTAGGATAAGTTTTCTCAAGTTTATGCATCACATAAAGTGGTCCACTAACTGGATATGCCAATCCCATTACTGAACCAAAAAGTGTGTTTGCTAAACAACCAACTCCCTTATCAACGATTTTTTCAGCACATGTTTTAGATCTATACGAATTAAGATCGCTAAAATTAAATACATTTTCCACGTTAAATATAACAACACTCGTTGGAACTGCTACAGCAAGACTCTTCACATACAATATTCCAATTCTAGAAATAAAATTCATTTTTACAAGTAAATATACATCTTAAATTATAATTATACACGTAAGTAATAAATATTTCAATTTTACCGCACAGTAATAAAATTGAAACAATCGTATGCTGGACCATCATTTTAAATCTTTAAATTTATAAAACTTTCTTTTCACAAATGGGTCAATACATAAGTTTCATTTGGCCAATGCGTAAACCTAAAGAATATGTAATTGAAAGAAACAATAAAATAAATATTATTCAAGTAACTGATGTTAATGATACAAACTATCTACCATTCACACTTTTTGAAAAATATACTAAAAAAATGCAGGAATGTCCAGAATCATATCCAGATAGTAGTGAAGATGAACGAAATAAACTTAATTCATACAATATTCATGAGGGATGTACTATTAAAATGAAAAGATTCAATAAACCGTTAGTTGTTAAAAATTTTCCATGGAAGCCATATCACGAAACAAATGGCCTTTGGTACAGTATTGGCACTGCATGGTACGATCGCGATATTTCGGATGAACGAATTCGTGATGGAATGCCAAATTATCCATGGACACTTATGTATATCACATTTAATAATGATTTTAAACTATTAAGAATTGTTCCAGAACATAGGTATGATGAACTTAGCAAGAAAAACACCAATTTGAATACAATTATAGTGTCGTATAAGATGTTTAAGAATATATATATGGTTCCTACTGGAAAACTATATGATACACACAATGTTAATTATGTTAAAATAATAATTGATGAAAAATTTGATGGAATAGAATTTCCAGATTTTAATTACTTCCGTCACTCTGAAGAGGATGAATGCTATCGATGGATGTGTGCTATAGATGTACCAAGTGGTTGCATTTTTGACACTAGTAAAATAACTGTATATGTCAAATCGGTATAAAATTGAATTAACAATCACTTAAACTATTATATCAATATAATGTTCAACCAATCTTATCTTAAAAATGACATACGTTAAAGAAGTTAGTTGGCAAATTATTAATGGTGCACATGTACCTATAATTAACGCTCACAATAAAACCACCGATGAACTTGATTCAATTTATAAAACAGCAATAGCATCATTACCTGATGGTACAGTGACAGATGGTGTTATGTGGAGTAACAAATACAACCAGTCAGAACGGACTGATTCGACATATAAATATAAACCCGAATCCGAAAACAACATCGAGACAATCACAATTGGTACTCAAAGAAAATTAAATTTTTCGAAACATCAAAATTATTATGATTTAAATGACGGTGATTATGTTTTTGAACCAATAGTACCTACATATGAGTATCAATTTCCTCTAGACTTTCGCTCATTATATCCAAGTATAATGGTGGCATATAATTTAAATTGGGAAACTCTTTTAGATTCTAACAAATCTAAAAAACGTGTATGGTCACAAACTGAAAATAATACAGATGATGATCAAAATGATAAAAAAATTAAAACATAAATTACCTAATATATTGATCTTTATGAATTTCCACCGGTAAATATTTTATTATTTCTGTTTCATTGTTATCAACTAAACAATAACTGTCAATATTACTTAGTGCTACTTTTCCTTTTATTTTATTATACATAATAAATATAGCTTTTTTACTATTCACAAATTTATCTACTGTTTGATTTATATTATATGAATCTGTCGATCTTTCTACATGACATATGTTAATATTTAAATTTAGCAAATCGTTAATTTCATTTAATATGTTTTTGAATTTGTCGGCCCTAGCAAGATTACCATTCATCGTTACCATCTTATTACATTTTCCAGTAATTAAAGCTTCAAGAATTACAATGGCGTAAATTATATATCTCCTTTCATATTCACTTAACTCCTCGCTACATTCATATTCATTTTCAATAAGACCATTAATAATGCATCCTTTACTAGGTGTAATATATTTATGGTCGAATTTTGCTTTCTTTATTTCATCATGCATAAAGGGTAACTCAACATACGTTTGTAGCTCTTCATGGTGCTTTCTTTTATGCGGGAACCCTTCCATTGTGGTAAATTATACTGTATTATTAGTAAAACTTGAGTGTATTGTGTCGCTTTTTCACTTTTTTCGCCCATAACAGAATGGATTTCATAAAATTGGTTTCGCAGAATAAACTCATATTTTCTGTGGTATCATTTTATGACGATCATTCTGTTAAACGGATTGTTCAAAACTAATAAATAAACCCGTTTAGAAAAAAGCCTGTCTCTCTCCAATAACTACTCCTGTATCAATCATGCATTTATGGCATCTTACTACACAATAATCTATTGCTTCATCGTAAATTTCATAAAGAATCAAGTTATTTAAGTTCCACTTTGTTTTCATGGTTTCTCTAGCAGTTGAATGACATTTACAATTTGGATTGCATTCACATCTTGCATCTTTTCCAAAAACTTGTTCGTTAACCATTTTATGTGTAATTTTATCAATCGAATCAACTTTGTATAATTTTAAGTCATATTTGTTATTGTTGCTTTTTTGAATACGCTCTAATATATTATTTATATGGTCTTTGCATTCTTTGCAATACTTATCGTAATCTGACGTGCAATATTCGCATGTTTGATATGCAACGTCAGCTAGCTTATTAACTTCTATTCTAAATTCCTCAGCGCAATGTCGACATATTCCATTATCACATGTTCCACATATATTGCTAAATTCAGTTGCTAAACTATTGTTGCAATGTAAACAATTAGTTTTATCAGTCATTATGAAGTGTTAAATGATATGTATAATATTGCTAATGGCTATTTTTAATAAAAAAATCAATTTTAATCTTCGAGTGAATCATCCAAGTAATCATTTGGTAAATTGGCAGGTGATATCATATAAGTAATTCTGCTTTTGTTTTCCGTCGTATAAGAAATACATAGGGGCCATTCTTCTTTCAAATAAATATTGGACTCTTTGGCAATTTTTTCCCATTCAGATGCAATAAAAATATCATTACTCTCATACGTCCCAATATTTTTCACTTTTGTATTATCTCCTTGTTCACCAATAGATATTGTAACAACATCGTTTCCAAAAATAAACATTGTTTTCTTCCCAATAGTTTTTAATTTAATATGGTTAGTTTGTGTATCAATAAGCATTGAATGCAACCAATTACTTGGCAGTGTTACCATTGAGTCAAATTTAACATCATCAAATTTAAATAAATTACTCATATAATCTGGTAACTGAACTTCATATTTTACAGAATTTCCTAAAGTTTTACCTCTAATACTTATAAAATCTGGTTTATTTTTGCTGACAAAAAATGAAATTAATTCATTATCCTTTATTTTATTTAAAACCGCATTAATTGAATTTAAATTTATTGGGATCGTAATATCATCACAATAAAAATCATTAAATTCATCTTCAGTAAGCTTGATGATAACAAGTAGTGTTCTCTTATAATTGATTTCTTGTATCAAAATCATTTTCGAATCCTTTTTAAATTTCATACAAACCATATCAGAAAATTTATCTAAGTTTTGGAAAAAAGTTTTGATAAAGCCTGTATTTTTCGGCGAAAAATTTACAAGAAAAACCTCATCACTCTCGATAATTGGAGAATTTAAAGCATCATTCTTAATGATTAGAGAAAAATGCTCTCCCGCTTTTAGTTTAGCTAATCTATTACTTACTAACGAAACATCAAAGTATGTCGACTTAAAATCATCACTGCAATAAAAATCTTTAAAGTCCTTTTTATTTAAACTTACATTAATTAAACACGTTTGTGATGTATCGATGTAGTCTAATTCAATTGTATCATCTTTGATTTTTAGTGTTATTTCTTTGGAATCTTTAAAAATTTCCCTAAAGATGTTTGTAAATAGTTTAATATTGATTGGAGTAAGTTTTAATGCAATATCATTTTGAGATGTCATTTTTGGTAACTGTTACTTATAACAAATAACCAATAGCTATAATGGCTATTAACTATTCAATTTTTATACTGTATCATCATTGTGATATGCCAGCGCTTTAATTTCCTTTTGTTTTTTAATGGTTTCTTTGACGATATGTCTTTTATTATATAAAATTAGTTTAATATCGTTATCTAACACGGTTTTTTGAGGTTCGTCATCACGATTTTCAATGAATCGTTTAAGCTTTTTGATAGCTGCTTCATTAATTAATTTTTTATCGACGAGATCTTTGAATTTTTCATCAATATATTGACAACCCCAACCTTTTAATTTATCCATTATATCATCTTCAAAATGCAAAGGCCATTTTATGATAACATTAAATTATAAATGGCTTATAGCGCATATATTGATCAAGAAAACGGCAAAAATCTGACATTTGAAAACCATATGGATTACGGTTGGATACACATATATGTTCCTACTTAAATATTTACTCCAATGTCTTAATTTCAACCAATTTTTCTTGCAGACATTTAATTTGTTTGTATAAATTTAATTCTTTTTTTAATTGATCGTTCTCCTTTTTAATTTCTTTATTTTTCCTTTCAAGTATATTAATTTTCAAAGACAATTTTTGAAACGTATCAGCTTTTGATATATCGTCTACTTTTTTAATTTTACAATATTTATCAATATGAGTCATCAAATTATCTTTTCTTGTAAATGCTTTGTCACAGTGAGGACAAACATATTCATTTGGCAAATCGGATATATTATCTGCATTAAGTTCCGGTCCCTCAAATATTTCATTATCAATTTTTACAACAGATACTATTTGCTTACATGGAATTTTTCTATTGATATGGAATTCATAATTTGATTTTTTCGTAAACACTTTATTGCATCTCTTACATTCATATCTACATCCTACTTTTTTAACATAGTCATTTGGAATAATTTGTCCAGTCATTTTTTTATGTACAATTGATTCTAAATGTTTATTGAAATTCTCATTTCTATATGTTGAAAATTTGCATTCTTTGCATGTATTTTTTGTTATCTTTTCATCTATATCTCTGGATAAAGAATATCCCTTCTCAATGCAATCATTTAATTCATTCTCATTAAATGAAAACCATTCACCATTTAATTTATTTTTTTTGAAAGCACATTGTAATCTTTTTTCAAGCGTATCAATATCTTTGCAATTAAATGTTTTTATTAATATAATTTTATTTGCATTTGCTGTTTGTAATGATTTTATACGGTCATTAATTTTTGCTGATTTTCCTATTTTGTAATTTGTTGTGCCTTCTGAATTTACAATATATACGACGTTTCTGTGAGTCCTGTATTAATTTTATCGCCAACGTTACTTTTAGTTTCTAGATTGTTGGTGTTCATATAAATATACTATATAAATTACTCCAAATTACTAAACGCGCGAGCTTAATTTTCTAAGAGTTCAAAATAGTAAAACACTTTGTAAAAAATTAAAATTTTTGTAACATTACCGAAACTATATTTTGCTAAATTTTACTCATATTCAGCAAACGCAATTAGGTCTTGCGAGTAAAATTTGCCGAACCTTTTTTATGACATATACGTCTGACGATATAGATGTTCCACCTCTTACGGCTTATCGTAATAGTTTTATAAATGATCTATTTATTATAGACATGATTGATCTAAAAAGTAAATAAATAAAATTGAAATTAGTTTAACAAGTCTTTGTATTTGCAAATAATAAACCAATCAACGAATATAATGCAAGATTGTTTAATTCAGTTAGATTGTAATGAGCGATTTGATGATGACTGGAAAAAGTATGACTTTACAAAACTAAACATGTGTACATCAATAGGTTGGAATGCGGAAATTTTACAATATGATCCAACTAAAGGAATCATGACTAATGGAAACATTTTATTTACACTCGATGAGCTAAAATTAATGAAACCACAAATAGTTGACAATAATGATAAAGATGAAGAAACACAAGATGAAAAAAAGCACAGTAAAACATGTAAATATTGTAAAATTATGGATAAATTTTATCAAAATATAAAAAAACGCATGTGGTACCATTGTTATGTAGATATAGAACGCGATGAAAAATCTGTCATAGTAAAGCCGGATGGCCTATTTATTTTTAACAAGGACGAACAAAGGTTACTTAATGTTTGTAAACAGGGTGGATGGATTCATATAAGTGTACCTGTATAAATTAAATAGCAGTTTGCGCAATAATGGTACCAACAACAGGTACCATGCTAACCAAATGTTTTTTAGCAGCTTCGTGACATTCTACAATATCTGCATCGATATATCTCAAACGGCTATCCACTAAATAATCATTTTGAACTCCTTTTTCTTTATTCTCAGTTGATTGCTTTACCAATTTTTCTTTTTCCTTTCTCAACTTTCTGGCTTGTACCTTATTTTTGATAGCCATCGGAATACCAAGTACTTGAGCTGGTCCGCAGCTATATGCAACAGATCCAACTCCAGCAATTAATCCGAATGTTATCATAAGTCCTAAACTTGGTGGACCGCACGGCATTTTATGTGTATATATTATAAATATTAATAACATATAAATACTTATTGATTCGCTTTCAACTTTTTAATTTAATAAATTAATCTCTAGTAGCTGCAACAATAGTTCCAACCACTGGAATCATTCTAATCATGTGCTTTTTAGCTGCCTCGTCGCAACCTTTAATACTCTCATTAACTCTATCTAGTTGGTAATCTGTGACTGATGTATCTTTAACGGCATTTTGTTTATCCTCTAACGCTTTCTTTTCTAATCTTTCTTTTTCTTTTTTAAATCTATTAGCTTCCTTTTTATTTATAATAGCTAATGGAATTCCGACGATTTGTGCAGGTCCGCAACTATATACAACTGCTCCAGCTCCGGCAACTAGTGAACCAACTCCACCCAATATTCCGAACGCGATCATCATACCCATACTTGGTGGACCGCACGGCATTTTTGTTTAAATATGATACTAATATTATTAACACATGTTTACTTATTATTTAGTTTTCAACTTTTGGTAATAAAATTGATAAATTATTATGTTATTGCTTATTTATTTAATCAATAGATAACTAACACACAAATAATGAGCGAATCTTCTACCCCACTTGAGCTCATCAAGGCAACTATTGCAAAAATAAAAGATATGAAATTTAAAGCATTTATTGCTGCATATGCGAAATCTTTAGAAAATGAATATGAAATAATTTATGCAGATTCTGATAGTATTTTTTTACGTCCAAAAAACCAATCGACATGCAATGATAATGAAATACCTGATTTGGTAGATGCTAATGAACATATAAATAAAACAATTAAACGACAGCGCCAAGATGATTATAACGAAGAATTAAACGAAACTAAAAAACTCAAAGTAAATTAATTAGCTATTTATTTATATGTAATTTCAATACCTTTTTGGGCAAGTTCAGCAATAAATTTATCAGAAACTAATTGTGTATATGATTTAGTACCGGATACGTTTAAATGTTTCAATTTTGGAATTTTAGCAACACACTCCTCACTTATTTTATGATTACAAAACAAATTTAATGATGTTAATTCTGGCAAATTTGAAATTGCAGCATCGGTTATAACATCATTAAATGACAAACTTAATTTAGTTAGTTTTTTAAGATGACTAATTCCATCATCATCAATCTCCCATTGATCACCCAAATCTAATTCCGTTAAATTAACAAGATTAACTAATCCTTCGTTTGTCATTTCTTTATTGTCAAAAAGTGTTAAAATTTCCAAATTTACTAAATTTATTACACCATCGCTGCCAATATTACTATTTATATCTGCATTTAACTCTTTCAAAGAAATCATGTGTTTAATTCCATAGTTTGTGATTGTATAATTATTACAAATATCTAATCTTACTAATTTATTTAATTTTTTTAATCCCTTATCAGTTATAACATTAGTGCACCTCAAAGATAAGTTTGTAAGGTTTGGACAATGATCTAAGCATTTGTCATTAAAATAATTAATTTTAAAATTAGGGTCCGAAAACCAGTTCTGCCAACTAAACGAATTTAAATTTAAAGTCATTAAATTGTCAAACTTTTTAAATGCTCCATTTGTTATTTTTGCTTCATTCCAACTCAATTTTAAATAAGTTAGTTTTTTTAATGTTTTCAACCCAAAGTCTGTTACTAATTTGTTTTTATCTAATTTTAATTCTTCCAAATTTGTCAAGCACATAATTTCTTCATTAGTTATTGTTCCATCATCCGCTTGCAACCATGTTAATTTTTTTAACAATCGAATATCATCGTTCTTATTATCACTTTTTAGATGAAACCTTTGATTGCAGTTTTTAAAGGTTTTTGAAATAGCAACACCTTGTGAAACAGTTTTAATTTCTATCGTAAAATTTTTAACTTTATGATAAACAGTGGTTCTAAATAAACGATTTGTTATGGACAACATGGACAGATCCTTAACAGATAACATTGGATATAATATGTCATATGGTACTATATTTATATTATTTGTCCATTGGTTTACATACATTTATTATGATTTATTGTTATTATGTTTATTATACATATCATTTCGCCTATATTATGTCAATTTTTCGCAATAAAGTTGAAAAACCAAGTTTATGAAAGACCCATAAATTTTGGCCCTATATACATCCCCCTAGCAAATACACTCGCTAGATTTTTTGCTTTAGACATGTCTTCTGTACTGGCACCTGCTATGACTGTTGGTATGATCCTTAAGGATACCGTTGTTGATGTTCTCGAGGGTCGAGTTTCGCTGAGAGACATTGCATACGAGCTCAAGTATTCAATGCCGACCATTCGCATCACTCCACCCAACGCTGGGAGCATCCGAGATTCCGTACAGACCGTTGTGGATCGCGTTACTCCTACCGCTGCTGCCGTTCGAGATTCAATGCAGAAGGTCGTTTCTCGTATGTCAGCGAAGGCGCCAATGACATCGACCGACATCGAGTTGGTTTCTCCCTACAACCCAGATAATGATTGGGTTATTCTGTAATCCGGATCGTTACATATTTTTTTATCGCTTATTTTTGTACCATATAAAGGAAACAACATAAAGATATATAACTTTTTATAATTAATGACTGATAGTTTAACTATTACTAGAGCACTGAGCGAACTAAAATTGCTCGACAAGCGACTTCAAAAGAAAATATCAACCGGAAATTTTACAACTGTAATCTCAAGAAAAAACAAGCATTTAGTAAATGAACAACAATTCGTATTAAATGCCAAAGACGAATACCAATCGATCGATGACTTAATAAAGCGTTATAATAAAATTAAAACTGCAATCATTATAAGTAACAGCGTCACCGATGTCAAAATTGGCAATGAAGTACTAAAAGTTTCTGAAGTTATTGAGCGCAAACAAAGCTTACATTACAAAAAATCATTATATGAGCAACTAAAGCGCAACAGAGAAGCTACAAATACCATGATTCAAAATACTAACCAGCAAATGGAAGGTGATTTACAAAGACTATTAGAAACAAGTTTTGGTAAAACCTCAAATACAAAAACAAATGCGGACGATATTGAAAATATTAGCAAAGCATTTAGAGACAATAACCAATCCAGAGTCTTAGATCCTATCAGCATCGACACCGTAATTTCAGAACTTGAAAAAGAAATCGATGAATATGATAGAGAGGCGAACTTTGTACTCAGTGAATCAAACGCTCTAACAAAAATTACTGTTTAAATACATAATCCCCCTTGTTATGCGAAGAATGTCCAAAACAGTTATGGCTTAGCATTGCCTTAATATGCTACTTATGGTTGCTAACAACAATGATTCACTTTAATTAGTGAATTGTACTTGTTTACTTTAAAACTTAAAAATTATATTTTAAAATTTATTAACCACTCCTCGATAGCGGGGGTGGGGTTTAGCACTAATCTTTCATACACTTATACACTTAACATTTAAGCTTTAGCTTTAATATAAATCCCGGGCAATGGTCATTTGTTAATAGCAAAATGGTTTATAATATACCATAGATGTCACCACCGGGCTGCATAACAAGGGGAATTTTATATATTTATATAAAATTTCTTTAAAATAATTTAGTTTTAACTTTACCATTAATATTTTCATAAATGAATGTACCTGGTTTATCCAAGTATTTAGCCATATATTCATTAGGTTTATCAATTGAGTATGTTATAATAACCGGAATCATATCACGTTTTATAGCAAGTTTAATCAAAGTTTTTATTCTTGCAGAGTTTTCTCCAATCAAAATTAAATGATTTGCAATTTCCATATCATATGTGACACAATCCTCTGGAGAAAGATCTGCTAGTATTCCATTAGCCAATAAATGGTCTCGTAATTTTCTTTTGCTTTCAGTTTTAACAAATTTCGTCATGTAATCAGAATTACTGGAGAATAAACTTCCAAAAATACGTTTAAGCATTACTAATATATTATATATTTATTTCTTTAAAAAATTGAATATGTCAGTGTTTGATATGTTCATTATTTTTTCGTTTAATACTACCAACACTGATTCAGGCGACCTCAACATTACCGTTGTTAACATGAGTGCATCACAAATCAATACAATTTCTGAGCTAATGCAGAAGCCTCAGTTTCGTGAGATGCGAGAAATGTATGCTTCGATATATGAATCAGCTAGCAAAAAGCTTACCAGAAGTGATTCGAATGACTCGTTATGGTCTCTAGATGTTAACGACGGTAATGAGGAAATTGCTAATGTCCAACAGAATGCGGATGGCGATCTTCCAACATATTTGAGGGAAAGACCAACTAAACTTGGTGATACTCCCAGAAAAATGACGGCACGAGAAGCAACTAAGGCTAAAAAACTTGCTAAGCAGGAAAGGCAATAAAATAAATTACTGATGGGCAAAGGCCCATTCAAATAGCCATGGAAGCTCGTCGTGGTATAATCCCTTACATCTATCACAAATTGTCGAACAATACTTTTTCGAATATTCATTATCTTTATGACTTTCGTGTGTACATAGTTTTGTTGATTGTTTACTTTTTTTTATATAAGTATCACATTCGAAATAATCTTGTATATATGGACATAATCTAAATAAGTCTATGCAATGTTTGCAATATTTTTCATAGTTGTTGGTGCTCGTAAAATACTGTTTACATTCACAACATTTCAATGAGTTAAGTTTTGGCGTGGAAAATATCAAATGTGTAATATCTTGCTTCTTTTTAGTCTTTGATGGCTTAGACATTGTTAAAGCTTTAATAAATTTAAGAACTAGTTTATATTAAATATAAAATAATAGATGTATCTAGCTTTGTCTTGTTCAATTTTTAATTATTTGAAAAATTGAATAAATTAATTTATCACAAAAAATGTATTTCAATGGTGTAATAAAAATGTCTGTATCTTTGTTATGTTCAAAATTAAATAAAATACCTATATCAACGGTTTATGACGCATGCAATAGTTTAGGAGTTTCATGTGCCGTCGTTCATAACATTAAACCATTAAATTTAAAAGCAAAAATATGTGGTCCAGTTTATCCAGTTCGATATGGAGATCCGGATTTTGGTCCAGATCCATTATACACTGGAAAATACGATTATCTTAATTCGGTTCCTGTTGGTTCAATTATTATGACACATAACGATGAAAATACTGATTGTGCAATGATGGGGGAAATTACGGCGTCGATTTGCAAACAAAAACAAATTCAAGGTACGATAATTGACGGTCAAGTTAGAGACAGCAAAGAAATATTAGAAGGTTGCGATTATCCTATTTTCTCTAGAGGAGAAACATGTATTGGCACTAATGTGTCCAGTATAATAGCAGTTAACGAAAAAATGCCATTCGCTAATACGATAGTTACTTCATCTGATATAGTTATGGCAGATAGATCATCGATATTATTATTTGATTCAATAAACTTGGCAAAAATATTAGAAAAATCTTTAGAAATATTTCTTGAAGAAGGAAAATTACTCGAGTCAATAAATAAAAATTAATTTATGGAATACATAATATCTGTTCTAATTGTATATTTTTGTCCACTAATCAAAGGTCTTCCCGTATGAAGTAATTCGTGTTCGAATAATAAAACTGATCCAATTTTTGGAATAACGTCCAAATGTTGTCTTTCCGAAATAAATTTATATCCAACTTCTTGTATAAAACGCGTCTCTCCGCCTTCAAATCCTTCATTCAAATATATTTGTGCAGTCACAAATGATCTAAATTTGCCATCCTCTGATTCATGTTCCACATCAACATGTGGTGAGTACTGCTCGCCAGGATTATATCTTAATATACTTAATCTATTATTGCAACTATGTTTAGACCATGATTTACCATCCAATAAAAATGTTTCAGGAACTAGTTTTGAAATACGATTATATAACTTTTCTGTAAAATTATTGTCAAATACACTTATTCTATCATTATTGCGATTTGGGTTCTTCATCATAACTCCAACATCTTTGTTTGGGTCTTGAACAAGTGACGATGCTTGAAATTTATTATCATTTTCAGATGACAAAATTATTTCTTTACACTCTTCAGGAGAAAACACATTTTCCACTAAAATACAGAATTTTTCTCCAACTCCTCTTCCAGGAATAAGTAAAGGATTCCAGCTAATTTCACTCATTATGATAATTCTTAATATGATACTATCATTTATTGTTATTTCTTTATTCAATTTTAGATATTATATCATTATAAAACTAATTTGTTTTAAATTTGCAAAATGCACAAACACCTAGTTTAAAGTAGCATGTATCACAATAATAGTGTAAACATTCTTTTGGAATTAAATCACATTGCATATAGCATATTGCACATTCCCCTTTTTTGACTAGTGATAATCTTTTGGAAAAATAAAATACTTTGTCTATTTTTAATAACTCGTCAACGTAAGTTTTAGCAATATTTGATGTTAATTGTGATAAATAGTAATACAGCTCTATTTTATTTTTAACTAATTCTTGTATACTTTCCAAGGATTTATGATGTTCATTATTGATAGCCATTAGATAATATTTAATTGCTTCATTAATATCTTGCTCATCGTTTAGTAAAATAGCATAATTATACATCGCAACTACATGTCCTTTACCAATAGACATTAAATAGTATTTTTTCGCTTCATCAAATCTTATTGCATTCCTTAATAAATTTCCATAATTATTCATAGCATGCATACAATCATTTTCTATAGCCACTTTGTAATATTTTTCGGCTAGGTCAAAATTTTTTTCGTTAGCAAATAAAATGCCCAAACTAGTATTTGACGGAATATCTCCATATTCAATAGCCATTAAGAAGTATTTTATAGATTCATCTACTGTTCCTCCAATCCTCAGCATCTGTGCATAGCGATTCATTGCTATTGCAGAATTTTTGTCAATAGCCCTTAGATAATATTCCACAGCTTCAGCTTTCCTCGATTGCTCCTCTAATAATCCTGCATAATTATGAAATGCATCTATATTACCATTATCAATAGCCATCAAATAATATTTTTCTGCTTCATCAAATTCGTTTTTCTTCCTTAATAAATTCGCATAATTATTCATCGCATGTCCATCCTTTTTATTTATTGCTAATAGCAAATATTTTTCAGCTTTATCAATATCGCCTTCTTTTTGTAACAAAAGGCCAAACGAATTAAATGAAGGTAAATAATTATTTTCGATTGCCATTAGAAAATATTTTTTAGCATCCTCATTTTTCTCTTGTTTTTTAAAAAGGTGGGCTAATGAATGCATTGATCTGACATTTCCTTTTTCAATAGCAATTGAATAATATAAAATCGCTTTCTCAATATTATTTGAAATTGTATATTTAATTCCAGCATAATGGGGTATTAAATACTCACTATCGCAATTATCATTTATTAATAAGTCATATACTTGTTTAATAACATTAGGACTTTCATTGTTAATACTTAAATAGCCATGGTTTTTGAGATATTCATTAATCGATGCTATTTCGAATTCTGTCATAGAAAATATAGTCACATATTAATTACAATTCAGAATAATGCATAATGGCTTCAATTTTTTCGAGAATAAAAAAATCACATCACGCCACAACTTGATTCATTTTCACTTTTCGCTTTCAACATAGTTTTTATATGTCTAAAATATATTGCCAGATGTCGTTGAATAGTTGGCTTAACTTTTTTAGTTACCAAATTAAATCGTGTGTCATACATGATCAAATAATTAATAACTTCTCCGTTAACATTTTCATCAGTACATGCTATCAAAATTAATCCACCTAAAGAAATTATATCAGCATCGCCATTTTCTTCATCAATAATTACTTTATCATCCTCTCTAACATATCCTTTAACCATTTTGATTTCGCATTTTTCTTCTTCACCATTATCATTAATTATCATAATTTGATCATTGTACTCCAACATATTGATGTATAATTGCTCTGTTGACAAATCAACGCATTCGTCAGCTTCCGAGCTCATTTTATAGGTGTGATAGTATTACATTTTTAGTATAATGGACAATATAGTATTTAAAATTTCAATTTTGTTCAGCCATTTTGATGAATGATTAAGCAAATGTCAAAACGATATGTATAATTAGCTAAAATCAAATAGATATGTCAGTTTTATTGTTTTTCAATTTTAATTACATTTAAAAACTTAATCGTTAAATAATATTAAATGGATTTATTTAAATTATGCAAACGAAAAAAATTAAAACCTGAAGAAAAACAGAAAATACTCGATAATCCAACAATACTTAACAATATTGGAGAAAATTTATTTCACAACTTATTGAAACATGATAATTGTGATATTGAATTATACAATCAAATGTTGATACTAGGCCATGATTTATATAACACAAATAAAATGGGCTATACTTCATTTTATTCATGTATTGAACATTGCAAAAACGAAAAACGACACGATAAATTATGCTGGATATTAGGACATGATAATCAGAAAATGTTACATACAAAATCATTTGAACCTACACATTATATGTTATTTTATTTTACTTATGAAAGATGGTATTTAGGTTTCGATGATAAACATTTTAGGATTATTCAAAAATTACATGAATTAAATTTATTGGAAAAGAATTTAACTACCAATAAATATGAAAAAATTAATATGGATGAAATTTGCGTAACTCTTGAACAATTATTATGGTTTGAGCAAAATTTTAATTATTTAACAAATAAATCATATTATTATGGTAATACCATTTTCCATTGTTTGGAAAAATCGAAAGACTTGGAGTTAATTGAGTATTTATTTAAAAAATATCCGAATTCTGTAAATACCCCCGATCTAAACATGGAAATTAAACTATTAGAACAATTATTTGTAAAATATAAATTAAACGATACTTATGAAAATCAAATTGCAAAAATTGGATTATTATATAAATATGGATTTGATAACAATGATGGACAAGCATGGAGAGATCTGTTTGATCTCAATTTTGATATGAATAGTCAATTTGATCGGAATATTTTGGTTTGGATATTAAATAATAAAAAAATGAAGTGGTTTAACTGGACATTGATAAAAAGGTATCAATTGACATTGGATGACTTTCTTTTTCCAGATAAATTTGGTAAATTAGTAGTTTCCGTTGGCTGTGATCCTACCGATGGAACAATTTACAGTACTTCAGTTATTGAAGGATATAAATATAACGCTGAAAAAGTATTAAGTTTATACACTAAAGAATATTGTGAAAAGTTACATGACCAAATAATGGAAATTATTAATAAATAGTTATAGCAAACATTCAATCATAGTTGCTAACAGTTTACAGAAATACTTACGTAATTTTAGAAAGAGACTTATTTGACAAATAAATATATAACAAATAAAAGTTATTGGATTATACATATACTTCCAAATTATTATATCAGACAAATTTATTCAAGTATGTCATTTATTGGAACTCGTATTGTAGAAAATAGTTGTAATTTTTGCGGAAACGTTGACAAACAAATATGCACATCATGTTCAAAATGCAAACCTAAATGCACAAAATGTAACTCTAAACCACGTTCTGTTAAATGTATATATGATAATTGTACTATACAAATTATGTCAGCGGCAGGTAATAATACTTGCACTGATTGCAGTCTTGGTAATATTTATACAAAATGTCTCGATTGCGATACCATTCTTAGAAAAAACGAGTTAGTATATTTAAGATGTAAAAAATGTCCAGTTAAAGAAATTAAGTGTTCATATCAAGAATGTGATATCAAATTTTTCTCTGGTAAATATTCTGATGCATGCGATACATGTAAAACAGGAAATATTATTGAACATTGTATAGATTGTAATAAGCCATTTAGAAATTTAAAATTAATTGATTCCAGATGTGTTCAATGCGATAGTATGCCAATTAAATGCTCTCTTTGTGATAAGAATTATCTTAGACAGCATGTCCATATTGGTATTGAGTGTTTAATGGATGAAGTTGAGTGTGAAAATTGTTATGGAATATGTAAAAGATGCGAAATTGGTACACATTGTACAGATAGCACTTTGATTCCAGTATCAAGGCTCCATGATATTGTTGAAAAATATAAAAAACTCATTATGGATAAAGATGTTGAAATTAAAAATATGTCAAAATAAAGTTGAATTGTGATATCACTGATTGACTTATATATTTTTTAAATATTATATGAATCTAATTAATTTAAGCTTTTACTCGATAACTTAAAACATTCGACATGTCATTCTTTAGTATCTTTGGTATTTCTGTAGAAGTGTTTGAGTGTAATTTCTGCGGGAAAACAACCGACAACAAGCTTAAAAGGGGAAAGGAAAAACTCGTCATGTGTAGCAACTGTAGAAACAACCCTCGACCGATGAAATGTGCGTACAACAAGTGTGCAGTGCAAGTTATGTCCACAGGAGGCGGTCAAATGTGCGAAGATTGCGGTAACGGAAACATTTTCATGAAATGTTCAGATTGTGACACTATTGCTAGAATGAAAGAGTTAACGAATGGCAGATGTAAAAATTGCCCAGTAAAGGAAATAACTTGCCTTAACGAAGGATGTGATACACAGTTTTTGTCAAGTAAACAAACAGATGTATGTGGTACATGCAAGACTGGAAATGTTATTATAAAATGCATTGATTGCAGCAAGTCACATAGAAGCTATACCTTAATTGGAGGGCGTTGTCAACCATGCTATAGCCTTCCAGCAAATTGCATATTGTGCAATAAAGAATATTCGCATTCTTCTCCGCATGTTAACCACGATTGTCCGATGGATGACGTTGAGTGTGATAAATGTTATGGTATATGTAAAAGAAAAGAACTTGGGAGTCATTGTACAGATGACACACTTATTCCAGTTTCTAGGCTTCGAAGTGTCATTGAAAAATATGAAGCACTTATAGCGAAAAAGGACGAAGAAATTGAAAAACAAGAATATCAATTGGAATATAGCTCACGATGGTAATAAATAAATTAAGCGTCAAATACAAGCAATTTTATTTTATGATTCACTCCTTCTGGATAGCGAGGTTGATTTGTAAATGCACTTTTGAATGATCTCCTCAGTTCTTCACAATCGGATGCTTCTCGTCCACATGTACAGTGTATTTTAGGATTGGATAAACTGATTGTAAATGAATATCTGTTATCAACTTCTACAAGCTTTATTTGAATAGGTGCTGGTACTTGGAAATAAAATCGGTCTAATGGGGATGGTATGGGTACATTTTGATGAGCAGCCGAAACATGTGGCTGCGCTGATGCCGATTGATATTGATGAGCAGTCGAGACATGTGGTTGCGCTGATGCTGGTTGCTGATATTGATGAGCAGTCGAAACATGTGGCTGCGCTGATGCTGGTTGTTGATATTGATGAGCAGAAACATGTGGTCGTGTTGGCTGGGGCGGACCCCATATGTTTGATGCAGAGCCAAGATATATGCCAGTACTTCTTGGGATGGAAGCTTCATTAGGCGTTATAATATGACCTCCTTGCATTCCTGGTTCTTCGATATCATAAACTATTTGCGGATTGACATTTGAATGTTGCTCGACAGGTGATTGATTAGTTGGGACATTTGGTACCCTTGATGAAGGTACATACAATTCCCTACTGCTACTTCCTCTACCACCACAACTACTGCTGTTGCCTCGTCCTCTTCCTCTGTGTGACATTTCAAGCAGTAAACTAATTGATTAATAAACAAAGTAAAAAATTAATGGTCATGGCATCAAATAACTTATTCAATTTTTTTCTTTTTGCCCAACACCTTTATAGTTTTTGAATTATTGAACTCTTGTTCTATTCCAGAAAAATTCATGTATAATAGTGATGGAAATGGTGGTAATTTTTTATCAAGCTTTCTAAATTCTTTATATTTCGTATAACTTATTTTTTCTTTATTTTTATTCAATTTCTTGACTGCTTCAATACAAAGATCTTTACTTATATACCACTTACTAGTGTCAAATTCTAATATTTCGTACCAAGTTTTTGCTGAAAAATAATTTTTGAATTTATCTAATGTTTCTGGTAAATTATATTTTTGTTTAGTTTCTAAAACAATTTGATCATATTTTAGTGGAAAATTACTATTTATTGTGAACAACTTTAATATTTTTAAAGTATCAATAAACTGGTCAAATTCATTTTTAGTGTCAGTTTCTTTATTATCCAGAATTTCCTGTTTTGATAACCATTCTTTTTCTTTACCAAATAAAGCCATTGCTAGACAATATCCATGTCCGAACGGATGTTTTTCATCATTAAGCATGATATTCATATTTTCCCTAGTTATCAATATTGTATTATTAACTATAAAGTCATCTGAAACATTATATGTATTTTTATAATAGTCAATAGATTCTTGGTGTGGTCCGTCAACTTCAATAATTAATAAATTTTCTCCCCGTTTTAATCTATTTTCAAGCTCCTTAAACTTTTTATGAGGTTTTACTAATTTTGAATAAACTGGTAAATATATTTCTTTTCTAGCTTCAATATAATTTAATTTTTTTGTTTCATCAAGTGTACCATCATCATTTTCTTTAATGGCAAACAAACATTTACTTTTATTTTTAAACCCAATAGGATATCTAACATGATATTTATTATTAAATCCTTTTTGACGCCATATTTTATATGCTTCATTTAACTTTCCATCCTTATAATGGATTTCCTCTGGATGTTGCCAAATAATTGTACTATCATATCTGGAATATCTTTCTATAGTTTTTGGAACCACTTCATATACTTTACTAAATTGCCAAATGTTTTCCATGTTATGGCCTTTTTCGTTTAATAAACAGTATGGTCCAATATCACCATATGGCGATGATTTGGTTAAACATAGGATAGAAGTAAATCCTTCAAACGATGGATCTACAAATTTTCCATTTCTGTCATAAATTCTGCGACCAACTCTTAACATATATTGAACTTCATAAGGTGAAACTGTATATGGCTAATTTTATATAATCAATTTTTTGATAAAAATAAATTAATTACTATTTTGTTTACTAGTTTCTTTTTCATCACCGTAGATTGAATATGGTTTCCAATTATTCATTTCCTCTAAAGTTGCAAGCTCTAGATTACATGTGATTGTTTTTCTATATTTTTCATTCTTTTGCCAAAATTTTCTTTTAATATTTAAATCAAATTCTAATACCAAGTCATAGGGTAACGATTTACCATCACGGGTTTCCCAAACAGTTTTACCATCGACAACTTTTGGCATAAAATTAACCCTTGCCACAACATTACCAACAAATTCTTTACGGTAAAAATAATTTTGATGCGTATGTCTTTCCTCATAGTTATCACCAGGTATGCGTATTAAACTAATTGTATATCCTTGAAATGGTTTGACATCTGGTTCCCATGCCAAACTAAGCTGATATTCAATTCTCATATCGATATTTCCGAATATAACTGACGAACATTTTTCACTAGATAAATATGTGTGTCTACCCCCACAATAGAAGCCTGCTCCAACTTCACTATATGTTGCCTTAATTGTTAAAGAAGGAAGTGCTAAAGACATAATTATTAATTTTATTTATTTAATTAACATATGTATTCTCTTAATATAATTGCTATTCAATTTTAATTGATATAAATAAAAAACTTATTCGTATTTAACGGAATCTTGTCTGACATTACAATATTTTGGCCAACATGCAGTGCATTCACAATAGCATGTACATGTTTTATTTTTATGTTTAATTGTATTTTTATAGTGATTATCATATAAAGTCGATTCTCTATCCGCACATAATGGTTTCATGTCTTTAGCTATACAATCCATAGTTTTCTCTGTTTTGCTATTTGGAACAATAAGTAATCCATTTTGGTAAAATTTAATAAGATCTTCACTTTTAAGTCTGTAAATGAGTTTATCACAAAACTTCAAGTGCCATGTTTCATTTATTTTTTTAATAGAGGCCACAGTTTCTGGAACTAGTTGAACCATTTCTTGATACATTTCACTCGCCATTGACAAGCACCAGTGAAATCCCCAATCAATGGAATTATATGCAGCAGTAGAAATATTTTTAGATGATGATTGCATAAGTGTCATAAGTATTTCATGGCACTTAATATATCTTTTACCTTGGGTAGATATACTTGTTGTGTATGCAACTAATAAATTTTCGTTAAGACCTTTTTTATTTAGTTCATCTTTAGTTAATTGCACAATTTCATCAACTAAGTTAACACGACCCATAAAGTATATAAGTGTATTAATATACGATGGATTTTTCTTGACTAAATTGGATGCATATTTAGTTAAAGTATCAATCCACCATTGTCTAGAGTTGAGCCATCCCATATCAACATTAAATTTGATAATTTTCATACACAATTCGTCGCTTAAAATTGCATCAAATTCATCTTCGCTATCCACTTTATATACATTACCACTAATTTGCGGATATTGTGTCCATTCTGGTCTGACCGGATGAACTACATGTCCCTCTATTGACGACTGTATTTGCTGAATAGTAGTCATGGTGCAAGATTTGTTTTATTATTTACTAATGGAACGAAGCAATTGTTTGAATATTCAACTTTTCTTAATTATTTTAAAAATATTATTAATTTATCGATCTATAAATATATAATATGATATTTGTTATAATAATTCTAATATTATGTGCACTATTTTTACATTTTAGATCAAATAAGGTTGAGAATATGGGTAATATTGAACATATGACAAACGACGAAGCTATTGGAAATATATCAAATTTGTATAATACAGATAAAATGACATTATCTAACATAAACATAACACAAAATGCAAAAATTGCTGAATCCTTAGAATCAAAATCATTAACTACTACTGCAGCGGTGGTTAATGGTCAATTATCTGCAAAAAATTTTAATGTCGATACTATTGATACTGGGAATATAAATGTAGCAAATGGTGCGACCATTGGTGGTAAAGGCAGAATGCATATTACTGGACCAGAACTACTTTATGTACTAAATAAGGATGGAGTAATTATTGGCAAAGAATGGGGTGGAAACGGTAATTTAACAGTACAAGGAAATATTGGTGTTGGTGGAATTGCAGGAGTTCCTAAACAAGCAATTACAATAATTGATGATGGGACTAAAATCGCATGGGACCAAAATCAATGGGTAAAATATGTTAGTGATAATAGATTGCTAGATAAATCAATGCCTGATGGAACAATGTTACCTCTTTTTATTGTACATGCTGGTGACCGTAATCCTGGACATCCAAATAGATGGATGAGATTATATTTTGTAATAAAATATGGAAACCAATCGTTATTCTTCCAAATGCCACAATCTCATGATAATATTCCAAATCCAAGATCAACAAGTTCAAATGATTTGGCTTGGAGAGGTAATTTACAATAAATAAATTAAAATTGAATAATTAAAGATATTGATATATTACTAATATCAATATTTGAATTAAATTACGTTAAAATGCATAAATATAAGCCTGGTACAATCTTATCCTATGCAAATTCTTTAATAAAATACAGTCCTAAAACTAAATGGTCACAATTATCAAAGCTTAAACATTATATGCATAATCATATTTCAACTTATATGTTTTCTAATAGGGATTATTTCGATAACAATTCTAAACCAAAACAATTTAATGTCAGCACCATAATTAATAATTTAACTACTAAAAAGTATGGCATATGTATGGAACTTAATGGAGCATTTAATTCCTTTTTACATTCTCAAAATTACCAAAGCCATTTAGTGAAATGTTATAAACAAAAACAAGATTCTGGGGAATTTTATAAAGTTTTTCATGCTGGGATAATTGTTAATATTGACGGATTGCCATATTTTGTGGATGTCGGATTTGGCGAGTACTTTACAGAGCCTATTCTATTAAAAGAAACAAGTCAAAATACAGGTAATATTAACATTAAGACAATCTGTAATGAAATATATTTAACTAAAGGAGATAAACAAATTTTCAAAATAAGTGGTAAAGCAAGTATTAAAGAGATAAATGAAAATTATTGTGATTTTTTTTCAGGAAAGCATAAAGATTTTCCTTTATGTAAATATTTGTTTGAAAGAATATATGATCCTACAAATAATGCTTTCAATGAGCCAAAAATTCAGGCCAAACTTTAACTATGTATATAGCGATTTTGTTTATCCGCATCATCTATTTTCTTAAAAATATGAATTCTTTTTTTTGAGGCTATGAATCTTTTGTGCATTGGACTTGCTCCATTTGGATATGCATGTATATGCATATTTGCAAGTATTTCATTTAGTTTGTTATTATGTTCATAATATTCAAGGATTGATTTAAAGTCATTATGTTGTTCCCTCATAAGATCAATGATTACTATTTTTAATTCATTAATTTCATCAATGTTCAAATTATTAACTGTTTCCACAGCAATATCAAGTCTTAAACCTGAATAATTGTTCGTTCCAATTACAATATTTACATTATTAATTGGCTCTCTATAAATGGCTAAATAATTGACATTATTGTTGTAAATTTGAATTTCCTTTAATTTATTAAAAACAATTTCTACAAAGGCATTATCAAGATTTGCACCTCCAAAGATTATTCCACGTCTTCCGTAGAACAACATTAATCCAAAATATTTAATAAGATTTTCGTATTTTGCGGTATTAATGATATCGTTATATACCATCTCTAAACTAGTTCCATAATTAGAATCAAATGTTTTTAACTGACTCATCAATTCATTGTTATATTTTTTCATAGCAACAACCAATTCTTCAGCATTAATTAGTTTTACATAATCGTCTTGGTCCCATTTTATTTTTAATTCGGACTGCTGTATCAGTGGCGTAATAACTAAATTACCTCTTGAATTATTATCTATTTTTCCTTCATGATTCATTACTTCATATTTATGAAGGTATTTATCATGAAAAAATGTAATTGGAGCATCTCCTTGGTAATCATTGTCAAGCTCAATCAAGATATTTTTATTTGTTAATGCAATATCAAATACTAAATTGGCTTCTATGGAAAATCCAAGCTTTGGTCCAAGTTCGGTGGATCCAAATACGCCAGCCATTTTTTTATATGATGAAAATAATTTTAATCGTTCACTAATTGTTGGGGATTCGCCGCCATAAAGACATATGCTATTGTCTTTCAAATACTTGGTAATACGAGCTGACTGTTCCTGACCTAAAGACCTTAAATGGTTAAGAAATTCTAGATGTAAAATTGGCAAACCACCTAATATTAATGGTTCAGATTCCTTTAGTTTTCCATTATCAAATGAATCCTGAATAATTTTGCATGTCGCTGCTGGATCAGCGTTACTTCTCCCTAATCTAAATTCATTGGGAACGATTTGTTCGGATAACACTCCTGTTGATGAATTGCTAGTTGGAAACATATTAATATATTTATATTCGAGTGGCATTAATTCCTTTGCTAAATGACCAAATAATCTATAGTAATTTTTTACAAATAATATGTCGTTTTCACTCAATGGAATTTCTGATGGTTTTCCAGATGTTGAGCCACTAGTTTTTACAATGTGTAAATTCGTCATATCCGTTCCATCAGGCATTCTATCTGTAATATTAGGATAACTCAAATGGAAATTTTGCTTAGTAATTGTTGGAAGATTATTAAATTTCAAATTAGGTACGTCTTTATAAATTTCTCTATATGCCTTGATTGATTTGCTTTGCTTAATCTGTTTGGCCAATATATTACTTCGTGCTTTACCAATCAACCACGAATCATTAAATCGTAAAATAAATTTATAAACATTCCGATTGGTAAATCCAGTTCCATTAACTGGATGATGATATGCTTTCGAAAGTAATTTACCCATGATGTTTTGTGTATGTTATAATTCATTCAAGTATTAATTGATAAGCCAATATAAATTATGATTCAATTTTATTTGAAAAAATTGAATTTCTGTACTTTAGCTAGATCCATTGAATTTTTAAATTAATACATTTTGTATTCAACTTGATACACTTAACATAAGATGTCATTTCTCAGAAAGTTTTTCACTAAATCTACAGCAGCAGCCAGGGGACTAGTTGTCGCTGGTGCAGGAATTTCAACATTCTTGTCCAGACCAAAATATTCTTATCATATTTTGTACAATATGAATATGCCAAATAATCTAATGTTTTGGTGGCCGATGTCAAGTATTGGCGAGTATTGTACAAACGAAAATGATGCTATCAAACAATTTGATAAAGAAATTAGGGAAAATCCTACGGGAGTATACCAGCTTGTCAAATACAAAGCAATTAGGGAGCACTATATTGGTCGTGTTATTGGAATTGATAATACAACTAAAGAAGTGATCAGAAAACATCCCCCATCGTAAAATCCGATGCTTATCCAAAAAGAATAAAGTTGAAATTTGTATTTTTTATTTTATATCATATTAGTTATCTTACAAATATACACAATGTTTCGCTCATTTCGAATTTTAGCACCAATTGCGATAAATAAACTAAATTTTCAACCATGTTCTAAATTTAAACCATTTTGTAAATTTACAACAGCCGCTTGCACGCCAACAAACGATATTATCAAAAATATAACATGTATGAATACGTTAAAGATTTATTTAAATAAGTACCAAAATGATAACCATTTTCATACTGAATATTTTACTATTATGGAAACTATAGCAACAAGAGAAACACGATATGATTTATTATTATTTAAACACTTAATTAACATAACTGATGAATCTTTATTATTAAAATTAGATTTCCAAAAATTTGTGAAAACGATAGTGTTTATGTTAAAAAACAATAAATTACATGAACTGGAGTTATTAATTTCGCGTCTAAAAACACTAAATTATATGAATGTCGATGTTGAATCATACCTTACGAATAATCCACAATATAAACATATCAAATATTTATTTGATCATGATGTTGTCAAATATTATAATGATTCAATGTTGATGAACAGTAGAATAAATTCATCATATAATGAACCATCCAAGGATGTAATGGAAAAGCTAGTTGAACTATCAATAATATACAGAAATTATGTATTCCTTTCAGACTGTTTAACTAATTGTCACACGAGAAATATTAAATTAACCAATAATGTTCTTAAAATTTTAGTTATTGAATTAATTAAGGATAATACAGAATTTAGCCCAAGTAATACCACTGATATTACTGTAGCATTTCGTCGTATTTTTATAAGTCCTTACTTTAGCGATATTGATATTAACGAAGTAATTGGTATTCTAAATACTTTAGATGATAAAGAAAAAACTAAAGCGGAAGTCCTTTTACCAACTATTAAAGAATGTTGTAAAAATATATTAACACGAAAAGTAAATAATGTAGCAATTCAAATAAATGATGGTGTTAATACAATGAAAAAAGTAGCGCCAATATTTCTTAAAATGTATAACAATAGCCGTAAATAGGGGTAGTTTCTTTATCATAATGAAATAATAAAATCTTTTAATACTTTACTTTTTTTCTTTCCAGAAAATTCAAGTAGTTCCGTTTTAAAGTCATTCACATTGATTGCATTAGCGTGTACTAATTTTGTAATTAATTCCTTTATTAATCCAATATCTATTTTTGCTAAATATAAACAATCAATAAAATGTCCTTTGATAATTTTGTAATATTTTTGACACATACTTATAATTAAATTAACCAATACTTCGTCCATTTCAATCCATGATTCCTCTAAAATTGTCCGTAAATTTGAGAATAATTGTCGAAATATATTGATTATTAAACAATCATGAGTATAAATCCTTTCATTATATTTGTATTGAACTGTATCAAAATATAAACCATTATCAAAATTTACCAATAATGTGAACACGCGATTATTTTGTATAATAGTCATATGATGCATCAATATTAATAATTCTATTTTATTTATTTTATTTTCTCCATGCTGTAATAGTTTTTCAAAATATGGTATAAACATAGGATCATTTAATATTGTTTCATTTTTACTATCATGGTTCGTTGACAAAAATTTAATATAAGCTTTAATATTTACTATAAAAGTATTATATGAGCACATAAATGTTAAATCATCCCGTAAAATTTTTCCATCCAGATATTTTTTTTTGGATTCATAGAAATCTACCTTTGATTTGGTTTTAAATGGCCTATTACCCATTATCTGTGATTATATATAAGGCTATTTTTATATACATATTCGTATATATTCAACTTTATCCAAATAAAATTGAATATTCGATTGTCTAAATCCACTTATTATTTGTGCATATTATTTATATTACTCTTAGTATCACTATAACAAAAATGAGCGAATCCATTCACAGTAACGAACTTATGTGTCCCATTTCACTGGATTGGCTAGTTGATCCAGTTTCTTTGCCCTGTTGTGGGAAGGCAATATCGCGTGACTCTTTAGCGACATGGTTACAAAATACACAAAATTGTCCACTGTGTCACAATGAAGATAAGTTTTACAATTTTGACGTTAACGGTGTTCCCAAACTTGTCAATCTTGCATACATGGTAGAACAAGAACAAGCTAAAGGAAACCAATTATCATCGCTGTTTGAAAAAGATAATAAAGTATCTGAATGGAAAGCTTCAATTAACATCCTTTCAAGTGATAGTTTGGCATGTCCGACAGTCATTGGTAAGCTGCAAATATCAAATAACAATAATAAATTTAACTTTAAAAAGCTAGTGATTGCTGTTATCGATAAAAGTGGATCTATGGGTGGAAATCCAATTAAACAGGCCGAATATTCGGTTAACAGACTTGTGGATATGACGTATAAACATAAACATTTAGTTACAAATTTGGTAGCATATGGTGATAGTAAACAAATTCTCGATATTAACACGGCATATAATATTGCTCATCATCAGCCCAAAATTAGTCAAGTGCTTAGTGGAGGCGGAGGTACTTCGTTTAGCAGTGCATTTAATGGTATTGTTGAAGTTTGCAATAAGTATAAAGATGATAATGAAGTTACTTCTGCAGAAATTATTTTCCTAACTGATGGGCATGATTCATATGCCACTACTGAAGCTGCAAGAACTTTATTAGTCACATCTCTAAAAAATGATATGGCTAAATATTGGAATAAAAAATATACGGTCCATACTGTTGGTTTTGGCAAGGGATATGATGATAAGTTTTTAAATAAACTTAGCAAAATAGGCACTAGTGAGGGAGCTTGTAAAGATGCGGATCCTTCCGAAGATAGTGATATTCTGTCTAGTAAAATTAATAGTATTATTAATGTTATTGCTGCATCGTCTGCGGTTCCCATCACATTATTAGATAGTAATCCAAAGGTTAAGATAATTAGTGGCGATAATGGTCTTTATTGGATAAATTTAACGAATTGTAACCTTGGAGAAGAATATTCATTTAATATTACTGTGAATAATGCCGACCCGATAACAGTAGTTGCTAAATTTGCCGAAGATGAAAATGATAAGACTATTTGGAATGAATGGTACACACATTTAGTTGATGAGATTGCCTCGGAACTTTTGTCATTGTCTACACAACCAATTGATTCATTGGATAAACAAATTCACTGTGAACTTCTCGAACAACGAAGCCAGTCTATTTTAGCTAGACTTAGTGAAGGGGATAATAATCTTGAACGAGTTGAACAAGCACTTTTGACACTTAAAACTTTAATGAGTGGTGGTAAGGTTGACCAAAAGAAACTTAATGATATGAAATCTGAAGGCTTATACGCTACTGGAAAAATTAGTACTGGAGGTAAAATAGCTTCGAAAATGATCGATAGTGACGACCATCGAAATATTACTTATATTTCAAATAAACATACAACTTGGGAAATTGTAGAAAGACCGCGAGCAAGACGCTGTATTGCTAATGTTAATGCCCCTTTAATCTTTAACCTAATCGGCAATTTTAAAAACAGTGACATACAAGAATGGCTATCAGATAGTCAGAATAATGGATGGGAAATTGCTAAAGATACAAATGGATCAAATGCTTTAATTGTGGCTAGTAGTGTTGGCCGATGCAAGGTTGTTAAAATGATTTTAGAAACCAAAAAAATACATGTTAATGAAACAAATAAATTCGGTCTTACTGCGCTTGATATGGCTATTCTTTGTGGATATTGGTATACATGTGAAACACTTATCGCTGCTGGAGCATTACCATCGAATGATAAAAGAGTATTATTCCAAACATGTATTTCAAATAAACATCTTAATTCGGCAAGTGTTTTACTAAAAAATAAATTTACGGAAATTACCGATAATATGCTTTCTAATGTACCAACAAATGAAGGCTTGACTTGGTTAAGTCAAAGAAGTCAAAAGGATATTACTATTGAATCAGCTATATCTAAGGGTATGTTTGATCTTGTGTCTGAAAAATTAAATACCGTTGATAAAATTCTTTGGAAGGACTATATGACAGAACCAGCTAAACCTGGCGATGATCATCTTCTTTTCAAACCGAGTGCGGATCATCTGCTTATTATTGACTTACTTTTGAAATCTGGAAAAGCTGATTTACATGAAATGATTGATATACTTGATGATGGGGAACCGGAAGTTACTTGGCCACTATTCATTGCATGTGAGAAAGGTAACATGAAATTATTTACTTTACTATTAAAATACACAAAGGATGATAGTTATCTAACAATGCAAAGCATCACTGGTAGAACACTTCTTTGGATCGCATGTTGCAATGGTCATATTGATATCGCATTGGAATTACTAACTCGTGGTGCAAGTCCTAACATTCCCAATAGTAAAGGCAATGGACCACTAATTCGTTGCTGTCAAAGAGGACATGATGCTGTAGTTAGCTTGCTATTGGAAGCTGGCGCGGACCTTAATCTTTACAATAAGGAAAGAGACAGCACATTTATAATTTCTTGTAGAACAGGTCAAGCAAAAGTTCTAGAAATTCTATTCAATCATATCAAAGACGATAAGGCTGAAGTCGAACGTATACTCAAAAGCTATACAGAAATTGATCGATTAGTTCCATTACATGCTGCTACTGAACTAGATAAAGTGGAATGCATTAAAGTGTGCAGAAAATATGGTGCAGATTTAGAAGCAAGAACAGATGATAAAAATACAATTATTGCTGGCGCAACTGCTTTACACTTAGCATGTCATTATGGAAGATTTGCATCAGTTAAAATACTTTGCGAACTTGGTAGTGATGTGCAAAGTCAAACAACTGTAGATGGATATACTCCATTACATATTGCAGTTAAACTTGGTCATGCACACATTATTAGATACCTTTTAAGCTTACCTGCTGCTAAAGCGTGTTTGGAAATGACTGATAAAGATGGTAGATTACCTTCCTATTATGCTAACATTGTCGGTAATGAAAGCATCTTTGAAGAATTTTTCACTAATAAGCTCGCAATTGGTTTAGGAAAAGTTCTGCTATCAGACCAAGATATGGAAGCAAAATGCGCCAATATACTTGTAAAATATGGTCAATCACTAACATGCTATGAACACAATGATGTTACTCGCATTGATCTTGGTGATGGACAAACGTTGTTGTCATATGCACTGTTGAATGGAAATAAACATTTACTCACAGCACTCAAAGAAATGAATGCAAATCTTTACAAAAAGGATGATTATGGTGTGACTCCAGCATTCTGGTTATCATATCTGGGTTATGACTTGGATGGGTTTAAAGCATCACAAGAAGTTGTTGATATGGTTGGAAAAGTAAAAGCCATTACTGGATCAAACTTCCAGAATAAGTTATTAACTAAGCTATCTATTGGCATTCCGCAAATAGATGGTACGAATAAATCACCAAATCCACTACTAAAGATGGCGGATGGTTATTTAATTCCAATTTCTGGTGATGTGTTGACTACTCTTAAACAATCACAGCAAGTTACTCCATCACTATTAGGCTTTGTCGAAAAACTTAAGAACAATAAAGTATTCCCAGATGGCGTGAAATGTTTGGACTATGTGACATGGGATGCAAAGGTACACCTCATTAAACTACTTGCGTCTGGTGAAAGCGTTTTACAACCTATTCACATGATGGCTTTGTACATGTATACTGGAAATTTAACAATATTCCAACATGCTAATATGGCGCTTTCTGATTGGGATAATAATTCAGTATGGCATCCATTCGTTAATTGCTTGTATCAAGGCATTTCATTACTGCCTTCATTCAATGGAGAAGCATATCGAGCTTTAGATACGCCATTCGACTTGGAAAGTTATGCTATTGGCAATACTTTGAGTTGGAACACGTTTTCAATTTGCTCTCAAGATTGGAAACACTCCGCAGATATAATCAATGCAAGAAAAGGAATTGTATTCATTATTAAGAGTAAAAATGGCAAGTCCATTAAGAAATATTCAAGATCTCCAGTAGATTCTGAAATTGCATTCCTTCCAGGTACCACATTTAGAATCACTCATCATTATTCTCCATCAACGATAGCACTGGGCCAGGAAAATATTCGGGTAAGCAGTTATACAGCTAGTGAAAAGGAACTTGAAAAAGCTGTTAGGGGAGTTGGTGCTATTATTGTCGAACTTGAGGAACTATCGAATGAGGGTAACTCTCAGGTACTCATTGAAGAAGTAGTATCACAATAAACAAAATTCATTTAAAAATTGAATAACATTTACTTTATTAAACAATATATTTATTTATTGTTAACATAACAATATACCCAACATGAGTGTTTACAAACAGTTTTTCTTTCTCAATAATGATTTGGGGATGTCAAAGGGTCGAGCTTTTGCTCAAGTATCTCATATGACTCAAGTAATCGTTGAAGAAATAAAAGATGCGCAATATCAAATACATCCGCCACCAAAATATTGTTTCGATTATATGAAATGGAAAAAGGAACCAATTGTCGTAGTACTTAAAGCTAGTGGGGAAGATCTAGTAGAATTACTAAAACTTGACGGTGCTAGAAAGTTTGTGGATGAAGAAGAATTAACCGTTGTAGGATTCTTACCAACCGATACCATGCAGGATATTGCTGGTAAATACAAGCTATTTTAATTTATATGCCATTCTGGAACGAAAAATTGAATACTATATCATTATGTCATTCTTATAAATAATTGTATTAACCAAATTATACAAACAAATGAAGCTTATTTTTGCTATTCTTTTGCTTTTTCTGAGCTTAGTGCATGCAGAGACGCGTACATTGTATGGTGATACACAAATTGAATAAACAATCCTGCTTGATACCAGCGAACAAAAGTCTTACGAGATATATTGTGACGTTAGACGCAGCGGATGGGATGGTGAAAAACAAAGTCCACCAGTAGTAACTATTGATTTGGATTATGTATCTGATGGTATAGCATCATTTGAATTTTATGATGGTGATAATGTATCACCAGGTTTAAGTGTAATAAATCAAGCTAATTATAGTGGAACAATGGAGGAAACATTGAAGAGATCCTCCTTTTCACCATATATTATTAAAAATAAATCACTAAACAAAACATCAATTACATATAATCTAAAAATTAGCTGTAATAAGGATTATAAATTTGCATGGTTAATTGTGGCTACAGTATTTATTGGTGCTATAGTTTTAATATGCGGAATAATCTTTTTGGTTGGAATACTTAAAAAATGCAAAACTAATTACAAAAATCGAAAAACATATGATAACTTAACTTCGATTAGAACCCTTTTTCCAGATGAGATTGAATTAACAGATAAAATAAATGATAAAAAACATAAAGAAAGTGATAAAATACTTGAAACTAATATTTTGTCATATGACTCCGAATTGATGAACGTAACTTTATGATTTTGTACCTAATAGAACCTCTACATTTGCTTTATCAATTTCAAAACCAACTCGTTCACATTCTTGTTTAACTCTTTTTGCTCTTTTTTTATGACTAACAATAACAGATTCAGGTATGTACCTTAAAAATTGGATAACTCTAATTCTATCACTAGAATTTGGTAGCGTACCGTGAGGCAGTGTTGCATCGAAACAAATTAGTGAACCTGCCGGGCATGGCATTCTTAGTGCTTCACCTTGACATAAGAGTTTGGAATCATAACTATTATTAGAAAATATATATCTGCCATTAGGGCTAGGCTTTGATTCTACAACGTGATCTTTAACCCAATTTTTAAGTACCTCAGTAGGATTGTCTAAAGGAATACATTGGAATCCACCATCTTCATATCTATTATCTACAAAATTTAATACAGCCTGAATTTGTCTACCCATTGTTACATGTTTGGCATTATTTTCAGCAACATAATCACTAAGATTTTCGTAATCTAAATTTCCCAAAAAATTATCAACCTCTGGCCTATAATTATCAGCAAAGTATCCAAATAAATCAACATCTAAATGTAGATTTGGATGGATATCTGGAACCCGCCATTTTTCTTTTCCATAAGTCCCAGTAATTGGTCTCATTATACCAATTCTATCATGTTGTGCAAGAAGAGGACCAGCGGATGTTCCATATAATAGTTTAAATACTTTTTGAACATTCTGATGGGTTCTATTCCTCAGTAATGCCTTTGTGAATAAAGGATTATTTCCATAAACTCCATATCGGTTGACACAATTATCCATTAATTCATATGTTTCTGGTTTAGTTATATCACAACCGCTTGGCAAATCGAGGTCAACAAAAGTTTCCTTACATTCTGCTTTTGTTAATACATTTTTAACAACAACAACTCCATGATCATTGTAACATTTCAAGATATTTGCTTCATCGCTTATATCAAACAAGTATGGATTATCTTGCGCCATTTTTAAATTATAAATTAATAGGATTATACTAAGCCATATTTTCCAAATATTTTTCAATTATTTTTTTCGCCTTATTGTGTAGTAATAATTTTGATTCGTCATAATGAGTTATTTTAACATCTGGCCATCTTTCCCAAAAATCATTCCAAATATCATCAAGATATGCATCTAAAACTTCATCGCGATTTGATTTATTTAATTCCCCAATTTTTGATAACAAACAATTGAGTCTGTTATTGTTTGCCATTGAACTCAATCTCATGTTTGCCGTTACTTCTGGCAATGTAAAATCTCCAGAAATTTCTGCAAACAATGGATGTTTTAACTTAACAAGTGGTCTAATATTTTTGTTATCTCCTTTTTTTAATTTTATATTTATACTACATTCATTTGGTTTTATAACTATGCCTTCAGCTATATTTGTTCCATTAGGCAATTTTGGGTGTCCAAATACTTCTACTCCCACAATTGAATCAAATTTGTAGTTGTAATTCATGCATTGTGTAAATGATCCAGTAAACAATGGCTTTAGGTAATTAAAATTAAATTTGGCGCAATATTCCATGATGGTATCGTAATTAAAAAATACACCACCATCATTCGTTTTATTTATTAAAGAAATATCAAATACAATATATTCAATATTTGGCGAGTAATAAATTCCCTCTTGTATAGCTCTTTCTTCCTGAGGTAATATGCACTCGTTTTTGTCATTAACTCGATTTGAATTAAATAATCCTTCCCATTTGTTTGGATTTTCCGGATAAAATCCTCCGCATAGTTCACCATACAATATAATATAATCCATTTCAGAATAAATTGATTTTAAATATTTATGTAGAAGCAGAATTTTTTCAGTTAATGATTCACTAATAGTTTCATATGAATAAAACCATTGATTTTCTTCAATAAATCCAGTTCGCTTAGCAAACTTAACATCAATTCCGTCACAATATACAGAAAAATTAGCACCGTTTACTTTTTCGAGTGCAATCCACTTAATTTCTTTGAATATATGGTTTTCTTCCTTTTTAGTGAGATCATATTGCGAAGTATCTGTAGGTATCTTTTGATATGCAATAAACTTCATTTATACTTATAATAAGTAATTTGAGTTTAAATAATAAACAAAATTATTCAACTTTATTAGATAAATAAATAATTTGACAAGAAATTTACTTTGAAGTATCATCATCTGGAAGAGCTGATTTAATTAAATTTCTTGCAAATGACTCCGGTACTGATACACTTTGTCTTAATTCAGTAGCTGGATGTAATTGTATTCCAGCCATACTTTGGCCCATATTTACTGGAGGAACTGCAGTTCTATGTGATGATCCCATCGCGCCATGACTTTGTTGTTGTTCAGGCTGAGGTTGAGTTAATTTGTACCTCATCATAGAATTAGGAGACATGGTTTCATCTAATGGTAATGTTGGAGATGGGGTCTTCAATGGTTTTAATCCAAGTTGTTTAACTGGAGATTGTCCTGCTCGTGAAAGTGGTCTTGGTGACGGAGGCATATAACTACCAAGGCTATGTGATGGATATGGATATGTAGGAATGGGACTTGGTGATCCATGTGGGGTTGCTGAACGTGAACCGGATGGCGTTCCAACAGCAGATTCAGGCTCTGATACGTAAGCAGCCGGATCGATATTAGAAACCTCTAAAATTCTCCGTTGATATTTAGCATCATTCAATATACGATTACACAATGTAGTTGCTAATGCAGGATGATTGAAATAATCTCTACCGTCATGTGCTATCATATGTGGCAATTTATTGGTGTAATTTGTATCATACTCGTCTGATTCTATTTCAGTTACCCTAGTTGTAAATGCATCAACATTTTTGCGAATATTGGCATTTCCGTATTTAATAATTTCTTCCAATTCTTTGTCAGCATCTGCATCAGCATCAACACAATCTGGATTTTTTTCTGCGTGAATATAATTTGCAGTAATGAATCCAGTATTATTTTTTCCACTACTCAAAATAACACCGTTACCTGCTTCCCAATATTCAATCCCATCGTTTAATGATGAGCCTGTGTCAACCCTTAGAAGAATTTTAGCAGTTTTTCTATATGTTGTTGCATTTTCGGCAGTTTTACTCAAGTGAACATGTGCGCGCGTCATACGATATAGAGCTCCGACATCTACAATACTTTTGTACGAGTCCTTATTTGTTGCATGTACAAAATGTGTAATATCTCCAATGGACGACATATCGATTTTTCTGTCGAAAATTTTATCATAGTTTAATTTAGCTTTCCTTGACAAATATGAACGTTGACCCTGCAATATTCTAATATATGACTTTTTTTTTTCTACATCAACCTTCTTTTTGAATCTTTGTTTTCCATTTAATCTTATTATCCTATCAATAGTTTCATGGGCTTTTGCGACAGTTTTGACATTTCCAGTATATAAAAGGCCACGAAGGTTATCCAATCCTCTAATTAGTTGTTCAATCTTACTTAATAATGTCATCTTAATTTCATCTTGTTCGCTAGTTTTTGCAGAAAATGTATCATAATAATCCTGTAATTGTTTATATGTTAGATAAATTCTATCTGTTTTATCTAGTATTCCAAAAATACGCTCAACTTCGACCCATCCGGCCTCATCCATATAAAGGTCATAGAAGTAAGCATTCTTTCTCAAAATTTCTTTCAATTGCTTTCCATACTGAATATCATCAGATGATTCCTTTACTACCCTACTAGCTTTCATTGGGCTTATCAAATCGTCATCTTCATAGGGATATGAACCTGTTTCCAATGGTTTCAGGGACGCACTAGATACACTTGAAGATTCGGATGCCATCGAATTGATAAGCGTGCAGCAAATGTTTAACGCTGCATGAAATTGTATGTATGTAAAAAATCAATGGAGTATATATTGTCTGCTTTATTCAATTTTTTATCATTAGAAAATTGAATACTATTATACTTAGCTAATAAACTTACATTAACTAATAATTATCATCATGTCATGTAAAAATATTCCAGTGTGCCTTTGGAAGAATGCTAAGACATATCAAGATATTTGTAATATTGCTACAAGGGCAGTTAAAAATAAAGAACAATGCATGATGCCTTTTTACAAACCATATGATGGTAGATCAAAAAATGTGTCTAAAAATATTTCAAGAAATTTACTAGAAACCATTAATTCATCCGGATTTATAACACTAGCGAAACAAGAAGGTATTTCTATTGGAGTAACTGCGGGTAGATGGCTACCCGCAAAGGATTGTATCGCTAAATATCATGTTGGAGTAGATTGCAATTCTGATATAAAACATATTCAAAAAGCTTCAGTAACTGGATTAATTCAAAAAGAAGATGCAAAGAAAATAATAAAATATTGTCACGAAAATAAAAAATATAACGATTTTACTGTTTCAATCAATGATGGCTCTGGAGCGAAATATTACAAAACAGATTTCCCAACTAAAGAAATTAGTGCAAAATATTTTGTTATGAGCTCACCTTTACTTAAAAATCAAAAAATACCATCTGAAAACTACACAAACCAAATGTTTAATCATATGTCCGAGATTAATCCACTTTATGACGAACTGCAAAAAATAAAATATACTGATACTAAAAATAGAGATGATATTATTGGCAAATTAAATTTAATACATACTAAAATGGATCAAATAAATGAATGTACCTGCAATACTGATCATGGACGTCATGGCACCACACATCATTTTTCATCATATTTTACTACAGAAAATTTGTGGCCAAAAACTAAAAATATTATAAATAATGAATTATACGATTCACTTAATGACAAAATTATTGGATTCGGAATTATGGATAATAATTATTTAAGCAATAACCTATGGGATATGTTTGCTGAATATTATAATTGTCCAATAAATCTAAAGAAAAGAAAAAGAGAAGAAGATTTATCAAATTATAAATTTGTTGAAAAAAAACCAGAAGAACTAAAGTTAGGCGATATTGTAAAATTTGATAGTAATATGAGATTTAATCACAAAAAAAATATTAAAAATATTAAAAATTATGAATATTTATACACAGAAAATCACGATAAACTTTTCAAATTGGTGGATTTTGTAGGAAAATATAGTGCAGATTACGGCGGTGAAGAATATAATTGGTCATATTATATTGGAGAATCTATCGAAAATTCACAGGTTAAAGAAATATTTAGCATTGCGGATTATGGTTTTATTCGATCTGTATCAGTATTCGATGAAGGTCATCGTGATGAGGGAGTTATGATAGGTATGGGAGGAAGAGGATCATATACTGTTCTTGTAACAAATTAATTTATTTACCACAAAAATTGAATATTAGTAATATTGATCCATCTTATTTACAAACTTTATATTATATTATTAGAAATCTTAAGGTTTCAAGACACATCCAGCTTGTTAAAATGAACACATTCGTTTACTCCGATCAAAAACCAGAAATAAAATTGTACAATGATAAAGAGATCTTTGTTAATCAGCTTATGAAAAAATCATCTGATGTAAATATTGAATGTAATGGAAAAATCCGTGATAATAATATATTAGAAACACGTATTTTAAATGAAATAGCTGAGGAAAAGTCATTAAATAATAATCAACTATGCGAGTTTTTAACCAATCAGCTTCCCGATAAAACTGTTTATCATAATGGATATCTCAAATATTTGCTAGCAGCTTGGCATAATGATTGTGGAATTGAAATTGGTCCTTGGAATATTTGGACAATCATACTTCATGAATTGTGCAAATTAATTAATAACAATCCAGACAAATATCGCTTTATATTTACCAAATCAAATGATAAAACAAATATTTTTTTACATAATCAATTCAATATAAATGTATTTATTGATAAACTCAAAGAACATATTCCTTTCGATACAAATATGTTTTTTCCAAAGTTTGAAAATCCTCCTCAAAACTATACGGAATGTGTTTATGGTCAATTTGCAGAAACCATTAAAAAATATTATGATTGCTCAATTTTATGCTGTTCCATACCTAAAGTCAGAATAACTGGTACTAAAAATGATTGGAATAATTTACTTAAAACAATTGAAGATATCGAATCACTTTTTAGTAAAAATAATAATAAAACAGACTATTTGGTAACATGTGCCGAAACAATTAAAGAGTATATTAAAAATTTAAACAATAGCAAATTTTGGAGCACATTTTTTTACCTCAAACATTGCGGTTCGGGTAGTCAAGAAGTAGTCAAGGGCCATGTCACAAAACTACTGCTTGATAATTACGAATTATTAGTTTCCAACATTCCTGATATGATTTCTAGATATCCGTTTATCGACAGTAAGTCAAAAATTGGCGTAAATCATAACTATATTTCAGGAATAATGTTTAGCAGTTTAGATAATGAGGGCATTTTGGTTCCTGAATATTATTATGATGTTTCATACATGACACAGGATAAAATAATATTAAATCCTGAGCAAATTAAAGAAAGGAAAGAAATATTGGAAATATTAAATTTGCTTAAACATTTTAGCACAAAAAGTAATGGGTATATAAATAATCATTATACATGTAAACATTCATTTCTTGATTTAGAAGAAAAGTCATGGGATGATGATTCTGAACCTGAACCTGAACCTAAACTAAAACTTAGAAACTTATGGACATATGAGAAATATAAAGCATTTTACTTTGGGGGAGAAGGATTGTATAGTCCCCCAGTTAGCGAAGATTACAAATTGCGAAAATACAATAAATATGCGGAATGTATAAATAAATTCAATAAAATCATGGTTGATGCAAATTTTGATCCGAAAAAATACGACATAATAATCAATGAAGAACGTAAAGAACAGCTTGTGGAAAAATTCAATGTTTGGAAATTTGGTATTGATGATATTAAAAAATCTGATGATACATTCAAAATCACAAACGACGATATTGATTATATCGAATCAACTTTTAAAGATATCTTTGACAAAATATATTCATCATTGCCAACTCTATACAAATATTGTATCGAAAATAATTGCTTTGATCATGTTTATGATGATATTGTTGAAACATACAATATTGATATATACAAAACGATGCTTACATTATATTTCGAAACACCATATAAAGTAAAAGAAAGAGATGGCTATAATTATTATGATCCATTAATCAGTTATAACAAGATGGATGTTAAATTCAGATTTTTCTTAAAATTATTATTTGATATGTACAAAAAAAGTGGTAACTTTGATCCATCATGTGACCACATTAATAACTTGATCAAAAATTTACTAAATTTTGTTCCAGAATTTAGTAAATTATTAGTTAATACATTAATTGAAATGATGCAAAATAGAATTGAACAAACATATAATGGCTTCAGCAATGATAAACAAATAAACAAGCTTGCACCGATCATCGGCATATGTTTTTATGGCAATTATGAAAATTTACCACAATCTTTATTCATCGATGGATTATTGGGTGACAATAATAAAGCATTATTCTTTCTTAGTTTTCTAAGTGAGGTTGACACTGACTCGTATTATAATTCAATAAATGAAACAATAAACTCAATTAGTAAACAAAAAGTAATTAATAAAAAGAAACCAGACGAGAAAAATACTAACTGTTTATTAACATGCTTCAAAAGTATGTTTTCAAAAAGCAAATAATGATAAAAATTGAAAAATAGTATCACTATAAACATTAAATATTATTATTTTTAATTATAATTTAATATGATGCAATTTGGATATCTCGTTAACTTAATAGTTACATTAAGTAACATTCCAGGATTTTTTGTATACTACAAAACAAATGACAAAATAATTTTACTTGCATCAATCGCTTCAGTGTTGATGCACTTGTCTGAACAAAAACATGGCTTACCAGGAATATATCCATTTAATAAATTCAGTAATGAATTTCTTTGGATGGATAGGATCATGGCATATATTTCCGTTTTGAATGTATTATATAATCTTTATTTGAAATGGTATATTATTCCAAACAGTTCAATTATTTGGGGACTAACAGGATTGTTTCTTAATTTTGTTTCAGAAGTTATAATTAAAAATGAATGGTTGCCATTTACTTTTGCGCATGGCTTATGGCATATTTATGCATATACTTCATATTATGATTTGGTTTACCTAATTTCTTTATAAATAAAATATTAATTCGTTATGATATCAGCATTGCATGTTGGACATATCTTTTTAACTTTTAGCCAATCATCTAAACATTTTTTATGATAAACATGTGTGCATTTTAAATGGTATTCAATATCGCCATCTTTATATTCATTTGTACAAATTGTGCAAACCGTTTGATGTTCTTTATATGTAACTGTTACCAAATTTTCTGGATTTTGCGATGGTTTATTTTGACCATCTGGTGGAGCATCGTCTATATGAAAATTTACAGATATATTTTCTCCACTTATCCCCTCGAGTTGTATTTCCTCATTGACATTGATTTGCTCGTTCAAATTCATTTCTTGTACATATATTTGAACTTGTTGAACTTGATTTTGATTTTGATTTTGTCTATTTACTTTTTTCTTTTTAGTAAGATTAATACAACAATAAGAAACATTAAGTAGAAGCAAGCATGTCGCGACCTCAATTAAACATAATACTAACCACCATGCAAAATTATGTGCATCACTATTTGGATTCGCGCTTGAAGATATTACCCTTACTATTAAAGGTGTGAAAAGCAAAAAATTAAGCAACATTGACAAAACAAAAGCTCCAGTAATAATACATCCATGTGGTTTCCTTGATTGTGATGCACATATTACTACAATCAATAAAGGTAAAGTCATATACCCAGCAAAAAGAGCATACAATGAATAATAATCTATTTTATTTCTTAAAGTATACTTAACCCTACAATCCAATATATTCGAATACGTATCCGTCGGAAATGAATATCCTGTGCAAACGATTCCAATATCGCCAATTTTTGTAAATTGATTAAGAGCTCCTTCGTCACATCCGGTACTTTCATGTTGAATATCTTTAATAATATTAAAACATTTTCCTTGGATTTGGATGTTATCACATTTCTGGATTTGCTCGCTAGACAATAATTGTTCTTTCCAGTCAATATCGTCACTACAGCTAACATGAATGTTGGTAAAATTTTTATTATCACATGTATTGATAGTTATATATTGCAAACTTGATAATATAACTTTGGCATTATTCCCTTCGCGTGGATCATAAACTATGTCCTGTACTTGATAGGATAATGCATCTGTCTTGCATATACAAGCAATCAGAAAAAACAAACATAAATAAATATGCATCATTATGATTAAAAATTTACTTTGTATAAATATATATTAAAGCTATTAAGGTGTACATTATTCAATTTTTGCCAATGTTCAGTTGATACTATAGCATATAAATCCCTCCCTCCTTTTTTTATAAAAAGTTGAAAATCTATTAGCATACTCACTTCATTAATTTTCGAAGTCATGCAATAAGGATTTAATCCCATATCTGCTTTTTTTTAGTCTACCATGAGTTCTCCCGAAGCTGACGATCCCTGTGATGATGTGCCGAACCTCCAAAATTTTCACGGTATTGGTGATTCAAAGGTTGATAAAGAGCTCCTTTTGACAAGCTCTTCATCCGCTAGTATTGTTTCGGCTTCTTCACCGAATAATGTTTCAGCAAATTCCTCGCCAACTAGTGTTGCAATGAATTCGCCTTATAGAAAGTCTTCTCTCAATAAACAAAAAGGATTGACAATTTTTCCACCGGACAGACAACAAACAGATGAAGAAATTTTGTATGGCAAACAACTAAAGGAAATTCTACGCAGATGCTATATGTTTTTTGACCTTTTTATGGATACATCTGGATATGTTGTATTGAAGTATATTATTGCTTTGCTTGAAATTGATAATCAGGTTTATAAAACCTTTCATCAGCTTGTTGATTATTATGACTCGTATGAGTGTACTAGTCAGGAGGAATATGACATAAAGGACACTGTTACGAAATATTCGTTAATGTGTATTGGTATTTTGGATAAATTGCGGGGATTAAAATATCATAACGGCCAAGCACGAAATCCTGTCGAGATGCATAAAATTATAAATAAAATTGTCAATGTTAATTGTAAAAATAGATTTCAAATAGATAGAAGCAATGGTTATGATCGGATTAGAGCAGTACAAGGTCAGGGACCGTTCTTGGCAAAATATGCAAAACTGCAGTTCGGAACAATTTTTCCAAAGGCAATTACTAAAGATAATATCGGTAACGAAAAATATTATATTCATGCAACTACGGCTGATAATTTGGATAAAATTGCTAGTGCTGGTGCATTAAGCAGAATGCTCCGCGAACATATTCACTTAAGTAAACATGTTGAAGGCAATTTGACATATAGAACCACGTGTCCAATTATTTGTTTGATCGACATACAGGCATGTCTTAAACATAAAATCGAGTTCTTTGAAGCGCGCAATGAGGTTATTTTGAGCTCTGGAAGAAACAATGATGGATGTATTCCATTGCAATTTATCGAGGTGATAAAAAATACACATTTTCAAGATCCTCACAGTGATATTGCTATTTATAAATTCAACCAAAAAAAATCTTTGATTTCCAATTCTCCGATAACTTCATCAATTATTGCTATTGAACATAGGGGATTGATTGATTATTCGGATAAGATGCCTCACGCAAAGGAACCTGAAGAAAAAAGACAGAAAAAATTCGTGAGACCAGCATTGTCAATAAAAATAGCTAATTTGATGCTTAATGATGATATTTATACCAAGGAAGTGCTTGCATGTAATGGTGTTGATATCGAAACATACTCACGTCCGACACCATCTCCGGCAGGAACACCAATGAGTTCTCGTCCAACTACACCAGTAAATTTCCCCACAATACGTCATCATAGACATCAATTGAGTTCTCCTTTGGTTGCCTCATCCAGAGCTATCGTGGCATATACATCAACACCACCTACTCCAATGTCTCCAATAATCCAATATTGTCAGCAAATTCCAGCGATATCGCTTTCATCAGGAATTCCTCCCATGATATATAGAAGTGCAACAGATCCAGATATTGTAAATCATGCTATAGAAAAAAATTTACTTCCCAGTCCATTGAATAGTAGTTAATAAAAGAAAATTGTTTAATTTATACATAAAATAGGAAGATTGTTCGTTGTTGTAAATGTTTTTTTATTATTAAAAAATCTAGGTAAATTTGATTCTTTACCTAATTCACTATCGCTAGTTGTATGTGCGATACCATCGCTTTGTCCATATGTTTTTAATGATTTCATAAAGTCATCACTCGAATTATCAAGTAAAATGTTATTAAGTGATGAAGAACTATAGTTACGACATTCTATTCTTGTTACTCTACTGTCATTTTTATTTAAATACATATTTAATGTATCTGAATATTCCTTAGTTGCTTTACTATTACTAGAAAACAAAATATTAATTAACTTTGGAACACGTGAAATATTCCAACATGTGTCTATTCCCAATAGCTTTTGCCACCAACTTTTTTCATAACTTGGAATTGGATTACTATTTACTTGAATATTACCAATTGACAAAATTTCCACATCATGATATTCCCGATCTTTTCCAATAAAATATCTACATGCTTCATTAATTCCCACAAATGTTGGATTATTAGCCCACAACCCTCCATCAACAAAGTGTCCACTAAGTTTATCACTCTCAAAATAATGTGCTGGAAAATATGTTGGTGCCGCTGATGTCGCTAATGCAACATCACGCATTTTTATTTCACCATCCCTAACTAAATCTTCATGATGAGGATATTTGAAAACAATATTTCGATCAGTTTCTAACTGGTAAGACGGAATGCAAAGAAGATTTTGTGATTGATGCATTGTTGTTTCACTGAAAAAATCATCTATCGCATCCATTAATGCCTGATTATTATATTTAGATCCACATAATTGTCTCATGAAATAAACAGGTTTCCAAAATGCCTTTGCGAAAGGATTTGTGTATGAATATGCCGGAAAGATTGCCTTGGCATTATCTTCATATAGTTTAATAATTTCGGAAATTTTCTTGCCAGATGCAATCCCTAATGCAATTAGCCCACCAGTAGATGTTCCACAAATCATATCAAAATAATCTGATAACGTGCCATCTTTGCAGTATTTTTCCTCTATTTGTTGCAACACATAAAGTGAATATAGCCCTTTAATACCACCACCATCAATCGATAGGATTTTTAAAATTTTTTTATTCTCAGATATACTAGAATTGTGACTCTGCATACCAGAATGGTCGCTCTGCATATTATAATTATTAATTACTTATTAATAATGTAATAAGTAATTAGCAAGTCAACTTTTTGGCTGGGTATAAGTTATAAATAAAATTAGTGGAGAGCATGCCTCATTGCAATTTTTTGAAAACCATCGCTAATATCTTCGTCAATGTCGCACGTGTACCCAGAAACTTCCTCATCACATTCTTGCTGCATTTTCTCCATATATTTGGCAACTTCTTTGATTTGTCTTTGTCTTTCATTTTCCGCGAGTTTTTCGCGTTCTTGAATTTTCTTTTTTTGCATGATCACATATTTCTTTGGAACATCAACCAACTCTTTATCTTCATATCGATTAATTTTTGCTATGAAGATGTCACTCGAATATCGGGGCTTATCTGTCTGAAATATTTTATTTTCTTCAATCGCTTGAGATATTCTCTTTTGCTCAGCCTTAATCAGTTGAGATACTCTAATTTGTTCAGCTTCAAGAACACTTATGACAAAATTAATCACATCATAATATTCCTTTTTCATAGTGTCAAGCATCTTGTTAAATTCTGTAATTTGAGTGCTGATTGGTCCGCTTGTGTACATACAGTCTTGAACAGTAATCTTTTCCAATCCCAAAAGCCGTTCAAGATATGCAACAGTAGCCGCTTTCTTTTCCGCTGCCTGTCTAACAGCAAGCTCGCGTTTTGCAGCAAGTTCAGCCTCCTGACGCTTGTACTCCTTCTTTCTGGCAGATCTGCTAGGCATTATGTTAAAGCTTTGGTGCGAAAAGCAAGTTTATTAAACACTAAAATAAATAGAAAGCTCAATGACTCACTATTTCAATTTTTAGGCTGATTAAATACCTCTACTTTATATATACCTAAAAATGTATAATTTTGTACAAGCGAAGCGGGTCTAGAAACCTAAAGGTTTCCTGATAAAATTTACACATTTTGGGCTGCGCTTTATATGAAATATATATATTTTTCACATAAATATCGTCAATTAATTTTTATACAAAAATCACTTGCCGTCTAGATTTTAATAATATGAAACAAATCGCATAAATAAATAAACACTATTATGACGCATTTGCTAGTGGTAACACTAAAGATTTAAATATTTTTTTCAAATATTCGCTTTTTCCATCTAATAATGCAACGTTAATAAGTTCAACTAATTTGTCGTCTCCACAATTTATCGATGATATTATTTCATCATAGTCTTTATTTAATTAACTTATTTTTTTAAGAATATCGTCTCCTTTCTCTTTTACTAGTTTTCGATTTTTCTCTTTAATTACAAAAGGATCTGCCAAAATTTGGTCTCTCAACCAAGCAGCTACTCTAACTCCGGAAAGTACAAATAAAGCTTTGCAAAGGGGACAAGATTGTGATACTATTTTTTTAACGCAATCTATACAAATCATGTGCGAGCAACTTAAAATGACTACCTTATCAGGAATGTCTAGAAAATCTTGTAAACAAGCTGGACAGTTGACTTCTGGCAATTTAATTAATGGTTTTAAGTTTTCCATTTCTTTATTGCTATTTTCTATTTCTAAATTATTTGCCTTGAGAGATTCCTGCAGTTCATCCACTTCATGAGATATTTTTTCACACCTCAATTTTTTATTTATTATTAAAAACATATCTGCATATGACAATTTTACTTCTTTAATTGGTAATATTGGCTCGATTTTATTTATTTGTTTGTACAAAAATGGATTGCTGAAATGTCCCAAACTATGTTCAAAGCTATTTTGTTCCCAACCAATCAGTTCTCCAGTAATGTATTTTGGTTTGAGACAATTCAATTGTAAAATGCCACTAAATTTTACAATACTTGTACCCAAACATGTCAGTTTGTCATTACCAAATTTAATTCTGTAATTCATAATTTTATTATATTTGACTTTAAACATAAAACTTTGAAATTTATGATTGTAAACGTAAATTTTGTCATTATCCTGAAATATTAATTGTAATCCCGGCAAACAAATTTCATTATCTCTTTCCGTTATAAATAATACATTTTTATATTGTTTATACCATTCAACATCTACTGGAAAAGTTACAATTATATGAGACTCGTCTTGTGGTACAGTTGAACTCATTTTTACATATGCTACTTTATTATTCATTGATGTTAATATCTATATTGAAAAGAATCTTAATTCAATTTTTACGTCCATATAAACAAAATAATACATATTCTAAATAACTTCATTCTTAATAGACAGATCATAAAATACTGGAATTACATGATCAACAACCATTTTGTAATCATCTTCTTTAATTTTATCTTTCATTAAATGATCAGACATAGGATGACTAAATGACATAGTATTCGGTTGTTCTTCCAAAAGAAATTGAAGCATATCACCCTCTGTGAATAACGATGTTTTCGTTTCTTTAATTTCGTACTTGCCGAAAACATCCCTATCGATAACATATTTTGGTACTGCCATTTTTGAATAATAAAGTGTCAAACATACATTATTCCACCAAACTGGTAATATTAAAACATGCGCTTTGGCAAACATGTCGTTTTCTTTCATAATGCGGTCAAAAAATAATACACATAATTCGTAATTATTAAATAATTGTCCTTGTAAATATTTAGTAGTTTCCAATAAGTCCGGATATTTTCTAATGGCATCAATATCAATATCATCTAGTTTAATTACCGAATCACGTCTTCCAATACGCAAAGTTTTCGGTGGTGATGCGGGACTTTTTTTAGTATTAGACCTCGAAGGCATTCCAAAACTCCCAGGCATCTTTGTTTGATACTGATTATAGTTTTCCATCACACGAGAAATTTGAGGATTGCGCTTAGGATCCATGTTTAATAAGCAGATGGGATACGCTGATGGATTTGTTAATTAATTTATATATATTGTACTACAATTGGCTTGTAATTCAATTTTTTAATTTGCGCATACCATAATGGTTATAATAGATTGATATAACAAAATGGTATAATCTTTTTTTGTGGTTTGTATCTATGGCTTTCATTATGTTAATGTGCTATTTGCTTCTTTTCTTGGTCTTCAAGTTTCTTCTTTGTATTCATCGTCACTTTCCTTTTATTATAAAGCAACATTTCAATATCATTATTTAATTTAACTTGTTCCTCATCTTCATCACGTTGATCAATGAAACGCTTTATTTTTTTAGTAATTGGCTCGGTAAGCTCTCCTTTATCCGATAATTCTTTGAATTTTTCATCTATATAATTACACCCATTTGTTTTTAATGCATCAAAAACATCATTGCTTTCCCTCAAAATCCAATCATCCCCATCATATGTTAGTGCTTTCTTTGTTCTAATGTTAGAAATAAATACATTGTGATATTCAGGTTTATCCTTATCAAAATGAATGTGTTCAATTAATTTAGGAACACTTGAAAATCCCTTAGCCAATATCTTTTTAATAATGCTATCCTCAATATATCCTAAATCTTCACTACCAAAAGCTACTAATTTGATATTATTGATATTATTATTATTTATTTGCTGTTTATCGACATTTTGTTGTTTGTCAATGTTATTAATATTTCCAGGTTGCGTAACTTTTAATATATTTAATTCTTTTTTTAATGATTCCATTTCTCGACTAGTTTTTGCTTTATATCCCTCAAATTCAAGTAGCAATTTTTTAATTATTTCCTTATCTGATTCGCTTTCTTGTTTTTTAATTTTACAATTGTCATTCATATGTCTAGTTAATATATCTTTTCTGGTAAAAGTTTTTAAACAGTATTTACATTGCAGTTCATCATTGCTTTTATTTTGTGTAATGCGAAAATGTGGTATTTCTGCGTTTTCCTGCGGTATTGGGAGCATAATATTTCGTTCCGATAATGCAAAACCACATGGAATTTTTTTATTTATATGTCTATTAAAATCTCCCTTGTGGGTATATATTTTGTCACAGTTATGACATTTATATTCAACCATTATATAATTTACTATATATATTATTCGTGTATGATTTTACACACTTTACACATATTATTTACCCATTTTTACCCCAAATTCATCAGCTTATTACTTTTATATAACGCATACGGATTTTTAATAAGGTCGGGGGGAGCGGGTTTATAAAAATTTAAAACTTCTTAAGAAATCAAAATAGTAGAATACTTTTAAAAAAACAAAAATTTTTCAACATTGACAGATTTATATATGGAGAAAGTTTAGTTCAACTTGGCAAACGCAAATACGTCTTGCGAGTAAAATTTCTCATTTATATTTTACAAACATAACGTCTAACAATTATCGGAAGTTTTTACATCAGTCAATTATCATTGTCCACCTCATACGGCTAATCAACATTATACTTTAATGAGCACTAATATCATAAACCCTATTACGTCATTAAAGTAAAATTTAATTAATATTTTTGCGTCTACAATTACGACATTTGAAATTTATCATCTATAATTTGCGAATATTGCCTTTAACAATTATCGAAATTTTTTATATCATTGTACACCTCATACAGCTTATCGTCATTTTACATTAATGAGCACTAATATAATAAACCTTAATGCATCACTAAAGTAAAATTTAATTAATATTTTGCGTCTAAAATTACTGCGTCTAATAAATAAATTATGGTGCATATTTAACAGCTTTTGGTTCCATCTCCAGTGCTAATTTTATATATTCTGGCTTTTTGTTCTTGATATATCGAAGAGCATAACCGTCTATCTTAAGTGCTGTTTTAATTAATGTTTCAGTCTGTTCGTCGTCTGTTAAGCAACCCAATATACCTCTTCTGACAGAAATTACTCTAGATAAATATTCATCACGCTTTTCAGGACTCATTTTTCTAGCCGCCTCAACAATGAAATTAAATCTTTTGGTTCTTTGTTTAATGGGTTGAACATAAAATACATAGTGCATAATGTCATTATCAATAACCATACAATATTCCAAATTACTAATACTTTTTTCTATAGCCTTCATACACATTTCCTTGGTTTGAAATTCTAGTGGTATGTATTTGATAGCATCTATATTTTTGGCAAAAGCAAATTCACAAAATTCTTTAGTTTTATTATGCACATATTGCAAATTATGATAGCTTTGGTTTAATGTGTCATAAATTATCATTTCCGTCTGAAATTCAGCGGGAATATGTTCAATAATTCGTTTATAAGTCTCTAAACTATATGCAAGGTTACATAAATCTTGCGTTTTTTCGTCAACAAACTTTATAAAATATGGGCTTAATTTAATGGCATAGATGGTATCTTTAACCGTAAATTTTCTATATTTTTCAGGTACGTATCTAAAATAACCAATCAAATGATGATTATACATAATATTTTTTACTACTTTATCATTGAATTTTTTCAAATTTGCAATTATCTTTTCGGGATAATCATAATGGCGAGATTCCTTAGGAAAACTATTAATATCTGTCACATATTCGCACATTTCATCAGTTTGATTTTTTACAAATTCGATAGTTTTTAAATTTCTTTTCAATGCTATCCAACAAAGTTTTTCGGATTGATTAGCAATATGCTTAATAATATTTGGATTTTTTTCAACGATTGTTTCAATTTCGGTTTCAGAAAATTGTTTCTCATATTTTGCAAATTCTTCATCTTTTTTAACTACATAAGCAATAATCATGTTTTTAGTAGGTTTATTAATTGATTTAAAATAATCGGAGTGTCTACTAATCGCTGTTATTATAACGTTTTCACTGGGATTTTTAATATGGTTCATTAATGTAATCCAATATGCATTTATTCCTTCACAAATAATTTTTTCTTTGTCAACTTCCCAGTCATATTCTGACTTAAAATTGGCACCCCTTCTAAATAGCCACCAATTTCCTGAATTTCGGTTTACATTATCGTAAAAACTTGGCATTATTTGGTTTTCATTAGCTAATAGCTCTTTCATTTTTTTGATTTTATTTATTGGAAAATCATTATCACATAATTTTTCTCCAATATATGTATTACTGTTGTAAATTTCTTTTACTCTATTACTATTTTTTTGATTACTATTTAGTACATCTAATAAAATTTTACATGATTTTTCTGGCAATTCGTTAAACATAAACGTATCGTGGACCAACTTGTTTTCACAAACCAAATGTAATAATTCATTTTGTGTTTCGTCTGGAGCCATTGCTATAGCAGATGTAATAGTCCTTGCTATGTGCATATTATACTTGGGATCTAAACATGGTTTTAAGATATTAATCAATCGGTTAGCAGCTTCTGAACTCATTTTTGATACTCACAAATATTGAATTATTCTCATATTATATTATTCTTTTCAATTTTTATACATAAAGAACTAACCATTTTAATAAATCATTATGCCCGACAAAATTTATAAAAAAGGATGTGGTGGATCTTGTATAAGATGTTGGCAAAATAAATTAAAACACGGTAATAAAGAAGCCAAAGCATATATAGCTAAACAAATTGATACATTAAATTCTGAAAATCAATGGGATGTAACCTATCCAGAGGAAGATGAACACGAAGATATATCTGAATTAAGCATAGAAATGGATCAAAAGGATTCAATTAAGGTTTTGAAAACAAAAATTCAAGACCAAACAAATATCGTTACGGGAAAACAGGAACTATATTTTGATGGTGTCGAACTTCAAGATACTCGTAAATTGAAGTATTATAAAATAACTCCAAATTCTCTAATTAAGCTAAGAAATGGTTCTAAGCGATATAACATTAATTTGTTTGAAATAACTAAAGAAGTCAAAACTACTCCATGTGATAAATAAATTAGCCTTCGTATGCTACAATTTCTAATGGTGCTAAATACTTACTACACCCAACTATTCCACCAATTTTACCTTGATACCAAAGTCGTCGGTAATGGTCAATAGATGATGAACATCTGACATAACTATTATCCATTGATTTTAATTCATGTCCTTCTATGAACATTGACCATCTTTGATAACTTGGGCCTTCTTTTTCGAGTGGCATATTTCTTCTCTTATTGGAATAGCATGGCGAACAATATTCTTTTCTATGTCCAATTTCATAACTAATACCGTCACCGTGTTTATTTCCTTTATAAAATCCTCCAACATATTTGGATCCATCAGAATATCGTATAGTGGCAACACCATTAACTTGTGATCCATCATTTTCCGATTCGTCATTTGGAATATATTTTATTGAAAGAATATTTTTACTTTCAGACATAATATGATTCATCGGTACATATTCATCATATTTGAGTACCATATTATGAGTTTTAATCATTTCTTTTCCTTTATCTGTTTCACTACACGGTAAACAACAACACAAATTGGCATCTAAATTATAATATATACTTGTGTAATTTTTATAATTCAACCCACGTGCTGGATCATCGTGAACATCACACGTCCATCCTCTCATACTTGAATATGATGAAATCTTTTTCTTAATATATTTTGGAGGTTTTATAGTAACAGCTTTTTCATCTTGCGGATAATCATTTTGCGTATCCTCGACCGAAAATTTATAATTTATTAAATCTATAGTTGGTGAGTCATCCTCGCATTCCTCAATGAAAGTTGCAACGATATCAATATATCGGCGGTTAAAATACATGGCATCATCATTAATTTTATCATAACAAATATCGTATAATTCGTGATGTATTTTGCTTTGTCTATAATCATATTTTTTTGCGTAATTTGCATCATTGTCGGAATAAAATTTAATGGTTAATTTTATTTCGTTACTAATATCGTTGTGAGTGTATATAACATTTATCTTATGTGTAACTTGAATAGGAATTTGTTTAGCTATGTAAAATTCATCGTCTTCACTATCTTCCTCAAGATCTCCCGGATCTATATCAAAATCAAATAAATTTTCATTTTGTAATTCATCCGACATTTTATATATCAAGCCGTTATCTTGATATGTAATATTTGAATTCATTAGTCAATTTTTTGTAAAATAAATAAAAGTTTTAGTCGTCATAATCCGATTCAGAATCATAATTATTTACTGGATGCTCATTATGATTGCGTAATTTATTGCATCTCATTGGACATTCCTCAAGTTTTGCATAACAACTGTAACAATACCAATGCATACATTCCAATGGTATCATATTTGTGTTTTCTAGTGTACAAATATCACAATTTCCTATTTTAGATAATTGTTCAATCTTGCGTTTATAGCAATGCACATCATAAATTTCCAATAATTCAGAAATCAATGTGTTTATTATGGCGTTTCTAGGCTCTATTTTATATATATCATTGTACAAACTTAATAAATTATCCGATGTATCTTTTAATTTTTGCACAGCATCAGCAACCCCATTTGCCAATGCTTTAAGGTAATTACTTACTGCTTCTTCTTTATTTCTATGTAATATACTATCTGCATATTTGATTAAAACTTCATTGCATCCATTATCAATAGCATATTTATAGCATTTTTCTGCTCGCATCGGATCAATATTCGACAATTTATCCGCATGTTGAATTAACGTATCATGATACCCTTTTTTGCTTAATTTCATATATTCTTGCATTTTAATATTCGATTCCTTGTATTCAAGTAATTTTGTATAATGCTTGTTTAAAAGATCTTTGTCATATTTACAAACGAATGAAGCTTTAATCAAGAGTGTTTTACCTAAATATTTAAATTGACTATATATGATGTTATAATTATAAGAATCTGTTACATGTATATCTTTTTTGATGTACTTTATAAGGCGTTTTTCTAAAACTTTATAGGAATTATCTGTTCCATCGGATATACATACATTATTACACCCTACCCAATTTCCTTTTTTCGCTGCAATATAATACATATCATCCGGATATATATTATCCGGAATACTCTCTGAGTCTATACCGTAATAATATCCCAAATTATTTGTTGCATGCTTATTTCCTTTGGAGTATGCCTCATGTAATAGTGTTACAGCGGATTCTTTATCATGCATATATATTAACATAGCAAGGTTGTTTTTAGCATCAATACTACCGTTTTCAATAGACATTTTATAATATCCAACTGCTTCATCATAATTTTTGTGTTTTTCTATTTGGCAATCATTTTTGTGTTTAACTTCTGTTCCAATTAATATAGCGGCATAATTATTCATCGCATGATTACATTTTAGTTCGATCGCCATATTTAAATATTTTTTCACTTCCTCAATATCGCCACCTTCTTCATTGATAATTAATGCATAATTGTTCATCGAATATGCATTACCTTGTTCAATACCAATTAAGTAATATTTTTTGGCGAAATTAATATTGCCATTTATTTGATAATAAATGGCGCTGCAATGGTTAAGCATAGAATCGTCATACTGATTAGCAATAATACCGTTTATCAAGATATTTTTTGCTGCAACCGCTCTTTTTTTTGATTGTAATAGTTTCTTTACCAGTGATGGTTCGAAATTATTATCATTAAAGAAACTTATAAGAGTTTTCTCTAAATTTCTTAAAAAACGCATAGTTATCAGATGAGATTCTACTTTTGTTATACATAACTTAATTACTTATGATAATTTAATATTCAATTTTTTAGTGTCTAGGTCTCAGCCTTGATAAATTAAACGACAATCCCATGGCTAAAGTCACTAACAGGTTTTTCACGGCAAACGCAACCATGCATACAAAACATACAAATCATAAATATAACGGATATTAGCCAAAAAAATCCAAAAATACAAATCGCAATAACTGCATTAACTGGAAAAGTATCATCTAATGAGATTGTTTCCCTTTTATTATTTTTTTCATAATAACATTTTTTAACAGTTCCATTAGGCGGGCAGGTTCCATATCTTTCAAATGTCCATCTTTCTGGTGGATCAATTTGTAATTCTACTGTCATTTTTAAACAAGACACATATTCTGTATGACAATGTTTAACCTTACTACCAGTACATACCTGTTTGCTGCATGTGCTGAGTTTGCAATCTGTAACAACACATGACACTTGCTGATAATCAAGAAATGCCGGTATAATGTATAAGCCAAGTGTTATTGCAAATCCAATTGTTAGGATCACACATGTAATTATGGAACACCCGTAGTATTTCATTTTTGCATTGAAAAATTCACTTACCATATATAAATAACTCGTAAGGTATTTGTATATTCAATTTTATGGATAATAAATAAATTAAATTTGTTTAATATATTGTTTCAATTTCAACAAGTAATTGATCACATTGTCCTAATTTTTTGCGAAAATTTACACTGAAACAATATTGTTCGCAATTTAATTCAATTCCCATGAATAATTTATCAGCCTCATAATCCATTATATTTATAATATCTGGTTCCTTATCAATAGTAAATATAATTTGTATTGGGGACTTTTTATTACATAACATATTGATGTGTTTATCCTTATTAATAACATATTGAGTTTTATTATTTTCTATTATTGTCTTGTACTCTAATGGTATTATTGTTTTTTCATTTTTGATTGCAATATTTTTGACAACAATATTCGGGTTGGTGTGTGTAAAAACCATATTATTACATGTATCGTAATACATATTATCTAAATTATATTCAATAGTACAATAAGATGGAGAGAATGAAGTCAAATTCTTGAATTTACAATTTAGTAACACATTTATACTTGAAACATCAATTTCATCTTTACATATACTTTGGATAGATGCATGTCCATCAATATTTATGTTATCAATTTTGAAATAATTAAATTTTCCCAGTTTACTTAATTTGCCAGTGTATTTAATATCTGGTGTTGTTGTCAATCCAACAAATCCACTAATCATTCTCAATATTGTACCATTCCATTTCAAGTCATATCCATAACATGTCGGAGATTTAGTATCATATTTTGGTACGGTTTGTATTATTTTTAAATTTATTAAATTTTTTTGAACATAAATATTTATTGGAACATAAAATTCAATAGTAACATCTGTATATTTAATTAAACTTGTGTTAAATGTTTGATTATCTCGGATAGGATATATATTTGTATTAGTGTCATATTTACCCTCATATATAATTAGTCCATCTGCTCTAATTACATATGGACTATCTATCAGACAATTATTTAAATATTCAGAATCATCTATGTTCTGAAATAATACTATCAAAGATCTGGTATCTTTTTTTAGAAAAGCTAGTTCATTTAATGAAAGTTTAATGGTGTACAAATTATTTCCACAATGATCATGTCTAGATATGATATCGGATAATGGAACTATATTAGTGATTGTTTCTGATAATTCTTTAATTTGCTTAATTTTTGTTACATATTCGCTAACTTGATTGGAAGTGTACTGTGAGACTAAGCCATATGGAACGGTTGCATTCTGATTACCATTTTTAAAAAAACATGTGGGACATTCATATGTCGTAGGAATTAGTAATCTATTTTTATAGTCGTCTATCATTACAACTTCATATTTACTACTTGATAATATAGGTATACCTGAACCATAAATTGTATAAATGCAATTAAATATATCTTCCTTTTCGAGTTTGCGAATGGTTAAAGATCCGCCATAACATAAATGAAGGCAGTATTTGATATTTTCTGATAAATCATTTTTGGATGATTGGTCTGTTTCTCCATGTGAAATTAAATTATAACCACTATCGAAAATCCAAATGTAGTTGTTTTCCATCTTTATAAATAAATTGTTTTGCTGAGATGTATCTATTTTTTTATATAAAGATTCTGACAGTTCAAAATTATTCATTGTTCTGGTCCATTCATGTGTTTGCGATAGAATATATGTATTCGAATGTGACAAACTATTCATTACGTAATAATTACAACATAACTTTAACTTTGTTTGGACGTGATAACTTATTATAAATTAAAAATAAATTAATATTCGACAGTACTTACCTTTGTTATTAATTCTAGTAACTGCTCATCAGTCAAATTTTCCATATCAATCATTTCTGTTTCATTTGGTAACTCTTCATCGTTTTCATCATCTGAATATACTTCTACAGCATTATTAATTGGAGTTTTATATTGCTTCCACGATATTGATTTTCCATGTAAGCCCCATTTTTCGGGAGTAATTGACAAAGGTAATGTTGATTTATCTAATTCCTGTAAATTATTTTCTAAACTTTTGATAGCACTTCTAATTTGTGTACGTCTAGATCTATGAACAGCTTCATATGGCAAACTTCTTCGCCATTTGGATTGCGATGACCAATTTCCATAACTCCTACCATTGCCTATTTTTGTACCTAAATTTTTCCTATCGGTTTCGTAAAGCCGTTCTCCAGTTTCTTTTTGGATATCATGAGCCTCCATCGAATTGTGTACTCAAGTTTATTGAAATATCTATATATATCTTTAACAAATCAATTTTAATAAATAAAGTAAGCTGTCATATGAATTTTCTATAGAAGCGCTGTTTCCATCTCGGAAAGTTTCTTCTCCAAATTTTCCTTGCGTAAAGTTTCTGCTTCAAGCTCTTTTTCAATGGCAGCCAATTTCTCGAGCTTATTAACTCTTTCCTCAAGAATTTGGTTTTCCCTTTTTCTTTTTTCGAGTTGTGACTGAATTTGCAGAAGTTTTCTTTGAAATGTTTCTTCCTTATCTGCCTCAAGTTTTTGCAAACGTTGTGTTTCCAGAAGCATTTGTCTTTCTTGTTTTTCTTTTTCGTCGAGAATTGCGCGTTCCTGCATTTGTTTTTCCATAATTTCTTTATCCTTTTCATCTTTGTGTTTCTTTAGAAGTGCAATTTCGGCGTTTTTTTCAGCAATCCGATTGGCTTCTTTAACTGGATCGTCTGCATGAAATATGCTGGTAATTTCATCGAATCCAATTTGCTGTCCGGAAAATTCTTGCATTTGTAGAAGTTCTCTCATATCATTTATTCTTCCGCGACGTGTAATAAATTCAACAATTTTAGTACATAGGTTTTTCTTAATGCGCGATCCGGACATTCTAGATACAACTTCTTGACGCATTTGGATAGCATCCACATTATTGATGTTAATCGTAGGTCTTTGCGACATTTTTAATGAATCAAAGCCGAAATTACTCAAGTTAGTTACTATAGTCTTTTTATAATGCAAATAGCAGTATATTAAATTATTCAATTTTATTAAGTTATAAATAAATTAAAATGGCGCAAGAACAACAGAATCTGAAGCAAATATGATTTCACAAATATCTTTATTGTTTATTTCTTTCCAGCTTATGCGGACCTCTAGTGAAAAAATAGTAATAATCATCGCCAATTTTAACAATATCGCCATTAGATATTGACTTGTGGGTTATTTCTTTACTAGCAAAGAAAGCATCAGCTTCACCGTTTGGCGAGAATTGAGATATTTGCATATTTTTATAAATATTGTCCAAATTATCGCTCTCAATGTCTCCAATATGAGTGTGTGTTTTTTCCAAATCGTCAATATCTACTAGCTCGAGTCCGTTTTGTGTCATTGTATGCTTGAAGAACTCGCGTTTAAAATAATAAATTTGAGTCGTACCTCTTTTCCTATATATCGGATGAATCCTATTTAAGGTTAAACTCCTTGGCGAAACAACCTTTGGGGATTCTGTTCCTTTGGGTGCGGTTTCGGCTGGTGCCGACATGGTATACTAATGCTTAAGTTAACTAAAGGTTATGTATGTGATGCTTTTTTAAATAGATGTATTAATCACTCCAATAATCAACTTTTTTAAAAAATTGATAATTTAAGCAAATATTACTATAATTAATAGTAATAAAGACCAATAATATTAAATGTTTAAACAAATCACAAAATTCATCGTCCCTAAACCAATCAATAGGACTATTCATACTTCTGCTATTCGAAAAAGCACACCTGATCTATTTTATTATGCAGCATTAATGCCGTCTAATGAATCAGAAAGAAACTGGGGAAATGGATATCTCACACGTATGCGTAATCAAAGATATGACTATTCTAATGATTACAATCATCTGGGATCGTTTCCAATGAATTGGGATAAAAGGTACGATTACAATACTCCACGTGAAAATTATTATTCACCATCGAATGCCAAATTTGATGCTCCGGAAACTTCTTCTACTTGCAAATGTCCATATTGTATAAATAAAAGAAAATCATAATAAAATTGAAAATTAAGATGCATAAGATCAGATTTATTTATAAATAATTAATATTTAATCGATAATGAGTAAATTTATCCAATGTGGAAATTTATTTGCTAATATGCAATATGTATATAAAATGGAATTAACAACAGAAAAAAATGGTGAAAAAAATGTTGATGTTACCTATGCAAACAATAAAATGACTATACCATATTTATCATTTTTATACACTACCGGTTTTTAGATGTCCATCTGAGCATTTCAAAATAATTGACGAAAAAGATTTGATTAAAAGTTTAGAACTAAATGATCAATAAATAAATTAATTTGTTTTGTTCCACCATGCTGTTATTGAACATCCATATAGCGTATCATATTCATCTTGGAGCGAATGACACATTGGTGCATTTTTTGGATTATATGTATATTTTAAGCCATTATATTTCATTTCATTAAGTTTATTTACGACATTTTGAAGGATATTACAATTAAAACTTTTTGCGGGCTCAATATATTTAAGTTTTATATCAACAATATCCGCGCCAATATTACCTTTATCTGCAAACTGTTTAAGATTTTTATATGCGCTGGCTTTTTTAGCTTGTTCAATATATTTATTACATTCTTTTTCATATTCTTTTCTAGCGTTTATAATTTCTTGTCGTTTTTCCACATCTCGTTTTTTTATAGCATCAAATGTATCATTGCATAATACTTCACAAATATTATCAGCCATTGGTCTTATCAATAACAGATAAATAATGCTTTATAAATAATAATACTTTTTCAATTTTTATTGGCTTAAATAAATAAATCGAAATCCTATTAAGATGTCACAAAATTATAAATGCTATGCATGTGCTGAAATGAAAACGTCGGATGAGTTAAGATATGAATGTATGTGTACTGAGAAAATGGGAGTTTGCAAAGGGTGTGTCAATGTTCCAACAAATCAATGGAAAATTGCTTTAAAACCTGACCATCATTTACAAAAACTACATGATATAACTTCAGAATATAAAAATATGTGGAACACTGTCGAACGTGTTTGCGGAAAAAGATATGGTGGTTGGTCAGAATCTGAATCACAAATGACAGTTGAATATTTTGAAGGTCCAAATGGTGAAAAAGACGAAGAGTTTAATAATTATTTGGAAAAAACTCATGGATTCAATTATGTTTATTATTTACCGGAAGAAATCCGAACTCAGTATAGAAAAAAAGCAGTATTTGATATTCCTAAAAAAATTTGTACATGCTGTTAACCATAAAGAATATGATTGACTTCAACTTGTGGTTTATTTTTCCAAAATTCATTTACTTTATCTTGAGTTAACCAATTTTCTTTATCTTGAATAATTCTTTCAACAAGCCTATTTTTTTCTTCAGATTTCGGAAAATTTATGACATATTCAAATGTTTCTTCAATAAATTCGCAGCAAAGATATAACCAATTAGCATCTATACTAAACCATGTATCCATATTTATAGATTTTGCCTCAAATATTTTCCATATATTTTCTTTTTTCTTTTCATGACAAAGGAAATAACACAACGTATGAATAGTCCTACTACATCCTTGTCCAAATTTGATTATTCGCACAATGTCTAAATCCATCAATTCGTGAACTTTTGAATAATCGACAGTACCATCTTTATTGAATTTTTCAAGAAGTTCAATAACTTTATTATCAATATCTGCCATTTTGATAATTTACAATAATTAATAATTGTCGTACTGTTTATTATTAATTCAATTTTATACAAACAAAGAAGGTTGGGACAGAAGGCGTCCTTATAAATAAATTATTGAGTTGCTTCTACTTTTTCTTGAACAACTACTTCTTTAATCCGATTAAGTATTTCGCTCATCTCATAGCAATTGTCAGATTCAACTGGATTTTGTACTAAATCAACCTTACTCATATTTGGCTTTGAAACAGATACCTCTGGAATAACACTTGACATATGTACTGATTTCGGTGCAGAAGTTTCTTTAATTTGTTTTCTAACTAACTTCATTAGTTTACTAGAAAATACCACATTTTCTAATAAAACTTGCGTAAATTCTTCCTTTCCTAATTTATGACAGTGGATCAAATATTTTCCCAAATGAGAATTTTCATCTTCAGGTATAATTTTACCAGAATTAATAAAATATTTTTCAATAATCAATTTAAATGTATCTAACATGTTTAAGTTTATTAATGACATAATTGCATTATTCTCAAATTTACCATTAGGAGTATATTCTAAGTGTTTTCTATTTATTTTCATACGTTGTTTATCAACAATTTCTTTCACAAGCCTGTCCATTTTATTGACACATGCAACTTGTAATATTGTAACATCATCTTCAAGTTTCATGTTTAGAAGACATGTTCATGCTAAATCGGTATATCCGTATTTACATGCTTCTTTATAAATTTGTATAAATTCTTCCTTTTTAATTTTGTAATGTACCAAGTTAAATATTTTATCTATACCTGCACTTGGTAGCTTATTTTGAACCATTGCTATCGTAATTATATCCCAGTCTACATATACTCCACAGGTTTTAATGCTTTCTTCTTTCCATCCTTTTGTAGCATCAATGAAAGCAAATAATTCATCCGCTAAACCATTTTTTATCATTGCTATAATAATTCCATAAAATCTGTACGTATGATTTTCAATTTTTGTATCTTGATAAATAAATAATTATATTGGCTCAAATATATCACGTCTTTCCTTATCTGAAGAAAGTTTAAGCAAATCATCAGTATACGTAATATTTTTGAGTAAAACATCAACATACTTATCCTTGCCGTTAGTATGACAATGAATTAAGTATTTTCCAAATGATGTTGCTGCACTTTCCGGTCTAATTTTTCCAGTATTAACAAAGTATTTTTCAATAACCAATTTGAAGGTATCAAACATATCATTATTAATAAGCATCATTATTGTATTACCGTCAAATGTTTCAGTTGATGTATAGTCGAAGTGTTTTTGCGTTATATCCTTTTTATATATAGATGTTATTTCTTCAATAATTTTACCTAATTTATTTGATGCAGAAATTTGTAAAACTGGAAAATATGATGAAATATTCAATTTACCTAATAAATCTATTGCAATGTTTTCAAACCTATTTTTACATACAGACGCAAAAATATCTCTGTTTTGTTCAAGACTAAAACGATATTTAACTGAATCATAGATTGGTCGAATACTTATTTCAGTCATATCTGTTGCAAAAAGTTTGTCCAATAATGATTTTGCATCCGTAACATTGTGATTTTCATATCCATTAATTCTAATAAATGATATTAAATTATTGGTCATATTATGTTCAATTAATTTATCCACAATAACTGCGAATGCATTAATACCACTTACTTGGTTATAATGGTAAGAAACATACGAACATATCGGATAGTTATTTATGATATGATCCAAAGCCTTTTGATTTTTTGACTCGATAGCTGCAAAAATTCCAGATTGACGCGCCTGACTACTACCAAAAACATTAGCAACACCTCTAGTTTTAACAAATCTATCAAACAAACTATCACTATTAAGTCTGATTAATGAATTTAAATCATTCTCTGTGAAATCACTAGTGTGATTATCAATTAAATATTCAATGGATTCCATATTGTCAACGCTTTGTACTGCATTAGTGATAATGAGCTTTAGTCTTTTGGATGTCATTTCAATAGGAGGTATTTGGTCTATCCTCGTACAGTCTCCATATATATCTACATCCGGTAATTTCTCACATGAAAGTTTAATGCTTTCTAATTTAACTTCATTATTTATTTCCTCAGGAACACTTGCACATAAACCCATTTTATTATTTAATTATATTATATTTATTTTATATTGGCCTGTATATAATCTTTTCAACTTTTACAATATATAAATAAATTAATCGTCATCAACTACTTCCTTTATCTTGCTAACTATCTTGCTCATTTCGCAATTATCATTTGAATCAAAATCGTTTTTAATTAATTGAGCTTTACTAAATTCACATCTAGATATCTCTAGATTAACATTTGATGGATTTACAGATAGTGTCTCAGTAATGACATGTTTTTGATATTTTATACTTTTAAGAAGCTTTTCAGAAAAAGTAACATTATCTATTAAAACTTTTTTAAAATTTTCCCTTTTGGTTTTGTGACAATGAATCAAATATTTTCCGAAATCTGAATCTTTGTCTTCAGGCATAACCCGTCCAGTTCCCACAAAGCATTTTTCCATTACTATTTTAAATACCTCAAACATATCATTATTTATCATGGACATAATTGTATTATTACTGAATTTTCCGTCAGGTGTATATTCAAAGTGCTTTATAGTAATTGTCCGAAAATCGTAATTAACAATTGTTTTCGCAATATCAGTTAATCCGTTCGAACATGCAATGTATAACACATTTGTATGGTCACGTAAATCTATCAATGGTAAGATATCTTTTACGATTTCTTTATTTTTATTACAAGCTATTTTGTAAATTTCAATGTATTTATTTTTGCTAATTTTATTTCTTATTAATTTAAACAATTCAATTGCTTTGTCACCAGAATGATTCTTAAGAACAGATATCATTATTTTATCAAAATCATTAAACCAGTATACATCTTCATTCCATGAATTTTTACTGTAACTATATGTATAACTATATGTATAATTATATATATATCGCTTACTAACATATTGTATATAATTGTCAATAAATGATATCAATGAATTAATTAATTTATTCTCTGCAAATTTTTCCATTATTCTATAAAAAGCAAGTTTTTCTGCCTCAAGTTTATCCGAAGTAGATCCAGATTTTTCAGATAAATATTCATTAAGTAATTTTAAAACTGTTTCATTTTTCGCTTCAATTGATACATTATATACTTTTTCAAAAGTTTCAGTTGTCAGTAAAGTACTATAAACAATTCCTCTATGGTACCCGTAAAATCTATTAAACAGTGTTGGATCATTAAGTTTTATTAATAAACACACTTCATCAATTCCAAAATCAGACGAATGATTGTCAATTAAGTATTTTATTGAATCGATATTTTCTATATTTTTCAAAGCATTTTTCAAAACAACACTAATCCTTGCACTAGTTCTTTCAATTGGAGGTATTTGATCAATGCGGGTACAGGCGGAATATTTATCAGTATTTGAAGCACTTTTCTTACTCGATGACACACCCATTTTGTATAATTTATTTATAGTTATAATATTAATATGACATTAGCTAAAACATTTTCAATTTTTAATAAATTAAAATATATTAATAAACACTTGCCAAAAATTTGGCTGATGATATATTTGTCGCTTTCAACATATTAAGCAAACAACTAACGTTTGGTTTAATTCCTTTAGTCATCAAATATGCAACTGTAGGTTTGCATGATTTCTCCTTACATGCGAATTCCATACATAATTCGTTGGGTATAATATCATATGTTTCAATAAGTAATTTGACAACTTCAATATCAGATGCTTCACATGAAGCATAAAGTGTTTTAATAGTTGGTTTGTGAATTGGAAATTGAGAAATAACATAATTTCTAAATTTAGTGCTTCTTTTATTTTTCAAACACGTTTCATAAAATTTATCATCAATAGCCATATTAACTTTATGTGGTTCAATTATAATATCTTTTTCAATTAACATTTCGTAATCCTCAAAACTAACAATATAATCTCCATGCGTTATAAAATCCATTACTATTAATTTTTTATCGTCATTATTTGCATTTATTTCAATCACAATATCAAATTGTTCCTTTGTTGCCTTTATTCCGTTTATTAAACAATGATTTATGTAATACGTATTCGCCAATTTACATGCTGCAGTTAAACACAAATCGTTGCATTCAAATTTAATATCTGAATAGTTTGGATCTGCTATTTTCACATCACTTATCATATATATAATTGTATGGTTTATTGATGGCTGATTTTCTCTAAGAAAATTGATTGGTATTCTCATTAATACTTTCGGACATGAATACCATAGACATCGTAAATGTTCAAAGTCATCATCAGTAATTTTTGCAGAATATAATGCTAGATAAAAATATCTTGCATCAACACCCGTTAGTTCATCAAAATCATTCAGACATTTTGTTAAAAATTCGTTAAATTTGAGAATTAACTTCCATTTAGCAAGATATCTTAAACGTATATTAATTTTATCACTTTCGAGATATGCTTTTTGCTCATCACTCAATACTAATTGATCATTTGGTGTTTTTAAAACGTGACACACAAGATCGTCTAACGGAAGATTCATTTGATATTTAATTTCTTTGTATTAATCAAATATCATATTAGTAAATTAAATCAATTTTTATTAGTCTTACGAGATTTTTTTATAGATTTCTTTTTGGTTTGTGTTCTATTGCAACCACATCCTGTTTTTTCAGTACTTTTCTTGACACCTAATCTAACGTCATCAATCCATTTTTTAAATTTGCTTTGTGATGACAATATGTTATCTGTCAATGGGCTAGCTACTAAATCTTTTTTAAAATTTTTTCGACATTTTTCACAAGGTAGTACATTTGCCAATGCTACGATAAAAGTAACAATTTTTTCCTTATCATCTTTGCTAGGATTAATTGGATATGATTCAACCAAGTAATATAAAAATTGCCATGCTGGTGGCCCCCATAGCTTAGGATCTATATCAGTAAACATTATAGTATATGGTTACAAAAGAATTACGTTTATAGGGATAAATAAATTAAGCTTTATATAATCCCACCTATTTAATAGTGTCAATGTTATATTTCGCTATAAATAATTATTGCTAATTAAATAGGCGTGACTGATTCTGGTATAATTATTTTAACTTTATTTTAATAAATTAAATTATTTAAGCAAATTCTGTCTCCTCTTGAGATACAGCTGCTTTAATTTTTCCAACAATTTTACTCATCTCACAGTAATTTTCTGATTTATCTAAACTCGGCATTATTAATACCTGGTCAATATCAACTGTATCGTTATTTTTAGAAACTTGCGATGGTTCAGCTATTGAACCAACCTCAATTTTGGGTTTAAGTACTATAGCTACAATTGGTTTTGTTTCAGTGATTACTACTCGTGGTGTTACGAATTTAACTAAATCACTGGAAAATATAATATTTTCCAGTAATACCTGTTTAAATTCGGTTTTATTTCCTTGATGACAGTATACTAAATATTTTCCAAAGTTTGACCTTTCATTCTCAGGTATGACTTTACCAGTATTAATGAAAAACTTATCGATAATCATCTTAAATATAGATAGCATATTGTTATTAATTAAACACATCATCGCATTGTTTTCAAACTTATTGGTTGGAGAATAGTCAAAATGTTCAAGTTTTAATTTGTCTCCATATGATTTGATAATTGTCGTAATAAGATTTTCTAATTTGTATTCACATGCAATTTGTACGACATTTATATCAGTAATAATGGCAGATAGCATGGCAATTGCTAGTTCTTCGTATCCGTACTTGCAAGAATTTTTGTAAATTAAACGATAATCCTCCGTTATTAAACGACTAGAAAAAATGTTATAGAATGATGTAATATGAGGTTTTGATGCTTTTGATTTCATCTGTTCAATAATATAATAACTGTAAGAAATTGTTGGCGGCAAATATTTAGAATAGTCTGTATTAGTAAAATTATTATTTGTATTGATAAAGTCTATTAGATGATTTTCTACTTTGAATTTAATCATTATATTAAAAATTGCCATAAATTTATCGCTTTTATCATAGTTATCCTGACTTTCACGGTCAAAGCGTTTACTAGTCTCGGCATAGATACGATCACCATAAGAATAGTATCTGGTAACAATTGGAACATAATTATAATACCAAATTTTATGATTTTTAATAAGCCATGCTAACACCGTCTTATTATTAGATTCAATTGCTGCAAAATATGCAGATGTGATATTATTATTTTCTTTCGAATATGTAACAAGATTATCAACAACTTTCTTATTATGTAATTTATTGAATAATTCCAAATTGTTTAATTTTATCAATTGACATACAGTATAATTTGTAAAGTGTTGACTGTAATTATTTATTAAATTTTCAATAGATTTAATATTTTCGATACTTTTGAGAGCATTAATAATTATCGTATTTATCCTTTCTTTAGTAAGTTCAATTGGCGGAACCTGATCAATACTTGTACAATTGCCATATTTATCAACAACCATTGGCTTAGATTCGCGAGAATTCGAAACCCCCATTTTATTAAAGCGAATTATCGATTTGATTAAATTAAATATACCCATAATACCTTATTAGTTAAACCTAGATATATCATTTTCAATTTTTATACAAGAATGATAACTACGTATATAAATAAACTGTTGTTTTTAGATTGATTCTGGTGCAATTATTTTAACCCTACTTTGGTCAATGTCTTTTGCTTCTGTATATCTAATTGTTGAATTACTCAAAACTTCTCTAATATAAATTGGTCCGTCTGGATTTGCCAATTTTTACCTTTTCTCCAGTCGCAGCATTATACAAGTATACATCTGTATCTTTGCACCCTAATTTTTCTAAGGTATTTTTAATTGATTGGGTTAATTGGGTTAATTAATAGTACACTTGGCGTGATACATAAAATTTCAATATTTATAAGCTTATAAAATAAACTTATTCCTTTTTCCGAATCAATTTAGCCATTTCTTCACTACTCATATTTGTTATTTGTTCGTATTTATAGGTTCCATCTTCTTGCTCAATTTTTTCATAAAACGGAATACTTTTTTTCCTCTCTAACTGGAGACCTTTAATTTTGATATCACCTTTCCATTTTATTTTGCTGGTATCGATTTTTGTTTCGGATACATATGGCAAATATACGTAAGATATTCTACCTGTCATAATTTCCGTTTTAACTTTCTCACCAGTTATGCCATCGTATAAGTATTCTTCACTGTGGCTCTTGAACCCCTGTTTTTCAAGTTCTTCTTTAATCGCTTCAGTTTGTTCGATTGAAGTCATTTTTTGATTGTTATTAAATAAGTAAATTGTAGTATGATTGATGTAATAAATTAAATTTCAATATTTATGCGAAAGCAAACTCGTCTCGATTAACAATCTCTTTGATATTTTTAACAAGACCGGTTTCAAAATCATGCAATTCAACACTCCCATCATAAAGTTCTTTAATTTCTATTTTCGGCTTTGTTTTCTTAGTAGTTTTTGCTTTTGTTGGTTCGACAGCTGGCTTATTAATGAAATCAGTCAAATCATTAGCAAATACAATATTCTCCAACAATACCTGCTTGAATTCTGTTTTGTTTTTAATATGGCAATATACTAAATATCTGCCAAAATCTGATTTACAATCTTCGGGTTTAACTTTTCCAGTATTAACAAAAAATGTTTTAATAATAATCCGGAATATGGATATCATATCGTTATTAATAATATGCATCATTGTATTGTTTTCAAAGATGTCATTTGGCGAATATGTGAAATGAACGATTGTTAACTTGCTTGTATGAGATATGACAATCTTTTTAGCAACCTCTTCTAAATTGTTTTTACATGCAATATACAGTACATCATTTCTATCTTTTATATCAGATTGAATACATTCAATAGATATCTTCGGATATTTGTATTTGCATGCATATTCGTAAATGTCTGATTTATCTAGTTCTGTTAGTGAGCATTTAAGCTTTGCATATAATGCATCCAAATGTTGATGAGATGCAGCAGATTCCATCCTTTTCATAATGAAATTTCCCCAACGCGACATTCCACATATATACACATGATATTCACTTTTTAGACATTTATTGTTAGCATCGATGAAGGTAATTAATTCTTCCTCCAATTTGGATTGACCGAAGCAAAGGAATATTTGCATAAATTTATCGTATCTGTCAGAATCATCCAAGTAATTATACAATATTTTAAAATTTGTAATAAGCCACTTTAATACAGACTTATTCGATTCAATAGATGTCATATATATGTGAACAATGTTGTCGTTATCTGGTGAATATTTAATAAGATCGCTTATATACTTTTTATTTTTGTTATATAATCTGTTAAATAAGTTAACATCATTAAGTTTAATTAACTTGCAAACCATTTGGATATTAAACCGAGAATGATAGTTATCGATCACATGCATAATAGATTTTAGGTATATGATACTTTCAAGTGCATTACTGATAATGACATCAATGCGTCTATAAGTCAATTCGATAGGCGGAACTTGATCAATACTTACACATTTGGCGTATTTATCTTCAGGATCGCTGCTTGCTTCCGTGTAGTAGGCGTTCCCCATTTGATTTTGTTGATAAGCAATTAGATTAGCAAACGGACTATTTTGTGTATATTTATTGGATAAAATAAAGTGATGTAACCAGTTAATTGTATATTTCAACTTTTCAGGAATGTTCATTCAATTTTTGGGAATAAATGCCTAGTTATTTCGCGAGATGGATAATCTATTGATGTCGTAATATGGTTGGCAAAATTTATAAATAAATTAGATGTTATATATTTCATTGATAAGTTCATTTTTATAATTAGAATATTGTTGATATCTCAACATTCTATTATGAAAGTACTCATCATACATTTTTTTATCTTCTTCATCTGAAAGTTCATCTGATTTTATAATCTTGGTTGTCCTCATTATTTGTCTCATTAAATTGTTTATCATTTTGATAACTTCTATATCATTTTTAAAATTCTGTCTATATAATCTAATATCAGCAACAGGCATTAAATAGTCCGGATATTTATTATTATCTATTTGTGTTCCATTAAAACAATTATGTATTGTATTCAAATATTCACGATAAGCAATCGCCAATTTTTTAGCTGTTTCTTTTCCATATTTTGAAATATGAAATTCTTTTGCATATTCCTTATTATTTTGCTTAATTCTAGCCCTATAATATTCTTTATTATTTTTTACCTTATATTCGACACCAATAAGACCATGGTCCGTAGAATTTATACTTTGATTTCGATTATTATTGTTTACCTTATGTGTTGCCTCACGGAGATTATTGATAGTATTATTCATGGTATCACGGTCAATATGATCGACCATTTTAAATTTTGTTATATGATTATGAAAACCAACTTCTTTTCCATCAATTGAAATCATAGCATAGTATTTTGCATTTTCATTAGAACCCTTACTACTACAAATGTAATATTTTTGTATTAAGTCAATATTAGTAAAGTCTGTTTTCATTATCATATTTTTCGTTAACTGTACTTCGATAATATCATCAGATATAACTTTAATTAAATTTTTAGTTAATCCAAGTTTATATGACGTTTCAATTTGCCATTTTCGTGCAACTTCATATGCATTTTCTTTAGAATTATCGAATTTAAATGTCGATGTATGTTGTTTGTTTTCTTCATCAATTATACGCACTGTCCAAATTTCTTCACCAGTTCTCTGGAATATAGTTCCTGATGGTTTGCCTAACAACCAAATATTTTTAGGTAATTTTGAATGTTCATATTTGAAATACTCATATTGGTTAGAAATATTATCTGTATTTTTGATTAATTCTTTTTTTAATTCACCAAATTCTTTTATATTAGATTCTCTAACATCTAATGTGTCTCCGTTGATATATTCTACTATTTTATAATTACAAATAAGATCTGTAAATTGAAATACATTCTTTTTGTCTTGGCACATCACATAGTACCTTTCTTTAATTTTATCGCTTTTGCATTTTACATTCATTGGATACGTTTCTACTTTATCAATAAATTTTGCATCTGTTTTAAATGTTTTATCTTGTGTTAATTCGACTTCTATTGTATCTTTATCTAAATACCTTATTCTATTTCTTGTTAGTCCAGCCGAATTTGACAATTCGAATCTTTTTTGTTCAGCTGCTTTATAAGCTTCTTGTTTGTTTTTGTATTTTGAAAATGCGAAGAAAAAAGCTTCCTGTTTACCATCCGGAGGACTAAATACAAGTTTGTAAGTAGTTTTTTTGTCGCTAATGCTGCCACGTGGTTTGCCTAATTGCCATTCTGTTGGATAAATGATTTGTGCCATTGATAATCTATTATAATCTTATCTCTTTATATAATATATAGAAATATAGAACATTGTATTAATAAATAAATAAATCAATTATTTAGCCCCTCCTCTGAGGCGAAGCACTAGGTGAAGTGTCGATTCCTTTTGCACGTTGTAGTCGCCCAGACTTTTGTCATCTTCAAGCTGTTTACCTGCGAAGATAAGGCGTTGTTGATCCGGTGGGATGCCTTCCTTGTCTTGAATTTGTTGCTTTACTGCGGCTACAGTTGAGCTGCTGTCGACATCGAGGGTAATAGTTTTACCGGTTAAAGTTTTACAGAATATCTGGAATGAGCCTGCTGATTCTGACATTTTGGGATTGAAGAATATAGTCTTCTATGTAATATTGGAACAAAATTCAGCGAGTTATAAATTCAACTTTTTATTATAAAATTGAAAATAACTTGTAAAACTTTAATACCTAAAGAATAGCTGATATTAATAATTATAATGGATTTAACAGTTCTCAAAAATAAAAAACCAGCCAAACAAATTATTTTTGAAAGAAAACAAACAGGTAACAAATCATGCAACAACTGCAATGAAGTAAAGAGTGTATCAGAATTTGCTACAGATAAATATAATAACGACGGATTACAGCGTAAGTGTAAAACATGTCAATCAGATATCGCTAAAAAAATAAATGAGAAAAATAAATTAAAAAATTCGCTAAAAAATGCAGTGGTTGCAGAAACTAAAAAATGTTTAGGACAATGCAGACAAACAAAACCATGTGATGCATTCTGGAAGGATAAAATGAAACCAGATGGATTACAGTCAATATGTATTGAATGTAGAAAAACAGCAATAGCAAAAAAAACATCTGATATTACTGAAACTGAAAAGGAATGTAAAGAGTGTTGCGAAATAAAATCGTTGGATGATTTTCATAAATCTAAGACTGGAGAATTTGGAAGACATAATATATGCTGCGACTGCAGATCAGCCGAACGTAAATCAATAAACATCCCTAAGCCAACCGAAGGAACAAATAAATGTTCCACGTGCAATGAAATAAAAAATGTTTCAGAATTTGATGGTGATAAATCAAATTCAACAGGATTGCAATCCTGTTGCAAACCTTGTAACAGATTAAAAAGTGCCAAATGGGCGTCAACGTTTGATGGCCATATGACTAAATTGTTTAAGGATTTACAACACAATACGATGAAACGAGCCAAGGATATTAAAATAAAAATAACTAAACAAGATATTATAGATTTGTATCATAAACAAAATGGAAAATGTGCAATAACAAAGGAGCCATTGACGCATACATCGCAAGTAATTGATACTAAAGGAAGACAACATATTATGAACAAATGGAATGTTTCGGTCGATCGTATAGATTCAGATAAACACTATACTCTCGATAATATTCAGCTTGTCGGAGCGATTGTTAACAGAATTAAAAGTGACTTAAACATGCGTGATTTTTATGACATTTGCGGAAAAGTTTTTATGAATATGGAATTTTCTTTATCAAAATAAATAAACTGGCAAAACCATTACATTATACCACAAAATCATTTAACCCTATATTATCCACCATATAACCTAATTCGTCAAAAGGGGGTAGTTTGCTATGGGTTTTATAACCTAGCCAAAAATTGAAACAGTGATCCATTGAATAATTATTATTTATTCGGTTTAAAACAAACATATAATTGAAATGTCCGAAACTTCCGAAATCAAGTATTTAGACACCAATGGAAAATATCCAGATACTTATGAAAACCGAGTGATTCTATTGGCTACTCTTGTGACATTTTTGAATAAACTTGATTACCTCGACTCGACTGTTAAACAATATTTGGAGACATATGTACCTCCTAAATGTCCTCCTAAACAAAAGGGTGGTATTATTCGTGACATTAATGAATACACAGAACTACAAAAGATGATTACTCAACATATTAATACAATAACTACCAAACAAGCAGAAATTGAACCGACTGTTAAAAATAATGATCTTCAAAAAGAGTTAGGTAAGAGGAGGACGTGGGCTGACCCGTTTACAACAAACTGGTGCGAACCGAAAAGCTCATCGTATGTTACTATTGAACGCCTTGACAATAGGTTCAGTAATATTTATGTATATTGCTATACCAAAGAATAATTTGTTTATAAAAGATAATAAAATTGAAAAAGCTATTACTTGTTGAGTGCATATATTTTACCATTATTTAACTTTTCCAACCGATTAAAGCTTACAACAAAAATGGCTGCGTCGTCGCAAACTAAGTATATGGACGATGAGAATGAGTGCCCGGATACTTACACTAATCGAGTAATCCTTGCGGCAACTCTCGTGCAATACTTGAAGGAACTTGACGGACTAGCTATTGCTATAAAATCGCTCCTGGCAACTTATGAGCAAGGTCAAAAACCGTATCCATTGAATGGAGGAATCATTCGAGACATTAACGAAATCAAAGACATCGAAAGTCAAATTAATGTTAACAAAAATAAGATACTAGTCATACAAAGCGAAACAAATAAGATTGTGTCACAAAATGATGTTCAAAAAGCATTGGATAAACGAAAGTCATGGGGGATTATATTTCCAACTAATTGGGAAGACCCGTCGAGTATTCACTACGTTACAAGCGAGCGAATTAATGATAAGTTTAGCAATATTTATTTGTACTGTCAGTCGAATTCCGATACTTAAAAATGTATAATTTTGTATAAAATTATACATTTTTGGGCTTTAGCCTTTATAAGAAAATGCGTATTTTCTCATAAATATCGCCAATTAAATTTTATATTATTTTATACAAAATAATACAAAATTCAATTGCCGACTAAAATTGGTTCGCCTAATCACTTAGTCGCATCCTTGATAATTGTTACGGATATAATTTTTCCTCTGGCATCACGATCAGGATCATTGTATCTGTATTCGTATATGGAACCATATTCTCTTTTTTTATTACATGTATTTATTAATTTTTCATATTGATTTTCAAATTGTTTTTGATCAAGTTCTCCGTTTTCATTAAATATTACATCATCTTTCAATACTTCAGTTTTTTTTATTTTTTCGGTATGTGTAGTTTCTCCAGTATCATAATCGTAATTTTCAACAGTGTATTTAACTTCTATATCAAAATACAGTGGTTCATCAGACCTATCCCTGGAAATATTTTCCCATTCCACTTTACTTACATGACCAGCTTTTTTAATCCTTTCTATAGCGCCATTTCTAGATCTTCTACCTACACAAACATTCGTATCAATAATATTTCCATTTTCTTCTAATAATTCATGCACTAACCAAACACCTTTTAAATTAGTTTCGGCATATGTATCGTCTTCGTCATAGAGTTTTTGTTTATTTTCCTTTTCTTTTCGTGCTTCAGACTGTTTGTATTGTAAGGCATACCCACATCCTCCATTACAAACAGATGCATCAAAATAACTATTCCATTCAGCACTATACGAACCACACGACTGACACTCTGGCATATTGTATTTCTACTACCTCAATAAGTAATTATAAATAAAGTAAATCAAATTCAAATTTTATTTTTATTTATTTTATATAACGTCTTAAAAATTGAATAATTGATTCATTGGTAGGGTCAATTAATACCGTATAAATCATATTTAATCCAATAACAACTAAAAATGGGCGCAGAAATTTCAGTTACCAATGGCTCATCGCTTACTCCAAGTCCAGATGGATCAAATTTTCCACTAACTGGTACTAAAGACATGAAGGAGCGCCTCGTAAAGGCAAAGAATGATATACAATACGATCCAGTAAAGAAATGCACAGGTTACTATGATTTATTTTCTAAATGTTCAAATAAATATGGTGAACTTGGATGTGCCGGTCCATTTATGGATTATACCCAATGTAGTCTAGTTGCTGGTGTTGACACTGCTGAAAACCATGAAACGAAATAATTTAATAAAAAAAAAATTTGATTTAATAACTTTTAGATCTTTATTTATTATTATTGCTATATTATTTACAAAAAAAAAATGGGCACAAGAGGATTATATGGGATTTTATACAAAGGAGTTTACTATTTGATTTATAATCAATATGACTCATATCCAGTGGACGGTCTTGGTAATAATATTATTGCGGCAATTAAAGTAAGTGATTTAGAACAAATAAAATTAATTTTTGACAAGTTTTCTCAAACTAATGTGATTGAGTCATATGATTCTTCCTTAATGAAATTGTTTGTTAATAAAAAATTCGTGAGCATTAACAAGTTTGACGATCTACTAATTGATATTTTGCTGGAATATATTTATGTCATTAATTTAGATACAAATAATTTGGATATGTATTACTTTTCAGTTAATGAAAAAATGTGGAGTAGATATAAATCTAGTTATTCACTGAATAATTTGCCAGATTGGAGTCATCATAGAAGAGATGGCACGAATTATGAAATAAGTAAAGAAATGGTAGTAAAAGATGCACATAGTGAATCTAGTAAGCAAAAATATTATACCATTGGGAAGCCAGATATTATGATCTTGCGATAATTATTTTATTTATAACATAAAGGAAAAAATATACTGAAGCTCAAAATGGATAAATGTTTTGAATTAGTAGATTTTACTGAAAATGAATCCAATAAAATACATTCTAGTGAAAATTATTTAGAAAAATTTTGGCAAAGGTTAAAAACATCAGGATCAACTATAAATACTTCAGTTAGAAAAGGATATTTTTCATATAATCCACCATTAAATGTATATGAACCTAAGCCTGTATTTAATACATTTAACCCTCCGGATGGCAAAACATTGCGCGAATCTCAATTAGATCGCTGTACAAGTTTAATAAACAAAGGAAAATTTTAACAGGATTTTATTTATTTTGGATCATTAATATATAGTTATATATCAATGATAATACTTTTATTTGTAATCCTTGTATTGGGGTTTTTGCATATATTAAGTAAAATAAACTATAATGATAAAGATTTGGAACACATGACAGATGAGTCTGTACAAAATTTGTCATCACTTGCTGCAATGTATAATACTGGTCAATTGACTGTAGCAAATTTAAAAGCAACAAGGGATGCAAATGTTTCTGGAAAATTGAATGTTGATTCAGGGGCTACTATTAAAAGTGATATTAATGTTGGTGAAATAGTTAATGCCAAACGTGGCTATTTCAAGGGAGGATCTGCTGGTGGAGGAAATGGAACTCATTTTCCATGGGCTGGGGACGAACAAAATTATATTCGCGGACATACTAATCATGACGGCGATCTTCGAATAAATGGACAGCTTGCTGTTGGAGGCCGCAATATACTTGCCGAACTAGACGATCTAAAAAATAACGTACTTAGAAGAGATAAAGGCTATGTTATCCAAAGTGGACGAGGTGGTTACTTAGTAGATGCCGGAGGATGGAGCGATAATTTTAACGGTACATGGGAAATGATGTATTTCAGACCATCTGGCAGTTGCAGAAATGATGTTGGAAAGCCATTGGTACCTTTTGGGTCTAATGGAAATAATACTAAAAATCAAACTTACCCATGTAATGCATAAAATAAATTACTCATCCTCATTACTATTTGCATCGTCAGCTTCATCAGATTCATCAGCATCGTCAGCTTCATCAGATTCATCAGCTTCATCAGATTCGTCAGATTCATGTATATATTTACTTTTATCACTAATAACACTGCCGTCATGATCAATATATTCCATCGGGCCATCATCGTAATAGAATTCAATTAATTGCTTAATGGATCTTTTTTCTTCGAGATTATCTTCTTTATAACTTTCAAAAAAAGATTTCATATTAAAATATCCTCCATTTTGATCAACCAGATCTTCAAGATGATCAATATTCTGTGGCTTCCTAATATAACCAGGAAAAGGAGATGCCCAAAGTAGAGCATTATCAATTTCTCTCGAAATACGATAATTTTTTTTGATGTCACTATTAGTAAGTATTTCAGTTATGCTTGCATAAAGTATTTCTGAAGCTTTAATGCAAGCTTGTTTAACAGCCTCTTTGTCAATTAAATCAATAAAATATGAATAAGTATCACCATATACCAATTCATTGCTGATCCATCTTGCTAAATTAGGATATTTAGCAGTTTCCATTATTGTGTATAATAATATAATGAACGTCAAGAACAAAAGTTAATTTATCAATTTTTAACGCATAAAATAAATTATTTATCGCAATTTCCATCGCAATATAGGAATAGTGGCAATTTCATGTTGAGCTGTTTATAAACACGTTGACATAACTTGTAATAGCAATCGCCATCATGTGGACAGCATGTGCTCACAAAATCATGCGTGACATACTTACTGCCATTTATACAAATGATACATCTTGCATTACTTTTATATGCATAGCCACTATCACTGATTTCTTCAATGGTTTCAGAATAGCGTTGCTCCATTTCGTCAACCTTTTCTTTACCATAAGATTGAATAAGCCTTGTTTTCAAATCTCGATATTCTTTGATTGTATATAGAGATGGTTCGGCAATAGGCTTAACTTTGTTTACATAATCAATTTCCGTTAATTTAGAGAAAAAATCCACAACTTTATTAGCTGTTTCTACACAATCATATTCGACAATGCATTCAATCATTGTATCCATATAGTTTCGGGATATAGTACTTGTTTTTACTTTCCACCCCTCACCAAATACTGACCCATCAACAATATAATCAACTATTTCCCTTCCATTATCATCATCACTTTTGGCATTATTTTCGGCAACTTCGGTAAATCGTTTGTCAAACGATTTCTCGCCAAATGATTCAGCAATATTGAGTTTTGTGAATATCACAATCGGCTTTTTTCTCAATTCATTTTCTTTCGCATGTATTTCGGCGAGTTTAATGCGTTTGAGTTCTTGCAAAGCCTCCAATTGCTTAGATACCTCTTGAATTTTCAGGTTTAGTTCTTGTAGTTCGGCATTATTGGACATTTCAGATGCAAAAATTAGAAGAAGTGTTTAATATTGCTAATTTTAATGGACTGATTATATAATTAAGAATTCAATTTTTATTTATTAATAAATTTCGGGAGATATATTAATGATATATAAGATATTTTTATTTTTACTGATTGTTGTCTTAGTGCATATATACTTATGTAAAAATAGGACAGTAAACAAAACCGAGTTAGAACACATGTCGAATGATGAAGCTATTCAAAATCTCGCCGGACTTTATAATACTGGAAATATGAAGGTTGGTAATTTTGAAACTACTGGTACAGCAAAAGTTGGTACTAATTTAAATATTGGGGGCAGTATCGGTGTTCAAGCAGGAGCAACTATTTCTGGTCCTTTAAATGCAAATGGGGGTATTGTAACTAATGCGGTTAATGTTAATGGTATAGTGAATGCCACAAATGGCTATTTTTCAGGTGGTTCAGGTGGTCCAGGTGGTGGTACACATTTTCCATGGGCCGCTAATGGGGAAAATTATATCCGCGGACACACAAATCATGACGGAAGTTTGAGAATTAATCATGGGCAATTATGTTTAGGCGGTGTTTGTATAGATGCACACCATTTACGTTTGCTAAGAGATGGATTTAAAATACAAACCTTAGATGGTGGCCATCATCGTGGTGGTTGGATACATACTCATGAAAATGGTAATATGGCTGTTGCGGATCCAAAATACAGAACAATTTACAAAATGCATACTGTTGAAACTTAATAAATTAATAGTATTGTATTAAATAATTAATATATAATCCTGTGATATATTAATGGAATATAAAATATTTATTGTATTGGTAATTATAATTTTAGCATACATCTATTTATTAAAAAATAGCTTTTCAAATCAATTAGATTTGGAGCATATGTCAAATGATGAAGCCATCCAAAATGTTGCAGGATTATATAATGCTAAAGAAATGAAAATTACCAGTATACAAACTACTGGAAATATAAAATCCGGGAATAATTTGGATGTCAAAAATAATCTTGATGTTGGTAACATTGCTAATATTAAACATGGATATTTTTCTGGCGGTAAAGGAAGTACAGTAGATCCGACATGGGGTACACATTTTCCATTTCAAGATAATGGCCAGAAAGGGGAAAATTTTATTCGTGGTACTACTAATCATGATGGCGATTTTAGAATTAATGGAAAACTTTGTGTAGGTGGATTCTGTTTAACTCCTGGTGAATTTATTGAAATGGCTCAAAATTCTAGACGTCGTGGAATTTTTTAAATTTAATTCATTCACTATGTATCCATTTTTTAGTTTTACCGATCTTTTTAACAATCCATTTCTTTTTATCATATCCTACCATAACTTTCTCGACCTCAAAGTTATTCGCAGATTCTACCGGTGATGGACGTGGTGGATTTTTTCTAAAGTGTTCAACTAATTTTGTCCAAATACTTAAAATACGCTTTTGATTTTGCATATTTTTTAATGGACTTGACAATAAATATTTGTTTTCATTATATGCACTAACATAATCAAAATCTTGTCTGATATATTTTTTCATATCACCATAAACTCCTATTCTTTTTAATAAACAATTCGTATCAGACAATAATCTGGCAACGTCTGCAAATTCCAATTTGTAATTTAACTTTTGATTTAAAAGTTTATAGCAGTCTTCATGACATACTACACCATATTCATGAATTTTTACACCATAACTTGGTTCATGCCAGTTTATTGGTGTCACTCCATATTCGGCGATAGTTCTCCCATTTTTTATTACGTTAAAGCTTCCATATTCCGAATAATTATCTCCCGACATTTTTACCTTCTTTTCTTCACTAGTTACTATTATTAAGTTATTTAGCCAATTGCATTCCTTGTGTTTGATTTTTGCTTCTTTAGCAACCTCGATGAAGCTTTTATCGAATACTGGTTCACTAGAAACTAAATTTCTTAAACCACAACCACATATTAAACATGTTTCATCCCAAACTCCCATAATGTATTTATAATATATTATGATAATTAATAAAAAAATTATTTGGTTAAAAGATAAAGTTGACTGTCCTTATTAATATTGTAATCTGATAAAGTTCTATTAGATTCTGTGCTCATTCCCATAAAAACAATTCGCTGTTGTTCAATTGGTATATTTTCTATAATGCATAATTTTTGTTTAATTTCCATAATAGTAGTGTCATTGTTAGCATTAAGGTATATTGGATTGTTTGATACTACTTTATTATAAACTGTTCTAATAGATAATTGAAATATATCGCTCATGATTTTTTACAATAAATTATTTAATAATATTACATTTAACTTTTAATAGTTCAATTTTTCTATCATGAAGCTATATCATTTAAATTGCTTATGATACTTTGTCTATATCTAGAGCAAGGCACATGCGAATTCTCACCAATCAATTGTTCATTGGGACTAGCCAATGCTTCAAAAAGCGATCTAGTCAATTTATTATCCTCCACTACCTCACCAAATTCTATATTGGATTCAAGGATTTTCTTTTCATAATCACAAGATTGGGAATATATTTTCCAAAGCGGATGTGTATTATCATCTTTCGTGATAGCTTTGCTAAATTGAATCGAATAATATAATCTATTAAATAATTTAGATTTAGCAACATTTAGTCTGTAAAATCCATCCCAGCCAATATTATATTGATTCTCCATATTATATTCGTTAAAAATACAATTAATATCTATATTTTGGCAAACGAATTCTTCTATTTGGTTATTTATCTTTCCTTTAGAATCTTTTTTCATAAACCATGGTTGGAGGCCCTGTTCATTAATCGATTCAGTAAATTTTTGAAGGTTTTTCTCAGATAATTCTGCTAATTTATTTCTTTTCTCGACCTCATCTTTTTTAATTTTTTCAAGGAATGACCAATCGAGAGGAGGGTAATATGTAGCCAAATGACCAAGCCTGAAGCCTAATTTATGTAATTTTTTAATAGCCTTACTATCATTCGAGCGATCAAGTTCGTAATCATGTTTGAGCATATTACATCCTAATTTTTCACTTAATTCTTCCTTTGAGTATTTTTCACTAATTCTGTCAGATGTTGGTTCGAACTTTTCAGTTCTTATTGAATGCATTATATCCCAAAATCCAACTCCTTGGGGATATAATGCCCACATTATTGACATATCATCATCATAAATTTTTTTATCTAATTTCGTAATTTTCTCATCACCGTCATCATCCGAACAGTCAGTCAATTCGTTTAGACTATCGGATGTGTTTGACTTATAACTCGAATTCTGAAATTCATCGTTTTCAATTCTCATTAAATCGTCAAGTCCTTGAGATAAGATACTATTAATTCTCTTACTTAATGGATGAAGATAGCTAATTTTTACAGATGAAGTCATTTTGATAATGATATTTAATTAATAAATAGTAGGGATATATACCATTTTAGAGTCAATTTTTATCATAAATTAATATTGCATAGCGATATCTCTATCTCCTATTTTAACACCATGTAAATTATGTGTTATTTCTTGGTTATTATCTTGATAAAATTCGAGTTTATGCTTCGCGGCCCTCTCGAATTTTATTTGTCTTCTTTCATTCAATTCATCTTTAGTGGGAATTTGTATTGTATAGTCCATAATTATATTCACTAAATCTGGAATTAATTTATCAACTAATATACTTTTTATTTTATTTTTGTATTCAACAATATTATATTTTAATTTATCTATTTTTCTTTCTACTTTATCAACCATCACAAAATCATAATATATCTGAAAATCCAAGCTATGTTGGTAGTAAGGAACATGTGATAATTGATAATTTAATTTATGCTCAATAATTTGCTGATTATATTCGGATCTCGTGTATTTTTTGCCACTTTCTTCAAATACAATATGGCTAAACATATCCTTATTAAGATTTCCATTTTTAGTATAATGATAATAATCTGATATTTGAATATCATTTAGCGAGTTTAACTCTGGGGGTAAATTCTTAGTAATATTTTCCCAATAATAAATATGGTTATCAATAATCATATTTAGTGATCTTATTAGATCAGAATCTTCGAATGGTGCAAGTTTTCTTTCGATACTTTCTTGTTTATAATGGCAATAATACATTTTAAAAACTTGCCCATCCATATATTTATATTTCATTAGTTTTGAATTATATTTTTTTGTGAATATATTAATTTGTTTGGTTGCATCTTTATCATTCGCCACATTTAATTCCGTAATTTTATCTCCAACAAAATAATTTTCATATTCTGTAAGTTTTCTTTGTTTAATACTCATTGCATAATATTTTCCAGAATAGACAACAACGAACCAATATTGATTTGGATAACATGATTTATTTTCTTTATATTTAGAGGCGATTATTCTACAAGAATTGTTAATATCAAATACGAGTCGTTTGTCACACATATAATAGCTTACATTCTTTTTTCTATTATGTTTGAGTACGATTCCATTTTCATCGACCGGAATTTTAATTTGGAGTTTTCCTTTTTGAGGATCATAAAAATTTATTATTTGTTTATCTTCTTCCAATAAAGCAGACATTGTATAAACATGTTAGTAATAAATAAATGTTAATATTAGAGAATAGGTAATTACATATTCAATTTTATGGATTAATCTACAAATATTCCAATAGCAATCATCATAAAAGCATTTGACCTTTGAAGGTTTTTTAGACATGTGCAATTTTAGCTCGCTCAATAACGCATCCTATATTATTTATTACAAGGAAATTTTGTGTATTATTTATTGGAATACAAAATCGGTATTCAGCGATATCAATAAAATTAAAATTACCTGCAATAACTCTATATTTAAAATCACTTTCTTTAAAATCTTCGAATTCAAATTTAAAAGCAATTGAACTATAACATAATGTTTTTAATGGAATATAAAAACGACCAGATGACAGCCATTTTAAAGAAATTTCTGCAGGTTTATCTGTTCCTGTTACAATATATGCTTTTAGTGGTTTACACTTTCCAGTAAATACAAAGCCTTCAAAAACATCAATCATACGTCTAGGTGTTATTGTCACACTTTTTCCCTCAATGATTGGACTGCAAACAAAATCCTTTGATTGCTCCTCACTAAATCCAAACCTGTCGTATAATGATGGAGTTTTAATAACTTTGCCATCTTTATCCAGCTTATATATCAAACCACCAAGTATTAAAAAATCGATATCCCATAGTTCATATTTATATGGGCGAAAATCACGACATAAACTGCCTTTGTATCTTATGGCTCCTTTTGTCAAATTTCCCATTAAAACCATAAATAAAGGTGAAATTTCTGCCTTATGTGGACAAAATATATCTGAACAAGTACAATTGCCTTTCCTTGTGGCTAATGGCAAATTATCGGTGAACTTCTTAAGATTTTTATCATAAATATCATCAATTAATTCTAATTCGGGAGGTAAACTATTTTTTATTTCTTCTTTACTTTTCATTAATTAATTAAATTTAGAATGCTTTAAATAATCATTTGGATTTTCCTTATTGGAGCAATAAATAAATTTTATATGTATGTTGTTGATTAATAGCATGAGCTGATACCATATCCACCACTTGCGCAATTTTGAATGAATTCGAAAATATTCCAATGGCATCCATCATCAAAGTCGTAAAATGGTTCGACAACATCTGTTCCACTATTGAAATCATATGTCCCGGTCTCTATATCAAAATCATAATATGTGCCCGACTTTTTCTTCATTCTATATTTTTTGACGACGATGTTCAGTTTTTATTATCCATAGCGCAACCAACCGGATCCTCCTCCAAAAGCTAAAATATTTCCGGTAACGTGATACATTTTAATATTATGTTCGGATTCTAGTTCTTTAAATTTTAATTCATATGATATATAATCAGTGTACCATGCATGTAATGCGAATGGCTCATGGATTTTACCTTCGTGAGCTTTGACTGTACATTTTTCAATAGTTGTATAATCTAATTCGTAGTATGTTTTTCCATTATGTATTTTTTTAATAGATTCTGCGGGAATTGAGCATTTTAAAATTAGAAGATCAATGGTTATACATTTTCCAATTTTAAAAGCTATTTCAAAATCAATGCTATCAATTTCCGATTTGCCGTTATCTATTAAAATTATTGTTTTATAGTCTGTTTTTCCGTCATAAATAATTTTAGTTTTATATTTCTGTTGAATTGTTGATATCTTCATAATTCTTTGTTCTGCTCTATCATATTCCCTTTCTCCAAAATCATTAATCACAGCTGAATCGGAAATTTCTTTAGCAATTTGCGCAATGACTTCTAAAGTACAAACTAGTTCGACATCATCTGACTTAATACCTGTAATACAAACCTCAAATTGATAATATTTAATATAGTGACGAGGTAAAATAATATTACCTAAAAATTCCAATAAATTTATTTTATATATTCCATTTTCTTCCGTTACTTTATTGGTTAATTCGCAATATTCGAGTGAAATTTTATTTTGTATAAATGATCCACCTAGTAAAATGCCAAATTCAAAACCATCACTTTTAAATGTTTCATAATATTTACTCGGAATACATATGTTAAGTCCAGTAATGCATTTATTCTCCTCGTGTCCACAAATAAATTCAGATTTGTATAAATTATCACTATTTTTTGGTTTCCAAAATGCAAGTTCATATATATCTTTTTCATCGTTTAAAATTATATCTGGCCATGTTTTATTAAGATGTGCATTAACAACATGTTTATATGCTTCGCTATCGGCTAGCCCACTATAAAAACATTTCATGTCATCAAAATCAACAAAATTAATTGTAGGATATTTAAACTTTTTTGCGGCCTCATTCACCTCTGTAATATAACTTTCGAGAGCTTGAGTACGTGACGCCATATTAAACTAAAATAGATTCATTGGTTTAAGCATGTTAATAAAAAAACGCGCATGTAACACAATGGCTTCATAAAGATGCTATTACAAAATGGTCCTAAAGTTTTGTGGTATTACTTTATGATTTTCATTGTGAAAGTTTAATGGATGGTAGTTAAGTGGATGGTCGTCATATTGAGAGCAGGCAGAATGTTGGGCCACAATATGAAATCAATATGAATCAAAAAGATATTGCAATTCTACTTTGCAATCAATTAATTCATATTTTTCACAAAAACTTTTAACATTTTCAAAATAATCGGAACATTGAGTATTTATTTTACCACCGCCTGTTTCACCTTTAGATATTTCGATTCTTTGAGGCTTTCCAACAGTTACAAAATACCTTGTATTATCTCCCAATGTTATTAGCCAATACAATCCTGCAAAATGACTTATTAATCTTCCATTAAGATGATCTGCAATATTGTCTGTGTATTTATCACCTTTCGAACCTGTAAGGTTGCATTCTGTCAATTTTCTAATTTTAGTCAAAATTTCTCCAGTAAGCTCAAAACCATAAAATATGTGTAATGTTGTTTCAATCATCTCGATAAATATATTATTGAAATATATTACATATTGATAAATTAATATTAAAATCAACTTTTTTATCATAAAATATTTTAATTGAATAAATATGACATAGTAGATTAAATAAAGAAATATGGTGGTTAGCGAATACGAATGGAAGCAGACGCGATTAATGCATGAATGTCCGGAAGTGGTGAATCCATTGCCTTGTCAAAGTCATCAGTAGTCGCGTATGTGTCAGCAAGATGAAGTAGTCGCGCAAGTCTAGCTACACAACAAGATCCTTCTCCCTGCATTTGATCTCGGATTTCACGCCGGCTGAACTCGAGAGACCACCCGATACTTTCGACATGTGTAGAAAGCTTTTTGAATGACTCAGATCCTTCGATAGATTTCATCCACGGATCGATCACAATGATTTTCTTCTTATCAGGTTGTTTGATGAGAAGTCTTGCATGGCGCATCCATGCAGCCGCAGCAAATAGTTTGTCTGAAGTAATGTAATCGTCCCATTCTTTCAAATTGGCTTCATCATCTGTCAGATATTTACTATACATCATTTTGAAGCGAGGAAGCTCTGCGAGATGTTCAATAGCTGAAGCTTCTTTGCTCATCGGAACACCGTTAACCTTGAAAAGAAACTTACCGTCTCCAAGTTTCTTTGGGTTTTGAACTTTATCGTATCCAACGAGATAATCCTTGAGATCTTGAGGAATGTCAACCTTAACATCCAGTTCCAGTACACCAACTTCTTTGCTTGTGTAGGTGTCGTCGACTTGAGTTCTCATCAAAAAAATCTCTAACATACGAAGTCCTATTGCGATTTCAGTGAATCTGTTCTCCAAGAATGCTGGATACCACTTAGAATGCTTTGTACCTGTTTTCGGGAAGCATCTTTTTTGACTTTGGTTATCGATCCAGCTAGGAAGACGATGAATATATCCTTTCAAATCATCACCTTGAAGAACAAAGTTTGCCTTGTTAGCATCAATCGAATACGTCACATAAATTTTCACCGTCGGCAATCGTCGAACGGTGATTAGCGATAGAATTTTCTGAGAAGATGCACGTGATGAATTATAAGTTGTTTGCATCAGAGATTTGATTTGAGATGTGTGGAAAATATTGTTAGTTTCGCCGATTTGCGGACTGTTTTCTTTGCTGATGTTATCGAGTAAAGGATTAAGTCTCCATTTTCCTTCTAAAATTCTTTCGACAATTTCGAATAGCTCTGACTTGTTGATATGATTTGAATACATATACGTCGAATGAACAGACTTTTCGCAGTCAGACTTTGAGGCTGCAGCCATGATTTGCTGCGGTTGTTGTTTAGATCTCCAATTCTGCAATACGGAACTCATTTTAAAAGCTTGAATCGGGGGCCGGGGATTATTATAGTCAAAAATATATTGGATAACACAATGATTAAGTTATTCAATTTTTAACTATAAAATTGAATATCATTCCTTTTGTGTTAATTATATCATAAATATTTGGTATCATAATTAGTAAAATGTCATTATCTGATTATAAACAATCATTTTCTAAGGTTTATGCTGGTATTGTTATTGCAGGTGCTATCGTCGGCGCATGCAAAGGTGTTGGAAAATGGTATGATTGGTATTCCACTAGAAAATACCGTTCAATTAAATACAAAAATTTAGAGCCAGTTATCAACATTACATGTGATGTTGGTAAATTAGCTTATAATGTTACAGCTGCTGGATTACTTAGTGGGATGGTAACAGCTACTGCACCTGTTTCTGTACCTATTTTACTATACACATGTGAGGAAACTCCAGTTAAAGGTATAGAAACCGTTCAATTAGATACAAAACTTGATTATTAACTTAAAATTCTTCGTAAATATTCGTAACGGTGTCTAAGTTTACCATCAGCATTTGATTCTACAACTGCTCCACCATTAATAACTAAATTATCTGTTATATAGTTTGGTAATGTGATATGGTAATATTTTATTTTATTTTGACTTGTATCTTGTTTAGCATCTTTTAATTTACATGGCATAAGCCATTTATCGTTATATTTTATTAAATGACCTTTAGATAGTTTTATGTCCTCTGGTGGATAATTTTCTCCAATACCACCTTTTGTAATTATATATGGGTAAGTGCGACTGCTTCCATAAACTTCATCAAAGTATAAATTTTCGATCTTCACACATCTATCATCATCGGTTGTTACAAAATCTCCAGTTTTTAAATTTTCTATATCCACATATCCATTTGGTGTCAATACTTTTGTTCCTTCAGTTAAACAATATATATTAATTGGGACTATAATTACTTCTGAAAAGTGTTTGGTGTATATTTTTAGTACATCATTTTGATATTCATAATATGTTCCAGTTCCAGTGTCTGTTTCTGTAAGTTTATATGGCGCTTGATCACTTTCACTCTTAAACCAAACTTCTCTAAAATCCCCAAGTGATATTTCAAAACTAATGTAATCATTAAACACAATATTTGCTGGTGACAATTTAAATACGACTGATGCATTTGGAATTATTTGTTTAAATTCTTCAACAGACTCAATATGTGATGAGATTGATATTTCATTGGTTGCCCCATCGACAGAACTTGGGTAATTTATTACATTTCCTTCGCCGATGTTTAAATTTTGTACAGTCAATAAAAAACTTCCCATCTTTTGCGATAAGTTGCTAAATCCAACAGCGATCGGTGGGGTTTCATCAGCAACAACTGGTACGTATTGTACTACTTTGGTAATGACTGGCAATAGATTTGCTGGTAATTTTGTAAATGTATTTCTATCTGTAGTATCACCAAAACCTAATTGTCCATAATAGTTATATCCAGTAGAGCAAGTATCGCCATTTTCTTTCATAATAAGCGCATGTATATAACCAGTATATAAAGATACAATTTTTTCGGTTGAAAGTGGACTACTATTTACAGCTAGATTTGTAAATGTAGTAACATTTGTTCCATTACCATTATTACCACGTCCTAATTGACCATAAAAATTTGCACCAGTAACATATAAATTATTTGTTGCATCATCCCCCACTGCATCTACCAATGCCATGGTAAAACGCTCACCACATGATACATCAAGTACTTTTTTATTTGTAAATGGACCAGGTTGAGTAAAATCTGAAAGTGCCGTAGTTGTTCCTTTACCCAATTGTCCGTCACCTGCATATCCAGCCACATATAAATTATTTGTTGATTCGTTTGTTAGAATAACACTATGATAGTAACCTCCTGAACATTTTATAACTTTTTTATTAATTATTGGTGTTGTATTATCAATTTTTGTATTTCTAAATGCTATTTGGTGTGTGGCACCACCTGAAGTCCCAATACCAAGATTACCATCCCAATTTTCTCCAGTAACATATAAATTATTAATGCTTTCATTACTTATAATTAAACTATGGGATGCACCACATGATACATCTATAAATTTTTTCCCAAGTATATTAGAATGTTGATTTTTTGTGAAAACTTGGAGCTGAGTTTGATTTCCCAAGCCTAAATAACCATTTAAATTGTATCCAGTGACATATAAATTATTATTGTCTTCGTTTGTTATTAATATTGTATGTCTTGCCCCACATGCAACTTTAAGAACTTTCTGGTCTATTATGTTGCCTCCGCCGTGCTTGATGTTTGTGAAATTTGCTTGACTGTTTCCACCATTACGGCCTAATTGACCATATAAATTATTTCCTGAAACATATAAATTATTTGAAGCTTCACTTGTTACAATTGCTGTATGTGAAGTACCCGATGCAATTTGTATAATTTTTTTTCCTGTCATTAAATTTCCAGCTACTGATGCATCTTTTTGATTGGTATATGTTTTGATTTCTAAACCCAAATTAGACTCTCCACGTCCTAAATTTCCAGTCCAGTTACGACCAGCCACATAAATATTATTGTTTGCTTCATCACTAATAAATATAGTATTATAAAATCCCACAGATATTTGACTTATTGTTTTGGTTGTTATAGCTTCGGCATTTACATTTTGACTTTGGAATGTATTTTGATGTGTCAAATATCCATAATCTCCCCTACCGAGTTGTCCGTGTTCATTCAAACCACAAACATACAAAGTATTATCACTTGTTAAAAGAGCTGTATGTTGTCTGCCACATTTAACTTGAGTAGCGGTTTTGCCAACTACGCTTCCAGTAGTTACTTTTGTAAAAGATGTTACATTGGCTCCGCTGCTTGCACCACCATTACCTTGCTGCCCATAATCATTTCTTCCTGTAATATATAAATTATTTGAAGACTCATCTGTTATTGCAGCAATATGGAAAGAACCAACTGATACCGATGTTACCTTTAATCCTGCCATTATTCCAGTAGTATTATCTGCCTTTAAATTTGTAAAGTAAGCGAAATCATTACCCGCGTTTTGAACACCCCTTCCCAATTGTCCAAAATTATTATAGCCGCATACGTACAAATTATTTGTTGCTTCACTAGTTATGGCAGAACTATTTAAATTAAAAAATGAAATATCAACAACTGTTTTACCATCTAAAATTTTTGGTCCAGTTGTAAATCCTGGATTTAGGTAAGTGACTGTTGTGTTGATAAATACAGATGAATTATAAACAGTACTAAATCCTGCATATCCACCTCGTCCCAATTGACCATAATCACTTCTACCACAAACATATAAATTACCAGTTGTATGGTCTCCAGTTGGGTCAAGAATTGCTCCAGAAAACTGACCACCACATGAAACTTTTATGACCTTATATCCTTGTAAAATGTATGTTTGACCAGATGTTGTTTTATATGCTTCAGATAATTCATTTGTAAATGAATTCACTTCGGTACCCGCTCCACTGTTACCTCTAGATAATTGTCCATAGGAGTTAGATCCAGCAACATATAAATTATTTGTAGCATCATCAGTAATAGCCATAGTATGATAGTCGCCACATGACACTTGTATAACCTTTTTACCAGTTAAATTACCCTGAACCAATGTGAAAGTTGTTGTATGACCTGTTGAAATACCAATACCTGTCATTCCGTTGTCATTAGCGCCACAAATATAAAAATTATTAGTAGCATCGTCAGTCAAAATTGCACTTGTTTGGTATCCTGATGCAATTGATACTATTTTTTTCCCAGGTATTAAATCATTATCGTCTTTATTTTTATTGGTAAAGCTTAACACATTTGTTGTATCACTGTTTCTCCCATTACCCAACTGACCATCAGTATTTTCTCCACAAATATACAAGTTATTTATTGATTCCGTAGTCAATATTGCAGATGTAAAGTTTGTTGAATCCAATATAGTTTGCCAGTTATTGATTTCATTTGTAAAATACAAATCTTTTATATCATCACCAGTACTTTCTAATATCCAATCACCTCCAGCAAATAAGTTACCAGTTTTGTCATTTGATGCTCTAACAACAAGACCAGTATTATTATTCATTAAATAATCAAAATAATCTTTCCATATATCATCCCTAAGCAAATTGCATGCTAAAAAATCTATTGTTTTTATATTATACAATGTAACTAAATTTTTAATAAAATTTGTTGTATTATTTTCTTTAATACCAGTTTCATCAAATGAAATAAATGAATTATAAGACACAAAAAATTTAAATGGTCCATGTTCTCCCATAAATACAAAGCCTAAATTTTCGAAATTAGATACGCCTAAATCTTGTATTTTAGAATTTAAAATTTCAAATGTATCTTCTCTTGTATCATATGTCACATATTTTGTCGATTCGTTTAATGAAGTAATAAATTTATCAGCGTCTGGAATCTGCTTATCTATTAATAATAAATTCATCTATATATAAGTTTAATATATATATAGTTGAAGTGGGTGTAGATAATTATATAATTCATTAAAAAAATAATCTTCTAAGATATTTAAATAATATAAATAAGTGTTGGATGACATTAACTATATTTGCACGTTATTGATTAAAAATATAATCTTCTTAATAATGTCTTATTTTATTACTTGCAAGTGATTCAACGACAGTACCACCGTTAATAACTAAATGGTTCGATACTTAAAAATGTATAAAATTTATACATTTTTATGCCTTTTTAGACTTCGCTTTATAAGAAAATATTTATTTTCTTATAAATATCGTCAATTAAATACAAAATTTACTTACCGTTAAACTTTCGAACGTATCATACATCACTAATTTCGTATTCTCGTTCATTGAATATGTAAATACGTCAATGTCCTGAATAGAACTAGCGATCGAAAGCAAATTCATATTAGTATATTAGTATATATTATTATTACACATGGGGAAAACATTATACTGTTTGATTTATTGTTAAATTTATGTTTTTTAATCAATAAATAAAGTTAATTCAACACATACCTAAAATATATTTTATCTTTTTTTCCATATAATATTTCCTCATCCATTAGCCAATGAAACAACGATGATCCAGCAGCATATTCCTTACCAAAACAATTTATTTCTATAAAATATGGCTCATCAGTTTCTAAAATACAAATATCCATTACATAACTATCAACAAAATCTATTTTGGTTCTTATAATATTTGTAAAATAATTATTAATAATGGTAATCCATTTTGTTATAACACTATTTCTTTCATCCAATGGTATATTTTTTAGAAACTCATTTTCCTTATACAAATTTTGCTGACTAATTGCAGTAATCTTATTTTTATGCACAAAAACACGAAATTCCTTATTTTTGTCAAATGTTAACCATTTTAACAAATATAATCTTACTGATTCCGTTTTGTCATTAACTGGACTATGACCACATGTAGAGCTAACTAATGATTCACATATTGATTTTAAATCATGATATGGCCCAACTCGATGACATCCATACTTTAAACTAACACTTTCACATCGCACAAAATAACCTTCATTTTTAAATAAATCATTAGTATGCGTATATTTTACAAGCATATCATTAAGTTCATCAATATACATATTTGAAAATCTTGCAGTCATTGCACCAATAACCGCTGCTTTTTTCATCCATTTCAACTCGGTTGGATCAATATCAATAACTTTGTAATCAGTGTGAAATTTATCTATCCAGTTTTTTGTATTTCCTAAACTCAAAACATGTTCGTAATCATTCGGCTTTTGATCATTTGTCCAGTGATTGTTAGTATTATATTTTATTTTGTCAAACTCTTTAACATCTTCCAGTTTTATACATTCTATTATGTAGTTAGAAATCATGGTTATATGAATAATAAAATTAAATCTTTAACTTCATGTTTAATTTATTCAATTTTAGCTAATATAAACCAAATGATATAATAAAAAGAACCAAATCTAGCACAATAGTAATTCATCGAAGCCAATATAATAACCAATTTATTTAGCCATTTGGTTATGAAAAAATTTTGCGTCTCAAAGGATGATTGTCAAAATAAAATAATCAAACCTTGTCACGTCTTCGTAAAATAAATAAAACTAGACCATCTGCAGATCTTATCGCCGCAATTCTCTTTCCTGCTTGTCGTGCACTTCCTGCTCCTGCTTGTACATCATCTGCAGTGGCATGTAGGGGGACGGTTCAACCGAATACCGGTTCACCTTCACACAATCCCGGCAATAATAAACCGACGTACTCATGTATCCCGACGTAATCATAGCAAAATCTGCCCGGTACTTACATTCCTTAGTTTCGCAAGCATGCGTTGTTTTCTTAATATTCTCAAGATCATGTCTTTTCTGACAGTTCGAATTCGTGCAACCCAGCTTGGAGCGATGAGCATCCGGACACGGCTTGTTAATTGTTGCTGTTCTTCGACTCATTTTCAAGCAAAAATGCAGGTATGGTTTGCTGCAGCGATGATTGAAGCGAATTTTAAAGGGATGGTCAGGGTATGTATTTTTCAATTTTATCCAAAAAATTGATATCATAATTATATTGTCATCACATTATATATTAAGTATCCAAAAAACAATCTATGCAAAAATGGAGCTTACACATGAAGCTGGAGAGTATGTATTTATTTTGTCAACGGATGTGCCAAATTTAAGTTTACAACAAATTTTCAATGCTTTGTCTGAAAACATCGAAAATAGCACAATTTCTTATATCGGATATAAGGGTAAATATGCAACTAATCCAAATAAACAAACTAAACTTTCCAGACAGCAGGCTAGAGCACAATATATGGGTCAGCTTTCATTACGATTTAGTGTTGAGAATAAAAATTACTGTGTAAAATTAAACAATGATTTAATTTTAGAGACTATTCAAATACAATCTATTGATAAATTTAAAAGTGATATGCTAAAGGTTTTGTCTGATAATACCATTATTAAATGGCAATTTAAGGAAAAATATAAGTTAGCGTCCGTATGTAGAACATATAAATTTTTCAGCAATGAAGATAAAACGATTGATGACATACTTCGTATAAAAGCAGTCATTAATAATAATCAGTTAACAATGTATCTTTTTCCTAAAAGAGATGGATATTATCCTTTACAAGTACATTGCACGTACCAACGGGAAATATATACAGGTAAAGCATTAAATACAGATAAAGGATGCAATATCACCGACGAATGTGAGGAGCAAATGTTAAAGCTTTTGCAAAGTGTTAAGCGAAAATGAGTTAGGCTTCTAATTGCTTTTTCTCTTGTTCCTTAATTTTTTTAATGGTTTTGTTGACTATATTTCTTTTATTATACAAAAGCATTTTGATATCATCATTAGATGTAGCTATTTTATCTTCATCGTCTCGCTCACTAATAAATCTTTTTAACTTGGTAATTGTTGCTTCACTAAGTTCGCCCTTTTCTTGGAATTCTTTAAATTTGTTATCAATAAATTCATAACTCATTGCTCTCAAAGTATCAAAAACATCATCTCTTTCTTGTAAATTCCAGTTAGAACCATCGTATGCCATTGCTTTATCAGTCCTTAAATTGGAAATAAAAACATTATGATATTCTGGTTTGTCTTCACTAAAATGCATATGTTCTATTAATTTTGGATAACTTTGAAATCCCTTTTTTAATATTTCTTTACAAACATTATCTGTAATATAACTTAAATCTTCCTCTCCAAATGCTATTAATTTAATATTATTATTGTTGTTATTAATTTGCTTATCAACATTGTTAACTTGTTGCTTATCAATATTAGTTATGTTATTGCCTGATTTTTTTATTTGCGTTTCTAATGTAGTAATTTTCTTTTTAAACTTTTGGTTTTCATTATTTAATGCAATTTGTTTTTTTTCAGATTCTTGCTTAAATATTTCAAATGCTTTTTTTTGTTGTTCGAATTCTAACAATAGTTTTTGCAAAGTATCCTTGTCTTCAGCATCTTTTCCCTTTTTGACTTTACAAAATTTGTCAATATGTCTTACTAATGCATCTTTGCGTGAGAATTTTTGCGAACAATATTTACAGTCAAAATTCTCACTTGTTTCTTTATTAATGATATATTCTGTTTTTTCTGAATTTTGTGTGGGATTATGTGGAATATGTGTGGGATTTTCTAGAATGAGCTCTGGTTTTGCAATATCCGATAATGCTGATTCACATGGGAATTTACGATTGATATGTTTATTATAATTATATTTATTTTCATATATTTTATTACACTTGTTACATTTATATTCAACCATGTACTAATATTAATATTACTATATATTTTGTTTTTAATTTTTATCGCATATTTTTTTTGCAGAAATTTTGTTTTCATTGCAAAATAATAATAGTTTTTTGTTGCAAAAATGGTTAACTGATATACATTTACAATATTTTTCATGTTTTTCCAGAAACTCGGGGGGAGGGAGTTTATAAATTTTTAAAACTTTCTAGGAATTCAAAATAGTAGAATACTTTGTAAATTTTTGATAAAATTTTAACCTATATTTTTACCTCATTTAAGTTGCAATAATTTTAAACTTTAAACGTTAATGCGTCATCTGAGTAAAATTTATGTCAGGAAATTAGATTATATGTCTCGAAGAGCTTAAAGTCTATATGTAATTTTTATAACCAGTCATTAATGCGTCCTAAAAGTAAATTTTTACTGATCATATTTTTATTAATAAAAAAATTATTTAATCTGAACTTGGGTTATATTTATTTGTTTTATTTCTAAGTTCAATAGCCTTTAGCTGAATTTTTAATATTTTTAATTTTCCTTCTGCGTCAGGATCTTCGGGATTATCTTCAATAGTCCTTAATTGTTTTCGAATATTTTGCATTTTTTCATTATCTAACTGCCTGCTTTTGGCATCCAACTCTTTCTGTATTTCTCCAGTATTTGGTGTTTCAGTAGAGCTTTCAGAATCTGAATCCGAGTCACTATCATATGTTTGTGTTTTCTTTTTTAAATATGCGGGTAGTTCCACATTAGGGTCAATTTCGTCTTGGAAATATATTTTATAAAGTTCTTTCACAAATGCCTGACCCATATTTTACACTCTTTAATTTAATAGTATTAATCATTATTAAATTACCAATTCAATTTTAAATAAAAAAAATATTATTGTTTTCCTTTTTGGTTAACTTTGTTTGCCTTAATTACGTTTATCCGGAAATTCTTCATCACTATCAAATTCGCTAAACCCAAATCCCCCATTTAATTCATTATGTCTATTCAACCATTTAACAAATTCGTCATTATTATTAACTAGCTGAGGTCCATTATGTCCATCAGTATAATCATTCCAAAACAGTTCCGTATCAAATTTAATTAATCTATTAATAACTTGTCTAAAACCAGCATAATCCCAGTAACTTATATTAATACCGTCGTTACTTTTTCTAAAATATTCTGCAAAATATTCATATTTGGTCGTAACTTCTACTTGCTCATTGGTTTCTAAATTTAAACAAGTAAAGTTATGCCATAATGGATGTTCATCTTGTTCAACATACAAAATTCTGCACCTCATTGATTCTGTCTCGCTATCCGACATTTTAATTTTAAAGGATTGTATATATTAAAGTATTATTTAAGCTTATTCAGTTTGTCAATAATTCAATTTTAAATAAATAAATTTGCTTAATTAAATTTCACATTTTGAAACAATTGGTACATGATCTGAACCATATGTGCGTAAACATTCATCAAGATTTGTACATTCAGGGTATAATGTATTGCTGTTATCTGACCAAGAAGTTAGTATATAGTCACATTGACGACTTTTAAGTTCGTCCGCACCATTAAAATATGTTATTACTGGATTTGTTTGTTTAATATTTACATTAGTAAATCCGGACTCGCTTAAAAATGATCTAACTCCCTTCTGTGTTTCTGTATCATTTGGAGCTTCATTAAAATCTCCGAGTAAAACATAACTTGCACCATTATATTCTGTTTTAAGTATTTCATTCAGTAAACGTAATTGCTCTGTTTGATGTCCATATTCAAGATGTAAATTACATACAACTAAAACAGGCTTCTTTTTGTCGGATGAATTATAAAACTTGAGAATTTGAACAGCCGATCCGTCTTTAGAACCACTACTATCCGCAAATTCTAACCACGGATTTGCAATACCATTCTCTGGAAAACACGTTCCATTACTTGCCAATGTTTTTGTAATAAATTCTTTCGAAACTAAACTTAAAGTACCATTAGGCATGACGCGACCATTTGGATATTTTGCGGATGTAATTTGATTTCTAGACATTGGTGTTATAAAGTATTTATCGGATAAATTTTCATATAGATAATCTTCAAATGACTCTTGAACTTCTTGTAGACCAACGATATCTGGATGTTCGCGAAGTATATTTGATACAATTACCGGAAATCTCATGTCACTGTTTAGTAATTTATGTTGAGCAGTTGTCCATTTATCCCAAACTGGGGCAAGAACGTTATATGACATAATTTTCATATTTGTTGAGCTCATTTTATTGTTTGTTTAAAACATTATAAATAATTAATGAACTTGGCTATTATCGATTCAATTTTTTACAAAAGTTGAATTAAGTATGTAAAAGAACATTTTGATTTACGCGCGGCAGATTTAGAACATACTGAAGTTGGTGTTAACACACCAACGTATCCACCCACGGGCTATTTGAAACGAGAAATTCGTTTGAAAAAAAATTATTAGAATTGAAGAATAAAGTTGAAAAAGTTATATCAAACTTAAATACTTAGGTAATAGAAATAAATTAAAATGGGTAATACACTTTTTATTTGTAAATTATCCGTAAATTTAAATATTAATACTGATGTGACTACCTTTATTGATGATATTAACAGGCTAAGTTGGGATGATTTGATGTTAGGCAGTGTATTATCCAATCAAATATCATTAAAGCAAGGTAAATTAATTGTACATTTTCAAATACGTATACATGAAACAGTTAGCCAAGACGATTTAGATCACTTAATAAATTTTCTATTTAGTATATTCCCTGATATTTTGTCTATAGGGGCAAACTTGAGCCATGTTTATCCATATTTAATTAAATATCCTGGAATACATATTATTAAAACAAGAGATTGGTATAATCAAGAAAACAAACGCTTTAGAGAGGCTTATGAATACAGTGATGAAGAATATGATTATAGCGATGAAGAATATGACTATAGTGATGAAGATTGACCCCTAAAAAATTGACATAATTAATGCATAAACGTTTATTTATAGTAAAATAGGTTATCCTTTACAGAAAAATGAAACTATCTATTATCGCCATCATTTTTGCTCTCAACATCTGCTTTGTAGCTGCAGATTATATTAATGCTAATAGCACTCAATATGATATCAATTTTGATAGCTGTCCAGCTGGCGAAATGTGCGACTTTATTGCTGAACACGCCAATATAACTTTAACCCAAGTAAATACGCTGCGGCAATTAACAGCATATACAGTTAATTTAACTGTCAATAATGATACATTTGCCAAGATCAAAGAAAGTATGTTTATACTTAACAACAGTTTAACGCTGCTCACAAATATGTATCAGCTTCGTAATGCAGCTGGTTATGCTCAAAGTTTTATGCCAGTTGTGTATATCGCACTAACAATTCTTTGTAGTTTCTTTCATTTCAATTAAAAAATTGAAATGAATATGCGCTAATATGCATTATATTATTTAATTTATAACAACTTACTAAAATGAAATATCCTCTTTTAATTGTTTCATTATTTCTTTTCATTGGCCTTACCAATGGCCTTGGCTTTGGAGGCGGTGGCGGTGGATATGGTGGAGGTGGAGGATATGGCGGGGGTGGCTATGGTGGAGGTGCTGGTGGCGTTGGTTCTCAACCTTATCTTTATACTGGAAGTAGATCAAAAGGTAAGGAAAAGCATGCAGCAACAACATCATTCTCGCCAAAAACTGGACTACTAATTACATCATTTAAGTTTGATAACATAACTACACAATTAGGAGGTGATTCATGTATCATCAAACAGGGTGCAGACTTTGTTATTAATAATACACAAACATCATTGAATTATTTAGCCAAATTCGATAATCTGTTCACTAATAATACACAAAATACTATTCCTGTAAATTTTAGACAAACGCTTGATACTATTGAGGTATTGGCGAATCGATTTAAGGCGGTATGTGTTGGCGAGGTTTCATCAGCTGCATCCAATGCAATTAATAGTATATTTTTTGTACTATTGATTGCTGCTGCGATGACCATCCAAAATATTTCGGCATAAATTTTTATTTATAAACAAATTATTGACTTTTCAATGTAAATCTTACGATTGGATTTCTTAAACCAGCCAAATTCAATACATGATATTTAGGACAATCAAAATATTTGTCCCATGCCTTATAAATTATTTGGGCTATTTCTCCAGTTGTTTTATTTTCGTCAAATGCTTCTATAATGCTATAATATTGCTCGTCGTAAAACTGGTCATTACGACAAACATCATCTTCTAAAATACGTTTGTTTTTTATCCATCTAGCATACATTCCAATAGACGCTTCGGTTTCTGGTTTTTTGCCTCCCATCTCTTTAGGACAACGACTTGGACACCATCTGTTTAATGTTCTTGATCCACCAGTGTACCCAACAACAGTTTCATTAAGCACTTCAGTGTAACGTTTTTTGTACTTTTTTCCAATATAATTTCTAAATTTTCCTCGATTTTTACCTGATGCACATTCCACATACCCATCTTTTTCGAATGCTTCAATAATTTTATCAAATGACATATTTTGTTTACCTATAGCTTTTCTAATATCTCTTGTTGGCTTGTCTTCCTTCGTGAATTTAGGATAAACGAGAAGCTCACTAAGTGATGTCATTTTATATAAGTTTATGCTAGTTTAATATTGACTGGTTTAGGCAGTGTTATACATATTCAATATTTTATAATAAAGTTTGAAAATTACTTTATTTATACTAGTTAAATATTAGTCAAATATATATACATTACAATTGTCAAATGACTGATAATAAATCGTTTGAAACCTTTAACGCAAAGGATTGGATAGATAAAAACTATCCAAATCTTGAACAAAAGGAAGAATACAAATTAATTCAATTTATTTTACAATTTCGCCGCACACTCGATGATTTAAGCAAAAGAGATGATGTTAATTGTAATTTGAATGTATCACAAGATAGCACATTAAGACCTATTGAAAATATGATAGTTGTTTACGAGGGCTTGCTGGCTATGACAAATACAATGATAGCATTTAATGATGAACATACTCAAAAATGTACTAATGAGGAAAGTAAATACTCTAAAGAAGAACAAGAAAGGTTGGTTCAGTTAACAATTAGAAGCAGAATGGAATTTATTAAATCAATCAAAGTTGGTGAAAATTATAAAACACGACAAATTGATTATAAAAAGAAAATGGATGAATTCGCATATAATACTAACATATTAAATCTTATAAAAGAGTATTGTGCATCCAAATTAGCAACGATTAAGAATTTACATTCAGTTATTGCACTAATTACTGAATTAGAATTACGGGTTAAAAATAGCAATGATGATCTTTTAGATTGTTTAATGATTTCAGATAATTTACTATCAACATTAGGCACGTACAATGATGTCCAGATAGTTAAGAATCTAAATAATAGAATGCTTTTGTGTAAAGATGTTATTAAAAGTAAAATTATGAATAACTGGGAAACATCTATGCAACTATTATTTGAAAATCCTACTGAAGCAACAGTTAAGCTAAATAACTTGTGCAAATTAATTGATTTACTAAACGCCGAGGAAATCAGAACACAAGTTATAAATAAATGGGCTTTGGTCAAAATACAAGCTTATAAACAAATGGCTACCTCACAAACATCGCAAAGTGAACTTGATATAATATTAGATAAACATTTCACATATCTTTTTAATGAGTTAAATGATCTTAAACTATCCGAATATTGTAAATTCTTCCCTGAAGAATGGACAATTGATGCTGCTTTTGTTGAAAAATGGTTTGAATGTGCAAAATACTATTTTACAATAATTATTAAAAATGCAGAAAAGAAAGCCATTGAGAATAGAACTTTGATAATTGCTACAAAAATTGCTGAGGAAACGGCTGCTAAAAAGAACTCAGAAGCAATTAGTGATAATGGAAACTCGGATTATCAAGATTCATTAAAGTTCGTTGTTTTTGACTTCATGAACTCGCTAGTTAGAACTATACAATTCGAAAATTCTATTGCAAAAAAATGGCCTCATCATGATGAATTCAAATTTCACGGCTATTTGTCTACATTATTTCATCCATATATGCATCATTTTATTGAATGCGAAAAAGCCCGATTTGACATATTTAATAAAACCGTTGATTCTGATGCATCGTGGGATTTAAATGCTAATGGTATGGATGCACACTTTGTTGATGCTGATAGAATATTATATATGATTAAGAATGGAATTAAAAGATATCGTAAAATAATGCCAGCAGAGTCATTCAAAACGCTAATAGGTGTACAAAGAAATGCCATTGCAAGTTACCTTAATACCTTAACAAATTACTTACCAGCTGAGGATTTTAATAAAACTAATGTCCATCTAATTTGCTCAACAGTTAATACCGCAGATATGATTCTTACTGCATGGCAAGAATTCGAAACAATGGCTAGCGAGCTCTCGAATAATCAAAATAATACGCAAGTTGAGGAATTATGTACTAAGATAACATATACTGCATTCGAAAGTTTGTCTAAACATATTGTTGAACAGTTAAGAACACATCTTCAACATATCAAAGAAATTAAATCAATAACTGATGCAAATATTGATTCTGTTCCAAAATATCTACATGATATTATTAATACATTACATTCAGAAATTTCTACAAAAATACCTGTATCTAATTTTACGTTTTTTTGCCAAGAAACTGCCAAACACTTTTTCGAAATGTTTGTTGAAATACTTAAAAAACCAAGTGTCAAAGTTACCGAAAAGATCGCTCAACAATTGTTATATGATATGTCTAAGCTGAGAACTTATATGACAAATACCGTTATTGAACTGAAAGAGGCGCATACTAGAGGTGTTGAAATCGGTTTTGATATTTTCGACTTTGATATTGTTCCAAAATCAGAATATCCATCTTCTTTCAAACAATATGTAAAACTCCTTGACAGGGAATTCGAAAATCTTGATAAACTCCTAAATATATTTTTGGTTCCAGATAATATGCTTATCGAAAGAGCATTAGTGAATTGCGACTCTGATTACTTTTACGTATTTGATATACTAAACATGAGAGGATTAAGCAGTGGAGACCAAGAAAAGTTAATTAAGCAATATAATTCGAAAATAAAAGATCAAACAAAATGGATTCCATTAAGAAAATTCACGGTTAAATCTAAACTAGAGGACATCAGAAGAGCTGTTATGCTTTAAATTATTTTATTTTTTTGGATATTTCTTTTTCATTTACTTTTACATTTGGATAGTTTTCTAAATATTTTAGATTTGTGTTATGAAATAGCAGCATTATATATTTGAATTATAGAAATATATAATGTACTAACAGATTTTTTACTAAATTTTTAATTGTTCCTTATATTTTAGCATGTCCTTTACATTTATTTCTACATTTGGGTAGTTTTTATTAATATATTTTACCAATTTATTACTTGGTTTACTGTAAAAATCTATACCTACCAAATAATCCTTAAATTTGATTTTATCTTTTATTGCAATTTGTTGGAAAACTTGGAAAGATTTGCCTTTTGGCATTACTTTTATGCTTTTTTTATATAATTCTTCCAAAATTTCATCACATTTGTCATATTTTTTAGGATATGATTTTTGATAATGTTTTGTATCATCTGTTGTCGATTTTAATGTATGATCTGGAGTTGGAGTAAGGAATGTCGAAACGTAAAATTTTTTTTGTTTAAGAATATCAGAATTAAAAAATAATGTTATGTCGCTAAGAATCCGTATGTCAAATATTTTTTTACATGTTGAAAGATAAACAAATTTATTTGTAGTATATATACCATATCCTTCACCAGCATCATTCTTACCAGTGATTTCACTAGACTTTAATTTTCCATCCTTCAATATACTCTCTAAATATTTCGGATGGGTGTTATGAAATATTAGCATTATATATTAATCTTACACAAATAAATGTTGCTTGACGAATAAAACATTATATTTTTTGAAATGATGGACATAAAATTCCTTAGTAAATGATTCCCTAAAAAAAGTATCATAGTTATAATTTTTTGGGACCTTTGCAATAATAAGCTTTGCACTGTTCTTCAAATCATTTACGATATTTATCATATTTGTCCCACCTAGATATAAATCCATTTTATCCAATTCCTTATAAACTGGCCCATTCCATGGTAAATCCATAAAGATAACATCTTGTGACAATTTATTTTTAATTTCTAAATAGTCACTATTATACAGAACCGATTTATTTTGCAATCCGTAAACGTTAATATTATTTTTGAGCATTTCATAATGTGTTTTAGTTAATTCAATAGAGTTTACCTTTTTAAAATGTTTAAGAAACGATAATGTATTACCACCAACATTGGCTGTTGCGTCAGTAATTATTAAATCATTGGTTTTCATAATTTTAGAAATAATTTTAGATATCATATCAGCATCGTAAAATGGTGTAACACTATAGTCCGAAATTGTTGACATTTGAAGTTTGTTAAAATTTTTTGTTGGTGGAAAAAAGTATTTAAGGCGATCAATTGTAAATTCTTTGTATGCCGATATACTTTTTAAATATATTTCATTCATCTTTATATTATTATCTACACAATATGCAATTGCTGCATTCTTTTGTTTGTCAAATATTTTGGTATATAATGCGACTTTTTCATTTTCACTTAGTGAATAAATATATTTGCCGTAATTTAAAGTTTGGCTAATTTTACCAATTTGATTTAATGTAACCAAATAGTTAAACTGTTTAATATATCCAATAAATTTATCATCCAATTTGTAAGTTATCAAATTATCAGGAAAAATGCAAACATCATTTTTATCATCATATGGCCTTAAATCAATATATGGTGCGCGATGTACAGGTTCTTTGATATTTAATTTTGTTCCTCTACTACTGTCTAATTTATACCATTTTGATGTAATATTAAACATTTTATCTAATAATTTATTATCAACACCCTTGAAATTGGTACATATTATGTATGCGTCTGCTGCTGCAGCAATATCCAAATATGATTTATGCAAAGTTACATCATCAAAATATAATTTTAATAAAGCTAACATATTAACTGTATGATCAGAAAGTAATTCATATACATATAAAATAAATGTACCGCCAATATTAAGTACATTAAAGGCAGTTGTGATATGATTAAACATTAATTGATGATAAGCGAATTCGCGTATTTGGTATGTCCTATCTATTTTAATTGTTGAATTAACAATAAATAAATCATTTTTGCTTTTACTTAATTCCTTAATATCATCCGGTTTCAAGTTTGAATTTGATCCTGTCGAGTTTCCATAATTCTTTTTAATTTCTTTATCTGTATAGAAAATGGCTGTTATATTGCTAACACCTTTATAATATTTGTTAATTATATCAGAAATCTCAAATATATTATCGTCACCCTTATAAAAATCAATATACATTGCACTTTTGATAGGTTTAATTTCAATGATATTTGTATCTGAAAGTATTTCGCTAAAAATATAATATGTCTTAGTCTTGTTTACTATTGGTACTGGTATCATTTTAATATCTTCAAAAAGGAATTGTCCATCTTTATCTTTAATAAATGAAAAATCAAATACTTTTTTCATATCTTCGTATTTTCTCAAGAATGTTGCTTTTCTCGAGTATTCCAATGTTAAAAACTCGTATAAATTAGTTAGCAATGCACATTTATACCAATCTTCTGTTTTGGTCATAATTTTATAATCATATTTTGTTTTGTCATAACCATATTTTTCATTAAACCCTATCGGATAATTTTTATATGTAAAATCAAAATCTATATTATTAGTCTCATTGTCCGGCAACTTTATAGTTATGGATTCCAGTGGAAATTTGTTATATTTCATAACTTATATTATATCACCCTGTTATTTTTATAAATAAATGTATTTAATCTTCGTCGTCATGTGACTTGGTTACATAAAATACATTAGCTGTGCATTTTTCTACGATCATTCCGTAACCTCTTTTTGAAATAACAAATCTATTAGGATATCTATCAGACTTTAATTCTCCAATAGTTTTATCATCTGGATATTTTGTTCCAGAATAAATATTCTGGATGTCTAATTGATCTATCATTTTAATGAGATTGGCATTATGTGCCAAAATCCTAACTTGCCTAATTGTTGTGGAATTCGTAACCATAAATTTCATTTCATCCTCATATGAATCTTCATAATTCACAGAAATTTCAACACCATTGCCATTATTTGTATTCGATAATTTTTGTGTGATAGTATCCTGTTCTTCTAGCGTTGGATCGTAATTTGGACCATCATATGGATTAGGCATAATTACTGCATTATTTCCATTAAAATTATTATCACATATCAAGTTTATTTTACTAAATAGATTTAATTCAAGTTTAGTAGGTGTTTCATCTAATTGATCACTAGTAATAAATTCTTTATCATCTGAATAGGTAATACGTCCATCAATATTGAAACAAGCCGGCGATGTTCCTTGGAATGAATAATGTTTTTCCAATTTCTTAATAATTTCACTCATTGTGCATTCTCTGTCATACATACAGTGTATATTTTCTCCCTGAAGACCGATAAATAGTATGCAACCAGTATTCGCATATTTACTCAGACTTTCAGATGCCATTGTTTAATATAAAACGTATTCGATAGGTATAATAAATGGTATATAATAAGATAGACAAATGCTGGATTATTCAATTTTATACTAAATTAAACTTCACATTATCTTGATATTTTTTTCTTAGTTACTTCTTAGTGGCTTTCTTAGTGGCTTTCTTCGTAGCTTTCTTAGTTGATTTTTTGCTGGTTTTCTTGCTAGTTTTCTTGCTAGTTTTTTTACTACGACTTCTTCTCTTTTTCATTTTAATAAGCTTTGATCTTATTTTTTTAGTAAGGTCAAATTCTATTTTATCTTTAACCATTTTTTCTCTATATTTTTCCAAATCATTCTCTGTTGCATGAACCCATTTACGAACTCCACCTAGATTTTTAACTATCCATAATTTCGAATCATATCCATATAATATATATCCCGGTTTAAAGTTAGTGGCTGATTCACTTGGCGATGGTCGCGGCGGATTTTTCTTAAACTTTTCAACAAGTGGTTTCCATGCATTAATAATTCTTTCCTTATTTTTTTTGTTCTTGAGAGGCGATTCTAATAACCAAAAATCATTTAATGCTGCTTCAACCCATTCAAAGTCTTGTCTAAACGAATATTTAGCCATTTGTCCATATTTTGTTTTTGGTAATACTCCAGTGTTTACATCAACTAATCTTGATACATCCGCAAATTGCAATTTGTATCCTAATGTTTTTTCTAATAGTTCATAACAGTCATTGTGACATGCTATACCATAAGGCGCATTATATGTATATGAATAGCTTCGATCAATGTTAAAGTTAGCGTGCCAATTATATGGATTTATATTATAGTCTACTGCGCTTTTACCAGTACCCACAAGATATTCGTATTCGCAGTCTGAGGAAATCCCGTAAAGCCTTTTTTCACGCGATGTTATAATACATGTTTTAAACATCCAGTCCAATGTGCTTTTATCTACTTTTCCAAAAGCCTTGTACCATTTTTCCGCCATTTCTTCGCTGCTGTCATTATCATATAGCATAACTCCTTGATGTATTGAAGCTCCGCATATTAGGCAAAATTTATCGAAACAGCCCATAGTCAATATATTGGCAAAATATAATAAATCTTTAATAAATCATATTTTATAATTCCAGTTAAACGATTGTTAAGTTTATTATATATTATGCAAAATAGTGAAAACACAAAAATATTTATAGAAAAGGCTAATACGAAACACAATGGAAAATATGACTACGCAAAAACCAACTATATTGTTTCTAGGAAAAAAGTTATAATAACATGTAAAATTCATGGAGATTTTGAGCAAATAGCTGCATCGCATTTGGCAGGTAATGGATGTAACAAATGTGGCATAATTCAAAAAGCGAAAAATATGTCACAGACTACTGAAGATTTTATAAAAAAAGCTAAAAAAATCCATAAAAATAGCTATAACTATGCAAAAGTCGTATACAATATTGCTTCAAAACCCGTGACAATTATATGTAAAGTTCATGGAGATTTTGAGCAGTTAGCTTCATCACATTTAGCTGGTTATGGATGTAAAAAATGTGGATTATTATTAGGAGCAAATAAACATTTACTTACTACTCCAGAATTTATTCAAAAAGCCCAACATATTCATGGAGAAAATTACAATTATTTAAAAACAGAATATAATGGAACTCGTAACGCCATAATAATAACATGTAAAATTCATGGAGATTTTGAACAGTTAGCTTTATCACATTTAGCAGGTCATGGCTGTAAAAAATGTGGTTCTATACAAACTGGAAAAAAACAAACAATGACTACTGAACAATTTATTCAAGAAGTCAAAAAAAAATATGGAGAAAAATATGATTATTCAAAGACGATATATACTGGAAGCAAAATAAGTGTTATTATCATATGTAAAATTCATGGAAAATTTACCCAAGTTCCAAATCTTCATTTATTTGGCCGCGGTTGTAAAAAATGTTCTAAATTGAAAAAAAACAATACTATTAATTTAAATGGATTAATAAATAAGACATCAAAGACTGATAAATTTATCGGAAAAGCAATTAAAGTTCACAATAATAAATATAATTACAGCAAAGTTGATTATGAAGGTGTAAAAAAAAGTGTAGTAATTATATGCCCAACACATGGAAATTTTGAACAGTTGCCAACATTTCATTTAAATGGTAGTGGATGTAACAAATGCGCCATAAATTCACGCACAGAGAAACTTGTTCTTAATACTGAAGAATTTATCCAAAGGGCTGTCAAAAAACATGGAAATAAATATAATTACGAAAAAACTAATTATACTAAAAATATGGAAAGAGTAACAATAATTTGTAAAAATCATGGAGAATTTGACCAAGTCGCCTCTGCTCATTTACAGGGATGTGGTTGTCCAACGTGCGGAATTTTTATGATTTCAAAAAAACTAAGCATGCCATTGGATGAATTTATTAAAAGATCTCATGACGTATATTCAAATAAATATGACTATTCCAAGCTTGATTATGTGAATACCTCGACAAAAGTAACAATTATTTGCAAAGACCATGGTGAATTCTCGCAAACGCCAAATAATCATTTATCAGGTAGTGGGTGTCAGAAATGTATGGCATGTCCAGGATGTTTATTATGGAGAACAAATGGAAACTTATGTGATTATTGTAAACCTCAATCTATAAGTAAACAATACCAAAAAACGAAAGAAATGGGAGTCATAAAATTTATTAAATCTAATTTACCATACAATGATTTTATTCATAACAAATCAGTAGGTTTAGATTGCACTGATGGGCATTTGTTTCCTGATATTAGATTTGATTGCATGTATTATAATTTGATAATTGAGATCGACGAACATCAGCATAGAGGTGCAAATTATGAATGTGACAAACAACGTATGTATAATATTATTGCTAAACTAGGTTTGCCATGTATATTTATAAGATACAATCCAGACAATCCTAAAAGTGACAAAACCATACTTGTGCAAACAATAGAAAAATATTTAGACTTGAACGTCGATGGAAATGGCATATGGAATGATTTTGGATTTTTTTGTGAATATTTATACTACACTGATAAGAGTAAAATTAAAAATAATAAAACAGTAACTGTTATTGCAAAAAAGAAACCTAAATTAAATTCTAATAATACTTTAAATAAATAAATTACATAAGCTGCATATACATACCAGCAGCAGATGACAATTCCTGGTTTTTTATACTCTTGGTCATCGTATTTCTAATAAATTCCTTGTAATCCCTGTTATTTCTTAGAGCCTTTGACTCAACTTTTAATGTGTTAAAACATGTAGCACTTCCGAAGCAACCATAAAATTCATAATCATTAATACTCAAACATGGTGCAGGTGTTAAATCGTAAAATGACGATACCATATAATTACCAAACCAAAATTTAAAAACTGATCGCAATTTATCGATATCTTTCTTTTGTAATTCTTTAAGAATTTCAATAAAATTTTGCTTAAACAAGTCTATTTTAACTAATTTATTATCGTTATAGGATGAAACCTTTAGGACATTAGCCAGATCATTTAAGTTGTAATTTTGTTCGGCAATAATCGACATATGTAAGTTATTTGTACGAATAATTATACCATGTGTATCCATTGAATATAACATTTTGTTATATAACGACATATAGCCGTTGATAAGTCCTTTTATACTGTTTTTACTGGAAGCGATATAAGTTTCAAATAGTTGACCGCATAGGTAGTTGTTTTTATCCTTTTGTATTTCTTTAAGAGTTTTTTCAGGTTTTTTAGTTTCCTCGTCATCACTACAGTCATTAAAGCTTTCAATAAAATCCAAATAATCTTCATCATTTAACAAATTAACTTTTTGCAAATTCTTAATATATTCAAAATCATAAATACATAATTCATCATAAACTTTGTCAAAACTTTTAATGATTCCCTTATTGAGAATTAGGTAGCAAATAATCGGATGTAAATTTAAACTGAATCTAATTTTGTCTACTAATAACGACCTTCCTAGAAAAACGCCTATAAGGAACCACACATCTTCCGTTAATTGGGAATCAGGAATATTATAACCATCCACTTTTTTTGTATATTTATCCAATACCTGACCGCTTAATTGAGCATAGAGCTCTTTGGTCAACCCTGAGGCATCCCAGCCCTCGCAGAGCTTACCGTCTATCTTGTACTTGACAAAGATTTCATTACGGGAGCATAACTGGTTAATAATGTAAGCATCCCCTTTTGTTTTGCTGTACTCGCCAAGTGATCTGCATACATCTGATGGGTCGATAATAACTTCATTTTTGTTATCCTCGTAAAAGAATTTATGAATGTTGACGTTAAGGTACTGGTACACATTAATAATCTTTTCGACGATTTTCTTTTTCTTATCATATTTGTAGTTCGCATTAATGTATGCAAGAATAGATTTGTTAACGAAAAAAGTTTTAATATTGTCAATATAATCGTCAAGAATACCTTTCAAAAAATCTACCCGTTTTTTATTTTTATCCCATTCCTTTTCAAGTTCTTTTCTAAAATAGTATGAATAACCGGTTTGCGGCTTCTTTTTGGCATTCTCTAGTCCCACAATTAGCCCATTCATTATTGAAATATCATTATTTTCTAGCTTATCAAGATTCCAATCTTTTAACGTTATTTTGTAAAATAAACTTGCTTCGAAAAACATCTCAACAATCTCATTGAGATATTCATTAGCTAAGGTTTGATTTGATAACAATTTAGAGAATAGATAATACGCATTCGATTTTTTGCTATAATTATATATCTGCATATAAAACATAACCTGTTTGAAAAGTTTGTACGGATCATATTCACTCAAAACATAATTTAAATCATCTTGTAGACCCTTAGACATAATATCAGAAAGATAAAATTCAACAATGTTATTTTTCTTAATAAACTCATTGCCAAACAAATTTTTAATTTGCTCGAAAGTTAGCATATAATTAATTCTTTTGTAAATGATGATTTTATTATTATATTTACAAAAATTACAAGTATCCCTACATTTTAATAAAATATTATAATTCACATTGAGGGCAAATGTTGGTTTGCACGAACAATTGCTCATTAGCTTGGCGTTAAGCATGCATATATTGCTTTTATTATTATAAATAAACTCTATTCTGACTGTGACATGTTCAATTTTTTTCTCTTAGCCAATTCATTGCCGTACACCTTTTGTCGCTGATCATTTGTTAAAAATTTTCTACCATTAACATGTCCAATATAATTGCCCTTACCCATATTTGGATAATATAGGTATGTTCCATATTTGTCAAATGCTTTTTGGCTTCTATCTTTACTTAATTCAGCTATTTGTTTTTGACCCAAATTATCTTCAATAAATGACGCCGTCTTAAGTTTCGGATAATCTTCATAAATTTTCAAATAAAATTCCCGATTAGCTAAATGGTTCCTATCATACCAAAAATATAGTGGTGTTAAAGTTACAGTTAAACCAGTTTCATCGTTTTTATATTGAAATATACGATTATGTCTGTTTTTAGATTGTCCCATATGTTTTTGAGATTTGTGATATTCTTGATTACTTGATGCTACAAATCCAATATAATTTATATTTAAAAATTGATTATTTAAAAAATCAGTTAAAGTGCCTAAAATACCACTTTCTAGTTTCTTTAAAAAAATCCAATCATGTTGAACAATCATAACGTTTTTACTAGTAATATGATTAGATAATGCTTCATAAACTGCTCCAGCAAATCCGTGTCTGGTTTTGAGTTCTATTAAACTAATTTCAAATATCTTATCATCATTTTTGTTATATTCATCAATATATCCTTTAAGGTTTTCTTTATATTTTTCATAATTGGAAGCTGTATTAGCATTGACTTTTCCAAGTTTTAACGCTTGTTTGGTTTCGCAAACTTTATAACCGTCAGCTATAATAAACAATTTAGATCCTTTAGCTTCACTTAAACATTGATCCAAGCTTTGGATAGTTTGTTCAATCATCGTTGTCGTTGGATTGCTAGGCGTTGCACTAGTGGTAATCAGTATTGACAAATCGAGCGTCATCTTGATGCATATATCAGTGTTATTTGATTTTATTATTATTTTTATCGTGATAGTCTGTATAATTTATATTCAATTTTTAATAAAATGAAATTTAATAAATGAATTATTGTTTGACATGTTCGCATGGATTAATTCCATAATCGTGGGCTTCACCCAAACATTCTCTACAAAAATATTTTCCAGTAAATTGAATGCCGCGTTCTTCGAGAACTTCTTTATATTTATAAGTTTTTCTATAATTATCGTATTCGCTTTCCTCCCTCCTATTAGGATCACACGCCTTAATAGTCATTACAGTTTTGCATTCGTAACAGTCCTTAACTGTCTCAAAAAAGTCAAAAGTAACACCAGTCATATTTGTTGGACATTCATTTTGATTCTGTTTAGATTTATATTTCATGCAAATTTTTCCGTCAATTTTTGCCTCGTTATATTGATTACTTATGCAAATTTTTATTTCTCCACTAAAGTATTCTGTCATTTTCAAAAATTTTTCATCAGCAAATGGGTCGATCAACGCTTCTTCATTAATATATTCATCAAAAATGTGACCATTATCACTAAGATCATTATATAATTCTGCTCTTTCAATTCGACCAACGGCATCTTGTATTTCTTCACAATCACATGGCTCGTCACCGTAACCTTCTTTGAAATAGCAATTTTCACAATAAAACTGACCGCACACATTTGCAAATGGGTCTGTATAGTCATCGTCATGCCGTCTAATGTGGCGATGCAAATTATAATAATCATCATCATTTTCAACCAAATGAAATTTATCGTCAATAATCATACCTTTAATGTATGGATAGTCGCATTCAAAAACGCGACACGGATGGTTATCATCCCAAAAATGTTTGTGACCATTGTCTCTCAGCCGATCACAATCGTCGCAAAATTGACTTCCATCGTCGATATGATTAACTTTATAATTTTCCTTTGGAATAATATCTTTAGTTTTCCAAAGCTCAAGGCGCTTATTTTTTTCAACAGCTTTTATTTCGGCATATTTTGTTGCACGCTCATATTCTTTTTGTCTCCAAATTGCTTCTTGTTTAGCGGCTTCATCCTCTTTGCCTACAATCTTTTTCATTTTATTAATTGATGGATGAATAATATTTTTCTTTTGATCTTCATTACATTCACATTTTTCAAATTTGCACCACATAATACATATTTCATGTTTGTATGTGCATGTACCATCCTTAAAATTTTTACAAGTCATACCATGTTTGCAAACCTTTCTGGCATCTATACAAGTTTCGTAAAATTTCGGAACCTTGTTGGGAATAGGATAAGTATGATTAATATGTTTGTACGGACAATCACACTTAAGTCTAAAGTAGTGATTCAAGCATTGGCCACTTTGAAAAATATTAGTCGGAATTTCAAGCTTTTCCATTTTTGTTTCGCTGAAGACAAATTAGATAATAAATAAATTAAATTATTAAAGGCATTACAATATATATGTTATTCAACTTTTATTAAAAAAACATAATATTCATGATATCTATCTTATTATTCTTTAGAATGTAACCAAATGAAAAATCATCAGATGTATCCATAAATTTGGCATAATATGTATTTGGTTTTCCGAATATGTAACATATTTCAACAGCCTTATAACCTAATTTAGTGGCATGTTCGATAAATTTTAATTTTTCATCTCCACTAATTGGATTGTATTTTAAGTTACTGTATCGTTTAGTTGTTATTTTAATTAAGTGTTTATCAACAATCATATCATATAAGTCATTTTCTTCAGCAATCTTATTTTGTATTCCTTGTTTTAATAAGTATTCATGCAATTTGTCACCACCTTTAACAAGCTTTTCGATAGGCTTTAGTTTAGGCATTTTGTGTTTAGTAACCATTAATAGTTTGAATCATCTTGTATTCTCCTTTTCAATTTTATAAAAGTTGAATAAATTCCTAAAATTTGAATAAATTCCTAAAAATTGAAAACATTAATACACTGTAACAACAATTATTAGTTACCAATAGTGTTTATTTCAAAATGGCTTCTGATAATAGAAAAACTTTATTAACTAAAGACGATAGATTAATCGAAAAAGTCAAATTGCTCGGTTTAGATAATTATAAAGGCATACAAACCCATGAAATTTGCTTAGCAGGAGTTAAACAAAGCAATATTAATTCATATACCATACTTAGTTACGAAATTTTACTGGAATTTATTAAATATGATAAAGGTAGTGAAATTGTAAAATTTATCAGTGGTAATGAATTTAAGATTCCTGTTAAATATTTTACAAAAGGGGATGAAAAACATCTTAAATTAACAGATGATCAATTGTACAATATTAAACTTGAATTAGTTAAAAAAAATGGCTGTCATATGTCGTATTTTCAAAGTCAAGCATTACGAGATAGTTCAGGCTCGACTATATTTGCAACACGTGAAGTATGCTTGCTTGCAGTAAAAATGAATTACACGACGCTTTTCTACGTTGAAATACAAGATTATGAAATTTGCAAAACGGCTATTAGCACATGCGGAGATGCTATAATGTGGCTCAATAAAAACAAATTCGACAAAGAAAATCCACTAACTAGTGAGCAGTTATTTGAACTATGTTCGATAGCTATCACCAATAAGGTCGACTCAATAAAACATATTTTAAACCAAAACTTCTGTGAAGGAATTCCAATTGATAAAATTCCCCTTTGCAAACAAGCTGCAAATAAATATCTAAAAAGTAGTAATGTAATATATGAGGTTATTAGTCGCTTTTATAGTGCCGGTTTAACTGATGAAGAATTAGATAAAATTATTACTGCTTTTGTTGAAGTTAATGGCAATGTACTGCAACATGTTATAAAAAAAACATATGAAATTTGTTTTAAAGCTGTGAGTCAAACTGGAGATGCGCTATTACATATCACTAATAAGTATACTAATTTAAAATTTAGTAGTATAGGAATTTTTAAACTTTGTATGACAGCTGTTAAAAATTCATCCAATGCGGTAAGATGGATTACCTGTAACAGTCTTGATAAATCACTCACTAAAGAACAATTGGATGAAATTTATTTAGCTGCAGTTAATTTTGATGGATCAGCGATCAAAAATATTGATGAAAAAACATATGAGCTGTGTTTGGCTGCGGCTAAAAATGGTGGATATCCGATATCATATTCCAATAGTTATAATTATAATTATGGTTATGGCTATCCATCTCATAATAATCAACCGCTTCGATTTCAACCGTCTAAAGAACAGCGACGGCAATTTTTTTTGGCGGCATTTGAAAATGATATACGAGTTATTAAGCATTTACCTTATAGCATATATGTATCACATGACTTTACTTCAAAAGAAATTTACGAATTTGCTTTGAAAGCGATACAAAAAGATGCTAATTTACTAAAAGAAATAAATAATTTAAAAATTCCATATAAAGATCATCTTGAGTGTAGTGAATTAGTTGTACAAATTTGCATGATTGCTGTGACAAAAAATGGTATGAATTTGGAACATTGTATGATAAAACCACATAATATTTGCTTAGCAGCTGTTCAACAAAATGGTTTAGCATTACAATACGTTGCTAATCAAAGAAAAAAATACAAATCAGAATCATTGCATCCTCCAACATATGAAATTTGTATAGCGGCCATAAATCAAAACCCCGAATCATTCCAATATGTTACACATAAAACTCCAGATATTTGCAAATATGCTATAAATAAAGATGGTTTGTTATTACGACTTATCAAAAAACAAACTCCTGAACTTAGATTGGCGGCTGTTAAACAAAATGGATTAGCAATGGAATTTGTTGGTAAAGAGAGGGAGTCAAATGATATTGACGAATTAGATAGTTTGTTTGACCATGCTGATGCTAAAAATAAAACACCATATATGAAGGACCTGTATTACATTGGAGATATAACAATTAAAGAGTTTAATGAAAAAAATAAAGACCTGGTAGAAACTCGAGAAATTTGTTTGGCCGCTGTTAAACAAAATGGATTAGCATTAAAACATATAAATGTACAAACATGCGAAATATGTGTAGCTGCAATCATTCAAAATCCAACGGTTATTGAATTAATTAGGGAGCCGGATATGCTCATTCAAACTATTTTATATTTATTACATAATAAACTACTTGCATAAAGAGTAATACTTAATTAATAAATTATCCAGTTTTGATTATTTTCTATCGTGTTTTTCATAAATTTTAATACGGTAATCGAAGCCTTATCTTGCTTGCATAACTTTAATTTATCATACCATAATTTAATTTGGTTAGTATTAATTTCATTCATTATAAAAATTTCATAAAAGTCAACACAAATTCTATCTTCAATATCAAACCACCAAGCATCTTTAATAAATTCATTATCACTACTATAAATTCTAAACCCCATTACCTTTATTTTAGTAGCATTTTCTTAAGTAATAAAATTGAAATTAAAATATTGGATTCTTGAATATTATTCTATGGTATTAAACAAAACTAACCATGCACGTTTAGAAAACCGCCGTTTAGATGTAGCTGAAGCTATGAGAACATCCGAATTTTTTAATGGAAAAAAAGATATCGCCAAAATTGGTTCTGGCGATAGCTACTATATTGCAGATTTTTTAAAGAAAGAACGTAACGAATTATTTGAAAAAATAATCGAGGAAGGTAAATTTACGCAAATGTTTAATATTTCTAAAGACTCAGCGGAGGCTATTCCACGTCTTGTTACTGCACAATCGGAAAGAAAAGAAGATGGTGCATCAGCAATTTACAGAATGCCTGGTTGTAATGAGAAAAATATTGAGACAACAGAATTGACTCCAATTGTTAAATATATTTGTGATAAAGCATCCGAAGAAATTGGTCAATCATTAAATCACGTTGTATTGTCGCTTTTTATGAATGAAAATGATTCACTGGGATTCCATTATGACAAGTTGGTTGATTTAATGGATAACTCGTATATTCTAAGTATTTCGTTTGGTGATACGCGACCAATTCTGTTTTACTCTCTTGATGGAAAACATAGACAAACCATTATGCTTCGACCAGGTTCACTGCTCGCTATTGGCCCTAAAACTAATAAACAATACATGCACGCCATTCCAAAACTTACTGAACAAGTTGGTCCGCGCGTATCCTTATCATGTCGCACAGTGCAAAGTTATATTAAATATGACAAAACTGAAACAGAAAATAGCGACGAGCAAGCTGATAAAAAGTTTGAGATTATTGGAAAAGGGGCTGAATGGCAATGCGCTAACTATCCATTTAGTGTTAGCCATGATGACCCATCAGCTTATAGCGACGGTACCAAAAAAGTAATTGGCAAGTTCGCTAAATAAATTTAATGTGTTATTAGTTTCTTTTCTTGGTCTTCGAGTTTCTTTTTTGTGTTCATAGTCATTTTTCGTTTATTATAAAGCAACATTTCAATATCATTATTTAATTTAACCTGTTCTTCATCCTCATCTCTTTGGTCAATGAAGCGCTTCATCTTTTTAATAGTTGGATCATTTAGTTCTCCTTTATCGGATAATTCTCTAAATTTTTCATCAATAAAATTACAACTGTTTGCCTTTAATGTATCAAAAACATCATTACTTTCTCTTAAAATCCAATCACCACCGTCATATGTTAATGCCTTTTTGGTTCTAATATTGGAAATAAATACATTGTGATATTCAGGGTGATCTTTATCAAAGTGAACTTGTTCTATTAATTTAGGGACACTTGAAAAACCTTTAGCTAATATCTTTTTAATAATGCTATCTTCGATAAGTCCTAAATCTTCGCTACCAAATGCAACTAATTTAATATTATTAATTTGCTTATCAACAATTTGCTGCTTATCTATATTTTGCTGTTTGCCGATATTATTTGTATTTTGTGTATTTGTAATTTGCGAATTATTTGCTATTTGCGATTCTAATGTGATGATCTTCTTTTTAAATTCCTTGTTTTCTTTTTCAAGATTTGCAGTTCTTTTATTCATTTCTTCTAACAGCCGTTGCAATGTTAATTTGTCATCGCTATCCGATTTTTCTTTCGCATCACAATCATTGGCTATATGTCTTTTTAAATTATCCTTTCTAGTGTATTCATTACCGCAAAATTTACAGGAAAATTTTTTTATTTCTTCTATATTACTTTTATTAGAAATTATTGACTCGTTGAGTAACTTTGAGGAGTTTAATGAGGAACTTTCCGAGCTTTTAACAAATATTTCTTGTGACGATAATCCGGATTCACATGGTTTTGTTCTATTAATATGTCTTTCATAATTTGATTTTTTATTATATGATTTATGACACTTATGACATTTATATTCTACCATTATATCTTTTATACTATATATTTATTTTTTAATTAACAAGTTTTAACCGAGCCAATCGAGCTTTTATTAGAGAGCCAATCGAGCTTTTTAGAGAGCTAATTGTGTAGCTTATTACATTTATGTTACTCATAACAATTTTCAATAAAGTCGGGGGGAGAGGGTATATAAAATTTTAAAACTTTCTTAGAAACCAAAATAGTAGAATACTTTGTAAAAAATTAGTAAAATGATAACATTGATGGTGTGCGGATTTTTGATATTTTTAACCCATTCAGAGCTAGTTTGGTTTATAAAGTAAATTTTTTACTAATATTCTCAGATGACGCAATGTCTCAGAAAGTCATAAATTTTACTATTTCTTAATATTTTAGATGTTCCACCTCCTACGGCTGATCGTTATAGTCCAAATAAAGTGATAATTTAATGAGACGTAACTGGTCACTAGAAGTAAAATTAATTTATTAATTTATAAATAAAATGTCATACGTGTTATTCGCTTTCGGTTGGGGCATCTAAACCGGTCAATTCTTTGTACAGGGATACACTTTTATCATCCCGTTCATATACAACCTTCCACTCTAACCATGTAAGGAATTCCTGTTTTTGTATATATTCTACTGGATCATATACACTGGTTTCATTTAATGTTTTCTTAATTTCTAATGTATTTTCAGGCCATTTGAGAGCATATGGAGTGTACCCTATCCAGTTTACCAAATCGCTCACTCTGTACCACGCGTCTCCATCTAATTGGATAGTATGAACTTCGGGCATATTGATTATTGTGTTATCATATTGAAGTATTTTAATTTACTTATCTTATATATTTCAATTTTAATTATCAAGTACCCTATCTAGCCATGATTTATGCCATGATGCATTTATTTGACAGCTATCTAATACAGATACTTGCCATTTATGTATAGAATCTGCCTTTGTTTTATTTACATAATTTTCGGAATAAGAATATTTAAGACCTTGATAGTTGAGATCATTTAAAAATTTCGATACTTGTTTCATCAAATTGCAATTGCTTACAGATTTTCCTTCAAGTGAGTTGTGATTTTCTTTAATAATTACTTGCTTAAAACTTCCTTGTTCGGCACTTTTTTTAAGATTTTCATAATCTATTTTTTGAATTGTTTTTTGTTTAATTTCATTAAATTCGATTAAATATGTTTTATCACTTTCTGCTTTAATCCTTGCTTTCGCATTAGATGAGATATTTTGCAATGCTGTCTCAATTTGAGACATATTATTGGTATTACATAAATAAATTATTATCAAATATGGCAATTTACAATTCAACTTTATCAATAAATAAAAAAAGACAAATATCTATATAATGTGTTTTAATAATCCCGGAACGCTTCAAGATAGTCACAACAGCGACAATCCACGTGACCACATTCGTCACATTTCTTTGGCTCGGGTTCGGGGCATGTGCAATCGTTGACAGTTTTTGCTTTGCATGTATGGCACTCATGTGAAACAGAAATCATGTAAAACGTCCAATCCTTTGTCATTGACATGTGGTTAGGTCTTTGTTTCTTGCACTTGTCACATCGCATGTCCTTGTGGAGGAGACTGCATGCGTTATTCCAATATGGACCTCTTGCACTGACCCTACGAAAATAAATCATGTTCTTGACTGTGTGTTCGCAACACAACTCGACATGCTTGTTGAGAGGATGAGAGAATTCTGGATTATCATAGTTATCGAAGGCTACTAGGTCATCTTTAGCTTCCTTTTTGTGGTCTCGAACAGTTTCCTGATCCTTGAAGTGCTCGGGATCATTGAAAATAGCGAAGAGATTGGTGGGCATTCTTAGTAGTGAAAGCAGAAATGAAGGAATCTTCAGTTGTATAATAATCAAAAATAAATGGATATGCCAGCTACTCGCAAATTCAATTTTTTAGTTCTATTTCAAGCAGAAAGTAAATTGATTTTGTAAAAATTGAAATAAATAGCGGCAAATTGATATATTGAATATCATATTAATACAACTAACACGATGGCGGAAGAAGCTAAACTTGAAGTTCTACACGAACTTGCGACTAATTGCTGGAACGAATTGTATAAAGGAAGATGTGGTAATACAATAGAATCAAAGTGGCTTTCGTGGTATAATTATGTGCCATACACTCCCACATTTGTTGAATTAGGTGTTATGCAGGAACCTGTTATGTGGAAAAAATTCGAAAATGAATTAATGGAAGGAACAATTGTCAAACAACATGTGGATAAAGGCACATGGAGTTTGCTTATATCATATGTCAATGAATGTTCTCCAAAAAGTGATTTTGCCAAAAAAAATTATGATCGTATGTCAACAGAAAATCTATCGAAAGATAAATTAAAAGAAAGAAAGGAATATTTAATTTCCCTTATCAAAAATTCTTCTCCATTGAATTTTCCAAATTCTTCCAATATACTCAAAATTATTAATGATGCAGATTTAAAATTAATTAATGAAATCATTTTAGAGAAAGATAAACACGGATTTCCTTCATTGTTAACATATAAAAAATTAGGTAATAATTCAAGTAATAAATACTGGCTAGTGTGGGATGATGACAAACGGAAGCCAACAGATGACTGTGTTATTTTGTAAAATTTTAGAAAGTTGAAAATAATAGTTTTATAATAGAGAATCAATAGTTATATTAATTTATTAATAGCAAAATGACTACACAACAAGAACATGATAAATTAGAGGCTTTAACTAATGTCGCTAATAGAGCATGGCAAGATTTATATCAAGCACAATATAACCGTACATCCAAATGGGCGAAAAGAATGCCTTATAGCTACCCAACATATGCTAGCTATAGACCCACAATGGTGGAATTAGCAGTACTACAAGATGCAACTATGTGGAAAAAATTCGAAAATGAACTAATGGAGGGGGCAAAAGTTTCGCAAAGTTGTTATAGAGGCACCTGGACACTCTCCATTGAATATGTTGAAAATTCTTTTCCAAAATCATCTTTTGCAAAAGAATGGTATAACAGGATGTCTAAAGAAAATCTTTTAAAACTAAAACGTGTTCATGAAAAGGAAAGATTGGTTAATACACTGAAGAAATATTCTCCAGACTCTGGTATAACTGATTCCAGTAATGAATTTTATGACCCTACTGAACAAGAATTAGAATTAATTAATGAAATCATTAGGGAAAAAGAAACACATGGCTTACATAAATTACAAGGATTAAAGAAAATCGATGATGTTAGACATTGGGTGGTTTGGCAAGGTGATGTTAGAAAGCCAGTATATGGATGCTGTGTGATTTCATAATTTTTTTTTATTTTATATGTGTTTAAATTGGTTAAATTTTACCTATTATAAATTTAAATGACGGTATTATGCAAATCTAATGGATGTAATTATCCAAATTCACATATAACTGCTGCACATAAGTGTGGTAAATGTGGCGAAATTGGTCATGGTCAAAACGAATGTGGAAATGATACATTGATTAAAGAATTACATAATCCAACCATGAAGATGTATAGAATGTTTCAAGAAGATGTTATAAAACGAGACCAAATGCCTTTAAATATGTTTTGCAAAAATTCAAAATGCAATCAAAAACATACTCACTCTACAGAATCCCATCAAAATGAATTCGAACTTCATCCAGTCGATCGAACATTTAAATTAGCAGATAGTGCTGCCAATAAGTATTTGACTGGAAGAAAAGGATGCTATTTTATGGTGCAAGTGGGTATGGGATATATTAATGTTTACAGAAATATTACAGGTGTTATAGAAAAATCAATGATAGATTGTATGCAAACCAAAGAAATTAATGAATACACAAGAGGATTAGTAAAAATTGAACATTCTTGATCTTATTACATAATTAATATTAATAAAGTTGTATAATCAAATAATGAATAAAATTCAATTTGCTGACAAAACAGTACAATTCAAGTTTGGTCCGAAATTTTATAGTAAACACAAGGATTGTTTAAAATGTACAATAATTGAAGATGTAGAAAATGATAAAGCAGTTAAAGAAGACAATGCTTTGGATGGACAAATAATATCATTTGATAAACTTGATATTATTTATGTTCAAGACGATAGTTTATATTTTTTAAATAAAAATGATATAACAATGATTGATAAGAAAAATATAAACATAACGCTTAAATGTTATAATGAATTTTCTAATGCGACACAAGACGGTGACACTAAATTAACAATACTACAAATTAATGATTTATGTTTTTATAAAAAAGACAATAAATGTAATATTCCATTCGAAATAACAAAATCATATGTATATTCTTTAGAACAAAATTATAGATATGACACAATATTTGACAAGCTATTAATGGATACTATGAATGATAAATCTGAAGATTATTTGACTTTAATCAAATCCTATAATGCGATATTCGAATATGAAAATAATACGGAAAAGTTTAAAACGGAAAATATTGAAAGCATAAAAAAAATAGAAGAATTAAATATCAAAATAGAAATCGACTCGAAAAAACTTGATAATGATTCAACTCAGCATTTTTTAAATGACAAGTGTTCCATTTGCTGCGATGAGTTTTACAAAAATATAGATAATATTGTTTCACTGTCTTGTGGTCACCATTTTTGTAGCGGATGTATAAAAAAATACGATAAGGGAAAATGTCCACTTTGTAAGGCAAAATTTAATACTGAAAGTATACAACCAAATAAAATTTTAATAGAATTACTAAAAAAGGATCCACTTTATACTACAGAAAAATACAAATTGGAAATTGAATCATTAAATGAATCCATACTTGAAAATAATGAAAAATTAAACTGCATCGGAATAATTATTAAAATAAAGAAGCAGAATCTTCCAAAATTAATGACAAAACTTGCAACGGAAAAATATAATATGACGCCTATTGAATTGTTCGCTAAACAATTTAACGAATGTTTAGCTTCTAATTAACATTATGTATACTAAATAAAATTGAATAAGATATTATTAATGTTTTATTTTAGTATTTATTATTTTATATTAACAATGCAGGAAGATATTTTATTAAATTTTAGTCTTGACTTTTTTAAAACCCATAAGGATATTTTAGGGTGTATAATTGATTATGGCGAAAATAAAGATGCTATTAATGAAACATTAATAACATTTGAAAAGCTTGATATCATTTTTGGTAGAGATGAAACCCTATATTTTGCAAAGTGTGATTCTATTGTACAAATAAAAAACGATTTGAAAGTTACAGTAAATTGCTATAAAAAATATTCAAATATGGAAAAAACTGGATTTGGTGAGTTTAAAATAATTCAAATAAATAACATGTTAATAAAAGACAAAGAGAAAGGTATCGTTTGTAATGTTATGTTTGATATTGCAAAATCGTATATTATATGCCTGGAACAATCTTTCTATTGCTCTATAATAATAACTAAATTAATGTGTGATATTGGTGATGCTCGAGTATCTGATGTTGCTGATACTCGAGTATCTGATATTGTTGAATTATATCAGTCTTTCTTTTCCATTTTAGATTATGAAAACCAGATTTCTAATCTTAATAAAAAAAACATAGAATCTGCAAACAAAATAGAAAAATTAGAATCGGATATGGAAATAAATTCTAAGGAAATTAAAAATGATTCTCCAACAACAGTATTTTTAAATGACAATTGTTCAATATGTTTAAATAAATTTTATAAAATTGTGGATGATATTGTTACGTTATCATGTAGTCATAATTTTTGCAAAAAATGTATTGTTGAATGTGAAAAAACAGTATGTCCATTATGTAGAGCGAGATTTATAAGGGAAGATATACAAGTGAATAGAATATTAATATCACTGTTAAAATTTGACAATTTATATTTGGTAGAAAAATGTAAATCAGAGATAAATGAATTAAAAAAAACAATAACTGAAAATAATATAAAAAAATCACATTATCAGATTGTTGTTGATAATAAAAAAACATATCTTCCAAGTGTCATGACAAAGTATTGCAAAGATGAACACAATACAACACCAACAGAATTATTTACTAAATTGTTTGACGAACGTTCAAACATAAAGCAATTAATTTAATTTATTTATGCTCCATATTTTGCTTTTAATTGTTTAATTTCCTCAGTTAATTCATTAACAGTTTCAGTTAATTCATTAACAGTTTCAGTTAATTCGTCAACAGTTTCGGTTAATTGATTGACCGTTTCCTTTAATTGTTTATTTTCTTCATGTAGCCCACCAACTAATTCATATGCGTTATCATCGTATTGCAATGCTAACTTATTTTGTTTGGTAGCCTCTTCAAATATTTCCTTTTTTTGTTCGGTTGACAAATAGTTTATTGCATTTGATTGATAACGGTTTTTTAAATATTGTATAGCTAATCCGTCTTGTTTAACTGCTTCTAAACATATTTCATAAACTGAGATTAATAATTGTTTATTTTCGTCATCATTTATATCATAATTCACTGCAATATCAGTTTTGGTTTTCTTTTTGACTACTTTAATATTAGCACTTTTATTTTCATCCTTGCTTGCATCTTGTTTTTCATTTAAACTAATATTGAAAAACATCAGCGCATTTCCATTTTGTTTAACAGCATGTAAACTAATTTGTAAATATTCTTGTTTAGTAAATATATTATTTCCAATATGATTCAAATAATATCCGTCGATTTGGACAGCTTTAATACACATATCAAAAGTAAATTTGGCTACATATGGAAATGCTTTAATATTTTGAGCAACCGCTGCTTCACAAACTTCGACAGTTTGATAATATGCTCCAATGTATTGTAAAGCAAGTCCATTTTGTTTAACAGCAGCTTCACGCATTTCTGAAGTTTGTAAATCGTTGCCAATATATTGCAATGCTAAACCATTTTGTTTAACTGCTTCAAGTCTAATGGGATTAGTTTTAGATTTAACATATTTTAATGCCAATCCATTTTGTTTAACTGCTTCCAAACATATTGCTATAAATTGTTTATTTATTTTTTCAAGTAATAACCCATCCTTTTTAACTACCTCTAAACACATTGGCAATGTTTGATTGTGAATCTTGTAAATTATTTCAGGTTTTTGTTTAACTAATTCCAAACATAAATTTTCATCCTGATTTTTGATACATTCTATAACCGAAGGATTTAATCTACATGCTTCTACACATAGATCGTATGTTTGATTTAAATATTGGATAGTATATGGATTAACTTGAATGATTTCATATATAAGCTTGTCATCATTGATTTTAATAAACTGAGCAGCCGCAGCATTCTGTTTACAGGCTTGCAAACATAATTCCTCAGTTTGTTTGACCACAAATTGCAGTGCCGTGCCGGATTTTTGGACAGCCGCTAAACAAACTTCATATGTTTGATTTTTGACATGTTTTAAATTCATCGCATTTCCTTTGACAAATGCCAAACATAATTCATTAGTTTGATTTTTAACATATTGTAACGTTTCGGTGTATTTGCAAATTGCATTTAAACATATTTCATCAGTCTGTATTTTTACATGGAGTATGTTTAATGAATTTGCTTTGACTGCTTCAAGACATATTTTTTCGGTTTGATTCGTTATTTGATTCAAAGTGCATCTCCTATAATTTGTATTAGTTGTGGCCACTATACAAATTTCTTCTGTTTGCATTGGTATCGGTACATAAGCAATTGCCTCTCCATGTTGTTTAACTGCTTCTAAACAAATTTCATTAGTTTTATTTTTAACAAATTGAAGCGCCAATCCACTTTGTTTAACAGCTGCTAAACAAATTTGATCCGTTTGCTCTTTGACATATTGCAATGCTACTCCCCATGATGAAACGGCTGCTAAACAAATTTCATCTGTTTGGTTAGGTACTTCATTTAATGTACCGCCGTATTTTGTAACTTTAGCTAACCATTGCTTGTTGGTTTTTTTTGCCATTATTTAATATAATTATTTGTATATATGTTCTAATAAATTAATATGTGTATTAATATTCAATTTTATATGCAGAGCTACTCTCGTATAATAAATAAATAATTAAACATTGACACGATATCTGAGTACTTCTTTGATTTCATATGATGAATTATTAAAAAGTTCCTTTAAGAATAATTTATGATATGTAAATTTACTTACAAGATCTTTGACATATTCTGGTTTGTTTGCTTCACATGCTTTAGTGAGAAAATTTCCTGCAATACTACTACCTCTTTGTTCATCACTCGAAAAAGATGAATGCAAATCTTTATAAAACTTTATTAGTTCTGTGTAAACAGTTTCCATTCCATTTTTAATAGCATATGTTATAGCATTATCCGTCGTATGTGATTCATTCTTAGTGTAAAAAGAATATCTACATGTATCGTAATTTAGTGTGCATTCTCCGGTGCTGTGCAATTTATAGTTACCTAATATATGTTCAGCCACTTCAATAGAATTGTGTTTACATGCATAAAATAGATACCCTTCATAATTACATCCGCCATTTTTGATTAGTTTAATTGCAAGTTTTTGGAATCCATATCCACATAAATTTTTTAATATATCTAAATTAGACTTTGAATCAATTTTGTCGATAATTTTTGAAAGGAACTCAACATCATTAAATTTTTCCACAATTATTGATGAAATTGTATTTAGACGTTTTGGATGCAACTCTAATAGTAAATTTTTAATAATATTTTTATCTTCATCACTTAAATCTTCCGGAATTGACATTAAATAACATGATGCTACAATGCCGTAATCTTCATTAGAATAACCGTGTATATCACTATTTGTAATTAGTCTAAAAAAATTCATAAAGATTTTATGATTGCTTATGCAAACTTGTTCAAAAGTTAAGCAAAAATTATTTTCACTAAGGTCTTTACGCATTTGTTTCAAATTCAAATATTCTTTGTGACCATCTAAATAGTTTTCAAAAATTTTAGTTTTAAAACATAATATTTTATCTGTATCGTTCGGAACCTTAACTAATATATCACAATGGTCATGAATATTTGGAAAATTTGTATTCGGGTGCGCCGAGTTTTGGTCAAATATTTTTTCAGCCAAATCAATAAATTTATTCTCTAATAAAACGGGATATAATTGAACAAGTATTTTCGACTTTTCTTTAGCAATATAATTGTTAATTAATTGATTAACAAATTCTGGAGAGTTATTTAATACTGCATTTTTTGCTTCAATAAACTCATTTGACTCTTTTTGAACAGCTTTGTTTTTCTTAGATGTTGAATTACCCATTATTGGTTTTTGATACTAATGTTAATAAGAATTACAATATATGAAATTAAATATTCAATTTTTGAATCAAACAATTATTTCAACATATAACATAAATCAACATTTTTAAATGATAAAGCTTCACAATACACAAATGGAAAAACAATTAACGCCTTTTCATTATTTTCGAAATTAGTTACAAGATTTTGAATTGCTTTCATGCCCATTTCATGCGATATCGAGTAAACATTTATATTTAAATTTAATATTTGTACTATTTCATTAAGGCAAATTGAAAATTTATCATATTTTTTAATTAATGTGTAATCAGCAAGAATTCCTCTCTTGTGTTTATTATTCAAAAATGTTTCTAATATAACAGCAGAGGCATTGACATAATATCTTTTAATATCATTTGCAATACCATCTTCAATATAGCCTTTTTCGATAAGAATAGATATAATTTGGTCTTTATTTAATGTATCATTATTTATAGGTTCATATTCAGCCGATGGTTTGTGTTTTTTAAATATTGCATTATCGTCAAGTACTAATTCTAGTTTTCGTTTTTGTGTCGCCATTTTTCAATTGATACAGTTATTAATTAATTGTAACAATCAAATTAATTGATTTTCAACTTTATTAAAAATTGAATTTAGTATATGATATTACCAAATTCTAAATATAATATGCCATATATATGTGCTTTTCTGGAGATAATAACACTGATTATATTAAAATTTATTCATGTTACTACCAATGGAAAATTTCGAAATATTCTAAATATTACATAGTAAGTGATTGGGATAAACAAAATAAAAATTATGATAAAGTTTTCCATTACGATACTAATACATATAAATTTAAATATGTAAAAAAACAAGACTATTGTGCAAGGTATGCGTTATTTACAGACGTTAAATTTAGTAACAATGTAACATTTTGCGCACCAATGGGGCCTGAAGATGTTATATCTAATAAAATAACATTAAATTATTTGCTTTTGGATACATATTGCAATAATTTTTTAATTTTAGATAAAAACATAAAGCCATCATGTTTAATAACAAGTAATGCAAGAAATTTAATTTCGTCATCAAAACTAACCGGAAGTAATATAACTGAAGAAAAATTAAGGGAATATCAATTTACAGATATTTTATTGGAGTTGTCTAAAAAGTCAAATATTGAAAAACCATAAAATTGAAATCAAAAGTTTATATAATACTTTATATAATACTTTATTTAATTTATTTAGACAAATCAAAAATGTCGTCAAGAATGCTTGATTCTGAAACCAAATTGAAAAACGCTGAAAAGTATTATAATGAAAAATTTAATAATATGCGTCGTGTAATGAGTGATGTTTCATTTTTAAGAAATTTACAAAAAACTGGCGAGGTCTATGATTACAAAATGTTTAACTTAAAACAAAAAAAGAAAGATGCTAAAAAATATATGAAAAAAGCAATACATGCTCGCTCAGAATTAAAAGCTATTAACAAAACTACTTTTTGGACGGAAATCATTGATGAATTAGTTTGGAAAATAGGTTTAGCGCTAACATGGAATATAACATATAGTGGCCATGTGAGAAATATATCATTATTATTTAAAGATTTTGGGTATCAATGGGATATTACTGATGATTGTATAGCATATATTAATTTGGTTCATGATTTTACTGAAGAGCGTGCATCTGTAATATTTAGTTTAATTTCTGGAAATCCAAATAATGTTTCAATTAAAATTCTTATTATGGAGCCTAATGAAGATTCTAGAAAAAATATTAATAAACTAGAAATGATTATTGATAAACAAACGGTTATGAAGAAACTTGACGAATTTGTTGATATACTAAAGAATAATATTAGCGAATAATTTATTTATTCATAAACAAAGCTACTGGACCAATTTTGTAAACTTTACTTTGTTCAACAACGCACTTATTTTTGTGTTCTGCTTTGATTCTAACTAATTCTTCTTTAAGTATTTGGATTTCATCAAGTAAATCTACAACTAATGAACCTGTTTGTGTACTAAATTTTGCAGCATCTTTGTTTTGACTAATTGCCGCTAAACAAATTTCGCTAATTTGTTTAGTTGTTAGTATTTTTCCATGTATTTTTTCAGTAACATATTCTAAAGCTAATCCATTTTGTTTAACAGCTTCCAATGATATGTCATTAATTTGATCTTGGCTAAAGTTAATTTTTACAAATTTAACTGCTGCTGTTTCTAATACTTCGGCATCGTTTTCAGTAGTTTTTTTGGTAGTTTCTAAATGCAAATCGCTAAATTTTTTTAAAAATTCTAAAGCCAATCCATTTTGTTTAACAGATTCTAAATATAATTCAGTAACTTGTTCAGATGTCAAATCAGTATTTGCAAATTTATTACATATATACTGAATAGCTAATCCATTTTGTTTGACAGAAATTATAGCTAATTTAAATAAGTCATCAACTGATAAATTTTTAGATTTAACAATATATTTAAATAATAGTCCATCATGTTTTGTTGCTATTTCACATATTTGGTTAGTATGTGTTTTTGCAAATTTTATCATATGTGGACATTTAGAAATTGATTCTAGATACATATTTTCGATTAATACTTGCATCGGATCTTTTTCATTTTTTGGTTCTTGATCAGATTTAGTTTTTTTAGTTTTTACTTTAACTATTTTTTCTTTAGTTTCCTTAGCTGCAGTTAATTTAAAAACTTTATGATCAACAAATTGTAATGCTTCTCCATTTTGTTTAACTGCTTCCACACACATATTCGGAGATTGGGACTTGACAAATTGAAGAGCCAATCCGTTTTGCTTGACTGCTTCCATACATACATCAGATGTTTGCTTTTCAATATATTGTAATAATAATCCATTCTTTTGTACCGCATCAAAGCACTGTGATGGAGTTGGATTATGTATATATATAAGAGCTTTTGGATTTAATTTGATTGCTTCCGTACATAGTGAAGGTGTTTTGATTGTGTATTCTATCAACATAGGATCTTGACTAATTAGCTCATGGCATAATATTTCATTTTGAAATTTAACGTTGATATGTTTAATGAGATTTTTATCTTGTCTACAAGCTTCCATACAAGAATCAGGTGTTGGATTTTTAATATATTTGATTACTTCGGGATTGACTTTAATAATATCCAAACATGCTTTCTCTGTGGGTGCTACTATATGTTTAAACGCTTCTATATTTTGTTTACAAGCTTCAAAACATAGTTCATCAGATGGATTTTTAATATATCTTATAGCTAAACCGTCTTTTTTAACAGCCATTAAAAATAATTCAGGTAGATCATCAAAAGTTAAATCTGACGAAATACTTTTGAGATTACCAACAGTTTCCAAATATTTTTCAGCAATCACTGTAGTTAGCCATCCTAGAGCCATACCCTTTTCTTTAATTGCTTCTATGCAAATTTGTTTAGTTTTATTCCAAACAAAAGCAAGTATATATCCGTCTTTTCTAACTGCATCCACACACATATCTTGCGTTTGCATATTTGCAGGAATATGTTTTAAAGTATAAGGACTTATTTCAATAGCTTTTTGATAAAAACTTGCACTGCGCACTCCCTTAACATGTGCCATGTAATTCCAGTCGGCTTTAATAGCCATTAAACATAATTCATCTATTTGATTTGCTGTAGGTATATTTGTGAAGGCGCTAATAGATTTGCGTACAGCTAAGTTACAAAGTTCCTGAGTCGGGTTTCTGATATGTTTTATAGACGATGGACTGGTCCCAATGGCTAATTTGCAAAGTTCTTGCGTTTGATTTATAACATGTTGTATAGCAGCTGCGTCGCGCTCAATCGCTGCTATACAAACTGCATCAGTTTGATTTACAACCTTATGTAGATCAGATGCTCTTACCTTTACTTTTCTTATACAAAATTTTTCATTATCCCATCCAACCATTGTGATTATTTGTTAATATCATTATAAGAAATTTATTAAATGGCATGATCTTTTCAATTTTTTTATTAACCTATTATAAATGATTACCTTCAATAAAGAAGTAATTATAACTACGATTGTTACATTTGTCCTATTTTTTATAGAAGGTCTCGTACATTACAATATCGGAAATCCTAGTGATGATTTCGAGTTTCCTAAAGGAATGGAACTTGTTAAAATGTTAACTGCATTATTAATTTGTTCAGCATTATCTGGATATATTTCCGAGCATTTACATATATATTTTGCAAAATAATATGCCTACTTTATATATTAAAAATTGAAATTATCTATACGTTGTCATACTTATTACGAATTGGTTATTTACACATAACACTCAATAGCAACATAAGCTTTCATCATGTCTGAACAATTTGCAGAATCACCAATCCCGCGAGGATTCATACAGGGTGCGGCCGACAGAGCACTCGCGGCTTATAGTGAAGAGAAGAAATTTAATGATGCTAGAAAACAACATAGTAACATTATATTAAATAAACTTATTAAATTTGGTATTACTAAATTTAATGGGGAAGCGTTTAAGATTTCTAAAGTTGATAATATGTGGGATATTTTGGAATCTTGTCCAGTATCTACGGAAAATCTGAAAGTGCATACATCACTTTGTTCATGTATGAAAACAACATTTGGCGTTATTCACGATGGTTGGATTGTGTTAAGCAGTCAAAGTAAGCAACTATATGACAGCGATTACTTGATATTTGCTAAATGTGATAGTCATATTAAATATAAATCACATGATGGTAAAGTTAAATTAATACCGAATGAATTAGCACAAAAAAATACAACATATGTATCTAAAGTTATTTCATATTTGTCTAGAAAATATGAAGTAACAATGTGTCATAAGGCAATGTTTCAATATAATGACAGCATATATGCGAATGCATGTTTGGCAGTTGTTGTTGATGATCAAACTGCTAAACATTTGTCTAAATTGCATGATAAACTAGAAACAAACGAATACAATGAACGTAAACCAATAGACGTTGCGGATCAGATAGCATTCCTAAAGATAGAGGTTGGTAAAACGCATTTGCATTTTGCAGAACTTAAGAAACAACTGGGAGAAAAATATGGAAATGTTGTGAATGGCGATTATACTATTGGCAGTGACAATTCCTTAACCATGGGATTTGATACAAAAAAGAATGTTAGTATGTTTAACTATCTTGAAAGTACTTATGATGGTTATAATTTGCTCCTAATTTACTATACTGGAGATGAAACTGGTAATCTAACAATTCCCGGTGGAAAAAGAGAATGGGGAGAAACTTCGAGACGTTGTTGCTTGAGAGAATTTCCTGAAGAAACGAGAATTTTTTTCGAAAAACATATGCATGGTAACCATTCAGGTATGCGTAGCCACCATTCAGGTATGCATGACAACCATTCTGGTATTTCAAAGTATATTGATCCTGACTTTTGTACATATAATTCAATTACGGTTTTACACTTTATGAAGCTACCAAGATTTCATAATTTAGACGTCGCATCGAATGGTAATAAAATAAATATCATATCTTTACTTGATCTTCCTCCGTCCGAGGTTTATTTGTCAATGCTGAAGAAACGTATTGATATTTTGTTGAAGAATAAACAACTTGCAATGTCTCTTAAATCCGCAAGTGATAAAGAAGACAGGTGCTTGCAGCAATTATCATGGGAAGATTTTCCACTCGATGACAATATTGATTTTTATGCTCAATTTGATCTTTTAATAGTTGGACGAATGAAAAAAATATCTGCAAAAGGATTTGGAAAATGGTCATCGATACAAAAAATTGTGAGTGATAATATTAAATTTGAACTTATGCAAATTGGTCAGCCTCCAAGCGTTTCACGAGTTAGATCTGGCATTATGATTAAAGAATTTATATCCAACATAAATATGTCTGAATATGATGTTGTAAATACTGCCAAAACCATTGCACAACTAATTGCCGCAGAAATACAAGAACATACCGATCGTATTGAAGCTAAACTGGCTGAAGAGTTAAAAAATCTCAAGTTAATGACTTTAAAGAAAACCTCAAGACCAAGTTCAAAAACTATTTTAAAGTTAACTACTGACGATTATGCTAAAGTACAAATGTATGAAGCAATTATTAAAGCGAAGAGGGATCAATTGCAACAGGACAAATTAGATGCATTTGATTCCCGCGCTGAATTACGCTTTAATGCCCAACAAGAAAGGCATCTAAAATACAGGAAAGAAACGCAAGAACGCGAAGAAATAGAATATATGCGCTACAAATATCAATCTGCTTCATCATCGAGTAGATAGAATATATGCCCAACAAACATCAATCTTCTTCATCATCGAGTAGATAATTAATTTATATACAAAGTTACCAGTTCTGGTATAAAAATTGAAATAATATTTCCTGGTATTCTTAATCCAAATTTAGGTAAGTTATACATATTGTAAAATGCACATACATAATTATACATTAAGAACGCTTTCATATGTCCCGAATGGGACTAAATTTACACTTCCAAGGAATGGTGAAATTGTTTCCGGAGTTTGTGTAAAATTTAAATCAGAATATGCTTCCGATGAAATTGCATGTAGTATCAAATCATATAATTGCGACCATCCTACAAAATTAACAAGGTTCGATAATAAATTAAATTTGTGGAAATTACATTTGGATAATACTTGCATCAATTTATTTACATTTTATGGAGCAACTGATATATGTATTAATTTTTTAGAACTTGATTTGGATAAATATATTGAAACTATTTATGTTGATCATATTAAATCAGCAGCTGCACATACTAGCAAAGAATTAAATTATTTGCCAGTGTTTATTAAATGCAGTTTCTTTTCAAATGACAAAATTATTGATTTGTTGGAAATAGATAAATTATCAAAAAATGATATTGCTTATATTAGTAATATCATTATCAGATATCCTGAAAATACAGTAAAATTTAAATTAACAGCAAATGGACATGATTGTATGGATACATTTATTGACGAAAATTTAATGGCATATTATAAAGAAATATATGGCAGCAATCAATTTCTAATTGGTGATAGATTTCATGATGAAATTAAAAATAAAGATATTAAAAATCTAGTAATTGTTTATCAAAATAATGATAATGAAATAAAAAAAAACAATATGAAACTCAATTAATTTATAAAATATATTTTCGTTTATGTTATTATAGATTAATTAGTTGATAACATTTTTGCAACCTCTGCAAGCATATCATCTCTATTGATACCACTAAAATAGCTTATTTTGCTATTTTCATTAGGGGTATACTTAGTATATCCATTTTCAAGAATTTCAACATCACAACTTACTAGCTTATCAGAAAATTTTCCGGAAAAGAAAGCTATTACTGCACACATATCTGCCATAACGTATTGGAAATCTTCATTGCCTTTAATACTATTTCTGCATTTGTAATTTCTATAAAATTGTTCGATATTTTTGGCTTCAACATATTTGCCAATATGTTCTCTAATATTTGAATCATTAGTAGTTTCTAAATCTGCAAAAACAGTATCAATATCCTGTTTATTAGTTAAATGTTTTTCGCATGTTTTAACACAATCAGCCACTAAATGTGTATTCCATAGATTAGTGAGTTTAGTTAATGTATCAATATATGCATTATTTTTATTTTGAAAATAGGCATCATAAACTTCTTTATCATTTTGATTTAATGAATTATTTGAACCGGTTGCATGGAATGTTTCATATATTTGTACTGATTTAAATGAGTTGAGCATTTCCAAAATTATTTCTTTATTATATTGCCACATTATGCAGCGGAAATTAAATCCGCCATAAAAATAGGCGGTTGCTTTAGATAAATATGGCTTTAATGTTTCTAAATTATCGATTAGTTCACGAGGAGGTTTTAGGAAAACGATAATTGGATTGTTAGAATTTTCGATATATTTTTTAACTGTTTCAACATATTGATTTTTGTCATATGATACATTTGTAATATTCAAATTTGAAAATTCTGCTCCATCATTTTTAAATTCTTTTTTTGAATCTTGTCCACATAATACCGTTGCATTAGAACCTAGCTGTTTGCAGTATTCAGTCATTCTTGCATATTTTATTTTGGCACTACCTTCCCCAACAACACTATAATTAATATCAGCAAATTTATTTAAAAAATAATTCGCCATAACATCATCTGGTTCTAAATCTGTTTCTGATCCGACTGAATATCTTTGCTCGGTAGATGACATATTATAGTTATTAAACAATATATGACTTTATATGAAGTGATTTTTTTTCAATTTTAATAAAATAAAAAACCAGATCTTTTGTGTCTTCCCTTGGTATTCCTAACAATTGTTCTATTTATTTCGTCATCTGTTTCTTTCATGAAATTATTATGAATAGCTGGAAGTTTAATATTTTCATCCAATTTACGAGGTGCGTCCCTACCTGGACTAATTTTTCGCATAAGAACGGCGTCAGCACTTTTATAAAGTCTTTTACTTGGAGGTTTTGGAAGATTTTTATTATTACCTAAAATATCAACATTTGTTAATACTGAGAGTGGTGTATATCTCGGTCTTCTTCTTGCTACAGAGTCATCACGTGGTTTTCCTTTGATATACATTTCAGGATCATTCCAAAAAAGTCTTGAACGATTTATACTTCTAAAAGTCGGGTTGGGTGTAGAAATTGGGGTTATGCTGGGGGTGGAACCAACGCTTTTGCTTTTTGCATTCAAATGCTTCATCAATAGTGGGTCGATAAGCAAAGGAGCCTTTTCGGCTACTACGCCTGGAAGGAGAAAATCCATGGTGGTATTGTTACTATTATCTTTAATAAATAATACTAACAATCACTGTTTCTATTCAATTTTTTTATAAATAAATTAAACTACTGATCAAATTATTGTTTTTGTTCAGCTGGCGGCTTTTTGATACCCTTTTCTGCATCCCGGACTTGGTCGACAGCACAGAATCCATTGACACTCTTAACATTTAGAATTTCTAGTAATTCACCAGTGCATGCGAAAATTGCTTTTCTACTAATAATAAATTTTTCTATAATTCTATACATACCTTCAAGTTCGGTATTTTCTGGTACACGGTAGAGGTTAATATCAAGGCTGAGCAGATCAATAACATTATTTAATATAGCTTCGAATTTTTTAGCTCTTTCATGTGTTTTGCACATAACAACGAGTCTATCACAAATATTGGATGTTACTGCACGAATAAGCTTAATTGCTAATTTTTCATAGTGATCTTCAATTTCTTCGAGTGGCCATGGACATAGTTTTGGATGATCCTTGATAAATTTATCAATGTATTCATCGCTTAGTAATTCGGTTATTAAGCCGTTGTATTCAGCAGATTGCTTTTCAATATCTGCTCTAGTAATTATTTCCACTTCTGGGGTTTCTTCATCCTCCTCCTCTTCTTCATCTGCATTTTGAGTTTCGATAGCTTCGGTTTTGGCTTGTTTATCACGATTGGTTTGTTTTACTGGCTTTTTCTCAACTTTTTCAGTAGCTTTAGTCTTTGCGGTTTTCTTAGTTTGCTTTGTAGCGGTTTCACTTTCTTGAACAGGGGTAACAGTCTGAGCTGGTTGTTCAACTACTTTTGTTTTAGTAGTTTTTTTGGCTGTTTTAACTTCTGTAGGTTCGGTACTTACTGGTTCAACAGCAACCGTTGGTTCAGTTTTTGCGGTTACCTTAGATTTTACAGTTTTCTTGGCTGATTTTACAGGTGTTTCGTTTACTTCTTGGACAGGAGTTTCCGTTACAGTAACATTATTTTGCACTTGAGATGGTTCAGGCGTCTTTGCTTTAGTTTGTTTTTTATTAACTTTTGATTCGCTAGTGGAATCGGCAGCTTTAGTTACTTTAGTTACTTTATTAACTTTAGATTCTGTTACTTTATTAGTCATTAATAGATTATATTATATTTTCTTTAAATGATATCTCTTATACCCTTTGTCAAATAAATATTCATCTTTTTTAGTGCCAAAAATATAAATATAAATTGATCCCGACAATTATAAATATAATTTAAATAGGTAATAGACGTTTGACTGAAGATAATTATAAAGGTGCTTTAATAAAACAAGGCAAACATAGAATCTCTGGATTATTCCAATAAATCAATTTATTTAATACATAAAAATATTTCGCAAATCTTCATATTTTTTGCTAAATTCTCTGAGTTCTTTTTCAAACCCTTTATTTGGTTTGACATATCTTTTTTCAGAAACAAATTTAAATGCTTCATCATAAGTCATGTAATTGTATTTTATTAAGTATGCGATAACAATAGATGCGGACCTAGAAACTCCCATATAACAATGGACAAATACTTTACAATTATTGTTAATCAGCATGTGCATATAATCGACAGTATCGTCAAGATAAGCAGTAATTCTTTGGTTTAAATCGTCATCAAATAAAAGATCATAGTAGCTAAATTTTTCTGGAAACTTATTTCTTAGTTCACGTGCAACATTAACTATATCAGTTATACTGAAATATTTTAATTCCTCCAAACTTGATGCTGAATTATAAGCACCTAAAAAAAGTGATGGTAATATTGTTGACATATGACTTTTCCAATGATGTTCTAATATCAAGGCTGAGGTTTCTTTTTGGCAACATTTACAAATGTATTTTTTATTAGCAAAATCATATTTATCTTTGTACCTGTCGTTTAGTATTTCAATATCGGTATCCGAATCCGAGTTTGAGTCCGAGTTTTGTGTAACAAAATTTTCTTCAGTACCTACATTTCCAGTACTATCTGCATAAAATACTTTGTTTTGTTCCATTTTAGTGTTTTATCTATTATATTATTTAACATATGTTTCGCCCAATAATTATTCAATTTTTACATATCTAAAAATTGAAAAAGTAATAGCAAGTTATACTATAATTATATTTTATTAGTATAAATCTCCATCATGTTTAGAACTATAACGTCCAATTTACTTAAGCATAAAAGTAAAATTTTACCGCTAATATGTTTAGGTGCAGCAACTGGATTACTTGGATACCAGCTTCACAAATATCGCAAGTTTGATTATAGAAAAACGAGTGAAATCCCAAACTTATATTTCAATAAACGCAAAATTGACAATTTAGTAGTTAATGGTGATATTGGAATTTCGTGCGAATACGTTAATGGCAAAATTCATGGGAAATATTTGCAATATGAAAAACATGGTTCTAAATGGATTTTAAGGATTTCGTCCAATTACAATAATGGCAAATTAGATGGTGAACACATTAGATATTTTTTAAATGGATCGGTGAATATCAAATGTAGTTATTCAGATGATGATTTACATGGCGAGTACGTAAAATATTCGTATTCGGGACAAATTGAACAAAATTCAACATATAACCACGGAAAACTACATGGAACACATTTTGTGTCAAATAGTAATTTTAGTCACAATACAATTAATTCTAATTATATTAATGGTATATTGAATGGAGAATTTATTATGGAAACAAATTCTGAAACAAATAAATATACCTATATTATGGGAAAAAAGAACGGACCGTCTGAAACAATTTACCATAATAATGATAGTGACTATAATTATGATGACTATCCTCCTAATTATGATGATAATGACCATAAAACAACATGCAATTATTTGAATGATGTATTACATGGAGACTATACAATATATAATTTTAAGAATGAACTTAAACTCCAATGCAATTATACTAATGGACTAATTGATGGAAAACAGGTATCTAAAACAGATCGAGGAATGAATACACAAACCTATTCACTTGGAAATGTTGTTGGATTGAGTGAAGTTAAAAATACTGATGGAATATTGTTATCGTCTTGTACATATGAATTAATTGATGGCAAATCATATAAAGTCGGAAAAGAAATGGAATATTTTGATAATGGAAAGATTCGTATTGCAATTAATCATGGAAAACCAACTATTCATCATTCATATTATTTGGTAACTAATGGTACATGTACTGAATATTATGAGTCTGGGCAAGTAAAACACGAATCGCGATACGATGATGGTCATTTACATGGAAATTATGTAAATTATAATTCAGATGGTAGCAAAAGTACAGAAATGGTTTATGAAAAAGGAGAATTACATGGAAATCACATAACTTATAATTCTGATGGTAGCAAATGTGGAGAAAAAGTTTATAAAAAAGGCGTATTACATGGAAATAAAACAGAATATATAACTTTACCAGACAAATCAGTTTTAAAAAATGTAATAAAATATACCAATGGAAAAATAGATGGTAAATATAAAGAGTATGATAATTTTGGTAAGTTACTTGTTGATGGAGAATCAAATAATGGAAAAAGGATCGGACTTTATACAAAATACAATGGTGATAGTATAGAATGCAAATTAAACTACAGTAATAATGTTATTGATGTTCTTGAGGCGAATGATAAAACTGGCAGAAATTTAATCTTTGAAGAGGGTGATCAAATAGGATATAAGGCATGCAGGTCAGATGGATTGAACGTTTTTGTCAAATTATTAATTCCTAAAGAAGCCAAAAGAACAAAATATCTAATGAATTCTGATAAATTACGGGCAGAATATGCAAAGGTTTTGGAAATATATGATGAAAATGGTAATAAGTACGATGCTGCCGTATCGCATGTGTCTTCAAATAGACTTGTATATAAACTTGGAGAACTTGTATATCCAGATAAATACAATGATAATATGGAAGAACCTTGTGGAAGCGGTATTAATTTCCACAAATATGAAGATATGTGCAAACAATGGTTTAGAAACGGATATTAATTTATTTTATTTATATTATTATTTCATTTATAATAAAATTGAAAAAGTAAATAGTATAACACATAATTAAATATATTAGTAAATATAATCGTTAAGCATGGAACAATTAGATTTGAGACCAACTGTTACAAAAAAAGGAGAGTTTACCGTCAAACTTGGTGAATTTACTATACGTGGTAGGTCTGTAGGAGGATGCGAAACTTGTATCATTATTGAGGAACTTGCTATAGCATTTGATATGGGATATCAAGCGGAATTATTAGAAAACGTACAAAATGTATTTATATCACATGGTCATATGGATCACATCGGTTGCTTGCAATATTGTCATGCCAATAGGGCACTTCATAATATTACGTGTCCTTGGCAAATAGTTATGCCACAGTGTTATATCGACCCATTTAAGACAATCGCAACTGCATTTTCATCATTGGGTCGAGGCGGTTATCCTCGAGAATTTCAAAAATGCACTTTTGCGGATGGTAAAGAAATGAACGTTATTAAACCGTTTGAAAAAATGCGTGTAAGCAAACTACAAGATTCTGAAACCTGTAACTATTTTCCATTAATAAACAAAACGAATTTCTTTGCAACAGCCTTTAAAATGAAACATAAAATTGAATCGTATGGATATGTTATTTATGAAAAACGTATAAAATTAAAGGACGAATACAAAGGATTATCAGGTAAGGAAATTAAAGCATTAAAAGACCAAAATATTGATATAACGTACGACTTATCTTTACCAACTATTGCATTTACTGGTGATACAACGATTGATCCCATTTTGGCAAATTCTGATTTTTTGAATGCAAAAATACTGATAATGGAATGCACACACTTTCCAGATTCAGATGTTGAAAATGCTGTAAGTCATGGTCATGTACATTTCCAGCAATTTGTTGATAATTTGGATAAATTTAAAAATAATTGGATAGTACTATGTCACTTATCCCAGAAATATAGAACATATGTAGATGTTGAGGAATATTTAAAGGCTATTCCAGATGATATTAGAAAAAAGATTGTTGTATTAGTTTAATTTATTCGTTATACAGATATAATTATTGAATTATACAAATGTCTATCCATTTTTTGTATCGCTTCTATTAAATTTATTTGCCATAAAATAATATAAAATTGAATATATCTATGATTAATTTATAATATAAAGTCATATAAATTTATAATATAAAGTCATATAAATATACTATAAAATATGGAAAATAGCTTGACTAACAATGATTTTGTATTAAAATTACCCACTGGACAAAAGAAAATTCGTAGGGAATGTAATAATTTTTCATATCATCATAACTATTATCCATATAAAACTGATTTTTATAAAAAAAATTCGACGATAAACACAACGTTTCCAATAGTAAAAATCAATGGTAAAACTGATAATATATGCATATACGAATGTGAAAATATATCGGATCAAAAAAAATATGGGCCTATTGAACCCTATTATTTCCAAATACCAATAACAAATAATTTTATAAAACTAGAAATTGATAGTAAATTAAAATTACCCTATTTGAATGTCACCAATTTGAAAATCCCCGATACGGAGATAATTGCAAATACCATTTATTTGCATATGATTTTTGATATTAAAGACAAAAACGAGTCTGGAATTATGTTTCCATATTATATTAAGGATGAATTGATTATTGGAAAAACTATTGATGAAAACTATTTCATCTATAATAAAAAGTTATTGTTTTCATATACAAAAATAAATTTAACGGGTGGTGTTAAAAACCATACAGATTTTGAGGAACGCTATTTAATTAAACCAACATTTGATGAAATAACAAAATCTGGATTTATAACTGATTACAAATCTGAAATTAATACATTTTTACAAACAATAAATAACAAAATACATAAGGATCTTTGTAAATATGTGATCGAAATTAGAAATAAAAAAACGGAAAAACTAAAAATAACATATAATGTGCATTCTGTTTAATTTAATTTATGTATCATCTAATATTGTGTTTAATAATGGATGAAAACCATATTATATAATTTATTGCGGACCATCAAAAAAATTCGTGCATTATGATAGTTGATTTATGCAATCAACTATCATATCATTGTATCGGAAAGCTGTGCCAGAGTTCGCTGTGTTTATTTAATGATTTTATTTAATAATGTAAACCAAATGTAATCTTAAATGAGAACCATATATAGAACCATCATTTATGTGGTTATAACCAATATAATAACCACATTTTGCAGCCATTTGGTGTGCTGCAGATTTTCCGCGCATTCCAATAGATGATCACATAAATTGGTTATCTTATATTCGATACCTATTAGATTATGATTGATGCATTATATTGATTGAAATTTATGGATGCATCCATCATATTTAGTTAATGTTCCAAAAAATTGAAGATATAATTAGTATAAAGTCTCTTGATAATTGTTACTATTAAATTCACATCAAATAGATACATAATATGAGTGATCAACAAGCTTTCAAAGAATTGCGAAAGGAAATTAATGATGAAATCATAGATGCATCCGATTCAAGAACATGTAGACTCATCAAAAACTTCTTGCGTAAATTTGACGGAACCAAACATAAGTTATCCGTATCATATTCAGCAGAAAAATTAAATCTAAAACTTTTGCGTGACACGCGGTTACCAAAACTCAATTTTGAAATTCCCAAGTTTATTAGTACTGCCGAAGTTATTGTCAAATATGTTGATTATATTTCCAAACCTCAAACTTTTGATTTTAATGTTGGAGATTTTAACACACAAAACTGTGATGGGATAGATTTGACACTATATAATTATGCATTCGGTTTAGTGAAATCATTATCTATCACCACCGGCTCTTTCGAAACAATTACCACAACATTTGATGGTACATGTTTGAAAATCCATTCTTTGCAACCATTTGCAACCAAGGGCTTTGAGTATGGACCAGCCTGCGAATCAAGTATAATTATTCCTGTTTGGATCCGTACAATATCTGTCACATGTGAATATATTGATCCATTAATTTAATTTATATTGTTTTGATAAGATTAAAATTGAATTTACTTTTATCAACTTATGTAAGCATTTTATATTAGATAATTAAATGACTAAACGAAAAGCTAGTGAATTGGATGAATCTAATAAAATCGAGTATGTAAAAATTAGTAAGAATTTGGATTCTGAATCTTTAAAAAAATATTATGATAAAATAAAATTATACAAGCTTTTTTATCCGTCAGTTTTATATTGCGGAGGGAGATGCAGTTTAGAATATGAATTGGGTAAATACGAATATTTTGACTCTGATGACGAACTTGAGAAATATAAGATGCAAAACGGTCTGAAACTTAGCACATTTTATGTTGGTAAAACGCCACCATTTGAAGATATTAAATATAGTCATATGTATTATTTCGAACAGGAAGACGATTTAAAATTAGATGAATTAGACCGTGAATTTACATTAGAAAATATGGATACTGATAAATTTGCTAAGCATGAATTATTCGGATTATTTTCAGTTCCTGGTTACCATGGATTTTTTCGGCCAAGTTATGTTGAGGCAATAAATTTGATTAGTACTAAAATAAGTTTAGATGATCTTGGGGGTATTGAAAGAATTTATTTGACAACTGAACCACATCCGTCAGATAAAGCATATGAATGTTATAATAATAAAATCGATAAATTTAAAACATTAACCACAATTTATGTAGTTAAATCACTTTAAAGTCCACTTTTATTTTATTAAAATTAAATTTCATTTATCAATAATCACGTTTTCCAGTAACAAATTGTATGATTTGATGATGCTAAAAAAAATTGAATTGATAATTATCATGCATACCCTTTATAATTTGCACTTATATATCACATTCTATTCCCTGCAATAATGCGTTACTACTTTTTGTTGCTCGCATTGGCCTTTTTTGCATGCGTATTTACGGTTCATGCTGACGATTCTCACTTCACATGTCAGATTGGTCAAGATGCTTGTAATTACTACTGTCCAACTTGTAATGATAAAACAATGGCTCAATTGGTTGCAGTAACTACCGCGAGTTTAATCAACGATTCCAGACTTAATACTATTGAAAATTCTGAGATAATGTATTTGTATAATTATTCAGCGAGTGTTATATCTAGAGGTAGGGATACGGTTTCTGTCGTTTGTTTACTTAGACCATATGATTCCGCATCACCTTGGTGCAGTGGAAAATGTGATTCGTGTGGGGACTATTCATATTGTCAAGCATTTATGTCGCAAATCAACACGATGAAAAAAATAAATGGAAATATTCCGAGTAATTTACAACTTATGTATCAAACTATGACAACAATGTGTTCTGGATATAATACACCCAGTAATATTGATTATAATAGTAAATATAACAGTGCTGTTACCAATTCAGTACATATTACTAATGTTATATTAATATGTCTATTGGGGTACTTTTATCAATATATGTATTAACTAGTAAAATGATGTAAATAGGTTTATTTTTATCTATTTCTTTTGAATACATATATAACGCACATGGAATCACTTTTTGTTTATTTACATTGATAAAATTGAATAAACAAAATTTTGATTATTCTCGCATACCAAGTTCAATACAAAAAAATTATACATTTGACTGATTAAATTTTTTTCAGATGGACCGTTAATTTGATAATCTCATTTTGTTTATCAACATTTTCGTCTATTATATATGGGTAAATAATATTATTAGCATCAGTGATCCCAAAAATATTATTTAACTTATTAAGAACATAAAGCCTTTTCTTAACATAAGCTTCCTTTTTACTAGGTCTAGTTTTGTAGCTAGAACCATTATTTTGATTAGATGGAATTGCATCTTTATTATTATTTTATAGTCTCGACTTGACAACCAGCAAACATATAATTAAAATTTACAAAGCGCACAAATATTAATTTTAAAATAACACTTGGAGCAATACTGATGCAAACATTCTCTAGGAATTAAATTATCATTCTCATAACAGATTGCACAACTATCATATTTACCTACTAGTGATAGTCTTCTATAAAACATGAATATGTGCTTAATTTTGAGTAATTCGCTAGCTTTATCTTGAGCAATTTTAGATGTTAATTTAGACAAATGGTAATATTTGCGAATATCATCAAGTTCTAGTTTAATATAATTGTTAATGGCATATAAATTTTCTCTATCGATAGCCATTAATAAATAATTTTTGGCTTCCTCAATATTGTTTTTATTAATTAATAAGTTAGCATAATTATTCATGGCATTTGAATTATTTTTGTCGATAGCTATTAAGAAATATTTTTTAGCTTGATCTATTTTATTTTCTTTAATTAAAAGATTAGCATAATTTACAGCGGCATTAGAACATCCATTATGAATTGCCATTAATAAATATTTTTTGGCTTCCTCGATATTGTTTTCTTTTTCCAATAAATTTGCATAATTATTCATTGCATTAGGATTTCCTTTATCGATAGCCATTAATAAATATTTTTTAGCTTTATTAATATTATTTTCTTTGATTAATAGGTATGCATAATTATTTATTGCCTCGCTGTCTTCCTTATCGATAGCCATTAAATAATATTTTTTAGCTTCTTCAATTTGATTTTCTTTTTCAAGTAAACATGCATAATTGTTCATTGCCTTTGAATTTTCTTTATTGATAGACATTAAATAATATTTTTTAGCTTCATTTATTTTATTTTCTTTTTTGAGTAAATATGCATAATTATTCATAGCATCAGTATATTCTTTATCAATAGCCATCAAATAATATTTTTTTGCACTTTGATGATCATTGGAACTTTCATATTTAATTGCAATGTAATAATATATAGCAGGATCATCATTCACATTATCAATATTATTATTTATCAGTACATTATATATTTTATCAATGTCTTTATCGTTATAATAATCTTCATTTAAAACAAAATTATATTTTTGAAGATACAATTTAATAGTATTTAATTTAACGTTTTCCATTTTCTGTATACAATATAGTCATAAAAACTTCAAAAAAATTATCATATTTTTTATTTTTGAATTAAATAAAAAAAGCAAAATCTTTATACAAGTCACAACTGGTCAAGAAACGAATGAATCAATAGGTAAATAATTAACATACTCATCATTATAAATAAATTAAAATAAATTTGCATAATTATATATTGTTTTAGTATATTCTTTATCAATATCCACAAGCTTTTGAAGTTGGCTAATAAATAATGTTTTCTTCATTTACTAGAGTGAGTTTTTAGGATTTGATAAAATTTACTTACCTTTATTTATCAATAAACAAATATTCAACTTACTTAATCTGTTGACAGTATCACTGGATAAACAGTATTGTCGAAGGCTCTGTGATCCCACACACAAAGTGTTTCAACATCAAATCCAGAGTGCCAATTATACTTTTGCATTTCCTTGTACAAATTATCTGTCGGAAATCCTTCGAGCTTTTTAACACTCCTGAATTCGAATGCAACTCCATAGTATCCGGCATCCTTCACACGATACCAATCAATTTTGTCGTGATCTTTGCATGTTGTCAGCTCAATTTTCTCCAAGAAATCTAGTTTGACGAGTTCGCAAACGGTTCTCAAAGTGTAAAAATCGTTCGCATCACAGTACGGCTTTACGTTTGGATAAAGCTTTTTCAAACTATTTATTGTGTCGCCGATAAACTTGAGGAGATATTCCGGATTTTGTTCAAAAAAAGTTGTCACGTCCTTGAATGCTCGCTGATATTTTTCAAACGATTCGAGTTTTGTGCGAACATTAGGTGAATTGTGCGCCATGAGAAATGAATCATTTTTCAAATCATTACGGGCTTTCTCAATCGAATAAGCTTCATTAGTCGGTTTTGTCGATCCGTACATATCAAAGAATTTGCCAACCTCTTCCAGTGTTGATACAGTAAGAATGTTTTTTGGATTTTTGATCAGGACACAATGTGCATCAGATAACTTGTGTTTATTACATTCGTTACCCTCAGAGCATCGAGTTTCCGTATATGGATCGAAAACCCAGCTGCCATGTGAAAACCATATGCAAGCGAATGGCTTTGCAGACGATTCCTGTTCAATATCGCGTTTCGTAAAGAAATTATCCACAGGATTCAATGAACTTACATCAATAACTGTTCCATTCGAAACAGTAACCTTTTTTGATTTCGTTACAAGATCATCTTTTTTGTGAGTTCCCGTTCCAATATGTACCCACACATTTTGGGTCGCTAATGTATTTTTGGCAGAAATTGCCTTGCATGTAGAACTGCTATCGCATGAAGAGCTGCTATCGCATGTGATGATGGGTGAAGACATGGTTCAGGGTGAGAAGCTTGAGTCTTAGACGATTGGGTCTTAGATGGTTGATTTATTAAAGTCAAATAGTTAAAGGATAAAACAAATGATTTGATTTTCAATTTTATACAAAAATTTGAATAAAGGACTAACTTATGTGTCGACTAATCATCATTAACATTAATATTAATAAAATGACTACTCAAATGAATATTGATAAATGGCTGATGTACACGAATGAAGAGATGGAGTCTGAATATCATGATACTATTCTTGAAGAATTAGGCATGACTAAAGATGAATCTCATCGAAAGCTAACTCAATCTATTTATCGAATAGCGGACAGGATGATTGAAACACAATTTCGCGCATCAGATGATCATCCTTGTTATCAACGAGGAGAAAATGTTTCCGGTCACGGATTCTACCGTTTAATTATTAGGGATGAGCTTCGTAAATTGAAACCGAGTGGCGATCTCACTTTTTCAGATTTGATGACTGTCATATTGAACCCAACAACAGATAATGGTATCACAATGATTGAACTTGTAAAATGCAAAGAGAACATAAAATAGTAAGCTGCAAAACCTTTATTTTATTCATGAAAAAATAATATAATTAATAGTCATTGTACTGAATGATATGTTATTTAGGTTAATGAAGTTAGCAAAATCATATAATTTCGATGATATAATCTAAATCATATAATTTTGATGATGTCGGCCAAAATAAATTCAAATGAGAATCATATATTGAGATCGTACCATTCTGGTTATGATTAATGTAATAACCACATTTTGGAACCGTTTGGCGCGGCCGAAAAAATCGCGCATCCAATAGATAATATCATAAATTGATTAGCATATAATTAATACCATTAAGATTACGTTGAGGTCATTATTAAAATTGAAATTTATGGATGCATCTATCATAATAAGCTCAGTTAACAAAATAAATTAAAAATTAATTAATATGCATTTGCGTCTGAATAACCCATTTAAATATACACTTATATTATATATTTAAATGAATAATAATTTAACAAAAGCGTCTAATGACATCATTTCTATTCTCAAAAAAATAAAAACAGAAAATTTAACTTACAATGTCACTGATTTAACTCAACTTTACAAACCAAACGCTGGATATATTTATTGTTTACACAATGAAGTATTCAATTATTATGGAAAGAATGTTTATAAAAGTAAATAATAAAAAGTACTATATATAATAAAATGTATGACTGGTCATTTTACTGTAATATTTAAAAATTGAAATAACATGGTACTGTTATTCCTATATAAAAAGATTTCATATTCACCTCATTAACTGTCTCATTTACTGAGAAAAATGGCTTCTAATGAAGTTCTTAGTAAAAAAGCACAAAATAAAGCGGTACTTAACAGAAAATATTTGCAATATGCGAAATACAAGGAAAATGACAAATATAAGGACCCTCCTATCACTATGCATGAAGTTAAAAAATACCATCCAGATTTCCCCCTTAATGATATATTAAAATCCGATAAATTAGAAATGTTTGCATCACGGGAATTGTCCAATTTTTCTTTCTTCAAAATATGGAGGGAACAACATAAAAACTTAAATGTAAAACAAAAAAGTGATGCACGTACTAAGAATCATCGATTTCAAAATATTATTCCCAAAGATGTGTTTTCGTACATAAGCCATTTTCAAACTACAAAAGAACAAGCATTTTTGTTAAGATTGTGCAAAGCAACTAGCAATGTAGTTGTAAAATATAAAAAAAATCCAGCTAAAAGTATTATTGACGATTATTATATTTCTGCTGAAAAAATTAAAATTTTACTTGATTTGCGTTATAGACGAGATGCTAGAGGAAATGCAAAGGCATATGATTTTCAATACGACATAACAATTCCAGAAGGTTATTCTGATTATCATGTATTTATTACAAGAATAAAAATACGTCAACCATGCGGTTCTGAAACTTGTATCATTACTGGCAAAGAAAAAGTATTTGATATGCAAGTAACAACACAAATGATACCATATAATACGCTATACGAAAAAAAATATCAAACTCCATTATTAAATCTTCAAAAAATTAATGCAATTAAGAAATTGACTTTGCCAAGGTCACATTGGTCTGAAATAATTCCATATAGTTCGTCGTATGAAACTGATGTCACTTTGCCGCAGCAACCCGAGGAAAGAGGATCACATAATCCGAGGCTTTCCTGTATATTATGGAAAGCATTTGATTTTGATGGACCTTATTTCCATTACACTTGTTCCGGACATAAGCGCTATGCAGATCATATCATATTTTCATTGTTACGTGATAGTAGAACTGATATAGATTTTGAAAATAAACTTGCTACCCATGCTTATTCGCCATCAAAAAGAGTACTTTTCTTTGATACTGATGAAGGTAAAGCTTATTTACAACATGGAATTGATGCTATTCCAAAAGCAATCGAGGAGCGCAAAAGGATATTGCAAGCATATGTGGACGAGGAAGAAAGACTAATGCAGGACGTGCTTCAATTGCATTGTTAAAAATAAATAACTGATTATCATATCAGTTACATTTTTTGACTTTGCTGTTATACGGAATTTATTAATGCATCTATCCTAATCATATTTAAATTAAAAATCATAAATGCATTTATTGATAAAATTGAATAAACAAAATTCTGATTTACACTCTCGTGTAAAGTTCAATACAAAAAAACACAAAAAACAGAAAAAATGAATTCCCAATTAAAGCGAAAAAATGAATCGATTGAATTAGATGATTCAAAACTAATTAAAAAAGCTAAATTGGAAACTAATGTAATTAAAGATGATTTTTTTACATCACGAAATTGTGCAAATTGTTTTTATTATTATATTGAAAAAGAAGGTAGGTGCTCAATATGCAAAACATCAAAAAATAATAGAGATATTATTATTGCACGAAATATATTCATTAAATTTTGCGAAAAAAATAATAAGTTTATTAGTAAAAATTGATAAGTGAAACACATCTATATATATATATTCTATTAATATCGATAATATATGAAATTCAATGATAATATTTCATTCATTTATGCCCCCGGTTTATTTTCAGTAGATTTACAATATTCAAAATATTGCAGTGAATTCACTGCTGATGATGGAACAATCATAAAGTGTAAATGCGGAGGAAACATTGCATCACCAAATGTTTCCATAGTCAAATTTTCAGAAACGAAATATTATAATGGCATTACATTTAACCCGTTTAAACTGTTATTATACATCTTTTTCTACATTCAACAATTATATTACAAAATAACATGGTCGAATAAATTCAATAATAACTCTAGATATTATTCCATTGATTACACAAAAATTAATTTTGCACAACAGGATGATATTAACCAATTACAAAAAACATATGAGGATCATATCCGCAAATTTCCTAACAAAGATATAATTATTTTTGGAGTATCACGTGGATCCGCAACTGTTTTTAATTGGCTTTGTGTTAATAAGGATAAAATTAATTTAAATAAAATTAAAGGTGTTGTTTTGGAAGGAATATTTCATGATGTTAGAGCAGCATTGATGACAAAATGGTGGTATAGATTTACTGGTAAGGCGATTATTAACAGAATTTCTAAGTATAAAGAAAATGATCACTCTCCATTTAAACTTGCAGAAAATTATCCATCAATACCAACAGTAATAATATCATCATTAAACGATAAGATAGTACCATTTGCATCAACAGCAAAATTAGTTTCATGTCTGAAGCATTTGAATAATATTTCGTTAATTGCATTAAATAAAGCAGGTCACTCTACATATATTTGTGGTGATGAACATGATAAAGAAAGGTATATTGCTGGAATGACAAAATTTTATAAAACACTTAATGTACTTATTGAATAAGTATTCTTTTTATTTATTTAAAAATTCGCGCCTCAATAGATCTTTATAATAAATTAACTGCAATATAATGATATCAATTATTCAAATTAACTTTATTATATTATTACCAATTTAGAAGGTTCATCTATCAAATTATTAAATAATTTATTTTTACTTTGATGACCTCTTACCGTCTAACATAAATTTTATTTACTATTGTTTATTTCGATAAGCCGTATCAGACGGACAATTATTTTTTTATTATTTATGTAACGCAATTTTTACTCATATGACGCATATACGTCTAATAATATTTAAAATTATGTAAATAAATTAAAAATTTTCAGTGTTGCAATTTTACTAATTTTTTACAAAGTATTCTACTATTTTGGTTTCTTAAAAAGTTTTAAAATTTTATAAACCCGCTCCCCCCGATTATTTGAAAAAAAAATATGGATTCAATTTAAATGTAACATATTACCAAATATAGCTCGATCGAAGCTCTGAAATAAGCTCGAAAGCTCGATTAATTTTGTTTATTAAAATATATTTTAACAATATATAAGAAATAATGGTGTCATATAAATGTCATAGGTGTAGCAAATTATACGATAAAAAATCAAATTATGAAAGACATATCAATAGAAAAATTTCATGCAAATCGAGCGAATTTGTTGAATCCATTGAATCCAATGAATCGAGCGAATCTAAATTGTCTGCATACTTACCAAATGAAAACAATAGTGTAAATAAAAAATATCCGTGTATAAAATGCAATACATATTTTTCAACAAATAGTAATATGCATAAACACAATAAAAAATGCACAATAATTATTACAAAAGAGGATCAAAATATTATAATTCAACAACTTCTTACTGAAATGACTAATCTTAAAGAGATGAATAAAAAACATACAGATGAAATTTCAACACTTAAATCGCAAATTGTAAATGCATCAAATATTAATAATATTGACAAGCAACAAAATGTGACTAAACAAATAAACAATAACATAAATAATAACAATATTAAATTGGTTGCTTTTGGCAAAGAAGATTTAGGATATATAGAAGATAACATTATTAAAAAGATATTAGCTAAGGGATTCTCAAGTGTTCCTAAATTAATTGAACATATTCATTTTGATAAGGACAAACCTGAATATCATAATGTATTTATTTCCAATATTCGAACAAAAAAAGCACTAACATATGATGGTGGTGATTGGGTTTTAAGAGAAAGCAATGATGTATTCGATACATTAAAAACAAATGGATGTAATTTCATTGATGAGAAATTTAGTGATTTATCTAAAAAAGGAGAGCTTAATGAGCCAATTACTAAAAAAATAAAACGTTTCATAGATCAAAGAGATGAAGATGAAGAACAGGTTAAATTAAATAATGATATTGAAATGTTGCTTTATAATAAGAGAAAAATAACAATGACTACAAAAAAGAGACTAGATGAACAAGAAAAGAAACAACTAGAAAACTAAGTATTTTTTTTTATTATTAGAATAATTTAACCAAAAGAAATAAAAATGAGCTTCATATATAGATCTAGTTTTTATTTGTTATTTTCAATATACTAACCCCCATTTTGAATCCACAAGCATCTTTAGAGATGCCGGTCCACAACAAGTTGTATGATTTGGTTATGCGCGAAAAATCCGACCCGATAGATGATCATAATAAATTAACTTTCATACAATTATATCCAATACCCATATCTTAATCATTATATGGTTCCCAATTTATGATTCACATCAATCATATTATTATAACTTAATAAAAACCATCTTCTAAGTAAAATTGAATTTGTCAATTATTGAGGTCTCTATATAACTTTATTTTATAATATAATCCATTGGAATCATAAGCATATCAAAATGAGTACCAATACTGAGCGAAAGGATGCCAAGTATTTTCGAAATGAATACTATCTTAATAAATCAAAGGATGAACGTCTCGTGATGGCTTCATTACAAGCCATTGATCGAGTCAAGCGAAGGGAACTAGAGAAACTCGCTAGAAAGAAGAAAACAATGTCTATCGCACAACTCGAAATCCTTCGCCAAAAAGAAGCCATTGCTAAGGCAGCTGCTCGAAAACTTGCAGCTGAAAAGAATGCTTACATGGACAGAGTTGTCAGTATGGCATGTTTGTTCTAAGATATTTATTCTCAAGTTATTTGCTTTTATCGATCATATGCACCACCATAATATGATGCATCACCAAATGGATATATTTCTCTGGGTAATTTTTTATAGTTTCTTGCATCCATTTCTAATATATTGCGAACTATTATCTCTGCGGGTCTTCTTAAAGGACCCAATGGAGCACTATAATATGGGATTTCATTATCTTTTATTGACATACTGTAACGAATATTATTAATATAATAGCTAAATGCAACTTCGTAGTCGTAATTGATTCTCATATCACCATAATCAGCGAATTGACCCCCACGTATTCCATCAACAACACAATTTAGTGACGGATCAATTTCATTTATAATTTTAGTTAAACTTTGCCTCATCATATTTATCTTTAATATTTCCATTTTTTTTGTTTTTTCATTTAATTTTTCAGTTAATTTACTAATCTCATTTTTAATTGTATCACACTCATTTGTTATAGTATTATATTCAGATATAATAGTATCCAGATCGCTCATATTTGAATTATTTGCTTTAGTGCTATGTGTTTTTATATTAAACTAAATAATGGTAATTTCAATTTTATTTTGTTTAATATTCGTAGATGATCATAATAAATTGATTATGATATAATAGCAACCAACGAGTCACGCCCTATTCATTGTATGGTTTCCAATTTATGATTTAAAAAAAATTAAATTAGTTTTGATATTCTTGATTTGCAATTTTTAATTAATGCACCATTAAAGTTTTCAGTGCACATTTTTCTTTTAGAATTTACTTTTAATGATATGGAATTTCTGTCATCAATATTTAAATTTGAGGCCAAAATTACTTCTACATAACAATCACTATTTTCGACAATAATTTTTCTGGTGATTGTATCACGTTCTTTTTTGTATCTTTTTTGTGCAACACTATATAATCCATTGTCGTAATTAACGATATCTCCAACATGTATACTATTAAATTTGTATGTTTCATCAATTTGTTTTAAATTAAATGCATCGACATCATTCTCAGACGTATATTCAACAGTTTTTAATGTTTCCATATCGATAACTAATTTTTCATCGCCACAAATAAAGCTGAGATATCTGAAAAATGTGAATTTAGTCATATACGGTATACTATTTCTATCATTTGTGATTTTAATATAATCTTCAATTAGTTCAGCTGGCAAAAACCAACATTTGGCATTAATCATTATTTTATCATTACCAATCATACTATTAAATAGATTATAGCAATACTCTCTATTTTCTAATAAATATTTTTCACCAAACATTGGTTTAATGTGTGGATCGCCACCACCACCAACCATTGAGCGCCAGTTGACTATAATTTTCGATTCAGGATTTATTAAGTCGTAAAAAGATTCTGCATTTGAATCATGATTAGTAATTGAATAAAATGTACCTAAATTGTTTGTTGTTGTTTCATTAAAATCAGGAGTTCCTTGAGCAGTTATGACATTAAAGTTCTTATTTCCAGCTAATGCAGTTGCTGAAATAAATTCCCAAACTTGTGGCGAACTCCAGAAAATTTCTCCCATATTAACGGATGACACGTTGATTAATAATTTTGCCCCAGATGCTATTGTAGCAGTTCCTGTCACATTAATTGCATCATAATTAGTACCTCTACCATCCGTAGTACTTGATCCTAATTCCCATACTGTTATTGAGTCTGTTTCTAAATTTAATGTGTCAACAGTTTGAAATCCTGGCGAATTACCGATATTTAAAATACCACCAGATTCAACAGTTAAAATGTTGTATGATCCATTACCTTTTAACGTTCCACCAGCTTTAACGACAACTTGCACATTTTGATTAGTATTTTCTCCTAATACAACGGTACCATCAAATACAGTAATTATTCCTGTAAAATCTGGTGAATTAACTGTTGTAATACCAGAACCTGTTTTTTTAAATGGCGAGCTACCGGTAAGATTTGTTAAGTTTGATGCCGTACTTGCTGTATATTCAATTAAATGTGGATATTGAATTTCACCACATACAAATCCACCGTCGAGGTTTATTATTATTTTATAATAGAAATTTGTAAACGTTCCGTTAATATTAACTGCACCATTGAAAGTTATTGTTTTTGCATATGGTCCATCCTCGAAATATACAGCACCAGCCGATGTAAAACTGTTATTAAATATTAAAGAATCTCCATTTAAACTAATTTTTGTTTGCCCAGTATTTTCTGATATTACTGGCACATCAAAAGTAACTGGTTTTCCAAAATAATTTTGTGGAAATCTTATAGTTGAATTATTAGTTTTAAGAATTAATTTACTACCGTTATTATTATTCATGAAAATTATCGGATAGTTTGATGTCTGAATATCTAACCGGTAACTAAATGATACTTCCCCGCCTAAATCTATATACAATGGCTGATAAGTTTGGTTATTTATAATAATATTTCTATCAGTGAAGTTTGGATAACTAACCGGTCTTTCATAAACTTGTGTATTTACATCATACCAATAACTTGAGTTACTAAATGATATTGGTGACTCTGCGCTATTTGCTTGACCGGAACTTACCCTAAATTCTGATATTAAATTGCTTGTCATTTATATATTTAGTAAATAATTAATTAAATTTGGTGGGTGAAGAATAGTTCAAAATTATATTAAATTTATACATAAATCCAATTTTAGAATTTTGTAAAAAAATATTATTTATCATACATTATTCATTAACATAAATAATATATTTAAGGCTCGATAGATGATCATGATAAATTAACTTTCATACAATGACAACCAGAGACCCATAGCTTATTCATCGTATGGTTTTCAATTTATGATTCATATCAATCAAATTGTAATAACAACAGATGGTGAGGACTAAAAGGAACTTACTAAAGGGTATAATATTGCTATTGGAAATAAGAAAACAGATAAAATTGAATTTAATATGAATAATAAATTCAATAAGATAAAGTTAAAATATAATATATTTCTAAAATGGATCAATCTAATAAAATGACTGAGGCTGACATTAAGGAAAAAGTTAAACAGCTTACTCTTCATTTGGAATTTTGTGATGAATCCCAAAGGGCCGATATTATTAAGAAATACTTTGGTGACTTTTGTCATGTGGCTTATATGCATGGACCAAATTTCAAAAAAAATATATATTGCGACTAATTTTTTACTAAAAGTTTATTCGGAAAAATATGCTACTGTGGATGTAGTTAGAGATGATAAAATAAACGTTTGTAATTTTATTTTGAATATATGTTTTCCCGGCGAAAGAGCATATAGCATTCCTTCTTCAACATCATTTACACTTGAACCAGTAACATGGATAATGTGAAAAAATTGAATTAAGATGTGCTATTTAGTATTTTAGTTTATAGAAATTTATTTATCAAAGATGTACTCCAAATGGCTAGAATTCAAAAACAATCCTGCAAATACTAAACGAATAAAGGATGATTATAAAGAATATGGTGGCGAATCAAAATTTTCTTTAGAGGATGATTTATTTAATAAATTTATTAGACAAATTAAAGACGCTGACGATTATGATTGGGATAATAACGTTTTTAATATCGAAACATGTTTAATAAAAGATTTTCCATTAAATGAACAAATCGAATTAATTAATAAATTTGTCCCATATTGTTACAGATTTGCATGGAGTGCAGATTATGAAATAGTTAAATGTATTTACATACTTTGGAATAAATATATGGTGAACAACTCTGCTATACCATTAAATAAAGAAGTATGTGATGCATTAGAATCAATCAGGACTAATTTGTTACCCATGGCAACAATGACCCAAGACGAATTATGGAAACTTGGTGAACAACCTGGAAAATCGAAATATTACAATTGGCATTTATTAGCATGTTTACCATTACTTGGAGATGAAGGATTACCTGTTTTAAATAATATTATTAAAATGCGTTATGGAGATGCCGAAGATTTATTAATGTTTGGATTATATCAATATGATCCAAAAATCTTTTATAATAACCTTAAACAAATACTTCTTTACTGGTATAAACATGACAATATTGGGTTTAGTGGTGCAACAGGTATGTTAAGCAAGTTGGAGTTAATTATTAAAAAATACAAAAAACATGGCATTAGTGTTTTACATGATCCCGAATTAAAGAATATTTTTTACGCCGAAAAAAATGGGGTAGTATGCCAAAGATTTGATTTAAATGAAGGGGGTGAAATTGTAGCCATGGCTAGTAGTAATATAACTTATTTTGAATATTTGTGAAAAATTGAATAACTAATTGCAAAATTGACTATTAACTAATTAATTTATATTAAACTGCAAAGATGGGTAATAAATTCTCAAGTTTCGAAGCGTGTGATAAAATATCAAAAACTTTCGAGTTTAATAAACACTATTCAAACGACGAAGATGATTGGTATTCATCTATGGCTTCACGATTGTTGCCATTAATAAATTGGGATATATATTTTAAAAATCCTCCAGCAACTTTTACACATAAAAAATTTATTGATGGCATACATAGTATTATGACTCGCTCTGATGATTTGATTAAACCTGTAAATTTAAAATATCAATATCATGTTATTGAAAAATATCCGGAATATTTTTCTTGGATTAAAAAAGAAGATGGTAAGCCATCGATATTAGATAAATATAATGAGCGATGGTATACTAAGGAGTTTTATGCAAATTGTGTTATTAAGTGTATAAACAGTTATTTTAGAGAATATAAATTAAATTCTGACAACATGATATTATTTGGTCAAACCATAACATTTATTGAGGATGATTTATTAAAAAATTTAATTTCAAATGTTAAAAACATGACGAACTGTGAAAATTTGAATGATTTTAAATATTGGAAATGTGTTGTGAATAAACTAAAAAATGATATTGATTTTCTAATTACTTATTCACAATATATTAAATTAAATATCACAGTTGTTTTTTCTTTGACTTATACCCATGGTTATTATAGTTCGTATAAATTAGAACAAGCAAATGTGATTATCAAACAAGAACCTATAGACCCTAAAAAATATTACGATGTGATTGAATTGTACAAGGAATATTTGTTCACTAATAACGATTTAGTATTAAAATACAAGAATGATATCGATTTTTTGGTAAAATATGCCGATAACATTAAAGATAAAATTAATGTTATTTTTGATGGTAAAATAAATACTGACTATAAAGATAATCCTGATTTTTACTTGAAGTATATTAAATTGATTCCAGTTTATAAAACTTATTTGACAAATCAAAATTTAACTCATATAATAGTTAAATGCAATTTAGGTAAGGATTTCATATTAGAATACAAGAATTATGTCAGTACAAAAACATTACTTGAAAATATGACACTATCCCAGCTATTTGAAATGGGAAATTTGGTCAAGGATATTATGTAATTTATTTATATACGTAGTAACCATTCTGGTATAATAAAAATTGATATCTTAATTGTAATTTACGTTAAATTATAATTATCAATATACCAAAAAATGTCATCAGTTAAAAGGTATAGATATGATTTAGACTCAAAACCTAGTGATAGATGGACACCAATAATTAATGATTTTAAAGATAAAATACCGATGTTGCGCACCGAAATAGATAAATTATTAGTATCAATGTCAGTGTCTCCAACTATTTTGTTTTGTATTAGGCAATTGATGAAGCTTTATAAAAGTAATATATTTTACTATGACGAACTATGCTGTTTATCAGAATTATTAGATATTCCTTTAGAAAAAATATTATTACTTCAATTATCATATGAGTGTAACGCCATGTGCACAAGTGTTGTCACAAAAGTGAATGGAAAATTTATGCATTACAGAACAATGGATTGGGAATTACCTTTTCTAAAAGATATAACTATTGAGTTGGAATATATTAAAAATAATAAATCAATTGGCTTAGTAACAACATGGGTAGGTTATGTTGGTGTTTTAACAGCTATATCACCTAATAAGTATTCCATATCTGTTAATTTTAGAATTACTGGAGAAAGGGGACTGCTCAAGTTTTTAGGAAATGTTAAAAGTACATTGCAATTAAAATGGCCGGTTGGTCATATGGTTAGACATATACTCGAAAATGAGTATGACTATGATACCATGGTAAAATTCATAAAGGAAACGCAACTAATTTCACCAACGTATCTTACAATAGCTGGCGAAACTAATAAACCAAGAATAATAATACGCGAACCGTCAGAAGTTGTTAGTGACAAATCCTCTGATTTTACCGTTCAAGCGAATATGGACAGTATTGATTCAGATCCGCGATATGACATTTTGGATAGTAAAGGAAGAATAGCATTTGCTAATAAAGTTATTACTGATAATAATAATAATTTTACTTCTAGCGATGTATTATTCGAAAGCTTTAATAAAGATCCTGTAATCAATGTAGAAACAATATACATATCATTATTGGATCCTAATAATTATACATTAAAAACAATGTTGTCATAATTTATTTATTAACAATCTTGGCATTGTTCAACAGATGTAACATTGTATGTATTATCTAATTTATGCCACACAGTTACCACATGGCAACCACTTTCATGTTTGACACGGAATTTATAATTAGTTCCAGCAACTGTTTGTCTAGAATAAGTGTGATTAGCATGCAAATGTTCTAAAGACAAATGTGATACAGTTGAATTACTTAATAAATTAAAACTATTTGATAGTACATTTCTGCTGGTTTCATCAGCTTCTCTGAATTCAGAATAACATCCAACGTTTCTTTGACATGTTCCGTTTTCACAAGTTATTGACATTTGATAATTAATATTAGGGATATTTGTTTATATATTATTTTCTGTAGATTTTAGATATAAAGCGATTGCGCAAAATACCGGAATTATTGCCATTTGGAGATATTCGCAAATAGTTGGTTTAGGTTTAGGTTCAAATAATTTGTTAAATTTTTCAATATTTCCAACAGTGAATGTTTTGTCGCTAGAATCATATATAATTTTACACTGATCCATAAATCCGTAGCCAGAAAATTTGTATTTAGATTCTTCGCCTTTAATTTTTATCATACATCCTCCATTGTAGTCGTAATAAGATTTATTTTGCAGTTTATTTGTTAGAACTACATCGAATCCTGGTGAAAATGTTGTTTCACTAGTAACCGTATTAAAAATTTCAATTCCCTCTCCCCATATAGTCAAGTCTATATCAATTATGTCGCTGTTAACTTTATTAGTTCCGTCGTTAGTAACATATTGGGTCATTTTTTTTTTTGTTAAACTATTATTATAATAAATAATTATGCTATGTATTTAGTATTCAATTTTAATTTTTAGTAGAACTAATTGAATTTCTAATTTGGTCTGGTAAATATTTTGTGACACTAATTCTATTATCAAAATCCTTCGTGAAGTCTGCACCAATCGATATAATAACTTGATAATTTGTAGAAAATATACACATGTCATTAGCAATATGAGGTAATACAGCCCACCATTGTTTCGCCTTAGCTAATGTGTCATAAATACCATCCATCCTATAATATTCATCACAAAGAATTCCATCAACAATATTATCCTCAATCAATTTTTCTACTTCTTTTTTACATTTTAGATACTGGTTGTAATTAATTAAAATAATTTTTTTTGACAACCTTTTATTTTTGTCAAAAAGATCACTTATTACACCAATATCTATTTCTGAATAATTTAGTTGTTCAATCAATGTTTGTTTAATTTGAGTATGTATCATATTTGGACTAAAAACCAAACATAATTTATAATTTTTTGATTTAACTATTGAAAGAGTATTATAGGTTTTTGAACAGCCTGGTTGTACACTTATTAGGCCTCTATCATAGTCATGGCTTTCTTTAAGAACTTTATTAGCGGTTTTTTTCATAGAGTTTAATGCACTGTTATCAAGATTTTGCATTTTATAATGGTTATGCAAACAATTTTATATATTTGACAGGTTAAATAATCAAATATCAATTTTTTAATATTTTTCCGGTTATTCTTTCAAATTCAATATCAAAATCCGGCATTGTTTGGTCAATATCTATACGATATCCATCATATAACCTTTTTAAATCTTCCATTTTTACGTCAATTCTTTCATTTTTCATATTGCTTGTTTTATACTCAAATATTTCGTCAAAAATATCATTAATGAATTCGCAAATACCATTAATGTCATTGTAATCACATAATCCCTTTGATAATAAGTATCTTTGTATTTGATTATTTTGTTCATCACCAATTATATCGTTTGGTATTTTACTAAGCGAATGTTCTAAATTTATTTTTACATATATTTTATTTTCATGTATTTCAAATGTTGTATTTATATCTGTTTTTGGTTGTGTATTTAATAATCTTAAAACAAAATTAATATCAAAATATATACTGAAATTTTCAAAAATTAGTTTTTTAAAATCTTCGACTGATATCAAATAATTATTTTGTTCCATTTAAAATTTATTGATATATAAATTTGGCGTATTATCAATATAATTATTCTATATTAGTATGTTAAGTTAAAACATGACTGATATAGATTTAGATAAGTCGGTATTTTATATTGGAAGTTGTAGATATCAATCATTATTCCCGCAAAATTTTCCTCCAAGATTACATACAACTAAAGAGGTTATACATTTTTTAAGACATGTAGATACTATGGATAAATATTTAGAACATCCATATTTGAATTCTATATTTGGAGATTGTATTGGATGCAAAGATATTAAAACTTCATTTATTGAATTTATTGAAAAGAGAAAAGAATTTATGAATGGTATAAACACGGTTGTATTGGAATTATGCTCGAGAAAAGTAGCTTACATAAATAATATACCAGTAAGTCACTTTTTTAGTAAAAAATTAATTACAGAGAATATTGCTAAAGAAGTTATACTGACAAATAATGTTATACGAGATGATTTGATTATAATAAAAAATATATTGAAACGAAAATATAATATAGACAACTTGGTGGTTATTCCTCATATTAATTTAAAATTAAAAGGAACAGGAAAAGAAATACCCTCTAGACACGGCCTTACCAGTGCTCTTAAATTTATTTGTGAAAAACTTGATATAACATTTATAGATATTGAAAAAGGATTTAGTGGATATCTTGATGATGTTTTAAGGGATGGAAATCATTTTAACAAATATTCTAGATATACAGCATATAAATATGTGTGTGAAACTCTTGGAATAAGTATTAATAATATCATTAAATTTGAACAGGATATCAAGAATGATAAAGTTGAAAATACAAAAGCTGAGTAATTCTATTAACTATTATATATAAACAAAACTTGTATAGAAATGTCAAGCGCAAATGAAACATTGACTGATGTTTGCTTAAATAAATTGAAACTACAATGTTTATTATCTAACTTGCATCTTTTGATTAGTGACAAACTTAGCTATGCTGACTCAATGGACGTTCTTAATGAACTTATTAATCACTCCGAAACAACTCCAATATTCAAAACACAAACAATTTTCCAAAATCAAAACATTGCCGACAAATTAAATAGCGCTATTGAAGAATTAGAGAAGCGTGAAAAACAAAGAAATGATATTAAAAATGAAATTTTCCCATATGTCGCCGTTAAAACTTCAGATCGTATTGACAAATTTTTGCGTAAATTTCATGGACTAAAATGTATGATATCTGCGGCGAATTCATTTGTTGAATTGAAGTTGAAGCTTCTCAGAGACCCACGATTACCCAAACTTGATTTTGAAATACCAAAATTTATTGGAATGGCTGAGGTAATTGTGGAATATGTCGATCTTGTGATTCCTAAATCGGATATTCTTGAAGTTCCTATTGGTAAATTTAATGATTCAAAAAGTTGTGGAGACTTAAATTTGAAAGTAGATTCGTACGGATTGGGTTTAGTTAAAATACTGACTATTAAAACAGGTATGCAAAAAGTTACAACATCATTTGATGGTACATGTTTAAGGGTTTATTCTTCAGAAACTTATTTGCCAGGCTCCATGAAACATTTAATTGCATGTTTTACAAAAGTTATTATTCCAATTTGGATTCGTACTATTGAAGTCAAGTATGAATATAGGGATCCCTTAGCTTAAATTTTTTTATTAATAAAATTGAAAATAAAAGAATCGATTATCATTATTACAATTAAATAACGTAATAATTTGGTATGAATGAAGAATTAATCACATTGTGTCAAAATAAAATAAAAATACAGGAATTATTATGTGATTGCTATATTTTTTGTAACGGTAACATTGGACTTTATGAATCACACTTTTTATATGAAGACATTAAAGATAAAATGTCTTTATTGGATGAAATATATGCACCTAATTACTTATTCGAATCTGATCTTTTGAATAAGCTGAAAGAATCAGTTGATAGATTAGAAAAAAACACTAAATTACATGACAAACTTCTCCATGAAATTTGTTGGAAAAGAAGAATGAAAACTCTAAAATTAATTCGCGAATTTTTAAATAAAATTAATTGTACTAAACATGTTTTGGAGTCATCCTATTCTCCAGAAGTTTTGCGCTTAAAATTACTCCGAGATCCGCGTTTACCACCCCTTGATTTTGTGATTCCTGAAGAAATAGAAACAGCCAAGGTACTTGTCGAATATATTGACATTGTAGTTCCCAAACCGCAAATATTTGAAATTCCTATTAATGCTTTTGGTGATAAAACAAAAAAATGCGGATGGTTGGATTTACGGATGAATTCAAAGTTATGTGGATTAAAGAAAACGCTCAATATTACAACTGGATTTAAAACATATACAACAAAATTCGATGGCACTTGCTTAAAAATACATTCATCTCAAGCATATATGCCATATGGTATGGAATGTGCTATAGCAACCCTTTCAACAATTTCAATACCTGTATGGACTAGAAAAATAATTGTTATATGCGAATATACTGATCCACTAGTTTAAACCAATACATTGTGAACTATAATATATGATTAAATAAATTAAAGTACCTCAATTCCAATGCATAATGTGTAATATAAGACAACTCCCTAAAATAATTTATTTTCTGGATGATTTCTTAGACGACTTCTTAGATGATTTCTTAGATAATTTCTTAGATGATTTTTTAAGACCACCTGATTGTTTTTTCTTAGCAGTTGGTCTATTTTTATATTCTGGTTGTGTTTTGATCCAATTTGCATCATCTCTAAATATTTTAGAAACATCAGGCTGAGTATTTTTTTGTAACGTTGATATGGCCATTAATTCCCTAAATAAGGACAATGCTGGTACTTCCTTGAGAATTTTTTTAAGAATTTTTCTTCTTTTATCCTCAGACATATCCCTAACGTGACCATATCCATATTTTTTCAAAGCAGAAGTATCAAGTTTTGGAATAACCTTTGGTCCTTTTCCAGGTCTTCCTTTGTCTGGAACACAAGTAGGTTCGACATAGGCACCTTTAACTTTAGTACCATCTTTTCTTGTAAATGACTTTTTATAGTAACCATCGCGTAATATTTGCCCAGGAGGACATTCTTTTTTAGATCCCTTTTTTGAATTTTGTTTTGACATTATAATTTAAACGCAGATAAAATATTTATTATATGCGATAAATAAATATTTTTAAGTATAAAGAATTATTGTAGCATATGACATAATTATTTGCTTTTAGTTATATGTATATGTATATAAATATGAATACTAAAATAAAATCTAGACTAAAACTATAACACAATACATATATGTCTAAGGAAGATTTGGACAAAATACATGACAAATTATTCAAGAAAATGACTATTGATGATTTAAAAACAAAATGGACAGTAAGAGACTTATCATATAAGCCTCAAATATTTAATAATCGTTTAAAAATAATGCAGGTTAATGAAAAAGGAAGATATGGAATACGTGATGAAGATAAATATTGCTTTGAATCTGAGGCTATTGAAAATAAAATTTATGAATATTTACCAATGCCTCCAGTAGACGCATTATCAATGTTTAAATTTATTCCTGCTGATCATGGATTAGATAAAGAAATATATATATCACTTGCATTAAACAAACTTGGAAAGAATTCTTTTACAAATTCAATTATTGATATAGTGGATATTTATATTGCAGATTTTTATGTTATTCAGGATAAAATATCTTTCAAAAACAAGGCGTTCCCATCCGAGGATATTTTTAGAAAAAAAATATTACCAGGAAAATCATATATTATACATACAAAATTTTTGCAAAATGCATTTATAGAATCACCTCAAAAAACACTTACTCCAAACCCATATATGGATTATGGCAATTTAGATCTTACATTATTTTCATTAAGACATACATTTTATATAGCATTCAAATATTTAAAGTTTACACATGGAGATTTTGTACATGGCACCCAATTTAATTTACTACTTGATGTGGTTCCATGGGATGGTAAAACAACACACATTATTTATAAAATAAATAAAGGTGATACGCATTTATATTATATTTTTCCAAGAGGATATGAACCTTTATGTGTTTTTAAATTACATGATTTTGCTTTATCTGATATATCAATATCTAAAACTAACGAATCCATAAATACAAGGTTAATATATTCGACGCCATTAGATACTATGAAATCTGATGACGGACAGGAAATGGAAATAAACGAATATGTTACGCATAAAATTAAAAGGAATTTTGACTTGCAAGGTATTGATACAGTATCTAAAATATTGGTTAATAGAGACCCTAATAATAAACTTGATAATAATAAAACTCTTTATATTACATCAGATAGATCATCATTGTATCATAAGTCAAATCCAATTACGTATAATTTTAAACAAACATTTTCACCAGAGCCGCATGGATCCCAAACGCATATCAAGGGTTATCCTATAAATACATATGACAATTATTTAAGCAACCAAAGGCTGATGGATATTGAAGAAAATTCATATCTTTCATCACACAAAATAATTACTGGAACTGCAGAATTTAAACGATATATTCAAGAATCGTCTTTGAAAGGGAAATATATAATATATGGTGAGATATCATCCGATCAAATAAATGATTTTAGCGATTCTGTTGGTCAACTTGTAAACTTTTATAACTTATATAAACCTTCCGATAAAGACGAAAAGATAAAACACGACGATCAAGATGAAGAAGACGTTAATAAGTTTTTATCTTTACCATTAAACGAGCTTGTAGATGTTATTGATGAAAAGAATCGTGAAAAACCAAATATACCTAACTTTGAATAATTATAACTTTAAAGATTGTTTGGATCTACTTATGTATTTATAAAACGTTACTACATTTTCTAAGTTTCTAACTTTTAATAAAATTGAATATTTTAAAGTAATAATAATATTGTAAATATATTATTATAAAAAAATGTTCACTTGCTGTTTTCCAAAAAAAGCTGCTCCAAGTGGGCCTCTTATCGAACAGCTAAAAGCTTTACCTGGGCGTATAAACGTGTCTTATGTGAGAGTTGGAAATAAACATGTTTTCCATTTAGAATATAATGGCGAAGATAGTTTATTTTTGTCAAAAGTTAAGGGAAATATTGCTTATTTAAAATATAATTATACTACTGGAATGAAAACTATGTCTGGTACATTTGGAAATATAGCTATACCTGTAAATATAACCGAATTTGTTATTGAAATAAATTATAACACAACTGAACCAGTATGGCATTCATAGTCATTTTATTCCAATACCTAAAAATGTATAAATTTGTACAAGCGAACGTGCGATAAGCAAAGCCAATTTGAACTGCGTTCTGGTTTAGAAACCTTTAGGGTTCCCGATAAAATTCACATATTTTGGGCTGCGCTTTATATGAAAAATATATATATTTTTCACATAAGTATCGTCAATAACTTGCCGAAATTATTTAGTTTATCAAAAAGAAAAAAAAGAATTGCTTTCAACTGCATATTTAATTTTCTCTGTATCATCCATAAGTACAGGATCATTAACTTCAGGATCATTTAAATAAAATTTTTGATTTAGCAAGTTCAATTTGTTGTATTTCATCATGATAGCATTATTATTACCATCATCTTTTATGTCTTTCCGATCTCTTCTTTCTGGTTCAGATGGAGCTGGCACTAATGGCATAATTTCTGGTGCAATATTTTGTTTATCAATATTAAACATGTACCTATAAACGTTAATAAAGGAATCAACATCCTTAATATTAGCAGGAGGTCCAATATAATCTAAAGTGATAACTACACGTTGGTATATTTCCATATCTAATAAGCTTGAATGTATATTAGTGGTTTTACTATTAGATTTGCCATTTATTGCGAAATAACTATATTGAATATCTTTGATGGTCAATAAACTCCCAAATGGAAGCATTATTTCTTTTTCAGTGGAGTAGATGCTATAGTCTAATACACATAGATATGTTGAATATCTTGGAATGTTTATTTTAAAAATACAACATGGACAATATCCAAACGCTGTAGTTTTAATCATATCTGTAGTTGTCGAAATATGAAATTGAGTCATTATATTTTGTCCCAATTTTACTGTCGAGTAGTCAAAATTATCTATATTTCCTAAAAAGAAATTTCCCCTACCATTATAAACTGTAAAATCTTTACTATTTTTATTTTCGTATTTATTAGGTAAATTTGCATTTATAACTGGTGTATCAGAGATTGAACAAATTGTATTAAAAATAGTGTTAGAAATTTGTCTAACAGATGCATTACCACCCACATCTGTAATACTGTCCAGTTTTGATATGTCCTTAAACAATGCTTCTTTCATTGGCCATGCTAAATTTTCACTACCAGTGTATCCTTTTACACGTTTGTCTGTATCTGAAGAAACTAGTTTATTGTAATGGTAAGTTTTAACATGGTTATCCAATATTGTTTTATCTTCGTCTGGAAAAACCAATTGCTCCTTGAATAAAGATTCAATATTAATAACACTTCCTGATATTATAGAGTGGAATGTGGAAATTGCGTTTCTATCAAAAATAATATTATCGTGTTTGTTATACATTATGTTACATGTTTTAAATCCAGCAAAGTGATATCCATTAGTACCGCTTACGAATTTTTCTATGACGAGAAACATGTTTGCTTTTGATTTTAAGTAGTTGAGATGTTCAACATCTGATATATAATATTCTACAAATTCACGCAAATCGTCATTATATTCAGATAATAATTTTACATATGCCTCATTTTTGTTAATAGAAGTATTATATATTTTTGCGTAATATCTTATATCTATAACTTCATTAACGAAAAAATTCATTAGTAACACGAATTTTCTAATGTATTTTTCGTGTTTTGGATGCGTATAATCTTTTGTCATATAGTACATATGTGATAATGTATCAAATAATGATTGATACCAAATACCTTCGTATTTTCCATAATTTGCAAGTTCGCCAGCATGGAACTCGAAATCCGGTTTTCCAATACCAATTTCATAAATAAATTGCTTATATTTTGCGACTTGTAAAGTATCTGGATGATCCAAATCGCATGTTATATCAATTATTGGTATATTACGTTCTATTCCATTGCTTGCAATTGTCATATAAATTTTTCTAAATTCATATCCATTTTTAGTGGCAGTCAATAATACTGGAGGGTTAAATACGCCATTTTTTTTCATTGTGAAATTTTTTATATTAAGAACAGATTCAATATCATCTTGAAAATATTGCAAATTTTCTACTAATTTTTTATGTACGAAAGTAGATCCTTCAACTAATGTTTTCATATGAAGAGCTTTATCTTTAGAATCATGTAAAAATAAATGTATATCCCAGTCAAATGATAATGCAATATCATTTATTGGGATAGTTTCAATACTATTACTATATTTTGCAAGATGTGCATTGCCCATATTCTCTATGGCCACATTTCTATTATTATTTAGTTTATTAACTATTTCTTTATTCAAATAAAACTCTAAAGCCTTTCCACCGCTAACATAATAGCCTATTTTATGAGTATTTGTTGGGGTGATAATCGATGGCCCTGATTTATATGTGTTTATATTATGCGGAAAACTTTCGGGGGAAAATCCTTTATCTGGAAACGGCCATTTTCCTAAAGAATTTTTGACCCACGTAGACACGATCGCTCGCAAATTAGAATATATAATGTCAGTATTTGTCCGTAAAAGTTGAGTAGTGCCACTCATGTATGATATATATAACATACTAAAATAAAATACAAATAAAAACTATAATATATTTGAACAATTATATGACTTTAACCCTGCAAATTTCACAAATAAAATTGAAATAGACAATTTTAGACATCCTCATATGATTTGGGCCATATTACACCCTTCATAGCTAACGCTAAAATGAGCTTTCATCATTCAACCATTGCGACCATTGTAGGCAAATCGCTGATTCCATTCGGTTACAAGGAAAGAAAATTCGATCAATATTATTATTCAGATGATGATTATGAAGATCGACCCTACCGCACGTCTTATGATAATTTAAATGATTATTTGTATTGCTCGCATGGAAAATGTTCATGTGGAAAATGCACATTATGGGGATGTATTGTTTGCCATGAACACGAAGAGGATACAGACTCGGATAACGAATCAGATGATTATTCAAGTCCCTATTACTGGCAGCCGCCCGACATGAATAAGTTATATATTAAACGAATTCGTGAAGATATTGCTCGTAGAGGACTTAAAAAATATGTTAAGCCTGAGAAATGTGCAAAATGTACAGCATCTGTCGTTTGTGAGAAGTGCAAACCAGTAGAAACAAAACCAATTCAAGAAAATAAATCTGATGAGTACTTAAGTGTTGGTCAAAGCAAAATTAAAATTAATAATGGTGGTTGTACTTTGCCTAATTGCAATCATGCGTATCACCATGCGTCTGCACAAAATGTATTGAATGATCCATTTCCTATGCAGCAATATAACATACATAATGATTATACTAACAGTCAAACACAAAACAATCCAGCTTATAAAATAAAAAAGGTTTATAGTACATTGCTTGGAAAAGAGCACTATGTAGCATTGAAACGAAAACAGCTGCGCAAACACATGAAGAAAACTATTCGAGAATCCCTCAAGGAGTATGAACCAGATTCCATTGGGTATACAAGTTTCGAGTTGTCGGTTATTATGTATATGTTTAAGCTTGTGAATAAACATGCAGAAGTTCCCAAGCATGTTCCGTTTTGCGAACGCAAAACTTACGTCCATCATAAAGATAATGATTTCGAACGAAATTTGAATCAATATAATGTAAGCATGTGGACTCCGCCGTCCTATGGAGCACCGATAAGCCATCATGTGTTGCCATCACAAGTTCTTAAGCGAGTTATTGAACTTGTGGAAACTAAACTTGGCTATAAGTGTTCCAATTGCGTTAAATACATCGATATGAAGAAATTCAACAAATTTTGTCTGGAAACCTTCGAGAAAAAACACAGTGACGATTTGAATATGACGCGTAATTTAAAGCCAGCTTTTATGCTGAAGATTATGGTTGAATATCTGACTCTACACCTTGACCGAGAGCTAATGTTTCGTGATCCATACACCTATCAGAATCGTTACAAAAAACATATTCTTTTGACTTTGCTGGCTGAGCTATGCGCAAAGGAAATTAGATATTACACATATTCGAAAAATCCAATTATCAGAAAACTTACTGGAAACAATCTTCGTTCTACAAAAACAATGAACCTTATTGACATTGGTAGCGTTTATTCAGATTATTCAAGTGATGAAGATGTCAGCGGAGATGAATCAGGTTGTGAAAGCGAGGAAGAAAAATCACCCGAACCAAATAAACAAACTAAAATTACTAAGATCGTCAACCGGCATCCAACTGTTTGTGTAGGGACACCAACAGCAAGGGAGCCTATTCGTAATCTTGATGAAAAATCTAAAACAGAAATCGAAAAGTTGCGAATCATCAAACAGGCTGAACGTAATGATGAATGGCAAATTGTCTAAATTAAGAAACTACTTAAACACAAAGTGAGATTATTAGTTAACTAAATATAATCATATAACATTTCACTTTGTTGTATTATCGTCTATCTAAAGGTAGATAAGAAAAGTTCTTTTTCCTATCACTAATTAATTATTTTTTTATTCGTCTTGTTGCATAATTTTTCTTTTAACCCATTCGCAAATAAAATTAGAATATCTAACACTTTCCATTCTATTAGAGCATCCAATGCTTACTGTTTCAACAATAACTGCACGAGGGTAGGGCAAATCATATAAGGCTCTGGAATTTGCTTTCAAAGTTAAATCCCAGGCGTTTTCTTTTTCATAAGTTCCCTCAGGATAGTCCCAAAATCCGCCAAAACAATTTCCATGTTCGTCTTGCTTTGCCCAATCACTACATGTATTATCAGTAAACCATTTTTCAAAATCCTCATATTCATCATATTTTTTATTTTCTTCATTATTAAACCACAATTCTTTCATTTGGTTAAAATAATTTACGGATAATAGATTATTTTCACAATTATATAATTTGTAGCCATTAACTTCTTCTGTTTCATACATTATAATTTCTTTATCATATTTTTCATAAAAATTATCTATCAATAACTTGTTTAAATAATCAATATCACCACTATATGGTCGTTTCATATAACCCATGTATTCAAAATATGATCCCTGCATTCTGTCATAAATTATGCGATTTGTTTGTAACTTAATTAACTTTTCAATAGTTTTTTTAATAATAGTTTCGTCAATAATTGGATTACTAATAAATTCGGTTATTTCTTCATTAAGTGATTTATTTTCACTGTTATCTAAAAAATCCGGAATTCTAGTTTTTTCAGATAGTTTGCAACTTGTAAAATAATTATTATTTTTTATTTTAACAAAATTAACTGTTCCCATTGGCATTCTATTATATTGATTGTACTATTATTTTAACATATAATCGCTTTTTTTCAACTTTTAATAAAATTGAAAATTATATTGCAAATTAGGATCTTATATACAAAATATAATTACAGCCAAAATGTCACAATCTATTGAAATACAACTGGAAAATAAAATAGATAGATTAGAACCAGATCCTATTTTTGATGAAGAAATACAAGATGTTCATATTTTAAATGAAGAAACTAAAACGATTGAAATAAGACCCGAATATGTTTTTGAAGACGAAAATAAAACCTTGTACATTATATCACAAAAGCGAATAGCTAGACCGTTTTTTAATGGATGCTTATATATAGGTACTGAAAATTCATTTAAGCAATATGATTGTATAGTTGGTGGTGGGTTCCATTCGTCACTATGGTACAATTTTGATAATAAGGCCTGTTTTAGTATTGGTCGAGAAGGATTTGGTAATGATGCATATTTTCGTACACCTAATGAAAATTCTATTAATTTGAAACGTTTGTCTGACAGGGAATTCAAGAAAATTACTGTTCCATATCCTGATGAAACTAAGTGGATTGATTTGCTAAAAAAATTTGTTGAAGATTACGAAAGTACGAAAGATGAAGTAATAAATGATGATGAAGTTAGTGAAAAAAGTAAGATACGTCAGCTAAAAGATTTAGATGAGATGATTTCGCACACCAACGAAATTATTAATAATGAAAATTATTGTGATAAACAAAGTCAGAAACAAAATAATGATCATATTAAGAATTTAATTGAAAGTTTACTAATTGATTCTTAAAGCCGACATTAGGCATTGCATATCTTTGTTTTCTAACGTATTCTATAGCCTGCTCGTATGTCCATTTATATTTATCCATAAAGTATGCAATAATTATAGATCCGGATCGAGACCTACCTTCAATGCAATGTACTAGTACCGTATTACCATTACCTATTGCTTCTTTTATAAAATTTACAGATTCTCCAATAGGCAATATTTCATTTTCTGTATCGTTTATTTGAATACTTTTATATTTAATATTGGTACCCTCTAAAAATTCCGCAGAATATGATCCGGCCATATTTAATATAGTAATAGCTCCGAATTTAACTAGTGTTTCTTTATCCATTGCATTAACTTCTGAACCAAATAATAGTTTTCCATCTTCAAATATCGCTAACGGATTATCTGCATAATTCATTATTGATGCAAATATCATACTTTTCATTTCATTTTCGTCACCATTGCATCTTTCAAATAAAAGTTTTCTAAAGTGATTGTTATTTAGGAAATTTAATTCGGAAACATCCTTATTAAATATTTCAGCACTCGAGTTAATAATTTCTTCAATTAAATTTTCTGAACATAATTTGACACTATCTTCCATTTTATTAATACCTATTCATATTACTTATTAATAGATATTACGTGAAAATCATATAGTTTTCAATATTATTTAAAATTGAAATATACAATGTCATAGTTACACTTATTATATTTAACATAATAATAATCAGAAATGGGTTCTATGTTTGCATCTGCTCAAAACATTGAGGATCTCCAGCCGGCTGCGCCAGAAGTTTTGGCATTATGTTTATCAGCTCGAGAATTACTTATTGAAATATCAAAAAATGAACAAAATCAAATAAATCAACTTGAAGAGGTACAGAAATATCGTGAAACAATTGTTTCAGGAAATGATTACCTTAGCATAATACGTAATATTCGTTACGGAGACGATGCTGTTTATGAATCTGCTTTAATAAAAGCTAGTCAAATTTTGGCATCAAATTACCCATTGCGCCATTCCATTTTGAAGGAGCTTGCTGATAAAGTTCAAGTAACACATGTTGATCCAAAAATAGGAAATTTTGGTTCATTGATAATGACAAAAGCTTGCGAATATAATTATCCAATAATGCAATATTATAAAAATAACTATTGTTTCGACATCAACGACAGAGCTAATAAATATACCAAATCTGAAGTAAATATATATGACACGACAATAGATGGATATATAGAGGTTTTTAGGGCGCCGATTATTCACGAAACAACTATTGAACCTAAAAATTTAACAGAAAGTCAATGGAAAGCTCAAAGTGTACGTGTAGAACAATTATACAAAGAATTTGCCAGAGATAATAAGCAAGTTCCATCTGGATGTGGTAAGGTAACAAGTGCAGAAAGAGCTGCTGATCGCTCAAGCGATGCGTATAGAAAAGCATATGACAGGCTGCTTACAGATCCTGTACGTGGTCCTTTATTCAAACAAGAATTTGAGGAAAGGAGAAAGGAATTATATAAATTAGCTTAATTTACTTACCATATACACATTTAATTGCATTATAAAATGCATCATCGTCATCATTGTTTAACGAATATTGTAATTTGGCAAGATTATCTTTTATATTTTTTTTATATTTTTCTCTTTCCTCATTGCTTATTTTATTGAGAATATTAATAATATCTTTAGTATTTATATCTTCCAAAATAACTGCAATATTTCTAATGTCAATTATACCATTAAAGAGTGATTGGTATGATGGCAAATTTTTAGAAAATATAACAGGTATGCTGCCTAATAGCAGAGAATGGTAAAATCCGCGCCTAGTTCCCATATCCCCATATGGTTGTAAACTAAATACACTGTTTGTATATAAATCAAATATTAGTTTTGTATTATCCCAATTATTAGTACTTATCCAAAAATTTTTCGCATTATCAAGAATTTTAATTTTAAGTTCATTTTCCTTGCAGACTATTTTTTGTAACAAATCAACAGGACTTCTTAATCTGCCAACATATGTCAATAATGTATTTCTATTTGTATTTTCAAAATAAGTTAATAGTTGTGATGTGGAGAAATGGAATTCTGTTGGGTATGGTACAGTGATTAATTTATTATTATGTTTATTTGCAGGTAATGATTCTAATGTCAGAGTATATGTGTTATCTGGTAATTTAATATGATTATTGCAAACTCTATTGTCGTTCCACATAACATCTCCATATACTAAAATATGTGGAATTTTACTAGTGTGCCAACTTTTCATTATAGGATCTGTTAATAATGAATTAAGCTGATTTACTGAATCAGGACATGAATAAAAATATTGCTTTTTTGACCATGTTGATAAAAATGTGTAATTTGGAATGTATGCGATATTTGCTTTATCTAAACATTTAGTAAGATATGGGTAATTTTTTATTTTTTCGAAAAATATTGTTTCAAGTGCATATTGGGATGTTTGATATAAATTATCATTCTTTTTTCCAAACGTGTAATCCTCTGTAAGTATTTCTGTTGGTGAAATATAAACTGGCAATAATTTTTTATTATACTTCGTGTCAATGTCATACAAATAAATAAATGGCATTTTGTTTGGCAATCTTTTTTTGATATTCATGACTGCCAATACAGAATTATATACAGGAGCAGAAATACCATTAATTGAATTAAAATAATTTACTTCATTAAAAATATGCGGTATTTTTATAACTTTTCTATATTGTTCATCTTTATTGCTAACAGCATTACTTAATATATCCATTACTTGGTCCAAATATACACTGTCATTTTCTTTGTAATCAGGAATTGTTACAACAATGTCTTTAATATCAAGACTACCTGCGTATAGTTCATCATATTGTAATAATTCTCTTTCAAATATTACTGGAATACAGCCACCGGACAATGCAGTATAAAAGGCTTTTCTAGTTGGCGTATCTCCTCTTAATACTAAACAAAATTTAAATTTTGTTAAAGTTGCTGTAAAATCGTCGTGAGCAGATTCAATGACTAAATCACTGTATTTTGTTTTTAGCTTATTAGCAATTATTCTACGTGAAGTAAAATGTATATTCCTATCACTTATGTTACCAACTAAACAAAATGATCCCCTTCTATCAAATTCTTTAATTATTTCAGTATCTGTTTTATCATGGTATATATTTTTCACAATTTTTCGTATTGTTTTCGAATATCCTGGCTGTGTATCTAAAATGTATGGTGTAATGATCATCCTGTTTGAACATCCATTGTCGAACAATCCATATAATTTTGAAATTGTTACTTCTGATTCATAAGCAATAATTTTAATATCATTTGGAATACAAGAAAAGTTAATATTATTTAAAACATAATTGTATAAAACAAAATGTGGTACATTCTTCCGTATTTCCATTGGAGCTAATATTTTTTCAAATATATTTTTCCAATAGTTATTAAATTGTTCCTGATTTTTTGTTTTATAAAATAATGATGCCATAAAAATAGGAATAAATGCAATATTCGCTTTTGTAATATCTTTTGTTTGAGGAAATTTTTTCATTTCTTCATAAAATATTATTTCGGTTTTTGTACATTCTTCAAATCCTTGTAAACAATTTCTATAAATACATGAAATATCATACGTATAAACTAAAATATCTTCCATTATTATTTTAATATATTAAAATATTTATTGTGGTGTATAATTATTGTTCTTCAAAAGTAAATGATCCAATTTTTCTATACGAAATGTGCTCTAATATTTCATTAGTATCTGAATCAGATGACATTTCTTTAAATTTTTCCCTAAATTCTTGTTCAGGGACGGTCCACTCCATTTTTATTTTAAGTTTTAGCGAATCGGCCGATATTGTTCCTCCACCACCAACTTTTGATATAGTATCCATAATTGATTTTCTAATACTAAAGCAGTCATCTAATAACGACCAATAAATTTCCATTTTTTTATCAATAGTTAATCCACATAGTGCTTTTATTTTTTCATTCATCATATTCCATTCATCATCGTTTCTATATGTTGGACTTTTTCGGGTTTCTTGTACTATTGCATTTACTGGATACATATACTTTTCAATAAATTCATTCGTTTTAATTCTATTTTCTCTTCTAGTTTTATGATCTATTTTAATATTATTCAATAAAGTTGTAACACAAGTAGATATTTCATTTTGTTCCGTAAATGTTACATTATGACATGTTTTTATAGTGTTAAGAACTTTTATTATTAAATCACGTTCTTTTCCTGTTTTAAGATAATTATCTAAATCCATTAGATTTTTTTGAACACCGCATAATTTTTGGATCCCAATAGGAGTTATTAACCCCACAAAATCGAAATTTTTATAATGTTTATTTCTTTCAATGGACTCTTCATGTTCGAGTTTTTTTATTTTATCTAGCAATACTTGCTTTTCTTGTTCGATTTCCAATAATCTATTCATGTTGATAGTTGTTTATTAATATATAATTTTATTGGCATGTAATCAACTAATCAATTTTTGTTAAAAATTGAATTAGATATGGTATGTGCTATTATTTGAAAAATGATTAATTATATACTCGAAATGTCAAAGCGCCAACTTGAGAAAGATGATTTATGTGAACAAAATAAAAAAATAAAATTAAATAATATTGAGCAACACAGTGAAAAAAATATTCTGGAAACTCTTGGAGATATGAAAGGTAAATATGATAAATTGATTATTTCACGTGACGAATACTACGCAAATCCATATTTAATACCAATGATTATGCAAATTACTGGAATTAAATCTGTTGAAATAATATAAAATTGAATTATTAATCATATGCCTTTATTTATAATATAAAAATAATTCAATAAATTATCAAAATGTCCAAGCGCAATTCAAGTCCTAGAAGATCAATAGAAGCACATATAAACAAAAAACAAAAAGTTATTTGTAATGTAAAATTAGATAAACCGGTTGATACTTTGACGGAATTCCTTAAGAAAAATAACCTCGAAACAGAAAAATATAATGGAAAACAAATTATACAAATACAAGATTATGCTACTATTCTTTATTATTTAGTTGATAAAAAAGAATTTGATGAAGCTAAAGAAAAAAATATGTGTATGATGGTCCCTTATGGTGACGGATATGGTGAAATCATTTATGACACCGGGCATCCTATTAAAAATCTTTTCAAAAGGGTTGTTACAAATGATCCTGTTGAAATTGCTGTTTTAGTTAAAACAATGGACTACACTATCAAAACGAACACTTATTTTTTTAACTCAAAATGATTTATCCTCAAGTTTTTGTAATAATTTGATATGAGTTTTATTTTTACCTTGACGCTTTTGTATTATATCTTTTATTATTGGTCGTATTTCGATATTTGATATTTCTTTAATCTTTTTTGGAAATTCACATTCTGGTTTTGTAGTGTAATAGTCGACCGATAATTGTAATTTAACATTTTTGATATCAATTAATGGCTTTAATGTAATATTTATACTCATATCATAATCTTTAACAGGTTCCATACAAAATAGTTCAGTTGAACCTATTGTTAGTAAATTATATAACGGTATTTCAATAAAATTAGTACCCTCGTTACCTTTTATATTATTCGCAAAATTCCAATTTAATATATTTTCTAAACGTGTTCTATTTAATGCGAGATCGTTACATTTCCATTCAACACTACTCCATAGTAAATTATACATAAAATCATAATTTTGCCAATGTGTCCATTCATTATCTTTCTCATATGTCATAACGAGTTTGCAATTACTAATGAATCCGTCTTTGGGAAAAGTAAATATCATTTCTTTAATGTCTTCTTTTATTATTGGATCGATGATTACATTTTTAAAGCTTGTAATATCATTATCGTAAATTATTATGCTTTTGTGTATATATTCATATTTATACTCATATTCATACATTTGTTTCTTTTCATCATTTGTCAATATAATGTATGTTTTGAATAAATCTCCATATTCAATTAATGGTTTGTATTCTCTGATAGGTTCTTTTCTCGTTCTTAATAGTTTATATAATTCCTCATTATGTATCACTGGTATACTTGGAATTTGATACTTGGAATTAGGTTCCAAATAAATTTTGACCATTATTACTTATTTTTTATATTTATAGCTCTAAGTATCATCAGTTAGAGAATTTTGTACCATACATTCCGCTCATTGCCATACCAATATTTGTTGTTATAGCATAAATATTACAATTTCCAGTGAAAACATGTGTATTTAACGTCATTTTTACATCATCAATGCGTGAAAAATTTAGATATTGGTGTTCGGCCATTATATTATTATCATTAATTATTAAAGGATTTAATTTAACAAATGGCAATAAATAAACAGTTTTGTGCTCAGGAATATTTAATCCTAATCGTTTAATGTAATAACCGCTCATTATATCTGCCGAATAAGGTCCATATGAAACATCATCTAATACATGTAAAAAAGCATTTTTTAATTTTGGAGTAAAATCATCAAATGCGATAATTATGGCAATAGCTGGATGATTAAAATATAACGTAACTTTATTATTTTTCTTAACCAGTGCCTCATAGTTTATATTGGTATGTTGAACTTGTTGTATAATCGTTTCTAACCCATTTTTTGGCATGAGTTGTTTCATTAATGGTACGATATCTGGTATAATTTTATATTCTTTTAAAAATTTTAAAATGTCATCAAGTGTTGAATTTAAAAGTGAAGCATTATTATATAAACCATATTTTGTATTTGAATAATTTATCAATAAATTAATATCTCCAAATGATTTGTCAAATTTACAATGCAATTCAATTTCATGATATTCGCACATATATTTGGGAAAAGGATGATCATAATCAAATAACATTATATTTAAAGGAACCATAAATCTATCATTGCCTTGATGATACATTTCTTTTTTTAGAAGCCTTGATATTTCAATGAAAGTTCTATCACAGCTATCTATTATTGTTCCACCAACAACAAACATAACTTTACGTAACATATCATAATCTTTTTTACTTTGGAATAGTAAATATACTGAATTGACGTAATCAATATTATTTGGCAAAGTAAATATTAGTTCTTTATTGAAATCATCTCCGCTACGTCGAGTTGATGGAATTACAAGTTCATAATCTTTTAAACTTTGATCGTTTAATATATTTGTGCGATTATAAATAAATTTTTTATCTTTGTGCTCTCGAATACATTTATTTTGTGCCCCCTCAGTTATAGAAATTATTCCATCAGTAAATTGACACGAACCGACATTAAATATATTTGTTAAATCCTCAACTCCTGACATTTATAATTTTATAACTAGTTAAAGTTTTATGTATAAAATTAAATAATAAGCAAGATGCTACAGAATTTCATAACTAATTTATTTGGTTCTCAGTTGGCGATAACTGGAAACCCGGCAATTGATATTGCTATTACTACTTTTGTTTTAACTTACATAATTTCCCAATTAAAAATATGGTTTACAATCATTAAAGCATACACACTTGATTATATTGAATCAAAACTATATATTGTCACAACTGTAAAATCACCCGTAGTTATAAAATGGATTTTACATGCTCTCAAAAAACAAGCAAATGTGCATAACACATATCATGTAGATTTTGATAATTTTGCAGTTAATAGCAATAAGTATATTATTAATAACGTCCTTAAAGATAATAAACTAAGTATTATGACTTTCGAAAATACATATGTAAAAATTGTCGATGAGCAAAACCAATTAGTACTCAAAATATTTTCATACCATAACAATAAACTTACCACAGATGCATTGATTACTGAATTCATTGATAGGTTCATAAATCATTGTAGGGTAATTACTGAAAAAAGTAAAAACAATAAAAATACAATCAATAAACGTATCGATTTATTCCAATGGGAAAATAACTCGTGGAAATTTAAAAGTAATATTCCACAGCGTAAACCAGAAACCGTTATAGGTAGCAGTTGTAAAAAGATAATTGAAGATGTTGGTAAATTTACCGATGATTATGACTTTTATTGCAATTTTGATATTCCATACAAGCGCGGTTATTTACTTTATGGTCCACCTGGAACTGGTAAAACATCAATAATTAGAGCAGTTGCATCCTCCTATAATAAGGCTATTTACAGACTTTCGTTAAGCGATCAAGATATGGACGATAAATCACTCCAAAACGCATTTTCGACAATTCCATCAAATTCTGTACTAATCATTGAAGATATTGACACTGCTTTCTCAAGTGATGTAACTAAAGAAAAAATAACATATTCCAACTTATTAAATGTACTTGATGGTATAGACAGTGCATATGGCAATTTGATTTTCATAACAACAAATCATATCGAAAAACTACAAGATTCAATGATACGTCCAGGCAGAATTGATGTTGTCGAATATGTTGGATATGCTGACAAACATCAAATTATAGAATTTTATTTACATTTCTTTAGTCATGAATTAAACGAACTTGCTACAAAATTCGCCGATAATATCACGCATGAATATGATAATATAACAACAGCCGAATTACAAAATTATTTTATTCATTGTAAAGATCCAGTAAAAGCAAGCGATAATTTGGAGTTTTTTCGCAAGGAAATAACTTTAAATAATACTGGAATATTTAATAGAATAAAGAAAAAGAATGCAAATGTAACACTTCCACCATCAAATGGATTATTCATGAACTTATCCCCACCTGTCTTGCCAACAAAAATGGTACAAATGCCATCTGATTTAGGGTTATCAATGGGACCTAATTCAGGTCCATTTGATGTAACTCCAGAAATGCTTTCATCATTTAATAAATCTTTCATGATGGCTGCAAATATGCAAATGTCACCTGATATGACAATGAACATCCCACATAATGAACCATTACAAATAACGCCTTTCATGTCATCAACTATAATATCTAGCCGACCATCTGATATGACGATAAAAAAATAATTTAATTTTTTAGTTTTTTAATATATTTTCCAAGTCTCATACTTTTTTCTTTATCATTAGAAAAATATGATTTAATTGTTTCAACAAATCCCTTAGGTTGTATTTGATATAAAGTATCATCAGAACCATCAAAATAATACATCGCACTAGAATGATTAGATATTTTGCATTTAATATGATTTTTATGTATCATGTTGTTGAAATAGTCGAGCATTTTACATTCACCTAAACCTTCTGTAAACATTAAAATGGGATTATTTTTGAATACGTGATAATTACATTTATTAGTCACAAACGACCATAAATCATTCATCTTTCCATGAGAAATATATAATTTATCGAATTTAATTTTTGATACTTTGAATGGAAAAATAGGTAATTCATGTACAGCCAAATTTCGTATATTACTAATGGTATAACACAAATCCTGGCAATCTACATCATATTTATATCCATATATTTTTATCCAATCAGTTTGTGCCGATCGTGATCTATCTTGGTCATGTTCCAAATCATCTAACCGTTCTTTAGAGTGTTCATAATTTTTAATAATTTCATGCGCAAACGTGTCATAAATATGTTTATCCTTTTTGTTTGTAAAACTTTTATGAAGTCTTTGTTTGCAATGCATTATTTTTTTAGTCATTGGATCGGCATTTGATTTAGCCAAATTAAACTTTTTATCAGTATCATCATACGTCATAAAACTTATATTTTCATTGAACCCACTATTTTTATGATACCATTCTCTTTTTGCGTCATAGCCGAAAACTAAATTTTTTTCAATATCATGATAAAGATATTCTGCCATACCAACTAGTTGTTCCGCTAGTTTAATTTGTTCCTCTGTACCATTAATGCTTTTAACAAATTTTAATAAACATTTTTTCCATATTTCTAAATCATTTTTGTAATATTCTAAATCATATTCCTTTACTAAATAATTATCGGATGTTGTTGATAAATTTTTAAATAACTTATTAAGATTTTCCCTATCCATTTCCTGATCTTCTTGGATTCTTGCTTCATCTGTTTTTGTTTTTAACCTTTCTAAATATTTTTCGTAACTACACTCCCACATTTCTTCAATAAATTGGTTCCATAATTTTTCATCATTAATAATGTCATCTATAGTGGTCATTTATGTAGGTAAACTATTGTAATACCTAAATTGGCCTGTTATTTTAAATTCAATTTTTGCGATTCGCGCATGATTCAATAAATATCATTGAGGTGTAGTTATATGAGTTATATTTTAGTTATTGTGGTGCATCATATGGATTCATTCAACATATGTGATTGAATAGGATGAGCCAGATTTATCTGTTGATTTTACTACAAATATTTGCTCATTTAAATTGAATAGCAAATAAAATGATATATTTATTTTTTTTTATTAAATTTATTTAAAAACTTTTACAAAACATGAATCTACATAAATTTGAGTAAATTTATGTAGTAAAATTAACATTTATAAATGATATAAATATAAGTTAGGTTTATAGAGTAAAAAATATATATTTACTATACATATATGAACAGTATTAAAGATAATAACATTAATTGTGAAAACAATGTTAATGAAAATAATAAATCTTTAAAAGTAAAAGAATATTTGAGAAATTACTACCAAAAAAATAAAGCCGCTATGAATGCAAAAATCACATGCGATCTTTGTAAAATTGAATACAATAAAAAACATAAATCAGATCATATGAAAACCCAGAAGCATCGCCTTTTAGTTTTGGAAAAACATGTGGCAGATATTAAAAGCCTGAGTACTTCGTCATAAATATTTAGTATTAAAATATAATCAAATTACCCGCTTTTATACGGGTTAATTTATTTCTAAATATATAGTAAATTAAATGTATAAATTCACATGTTTAAAATGTGAATTTAAGACAAATGATAAAGGTAATTATGACAAACATTTGACAACAAAACTTCACTCAAATAATTTGATTTGTAATACACTAACATGCGATGTTTGTGGGTATATAGCAACAAGGAGATTTAATTTAACTAAACATATCAAAATACATCAAAGACCAATAAAGAAGGAAAATAACGTATATAATGTTAATTTACCTATCGATAATGATAAAATCAATTTAGACCGAACATATATAAAACAATTTAAATGTAATGTATGTCATTATACAAGTTCCCGTAAATCTAATTTGATTAGACATAATGCTACTCATTTAAAACATCCAGGAGATACTATTAAAAATTGCACAATATGTAAATACGAAACTACTGATATAGGTAATTTTTCAAAACATTTAAAAACGCACGAATTAACAACCAAAAAAAGGCATTTAGAAATGTGTAAATTAAATGGTAGACTCCGGAAATTAAATAGTGAATTATCTTCTAAAATACAAAATAAGGTTGATGTGTTGATCAAGATTGAAGAAACAAAAAATGCATTAGAAAAACTCGGGACGTATGTAATTAAAGATACAGAAAAATCAAATGTAATAAAAAAAGAAAAACAACACATAATATCCCATATAAAAGATTTGAAAATAGATACAACTAAATTAATATCAATTATAAATCGCGAATTTGAATGCAATTTATGTGAAAATCATATCAAATCAATTGAAGAAAACAAATTATTATTACAAAACTTTAAACATGATAATGAAAATATCACTGAAATTCATTTTAACTATGACAAATTTGAAAAGCAAACGAAAATATCATTATATGGTCTATTTGATGGCCAGTTTGACGAATATGAAACTACGTTAGTAACTTTATAAATTAAACTATTATTTGAATAAGCATCTATTCAAATAATAAAAATTTGAAACATAATTTGTATGATTACCAGTATATTTTTTATCGTTACATCATACCAGACAAATACACATACTGTAATCAATCATGACGTCACTTATCGATGATAACCAAACCGGCTTCCAAGTAATCCAAAGTTTTGGATTGGATAGATTTGTTGAATATTGCTTCAAATTTCATAATAAGGGAACACTTGTGGTATATAAAGCAGAAGTAACTAGAGTGCTTAATAAAGTGGATAAACACACGATGATTGATAACGATGAATATACTGTTGTTCTGTTGTATTCTAATAAACAGTATAAAGTAAATTATATCACCAAATCACCCAAAGCAAATGTTTTTAAGTTATGGAATAATTTTGTTAATGAATATAACAAATATGCACAAACTATCTATACGTATAATGGTATTAAAATTAATACCATTATTCATGAAGATAAAGTTTGGTTTGATTTGTATCAAATTTCCGATCTACTTGATTATGCTTCAAGCGGCTATCTGCAAAGTTATTATAGACGATACAGCATTGCATCATATGGTCGATATACTGACAAGGATGGATTGCGCGAAGTGTTAAATAGGGGTCGAAAACCTGGATGTAAACCAATGTTACAACAGCTAGATTTAAATTCCTCTAACAAAATTCAAAGTCCCGAGGCTAATGTTTTGGAATATATTATTGATTATCTAGATGACGAATTCAAATTACAATATCCTTGTGGATCATACAGAATCGATATGTATATTCCAAAATATAAAATTGCTATTGAAGTTGACGAAATGGGACATGCTGACCGTGATCCTACTTACGAATGCAAACGTGAGGAATATATTAAAACCAACTTGACTGATAAGATTCTTCGAATTAATCCGAATGCGCCTAATTTCCGTATAGTCAAAGAGCTAGGTTCTCTAGCTAGACTTATGTGTTAATATATATTTATTTATTAATTGTTCTATTCAATAAATAAATTAGTTGTCATTTTTATACACCCATGTATACCAATTAAAATAATTCCAATCAAGTCTTTCATCAAACAATATTTCCCACAATTGTGAAATACTGTGTTGATGGTTTCCCGAATCTAAAGATGGAAAAATATCAGCAATCGTTCTACTAATTCCTTCAAAGAAAAAATCTTTAGTTTCTTCATGAACATCATTCGGAAAACATTGCCTTTTATGTCTCACTACAAGATTATAATACTCGCATATTTGTTTATTTGCCCATGTTTCATATTCTGCCAGATTTTTACACTTTCTCCAAATCCCACCAACACCCTTTTTTGTTACAGTTCCATTTCCCATAATAATTAGTAAAGTTTTTTTATTTATCCAATCCTTAACTTTAACTTCTAATTCTTTACCTGATCCATCATATGGTATGACTTTAGCTTCACTATCCATTTGTTATATATTATTTAAAATAAAATAACATTTGTCACTTTGTAATTCAATTTTTGATAGCTAACTATTATATAAACAAATTAATTGATGAATATTTGACCAAGTCTATTATTAGTCTTTCGACAAAACATACACTTCATACCAATCTTTTTGTAACAACTATTGCACAGATTGAACCCATGATGACATTTGTCATATACATAAGTGTTTAAACTAACGCTACTAGAAAAGCATATTTTACATGAAGGTACATTTTTATCTTCTTCATTATTTTCACTAACACTTTCCCTAATTTTTCCGATGGTATCCACCATTGCAGTAATCTTTTCAGAAACTTGTCCCATTCCAACAGCCATTGGTGAAAGAGTTTGTTGTAAGAATTCTACGAAATTATTATTTACAGATAAGACTTCAAGATCATATAGATCAAGAAATTTCAGGACTATACTTTCCATTTTATTTTTGCATGCATTAACAATGTACTTATCTGTTTTATGATTCTTTTTAACAGATCTTTTGATTTTTACAGTACATAAATTTAGCAGAGCACTTGCTACATCAATATTATTTTGCTCACATGCGTAGTCGAATGAATTCCAATCCATGCCTCCACTGAGTTTTATCTTACCAATCTTTTTTCTGTAAATTTTAGTAATCCTTCTAATGACACCTAGCATGTTATTTTGTAACGCCCAATACAATGCAGAATATCCCTTAGTACAAACAGCATTGACATTAAATCTATATTTTTCGATAATTTTAATGGCTACCCGAGACATATTTTGTCTGCATGCAACGATAAGCGCGGTTTCACCTGATGGACTACGATGACGGAACAGTGGTAAAATTTCCATAAATTTGTATGATTCGTGATCATTATTAGCTTCACATGTTTGCATCAAAGGAGTTGTAATTCTCCTATATTTGGAATAAGAACTAATACAATATTTATTTCTTTTGATGAATACAATTGCATGTTCCCATAACTTATTCACAACTAGTTCATTCAATATTCTCATGTAACAGTTGTTTGACATCATTGGAGTAATATCAATAAGTTTAAAAATAACATCAGAATGACACATATATTGTATAGCATAAGTTAATGCATAGGAATATGATGGTTCGTCGATATCCATATTGTAATATGTATCAGTTGTCATTACCAACTCGGGGTACATTGCTGCAAATTTAATTGCCACTGAATTCATTTTATTTTTACATGCAATCATCAATACATTGAGTCCTTTGTTTACACAACTGAAAGAAAAATCACCGTAATATCTTTCTCCAATATTATCACCATTGCATTTATCTATTAATTCCAATGCAACTTGCGTCATTTTATTTTGAATTGCAAAAAATAAAGTAGTTGCTCCAATATTTTTTTTTGACATATAGTTTCCGATGCGTTTTGTTCCACGAAGAATGCCAAGTGCTCCATCTTCATCGTTATTTTTGCATGCAGTATGCAGTTTCTTTGCAGTATTACCCATTTTGAGGTTAAACGCTTAATTTCTATGATGGAATGTATTAAATGTTAAGAAATAAATAGCCCGTTCAACAATACAAACTTTCAATTTTTTCATTTGTCATGTATAAAAATTGATTTAATTATACTAATATAATATTACATACTATGGTTTTTAATAAAAACAAAGATGTCTCTTGAAGCTGATAATGTATCGGAAGTAAACAATATGATCATTGATCTTTTAAAAACTCCAAACAGTAAACTAAATTTTCCACTTCAAAACGATACAATTGAAATAATAGAAAAGCATAAGTTTAATAGTTTTATAATTGAAAAATTAAATAGTTCATCAATCACATTATTAACAAATAACGTTCCCACTGAGTTCTTAAATGCTACAACATATTCACTTGAATTAACTATCGACAATTTTTCTGATCCAGAAATCAATAAATTAATTATTGAATCGGCTAGAATAATATTTAAGTTTAATAAGGGAATGGTTCACTCATTAAATCATATGGTATTGTACATTTTAATGGGTTGCGACATAACTCCATTAAATCAATTTGAATTTGAATATAATGAATTATGTTTGCTGTTGGCATATAAAACCCATAATTTGAAAAATATAAATTTTATTTTAGAAAAAAAAGTATTTCCCAACGAAAAATGCTTTGATGTTTTTCTAAAATCTTCTAATGAGGGGTTATCTAAATATGAAGAAAATAAAGAACAATCCATATTAATGACACTTGCTCAATATGGCTATAAATTTACATATAGCGATTTAATTAAAATAATGGATTCATGTATATTTATTAATCCAGATGATTATGAAATCAAAATTGATTGTAATTTTTATAACAAATGTTTAGAGTTGACATATAAAGGTACTACAGATTATATAATGAGACAAATTGCCAAACAATATACAGATTACATAACAAAAAAATTTCCATTGATCAAACCAGATATTAGTGTTTTACAAACTGCATGTAAATACGCGAATACTCCTATTGTCAAAATATTATTAAAAAAATATAAATTAAATCCTGATGAAAAATGTATGGAAGAAGCCTGCACATCTACAAAATCACTTGCAGTATTGGGTTTGCTTATTGAATCTGGCTTGAAACCAAATAAAACATGCGTTCTCAATATGTTGCGTGCATTTGATAACAAACCAGCTGCATTAATAGCTGATAATTACTAATTTATTTATAAAATATTGAATATTATAATGTGTGTTATATTACTTTGATTAAATAATTATAACAATTATCATCATGACTGAAATTACACCAAAAATTCACGAGCTTATAACTTATGTTATGAAAACACCAAGTGACAAACTTGAAGGTATTAATGAAAAGGTAAATACTATTAAAGCCTCTGGTGTTAATTCTAATTTGCTAAAACTAATTGATACAAAAATAAATGGAAAATTATTAGAGCTACTAGTTTTAAATATATATCCAATTAATATTAAATATTTAGACATGGTTTTACATTCTCTTAATATTACTAAAGATGATATTAATGAACTCGCTAACGATCACTATAATTTTGTGCAGAATATGACAAATATTTTTGGATTAAATTGGCCAAAATCTCTAACTCATTTAGTTTTGATGACATATTGTAATTTTAAATTAAATTTGATAGAAACAACTGAAGAATATGATGAATTATGTTTATCTCTAGCATATTATACTTTAAATGTTCCAAATGTTACCTTTTTACTACAAAGGAAATTAATACCAAATAAAGAATGTTTTTATTGCTTTGTAAGAGGCATCCTAAAAAAGTATCAACATGATAAATTTTTAACTTCACCAGAAATTACGGAACTACTTAATAGTTTTGGTACTTATGGATATAAAATAGATAAGGATGATTTCATAAATTTAGTGGAAAGTCATATTTATATTGATCCAGATAATTATGAAATTGTTCCTGATATTAACTTTTACATAAAATGTATTGATAATGTAACAGTTGACTATTGGAGATCGACAGATTCAAAAATGTACATCGATTATATTGCCAAAAAATTCCCATTAATTAAACCAGATGTAACTGTTTTATATTCGGCATGTAGAAATGTAAACACAACTTTAGTTAAAACCTTAATTACAAAATTTAAAATTCAACCTGATGAGCAATGTATGGAAGAAGCCTCCAAATCTACAAAATCCTTGGCTATTATGAATGTGCTTTTAGGAAAAGGCATCAAGCCTAACAAAGCTTGTGTATTAAATATGTTGAGAGCTTTTAATAATAAACCGGCAGCATTAATAGCCGATAACTTTTAAAAACTAATTTAATTTATAAAATATTGAATATTCACAGCAATGTTATTAATGTGGTCATTATATTACTGATTTATTACAATATGGCCACGATAGCAAGAAGACGTCGCCCTAATGTTGCTCCTCCAGCGCCAACTGACGAAGAAAAATATGTTATTCAGGATCCAGAAATTAAGGCATTAGTTGAATATGTATTAAAAACACCGAATAGCAAACTTGAATTACCTAATGATAAATTGGTGATATTGCAAAATTATAATTTTCCAGTAACTATTAAAAAATTTATATTTGACAAATTAAATGTTCCCGTTTTCGAATTGCAATTATTAAATCGTAAACTGCTACCATTATGGATATTTGATTTAATTATTTATTCTTTTGATATAACATTTGACAAAATAAAAACTGCCCAACAATATGATTGGTATTATGCAAACCCTAATATTCATAATATTTTTATAAATTCTGATAAAAAAATTAAATCAATAAATCACGCACTTTTATACATTTTAGTCGATGTGTCTTTAGGATTAGATACAAACAATTTTTCAGAATATAATGATTTATGTTTAATACTTGCGTATCATAAAAGGAATTTAGGAAATGTTAATTTTTTACTGGAAAGAAAATTTTTTCCCACAAAATTCTGTTTGGACGTTTTAGTTGAATCAGTTATTGAAAAAAGGTATTTTGATCAAAAATGGATAGATATATTTAAAACATTTGGAAATTATGGTTACAAATTTACCTATGATGATTTTATTAGACTTGTTTCCTCAACTATATATATAGATCCGAGTGATTACGATATTCAAATGGATTGTAATTTTTATAACAAATGTATCCAATACGCTCACATCGAAAATGGTTATAAAGATCAATCAAAACAATATATTACCTATATAACAAATCAATTTACAAAGGTTGCTCCAGATATTACCGTATTGGAAGTAGCTTGTCAATATTTAGAAACACCTCTTGTTAAAATATTAATTAATAAATATAAAATTAAACCAAATGAAAAATGTTTGGAATTAGCATGTTCAAGTACAAAGTCATTTGCTGTTTTGAAATTACTATTTGATAGCGGTCTTAATCCTAATAAACAATGTGTACTAAATATGTTAAATGCCTTTGATAACAAACCTGCAAATTTATTAGCTGAAAAATATAAAACAATCGATTAATAAAATTTATTATTAATTACACATCAAACTTATTATTGGTTACTTTATTTATATTATATTTCAAATGTCTAGCTTTAATCAAATTATTGCAAATTGGCTGAATTCGTCAGATTTCCATTGAAGATTTAGCAGCAGCGATGGACGAAAGCGATAGTCCTAATTCCTTAATTTTAATAACGACTGAAAAAACGGAATTTAACGCAGCTGAAATTTCATATATTGCTTTTTAATTTATAAAAATTTAAATTAATTTGTATTATTAATTTATTCCAATGCAATATTCAGAATTGAATAGTTTTAATTATAACTCAGAAGATGAAGATAATAGTGATTCATCCACTACCGAAATTGATGAAATTACAGAAATTGATGTATTTGCATTATCACCAAAAAATAATATTGATATAACAAGTAGTGAAATTGTAAAAAATATATCAAAACTAATTAACGTTAACAATCACAAAAGTATTATTGATACATTATCAAGTTTTCCAAATATTAGTGTTGTTTCTGATGTTCCAAACGATGATATTGTTAATAATGTTAGAAAAATGTTTAATTTGAAAAATAATGATGTTGGTTATGACGCAGATACTGAAGAACTAAATGAAAATGATTATTTTATTGACGAAGATTATAGTGATTATTTTGTGGACAAAAATTTTATTAAAAATAATGATGGGGATATTGGATATATCACAGATTCCTTAAATAATGCAGTTAAAAATGACACATATGAGAATCTTAGAAACGATATAATTAATTTATGCGATACAGTTAGGGAAAAGTTTAATGATCAAACAAAAATGGAAAAATATGTGAAAAAAATATTGCATAAAATACAGCTTGGACATGTTATATATGAAATCACTAATAATGAATTTAGACAAAAAAAATATACTTTCATTGATAAAGTTTTTAGTTTAATACTTTTACTTTTGGATCTTTTGATTGTTCCAAGTACAGGTATGTGGAATTCGTGGAAGAATATTAATAATGAAAAATTAAAAGAAGTTGTAACTGTTATACAGCGCGTATCGCATATTTCAAATACAAATAGTGATTCAAATACACAAAATATTAATTGTCATGATGGAACTCCATTCATTGACAAAAAATTTAGCAAGCATCCGTATGGAGATAAATTTTTAATAGAACATGATATTGCAGACTGCTTTGCGCATGACAGATACGATTGGTTCCTTACAAACATAAGTAGGTTATATGTGAATGCATCATCTCAGTTAGGTAATGAAAAATTAGTCGATGCTTATATGTGTAAATTAATGTCAGCATCTAAGGCATTAGATACTTTTGTTTTAAAATCATTTATAGATTTTTCGGATGGCAAATTTGGACAAGTTAGAAATATTCACCAGGTAATTGACAAATTGATAACATATGGAGCCAAAAAGGTGAATCCTAAGGGAGAACATGTGCTGGATGCCCATTTGCCAATACTAAAACTTAAAAAGCTTGAAAACGAAAGTCGTATCAAGTCCGTGATTGATTTATTAAGATAAAAGAATGATGTGGTTAAAATAATAATAATAACTATAAGTTAATATTATTATGTCACTAAAGCAAATCGAAAAGTTTGTTCAAACCAACGAAGATTTATTTCAAAAAATATCCGAACTTGATCCACCATTACCAACAATGGATGCATCAATGGATTTAATAAATGAAAAAGATTATTATGGTATTGACTTTACAAAAAATCCTGTTTATATGCTTTTTTTTACTGGTTCAAGCAATTACTTTCCGGGAATATTGCCTATAGAAAATATACCATTAGATCAATGTCCAATTTATATATTTGATATAGCATCAGATAATCAGCCGTCATTCGAAGGTAATTTTAAAAAGTATATTAGTACATTGCTTAAATTTTACATTAAAAAAACCGGCGATAAAAAGTCAAAAAAACTATTAAAAAGCCTCAATAAAAAATTTTCAGATAATGTAATCATGCCAACTAAACAGATAGATTATTATAATATTGACAATCAAATAGTATTTACTATAAAGTCTTCAAATACAAGTTTTATTGATAAAGCTAAAAGTGTTTTAATAGAAAAAGTTTCTAATTTATCTAAATTTAAAATTGCAGCAATAGTTATCTTTATAATATTTTTATTTTTTATTTTTGAATTAGACAAAAAAGTAAAATCATTTTATAAATCATTGAAAGAAACGGCAGAAGCCAAATTATCTAGTGAATAATTATGTTTATGCTAATCGCGAAATAAATAAATAAAATACAATTTAGACGATATACATCCTATCGTCCAAGTTTAGTTTTATAGGATTACGCATTGAACACCTTCTTCAGAACAACCTCGGTTCCATTGATGCGAAGGTTGCTAGCAGTTGAATAATTTATTATTATATCTTATTAATACTAATTAAAAAAAATACTTAAACAAATAAATATAATTTATGCTTAATAGCGAGGATGATACTCTCTTAGGACCTATTATAAATGAAACTAAAAAAATATTTTTCATTCGAGCATCACTATTTCTTTATTAATATTCTTAACAGAATTATAAGAAATAACTTAAATATCAATAACCAAGATATTTAAATAAATGTCGATAACCGAAGACATTTAAGTGGGTATTATTATATTTATCATGTGCTACAAATGATTATAATTACATATTAACCACAACTAGTGTAGAGGAATCTCTAAAGCGCTACCTTTAATAATTCTAAATTAAAATCTTCAGATTTTAAGACTATAAAATTCGATGATTTTAATAATAAACAACTGTATTTAATAACAGTAAATGTAGCGGGTAATGTGACGTCCATACAAGCTTCCTGCTATGTCATTACAGTATTATAAGAATCATTAAACAGATTGATAACTGGATTATGATTCATTTTTAAAGCCATAATGACGTTTTTGCAGATATTATTTGTAAATTAATCGTAAATTCATATAATTTTAATAGTTATATGCATCTCTGAAATTTAAATAAAAGTATAAGCCCGGCTCTATTGTATCTTGCTCATATTTATCAAATCTATGTGATTTATATGTTTTGCCAACATCATATTTAAAATCCAAGTCCCATTTAGATCTGCATGGGATCGATTCGTCGCGCGTCAATTTATCTGGAACATTAGACATCTCATAATGTCTTTTTTTGCCTTCCTTTTCTATATCCTTGATTTTATATTCGCTTGTTCTCAACTCTTTGCTATTATATTTTGGGGCAATTACATAAGTTTTTTCAGGTACTTCAACAGTTGCAACAAAATCACCCCATATGTCCTTGTTTTCTTTGCATTTGCATTCTATTTTTTTGTATCCAATTAATGGTTTTTCTAATAACCATTTTCCATACTCTCTATTTGATGTTTTATTTATAATATCATCCTTCTGGGATTTTTCAAAACCCAAAAATTCTTTGAGGTTGTTAAATAGTGACATTTGATACTTACCTAATACATCATTAATTAAATTGTTTGTGTTTTAAAAATTCAATTTTATTAAGATATTTAAATAAATAACACAATAATATATTATATATGAAATCTCATATAACATACTAAATATAATCATTTATCTATAGTCTTCTGTATTTGTATCCATACAGCAGTATTATAACGTAAATACAGAATTAGCGATAAATGATTATGTTATATTTTGTTGTAGTATTGTCTATCTATAAAGGTAGATAAGAATCATTTGATTTTTATCTTTCAAAATATTATTACTGCTTGCGGATGTTTAAATATTCATGCAATAAATTTTTCATAGTTTTATCTTTTACATAGTGCAATGCATGTTTATTTTGTCTAACTGCTTGCAAACAAATATCCGTTGTTTGGTCATCAACAAATTGTAAAGCATTACCATCATTCATAACAGCTTCTAAACAAATTCTTTTCAATTGAATATAACTTAAACCAGTATCTTTTTGGACATATTGAAGAACACAACCATCTTGACAGACTGCTTCCAAACAAATGGCATATGTTTGTTTAACCACATATCTAATTGCATATCCATTTTGTTTAACAGCATTCAAACAAATTTGCTCAATTTCATCAAAGCTAAACCTATTTAATTTATTTTTAATATATCTCAAACAATGTCCATTATAATTGACTGCATGTATGACAAAATTTTTATCACGCCAATAGTCTAAATCATTAATAGTGCATTTTTTAGATAATATCATTTTATCAGTTTTAATTTTATCATTCATTACGTAAACTTGAGCATCATCTGGTATTGTTACAAATCTCACATATACCATTTGTTTACCACTATACCATATCCATTTACCAATATAACTTATTTCACAAAAGTATATACCACCATCATCATCGTTGCATGCAAATTTAACAGTATCTATGTTCAAACCATTTTGAAATTGAAAGTTATTATGAATTTCAGTTTCATTCGTTAATTTAATAAATATTTTACCATAATATTTATCGTTAAAATCTTTTCCGTTAAAATTCATGATATATAATATTAGATGTTATTTTAAAATGATATCTGGTGATATATTACTGTCACTTTTAAAAATTGAATTGTTAACAACCAGCTTCTCGTATTAGTAAAATTATTCAAGTTATCACAACACACGATGGATACATACGCAGATATCCTTGCAACAAATCATGTTGACAATGTTATTGGACACGTTGACACATTTTCATTTTACGAAGAGGATGATCTCAGCTTCAATACATGGTATTTTAGTTTAGAAACTGATATTCATTTTACTGAATCATCAACCGAAGAAGAAGTTTTGGCTTATATTAAACAAAATCCAGAAAAATGCAAAGTTAAAAATTTTTTCAAAGGAAGTGATAGTCCTGGTTTTTCATTGTTTGATTAAACAATTATTTTTTTATTTAAAGCTATTTAGCTCATTAATACACTTAAATAGATGACAGTAATATATATTATAAATTATAAACTACATATAACAGCAGATGGAAAAAAGAAGATCTGAATTCGTTATATTATCATCTATCTAGAAAGATAGATAAGATCATGGATGATCTTATCTATTAAAGTTGAAATTATACTACATAATATATTAAATTGTTATATGTCAATTTAAAAATAAATGGACCAGCTTATTAATTTTAAAAATAAGCCAATTACTGATGAAGAAAATGTAACACTAAATGCAATACAGAATAGCACAAATAAAATATGTGCATTATATGCAATTCGTTTTCGAGATTTTTTCAACCAATTTTTCGACTCATGGCAAGGCAATGGGTTAGAATATACCGATAATTTTGGTATTGAAACATATGGCTACTCTGAGGATTTCGCAATATTTTTAGCAGAGTTTAAAAATAATATTGCTAATTATACAAAAGGAGATATTTGTAATGAAGTCGAATATATTAACAGTACTGGTACACTATATTTTAAACACGTAAATGGTAGCTCTCATATTTCTTCACAGTTACTTATAGATACGTTTTGCACAATGCATGATTGTTGTACATTATTAAATATTAGCTATGACCATTTACCACATTGTTAAAGTTGAATTTATTAAATATTGTATTACTTATTAGCAAAAATTATTGATGAATAACAATCGTGACCAATAGCTTTCAAAATGTCTAACTACCATCACTTGAATGCGCTGAGAAATCTACTTGCTCAAGAAAGGATTCTGAAATACCAACAATGTTGCGACAAATATGCCGGTACAAAACAAAATTATATGGATATGTATTATGCTGTATGCGAAAAAGAAAATTTGGTTCTCGATCGAAATATGAGAACAAAACTTCGGGAAATGACTCCTGAACAGTTCGATAAATACTACAAAGAAAAGGATACAACTATTGACGTAGAATATAAGAAATTCGCGGATAAACAAACAGATAATCCTGACGAATGCGAATATAATTTTTCTTTGACCAAACATTGCCCTGAGTGTAAAGAAAATGTTTGGTTTTCTTGTAGACAATGTTGGTGGAACAAGTATCGGGAATGCAGGAGAAGTAAGTGTACCTCGAAAAGAGAACCATATACATGTTTCTGTGTAGAATGCAATTATGATAATGGTTATGAACGTGACGAATATCTCAAAAAATTTGGACACTATCGAGATGATGACTGCGAAACGGAAGACGATGAAGAATAGTTATCACACTTTATTTATATATACCATTTTGGCATAAAAATTGAAATTCCATATGTTTGCCTCGTTTCATAATGTAATAATAAAAACATTAACTTACAAGATAATATTAGCATTATATTCACAATGTCAACACAATTTGATTCCATTACATTCCAAAGCCAAATGGCCGGCCTTGATACAATGATGAAGCAAATACAGGAAGATAGAATTAGACATGAGAGAGAACGTGAAGAAAAAGAGAAAAGAGAAAAAGAGTTGCGTCAAAACTGTTGTATAGATACTATCTATGAATGTACGGAAATACTTTGTAAGGGTGATTGCTGTCTATACGTATATAAAAATGAGAAATCTTGTTGGAACCATCCGTGTTGTTGTCCATGTGAATGTGTACATGGTATTCTTTGCTGTCCATTTGCATGCTGCTGTGGAGCTCTTTCTGCTTGTGAAAAGAGGTGTAGAAGTAAAAAGAAAGAACAAGCTGCTCCGGAACCCCAAACTATGGTTTAATAACTTAAACCATAATTTTTATTTTATTTATTTTGATCACTTTAAAGAATAAATAAAATTATAACACATTTGATCTGCAATTTGGACAAGTATTTTGCTGACAAAGCCAATTTGCGATACATTTTCTATGAAATTTATGTTCACACGTTGTTCTAATACTTTCTTGATCTTGGAGAATATCATCTGAGCAAACAGTGCATATACTATGTCCATTATTTTGGTTAGGTACAATATTTACTTGATCTAATTCTGGAGCAGACGGTTCCGGTAAAATATCCTTTTCTGGTGCAGATGGCACGGGTACATTATCCAATTCTGGAGCAGATGGCTCAGGAAAATTGGATTTTGACATATTATTTTTGCTGTAAAAAACACATTCATCAATATTAACATTCCATATATTTCCCGTTAATTTGTTTAACCAATTAGGAAAATTGTTTGGTTTTTTTGATAGGCGTATATAATTTTTATTTATATTAATCTTCACTAAATATCCCCCAGGATACAATCTGACACCAATAAAATATCTCATATGTGTATCAATTTTTAAATTTTCAAAATCTGTAACTTTTTCATAACCAAGAAGATATGTTGCAATATTTTCTTTTTTAATATTTTCTTCTTTTTGTTTATTTTCATTATTTAATTTATCATTTATTTCTTTTTGCCTTAATAAATCATTTTGCAATTTGTTTTCTATTTCAATAGCAATTCGTAAAGCATCGTCAACTTTTTTATTTTTTATTTGTTCCAATTTATTATGCCCATGTGAACCATATGACATTCCTTTATCATGTCGTATATAAGAACTATATCGTGGTATATAATCTACATCATATAGGTATTTTGGAGACGTAAACCTATAGTCAATAATCATTTTAATTTTTAATTATAAACAACATGTCTTGTAGTACCAAGTGTCTCATATTCAATTTTTATGAAAAAAAATTGAAATAATGAGTGCATTTGATCTCCTTTGAATTTTCCCATATAATACATCATCCGATTGAATTTATTTGCGTCAAACAGAATTACGCATGTCGAGCCCTCGCATTTTTCGGCTTCTTCTAGGTATTGGGGCTACTGCATCAGTCGCTGCAGGTCTATGGTATCTATATAAATCAATGCCGAAATATGTTTATCAGATACAACAATACAACAAAGACGCAAGATATTGGGAACCTGTCTGGCCACAAACAGGAATATTTTGTACGTCTAAACTGGAATGCATTGCTATATGTGAGCAATTTGCTTCACAAAATATATTCGAAGAGTATCGAATTCTAAGAACCAATGCTGTTAGATCTTGTGTTATTGGCCCAATTATCAAAAACGTACCAAAGCCTGCTACTGTGATTCTTCATAAAACAACCACAGCGGGATATTAAAAGGATAACGTTAATATTATTCACTTTTAGACTTTAGCTTCTCATTCTCTGCCAATACTAATGAATATTTTTCTTTTATTATATCATATTCCTTTTTTAAATACTCGTATTCACTGACAAGTTTATTAGTTTCATAAAAATTTGCCACATTAGTTACATCTTTTCTAACCATATGCTGCGAACATAACTTACATTTTACAAAATAATCTGGACAAACAGAAATTAAATGTGGTATTAAATCTTTTTTAAGAATAGCAATACCGCAAGCACATTGTAATATTCTATAATTACACTCACTATGATGTTTCACAATATGTCTATATTCATTTCCAACAATACTAGTAAAGTTACATCCATCATTCAAACACTTATATTCCAAACATGATATCACATTAGTTTCTATCCATTTATTTATTTCATATTTAGAATCGCATTTACATAGTGGGCATGTACTCGATGTTTTATACCAGTTAGAAATACATAAATTACAAAACGTATGTCCGCACTTTATAACAGTTGTTGGTACAAAAAGTACATTTAAACAAATTGAACACATACATTTGTCAAGGTTTTCATTGTTAAAATTTTCCACACTATAAATTCTTTGAGTGGCCTTTTCCACTGGTATTAGTTCTGTATAAACTTTGGCCATTGTGAGATACATACTATTAATACAAAAGATATAGTTCCGCCAATTATCTTTTCAATATTATTTAAAATTGAAAATTTCATAGTATCAATGATCTATTAATTTTTTGCCTTTATTAAACCATAGCCTTAAAAATGTCCGAGGATTCGGGGGCTTCCGCTGCTTCAGTCCAACAATCAGATGCTCCCAGAAGACTCTCAGTAGTCGTAGAACCAAGAGTTCCTAATGGAGAAATTGATATTTATAATGATGATGGATATATTGACGCAAAATCAATATCATCATATTTATCAGAATATGATATTGATTATAGTAAACATAGACCAAAATTGTCGGAAAAACAAAGGGAAGTTTGCAACAAAGTGATCGCATTTATAGAAAAAGATCTAGAAAAAATAGACGAAAAATTAAGCAAGCCTAAAGATGCGCTTATTAGACTCACTACAGAGGCACAATCAAGATATGATATGATCGGCGAGTTGGAAATAAGTATAATCCACCGTTTAAGGGAAACTAATGACAGTATTCATAACACTGAAATTAATATTCACAGAATAATGGAGGAACTAAATGAAATTAATGAAAGTATCCAAAGGCATTATTCAGAATGTAAAATCTTTGCTAGAGAATACTACAAAGAGTCACAATGCCTTAATTACATGAGAGAATTTATCAAGTAAAGTTTTTACGTGAAATGACCGCCTTTTACATTTATGAAATCTAGTTTTAGTCTATCATTTGAAAATACATCAATAAATATTTTTGAATAATTATCATGTGTCCATAATCTTAATTTTATATTAATGTTTTTATTTTTTTCTAAAATCTTTTTAAATTTATTAAATTCGACATCATTACTAATATTTCTTATGGCAAACGGATCACATTTCCAAACTTTACATGAGTAACAATCTTTTGACACGCGTAAGTCATGTACTTTGCCAACACTATAATCTCGCAAATACGAATTACTTAATTGTTCAATAGAGTGTGATATATCAGAATGTAAGCCAATTTGTCTAATACTTAGAGACGTAATATTAGTTTCCATGGCCATTTCCATTATTTTATTACATTGAGTAATAATTGGATCATCGCTAATAACAATTATCGTTAAATTTTTTAATTTATTAAATGTTTTAATTTTGGAAAATAAACTACTATCTTCATATATATTCTTTTTATATGGTAATGTCAAACTTTCAACATTAGTAATTTTATCAAGTATGTGTATATTATCTAATATCATATAACGCATAATATCTTTTTTATCATATCCATCTAAAAAAGAACAGTTAGTATTAACAACATCAAATGAAATATGTTTAATATCTCGTAACATTGTTATTGATTCTTTTTTACATACCAATGGCATCACTAAATTTTGTAATTTAGGCATTGAAAGATTTTCAATCTTGTCGTTGAGTTGCAGTATCAGTGATGTTATTTTTTGATTTTCGTTTAAGTTTTCAATAAGAAGCTTATTTGCAAATTCCATTCTTCGTTCAGACCAATGTCTTCTGAAAAATTCAGATCTATCACTTAAAATAAGTTTATTTATATTTGTTTTATTAATAACTTTTGCAATAGCAATAATAATACTGTTTGAAAGACCATATATGGTAAGCCATTTAATGTTAAGATTTGCTTCAAGCATTTCACCAAACACTTGCGGAGTATTATCATAAAGCACCGTTTCTTCAATACTTTTTTCTTGAGAATCAAATGTATAATATTCATTATCTTTATCTACACATGCAGAATCATTATAAAAACCTAAACTTTCTAATGTTTTGCAAGATTTGAGAGCATTACAGAATGATTCACAAATTTTATATGTGTCAATGTATAACACTCTCAAATTTGTAAATATATTAGTTTGCAACATTATGTTAATATGCATTATCCATGATTTTATTTCTTCGATATTTATTACCATATTTTGATTATAAATACATTTTCCGTCAAAATTCATTTTTTCATAATGTGAATAATTTTCATTACTTGTTAATTTAGTATTCCTTCCATTTATTCCCAATTGTCCAATATGTGCCAATGAATTTAACGCAACCAACGATGGCTTGTCAAAAGAAATACAAAAATATGCTTTCTTTAATGCATTTTTACTTTTTGATGCTTTATGCCATGGTTTGCAAATATTTCCCGCACATATTATTTCATTAGATGGTAAATAACCTAGAATTTCAGATATTGTATCGCTTGAATATCGCGCATCATGCACGGATGACATTTGAAATACATTACTAATATTTATTCCTAAATATGGACCTATAGTTTTTATTATCAATTTTTATAAAAGTTGATATCTAATCAATATAACAAATAATATGCATAAATAAATAAATAACACTAAATAATGAGCCCTATTGAAGTCGAAATATATTATGACACAGATAAATTAGATCAAAGTCAACCGATGCCAGCCAATTGGTGGATGTCACTTGGATCCCCATTACAGGAAGCTATGGTTAAAAAATTACTAACCTCTGAAAAATATAAAGAAACAACTAAAGTTTATTTGATATATAGTAGAAGTGGTGGTTGCATTATGCAAATACCGCATATTGAACAAAAACAGATGGTTGGTACGTTATTAATCACTGTTGGAAAAACACCTAATCTCGAAAACAAAGTTCATTTTACATGTGCGTATGGTAAGCTAGGCACACGTACACCAATTCCTGAAGGCGCTGTTAAACAAACTTACTATGCGCAATGGAAGTTGGAGGTACTTGATGAAGAACAATTTGACGAAGTATGTACAAATGCACTCGAACTAGAAGATTATAAAATATAATTAACCAAAAAAGTACCATATACTAAAACCCAAAACATATATCCAAACTACTGCAAAAAATATAATAGACCATATCGCAAAAAATAATACAAATGGCATATCTTTGCATGTTATACATCTGCAATTTGTATCATGCTTTTTACTTTCTACAAATTTTATTAATCTATAAAACTTATAGAAAAATACCGCAAACAATAGAATTATTGGTAGAAAAATTAAATATGACATCTTAATCGAGTGATATTGCAATGTATAAAAGATAAGAGATATCATAAATTAAAATATCAATCTTTTTACTTTATAAATAAATTGTCTCATTAAAATTAGTTTTAAATTTAATAAGATCTTGTAGTAACTCTTTAATATTTGTGATATATTTAACTGAAAATGGATCTTTTTGAACAGCTGTTAAATGCTATTTGACATAAATATAAAACCAATAATGATCATTCCCTAAAAGTATCTATATATCCTAATTTATTTTCTGGTCAAATAATCTTTAATCAAATCAATAAAAAAACTTATAATCATACCTCTCATTTATATATATTAAAATTCATTTTAATGACGGAAGTGCGTAATAAATAATATATTAATAACTAGATGTACAATAAACGTCATTATTATAGTGATTGTCATATGTTGGATGGTCATGATGGGTTGGTTGACCATGATTATCATTATGTGTATCACAAATACCATCGTGATTATCATCACGGTAATGTCCATCATCACAATCATAACTTGGTAAATGATCACTAGCATAATTATCAACTGAATTATCTACATAAGTACTGATATGATCGTGATAATCTGGAATTTGATTTATTTGAGCAATGTAGTCAAATAAATACTCAGTTTGTAATACTTCAATTGTATTATTAGGTAAGGTACCATCATTGATATATTTCTTTTTATCTACAGGAATTTTAGAACGATTAATTGTGGAAGGCTGTATTTTTTTAGGTATCTGAACTTTAGTTACATGAGCTGTTGCCAATTTTTTAACTGGCTTAGTAATTTGTGCAGTTTTAGGAATTATTGATGAACTTGCACTGGGCTTAGTAATTGCTGCTGCTTTGGGTATTTTTGGCTTAAGTGTAGGAACTGTTGATAAACTTTTAATAACTGGTGTGATTTTAGGCGCCTTGATTTTAATTACTGAAATTTGTACCTTCTTCGCACTTTCCAATAAATTATCTTGAATTTCGCAAACATTAGTATCTTCATTACGCTTGGAAAAATAAGTCAATATATCATTTTGTAAAATTTCATTATCGATAATATACAAACCTGTTACAGTTCTTCTAATATCATCATATTTAAATTTATGATGTATTAAAATCTTCCATCTATCAACGTATTGTCTGTCCTTTCTTGATCCATGCCAATAGTGACTAATATTAACAGGTACATATCCGATGATTTGTTTGTGCTTAATATTTGCAACATATTTTAATGTTTCATATGTATTTTGCGAATGATTAGTAATATATGACTTGTATTCATCATGTAAATCTTTTTCTACTGCATTGCCTACCTTATTAATTAATGAAAACGCAAAATGTAAATCTCCAGAGCCCACAATATCATAATCAGGTAATCCTTTAATTGATTGAAAAGCATATTTTGACATTGCCCAACCATATCCAGGATGCGGATACCACTCACTATATTTTTTTTGATCAATTGGCTTATTATGAACTACTGAATACCCGAATGAATAATCCGTTCTGAGAATCTCTTTATTTGGTCCAAGAAAGTTACATGTTTCAAACATTTGAACAACTGAATATTTATCTAGAGCATCAATTGTTCTACTTACCCAATTACTATTATGGAAATAAATATCTGCATCTAACCAACAAATCCATTTTGCATGTTCAGGTAATCTCGAAGCTGCAATATTTATAAGATTTTCCTTCATCCAATAAATGGAATCAGATGTTAACTGAATGTGATATGGATTATCGGTCTGAGTAACCTGGAATTCTTTTTGATTTAATTTTGGAAAAATACACTCTATTGTTATTAGCTGAGCACCATTATCTTTCATATGATTTGCAAAATTTTTATACAAATCATATCTTTTTTGATATGAGCATGGATTAAACACACATGTTATTACAAAAAAACACTCGTTATCTGTTTTTTGTATCACATTAGCTTTTTGGATAGAATTATCAGTATCATAATTGACTGACGCGCAATTACCCATTTTGAAATTGTTAAATAATATATTAATATTTAAAGGCACCCGGTAATTAATTAATCAATTTTTTTCAGTTAAATATGTCACTAAGAAACATTCGCACTTCGCCGCTTATTTTATCAAAATTCTTTGATAAAACAAACCCTCTTCCCTTTAGATAATTTGGACGTACTGTTATTATTGCTACTTTAGTAAATTGGTATTCAATATGCACTTTAGCGATTATGTTTTCTTTAGTGATATGAATAATAGTTGTGCGCTGGTCTTCGCTTTCCTCCCAATATATCATATCCTTAAATTCACGGCAATTTATAATATTAAAGTCAGCATGTTTGATTTTAGTAATGTTACAATCTTTTAAAATACCATTTAGAGTATCAATAACTAAATTATCTAACATAATAACTATATTTTCATTCGACATTATTAAAATATAAAACTATAATTATTTATGTACTACATGGTGACAAATAATTAATTTGAATAACTTAAACCCCATGATCCATCACATATTCTATTGATATCATAGCAAATTGATACCACATAAAGCCCACCACATTCTTGTGAAAACTTATTTTGATCATAAACAATTATTTCTTTTCCAGAACATTTTTGTTTTTTATTTGAATCGTCATTTATATCATCATAAGATCTTTTCCCTAATACAGTACTATATTGCATAATTTGATCACATTTTTGTTTTTTATAGACCTCATCATAATATTCGATTTTACGTTTTTCGCCACTATATGACATTTTAATATAAAGTTTAATTAATTCTTTAAACCAGAATGCTATAAATAAAATTATGCAGCCTTAGCATAAGTTAATTTCAATTCCTTAATCCCAGCTTTTACATCATCGATTGACTTACTTTTCTGACAAATTGCTTGTAAATCTGCAGGAACAATAAGATCATCGTCAATTTTCATATGATCTACTTCACTACATAAGCTCTTTTCTCTAACATCATCCATAACTCCATAAATTAGCATATTGTGAATGTAATATTTGATCATTCTTTTTGCATCAACAGCTTTCATTTTAACCAAATTAATATGATATGTCACCCGACCATGTCTTTTAACTGCTGCATCTAATAGCTCGGGATGATTTGTTGACATAAGAATAGAAATTCCGTCTCCTTGAAGCAATCCATCTGTGGCATTAAGATATCCACTCATGGTAACCTTTGATGATTCTTCTTTTGAACTCATTTTAACAGTTCCATCTTTATTCATTACAATAACTTCGTCATCATCATCTTTGTCTCCTGATTCCTTTGCTTTTTCTCTACAAAATAGGGTTTTACTTTCGGCATCAGCATCTTCGAAAATATATGTTCTTTCGTTAATAGGAACTGTCCACCAATCGTCATTAGCATGATGCAAGCTTTCTGAAAAGAAAAGATCCATTAAATCATCATCGTTCCTAGTATTACTAAGCTTTGCAACCACTGGATTGGTGTCTAAATAATTTACAATAGCGCGCTTTAATGAAGTTTTACCACATCCAGGAATACCTGTAGTCAGAATAAATAGTTTCTTTAATTTTCCAGATTTAAATTTATTTAGGAGTACCATAATATTATCAATGTGATGTTGCGGTATAAACAGTTCATCGAATGCTGTTTTAGGATCACAGTAACCAAATTTAAAGCGCCTGAATAATGGATATTTGCAATCATGTGTTGACTTTTTTTGATAATAACAATATCTTAATACTTTGTTGGATACAGTTGGTACGATTTTGTCTATGTACAAAGCATAACATGATTTAATAAATTCTCTAATTTCATCAGTTGATTTTTCAAATGATGTAATTTTGATTCCATAATTAACTTCATCTAAAACAACAGCATCATTACTATTATCACCATCCTTTTTTGGTGGGGGTTTTTTAACATCGCTAGATTTAGTGTAAAGAATATCCATTTGTTTGTATTTGAATGTGTTTGTAGGAATTGAATGTATTGTTCTCGTTTTCATTCTTGCATTTTCCGATATTCCAGTACCATCATCTTTCAGGTTTAAAGTAGTTTCCTTTGATGTTTTATTATTTTCAGTTATAAAATCTAGAACTGCTAAAATTAATAATCCATTCAATCGCTCATCATCATCCATTTTATCATTACGTGATCCATTTCTAACTTTTTGAGTAATTACTACCTTATTTGGTTGTACAGTCAAATTAGATTTAGTTAATGAAATTAACCAATTAAACCATGCAGTAATACTAAAATTTGTGAAAAAACTATTAATAGTAGTTGTTAAAGAAGTTACAAGAGCTGGAATAATCAGAATGAGCATATGATGTGTGCTCATGATATTCGATGGATTTTGTTGGTAATGACCATGGTTGCCATAGTCATTGCCAGTTGAGTTGAAAAATTCACTAGTGAAATTAAGTAATGTTTCTGTTTGGGTAAATATGTTCATTTATTGTATGCTCTTAATGTTAATATATATTTTAAGACATAATAAATTAATATCAATTTTTTATTTGAAATTTTATTTAATTATCGATTGTTTGTGGTACAACTTGCATTTTACTCAAGTCGTGTCTCATACGTAAATATTGGTATGCCTGACCTTTTGCATCATCTAAAGCATTATGACTGTGTGGTAAACTATCGCTGCGATAATCTGGTGCATTATAGTTAAGTAGCTGCAGTGTTTTATACATTGTAGAAATACATGTTATTGAAAATGGCAACGGAAATCTTTTAGTTTTACCTTGACCTACTGGGCAAAATTTATGATACAAGCAGTTTATCCATTGATAATCATAGCTTGATGGTCTAGCTACCCATGTTTCTACATCATATTTTTTATTTAATTCGCGTAACCATGCGCTTAATTCCAACATAACTTCTGTTACTGGCTTGGCGTTGTATTCAATGTACTTTTTCAATTCTGGCAATTTGCTCCAAAATTCTTCCATACATTTTTTATCTTCAACACAATCTGGTTGTCTTTGTATACACCATTCTCTAGAATCTGCCATCCATTCACTTATATCTTTGCAATTTAATGGATCTGTATCAACAAACACCGCCGCTATACCAATCATGGTGCAACTGTTGACTAATGGGGCTGGTCCGTCAGCTTCAATATCTAAACTTAATACTATCTTTCTTTTAGGTTCCATTTTAATATATAATAATATAATATCTTTAAGCATATTACTTTTATAAAAAATTTGAAAGTTTTAATAGATTGATGTTCTTATTATTTTTGGCATAATATATATACAACACTCGAAAGAGATTCAAGCTTTGAAAGAATTATGGCTCAGCTTTGCAAATGCTGTCTAAAAAGCGCTGGAATTGGAGAAGTTAACTCAGTGTATGAAATCATAATCAATGGAAAAACTATGCATATTCGTGATCTCATGGGCACATGCGCGAAAACAATAGTTGAGGAACAGTGCGCCCCATTTGGGGAATTTGTCAGAGATTATTTGCGAGAAGGGACACCAAATGATTTTGGAGTGATTCTAAGAAATCCAGACAGAAGCTATACTAAAGGAGAGTTTCATACCATCGAACGAGTTAAATTTTTAATTAAAAAACTCAAATCAACTATTCCTTATTTGACATTTTCTTTAGCAAAGAATCGAGATATGACTTATTCTGCTTTTAATAAAACGGAAATTGTTAAAACTGTTTCTGTTAAAACAAAATCACTGTTAAAAAAATCAAAGTTTCTATTTAATATTGAATTCGTTGGATTTGAATCATTGGTTGAAATATGTGAATGGAGTCAATATGGGAGGAGAATCGCAACAGAACCCGTATTAAACGTTGATTGTCTAATCAATGCATTGTGGATGACAGAAGAAGGTATTTCCACAATGCCATTCTCGAATATGAATCAATTTAGTGGTGCAATGTCTGCCTTGGAATTTGCAAAATTTCAGATTAATGAAAAGGTATTTGAAATCAATAATAGACAGGGTAACGTACTATGCCAATCATTTTGGGAGCGTATGCTTAAATTGCTCGTTCAAGGATGGCATATGAAATTATATAGCAATAAATATTCATACCATTCAAATTCCCAATCAATATATACTATTGATGATGAAATTCCTGTCAAAGTTTGCGACGCATATGGCCAATTTGGTTTTGCGATGCATATGATTACTAGATGTACTGAAGAACGAAATTTAGAAGATGAATTCGAAAATACGTATAAATTTTCAGGGGGAGAAAGGCGAAAAAGAATACAAAATCACCGAAAAAAAATCATAATCACAGCTAACGCACAGGCGCTAGTAGATCGTTCGTATTATTTTTCTAATCGACAAGATGGAGAAAAAAATCCTAAAAAATCCCCAAAAAGCGTTACATTTGACAATTTTGCTTGTGGTTTATGACAACCATTTTATTTATCAAAAAAATATTTATTTCATCCTAAAGTGAAATACTTGATTAATAAAAATTGAATTATATCTTCTATGTTTTATTAAATATTAAAATATTAGTAATTAACTTTATGGCATTCCTTCTCAGGAATACATGTAAAGATGTTTTACATAATTACATATTACCTTATTTAACGATTCTCGACTTGTTATCAATTGAACAATTATCAAAAGATGACAAAAGATCAAAAATTGAAATATCACAACAGTTAATCAAACAATATTCGAAATTAGCCGTTAGGCCAAGAAATATTTATATATTGACTAAAGGATTCTATGACTTTTTGTTATACAATTCAATAACATCCGCCAATTTAGAAACCGTTTTATTAGTATTAAATAGTTTATCACTACTAAGTTACACTAATCAAGACGAAACATTTATTGTAAAAATTCCCAATGGCGAACACGCTAAATATTTAATACATGATAAATCCTGCAATTTATCACTAATTATTAATGTATGGCGGTCCAAATTAAATGGGAAAACAACTGGATTCCATTTTAATAAAAAAAAAGCATCAGAAATTACATTTATTGATAATATATTATCCGGGAAGGTTGCCTATTACGATAAACAAGGCAACGTTATATCATCTGGTGTTTATTCACATAATATCAAACATGGTTTATTCACTAGTCTTAACAATGGACGAGTTAAAGAAAAAATTATCGAAAAATTCAATAAAGGAGAAATTACTGAGAAAACAATATTTAATCATGATGGTTCAGTGAAATATAAATTAGCAAAATATTTAAATGGTACACTTGAATCAACTTATAAAAATGCCGTCCTAATACATACCAAACTGACAATTCCAAATAAATACGGAACACAATATATTGGAGATATTACTGAAAAACATTACGAAAATGGACGATTAGTTAAAATGACAGCCGGATACGGTACACATATTGAATATTATCCAAGTGGATTTGAAAAATCATATACAGGTTCATATTGTTACAATATTCAATATTATGACAAAGGGGAAGTTGACGATAGAAAATATATTACTCCAAGTATAAGATACTACGACGGCAATCGTTATGGTATTAAAAATCATCGAATAAAATATGCTCAAGGAATTAGTTATGATGTATATGGAAATAAAGTAAAGTAAATTACTTACCTCTCAGTTCCATATGATCTAGTACTAAATTTGGGTAATAATATTTTTTTAATAATTCTGCACATGTTACGCATCTATGTCTACCGGCGCTACAATTGACACCAAAATGTAATGGTGGCACTTTTCCTGACTCTTTATGTTTTTTTATCCAAACTTCCATAGTATTTATCATATTCAAAAAAAAATCATAAAAATTATTTCCCCTGACTACACAATACTGTACACCAATTGTGCGACCGTCATATCTTTTAATATTTGCACCTCTACGCTTGCCATTGACTACAGCAGCATTGAAATTCTTATCAATACCTTCCGGAAGTTTTTTTCTTTTTCTCATACCCCATGTATGCATATAAAACATTGCATCATGAGTTGTTTCTACTTTAGGTAAATGATTTTTAATATCTTTAGTCATAAAATCTTCATCATCACTATCAAAATCATCACTCTCTTTTCCGTCGTCGTCGAATCCCTCTAGTGGCTGATACTCTTCGAAAATTTCATGAATGTATAAAGTTATAAATTCAATAGCATGCATCTTATCTCTATTACTTACAATATTCATTGGCTCCAAAGCCTTCGTAATTACTTCTTCCGGAATGTTATCGGCAGAAATAGATAATGGCTCCAAAATTACAGTTATATTATAAGAATCCTCTGTTTGATAACAGTTGGGATACCTTTTACAGTAAGCTAACTTTTTGAAAACTTCATCGATGGCCCCGTCATCGATGTCCGTTTGTACTGGAGAAGCAGCGGAAGTCTGATTACTGCTCATTTTAAAGCAGTAATCAAAGAGTGTAAAGTACTTTATTATAATACCAAAAGGCTATTAATATCATTTAATTTTCAATTTTATGCCACTTTACAATAACATCATTATATAATGAATCTGTTAACTTGATCTTATTTGACAATTGCATGTTATGGGCCGCAATTTCATTAATTTTATCTATTAAATTTATTTTTGGTTTAAGGTTTGGTATAATTTTAATTATTTTAAAATAACAATCTGCACACGCCTTCACATCTGCCAACGCATCATGACTATTTACTACTGATTTGTCGAATAAGTATTCATATAATTCTCCCAATGATGGAGGTTTGACTCTTCCTAATTTATTTTTTAATTTACAAACTAATTTACCGAGTTCTTTAGTATCAATAATATTTTTTTTGTAAAATGGATCGATTAATTCGAAATTATATTTTTGCAAATTATTTTTTATCATATTTAAGTCAAATGAAACATTGTGTCCAATAACATGTTTTACATCTTTCATATCTACTATAAATTGTTTAAAAACTTCAGAAAACTTTTTTCCTTTCTTAACCAACAAATCGAAATTTATTTTATGGACATTAAAAGCGTCCTTTGTTATCATATTTCTTTCAGGAATAACCAATTCATTAACTTCTTTGATTAAAACTAAATTATTGTCATATATTTGATACGCTAATTGTATAATATCCGAATCATTAACATTGTTTCCAGTAGTTTCTGTATCTAAAATAATATAATTGGTTGGAGTTGGATTTTTTCCACATTTGACAACTATTTTATCTACCATTTTATCATCTTCACTATAAGATTCTTCATTACTAGATTCCATTAATAATTTCATATCGAAATGATCCAAATCCTCTATATTGGACCAGTTTCTAGATCCAGAAATATCGCGTGCTATGATTTTTTCAATATAATTTAATAAACCTTTACAATCATAATCGTTCGTTATTTCTATTTCATAAACACATCCTTTTAATAAATTAAATATTGCTAATTTCTTTATTTCATATTTTGTTTTGTCCAAAAGTGAGTAATATAATAGTAACTGTAAAAGCCATTCAGTTTTGAAATCATCTTCAGAACATTTAAAATCAATAAGTGTATTATTAGTTAAATTAACATAATCTAATTCTCCACTAAGTGTAATATAATTATCCTTAATTTTATACATCTTGCTCACACATAGTTTACATATATTATCATCCTCCTTAACACTTTCAGAATAATTAATAATTCTTTGGTTTATTGGTTCAAAATCTTCCATAAATATGTCATAAATATCTTTGTATAATAATCTTCTTCTGTTATCACAAAATTTTCCACACAACGAAACATGATATATATCATTCATTGTAAGACTATTATCTAATGTTTTATCACAATATTTTTGGTTGCATTTTGATAATTTTTCTAAAAATTGTAACGGATATGTATTTTCACGAACAAGTTCACCCCTAGAATTCATTGGTATTTTTTTATAAATATTTCTTAATATTAAGAGTTCTTCGCGTGAGGCATTTTTGATATTGTTAAATGCCTCAAATTTTCCATATATTTTGATTAATGTATTTAAATTGTATTTGTTACAAACTTCTATTTCTTCTTTATTTAAATTAATTACTGAAAGGACTTTATGACATGATGGATCATATATTTTTTGCTTTGATTGTTTCATTATATATCTGCTAATTACCCTATCACAAAATTCACCAAAATCAGATTCAAAATTAAATTCTTTTATTTTCTTATTAAAATGTAATTCTTCGTTATATAACTTTATTGTATTAATTTGAGAATCAGGTATTAAATTATTTTGCCTAAAATAACTATAATCGCATGGCTTTAATATTTTTATTGTTTCAGTAACTCCATAGTTTTCCTTAATTGTATCACTTATTGTTGATTCAAATAAATTTTTCTTTTCATTATAAAGTGGGTTTCCAATATTATTAACCAGCTTTAGATGTCCATCAAATATTTCTCCAATAAATCTACATAATGGAAATTCCGTTGTATTTGCAACCATATACAAATTAGTTTTTGCTCTAGTTATCCCAACATAAAATAGGCGTCGATCTTCTTCAATATTTAAACTATTATTATTCATCAAACATGGAAATTTGCCATCAGAAATACCAACTATGAATACGCCTTTCCATTCTAAGCCTTTTGCTATATAAATTGTTGCAATAGATAAGTGGTTCTTTTTTAACAATATTTTATTATTTTCGTTATTTTTTTCATTAATTAGTGCAACATACGGTATTTTATATTTGCGAGTTTTATTAATGCGTTCTAAATATTCCTCAAATAATTTCAAATAATAACAACTATTCGATAAAATTGCAAAATCGTCATAAGAATATTGCTTATTTTTGACTAAATTATCAATTTCATCAACTATAAATTTTAATTCACTAACTTTATCAATAAATAAATTTAAAGTCGGCGTAATATTGGACCTGCTATTTGATTTCATATTTTTTTCAACACGATTTTTATTAAATTTAATACTTGCATTTGCTAAATCAACAATCAGATTACTGCTTCTATAATTTGTTGTTATTTGCTTTGTTGTAGTATTTTTAAACATTTTGTCAAAATCTATAATAAACATATTGTTGCTTCCACGCCATTGGTAAATATTTTGATTATCATCGCCGATAACAGTTAATAGTGATCCATTATCTGCAAATATTTTGAGTACCGCGAATTGAATATCACTAATATCTTGGAACTCGTCAAAGAAAACAAACTTGTATTTGGAACAAATAATATTGCCACATATCTTTAATATTTCATATGCATATGTTGGAAATTCATTAACAGATATATTTGTAAACTTTTTTTTTAATATATATGCATATTCATAATATATTTTAGCACAAAATGAATCAATTGTACAAACATTAATTTTGATGTCAAATCCAAATATGTGCTTTAATCTTTCCTTTAAATTTTCTGCCGCCGATACATTAAATGTTAAAATAAGTATTGTATCAGGAGTTGTTATATTTTCTAATAAATATTTTACTCGGTATAATATTGTTGTTGATTTTCCAGAACCCGCTCCAGCAATAATCCTCATATGAGTATATGCAGACGAATTGACTATTTCTTTTTGTTCCTCGTCCAAATTAATCATAGATTGTGTTTTGTAGTTCGCTTTATACAAAAATATATTTTTTAAACACTTTGAGAGTTCTTCCTTCCGCAACGTCCTAAAATTTGCTATATATTTGCCAATTTCTTTGTAATCTTTTTGCATTTCGGTTACTGTTGAATTTAGTAATGGCAATTTATGTTTGTTTATAATATTCAATAAATTGCTCATATAATCATTTTGTCGTGCTTAAGTCTTTATATGATAAAAACTTAACCATTTATTTTTGTTCCAAATTAACCAATAATTTAGCTAACTCTAATAATACCCTATGCTGCTCATCATTTATAAACCTACTTCACAGTAACCATTTAATTTTTCTGTCGAAATATGTTCCTTGATGGTTCTATTTGATTTGGCAAAATCACTATTCATCTCGTCAACAACAGAACTAAACCAAATATACTAATGCGCGATTCTGCACTATAATTCGCTGACTTTGGTATTTCATTTTTAAATTTATTTAATAAAGTATCTACTTTAGTAAGTACATCATTAATAACATTCACTTTAACTATGCGACATATGTTGAGATCACTCATTTATAAATTAGTAGTTTTATTTCTATAAATCTTATAAAGTTGAAATGTATATTGGCTACACTAATATGACTATAACATTAATATCGATATCTATGGGATTAGTCACATCATTATTTAAAGAAAGTAAACCAGAACCACAAATATGTATACATCCAAGCACTTGGAAACAATCTTTCGAACCAAAACCTAAAATGGTAAAATGTATGGTTATGTTTCGAGAAGGAATGTCGGCTGATTCATTCACTCCCGAGTTCGATGTAAATAGCAATTCAATAATGAATTTATTATACGGACTTGTTAGTGAAAAACATGCAAAACAATTTAAATCCGTAATCCTAAACTATCAAGATGGTAGGAGTGGCGATGGTTATACTTCTAAACCATATATTAGAGTAAGTCTTAGCGATGATTCAGATAAAGAAAAAAGAAACAAACCAATTTCAGAATTAGCAGAAATTACTAAAGATTCAATCATAATGTTTATGGATTATTAATTTATTTATACGTAGTTACCATTCTGGTATAAAAGTTGAAATTTGCACACTATACTGACCACATTAATTTTGACTAGATTATATCACTACTGAAACAAGTATTCAATCCTTTGCTTACGATCAAATGACTCAAAATCTCACTCAACAAGAAATGCTAGCACAGAAGGCTAAAATGGACGAACTTCAAACTTATGTTGGTAATAACATTACTGATGTTACCTACGAATTGACAACATCTAATAAAACTCTCATTATGTGGTCTCCTGACGGAACACGTTCTGTTTCTGTTTGGATTTCGCCGCAGAATGGAACTAATTGGTTGAGATGCAGCTTTTCGAACCATAGTACAAAGGAATCTATGTTGAAAGAAAATAAATCAAAACGGGATATCATCGATATTATCAAGTCTAATCTTTGTAACTAGGCCACTTTGCCTAAACTTACAAGAAGCTGATTTCCTCTTTTATTAAAGACTTCACCTAAGAAACTTATAACAATATCTAAACTTTGCCAATTAACTTCCTTAAAAAATACTTTTAGTTGCTGAGCGAAAGTTATCGGGGTAAGCTTCACAAGTTGAAAACAATTTTTTTTATCATAATAAACAACAGTAGTATATTGAGCTCGTGTTCCGGCGTTTATTGTTGTTGATGAATGTACATATTGTTTGTAATCGGTATATTCAATACTATAAATATTTCCGTCGCCTTCTTTTTTTTTATATTCTATGTAGCTAGTACCATCTGCTTTTTTACAAATATCTCCAAGCTTTGATTCATATTCACGAAATAAATTACATAATTCTTTAATTGTTTTTTCGTCATAATATATCGAATATATCACTAAGTAATGATACATTGACATTCCAGAATAATACATACAATCATCATCGTTATAAGTATTTAGAATTGTTCTAGCTGCTGTCAAATCTTCTGTCCTTAATGCTTCCACAAAAATTTTTTTGGAAACATCGCTATTACTTGACATACAACAGTTGCCCATGATGTTTAATAATAATTATTATTAATTAGTTATACAGCCTAACTATTATTTTTAAATATCAATTTTATTGCGTATCTTAATATATTTAATCTTAAGTTAATATATAATGCCATTAATTAGAAAACCATATCCAATTAAGGAAATATTAAAGAAAAAATCATTAAAGAAAGTATCTATTAAAAAGACATCAGTAAAAGCCTTAAAACCATTGCCAGCAATCACATTTATTGCCCGTACAGATGGAAGAAGTGCATACACTAAAGGAAAAAAGAAAACAAAACTAACTGTTACTATATACAAAAAGGATTATATTATTAGAACCCAAAGTATTTATACTCCGGGTAATTTAAAGGTAACTTTTTCTCCAAATGACTGGGATGTTTATACTGATGGATTAATTTATTTAGATAACTGTTTTCTCGATGATGTTAGAAAAGCACTTAAAAAATATTTCATTAATGGAAATGACATTGACTACTCTGAGCAAGGTAGACAAGGAATAACGTTTGTTGATTTTGATATTGGAAACAAATTAGCTAAAGAAATTAAACTTAAATATAAATTATAAACTACATTTTTGCGTAAATTTGTCATAATGTAATACCAACGACTCGCAATTTGTAAGTTTTGGAATATTAAATCCAATATTTAAACAAAAGTTGTGAATAGCAGATGCATGTGATATTACCAAAATTTTATCATTATCGTTTGTATTATTTCCAATTTCTATCAAAGCAGTCTGAAATCTTACCAAAGCATTTTCATAACTTTCTATTCCAGCTTCTGATTCCTCATTTTTCGTTAAATTTAATTTGTAAAAATCAATTAAATTATGTCCAGCATACTTACCAATACATCTTTCACGAAACCTTTTGTCTGTATGAGGTTTAATTCCTGTAGATATTTCAGCCGTTTCAGCTGCTCTAGACAAATCACTTGAATAAATTTTAGCAAAGCTTATATTTTTAATCTTATCACGCAAATTTAAAGCTTGATGTCTTCCCAATTCGTTTAATGGTATATCTGTTTGACCTTGTAATATACCTTTCCGATTGTAATCAGTTTCGCCATGTCTAGTCAAATGTATCTCTATCATATATTATTAAATGATAGATAAATTAATAATATGACAGAAATGTTTCATTTTCATTTTTAACTTCTTTTTCTAATTGTGATATTATAGAAATAATATCATTAGTTGTAAAATTAACACCGGTTGTACTACCATCTGGTTTCCCAATATACCCATCATGTATGTATGGATCATTGCTAAAACTACAGCTCCTAATTTTAGACCATAATTTATTCTTATTAATACCACTATTGACATAAATATGGCATTGATACCATCCCTCATTTCCTCCTGTAGGACTTAAGTTGTATTCGATATTGCCTAATTTAAATTTAGCTTTAAATTTCATTTGAACAGTGATTGTCGACATGGTCTTTAACATATCAACATTTTTAAGCTTGTTAAAATCATCTGCTAACGGCATTTCTGTTATTTTAATAATTGAATTTAATTTAATTTAATAGACAGTTTAGTGAAATGAATTTTCAATTTTTTAATTTATACCAAGAAAAACTACGTTCGACAATATCATTCGTTAGTGCATAAAATTGAATAATCAAGCCCTAAGCGTACTAAATTATTAAATCTAAAATAGTTAAAATGTCCGGAGCAACAATTATTTCAGGGTGTGGGGGAGGTTACGATATATTCGGTGGGTTACATACATATTATTTGATCAAAGAAAATAACCTCAATGATAAAGTTATTTTAGTAAATTATACATTCACCGAAATCAAAATAATACAAAACTATTGCAAAAAAATATCAGATAATTTTTACATGGTCGCATATGATGATAAAATAACTATTGGTGACAAATTATACTTTCCGGAATGGTGGCTGTCAAAATGTTTAAATGAACCTATTTATTTGATATACAGCGCTACAGTTCAGGAAATCATAAACGGATATAATTATTTACTTGAAAATAATGATGTGCAAACCATTTATTTAGTTGACGGCGGATGTGATGTATTATTAACGGGAGATGAAAAAGAGTTGGCAACTCCTGTTGAAGATATGATGCAGTTGAAAGCTATTATGTCAATTAAAATTAAAAATAAAATTATATTGGCATTGGGTGTAAATGTTGATGTTGGTGATGGCGTCATACAAGAAGAACTTGACCAACGCCTTAATAATTTGAAAGAAAGAAATATTATGATATCCGAAATTTTATTGGATGTTGATGACGATGCATCATTCTTTTACGCCCATATTTTAGGCAAATGTCGCCCAGAGTACTCAATAGTTCAAAGTTTGGTACTTGCTGCGTTATATGGGAAGCGCGGATATTATTTGCCGGACTGTTTGAAAAATAGATGCAATGAATCGTTAGTTAATTTAAGTGAACAAACATGCACATTATTCCAATTTAATTTGGAAGAAATTGCGAATGATGTCAAATATTTTAATTTGATTGAACCAAATATGTCTAGCGACGATGTTGATGAAATTATCCAAAAATATCAAGCGAGTCTTTGTTTATCTAAAAATTGAATAATTTAAAATAATATTAAATAAATAAGATGGGTATTAAACATAAATGGTTTGGCAAGGTAAAACCTTCAATAAAAAATATAATGGTAAAATATTTATTAAGTTAACATCATTCACAGAAAATCATAATGGATTTCAATTTCAAACAGGATTAAATATTGACAAAAATAAATTTATACCAAAACCTGGACATCAACAAGGTGGCATACTTTTTTGCGAATTTGAAAACTTTCCACGTTGGATACAATATGGCTATAGTGAAATGTATTATATTAGAATTGTCACCATTCCGGAAGATGCAAAAATTTGCTTTGAACAATATGAAATTGAAGTTAGACAAATTGGTTTTGGTAGTGTGCGTACGCCGCTGTTCAAAACCAATAAACTTATATTAAGCGATCGTAGAAAAATATCTGACATAGAGGAGTGGAACAATAAAAATTTTTGTTTAAATGCTGTTAAACAAAACGGATTGGCGTTAAGATATATAAAAAACCAAACGCTTAATATTTGTTTGTTTGCTGTTAAAAATTTTGGATATGCATTTCATTATATTAAGGATATTAAAGATGGTGGTCCCGGAAAAACCGAAGAACTATTAGCTGCAGCAATTACAAAAAATCCTCGTATTTTTGAAAGCCTTGGTAAAACAGTAAAGTTTGGCAATCATGAATTGTCATTGGAAAATTTCAAACAAACTCCAGCATTATGTTTAGCAGTTGTTAAATCATCCGGCTCTCATTTGAAATATGTAGAAAATCAAACCGATGAAGTTTGTTTGGAAGCCATTAAACAAGATCCGGCTGCTATCATGTTTGTAAATCATAATAAATACAAGTACGGGTTGTATGCAGTAAAAATACACCAAGATGCTTTAAACTGGATATTTGATCAAACCGAAGAACTTTGTTTGGAAGCTATTAAACATTTTCCAAATGCTTTATCATACGTAAAAGTTCGCACTCAAGCAATATGTGATTTATACAATTTGTCTATCAAATAATATTATTATAATTTTCATAGTCAATAAACCCTTTATGATCACATGACTCGCAATTATATGGTATTTGATAACAACCTTCACATGAAGTGCATGGAAAATGCTCATATTGTACATAGCCATCCCATAACATAATTGGTCCCAAATCCATTTCTCTACTCATTTTTCCCTTATCACAATCAAAACATACTCTTTTAAATTTCTTATCCTCACATTCGAAACAACGTAATATGGTACTTTGCGACTTTTTAACATGAAATAAATAATTAATTGAGTTATTACAATCGCAATGAATAGATTTCATCTTTGAATTTTTGTTTGTATTAATTAAACATAATCGTCTTTCATCCTCATGGTATATATGTTCCCCGCATTTGCATAGCACTGAAACATAATATTTTATACCGGATAATATTGGCTTATATTTTACATTCACTGCAAAATGTGTGCATTGAATATTAAATAAATCTTGTAATTTATTAACTTTCATCGTTTTAAAAGGTTTCTTAAAAATATTTTTATTACATTGATCACACTTTATTAAACATAATAGAGTGTACATAGTCTCTATAATTCGGTGATAAATTAAATTATGATATTTATAATAAATTAACTTTTCAGTATACTATCCAGTCTTTGGATAAGTTTACGGCAAGTGATTTTTTTATAATTTTGTATAAAATTATATAAAAATTAATTGACGATATTTATGTGAAAAATATATATTTTTCATATAAAGCGCAGCCCAAAATGTGTAAATTTTATCAGGAAGCCTTCAGGCTTCTAGACCCGCGTCGCTTGTACAAATTTATACATTTTTAGGTATCGGTATTCTTCATATTTTACAGACATATCACTTCTCGTAGCGGGAGCTTCTAGTCGGGAAAAGTATATAAATCTGTATAAGATTTATAACTCTTCTTTTTAATAGCGGTTACATTAATGTAACTAACTATCTGGGCTTATGTTCATGTGAATGAACATAAATTTAATTATATATGTTTCCATATACACTAAATCCACTATGAGCCCTTACTTGCTGATCTTTTAATAATAAAAGATTTTACAATTATAGTTTTACTAAAAACCCTCTTTGGGTTATTTTAAATAATGATGGATTGCATATGTTTTTTCCTGATATTTCTCTCAAATCGAAATATTTCCTCATTATATTTATTGAACCATTTATATCTGCATTAATTAATTTACCAACGGATGAGGAAAATAATCCTCTTTTTTCTCTATTTCCTTGATATATTTCTTGTTTTTTTATATCTTCTAACGCTAATGCATCGCATTTTGACGTATAATATTCATTAACTTCGATTATTTGCTTATCTTTTAAATGATATCTTAATGCCTTTATTATTTTTTTATAAGGTATTGATACAAATTTTCTATTTGTTGTTTTTCCTAAATTAACATTTTGTTTCCATTTTTCATTATATCCAATTATTAATATTTTTTTACTAGAATAATAAGTTTTTATGGTATTTACTATTTCTAATATATTTTTATTTATTTCTTTTTCTCTATTCATATATAATTTTTGTAACTTATTTGATGTATATTTATTATTTCTTGTTTTTAACTCCGATTTTTTTTGATTTATTTTATAATTATACAACTCATTTGTGCATTTTATTCTGGATCCTCGAATTATTTTTTGTTCACCCGTTGGATTATATATTGTCATTAGGTTTTTAACACCTAAGTCAATAGATATGCTATTTTCTGCAGTTATTGCAATATTATTTACTATTTTTTCTTTAACATACATATAACATATTTTATATTTAAATCCATCGTATAATGGTACAATATTTATTTCCTTTAATTGCATTTTATTTAGTTTTTTTGGTTTGGGTATCCAAATATATACTGATTTTTCATTTCTTTTTTCTTTTGTATTATCCATACTTACAAGTAATCTGTATTTATGTTTACCATCAATAATTTCTTCTTTTCTTGCGCTACTGAAAAAAGGTATTTTATATTTACTTCCTTTTTGTAAGTATTTAGGAAAATTTGCTTTTGTTCCTGCCTTTCTCGCCTCGTAAAAGGAACTTATCATGTCATAAACATTATCCATTGTATTGATAATAATATCACTTGTTAATTTTCTGTTAAATTTTTTATATAATTTATGGGCATATTGTCGTATTATATGTTGCTGGGAATAAAACTTTCCCTTAAATATAATATTTATTTGTGTATAATAACTGTCTTCTTTTTTGGAAAACAACATTGATTCAGTTTTAACATGATTTATAAATTTTTCATCCATTATTGTTAATTTCTTTTTATGTAATAATTCATCCTTTGTTTTTTGATAATTTGATATGTAAAAGGTTTTTAAAATATGTGTTATCACATCTGAATACAATAATTTATTAGTTTCTTTAGTTGGTTTAATTAAGCCTTTTAAAGTAAGACATTCAAAGTAAACTTTGTAATACAAGTCATTAAAATTATAATTAAATACAGATAGTTTATATTTTTTCAAATATGAATATAATATATTATTGTTATTTTGTAATGATCTAAAATTATCGGAATAAAATTTATAATATTTATCAAATATTTTATGTATGTGGTTTAATAATTTTTCTCTATCTAAATATTTATTCATATCTGACAAAGCATCACGATATATATCATCTTTAAATTGATTAAATGCCTTATAACAAAATAAATAAAAGTTATATACTGATTTAGTTTCTGTAGATACTTCATTTAGTATATTGTGTTCATTAGTTGAAAATTGATAAATACAATCAATAGTTCTGAAATTTTCTTTAGGTTTTTTAATTTTAACTTTTGGCTTTTCCTTTTTCTTAGGCATTGTAATATTATAAATATATATAATTAACATACCTTTATATACTTTATTTGAAAATCAAGTATATAATATTTTTGTTAAATTAATTAGTTTTATTTTTTCTATTTGAATATGTCTTAGTTGAAAAGTAATGCATAAGAGCTGTTAGTTCCTCAAAAATTTCAGTTTGATCATCTTTAGAAACTTTATTTAATGTATCACCAACAATAATGATTTTTGTACCACATTTATTAAAAATTTTTTCTAATGTTTTGAAAGATAGTCGTGTTAATCTATCCTTATATGAAATATAAACATTTGAAATTTTATGGTTAAGAACAAGATCAAGTAATAAATCAAATTCTTTGCGATCTAAGTCTATACCTGAATCAATTTCCTTAAAAATATTTTCGTCTTTAATTTCAATATTATTATTGGTACAAAAATTTTTAATAAAAGTGAGCTGAGTTTCAAGATCATTTTTTTGTTTAGCGGTAGAAACGCGACAATAAATAGCACTAATTCTATTATCATTATTAAATAATTTTAAAACAGATTCACGATCATAATCATAATAGCCATTATTGAGTTTAGTAGCAATAAGTTTACCAGATTTAACATATGACCAAAGGGTGACTCTAGTAATTTTTAATAAAGCTAAAACTTCATTGGATTTCATTATTGGTAAATATTGTTAATTTTTTATATAGATTAATATACTTTCCTTATCCTGACGCTGCAGTAGATAACGATAATCCTAGTTCTGTTTTTATTAGTGATAATTTAATCCTATCTCTAAGTAACGATTCATATTCTGATTGATTTTGTGTGAGGTCATTTTTTGTTGAAGATAATTCTACTTTTAATTGCTCGATTTCGTTTCGTAATCCTCTAATGACGGCTAGTTGGTCAATAGTAGAAATATTAACTGGATCGCCTAACCTTAATGGACTTTGAAATGTACTCATTTGCAAAATATTAGTCGGTGTCGAATCGGTTGCTGGCATATGACTACTCGAAGCAAAGCCTAACTGTGTGGCCGTATTAATTCTTGTAAGACGTTGCAGAATTGTTTCTTGTGAATTACCAATATCAGTAGGACTTTGTGCAATAGGTCTGTTTGACGCAGCAGCCATTTCAGCATCAAATGAAGTACTTGGTTGTTGGGTAACGGGAGCAGAACTTGCTGGTAATTGTATTGCTTGAGGTATTTGTGCATTTTGAGTCAAACCGAGGGGGATTGCAATATTAGGAGATTGACTATATAAAACTGGTCCGCCAAAAGCCAATTCGCGAGGTGCTTGAAAAAAATTAATTCGAGGTTGATCTGGGGTTTGAGAAATGTGTGAGGGAAGTTGGCTAATGCCAAAAAGATCGTCGTCCTCCATTACAATGCATAAATTATAGGGAAATAATTACTATGTCAATTTATAATGAGTAATGTATAGTATATGTTTTTCAACTTTATCAATAAAATTGAAAAATCTCTAAACTGAAGTGTTCATTTATTTTTTCAAATATAAATTTTGTTGGGATAATCATTGTATTTTATTAAAAATGGCGTCTGAAGCGAATGAATCTACCTTAAAAAATAAATCAGAAATTTCACCATTTGATACTAATCCAATTTTATCTATGTGGGGAGGAATCCACTATGGCATGGACAAATCACAAATGGAACAAGTTGTCAAACAAAAATTTCAACAACTAGAAGCTAATGGAAAAATTATTACAAGTGAACAATTTTCAAAAATTAAAGATAAATATTATAGACCACTTACCGATCTAACTCGAATTTGGGGCGCAGACTATCTTCAAAAAATGTTTGCTAGCGAAAAGCTACAAGATAGATATGCTGTTCCAAACTATGTAATTGTTAAAGACAATGATTATCCAATAGTTATTGAGGTGTATTTGAATGATTTTTGGCCAATCGTAAATAATATAACAAATGCTAAAATTTATTTCGAAACAATAAAAGGCAAACCATTATATCAACGCATTGGACAAGAAGCGATGGATAATATTGGACCAAAAACAAATGTAAAATTTGCCGATTTTAGCTCAAATGGAAATATTTATGAATCGAGTGATGGAAAGCTTTATGTTTTAGATACGGAATTCAAGAGTTTTGAGATTATTAATGGTGTTCCATATCGTCTTCGAGAATTAGTTAGAGAGTCATATAATACATTTCACCAAAGTCTCAGCCTTAGTCAAAACAATAAATTCTTTGTTACCATATAACGAATAAATGTTAGTATTTTTTTATTATTTCAAAAAATTGATTTCCACAACTTAAGTGTTTAAATATACTATAATTTAGTATCATAAATGCTGTTAAATGGAGAGGACTTTAGTAAGAAGTATGCCGAAAAAACTTTTTATGTGTTAGAAAAAAAAACCACAAACAAATATTCACGCGGCCTATTTGTTCCAACAGTTGGACTTAATTATTCTGGAGAATTATGTGGAGAAGCTATTGAATTTTGCGATAGTGAAAATATTGGAGCTTATTTAAATTCATTCAAAAATAAAATAACTAGTAAAATGCACTATTATACACCTATACAAATACCGCTTGATGCGCAAATTTATGAAGGCGATTACAAATTTAGGGCTAATATGGCAGTATTTGAAGATCGTTCTGAATTAACAAAATTATTCGCCAATGAAAAATTAGCTATTAAAGCAACGTCACAATTCCCGGCCATTATTAAACACGGATATATCAAAAATTTAACTGCTGAAATATGCAAAGCTGCTTTCCTGAAAATAAGTCAAGATAATAAATATTCGACTAAAGAATTGGAACAATACTTTAATTCTATTAAAAATCCTACACCCGAAATTTGTTTAGAAGCCGTTAAAGTATCCGGTGTATTACTCCAATATATTAAAAGCCAAACTCCAGAAATGTGTTTAGAAGCGGTTAAACAATCCGCATTTAATTTGAGATATGTAACTAATCAAACTGATGATCTCTGCTTGATGGCTGTTAAACAAAGCGGATCGTCGCTTGAATATGTTAAAAATAAAACTCCAGAATTGTGCTTAGAAGCTGTCAAAAATTGTGGAAGTGCTATATGTCATATAAAAAAACCTACATATGAAATGTGCAAATATGCTGTACAAAATGATCCATATTGCTTAAAATATGTCAAGGAACAGACGGAGGAATTATGTTTAATTTCTGTCAAAAAATATGGGTTTATGTTGGATGATGTTAAAAACCAAACTGAAGAAATTTGTTTGGAAGCAGTTAAACAAAGCGGACATGCCTTGAAATTAGTTAAAAATAAAACTGCGAAAATTTGCATGGCCGCTGTGAAACAAGACGCATTTGCTCTAGTGGATATAGAAAATAGCAAATATCAAGATTTGGATTTAACACAATTAGAAATTGATGAAATATGTTTGGAAGCGGTTAAACAAAATGGAATGGCATTATCATATGTTAAAAATAAAACTGATGAAATTTGTTTAGAAGCAGTCAGACAAAATGGTCGCGCCTTGCGATATGTTCCTATACATACAAAAAAATTATGTGATGAGGCGCTAGGATCTCTTGCACGCGAAAATCAAAATTGCAAAAAACATGAGTCAGTTTTCGGTAATTATTGAAAAAATTGATTAATATTTATTTATCTGGTTAATGTAAAATAATATCAAAATAATATATAATGACCATTATTGGTTATTTCTTTGGCGATATACAAAATGTAAATCAAATACCAAAATTATTTCGTGGACAATCGACAATATATTATTTGCTTCAAAAATCAGCCAAAGTAAAAAATCAAAAATTATTTAATAATATTATTGAATGTTACAAATCATCTTACGTTAATTCTGTAAAAAATATATGTAAATATAAATCAAAATCAGGTTTAAATTTAACATTATTTACATATATCGTTACAGAATTAATGGATAAATTTTTAAATGAAACTTTAAAATTTATTGATACATTCGAAAATAATATACAGATTAGAGATTATACATTAGATATTAACAACATTAAAGAATCCATTTTGTATAAAGCATTAAAAACTAATAACATTAATATATTAAATAAAATAAAGCCAGTAATTGTAAATACATCACTTCAAGAAAATGATATCATTATTTGGGTACACTACTGTATTTTGTTTAAACATGAAGATTATGCGAAACATTTCATCAAAATTGCCAGAAGACATATTTATCTTTTACGAACGGTTATATTATGCGGATCATCATTATTGGCAGAATTTATTTTACATAATTATAAGATTCCGTTCAATGATAAAATTATCCCATCATTTACAGCAGATTATGAAATGCTTTATAAAAATTATTCAAATTGTTTAGTAAATGCTTTGCTTAATAATATGGAAAATATATTTAGTGAATTATTAGTTAGATATTGCAACGAACAAATAGCTTTCAAGCAATCGTTTTATTACTCATTATATGAAAAAGCATACAGTTTAAATAAAAAGAAATTTATGAAACTTTTACTTGATAAATTAACATTTCCAAAATATATTTTGGTTGAAGCAAAAGTATTATTGAAAAAATGTAAACCCATTATTAGTAACACATCAATAGATATAAATAAAATAGATCCAAAAATACATCTTATTAAATCAACTTCTGTATCAATAACATATGATAACCCACAAATAAAATATTTTTGTACTACTTTTTCAGATTTGACTGATTGAAATTTATTTATAAATAAAATGTTTCACATAACAATCTTCATTATTAAATCTTGAACTTTTGAAGAAATATTTATTCGAAAATAATTTCATATTTTCAGTCCCCATCGATTGATTACATGTCGAGCAAACAGGCCTTAAATTATCTACACAATCTTCACCGCCTTGTTTTTTTGATATAACATGTCCTGCTTGCCATGAAAATGAATCAATCATTGTTCCACATCCAGTATAACACTCTGCTATACCATTTTGTATTCCATTCCATTTAGACCAAACAGCCTTTCTTAATGCCATTGGTATGCTTAATCTTTTCATTTTATGATTTGTATTAAAAATATATGTATATCAAATAAAACAGCAAATCTTAATTTCAACTTTTGAACCCGATACATTTTTGGGCTTTAGCCTTTATAAGAAAATGCGCATTTTCTCATAAATATCGCCAATTAAATTTTATATTATTTTGTACAAAATAATACAAAATTCAATTCCCGAGTTTATAATACTCATAAAATATATACTTATAATTTATATGTCAAAGTGTTTTTCACTAACATTAACCCACCAATGGGATGACAATTCATATATAACTGATGATTCGACATTCGCAAAACTAAATAAACCTATTGACAACCATAGAATAGTAAGATTAGAGGATAATATGGCATATATTTATTCAAATGATTATAAATTATTAAGTCATGGAAAAAGAATTAGTTCATATAATAATGCAATTTTAAATTATCAAATACATGACGGATGGACCGGAGGAATCCTTGAATTTTATGAAACAGTTATTAATGAAAAACCATCATTAACTGCAAAATTAACTCGATATGGCTCTGGAAGGCCAATAGTAGGATGTGATAAATACTTAGTATATGGCGCATCACATCTTAAAGAAAAATGTTTAATTCCGCAAATTTCATGTAGCGAATGTTCCTCATTATATAAATCTTCTGATTTTGCTCGTGTTCACGACGTTAGTGGAAAAAATTACTTGTCAAAAAGGAATATTTAAAAGAATATATTAATAACCCATACAGTTATGATAGATCTAAAGTTCACATATTTGATAACTAAAAAATTGATTTTATAAATGCGAGTCTTGTTGATAAATTAATAAATAAATATATCACTAATATCAAAAATGACAGACGATTATGATTTTTATTCTTCATTATCGAGTCATGAATTCAAAAGCATCTTTTGCGAATCATACAATGGAAGATTATATGATTCTATTCGCATTTGTTCAAATGACAAAAGCATAATTTTTTCATGTACAAAAGACAATGAAAACGACAGAAATTATACTAAGAAATATTTTGGAAATTGTTTAATTCTCAAAAAAACAAAAGATATTGATATAGTGGTTGATCCATATACTGTATTTAGAAACCTTGTAGGAAAATACTTGGTTAAAATGGAAATTTATTATAAAGAAAATTATCCAGTTACTTTTAAATTTACTCAAAATGGCGGCGTTATACACACTGTTTGTATTCTTTTAACAACCAAAATAAATGAAAAGGTAGCTAATCCACTGGAAAGAATGGATAAGTTAGATTACGATAACTTACTTAAAACAATTAAAGATATCAGAGAGGGTGACACTATAACTATAAATAAATATGGAGTTTATACTGGCAATAAAGATGGCGAATCAAGCCAAGTAGATACCCAATCGAGTGATGACGAATTTTGATCAAATGGAGTTGCTGTAATAGGAAATATTTTCGGACATTTTATTTCTAATAATTTTTTTATTCCATCGCTTTTTTCATTTATAAAACCATCTATGAGTATTTTGTAATTGCGTCTAAGTGGATCATTATTTTTGCGTTTCAAAACAATACCTTCAGACAAATGCTTATTGGAAACATCGCTATTAGTGTATGGTATTCCGCAATATTTTTTCGGTTTCTGATAATAAACAGAAACACGATAAGTTTTACCATTATACTCAATATATCTAAATTGCAATTGCGAAAGCAACCTTTCATAACACATAGATTCTGTCGAAAGTTTCGGATGTTGCAAATTAGTGCTGTCAGTTATACTGTTTTGGATTTTATTAGAATTATCAAATAAATATTTACTAAATTCAATAGCCATCATTATTTTTTTGACAATAATACCATCATTATCACATCTTATTTCCTTGATAACTTCATCAATAGTATTTTTTCTAAAACATAAAAATAATAAGTCAAATATTGATTTATCATTTAATTTCGCATCAAGCATTTTTTTCAAGAAAAATATTTGAATTAATATTCTTTCATCTTGTGGATCGTTAAATTTATCGATATTAAGAGAATTACGCCAAAAAGTATATTCGTCGCTCATTTTAAGATTGTTATATTGGATTAATATAATAGTATTGTCTCATAATTATTAATTCAACATTTTGTCATTATAAATAAATTTATTGCTTTCCAGGCACGCGAACAGTAGCCGATTGCTTTTTCAAACGTTTGTCGATTTGTTTATTATATTCATAAGCCGGTTCAGAACTGTCACATGCTTCACAGTGTAAAAATCTTTCAAGATCCATATAGATTCTGCATCTATTTCCGTGACAATTAATAATATCAATATGACGATTTTCATTAAATGGTTCCGGTTTAGGCTTGTATTTTTCCTTGAGCAAATAGCGCTTTACTGTAAAGTCGGCCTCACCATAGCACGATTCGCAGTGAACATCACCATTTAAATAACTAAGTCTACATCGCTCACCTTGACATTCAATAATTTTCGTTTCGCGTTCCCATCGTTCAGGGTCATCCGGTTCATGCTTTTCACGATACTCCCATTCTTCCTTCGATTCATTATCTTTATGAAATGTTTCCTGTTCATGATCGCTTTCCCATTCGTCATCTGATCCCCACTCATCTTCATTGAATTGTTCTTCATCCTCATTTAATTCTTTTTGACTACTCTCTTCATTGTGAATGTGTAGCCCACCAGGTGGAATACACATATGAGTCATGATGCTCAGTTTTGATATGGATCATTATAATAAAGAAAAGAATTATATAATCTCAATCAGTATATAGCATTTTCAATTTTTGGTTTAATATAGTAATCCCTTAACTGGTTTCTTTTTCATCACCATCTTTCGTTTATTATAAAGAATAAGCTCCAAATCCCTTTTAATTTTTGATTGTGATGGTTCGGTATCTCGTTCATCAAGTAATCTTGCGACTTTCTTAATAGTAGCTTCATCTAGCGATCCCTTTTTCTTAAGCTCGTGATACTTACTATCAATGTAATCGTACCCACCATCATTAAGTTGTGTAATAACATCTGTTCTAGCTTGTAAATTCCAATCAGATCCATCATGTGTCATAGCAAATTCATTTCTAATATTTGGTATATAAACATTATGATATTCAGGTTTTTCCTCATTAAAATGAACATGTTCTATAAGCTGGGGAACACTTTTAAAACCTCTTTTCAAAATCTTCGCACAAAGATCATCAGTTATAAAACTTAAGTCTTCCTTGCCAAAAGCTATCACCTTTGTAGCATTGTTATTGATTATGTTTACATTTTTTGCATTGATGTTTTGCTGTCTATCAATATTTTGTTGCTTATCAATATTTTGAGATGATGGTTGTAATGATATTTGTTGTTTTAAATCTTCAATTTCCTTTTTATATTCTTCTAATATTTTTTTATTTTGTTCCTGTTGTTTTGCTAAATGTTCTTCTAATTTTTTGCTATGCTGGACTTGTTGTTCAGACAATTTTTCCTCAAGTAATCTAATAAAAATTGCTTCCTTTTCATTATCCTTTTCTTTTTTGACTTTACATCTTTCTTTTATATGCAAACTTAATGAATCCTGACGTGTAAATGTCTTTAAACAAAATTTACAATTAAAACTATGATCTGTTTCTACATGTATGGATTTTGATGGTATTTTAACGGTGTAAAGTGGGTCTTTAGCGGTTTTACACGGAGTTTTCCTTTTAATATGTCTGTCGTAATCTCCTTTGTGGGTAAATGATTTCTTACACTGTTTACATTTATGATCGCCCATTTTTTTATTATAATTACTATATATTTTATTTTTTGGTATTTTACATATGAAAATTATACATCAATTGATATACTGTGATACTTTAATCGTGTAAATAAAAATTACACCATCAAATGAGGAATTACTTATTTACATAAATTTGCGGGGGGAACAGAAATATAAAATTTTTTTATTTCAAAGAAGACCAAAAACTAAAACACTTTGTAAATTTTTGATAATTTTTTAACCCTATTTTTACCTAGACTTTCGGGTTTAAATTTATTACCTATAATAATTACTCAGAAGACTTATTAAGATCATTTGAGGTAAAATATTTAGCTAAAATTATTTTTTGTCAAACACCTCAGATTTTTCCAGACATTACGTTTAAATAAATAAATAAGTGCATTTGATTTTTGAAAGCTGATAGCTCATTAATGATATGACCTTAAGACTTATATTAATAAATTTGATGCAAATAAATAAAATATCAATGGCAATCTTATGATCACCTCGATCCGGGCTCATATTCGTCCTCAATAATTCCGTCAGCTCCGGGTTCCGAATCATCACTGTATTTGTAAGCTCCTAGATCGGCTTCATCAGACCCCATTTTCTCAAAATATTTTTTCATATCCTTATCAGACTGTTCATCAGGGCAGTGAAAGTATTGGAATACTGGTTGGGTCAATACAGCAATCTCATCAACTGGTTGTGAAAATGCGGTTTGATAAACTGGCGGCCAACTTGATTGAGAACGATTTATCCATTCTTGTGACATACGCATGATGTCATCAGTCAGTACACCATCGAGATGCTGATGATTTTGATTCCCCCAATTGTTCTGGTATGCCATCTTGAATGCAAATATCGATTGTTGGGGAAATCGCTTGTAATAATCTACTATTGTATAAAGACAAGCAGTTTTTGACTATTTCAATTTTTCGATTAATAAATTAAAGAAAATATTCATCTTTAGGATCTCCGCAATACACTGTAATTTTATGAAACAAAATCCCGGTTTTAGTATCTTTTTCCACGGTAATTTTTACATCAATAAGTTGCTTTCGTAATTCATTCAAAATGATTCCATCTCCATTGTTTAGAACTTCTGTAAATTTACAATTGGCCAAATCGATTACATTTTTTGATATTAAATTATCGCCTCTTTTGATTACTTGCAATTGTGTATCAAAATAAATTTCAAAAAAATGATTTATTTCCCCAGATATGACTTTATATTCCACTGTTTTTTTAAATATATCTCCAACCGCCTCTATTTTTTCTCCAATGATTGTTTCTTTAGTGTCCTTTAATTTTAAAACTAATTTTAAAACATGTCCATTTTCCGTTTTATTAAAACTTAACATTATAGGTAATCCAAATGGTATTATCGCATTGTCTTTTACCGTACGTAATTCGGTTATTCTATTGATATAGCGTGTTGCAGCTCCTTTTGTAGTCAATGTAATTACAACATAATCATTTGATATATCGGTCATTTTTGCTTAAGGATCATTGATTTATTTAATTAAATAGTATTTTAATAATCAACTTTTATGCGATATAAATAAATAATAGTATCAATATTTATAGGAAAATATGCATTTTCTTAATTGCAAAAAATTGAAGTGATTACATTTTGGTCTGTACAATAAAATATAAAATGTAAAATATAACACTGTTAATCAAGCTTAAAACAAATGCAGAATCGTAACAAAGGCAGCAAAAATAGCAGCAGGGGATCTAAAAAAGGGAGGTATAATGGTACTAACAAAAAACGCAAATATATGGCTGGTATTGGCAACAGTTTGAAATCTGCCTTGTGTCCAATTTGTCCGTTTCCGTATGCAAATAATCTCGAAAATAAAAGACATACGATTTTGTCATTGAAGGAAGCCAAACGTGAACTAAACATTTGTTAGGTTTTTTATTTATAAAGAAATATTGAAAATAGTATTAAAAATACATAAAAATATAATACTATTAATATCTAGACGAATGCAAAATCGCAACAAGGGTAGTAAAAACAGTCGCCGTGGAACAAAGAACGGTAACTACAGAGGTAGCAACAAAAAAAGTAGAACCAAAACCAGTATGGGAAATGGTTTGAAACCTAGCTACTGCAGATATTGCCCTTTTCCGTTTGCCAATAGTCTCGAAAATAAAAAACATACGGTTTTGTCTTTGCAAGAAGCCCACCGCGAGTTAAATATTTGTTAATTAATCTTTTATTTTGGTTAATAAAAAATTATTTTAATAAAACAAATATTTAATTCAAGACGTTAATTACTGTTTGTGTTCATCGCCATCAGATTCAGAAGCTTGTTCATTTTCGTCGTCATTATCAGATTCGTTTATTTTTTTATCATTTTCTTTAATTGGTTCCATCACAATTTTCATAAAATTATCATATTGATCATTAAATACATTTTTGAGTGCTATATCTAGATTCGGCATAGCAGGTTCCACATCGACCTTATAACCATCATAAAGTCTTTTGAAATCACTAAATCTAACATCCACAACATTGTATCCCTCAATAATTTGATATCCAAGAATATCACCAATTGCAACTAGAAGAAATTCAGCAATATCACCATCTTCTTCATCGTAATCATTCAACGCGCTCGCTAATCTGCATTTTTTAATTTCTTCTTTCTCCCCTTCGCCAATATCAGAAATATCTGTCAAATCATAGTTATCCAATATTACATCAAAATCTAAAACAATTTTGACATAAATCTTACCATCATGAATCACAAATTTACTACTTTCATTGTTTTCAATTCCAAAGTTTAGAGCATGAAACAATTCGTCAATAGTATATTCTTTGTAAGATTGTTGGCAATTAACAGCATCAACTAAATCTTGAACTAAACACAAATAGGGCTTTCCCTTATTTCTTTCAGTTCTTTCTTTACTTCCAGCCTTAAGTTGTTTTCGTTTCTCATCTCTAATATTATCAAGTCTTTCCTCTTCCTCGGCAGCAATTCTTTCGTCTTCTCCAACTTTAATAGTTGTGTCAATTTGATCGAACGTTCTAGAAATATCCTGAATATATGCTGCCTTGTTCTTGCCAGACAAGTCAAGTAATTCATTAAAAATAAGCATATCATTAATAAGTCCTGTTTCGTCTGTTGTTTTTCTTTTATATTTATATTCCCCATGATTGTGAGTAAAAGCTGTAAAAAGCCTATCTTTTGATTCTTCAGCAGAATAATACATATTTTTGAGATGACCAACTGTTCTATTTTCGGAATATAGTCTTTTGTATCCTTCGATGATTCTACGTTTGACGCCTTTAGCTACCAAATCTAACAATGGCTCTGCAAATTCTGGTCTAATTTCCATAAGTTTTCGTTTAATATTGTGAGAAAGTTCATATGATGGAGACGCATCACCAACTTCTTTTGGTTCTAAACGTTTATGCATGCTATATAATATTCTAAAAAACAAATCAAATTCACTATTAATTTGTTTTTTCCATCCGAATCTTGTTTCATTGCCATCAGTATCTAGATCATATACTGAACAACTATCATCTTCAATATAAAATTGGAACGGATTTCTACGATAATGATTAAGTATATCTTCATATATGCCAGTATTATATGTTTGGATAAGTCTTCGCCAAACTCCCATATAGTTATTATCACGAATGAAATCCATAAGTATTGGGACATTTTCCTGAATTTCATTAAATAAAGCCTTATGCTTTTCATATTGTTGGTCGTACATTTCCTGTGTGAGTTTTAAATTAAATACTTCATCTCTAGTTGGAACATCAATTGGTTTCCAAACATTAAATTGTGTTTTGAGTATTTCACGCCTTTGTTCATTTTTCAATTCAATATATCTATCAATATCAAATTTAGCATCAGTAATCATTTTATTTTCACATTCGTTATGAGTTTTAAGATTAGTATACTCTCTCGTAACGCGAGCTCTGTAATATTGTTCGGATTCATTACTGTATCTTGGAGTTTTCTTAACATAATCCTTAAATTCTGGTGTTTGATGAAGCTGCAATTTGAAATCATCTTTAATGTTAAGTGTTTTACGAGTAATCATAAAATGATTATCATAATAAGTATGCCAAAAATAATCCAACTTTTGAAAAAGTACTAAAAGCTTCTTTCTCTCTTGAATTTGTTGTTCAGACAAATAAATTTGAGTTCTATCAAGGTAGCTAATATTTGTATGATATTCTGGGACGAGAATATTATCCCCATCAAGAGTACTAAACATGCATCCGGAAATCATATAGCACTGCTTTTTAATATCAGCGTCAGTATATGAAAACCTTGAAATAATTTTTGGCATGGTTTGAGTAAGTACTTCTCTATTGCACTCTAAAAGTTTTGTTACATGTCCTTGAACTTGTTCTTGTGCGTAAGCTCCTCGTCCACAGCCACAATCTTTCACTGAAAAGAAATCCTTCCAAAATTCCGCATTGTTCAAATTATCAATAAATTCCTGGATAACGTCAATACATCTAGAAATATAAGGTATTGGTATTCCGTTCGACACAAACAACTGATTAATATTTTTTATTGCATTAAGCAAAGCCTGCCAATCACTTTCTGATCCCACTACACGTACTTTAGGAATAATACATGTATAAATTATAACCGGATAATACTCACTGACTATTTCAGCAAACTGTCCATGCAAACACTCAATATAATTCGCAGGGACCGAATTCTTGTCAAAATTCGGAAAAAATAAACTCATATCAAAAGGAATCATTTCCTTTACTTTAGAAAGAAATTCATCCATATTGAATTTATTTAATCTAATCTCGTGTGATTTTCCGGATTTTGTGAAAATTTTTGCATATCTTTCTGGATTTTTTTGAATAATAGCGTTGAATTGATGTAAAATAATAGTCCACAAATCCCATGGACCGCACTGGGTTCCACAATCGTTATGCCATGATGCTAAAAGATATTCAAGATATCCTTGATGGTAAACAGTTTTATCACCAGGTAATTTGTTAACCAAAAATTCACATTGTTGTTTATTATTAAAAGATTTTCCAGTATGAATTTCAGCTTTAAGCTGTTCGATACCCTCATATTTCCTTTTTCCCATAAGTCCTGCCAGTGTACCGTCATTTCTACTACCTGAGCTACCATCACTGACATCTGTAGATGTTTTTAATAATTTTTTTTCAAACTCGTGGGAATTATTATAGAATTGTACATTCGGAGAAACGCTTGAATATTCAAAAACTCTTGCCATTTTAGTAGAGTATTGCGTATGTGAATGTATGTTTTCCATTTTTTATAGAGACCCTCACTGTTATACTTTTTCAATTTTTTTGACAATAAACAAAGATTATAAGGTAACTTAACATTTAATAATTAATTCTATACCATAATGGTCTGAAACACATCCGTCATTTTTTGCAAGTTTTGCTAATTTTTCGTATTTATTTTTGAAAACTAATTTAAAATCAATTAACTCAATGTCATTAGTACAGTATGCTCTATCGTATCTACTTTTATATTTATATAAAGCGCCTTGACCACTGGTAAAATATTTATTATTATATCCATTAACTGTATATTTATGGTCTAGCAATTCATTAATTGTATACGCATCATAAAATTCATCCAATAAAGTTGTATTGACGAATTCACCTTTCCTACAATTTAAATCGCCAATAAATATAAATCTTTTATTGCTTTGATTATTGAATTTAATAATATCATTAATGTTTTTTTCTCTAATATGCGCATTTTCGGAATATGGAGCAAGTCTTAAGCCACAAATATAAATATCATTATTAAGTAAAATTAGGTCATTAGATATTTCTTTGACTGATAAAGTTTTTTTGTAAAATATTACATGGCTACATGGTGTTTCAGTAAAAGTATATGTATTTTTATTTATTGTGTTTGCATAATTTTTCCCAAATAATTCAGACAAGCTATCATAATATATATTATCAAATTCTTGAAAACAAATAATATCTGGATTGAGTGCTTCTATTTCATTGCATATTATTTGAAGTTTATGTGTTTTATATTTGTTTATCCTAATGTCTAATACTTCTTTCGTGTATTTACTTTTGCTTACATTATTTTCAACTATATTACTTGGACCTAAATTTAACGATATTATTTTGAGGTCCATATGATTACTTTATTATTATAATTAGTATTATGTATGTGATTTATAATTTCAATATTTATGTTAAAAATTGAAAATACGACGGACTGATAAATCCATTATCTTTTGACACTAATAACAATCGTCTAATTTGATTCGTGCTTTCAATTTAAAAAATGGCCAAACAAGTGAGAATTCGCGATACAGTGATTGTCACCCCAATCACTTACTGTCGGGAAGAACGTCGCAATCCGTATTATCGTGAAGATTACCGGAGAAACCGTGCAGCTTTGGCAGTGTTGGGTGATGGGCAAGCTCTTGCTGCAGTAGCTTTACAGGAAGCAAAAAAACAGGAACAAAAGGAGCAACAGCAGAAACACTATTTCAATTCATGTTCATGTGCAAGCTCTCTACATGCAAGTCAAGATGTAACAAAGTTTGTTCCAGAGCATAACATGAGAAAATGTGATGTATGCTACAAAACACTTTGTCATCTTTGCTTTGAGAAGCACTATGTTATTAAGCATGTAAAGCAATAATGTATAAATAAATTACTCAACCAGTTTTCTTTCAATACTTGTTTTTATGACTGAATCAATAGATTCATTAAGCCTTTGCATCGCTTTACCATTGCTATCGTAAACTTTATCTTTGATTCTATCCAAACAATTAATAACAGTACCATTTTCGTCCCATATTTTACACTCCCCGTGAGTTTTGCCATCTTCAAATGTGAATTTGAACATCAACTGTATTTTATCTCTATTATACCAAGAATAATATTTGCATTCCCACCATTTTTGATAATCGCCATGCAGAATACCATCTGAATAATTTTCAAAACTCATTGGACTCCCATTATTATAGTAACTTGCGTAAAGTCCGTGTATTTTACCATTTCGAAATGTGCATTTAATTTTAACGGACCCGCTAACAGTAAATAATGTATAAATGCCATCGAAAACATCCATATTATAATTAATTTCCTTTATTTTAGTTCCAATAGGTCTTTCTTTGTCAGAATCACCATAATATCTTGGCTCATGATAGGAATTAGACATCCATTGTGTGAATATGCCATGTTTTTTTCCATTTGCATATGTACATCTAATTTTAATCTTACCATTATCATGCCACTCTTCATACAATCCATGAAAGTTGCCATTGTTATCATAATTAATTCTCGACATTAATTTTTTTTCTTCATCCCAACTACTATGTTTTCCAGTAGGAATACCATTAATGTATTTTCCATAAAATTTCCGAATATTTATATCAATTGCATTTTTTGAGGAGTCATCGATAGCACACTCGTAAAATTCTTCGACAATTCCATTATATATGCCATCGTTATATTTACACCTCTTAATTACGTGCCCATATTCATCAAATTCAATGTAAGTACCGTGATGAATGCCGTCTTTGTATCGCTCTTCCAAAAGAATCATACCATTTTCGCTACGGGTTTCACAATAGCCATTTTTCTTACCAAAATTATAAGTAAAATCAGTTTCCATAATTCCATTCGGAAAATATGTCGTACTTGATCCATGTAGTTTACCCAAATGATAAGTTTCAATACTCCTTTTTTTTCCATCTTTGTACCAGGTTTGACACAATCCATGAAGTTTTCCAAAAACATAATTTTGATAATTAGCAAGTTGTCCATTAGAATGCCATGTTTTTCTGACACCATGTTTAACTCCACTTCTGTAATTTTCACGGCTTTGTAATTGTTTTTTCTTTTTATTTGGATAATACGTTTCAACAATACCATGTGGATATTGTATATAACATGCTTCTTCCATTAACTTGTTATCCGTTCTTTTACAAAATGGAGTGAATTTTTTATGATCAATATATGAAAATACCAGTTTAAGTGTATCATTAGCAATATTATTCCATGTTTGCTTTGGTGAAGGATTTTCCATTTAACGCAATATTCAACACGTTTTTGTATTGTCAATATTACGGATTATAATCATTATAAAATAAGTAATCAGTTACTAAATCAATTTTTTAGATAAAGTTGAATTTTCAATTAAATATTTTATTTAAAGGTTGATCATTATTTAATACCAATAATGCTTCGTTTAAAAAGAATACTAGTTGCTAAGGAAAATCATAAAATAGTTAGAAATAGTTTAGACAAAGTACCTGAAACATACAAATATCAGTTTAAAACTCATAAACCTGTAAATGATGAAAAAAATAATATTATGCTTACTGATAGTACAACGAATTCCGCTGCAGTTTATTTTACCGAAAGAAATTTATCTGTAACTTTATTAAATTTTGCAAACACATATAATCCAGGTGGTGGATATTTGCAAGGTGATCCTACACAGGAAGAGGAATTATGTAGAACATCTCCATATTTATATGCATCATTAAACAATAAACGACGAGTATTTTATCCATTTGACTGGCAAACCACATTATTATACACATCTGATGTTGAATTTATTAGAAGTGAATACAAACAAAATGTAAATCCGATGCATGGCCTTCTGAATACTTCTTACAAATGTAATATTATAACAGCAGCTGCTAGAGATTTAAGAGGTGTTGATTTTGCATGGGTAAATGATGAAGAAAAATACAATGAAATGCTGATGCAAAATTATAAAACAAAAATCGAAAGCCTTATTGAAAATATTTATTTCACACCATTTAGTACTAAAACAAATGTAATTATTTTGGGTGCAATAGGATGTGGTGCATTCAGGCCGCAAAATAACCTCGATTCCAAATTTGAACACGTGTATCCAGAATTTATAGCCAAATGTTTCAAAAATGTCCTAGATAGATGCGGTAAGATTTATGAATATGTTTGTTTTGCTATTCCAAATAAAGAATCAGTAAATTATAAAGCTTTCAAAAAAGTTTTTGAATTATAAAAAAATTACATAATGACTACATTTTTAGTATTACATTCTCTAGATTCAAGAATTTTCCTCACGCCATCTGGATCGTCGGTTGATTCCCATTTGTCAAGATATTCCATTCTGCAACCGACAAATGTACATCCGTCACATTTTGACATATAAAAGCTTACATCTTCTCCGATAAATGTACACTCTATAAATTGGGTATTAGTGAGATTAGCACCAATAAATTGGACACGTGATAGATTGCATCGCGTGAATACACAATTGGTTAAATTTGCAAAATTAAAGTTTTCACCCTTCATACACATATCATCAAAGTACAAATTGCTTAAATCAATAAAATTATACCTTACACCAGTTCCTTCAGGTCTTTCGATTATGTCGTCCTGATCTGGTTTTTGGCAAACCGAGTTATACCATGCTGTGGATGTTTTATTTTCTGACAATTTATCTGATTTCATTTTGCAATATTCCAACCATTTTTTGTTATCAAAATTCGAATTTTTAAATGTTTCTTGTAGTTTATCAAGTTTTTTCCATATTTCATAAGATTGTTTTTTAATCCTATGAGCACCGCACCACATATTGAGTGATTGATTAATATCTTTTTTACAGTCTTTAATAGTAGTCTCGTTAAGATCATCTAATTTCTTGACGAATTTCGTATAAAGATATTGGCCCGTCGATGGGTCAGTTGTATTATCTTCAGTCCATGCTACAATAGCATCATATTCATATAATGAGCCATGACACGTCATACCACCAACTTTAATGGGGTCGCATGTGATCGGACAAACAAGCTCGAGTGCTGGACTAGACATTTTAGTAAAGTAAAATAATCACTAATTTATATAAATAAAATCTGGTATTTAACATTTCAATTTTTTATAGTCTTCATCAATATCATTGTCTTCACTTCTTTTTCTTTTACAATTAACCATCATGTTAGTAACAACTTCATTAGTAAAATTTTGATGTTGATTTTGAGTTTTGAAACTATTCATTAAATCATTTGCAAACTTTTCTTGATTTTCATACTCGGATCCGACACCAACAAATGCGCCATTTATAAAATTACCATGATTCAAAACATTTCCAGTGTGGTCATATTCGCATCCGTATCCATGATAAAGATTATCTTTCCAATTTCCTGAATAATGCGTCATAATTCTACAACTCATTATTCTTTTTGAAGTGCCATAACCATGACGTTTGCCGTTTTGCCAATCACCTATATATTCTTGAACCCCAAAAAGTCCAAATAGCGATCCCAACCCGTGGTATAAATCATTTTTCCAGTAACCAATGTATTGTAATGTATTTGCTGATCCTTCTCTTTGAAATGATATACCTATTCCAGATATTGTACCATTTTCAAACTTGCCAACGAATTTTGCTTCCTTAGTAAATTTGTTTGTTAATAATATCCCAACTCCATGGGGTTGTTGTTGGTTATTAATAGTTCCCATATACACGCCATTATCTGGTAAATCAATAACTGCATGTAGTTTAGAACCCTCCTTGATTCTTTCAGTAGCATTAGCAATGAATGTATCGATTATACCTCCAATTGCCACATTAATTTTATCTAAAGACATCTTTACTTGATTAATTATACACTCTATTATTACTTATTTTATTAACTTTAATTGGATCAATTTTTTTGATGTATAAATAAATATTGACCATTCAGTCCTTAGTCTTCATCAGAATCTTCTTCAGAATCCGCGAACTTGTTTTGAATGTTGATTGGTTTTAGGTTCATTAAGTAGTCACGATGCTTTTCAGAATATTTTCCAACATTACATGCAATAGCTCGCGTCACCATTTCTTGAGTTTTGTTTTTGATGTAGAGAATCGCATCAGTATAGTGAGCAGCACCATGGAGACATAGTTCCTCGTCTTGATATGTTGAGTATTGGAATGCATTAGCATCATTTTTCACTGCTTCTATACAGATTTCCTTAGTTCTGTTTTCTAGTTTGATATTACCGAGAGCACATCCCGATTGTTTGACTGCTGTCATTCTTAGTTGATTTTTTTCATCATCAGTTAGCTGAACTGGAAATTTAGATTGCTCACCGTTCTCGATGTAGTAGATGGTGCTTCCACATTTTCTGACGGAAGCCATGCAGATTTCAAATGTTCTTTTGTGAGCATAGTATATTGCTACTCCATGCTTATCATTTGTTGCAGCTATCATGCATAGATTGTGATACTCTTGCGAATGAACACTGAATCCAGTACCGTGAATTTCAAGCACCTTCACATGTGCAAGATTTCGTGGAAGGCGTTTGACAGCTTCCACGCATAGCTTGTATGTTTGGTTAGACACGTGTCTGAATGACTTTGGATACCCTTTGATAGCTTCCATTGCTATTTGTTCCATCTTCACTTGATTTTTTAGTTTTTGATCATGAATGCAGTACAGTACGCTGCCATCCAGTTTGATTGCTAGCATACATAGACGGTATGTTTGATATTTGACAAAGTACAGCTGACGAGGATTACATTTGATTGCATCTTCGCACTGCTTTTCAGTCGGATTATTAATTTTCTCTAGATCCACACCATTTTCTAGTTTTGTAGTTTCCCATGTGTATCTTTTTTTCCCTTCTTGATTTTCGTACTCATTGTCGGTAGTATGGTAGCCATCGTCGATTTTTTCGTAGTCTCTGATGCACTTTCCACAGTAAGTTCCTGGAGGAAGATCACATCTAGGCATGTAGGATATCACAGAAGAGATGCGCTTCCCCATAGTTTCAAGGTATTTTCCCTTGAGTTCGTGAATGTATCCTTGAATCACTCGCTTGCAGTAGATACAGGTTGGATCTTTCAGTGCGGGTAGTTGTGGACTCTTGACTTCTCCTTCACCCTTCATCTTCATGCGTCGTCTCCATCTTTGCTCCCTTCTCTTCTCGCGAAGGTGTTGCGTTTTGATGTCGGCTTCAAGACTCATTGTAAGCAAAGATCAAATAGTAGTGATGTACATGTTAAAAAATTATAGTGGTACCCAAATGCTGGCAAATTCAATTTTTCTAAATAAATTTGATATTTAATAACAATAAATACAAAGTTGGTATAACAAATATAAATTAAATGTCAAAACCTACTAAACTAACACCGTTTTGTGAAACAGTGTATGATGTATGCAAAAAAATACCGAAAGGAAAAATAACAACTTACAAGTTATTAGCTAAGGCTATTGGTAAAGAAAGGGCATGTCAAGCAGTTGGTACAGCTTTATCTAAAAATCCATATGCTCCAATAGTTCCTTGTCATCGCGTTGTTAACACTGATGGTAGTATTGGAGGTTTTTTTGGAAAAACATCTGAACAATCTACAGAAGTCAAAAATAAAATAAAATTGTTAAAATCAGAGGGAATTACGGTGACTGATGGCAAAGTTGATAATTTCGAAAATGTTGTTTATAGGTTTTAAAAAAATTGAAACAACTTATTGATTGATGATTCTTATAATTATAAAAATAGTAAAAGACCTTCCACCTGTCTGTATTTTCACAATGGCTTCAATCGATATCGAACGTGAGGAGCAATTTAAGCTACAACAAGAATACAATAACGAGTGTTTGGCTAGAGGCGAATGGCCAATGAATTGGGCAATGCTTGATCCGTCATGTAAACTCGTAAACAAACCAAATATCAATAAGATAGCACTAATTGGACGTTCTAATGATGTCAAACAAATTATCGCCGAAAAGCTAAACAATGAAATGGGATACACTATTTTTTCTGGAAAAAAATGTTTGCAAGATGCTCTCAAATCTTCAGAAAAACAATGGATCGCGGTAGTTAATTCTGAAGATTTTCATGGGATTGCAGAGGTGGGTGGTGTTACGGTTATTGAACCAAAACTGGAAAATCGTGACATTTGGGCGCGCAGTAATATCAAAATTACGTATGTAAAGGGAAATGAAGTTGAAGCTGCCGAGCATACCTATAGATCTGTTTCTCGTATTATGGAATTCGTTAAAACGCAGGATCGTATTAATGCAGAATATAAAGAATACATTAGAAAGCAAAAAATACTTGGACCTGAACGAGGATTTAAGCAATTTGCTTTTTTAATCAAGTATGCCAAACGTCGTCAATAAATAAAATGTTCCAAATTATTTCTTTTTATTATTATCTTTAATTTGATCGTATGAAAAATCGTCAATAACCCAAATCTTTTCTCCAGATTTTTTATTTTCCATTAAATCACATCTAACCCCATTAACATATTTTTCTTCAAGGTTTTCATATTGAAAATTCACTGATGTGATCATTGCAGTTTTACCAGCATATCCTATTTGTAATTCAAGGCTTGTTGCGCTCATGGCAGGAATAGTAATAATTATTAAACAATTTTATAAAAGAAAACAGATAATTAATTTATTCAATTTTTTCAACATGTGTTATATATTTTGCATTAGTCATTGAATATTCATAAGTTAAGCCGACTGTGGTTTTCTTTTTAAGATGTTGAACCAATTTTTCATAAATATGCTTATTCCTTCTATCTATATAAAATACTCGAGAAAGTGATGTATGAATTACATATGTTTCCAAATCCTCATACTCATCAGCAGCACTCAGTCTACAAATGTGTTTACCCTTGTAATATTCTTCTACCCATAGGTATGACAAAAGAAAAATAAAAAGGGTAACAAAAGAAATAAATAGCAATACACAATCAGTTTCTATATAATCATTGTAAAGGTAATGGTATTTTTTAGGTATATCATATAAATCTTCTGAATAACCTAAAGAAATATTAGGTAAAATACCACCAAATGTACACTTTACAAATGTAAATAAAGCTATAAACATCAAGTTTATTTTAATTGCATTTGAATAGAGCGATTGGTAAGCTTTGCTTTCTTTATATCGCGAATAGAACGACATTATGGATAATAGTCAATTTAATAAATATATTAATCATTATTAGTATTTGATTTTTCAATTTTATCAACCACATTAAAAAATTCATATATACTGTAAATATAATAATGAGCGATTCAGATCCTATAAAATTAGAAGACTGTACAATTGAAGTGCCATTATTTACTTTAAAGGGAAAATATTTAGCTAAAATAGTAAAAGTTCATGATGGTGATACAGTACACGGTGTAATAGAATATTACGAATGTTTTACTAGATTTGTATTGAGGTTAGATAATATTGATACGGCAGAAATGACTGGCGGTACTATTCAATCTAAAGAACTTGCAATTAAAGCAAGAGATGCATTATCATCAATGATTTTAAATAAAATTGTACAATTAGAAATTACTGGTTTTGATAAATATGGTAGATCATTAGCCATTATAACTTGTAACAATGAGTGTGTCAATCAAAAATTAATTGATCTCGGTCTTGCAAAGGTATATGATGGCGGTGCTAAATAATATATAAAATCAGTATAATGTTCGAGTATTGAACAACAAATTTTAACTGCATAATTAGATTTACTTTTCTTTGGTAAATTGGATTGTTGCAATAGAATTATTTTTTAATCTAAATATTTCATCTTGCAATGCCTTATAATAATCATTTAATACATCCAAGCTAATTTATTATACGTTTATATACTTTATTAATAATATTAATAAAGTATAAATGGATATTTATTCAGATAGTGATTTTCACTGTGATAGTAAAGAATCAATTTCATTACAAGATTCACAAAATTTGGTTAGTCAACTTGTCGATAATTTTTCATTAGTTAATATTGGTAGAAGAGGATCAAATAAAAGATTTTTTCATAAATATTTAATTAATAATTTATTTCACTTTGGCAAAATAGACGACTTGATTATTGTTTCAAGATTTGCAAAAAAATATGGTACATATACAGACTTTACTATTGGCAGAATTTATAATGAATACGATGATGATATTTCTGATAAATTAATAAACCTACAAAAAGAAAGAATTGCTAAAGGAGAAAATAAAAAGGTATTAATCCTATTTGATATGTGCATACAAAAAAGTATTTATAAATACAAATATTTGGAGGATTTACTAAAAAATCATAAAAGTTATAATATATCGTATATTTTCGCAGAACAATATTTATGTAATTTTAGTACATGTGCCACAATTGATTACTTTTTATTACATGGCGATGACTTCAAGTCGAATACCAGGAGAACTTATGATAAATGCATTCCAAAATCTATTAGTTATGAAATTTTCCATAATATAATTAGTAAAATAAATTGTTATACGCCTGCTTTATTAGCTGATGGGAAAAATAACTTAAATTATTTTGAAGCAAAAGAATGTGAATTCAACAATAAAATAAACTTGTTAGAATTACATGGGATACCCGAAGACGAAAAACCAACAATGTTTGATTTTGAAACCCTAAAAAATAAACAATCTTTGGTTGCAAATACATATGATATAGATACCATGTCTATTGCTGATAGTATTGTCACTTCATCAAATTTTATTAAAGCTACCGACAATATGAACAATATTTCGACTATGCCGGTCGCTGACGATGTTGGTAATTCAAAGTATGTAAATAAATTTGCACTTATTGAGACTATATTAAAAATGAACCAATCCATTTTAGATATGAACAGGTCTATTTTCGATAATATTAAAAATTGAAATAATAAGTTACAAATACTCCCATTATTTTTTTAGATATTGTAACACTCATCGTCTCGAATTAAGCATTTTAAATGTTTTCAACTACTGAACACAACTTTGATGATTTCGTTGATGCTGGTGGTAACATTTCAAGTTTCAAGTTGAGAAATCCTAGAGAAAAGGTGACTCATTCATTCATGGTAAAAGTTATCGACATACTTTATAAGCAAGAATTCCAAGTTGTAATAACTGGATCTTATTGCTGTTTGCCTAATGATGATGATGTAGATTTTGAGGGATTTTGCGTCATGTTTATATTTGATGGCTGCTATTTCACATTTAAAATGGCTTACAGAGAGATACCAGCGACTGAAATTCAAGTATCGAGAAAAAAAATTGGTGATAAAAATTCATATAATAGAAGCAAATTCAAAAGAGAAATAAATAAAGTGATTGCAGAATTTTCTGCAGAACTGGAAAAGTAATTTGCAAGAATACGTACATTTCATATTTTTTATTTATTGGTTCACCATATTATGATATTTTTTGATATAATATTATAATGATAGATCCAGTAAGTATTAGTTTAATAAGCACAACAGTAATTTCTTATTTAATGCATGCATTCCACTATAATAATCATAAAACCCTAAAAAATCGTAAAAGAAGGTTTATTCCTAAACAAAAATTTAAGAATCAGTATGATTAACAAATGTTTTAGGATGATAAAAGTTTAATCCGTTTACATATTGTAATACAGCGGCATCATATATTTCTTTTGGAACAGCTAAACAAGTTCCATTTTTGACAAACCGAACTGCATCACTATCATTACTCACAGCAGCCAAACATATTTTTTTATATTCATCTCCAGTAAATTGTTTATGGTCGACATATTGTAAGGCGTCTCCAGATTCGGAAACTGCTGCTAAGCAAATTTCGAATGTTTTGTCCTGAACATTCGAAAGTAATGTACCGCTTAATTTAACCGCTACTAAACACATTTTATTTGTTTGGTGTTCCTTATCTATTGACAGAAAATTACAAGATTCTTCAGTAATAGCCAATATACACAATCCTTCATATTGTTCTTTAGTGAGTTTATTAGGATTAGCAAAACTCAATAAAATAGGATCGAAATTAATTGCGTCTAAACAATATTGATAATCTCCCCAACAGTCCATGTTTTGAATTTCAGGATTATTAGTTATTATCTGCAAAATATCATCAACACACGTTCCGTCATACATATCGAGAAAAGTGGTTGTCATTTATTTGATGCCTTATTGTAAGTTACTATTGTAAGTTACTATTGTAGTACTATAATATTATAATAGCATGATTTTATTAATTCGGATTTCAATATTTATTTATCTGCCTGTTGCCATTCACAATTGGGTCTAGCTGGTGTTCTATCTCCGTATTTTTCGTAATATTTTCCCATGATTTTCGTGATAATTTCCAATTTTTTCTTTTTGACATCTTTAGTAAATGTTGATGCTTTTTCTTTGCTTGGAAACTTAAATTCTACGTCAGTTAATATAATATTTCCTTTTTCTTTTAATGTGCCACTTTTTCCTTTAGCGCCAGAATGTTTCTTAGCACAATCTGTTAAAGTTTTTGCGATAGTCGATGTAAGCTTACCCGAATAATTTACTAAAACATAAACTCTTGGTGGACTAGATGTAGCATATGTTTTGCATTTTATACTAGCTTTCTTCCAACTGTAAACTCCATTTTTATTCGGTTTAGACACATATTTCTGCCCATCATTTCCGGTTTTTGTTTTATTTTTAAAATCTCCCGCATGCTCCGATGGCGATGGTCTAACTTTTCCGGTATTTGATTTTTTACTAGTTTTTTTACTAGATGACTTATTGGCTATACTATTAGATTTTTTACTTAATTTTTTAATGGTCATATATATTAATTCACAAATTAGTATATATATTTAATTTTTAACAATGTGATTATTTAGACAGGTGTTACTTTATTTGACATTAGTAAGCTTCCTTGCATTACAAAAGTCAATGAAGCGCCAGAATCGGAATATACAGAAATATAAATTTTGTCTCCATCGTTTACATGGTCGTCAATAATTTATTCATCCGAAACATTGGATGTAATTTCTATAATCCTGGTCTTGAATCCATAATCAATTTTCATATATAGTGCATCGCGAGACTGGATAACACATCCTTCAACATTATATCTAAATTTAACAATAGTTCCGTTTTAAGACTATTTAAATTGATCCTGGTTCGTCAGATATTAATAAACTTCCCATTATTGCAATAGATGATCCTGAAAGATGTGACGAATATAAACTAACATAAATAATATCTCCTTCAGCTAATGCGTTAACACTAGTACTAAATACAACTTCTCCAGGACCTACGGCTGTAAATGTTTTAGTTTCTCTAACACCTGAGCCACCTTTTGTTGCATCATTGATTGCTATTTCCATGGTAATAATTTCATCACCATCAGTAGGATCAACTATTAATCCTTTAACATCATATTTGAATTTAACAAGGCTGCCATCCATTGGCGATGGGAATGATGCAAAAGATTCATTAGTATTTACGTATCCAGACATAATAAACTGTTGTGTTGGAGTTAAAGATATTTGAGATCCAGTATTATATGGAATAATAGATTTACTAGATCTTGCTTCTAATGTATCAATACGTGTATCTAAATCAGCGACATCTTTAACTAAACCAGATGACGCATTTCCAACAGTTGTTTCTAATGTATCTATTCTTATGTCTAAATCAGCGACATCTTTAACTAAACCAGATGACGCATTTCCAACAGTTGTTTCTAATGTATCTATTCTTATGTCTAAATCAGCGACATCTTTAACTAATCCAGATGATGAATTACCTACAGTTGTTTTTAAATCTATAACATCTTTAACTAAACCAGATGACGCATTTCCAACAGCGGCTTCCAATGGGTCCAAACGGTCATCTAATGTGTTAATTTCATCATCAATATAAGTTATATCAGCTTTAGATCCAACGGTCAAAGTTAATCCATCGAGAGCACTTTGATCTATAAAATTAGCTAAATCTGAAATATTAGCTTTGCTACCAACTGTGAGAGTTAATTGATTCAAATCGTCCTCAAGATCAGCAACATCTTTAACTAATCCAGAACCTGCATCTCCAACAACATTCCCTAAATCAGCGAGATCTTTAACTAATCCATTAGTTGAGTCACCAACTATTGCTTCTAATCCATTAAGATCTTCTTGGGATGCCTTTAATGCAACTGCTGCTTCCAAATCGGCAACATCTTTAACTAATCCATTATCTGAGTCGCCGACAACTGCTTCTAATCCATTAAGATCTT